TCAAGTGGTTCTTCGGGATCATCTGGTAACTCAGGTTCATCTGGATCAAGTGGTACATCAGGTTCTTCTGGATCAAGTGGTACATCAGGATCAAGTGGTTCTTCGGGATCATCTGGTAACTCCGGTTCAAGTGGTTCTTCAGGTTCTTCAGGTTCAAGTGGTAACTCCGGTTCAAGTGGTTCTTCAGGTTCTTCAGGTTCAAGTGGTAACTCAGGTTCATCTGGATCAAGTGGTACATCAGGATCAAGTGGTTCTTCAGGATCATCTGGTAACTCCGGATCAAGTGGTTCTTCAGGATCATCTGGTACGAGTGGATCTTCGGGATCTTCAGGTTCTTCTGGATCAAGTGGTACATCTGGTACTTCAGGTAGTTCAGGATCAAGTGGTAACTCAGGTTCCTCAGGCTCTAGTGGTGTAAGTGGTTCAAGTGGATCAAGTGGTACATCAGGTTCAAGTGGATCAAGTGGTACATCAGGTAGTTCAGGATCATCTGGTAACTCAGGCTCTTCAGGCTCCTCAGGTACATCAGGATCTTCAGGATCATCTGGTAACTCAGGTTCAAGTGGATCGAGTGGTACATCAGGTTCTTCGGGATCATCTGGTAACTCAGGCTCAAGTGGTTCATCTGGTACATCAGGTTCTTCAGGATCATCTGGTAACTCAGGTTCTTCAGGATCATCTGGTAACTCAGGTTCTTCGGGATCATCTGGTAACTCAGGTTCAAGTGGATCGAGTGGCACATCAGGTTCTTCAGGATCATCTGGTAACTCAGGTTCAAGTGGATCAAGTGGTAACTCAGGTTCAAGTGGATCAAGTGGTACATCAGGTAACTCAGGCTCAAGTGGATCAAGTGGTACATCAGGTTCAAGTGGATCAAGTGGTACATCAGGTAGTTCAGGATCAAGTGGTAACTCAGGTTCTTCAGGATCATCTGGTAACTCAGGTTCTTCAGGATCATCTGGTAACTCAGGCTCAAGTGGATCAAGTGGTAACTCAGGTTCTTCAGGATCAAGTGGTACATCTGGTAACTCAGGCTCAAGTGGATCAAGTGGTAACTCAGGTTCAAGTGGATCGAGTGGTAACTCAGGTTCAAGTGGTTCATCTGGTACATCAGGTTCTTCAGGATCAAGTGGTAACTCAGGTTCAAGTGGATCGAGTGGTACATCAGGTTCAAGTGGATCAAGTGGTACATCAGGTAGTTCAGGATCAAGTGGTAACTCAGGTTCTTCAGGATCAAGTGGTAACTCAGGTTCAAGTGGATCGAGTGGTACATCAGGTAGTTCAGGATCAAGTGGTACATCAGGTAGTTCAGGATCAAGTGGTACATCAGGCTCACATGGATCAAGTGGATCTTCAGGAACATCAGGATCATCAGGATCATCAGGTGTTAATGGTGCTTCCGGTTCTTCAGGTTCTTCAGGTGTTAATGGTGCTTCAGGATCAAGTGGATCTTCAGGATCATCAGGATCATCAGGTGTTAATGGTGCTTCCGGTTCTTCAGGTTCTTCAGGTGTTAATGGTGCTTCAGGATCAAGTGGATCTTCAGGAACATCAGGCTCATCAGGCTCAAGTGGTAATTCAGGTTCAAGTGGATCATCAGGTACTTCAGGTAGCTCAGGTTCTTCTGGTACAAGTGTTTCAGTTACTTCCCCATCAAATAACTCAGTATTAACATCAAATGGTACTGCAAATGGTGCTGTTGCTCAAGCTAACCTAATATTTAATGGTAGTATATTGAGTGTTACGGGTAGTATTGTTGCTGCAAATGGTTTATATAGTGTTGGTTCATATTCAGGTTCCTACTCAGATGGTACCGTTGTTGATTATGTTACTGGTAATGGTAGAATATCTGTAGGTCCTGCTGATAATTTAACTTTATATGCTGGTGGTCCGGCAAATACATCTATTGGTGTTTTTGCAAGTGGTTCAACTACATTAAACCAACAATTATATTTGACTGGTATAGGTACTCAATCATCTACATTGTATTTAACTATAAGTACTCCTAGTGGTAAGATTGGCTATGCTACTGCTTCTGGTAGTGGTGGTGGTGGTGCTTCTGGTTCATCAGGTTCATCAGGTACAAGTGGCTCTTCGGGATCAAGTGGTACATCAGGCTCACATGGTTCATCTGGATCAAGTGGAACTTCTGGATCAAGTGGTACATCGGGTACTTCTGGTACATCTCCTACTGCTGCTGTAGTTAGTAGTAGTGGTTCGGCTCTTTTTATTCCTCAGTGGTTAAACTCTACTACTTTACAGAATAGTGCAATGCAACAAGCCGGTTCTTTCCCAACTGCCAAAATTGGTATTAACCAAGTTCCTACTTCATATGCTTTAGAGGTAACTGGTGATATCTATGCTACAGGTAATATTATAGCATTCTCTGATGAATCAGTAAAAGATAATGTTAAAACAATTACAAATGCTCTTGATAAAGTCAATAAAATGAGAGGTGTTACCTTTACTAGAAATGACGAACAAGATAAAGATAGAGTGTATGCCGGTGTTATAGCACAAGAAATGGCTCAGGCTTTCCCTGAAGTTGTATTCGATAATGCTGATGGTACTAAAGCCGTGGCTTACCCAAGTATTGTATCTGTCTTAATAGAGGCTATTAAAGAACAACAACTTCAAATAGACCAACTAAAAGAAGAGATTAAAAATCTAAAGAAATAAAAAAAGACCCGTTGTAATTAACGGGTCTTTTAATTTTAAGGTGTTGCTACACCTCTTTTCGAGACGACAATAGAAGCCATTTCATTTGCCCAAATTATAGATGATTTGATATCACCTGTTTCTATGTATTTTAAGATAAAAGCTGATGTAAATGTATCACCTGCACCGCTAACATCTATTGTTTCTTGTGGATTAGGACTTGGATATATTATATCTTTGAACTTTGTGCCCCTACTACCTAATGTTATTATAATATTATTACACTCTAATAAGTCTGAATTTTGAATAGACTCTTTTTCATTTAATTTTACAAAAGAATAACTTTTAACAATTTCCTTACTTAGCCTCCTTTTTGAGTCTAGTATGGATATTTTGCTACTTCTAGCAATTTTACCAAGGTCTTCATCACTTATAAAGCCTTTATGATAATCACTAACAATAACAATACTATAATTAACTAAAGAAGATAATTTTTCACTTGTTAGTTCTAATTTAGATATACTTGTTTCACCCTCATCTAATCTTAAAAACATATGATTACTCTTTTTCTCTACAAATCTTGTTTTTGTAATTATCTCATCTTGATGCCAATGGTCTACCTCAATATTTTTATTCATTGATTTTAAGTTTCTAACAACATTACCAGCCATTCCATCATTTTCAACTATTTCCATAGGGTTTAGAACAGGTACTGGTGCTTCAGGACTAAATCTAGAAACATCACAATACATGAATCTATCAATACATTTTTCTCCTATTACTAAAATCTTAATCATTTTATACTTTTTATTTTTGAGAGTCACCTTTCCAAACTCTATATGAATCTGAATCAGAATGTGTTGTTGAAACTTCAAAGATAACACCATCTGTTAAAGCTTCTAATTGGTGAGGTTGACCTGGTCTTTGTCTAACGGTATCACCTTCAACTAACCTTTGTTCTATAACATCAGCTGTTTCGGTATCTATCCAACGATATAGGAATTCACCTTTATCAACATACCAAGTTTCATCTTTAATCATATGATAGTGCATCGAAAATTTTGCACCTTTATTAAAACAAAGTAACTTGCCACAATAAAGTTCATTATTTTCAATAATAACTTCCTTACCCCAACCCTTTGGTACACAACATCCTTCTGTATGAAGTGCGTTTATAACAATTGGTTTATCCATTTATTACTTGATTTATTTTTTCAATTACCATAGATGATGTAATTTGTTTAGTACATTCAAATTGCCTCTCAGTGTCTTTATGATCCGGACACCAGTTCCAATCACCTCCATTTAATCTATGTCGATTAAAACATCCTGTACAAACATTTTTATTTATAACACGATAGGTATTTGATGTAGTTTCACTATACTCTTCACTGAAGCCAGATATAAGTACGGTAGGTAATCCAATTGTCCAAGACAACCAACTTAAACCAGAACCTAAACCAACAAAGAATTGACAAGTAGCCATTTCTTCAATTAATCTATCAATTGAGCCAGCTTCAAATTTAGTTATGCCTTTTGGTTGAAAATTACCCATATAACCATCAGGTTCTTTTGAGTAAAGAACAACTTCATAACCAAGTGATATTAAATAATCAACTACTTCTTGCCAACCATTTGGATTGTTCCAATATTTAGCTTGACAAGTGGCATGAATTCCAATACCAACTTTCTTTTTCTTTTCAACATTTGGAACTTTTAATAAAGCTCTTGTTTCTTTATAATCTAAGCCTAAAATATCAGAGGCTGTTTTTTGTAATGGTTCTTTTCTAAAGTCATTTGGATTTCTCGCTTCATCATATTTACCATCTTTATAGAACCAACCTATTTTATACATAGCGTATAGATTATCAACAACGCTGCCTGGTTCAACAAATGTAATATCTGGATATGTTTCTCTAAACAAATAGTTCATAAAACAAGATACTACTAATTGACATTCATTTTTATCTTTAAATTCTCTAATAAAAGGAATCCAAGCTAATGTATCACCTAATGAGCTACTTTCTAATGTGATAAATACTTTCTTATCTTTTAAGTCTAAAGTTTTATCATATAATAAAGTACCACCTTCCCAAATCTTAGTATTCCATTTTGTAAAATATTCTCGATTTAACTTAACCCAGTGATTTATTGGTAGTATTTCAGAGTAATGACATCTACCTGACTCATCATAGAATTCTATTTTGAATTTACTATCAGAACTTCCAGTTATTTCTAAAAATGGATTAACTATAAAATGTTGAGTTACTATTGGTTTAGGTATAAATTTAGTTTGTTCCATTATAGGCATTCTGTGTACTTTTTTATAAAAGTTATAATAAGTATTTGCGAAAGATTCTGACTCATCAATAACTTCATACTTTTTATCACTTTGTAATAAAGCAATGATTTTATACTTTGTAGAAACAAGATCCTCATTTATTTCAGTAATATATGGAGTAAACATACTCATATATTGAGGTAAGTTTCTTGAAATTATTTTAAGACCGTGTGAAGCCGATTCTTTAAGAACTAAAGGATTACACTCCCATGTTGAATTAAACATAAAGACATCGGCCGCTTTCATAAAAGTATCTATATCAGATCTTTCACCCCAAACTTTTACATTTGAAGGAATATTTTGCATAATTGGACTCCAATACTCTGAAAAGTTCATTGCTTGATTTCCTATAAAGTGAAATTGTATATCAGGATTTGATTGTTCCATCAATCTAGCTATTTCAACACCTTCTCCTTGATTCTTACCAGATGTCCAAAGACCTACATTAATTACATGTTTTTTATTAGGATCCATACCTAATAGTATTTTGGATTCTAATTTTTCAGCATCTGTTGGTACTTTATTTTCTAAAGGAAATTGTATAACCTCGCTATAAGAAGGCATTTTAGCAAATGTTTTTTCTTTGTGCCATGGTGTACAAAAAGCGTAAGCATCTGGGTTAAATATTTTACCTGAATCAGGGTTAAACCAAACATTATGACAAGTTTCAACTATTTTCCAAGTTCTATTATTATCATATAGTTCGTTTAAAAAGTTGCTAGGAAATTGTTGACCAAAACCTTCTAATATCTCATCAACATGTACAACATCTATGTTGTTTTCTTTAATTATATCAAGTACTCTATTTTTATCTTCATAAAGAGTAAAGAAGTTTTCAGGTTTTATTAGCTTTTTAATTTGCTCTTTTTGAACAACATACTCATTGCTAAAATTTGAATATTCAATTACAAATAACTCCAAATCTTCATAAGATATTAAAGCTTCAATTCTTCTTAAAAGAAATGAAGGCATCCCACCAGTTGAAAGATGTGGTGCTAAAAATAAAATCTTTATCTTTTCTTGCATAGTTACACTTATATTTTTTCTTATAGTTTATATAAAATTTTGTAATAAAGTTATATTCTTTATTATTAAAAAGTATGTATGAAAATTAATATATACTCATATGAAACTTGTAAAATATTTTGAATTTAATCAACAAGATTTAGAACCTATTAAATCTTTTTATCTTAAAGAAGAATTAAATCCTAGATTATGGGATGATTTTAAGTTAGATGATGAAGTAAGAGAAGAATTACTTACAATTGCTCAAGATTTTTATGAAAATGTTGAGGCTGGTGCTGATGTAGTTGATATAGTACTTGCTGGATCTTTATGTAACTATAACTGGTCTGAAAAGTATTCAGATTTTGATTTACATATTATTATTGATTTTGATGATGTTGATGAAAACTTTGAATTAGTTGAGAAGTTTTGTGATTATGCTAAAAAGATTTGGAATGAACAACATGATATTAAAATCAAAGGCTATGAAGTTGAAATAGCTATTCAAGATAATGATGATTTAGATAAAGCTATTGAAGGTGGTAGAATGGGTGGTGTTTTTTCTTTATTGAAAAATAAATGGATTAAAAGACCAGAAAGAATAGATTTTGAGCCTGATGAAAAGCTAATAGAAGAAAAATCTAAAACTATTATGATGTCTGTTGATGATATCGAAGAACAATCAGAAGAAGATAAATATGAAGCTTTTGATGAAAAGATTTCAAAGGTTTGGAAGAAGATTAAAGATTTTAGACAAAGTGGTTTAGATTCTGAATCTGGCGAGTTTTCAGTTGGTAACTTAGTATTTAAGTTACTAAGAAGAAATGGGTACATTGGTAAAATAATGGAACTAAAGAGAAAAGTTTACGATAAACAATTTAAGTAATATGGAAATTAAAATATCAGAAATAGAACAAGTATTCAAAGATGTCTTTGTTGCTGAAGAAGGTGTAGTAAATACAGTTGAATCTGTATATGAGATGTCAAGAGATGAAGATTTCTACAAACTTGTTATCTCTATACATGGTTTATCAACTCAAGATACTTCAATTATACATACTAAGTTTATATTCAAAACAGACTTAAATAAAAGACATCTTATTGAAGATTCTTTTATCTATCTATATGATATCAATTGTGTTTATCATAAGATAGAGTTTACAAATGTTGTAGACATGAAAAAGAAAATAGAAGATATTGTTGAATCAAAAAACTTTGGAGAGGATTTGCAAATTCTTTCTGACTTTATTGAAGCTCCAGCTATGTTCTTAAACTATTACATGAGAAGAGATAAGATTACGGATTATTCAATATTTGATGTTGAGTATGAACCTAAGTTTAAAACAACTCCTTGTGATAAAACAACATTTGATTTTAAGATTAACATTAATAATAATTATAAAATGGAACTATCTATACATAAAATAGATAGAGTTGATGAGGAAGAACTAGATACTTATAAGTTTCAATTTAAGTTTATGGATGAGATTGAAACATTTGAAACAGATACTCTTAAAAACCTACACTTCTTTATTGGAGACCATATTGCTAAAATTTTAGATAGAAAATTAAAGAATAAGTAATGAGATATCTTGAAAAATTTGTCAATTATTTAAATGAATCAACAGAGGATATAACCGATTTAACTAAAGAAGAGTTAGATGAGTTACTTATTCCTATTACAGATTTAGGTGTTCAATATACATTTTCACCACCAAGAGTTATCACGGATGGTGAATTTTCTGGATTCAAATCAATGAATATAGTTTTTAGAAACTCTTTTCAATTAGGACCATCTGGTGGATATACTGAGCAAATTATTGATGATAAATTCTGGGACTTCTTAGATGAGTTAATAGCTCTTAAAAATCGTTTAGAAAGTTCTAGAGTTTCTATTAATACTAACTGGAGACACCACATAGTTGTTACTTTTGTACAAAAAGCCAAAGTTGAAGGTGATTTATTTACAATACAAAAGTTGTATAATGATATGTGTTTAAGAACTAATGCCGCAAAGAGTGATTTTGTAAATAACATGACTAAGAGTTTAGATAAAGAAAATTTAAAAATTACAGTTAATTGTAATGGTTATAGAGAGGGTGCTTATACTGATAGAAAGTGGAATGGTCTTTTCAGAGGTATAGATTTTTCTAAATTTAATGTTGAAAAGGATATTACTGAAGATAGATATGGTATTAAAAATGCTGTTATTACAATTACTCTTAAAAGTGAATCATAACATTTAATATATATGTTAATAAAAATATTATAGTAAGATGTCTCATATATTATTAAAACAAGTACCAACTTCAGCGATTACTGCACCTGCATCAACAGATGTTAAATTTTTTAGTAATTTTAACGATGGTGGTCTTTTGTATTATATGGATAGTTCAGGCAATCCGATGCCTGTTGGTAGTGGAGGGGGTGGTTCTACATATGTTCCAGTTGTATCAACAACATATGCTAGTTTATACTCTTTGTGTACTTCAAGTGGATTTGCTACAGGTTCTTATTATTTAATTAATGACTTTGAATCAATTTATGAACAGCCAGATTTTTATTGTGATGGTACTCCTAAGTCTTCCTTAGATTTAAAAGGTAAGCCTTCTGGTTGGGGATACCAACCTATTTTAGTAATGGCCACTTCTAAAAATTCTTTATCAATTGATGCTTATCAACCGCCTATCACTGGTGGTAGTTATTATGGTTTTAATAATGATAAAATTAAATATGATTTTTCTTTTAATAAAACAGAGTTTAATAATAACACTAAAGGTAGAATAACAGAAAGAATAGATCAGTTTGGTAACAGAACTGATTATGACCATAGAGCTATTAGATTTAAAAGATATCAAAATTATACTAAAAATACTATTAAATCGGGCATTATAGACTCATATAATTGCACCACTGGTGATTTGACTGGTGTTGGTACTTTTTTCCTATCCGAACTATCAGCTAATGATATTATTATTATAGATTCAATGTCTGATTTAGGTTATAATATTGGATTAAAAGTTAGATCCGTAACAAATGATGTCATGGCTACTGTTTTCATCGATAGCTTATACTCTGGTAGTGTTCCAAGTGTTGTTGCTTTAAATAGTGGTACGACAATTACTCCTGTTGATTACAGCTTTGGTGGTAAAAATTATGATTATTATTCAACAACGGCTACCGGTGTTTATAATCAATATAAGGAAGTTTATTTTGGACAAGGTGATAATAATGATTGTAATAAGGAAGTTTATACGTTTCAATTATCATATCCTAATTTAACATCAGGTGCTACTAATAATAAAATTGGCAATTACTCTCAGATTTACTTATCTGGTTCTACTAATAATGTTTTTATATTACCTAATAATGTTTTTGGTTCATCTTGTAATAACAATGTTATTTTAGATAATTGTTATAACAATCATATTGGTGATGGTTTCTTTGATAATAATTTAGGTTATAATTTTAGTAAAAATTTAATAGGTGATAATTTCTCAAAGAATACTACTATTGATACATTTTCTTCTAATATTATATCTGATAATTTTAGATGGAATATAATACAAACAGGTATTTCAACCTATGATTTTACATCATCAACACATGTTTATAGTAACTATACCTGCTATATGTTTTCAAATTCTTCGGGGTTTTCTAGATTGTCATATTATGACCCATCTGATGTATTGACGATTGTTAATGTTGATGCTTAATTCATAAAAGAAATAACCTTATCTAAGTTTTCTCTGTTGAATCCGTCTAATGGTTTTCCGCCACTTTTTAAGTAGTCTCCGTATAAGTTATTATACTCATCTATTGTGTAGAATCTATTATCTATCTCTGATAATATTACATTTGTATCATGAAAGGTAACAGTTTTGTTTTGTAATCCCGTCTCTCCATATGCTGGTCCAATTGGTCCTACCAATTCAGTACCAGATACTTCTTCATTAAACTGTTTAAATGATTTAATCTTCATTTTCCTTTTCTATTTTTTCAAAATATTCATCTTGTTCTTCTAATGAATATTCTCTTTTCTTTGTATTATATATTAAATTATAAAGGAACTTATCATGTAGTTTGTGATGCTCATCATGAACCATAGTTATGGTACAAGTTTCATCTTCAAAGTTATTTTCTACTTTTATTATTTCCATTCCAAATTTACCATCTTTGTCATGTAAGTTGCAAATAACTTTTATTTTTTTCTCTAATAACTCAAGCACTTTATTAAAAGTGGTGTTTTTGGAAAGATATAAAAAGTCTTTCATATCCTCTTTGTTAGTGGATTGATATAACTCTAAGAAATCACGCTCTCTTTTAGTTAGTGACTTTTTTTTATAAACCTTTTCTTTTATCTTATTTAATTCCATCTCTTTAACAGATTCGTTTAGTAGATAATATTTAATAATTCTTTCAAATTTGTTCATACAAATATAATACTTTCTTACATTATATATTAAGAAGTATTTACTTATTTTATATATACATTGTAAAATTACACTAAATTAATGGATAAGAAGTTACTTGACGCTCTGAATAATTTATCTATCGCCCTTGGTGATATAGCACAGGCACTTGCTGATAAAAGTGAGGCTACTTCTGCAACAGCAAAGGCTATGAAGGGAGGTGATTTTATTAGTGAGATTAAAGAAATTAATGTAGGTGTAAAACAACTACAGAAAGATACTAAGCAAATTTTAAGTAATCAACAAACGATTATGAAAATGGCTGAAACAAAATCTAAAGATTCTAAAACATCAGATGTTGAGGGTTTAGGAAAAGATAAAACATCACAAAAGAACTTCAAAGAAGGTATCGGTGTTATATTACTTATTGCAGTTGCTGTATTAGCTTTGGGTGTTGCCTTTAACTTAGTTGGTAAGGTTAACTTTCTTTCTGTTGTTGCTTTGTCATTAGCACTTCCGTTACTTGCTATTGGTTTTGCTAAAGTTTTAACGACACTAAAAGAAGTTGGTTTTAATGCTAAAGAAGATAGTAAGAATTTTCTTATTGCTATAGGTGCTATTGCACTATCTATAACAATGGCATCTTGGATATTACAAATGATTATTCCTTTGTCATTTTCTAAAGCCATGACTGCCACATTTATTGCTGTTACATTTGCACTATTAGCTCCTTCTATTTCAAGTTTTATGACGGCATTTAAGGGTCTAACCTGGATGGAGATAGCAAAAGGAGCAGTATCAATGGTTATAATATTACCAGCAATGGCTTTAGGTCTTGCTTTTGCATCTTGGGCATTTCAATTAATTAGACCTATTGGTATTGCACAATTTCTTACTGCTGTTGGTATATCAGTTGCCTTTGTTGTTATTTCTTTTGGTTTAAAAAAGATGTTAGAGTCGTTTAAAGATGTAGATCTTAAAACGGCTGTAAAAGATATTGTACTTCTTCCTTTAGTTTTACCAGCAGTTGCTTTGGGTATAGCTCTATCATCATATGCTTTTCAATTAATAAAACCTGTAGGTTTATCTCAAATGTTTACCGCTGTTTTTATATCAGTTGCGTTTACTGTTATTGCTTATGGTTTGAATAAAATACTAACTTCATTTAAGGATATTTCTCCAGAACAAGCAATTGAAGCCGCTATAATGATACCAATATTATTTGTTGGTATATCATATGCGATAGCCTTTTCATCTATAGCTTTTTCTAAAATAGTTCCAATTAGTTTTACTCAATTTCTTACCGCTGTTGGTATAGCCGCTGTTTTTGTTGTTATATCACTTGGTTTGAAGCTTATGACTAAAGCGATATCTCAGCTGAATTGGAAAGATGTTTTACTGATACCTGCTTTATACTCTGTTATATCAGTTGCTATATTTATATCTTCAGCTATTTTATCAAAAACTACAGTTATACCATTGTCTACATTAACCTCTATATTAGCATTTAGTATTACAATAGCGGGTGCTGTTGTTGCTATGGGAGGTGCTGTTTGGTTACTTACAAAAATGGGACTAGGTATTAAAGATGCTGTTATAGGTGGTTTACTAACTGTAATTATATCAACTGCTATAATGGTATCATCTCATATATTAGCACTTGGTAATTATAAAGATTACCCAGATTGGAAATGGGCACTTGGTGTTGGTTTATCATTATTGGCTTTTGCCCCAGCTATGGTTGCTTTGGGTTTAATTAGTATGAGTGGTGTTGGTGCTCTTGCTTTATTGGCAGGTGCAGCCGCTGTCTTGGGTGTTGCTGGTACTATAGTTGTGACATCTCATATATTATCATCTGGTAAATATACAGGTGGTCCTCCACTTTGGTGGTCTATGTCTACTGCACTTTCATTAACTGCTTTTACTGCTGGTATGGTTTTACTTGGTGGTATGATTGTTGCTAGTTTTGGATTAGGTGCTTTGGCGCTTGCTGCTGGTAGTAAGGCTGTTCTAACTGTTGCTCAAACAATAGTTGATACATCTTTTATATTACAAAAGGGTAAGTATGTGGGTGGTCCTACTAAAGAATGGGCTGAGGGTATATCATTGGCTTTAGGTGCTTTTTCACCTGTTTATGGTATGTTAATGGCTAATAAAATAATGAGTCTATTTGGTGGTGGTGTTGGTCCAGATGATTTTACAAAGGCAATAAGAGTTGTTTCACAAGGTATAGTAGATGCTGCTATTTTCTTTGCAAATGTTGATCGTAGCATATTTAAGGGTGGTCCTACTAAAGAATGGTCGGATGGTGTAGGCGGTGCTATTGGTGCTTTCTCGCCTGTGTTTAAGGCTTTACATGAAGATAGTGGTTGGTTTACATCAAGTGATGATGTTATTAAAAACATGACAAATGCTGTAAAATCCATATCACAAAGTATAGTTGATGTTGCTACAAATTTTTCATCAGCAGGTAATATATGGACAAATTATCCTACCGCAGATTGGACTAAGAATATAGGACAAGCCATAACAAGTTTTGCAGATTTAGTTAAAAATCTTAAAGGTTATGAGAATTCAGGATTTAAATCTCTAATTGGTGCTGATCCTATAACTAATATTTCAAATGGTATGATTAAAATAGCCGGTGCTTATGATAGATTAGCAAGAGCTATAAAAAACTTTGGTTCAGCTCTTAATGGATTGGATATTGTTAAAGTTAATGCCTTTAGATCACTCACTGCTAACTTAGCTATGTTATCTGCTATGGATTCAACGATGTTTAGTAACATGTTGAAGGTTATTGAAAGTAGAAGTGGTGTTTTTGCTAACTTATTGAAATCACAAACAGCTGAGATTACTAAAAGACCAGGTGTTAATGTTGCAGGTGCTGCTGGTGCTGCTGGCCAAGGTAAAAAGGTTGATGAGTCATATATGAGAGATAATAAGGGTGAAACTCAACTACAAAAACTTGATAAAGTTGTTGCTTTATTAAGTGAATTGAGAAACTCAGCAAGAAGCATTGATGAGCATCTTCAAAATCCTAAAATGAAGAAAAATGAAGATATCGGCGCTAAAGGTGATGATTAAACATTTTAAACAATTATTATATAATCTATATGGCAAATAAAATTTCTTTTATTAAAAAACTAAGTATCTTTAGAGATTTCAAAAAAGTATTGAGATTAAATAAGATAGAAATACAAGAGGTATTTGGTGCTAGAGTTGATAATGCTTATAGAATTTACAATGTTATTAATGTACCAGTTGAAGAGATAGGCGAACCTTATAATTTAAGAAAGTCAGATATTGATTTAATAGCCGAAAAAACAGTTAGAGAATACTCTTCAGGTATTTCCAAGTATTTAGATTCAAAAGGACTACAAGAGATGTATGATTTCTATGAGATTAGAAAAGTAGATAAATATTCTTATTTAATAGTTATTGGATTTTCATTACCAAATGATCCTTTCAGAAGTAATATATATTATGATAATTTGAGGTATAGAGTTATACCGATTTTATCAGTTATAAGTTTGATAATTTTATCGCTTATTTTATTTCTTTAACTAAACTTTTACCACTACTCAACTTATAAAATAAAAAATAATTCTAAAATGGATAAATTTTACGAGGTATCTGAAGATGCAATCGCACGCTTTTACGAAATCTTTAACAAAAAAACTTTCCCAGTAGCTATTGGTTTTCAGTTTATTGGTTGTGAAAAACAAAAAGAACTTATTAAAATTTCAAAAGTTGCAGACCAGTATGCTTTTCTTCTTAAAAAAGAAATACTAGTTTCTATCAATGATGATTTAATGAGTGTATTTGATGATGAATCAATTGAAATCTTAATCGAACAAGAAATTGATAAGGTAACAATGAACATTGAAACTGGAAAGATTAAATTAATCAAAACAGACTTAAATACTTTCTCAGCTATTGTTAATAAGTATGGTGTTGAAAAAGTAGCAAGAGCTAATAAAGTTGAAGAACTTTATCAAGAACAAAAGAAAGACGGTAAAGCTGACGAAGAATTTATAGCTTAATAAAATAAAAATAAAATTAATATGGAAAACATTGAAACAAGAGTAGTTAAACCAGCAGTATCATTTTTTGAAAATGAGGAGGTTTATTTAGTTATAGATCCTCAAGAAGAATCTAATTTAGATTCTAAAATTAAAGATATTGAGGATTACATGAAAAATAATACAGGTAAAGGTAAAACTGAACAAGAGAAAGATGACCTTTATAAAAGTGCACAAGATTTGTGGAATAATTATGCTACAGCACTTAAAAGTGCTCAGTATAATTTTCAATTAAATAGACCACAACACAGATTTTTAACTGATTTAATTCTCACTAAAATGGAATATGATGTTAATACTGTATTTTTTGCTATAGAATTAACAGATATGTTAGGTAGTATGAAAGGTGCTAAATATACAGATGATAAGAATTTAATTTCTTTCCCTGTAAACGCAACAGAAATCACTTATATTTATCACTTAATCTCTAAGCATAAAGTAAAAGGTCTTTCAAAAGAAGCTTACTTATTTTCACAAATTCTTTATAGAATTGGTGGTATCAGTAAGATGTTTAATTACTATGAGGCAGCTCATAAAAATTTATCAAGTGATATCCAAAATTGGGTTCTTACTTTTGATGAAGGTGTTGAGTTAGACACTGTTACAACAAAAAAATCTTCTAAGAAAGAAAAAGTAACTGAATAGTAAATATCGGTTAAAAAATTAAAACCTCTGTAAAACTACAGAGGTTTTTTATTTTAATATATTGGTGTTATTGGTTGAAATGGACCTATTAAATCAATATAAGTCACCGGTTGTCTCAAGTCTTTAAGACCTCTTATTTCATAGTTCTTTTTATCTTTATAAACCAACCCATACCCATTGTCTGTTGTTATCTCGATAACAATAAAAGGATCTATATTAGAGTCAATTGTAAAATTGAATGGTAATATAGGATTTGGTGGTGGTAACAACGAAGTAGTTGACTGTGTTGCATATTTAGGAACTTGTCTAAACTCTTTAATAGTCTGAACTGGTTCATAGTTAATTTCTTTCCACTCAGTTATTTTTAACCAATTTTGAGTATCAACTACAGGTGTTATAGAGCTAGTTGCTGTTGAAGCCGTTCCTAATCCACTATAAACAAATATATCTCTATTATACTCAACAATACTTGTTACACTATAGGATAGTCCAGATACCCATGATTGTACATTTTCGTAAGTTCTTGGGTTATGTACTTTATTATTATCAATTTGTGACTCATATATCTTACCATAATAGCTTACTTTATCTCCAATATTATAAGTTGTAAATGGATACCACTCTTTATATGTTTTATAAGTTCTAACTAATATATCAAAATATTCTGGTAGTTCTAATGGAATACCATTATATGGTTTTGGTGGTGGTGTTAATCCAGTTGGATTTTTATCAGCACCTACTTTATCTATTATTGAGTAAAAATCAATTACACAATTGTAAACAGTTGAACCACTATTAATTGGCATCAAGTAAGCTTCGTTTAACTTAAATGATATTGGTGTCATATTCTGTCTAATATTGAATATTTGAACATCATATGATGTGTGTTGTATCTGTGGTTGATCATTAAAATAAGCCTTACCGGTTATATCTAATATCTTATGTGTTAAAGGTATGATATTTCTCTTTAACCAATATTTAAGACCTTGTAATTTAATGATTACTTCATCTATTGAATAGTTTAGTACATTGTTACCATCTTTATCAGTAATAGCATAGGTTAGATTGAATAGATTTGTAGCCTCATAATCATTATTTGGGAAGTTATTTTTGAAGAAATCACTTTCTGTCCAACCTGGAACTGAATTATCAAATATATCAGGAATTTCTTGTTTGAACAATTTTAAGAACTTTTCAGATTGTGGGTTAATGTTTCTATAATACTCATTTAATTGTAAATCATTATAACCAAAAAAGTTAATAGCATTAATAATTGATTTATAAGCACCGATATAAGGATATATCAAATGCTTCATCATTAACATTTCTTTTCTTTTCTTATTTAAGTATGTCCAGTCGATGCCACCTTCTAGTATATCATACTCCTTGAATATAAATACTTCACTAGGTGCTACCAATTTACCTACATTTCCCAATTCTGTTTTAAATCTTATGTCTTCGATTTCAGTTTGACCGTAAGTTATAAATCTACCAATTTCTCTATCAATTACATTGATGTTAACAGTACAATATGTTGTGCTTCCACTAGATGGATAATTACTTATTACAGAACTTTCTTGATATAAATAGTCATCAGAGTTAATAAAATCAACAATAATACTTTTGTAGTAAACACTTCTAATTTTAACAATTGTTCCATTGTTATCGGATATGTATTGTTTTTTATTGTTAGTTGTATCTTTTACATAGATAGTAATAATTTGACCTTCTTTTAACCCAATATCTGTGAAGCTATATGGTGAGTTAACATTAAGCTCTATATAACCTCTTCTATCAGGTCCGTAAACATCAAGAGTTTGAAATGACATTATAGAATTATTAGTTGATGTTGAATCAAATATAAGAGATATATCTTCTTTTTTATAAAGTTGAAGGATTGATCTTATTGCTCCTTCCTCATCTGCTCTAAAACCTATAAATAATTCTAAAGGTTCAGGTGAGGTTGATATGTCATTATCATCATCTATGTAACTTAAAGCATAAGAAACCGTTCCAAATATAGTTTGCTGATATTCTGGTGCGCTTAATTTTGTTAAGTCTTTATTAGGTTTAGTATTTAAAACCGCTGTTGTTAGTGGTTTAGGTCCAACATATGAATAACTACCGGTTGTTGGTAATTGAGTTCCTGAAAAATCATACATGAAAAATTCAGGTGATACATCAGAATACCATTTAAAGTAGTATGTAACTTGAGCATCATTTTTGAAGTTTTCTCTTGGTTTTCTTAAATATTCTTTAGTCTTTAGCCAAAGGTCTACATGTGGTGTATAATCAGGACTTAAAGTTCCATATAAATTATCTTCAGCTATTTGAGTATTTATAACCTCTGGTGTTATTACACTATTTAATGTGACCTCCATCTCAAGTACTGAGTTTATTGATGGTTGTATAGTCCAAATAGACTTTCTTTCAGGATTGTATATTATTCTTCCTGAACCAGCTGATAAAGCCTCTGTATGTACTACTGAGCCGTTTGTAGGGTTTATAACTTGTATTACATTACTTAGCTTTGATGATAGATATACATCACCATCATATTGATTTAGTGATAAATAACCCCAGTTACCAAGTGCTGTATTAACAACAACAGAGTTAGAATTTAAATCTAGAGCTTTAAATGATGTTGTTGAATCGGATATATTAACATCTCCTGTTAAATTGTTATAAATGATATCTTCAAATCCGCTTGTTAATACATTTGGTATTGATATTGTTAAACTATTATCTATTTTCCATAATGATGCTGAGCCATAAACATAAATTGATTCGTTAACTGGCTCATAGAAAATTGAGCCTGTTGCGCCTGGTACACCAAATGTAGTTTGTATAGCTCTTGTTGAGCCTAAAACTCTTAAAACAGAGCTTGTATTTGAGTTTGTGATGATATACATATCACCTTCAAAATCATTGAATATCATAGTACCCGTAGATGTTGCATCAACTGGGAAATTAGTAGAAGATGTTGTTAAAGTTTGTGATAAAACATTATTTAAATTGTATATTTCTACCTTAGCTACATCAGTATAAGAGATATAAATATCACCATTGGAATTGTTTATTTGTAAATCCTTAGCCATATTTGGTAATGACCAATAAGTAACTAATGTATTCAATAATGGATCAACAACATATACTTTTTGCTTTGATAAGCAATATAAATAATTGTTTATACCGTTGAATCTCATCAAGATACTTTGTGTGTTACCTGGTAGATTTACACTTGATATATAATTTCCTGAATAAGCATCTAATACAATTACACCATCACCAAATGCGTACATTGAACTTGATAATTGAACATATAATATGTCTACTAGATTAGAAGAACCAGGATATGATAATAATGTGTAGTTATTTAAGTTATATGTGTTTGGATTGTATGTTAAACTAAACGCTGAGCTAAATTGTGACTTATTAAAAGGTCCACCAACCGCACTAGCACCTGTTGGTCCTACTATTGGTCCACATCCAGTTTGTCCAAATCCTACCTCAAATGCTAAGGTAATAAATGGTGATGAGTTACAAAGTTCGTTATTAGTTCCCCAAAAAGGTCCTTGATAACTTAAATTCATTACACTTGGGTCAAGATGTTGTATATTATACTCTTGATTATTATAAGAATGGAATGTGTTGTTTATTGAAAACGCCATTCCGGTTGCAAACCCCGCATCTTCAAATGAGTAAGTTCCAGTTGATGTTGTTGATAGATTTACTTCATTTGAAGATATCAAAACACCAAAATTTCCTTTAAGTTTTTTAGTTATAATGTAATCGTTTATACCTGGTAGAGTACTTTTACCAGTACTTATTGTGTAATCCAATCTTTGAATTGCAGACTTTATATCAAATTTCAATAAATTATTAATATTTGATACTACAATACCATATGTACTTAGATAATCACCATGTTCTTTAACCCAAGCAGATAAAGTAGATGGTATATCTGGATATTGTGAATATGTTCCTGTTAAATAAATTGTACTTTGGTCATATGTATCACCATTTATATTAAATGATAAATAGTTACCCATGTCATTGAATAAGACTCTTGAGTGTTCGATATAATAATTAGCAGTTGTACCAACTAAAACATTGTTTATAACCATTTCAACATTTGGATAATCCGTTGTTAATTTAATTGAATTATAAAAAGGAGAAACAAAAGAACCAATATATTGTAGATCTGCTACTATACCTAACTTTTGTAAATCTACATAGTTTCTAGTTAGCCAAGATCTTAAAGTTCTATCAATAGTTCTTTGCATGTCTGGTGCAATACCACTATATACCCAAGCAATTTCCTCTTCAAATACTTGCTTGTTTATTACTATTTTAAATCCATACTCATCTAAATCAGTAAATACAATATTTACAGAGAAATTAGAAGAAAAATTATAGTTTAATTCTTTATTTACCGACTCAGTTACTTGTATAAGTCTTTCATATGTTTCCTTAACATGACCAATAGAATATGTTGGTCCTATTGATGTTTGGTAAAAATTAACCTCAACATATTTAGAAGGGTACATCAAGTCTGCCTTTAGTTTACTATTTTCATAGTATAATTCAACATTAAATGATTTTAAGTCATTTACATATTTTTGAGCAGCAGATGCTAATGTTACCTCACTACTTTGAGTCCAACCATATTGGAAATAAAGTTTATCTGTTGTTAAATATATTTGACAACTTGATAATGTTTCTGGTGTTATTAACTCATCTACTTCTAAATATGAAATAACACTTGTCCAGTATGTTGTACTTGATTTTGGTGTTACAAATTGAGTTGTTGGGTCTGCAAAACTCTGAGTATAAGCTTGAATACATTCATATATTACATTTTCATATAATACATGAGATTGTACATCATAGAAAGTTTGTTGTGTATTTCCATTAAACGTAGGAATACTAGCTACCGTGAAAAAGTTTTGATTGTTAACTGATCCAGTTATTTTAAATTGTGTTCCAGGTTTCAAAACAGCAGGTACCGTACTACCAAATACTATTTTATTTGTAGATGAATGTGTACTAGATATGTATTGAAGCGTTAAAGAACCATCATATATTTTAGGTAGGTCTGTTTTTGTAGCAACTTCAATTATTAAGTCATTATTTAACAAATCAGATGTTGATGTGTAATATTCAAAAAACTTATTATCAGTTACTTGTTCTTCTAATACCGTAAATGTTTTATTATTGTTAGTTGTATTTACGACATTTAACTTCTTTTTCTTGTATAACTTGTCATAAAAGTTTGGTTCATTCCAAGTTGATAAGTTATTCGCATATGACTGATTTATATAATTATAAATACCAATAGCATTTATAGCCGATATAGATTTGCCTGTATATGTAGCATCATATATGTATTGACTATAAAAATTAGTCTCAAATGTTGCATTATCAACAGATGATATAATCATGATGGCACCTTTTTTAACACCAACAACCGTATATGTTTGTAATGGATTTGTAAATTCTAAAAGAGGGTAATCAAATCTTATAATTGTTCCAACAGGAAATGATTTATCTAAAAGTGTACCATATATCCACTTTGAATAAAAGCCTGGGTCGTTATTAATTGGTTCTATTTTAGTAATAGATTGTGTTGAAAAGTTACCAGCGTAAAAGTCAAATCCAAACTCATTGAATAATTGAAATTTATTCAAAGTCATTTCACCTGGTGATTCAAATTCAAAAGAAGGAATTCTTTCTAATGTATAAAGACCAGCAGTCTTGAATGTATCATTTGAGTTTTCATCAAAAAGGATTGTTCCTTCAAATCTATCGTTTGTATCGCTATAATTAAAATTTAAATTATCTCCTTCTTTGTTGAAAAATAATAAGTTCTTGTGATTAGACATCTATGGTTATAAACTTTTACATATATATTAATTTATCTTTTCTTAGTAAGTGATTTTAATATATACAAATAATGAAAAAATAAACATTTATGTATGAGACATATTAAAAAGTTCAATGAAACAAAAAAGTCAGAAAAAGTAAAAGACCAAGAGGTTCTTTTTAATGCTGAGGTTTTAGCTGATAAAGATGAGAAACCATCTTTTAAAACAGAAGTTGAAGACCAAGAAGAGGTTAAAAAAGAATTTGATAAGTTAAGAGGTAAAGTTGAGAAATTTGAAAACTTTATCATCGCTATCGAGATTGAACCTACTGATGAACTTGAAAAAGAAATAGAATCTGAATATGAAGAAGATAATGGTTGTGGTTGTTGTGATAACTGCACTGGTCAGCCTGGTTGTGATTGCGGTTGTGGTAACTGCACTTGTAGTGATGTTCAACATCCTGAAGAAGTTCAAGTTTTACCTGCTTCCCAGTTTGTTAACAATATGTTCGTTTTGCAGTTTTCTGAGAGTTTAAAGTTTCATTTAGATAATAATAAACCAATTACTGAAAATATATTCAGACCTGGTTCAGATGCTTTTTATGAAGTAATCAAAGAAGCAAGACAAATGTTTGATTTAGCTAAAGTTACTTTATGTGATGTTGATAAAGATATCTTTGAATCTACTGAGATTGGTAACTTTGCTATGTTCAAAGGTGAATTAGTTCCTTTAGATTTACCAATGGAAAGTATAGTTGAGACAAATCAACCAGCATTTTCTATACACGATGTAACTCCTGATTTCAATTATGAGGTTATGGGTAAAACCGTTACAAATATTAAACCATTGGCTTGGACTAAAAATAAAGAGGCTTCTTGTATAACATTTGAAGGTGAGGTTGATGGTCAAACTTGTAAATGTAAATATGATGATGGTCAAGATGGATATGTATTTGAGGCTAAATATCAAGGAAAAGAAGTTAAATTAAACTACCCTATGAGAGGTGGTGCTAAGAAGTACCATGTTTTTGTGAAGACACCTAAAGGTAATGTTAAAAAGATTTCATTTGGTGATGTTCATGGTGGGTTAACGGCTAAGGTTAGTGATCCTAAAGCAAGAAAGTCATTTGCTGCCAGACATCAATGTGATATGAAGAAAGATAAAACTAAAGCTGGATATTGGGCTTGTAGAATTAATAAATATGGTCACCTATGGGGTGGCAAAACTTATCCTGGTTACTGGTAATTATGAAACACTTAAAAACATATCAAATATTTGAATCTGTTGATAAAACATTTGTTAAAGATTTTTTAACAGATTTTGGCATACTTATGTCTCTTAATTTTAGTCAAATAACTAGAATGGGTAAAGATGCTGATGCTACAAAAGAGTTAACTCTTATGATGCAACAACTTAGAAAGCCAATAATAAATGGTCAAAATTATTTTGAATTTATTCAAGATAACATAAATAGTGTTTCAAATAATCCTAAGTTACTTTCTACTATTTTAGGTATAGTAAGAGATTATTTAATCTATATAGAACCAAGAATTAAAAAGTTTGTAACTGATGAGCCATCTTCAAATGGTGTTAATTATAAAGAATCTTGGTTAAAAAGAATTGAAAAAATTAAAAACGACTATAAATTAATAGTAAGTCAATAATATGTCACTGCCATTCAAAGAAACTAAATTAGGTGATAATACATTTATCAGAGAGTTCAAACAAGATACTGACTCTGGTGAGTTTATGTGGCATCGTGATAGAGAAGATAGAATAATTGAATCTATTGGCGAAACAGATTGGTTAATTCAAATTGATAATGAATTACCTAAAGAAATTAATAAAGAAGTGTTTATACCAATGGGTGTTTATCATAGATTGATAAAAGGTACAAATGATTTAAAGATAAAGTTAATAAAAAACCCATCTTAAAGATGGGTTTTTGTTTTAGTCAGCTTTGACTTTATAATTTTCATTGTATATTTTAATAACTTCATCAAATTCATTTACAATTCCTGATTTGAACTTATCATTATCATAAGATTGTTTTAAGATATACTCTTTGATATAATCTTCATATTCTAATTGAACTGATATTTCCATTCCATTCTCATCAAATTCAACTTCATTAGATTCATTTACTTCTTCACCATCTACTAACTCTTTAGTAATGTCATCAATATACTCTACTGAAGCAAAGTTACCTTTCTCTAACATAACTTCTAACTTTCTACGAAGCTTTCTGTTGTTGATTAATAAGTTATTTGAAATAGCCAAATCAATATAATCTTTAGTATCTCTTAACTCATCTAAGTTATCAACATCTTCTTCTGTAACAACTCTAAATTTTCTAAATACAGGAGAAACATTATTTGGAAAAAATTCTTCAGTGTCATCATCTGTGTTTATTACAAAAATACCTTTTTGGTCACCTATGTCATTTCTGTCCATTTGAAATATAGAACCTACGAATGTAAATTGTTTATTTGATTGAATTAAATGTATATGACCTGACCTAACTTTTTTGAATGATATGAAGTCGCTTATGTCTATTTTATCAGCATTTTTATGAGCAACTGATGTTAGGTGCATTTTACAACCATTTAGATCAGAGTGACAGAATAGATAATCACAGTTTTTATTATCATCTATGGCTTTTATTTGATCTAATCTTTTTTCAAAGAAAGGCATCATAAGTATTTTTAAACCATTGTATTCTATTACTTCGGTAGAGTTATAAACTTTAACATTTGGTATGTATCTAAATGGTCTTACTGAGTTAATTTCGGAAGCACTTTTTGACCATAAGTCGTGATTTCCAATAATAATATGAAGAGGAGCAATTTTAGATATCTCTTCTACAACATCCATTCCATAATTAAGTAAGTTAATTGGAATAATGTTTCTATTATCAAAAAGGTCACCTAAGTGAACTATTATATCACCTGGTTTTACTTCTTTTTTAAGAAGGGGTATTAAAAATTTACTAAAGTATTCTTGGTGTACTTTGAACCATTTATCAACACTGTTTGGGTAGCCAAGACCTATATGTGTGTCACCTATTAGAAATATTTTACTCATGTGTAAAAGGACGGAATTATTTTTTAATATATAGATATATTAGTTTATATTAAAAAAATAAGAATAGTTATGATATATGATAAGAATTTCGTTTATTTCCTTGGATTCCTTTGGTCCGATGGTAATATTGAGAGATATAGAACAGTTTTGGAAATAGTTGAGGATGATGCTCTAGATATAGTTGAAGATATAAAGCTTATAAGTTTTCTAAATATTAAAACTATGAACCGTGTTAGAAAAAATAGAAGACCTCAGATGTCCATTTATTTTTGTGACTCTAAGTTCTATGATAGTTATCAATCAAAATATTTTATTGATAAAAGTGTAAAGGCACCGCTTGATTTACTATCTGATATACCCGTTGATTTGGTTAGGTATTTTTATCTTGGTCTTATTGATGGTGATGGATGTTTTTATTTTAATGAGAAGAATAAATCAAGACAATTTTATATCACATCTTGTTATGATCAAGATTGGTCACATATAGAAGACTTATTTATATCATTGAATATTAAACAATATGAGATTAGAAGAACAATTAATAAAAATGGAAATAGTAGTTCATATATAAGAATAAAAAAACATCAAGAAATAGAAATTCTATATGAATATTTATATCCTATTGGATATGAGATAGGTTTAAAAAGAAAGTATAATAAGTGTAAAAGTATTGTTGATAATAAGCCTAAAAATTCATCTAATAAATCCAATATAGATACTGATTTGTTAATATCAAAAATAAACGAAGGTTTGGATATAATAGATATTGCCAACCATTTTGAGTGTAATTGGAGAAAGATATACAATTGTTGTAAGAAAAACAATATATCTTATAATAGAGGTTTCTTTAAAAGAACTAGAAAAGTTTAATCTTTTCTTCTGGCTTCTCTAGCACATTTCTCACATCCACTACCTGCATATAAGTGAGCATTTGGTGTTTGTTCAAACTCACCATGTATAGGACATATTATTTTGACTTTAGTTCTACAGTTCTCATAAAGAACTAAGTCGTAGTTATACTTATAGTTATGTTTAATATTTGACTTTTCAACAAATTCTTTACTCTTTTTACTTCTTCTATTAAGAGCTTTTAATTCTTTTGATATGGCTTTTTCTTTAGACTTGCAATTTTTATTACAAAACTTTCTATCGGGTCTACCCCAAATAATCTCTTTATTGCAATATCTATAGTTACAGTTCATATACTATTTATTAAATAGTGGAAATGGCATTTTTTACAACATAATATTTTAAAATAGAGCTAAAGAGAGAAAGAAGAAAAATATATAATTTATAAAAAATAATTTAAAAAAATATGCCATTACCACACTTCACTCAACTTTTAAACACCGGTTCACCGGGTGGACCAGGTACGTTACCTGATGAAGTAGTATATACAAATTTGTTTGAGACGACATTTGTATTACCTGTAATTTTACAGGCTCAAGGTAGAAACCCTATCTTACTTCTTCAAAATGCGTTGAATATAGATTTTAACTTAACAGAATTTGATGTTGCGGTTAAAGAACAAAGATTTAAATATTCAACAAGAGCGTTTTTAACAACTCCTACAAAAACTTCTGGTTCATTTAACATTAAGTTTAATGTTAACGTAAATCAACAAGGTTCTATGGAGACTTGGAACGCAATGAAAGCTTGGTACGATTTAGTATTTAACTCACAAAATGGTACACTTCACTATAAATCTGATATCATTGGTACAATTATTGTTAACCAACATGATAAAAAAGGTGTTGTTTTAAGACGTGTAACATTCCAAAACTGCCAAATCAGTAAGTTACAAGGTTATTCACTTGATTGGTCATCTAATAATATTATTGAATCAGTTCAAGCAGACTTTATCTATGATTACTTCATTGATGAATATATTGATAACAACTTTACTATTAATCCTCCGATTGTATCTGGATACTAAGAATAGTGTTAAAAATAAAAACCCATCTTTTAGATGGGTTTTTTTATGCACTAAAAAACCCACTTTTCAGTGGGTTTAATTATTTTAGAATTTTGGAATATTATTTGTCATATTTGAAGCATTTTTCATCATTGAATTAGCATCAAAGTTAGGCATTCCTTTTTGTTGTTCTTGCTCTTGTTTCTTTCTACTTGTTTCTTCTTCCTCAACAATTTCATTTACTAACTTAATGTTTTCTTCAAACATCCAGAAAGGCCACTCATCCATAGCCATTTCTTGAGTGTGAAAATGCTTTTGTAAAAGAAGCTTATTCTTTAATATATGCTTCAAAGGCATCGTGAATAACGAAAATACCTGACGCTCCGTTGGGAAATTGCATATCTGTGTGGACCTCCTCACCACACGAACAAGTTTTCTTCAATTCTTTGATACCAAATGTCATTTTACTAACTGCTGCATTTAAGAATTGGAATGAAATATCATCAATCTCTTCAAACTCTTTCAATTTAGATTTAATACCTTCGTATGTTATTGAAGATCTACCTGTTAGCATGAAAGGAATAATCTTTAAGAAAGATAAGTTTGGAGTTCTTTTCTCGTTATTTTCTTTTAAGATATAATCTGTGAATGCTTTTTGTAGACCGATGTTCGGTGGAGTTAATTCAAACTCTTTTCCATTTACTGTTCTAAAGTGATAAGATCTTGTAGAAGCACTGAAGTACTTGTCAAGTTTCTCATCAATTTCATGAAATGAAAAGTTTTCTCTTTTTAATTCCAATTGTAATTCATTTCCACAACCGCATCTTGTAGTTACTGTTAATGAATTGCCTTGTTGGAATGTTAATTCTCTAACTAAGAATATTAAGAATAATCTATCTTGGTCTTTTATTTCAAGGTAAGAACTCATTCTACCATCTGAGTATTTAATTCTAACACAAGATTGTAGAATATCATTCATTTTTTCAACAATATCATAGAAGTTTTGATCATCAACCATTGAATATGCTTGAATTTCTTTTACCTGAGCTGGTCTCACCATAAATATAGTACCTGCTGGATAAAAATCACCACAAGGTAATTCTTTAATATCAAAATTAAAAAACTGAAGATCTGTAGTTCTTGTGTTGTCAATTTTTGGTTGTTCTACAAATGGAATATCAGAGTTACTTTGACTCTTAGAAGCTTCTAAATTACCAAGATGTTTCTTTAAGTAATCTTCTTCGCTCATATTATTTTGTTCAGACATATTAATTATTTATTTTTTATTATATATTCGTGGGTTTATTATCCCTTGAATTCACCTTATGGTTATAATAAAAAAAAGAGGAAAGTTTTCACTTTCCTCTTTTTAGTATAAATTTAATGTTTATTATCCGTTTATGAATCCACCTGCTGAGATAGCACCTGTTCTCAAGATTGTAATATTATTTACAATAATACCCATACCCTTGATTGGTTCAACATAAGTATCAAGAACACCAATTTGGTTGTCAATGATTTCACTTGTGTTATTTTCTTCATCCATTTTGTTAAAGTAGTTATATAAACCATTCTTACTTACATAAGTTTCACAGATAACGTCTGCTCTAAGTTTAATTTCTGATCTAACATCAGGTGTATTAAATTTCCATTGGAAGTCTAATAACATTCTTGATAATTCTCTCTCAAGTTCAATCAACACCTCTCTAACGTGTAAGTATGAAAGAGCTGATTTGTAAAGTGTTTGAGCTGTATTTTCAGTTTCAATTACATTTCCTCTGTTTCTCTTGAACACAATTGGGTTCATTTGAGCACCATTTATGTATTCGATATCAGTTGGAGTGAAATCCATTTCAGTTTTTGTAATGTTAGTGATTCTACCATTAGTAACACCTGCTGCGATTGTCCAAGGAGTAACACCACTTACATTAGAGATGTGTTTTCTCATATAAGTTGAAGCTACCCAAGCTGCTGGTGGTACATCTATTGGTCTACCATTGTCATCAACTGTAACATAAGGCATAAAGTAACCTACTGAAGTTGAACCTAATCCATCACCAAAAGAGTAAAGGAATGCAGGAGAGCTTGTTGGGTCACCGCCTTCTGCTACATAGTCAAGTCTAAGAGTACCATATGTAGGAGATGTTGGGTCATTGTCCATAAATGATGGAGATGTTGAGTTCTTGAACTCCTTCATAGAAGGCATATTAATAATTCCAAGAGCGTCTAATCTTTCACCACAAATATCTACTAATTGTTGTTTAGATCTTTCAGTTAAACCAAGACCGAATGAGTCGATTAAATATCTAAAGTCAATAGCTTCTTTGTTAGTTATTGCTTTGAATAAAGGAGTTCCTTTAGCAACAATATTTAATATTGTATTTTGTCTTGATTCAGTACCGTCAGGTAAAGAAGCTGTTCTGATTCTAAATCCTTTCATAGCAATACCTTTGTAAGTAAGAGCATAGTCTTCAATTGCTGTATATCTAGTTGTTTCTAAACGTCCACCATAGTTAACTTTATAAATCTTATCATCACAAGTGATTTCAGATAATGTTGAGTCACCACTGTAAGCTTTCTTAGTTAGAATTCTTGTAAGTTTTCTAGGTACACCAGCTTCAGGTGTTGTATTCCAACCTTCTGCTAATAAGAAGTTACCAGGAACGATTTCAGTATATCTACTTGACTTAACAAGTATTTTATTAGCCACTTGAACATATCCAGAAGGAACTTCAATTTCAACTGTTTGAGTGAAGTTTGATTTTTCTGATTGAATATAGATAGTATTATTAGCTATTATATCAAGAGCTGTATTACCACTGAATGCAGCATCATCAAAGAATCCAACATAAAGATCTCCACTATTTAGATACATTTTAATAAATTTCTTATTAATGTAGTCATAAATTTCAGAAACATTCATAACTTCTTCATATACTACAGCCTCACTAACTTCATAAGCAAAATAACCACTATAACCTAAGTGAGTTGCTAAAGTTGCAGGTGCAGTATTTGATGCTATTATAAATGAACCAGTATTTTTTGTAGAATCTGGAACAATAAATTGTTCATATACATTGAAGGCTGGGTCAACAGCACCATCAAATATAACATAATTATGACCAGCATATGCAGATGTTGCACCTGTAGCTGTTTCACCATCAATGAATATAATAGTGTAAGTTTCGCCGTTTTGTATCATTGACTGAGGAACTCTATTAGTATAGAAGAAATCACCAGTGTTGATAATACCATCATAGTAGTTTGTGTAGTATTTAGAGTATAAACCTACGACACCATCTGAAGTTGTAGCAGCTTCCATTTTAGTAGTCATAGAATCTTCACCCATTATAAGTTCATTATCTACTGTGTAAACTACAAAGAAACCAGCAAGTATATCAGATAATTGACCACTTGATAATCCTGTATTTAATACAAATGATTTGTTAGCAGTTGTTGTAGTAACAATATTTGTTATTGTCATTCCTGATAAGCTAACTTTATCAAAGTTATTAGCTGGACCAAGATTTAATACCATTTTGTCTTTGTTAACTGAACTAATAAGACTTACCAACTTGTTGAATAATTTAATTCTTCTATATTGTTGGTAGTTAGCACTTGTAGGTGTTGCGTTAGTGTTCATAAATTCTACCTTGATAGAACCAGAACCTAAGTTAGTGATATGATAATCATCAGAACCACCTGTACCATAACTAAGATCTACAAAACTATTTAAGTCTACGTTTACATCTGTTATAGTAAGTGAGTTAGGTATAATTTGACCGTTAATCATTCTAAAGTTAGCATAACCTAGAACGATATCAGTTGCTGGAACTGATGGGTGTGTAGTATTTACACCCGATGTTGAACCAGTTGTGTTAGAAACCATTGTTATAGCTCCTGTGCTATCCAATACAAATGTAGATACAAATGATAATGTAGCTGAAGAAACTGAATAGTCAGTTGCACTTATAGTTAATGATGTTGTTGCAGAAACCGGAACTTGAACATCACCTATCATAGCAAAGGCATTATCTGCTACATTGTAGGTAACTACGATAGAAGCAGAAGCTGATGATGTAGCACCATTTCTTGTTACGTTATACACATAACCTTCACCAAACCAGAATGTTCTGTTTTCACCATATGCGATTACACCAGTGCTTTCAGGGCCATTACCATTATCAAATGCGTGGTATGGTTGTCCATTATAGTTGTATGTTACGTTTGTTAAAGCTGTAACGTTACCTGGTAAGTCTAATGGAGTATTTGTAATTTCAATAGACTCTGCGATTGTTTCTTTATAAGACAAGAACTCAATTGATGATTCATCAATACCTGCAGTTGTTTGACCTACTAAGTCTAATAAACCGTTGTAGTAATCTGTTTCAACTAAATCTGAGTTAAAAGCGCAGAATAAACCAGTTTTATCTGTATCTCTGTTAATTGTTGTTTCAATAAAAATATTAGTACCGTTGGCATCTCTAAAATATGGAATTAATGACAATCCTTGATAATAAGCTAATAAAGTAACATTTCTATCATTAGCGAAGTTTCCAATCTGTTCTTTAATAAGACCAGATGTGTTGAAGTAAGATTTCCATCTATTGTCAACTGCTAAAGTTTGGTAATCAGTCCAATCACCACCTACAACTAAAACATCTACTAAGTAGTCAGATGCCCAGTCATTAGCATTTACATATGGCGGAAGTTTTTCTTGAGAACCATACCATTCGATAAGAGTTCTGTCGAAACCAGTTCTAGCACTTTTAATGATAAATGTAGTAATATATTTATCAGAAAGATTAGTGATATTGAAAGCTCTCTCAGTATAACCAGTATTACCTTTAGTTAAATTGATGAAAGATTCTGTATCTCTTTTCCAGAAGCCAGTAGTGTCAAAGAATCTTCTGTATGCACCACTTCTTTCGATGTCGTTCATATATCCAGCAGAAGCTGATAATGATTTATAATCAATAACATCAAGAGTATCATCTGTACTTAAAAGATTGATAGCGTATACCGGAGCAGATTCTAACATTTTTTGGATAGTTCTGTGGAAAAATGAACCTTTTCTTTCCAAGCCTCTGTCAAGTTGACCAAATATCGACTCTAGGTCGCTAAGAGTTGTAAGTCTAATAGGTGTGTTTACTGGTCCTTTTTTAGAAACACCAATAACCATATTAGTAATACCCTCAACAACAGGAGATGTTATAATTGAATTATCATACTCTTCTATGAAGATTCCTGGTCTTTTGTATTTTCCAATTTGAATTGCCATATTTTTAATATTTTTTTTTATGTTATAGAGTATATATAAAATGTAAAAAATGATATTTTTTCTATTTTGATGTCTGACTTGACATCTTCTTGATATTATCCATCATATTTTTTTCTACATCTTTCATTTTATCATCTAATGACTTTTGTGCTTCTGCTATATCTTTAACTAAAGAAGCTATAGTTGTCGTATTTGTCGATATTCTGTTGGTTATATCAGTGATTTTACCATTTACAGATTGTTTTGTACTGTCGTCGGTTATACTTTGTAGTTGACTACTAAAATCATCTTTTTTAACTTTATCATCAGCAATACTATTTTGAAGATTATCAACTTTTCTTTTAAGATTAGCAACATGTAAGTATTCAACTAAAAAAGGATTTTTAGGTGTTTTTTCATCGGCCTTGCCTATAATCTCATCAACCTTTATTTGTAAGTCAGCATCTGATTTTATTTTAAGATAAGCATTGTCTAACAAAGGTTTCTTTGTTTTGTATTCAGCCAATTGCTTTTGAGTTATTGATAACTCATCTTTAGCCATTTTAACATCAGGTTCGTCTGTTAGATTAATATCAAAGTCTGCTTCTTCTATAAAGAGTTTATATGTTTTAAGAGTTCTCATTATTTTTTAACTATTGATGTTTTGTTAGCATCGTTTGATGCTGCAATATTTACAAAGCCGCCATTTTTTGTTATTGAATTTGAGGCATTTGTTAATACAAATCTCCTAACTATATCTTTACCCTCTTTATCTTTTAATTTTTCCTGTAAAGTAAATATTGACTTAATATCAATTTCAGCCTCTTCTGATAATTTTGAAGATGCTGCTTTATTTTTACCCTCATCAAACTTAGTTATGGCTTTAATTGAATATTTACCACTTAACTTAAACTTACCATCTTTATCAATAAGAGATTCTGGTTTTATTCTAAAAGCTGATATTATAAATTCCTTACCATCTTTATTTTTTTGATTTTTATTTAAACCAAATGGTAGATTACCACCTTCTAACTTAATAGAATTTCCCGATTCTGTTATGTATTTGTCAAAAAAGTACATACTTCTACAATATGAGATGTATAACTCACCATTTTGCAAGTCTTGTATGTAGAAATATAATACTTTATTGTCATTTGTACTTGTTGCAAAGAAAGTACCTTTTAATTGTTCGTAGTTATCAAACTTTAATGGTTTTTCTGTAAAATTTAAGTTTCTAACCTTTATAGAATCTGCAATTTTACCATTTTCATTCATTTCTTTTTCTCCACCGATAGCCAACTTTTCGTTATCTACGGATGTACCAAAGTATTTTTCAATAAATTCGGCTTGTTTGCCTTTCCCGGATTTATCAGTTTTGTATAAGGTATCACCATCAATCATATCATTCATGAATCTTAAAAGGTTCTTACCCGCATCTTTTATTATGTTACCTTCTTCGGTTTTTAGTGTAGTCTCTTGTCTAAATATTTTTTGATATTTTGTATCTTTTTTAATATTAAGAACCGCATCTTCCCATTGGTCAAAAATCGCATTATTTCTATATGGACCACCAGTAGAACCCGCGTTGTCTGGTGACCCACCGCCAAATGTTGTGTACTCTCTAAATGTTTTATTAGATACCCTTCCTCCTTGTCTGCCTGTTGGTATAACTTGAGTTGTATGTAATTTATATGCTCTATTAAAAACTTTAACTATTTCAATAATAGGATCCATTCCTTGTATCACAATAGAATCGCTTTTACTAGCCTTGTCAAATGCTATACGAGCTTTTTCCATTTCACTCTTTGTCATTACAAAGCTTTTGATATCTACATTTTTATCCCAATAATCTTTTATCTTTTGAGACATGATCATTTGAGTTGGTTCTGAAACCTCTTCAGTTTTATCGGTTGTTATTTTTTCCTCTTTAGAATCTACATCCTCGTCAGCTTCATTTATAAAGTCAAAATATCTAAATATTGATTTAGATTCTTTTTTTAATTGATTGGGTCTAACAGCAAATGTTCCATTTGATTTGTCAGTTGCTACTGATAAAAGGTCTTTATTATCTAATTCTTTTCCTTTTTTATCATCAGATGTTAGATATTTTTTATCATCACCTGGATAAACAACTTTATCCTTATCTACTGCAATAACATCTTTAGTCTCGCCTTTTTTATTGGTGTATTTATAATGCTTACCTAATTCAATATCATCTTCTGTTTTAACCTCTGATTCAGTATTGGAATCTTTAGTTTCTTGAGACGATTTTAACTTTGGTAATAGTTCTTTTAATTTATCATATGAACTAATAAAATCTTTAATAGGTTGATTAGCTTCTGTTAGTTGAGCTGATAAGCCCATATCACCTTTGAATGCTAAAATAACATTACCAAATAATGAAATAGCCTTAGGTATGTCATTATCAGAATCTGGATTTAATTCTTCTTTAACAAGATCATCATGGCTTAATAGGTTCTTACCAATAGTTTGCTCATTCATAACTACTTGGTATCCTATTTTACTTATAGTTTTTTTATATAGTTCTGCATTCTCACCGGATTCAGAGTTCTTAATAAGATCTTGAATTCTAGTAACCATATTAGAAATACCTGACTTAGTGTAAGCACTTTCAACTTTTTTCCAAGCATTAATAGCTTTAGTTTCATTTGATGCTAACTCTGACTCAAATATTGGAAGAGACTCATTTTCATAAAAAAATCTTTCAGTTGTTACCTCTGCTTTTACAGGTTCTTTTGTATCAACTTTAGTTGTTTCTTTTTCATTTGGTTTAGCCTGAGTTGTTGATTTTGGATAAGTTATTTTACCATCTTTTACAACATCGCATAAAGAAATAACAGATTTTAGTAAAGTAACTGATGTTTTGTAAAATAATTCAGATGTTTCACTTGATACCTCTGGCTTTTCTTCACTTTTTTCTTCACCTTCTGTTTCTACAGGCTTTTCTTCTTCTCCTTTTTTAAACTCATTTAAGAATTCTCTAAACTTTTTTAATTCTTTTATTAATTTATCTAAATCACTCTTATCAATTGTTAATTCATCCGCTGGTGTTTTATTTTCAAAGTCTGTAATTTCTTTGATAGCGGTATCGGTTAGATTTTTTAACCCTTCTATTTCTTTAAGTGTCTCATCATCACTTTTACCTTCAAGTTCCTCAACTGAATTCTTTAACTCTTCTAAAAAAGCATATAGTGAAACTTTATTATATCTAGCTTTATCTTCTTTTGATAAGCCAGATGCGTATGATCTACTTAATAAATCATCAAAAGCTTCTTGCAATCTTTTACCAACTTGCTTTATTTTAACTAGATTTGCACCTATTTTTGCTTTTCTGATGGCAGAGTTTATCAATCTACCAAGTAATGAGTCATTCCAAGGTATATCATTGGCAAATGGACCAGATTCAATTTCTTCATTGATTGAATCATCTTTTATAGATATATGTTCATCGATCTTGATTATACTTCTTTTAAGGAATTCATCTCTATTACTAAGATACTTCATAAATTTATGTAATTTTTTCAACTTATATATTAAAAACTATTTACTTAAAATTGGTAAATTAGATAATAATGCTTATATTTGTATAACAAATTAACCACTACAACAATGAAATCTATGAATATTGACATCAACAAAATTGTTCACTTAGAATTGAGAAACAAACACGGTAAAAAGTTTTCTAACACAAGACTTAAATTTATTGCTGAATTTCTATCAATTAACTCTGATTTTTTGGTTGATTTAAGTGATAAGTATGACAATATCTGGTTTATCAATACTGGTGTTACAACTATGGTATTCGCTACCTGTGGTGTATCTTCTTATTCTTTTGAGCCTTTTAGTGTTGGATATGATGTTGTTAGAGATATAAAAGCCATTGAAGTTCCAAAAACTCCACCTCAAACTAAAAAATCTAAAGTTGTTAAAACTAATGAAGTTGGTAACGTCTTTATTGAAGATTTGATTGGTGATTTAGATTTAGACGTGGATACTATTCTTGATAAGATTTCTGCTACTGGTATGGCATCTTTGACCAAGAGAGAATTAGAGTTTTTGAACAGCCTTAATAAATAAAAAAAATCATTTTTTTCCACTTCTTAAAAAACCAGGCATATGTCTGGTTTTTTTTATTTTAAAATATATTTTTTTTATCCACCTTTGAAATTTTTGTAAATTCCACGATTGTCTTTTTAATAATAAAAAAATAGAATATATAAGTCATACAAATTCATATTTTATTATGAGATATACAGAGTTAAATTATCGTGGTAAAACTTACACAAGTACAAATGAAATACACGATATTCTTCTTAAAGAAAAATTCTACTGGCTTATTGACTCAGAGATTGAGAATGCTCAGTTAGAAATAAAAAACAACACACTTATATGGAAAAAAGGTAGTTTCTATAATGGAGACTGGTACTATGGTATTTTTAAAGACGGTAGCTTTTATGGAAACTGGGAAAACGGTATATGGGAAAACGGCAATTTTGGCGGTAAATGGCAAAGCGGCATTAATCTTACAAAGATATAAAAAAAAACTAAATTACCATGAAGAGAAAAAGAATTGCTCTTGAAACTAAAGAAAAGAAACAAGAAGCTAATGAAATTTTGAATCAGAGAGAATTAAGAGTAACAAAAGAAGGAACTGAGTACTTCTTTGAGATTGGTCCAGAAATGACATCAGATTTAGCAGAGGCGGTGTCAATATTAATGAGAAAGGCTGACTGGAATGATCCGATTTGGAATACGGCAATAGATAAAAAAATGATTTATGAAGATATAACCCCTGAAAAAGCACTATATTGGTTATCTGGTGGACACAAAGAATGGGACTCACTAGATCATTATAATAGACCTTGGTGTGATTGTTATTTAGAATTTCAAGAAGAATTTGGGTTTTTAATAATAAACATAGTTAAAAAGTCAAAAACGTTATTAGATATAAGAAATGGCTTTATGAAATACTTAAATTTACCAACATTATATAACTTCGCAATAGGCAAAAGCATGGTAAGAAACTAAAAATAATATATTTAAGAAATCCCGTTAGAAATGACGGGATTTTTTATTTAATATATACATTATGGAAAAAATGAAAAAGGTTTGTAGCAACCCCTGGTGTAAAGCACATTTCTATTACACAGAAGATGATATGGTGGAAGTTAAAAACGACCATAGAATATCTAAGATAGATAATGTTTTGAGGGAAGTTCAAAAAATTGCACCAAGTGAGTGTCCAAAGTGTAGAAGCTTTGCTACTGAACTAAGTGGTGGTGTTGAATGGAAAGATAAAGAATATGAGGGTCCAAGATTTGATGGTACTCCACATGAATTTAGATATAAAGTAACAAATTATAAATTATAATGAAATCACATTTTTTTGACTTAGATGTAATATTGACTACTAATAGTTCTGTTTGGATTGTTGATAAAACAAAACCTAATATTCCTATTATGAAAATATCTGAATCAGATTTTAATTTGATTAAAAGAGGTATTTATAAAAGCCAAGGAAACTCAATTAATTTTGGTGGTCATATTTACTGGATTCCAACAGAAATGTTTGAAACACTGAAGATAAAAGCAAAAAACTATAAAGCTGATATTTCAAATCTTGCTTTTTCTATGCAAGAATTCATGAATAAAGAATTAATAGAAAATTTAGAATATACTATTAATTTAGATAACATTTTACATTTAAAAAATACCAACGATGATATTTACGTTATTTGTTCTAGAAATAATAAAAGAAATTATGAGTTAATGATTTCTAAGATAGAAGATAAATTAAAAGAGAATGGATTGGTTATAAAGAAGTTTTACTATATTTCTGAAACTTTTTATAATAGAAACTCTGACGATATATCACATAAAAAAGTAAGATTATTATTACAACATATTATTGGTCTAAAAACAGATGGTGAAAAATTCACTGATGAGAAATTAGAACAATATGATGAGTTATTCTATTATGATGATGAAGATAGTGCTATAAAATTAGCAAAAGATTCTAACAAATTATTAACAGTTTTATTATCAAATACTGAATCAGATCTAAAAGACAATATTAAAGAAGAATTAAAATCTAAAGAACATACACTATATGTTAATTATGCAACTGGTAATAAAGTAAATAGATTTATAATCACAAAAGTTGATATTCAATTTAGTAATTTAATAACTGTATTTGAAAGTTTTAAGTGGAGATAATTATTTATCCTTATCTTTATTTATCATAGCATTCTTAATCAAATCATTCAACTTTCTATTATCCATAATAGCACCTGATGCGTCTTCACTTGCTGCTTCTTCTGATGCTGCATTTTGAGCTTTAATAACATCTGGATTTTCAATTTCGTTAAGACCTAAGTCTTTTCTCAATCCTTTATAAAACTTTTCAAGTTCGGTTCTTTGTGTAGATGAGAATTTAGAATTTTCTCTAATTTGACCAATTGTTTGATTGACAACCTCGTGCATTCTAGCAGAGTTATCACCATTATCAACTTGTCTTAATTGTGATAAGAAGTTCTTTCTTGTCATTTTTTGTAAGAAGATAGTCTCAGCATATACTTTAGCATCTTCTTTCATTTTATTTCTAATATAAGGGTGTTCTTTTAATTGAGGTACATCACTTAAATATAAATCAATAAGTGATTCTAATACGTCCATAGACTGTTGTGTTGCAACTGTCATATCTGAGTCGTAATCATATATTTCTATCTCACCTAAATCTGGTAAATCTTCAGGTCTGGCAAGGTGTTTACTAATATCAAATTCACCACTCTCTGATTGGATTTCATCGAATTCGTCTTTGATTCTATTTCTTTCATTCTCTGTTTTTGACATAAGAAGGCGGTTTTTTACAATATATATTAAAAAATATCTTTTCCTAAAATATGGCGTTTGCTCCACAACAAGAAAGACAAATGGTTTTCACAACCAAATTGGTAGATGATGCTACAGATAAGATTAATGACGGTGTTGTTGTTAAGAGATATCAAAATCCTTGGTTAAAGTCTGAAGTAGGACTTAGAAGAGCCGGTGTTACATTTAAAATGACCGCTGATGAACAATCAGAATATGTTAGGTGTGCTTTAGATGTTCATTACTTTACTGAAAAGTATTGTAAGGTTAAAACCGAAGATGGTTCTATTAATAATATAAAACTAAGAGATTATCAAGAAGAGATATTAGATAACTTTGTAAACAACAGATTTAATATTTTAATGGCATCTCGTCAGGTTGGTAAAACAATCTCATCATCTATTTTCATGTTGCATACAATTTTATTTAATAATGATAAAAATATAATGATTGTAGCCAACAAAGGTGATACAGCAGTAGAGATTGTTGATAAGATTAAATCAATTTATTCATTATTACCTTTCTTCTTAAAACCAGGTATTAAAACTTGGAATCAAAAGTCATTAACATTTGAAAATGGTTGTAGAATTAAAACATCTGCTAGAACAAAGACTCCAGCCATCGGTTTTACCATTGACGTACTTTATTTAGATGAGTTTGCTCATATTCCTTCAAATATTATTGAGCCTTATTATACCGCGGCTTTTCCAACTGTATCAGCCGTTCAGAATTCAAAAATTATTATTACATCTACTCCAAATGGTATGAATTTATTTCATAGATTATTGATAGATGCGGAAAGACCTGAGGGTGATCCTTTAAAAAATAACTATAAACCAATGAGGGTTTATTGGTATCAAGTACCTGGTCGTTTCGTTACTTATATAAGGTTAAATGCTCATAAATTGTATGAACATGGTGTCACTAAAGAAGACATTTTTAATACTGTTAGTGATGCTTGGTCTTCTGTTACTAAGGTTGAGATGAAGTTTATCACAGATACAATGAAAGATGTCATTTATGTTTATAATAATGATAAGTGTACTGATGAAGATGTTAGAAAAATGACATTTATTGATAGTAAAGGACACGAGGTTCCTATTTTAGCAATATCAGAAATGACAACCTGGAAAGAAGAAGCCATTAAGGACATTGGTGGTGAAGATGCGTTTAACCAAGAATATGGTTTAAGATTTATTAATGCTTCTAAGTCATTATTAAACGAAGCAATTATTGATGAGTTATTAAGAAATAAAAAGCATTATGTTCATGAGCCTATAATGGAATTTGATAAAAGACTAAAATTTAGTTATGCCGATTTAAAATGGGTAGATGATGATGAGGTTTTTATACCTATCATGAGAAAAGATTATAAATATGTAATATCGGTCGATATATCAGAAGGACTTGGTCAGGATTACTCTATTATAAATATATTTAAGATATCTGAAAAACCAAGAGATTTAATAGAAATTCAAAAACCATCTTATAAGTCAATAGTTGATTTCTTTAGGTTAGAACAGATTGGTATTTATAGAAATAATTACATATCTGTCAAGCAGTTGGCTGAGTTACTTTATATGATAGTATTTGAATATTTAAACCCGGATAACTGTAAGGTGGTTGTTGAGTTAAATAATTATGGCAACACTTTATTTGCTGAATTGCCACATGTATTTGATGGTAATAATAATTATGGTTCTTCGGTATTTGTTAGATATAAACACAGAGCAGACGCTACTGAAGAAAAGGTCGGATTAAAAGTGGGTGAGAATAAAAATCTTATGGTTAAAGATTATCAAGATTTGATGCAAAGTAAGGGTTTTGTTATTACCAATGAAGAAAACATAAGAGAGATTACAACATTTGTTAAACACACTACATCAGCAGGTAATACTAGATATGCCGCTGACGTTGGACATGATGATACCGTAATGACAATTGTCAATGCTACCACTGTGTTTGGTAGACATGACTTTAGTGAGATGATTGAAGAGTGGTCAAGTAAGTTTGTTGATAAGGAGTTTATGAGTTATGTTCAAGAAACATTAAAAAATATGGACTATGTAGAAGGTTTAGACTATGGTCAAGTCTTAAAAATAAGAAAACAGCAAATGAATCGATTTAAGGCTAATAATAATGGATTTGGTACGGGTACTAATTGGTTTGGTAAATAAAAAAAAGACACATTTCTGTGTCTTTTTTATTAATTATTTGCTTCCATTGTCGCACTTAGTCCAGCACTTCTTAGTTTATCCTTCATTGTTGAGATTGTTTCTATATCACCATATTTAACATCACAAAATCCGTTATAGTGAACTATGTGAGCACACTGAGTTGCTTGCTCTTGCTCGTGTTTACAAACTTTCATTAAACAAGTGATAACCCAATCAAACGTATTGTGATCATCATTGTGAAGTATTAACTTATAAGGTTTTGATAAAATCTCATCTACCTTTGATTCAGTTTTCTTTTTGGTAATTGTCGCCATAATTTATTATATATTATTTGAGAAAATAGTTTCTTTTTTGTTAACAACATCAACTACTGTAACTTTCACATGATGTTCTTCAGCCCATTCTTCAAACTTAATTAAATGTTCATGTCTATCGTCAAAAAGTATAAACTCATGGACTCCTAGTTCTTCAATCTTTTCTTCAAATAGTTTAGTTTTGAAGTTATATGTATCACCACCCCAGTTTAAATGTACTTCATCAAATGATAGATTATGTTGGTTTAGAATACTCATAACATTTTCAAGCATTCCTGTTTTTTTTCTAAGACGACCTGTTGCCAAAATAACATAGTTATCTGGATCTGATACGGCTTCTAAGTATTTTTTATAAACCCATTGATTTAATGGTACATAAAATATTTCAGGGTCTATACTTTCTGGTCTACCCCACCAACCACCAAACGGCCAATCAGTTCCAGTTTTTTCTTTCCAAATTTTTTGACCTTCTTCAGGCTTTGGGGTGTGACAAATTGTATCGTCAAAGTCAAATGATATCAGCCTTTTATAACTCATTATTGTAGTTTATTTTTAAATATTTACAAATATATATAAAATTTTTGAAAATTAAAAGGGTAAATTGAAAAATAATATATATTGCAAAAATAATAAGTTTTATGAAATTAGACATTAAGTCAATTTTGATACTTGTTTTACTTGGACTAACAATTTTATTTGGTTTCAAATGGTTTTTATCTGGTGATTCAGCATCAAAAGAAAGAGTTAAACAATTAGAGTTACAATTCGACTCATTACAAAAACAAAAAGCAGCGGTTGATATTGAAATAAACTCCTGGAAAGCAAAATCTGATAGTCTTAAACAATTGGATATTAAATTACAATCAGAATTAGTTAAGCAAGAGGCTCAAACAAAAAAAGCAGAAATTGAAGCTAATAAATCTAAAGCTAATTTAGATAAGTTAAGACATGATATGGCTGAAACTAAAAGTAAAATAAATGATTTTAAGAACCATCCACCTAATAGAACAGGAGATTCACTCTTGCAGTCACTAAAAAATAAACTATCACACTAATGAAAAAACTTTTATCAATAATTATAGGAATGACTTTAAGTTTAACAGCTTTTTGTCAATATTCAAATCCTATAGAATACCCAAGATATGAAAAGGATTCAAATGGTCAAGATGTTGTTGTTATAACTATACAACAAGCTCAAACTCTTGATAATAATATGGAGCTATTAGGACTTTTAGAACAACTTAATTCTCAATTGCAAAATTCAGATTCAGTTTGTATTAAAGTTATTAACGATAAAGACCAGGTAATTTCTTCACAAAAAATGGAAATTCAAAAATTAAAAGAGTCTTTAGATAATAAAGATCAACAAATTTCAGCATTACAAGGTGAGATTGCTGGTTATCTTAAAAAGATTATGGTTTTAGAGGACCAAGTAGAAAATAGACAAAATGTTATAGATGAGAAGAATTTACAATTAAGAAAAGCAAAGACTAAAATGGTCATAGGTGGTATAGGCGGTACTGCCATTATTATTGGCTTAATAGTAAGTATTATAACACATCATTAATGTGAAAAAAATGACTTTTTATACTTAATATATAATCTATAAAAAATATTCAAATACAAATGAAGCATATTAGAACATATGAAAGTTATCGTGTTAAAAAGAATAGAGAAGAAATTATTAGAGAATCTGTTCTTCAAGTTAACGATATTTACAAAGTAAAGACAATGATTGATATTCCTCAATCTTTAATCAATGCTTATGTAAAAAAAGTAAAAGATACTACTGGTAAAAACTTACGCACGTTCTTTGGTGATGTTGATATTGCTGAAGAAATTGTAAAGTTTATTAATATGGATAACTTAGATGTTGATAAAATCCCTGGTGGTGCTTTAATGGGTGGTGGTCAATCACAAACTCAAACACAATCACAGGCTCAACCTCAAGTTCAAGTAGAAGCACAACCTCAAGCTCAAACTCAAGAAGCTCCTCAGGCACAAGCTCAACCAGCTCAAACTGAAGAAGCTCCTCAAGCTCAAGCACCTGCACAAGGTGAATTTGAAGAACCTGCACAAGGACAAGCTCAAGCACCTGCACAAGGACAAGCTCAGGCTCCTGCTGAAGAGGAAGAAGCTCCAGCACAAGGTGAAGAAGAAAAAGAAGAAGGTGAAGAAGAATTACCTCTTTAATTAATAAAATATTAAAAGAATTAAAACCCATCAAATATTTGATGGGTTTTTTATTTAATAAAATTACCATCAATGTGATTATCAATTTTTAATATATATAATAAAAATAAGTTATTTATGAAAGTTTGTTGTTCATGTAAACAGGTAAAAACACTTGATTCATTTGGTAAATTAAAATCAAGTAAAGATGGCTATAGACATAATTGTAAAGATTGTAGAAAAATATACTCTATAGATAATAAAGATAAAATTAAAGAATATAGAAAAGGTTATTATTTATCAAATAAAGAAAAGTGTAATTATAAAAGTAAGCAGTGGTACATAGAAAATATAGAATTCAAAAAAGAATATGACAAAGAATATGCTTTAGTAAATAAAGATAAAAGAAGTGAAACTTATAAGAAGTGGAGAAATGATAATATTGATAAAATAAGAGAATATAAAAAAAATTATTATCATAATGTTACTACAAAAGATCCTGATAAACTAATTAAAGTTTCTGCTAGGTCTTTAGTTAAGAGATTTATGAAGGTTAAAAATCACAAAACAAATGAGATAATTGGGTGTTCTTATGAGTATCTAAGATTTTATTTAGAATCTAAATTTGAAAAATGGATGACTTGGGATAATTATGGTTTATATAATGGTGAATTAAATCATGGGTGGGATATTGATCACATAATACCACTATCGTCTGCTAAAACAGACGAAGAATTAATTAGATTAAATCACTATACTAACTTACAACCTCTTTGTAGTAAAGTGAATAGAGATATTAAAAATGATAAAATTGATTTTTATATATAGTTAATGGCTTATATTAAAAAATTTGAGAGTTTTCAAAGTCAATCTATATTGGTTATAGTTGATGTTCAGAAAAGCTTTCGTAAGTTTTTTTCAGAAATGTATCTGAATGAATTAAAGAAGTATTGTAAACAATTTGATATTGTTTATCAAATTTTTGATAATCACATAGATGGTAAGAATGTGGATAAAGATTATTTATATGATGATGAGCCGATTATTCCTATTCATAAAGATCTTTATCATTTCCCTAATCAAAAAGAACTTATTGAAAAAAGATACAATTATAAAGTAGATGCTGACTTTTATAAGAAAATTCTAGATAAAGAAGTATATAATGATATTTCTGATAAAGAAGATAAGAAATTATTAAAGAAAGGTGATATATTTCCTACTAAAGAATATACATACATAGTTTATATTGGTAATAACCATCAGTGGTATCACTGCCCTAAGAAGTTATATGAGTTATTAACATCATTAAAAGATAAAGAAGTTACAATAGTTGGTGGTGCTGATGGTGAATGTCTTGAAGACATTGTAACCACCGCTGAAAGTTTAGGCGTTAAAATTAAAAGAAATTACAAGTATATCTATACTGCTAGTAGTTGTCCGATTTAACCCTCGTCAGGCATATCAAAACAAATTCTTAAAACATCACCGTCAAATCCAACCGAACATTGTTCAAAGTTAGAAAAAGCTTGAAACCTCGGAACAATTTCTTCTTGAAGTAGTTTAAATATTTTTTTAATTTTATTATTATTTGCCATAATAATGTTCTTTAATTTTTCTAGATTTTCGATCTGATTGTCAACTGAATAGCCAAGTGGTGTATAAAGTAACTCTATATTACCTGGTTCATCTGTTGGTGGTATTACTTCAAGTAAATATTTAGCTGTTAAGTAAGTTCCTTCTTCATCAACTTCCTCATCATTTATTTGAGGTATCGTTAATTCACAATCGTAAAAATAGTCGTTCTCTTTTGTATAGTCGTGAAATTCGCAGTGGAAATAATCAGATAATTCCATCATAATCTCTTTGAATGTTTCAAAATCACATTCTTCTCCTGAAGCTTCGTTGAACTTTTTTAAGTAAGTCATCTTTTTCATAGTGTATCTATAAATTTATATAGTTTTTTAGTATATTCTTTTCTTTTGTATTCTGCATTTGTCATACAATAAGCAACAAAAGCAAAGTACTTAACTTTCTCTATTAGTACTTCTCTTGATAGTACACCACCAGCATATCTAAACTCAACATAATTATTGGATAGTTTTGTTATATTGAAGCCAAGATTCTTAAATCCGATATCAGTAACTTTTTTACTTATGAATTGATTTAATACAACTTCAGCTTCTTTTAAATTATGTAGGTCTAAAGATTTTAGCTTTAACTTTTCTTTATCAGTTAGTTTTCTCAAATATGGTATTAAAGAACCACAAAACTTGTTATTCATTCTCCAAGTCATGTCTTTGAATGTGTAGGGTGTTGTTTCTTTTTCTGAGAAGTCATTTAACAACATTAAACCTTTAATTGGATTCCACTCTACTGGTTGGTTTGAACCAATGTTTATGTGTATACCAGTTCTTTCTGAGAAGTACCAATAATCTTGTTTTTCTAAATCATTATAAAAGTCATTTATCATCTCAATTGATTCTGATAAACTTGGTATGTAAGTTTTTGGTTTAATTTCAATACCTCTATCTAAAGTAGAATCACCCACAAAATCAATCTTTCTATACCATTTTCTTGTAAAGTTAGGCATATGTTGTTTAACCATCCTTTTTAGATGTGAATAATTCTCCTCGTAAATAAATGATTTAATTGAGTTTTTAAGATGATCTATTATTTCTTTTTCTCTTTCAGTTTCGTATTTATTAATATCAAACATCTCTTCAAATGTATTTAAATCAATAGATTTATCTTCAACATGATCATATAATTTATACATTAAATCATAAACTAAATCTTTTTCGGATTTCTTTCTTATTCTCATGTCTTTGTAAACAATATCTATAATATCTTCTACCGCATCTTCGTCAATATCTTTAAATTTAACCTTAATATTACTTCTATCTAATGTTTCTATTTCAAACTCAAATGCCACCGTGAAGTAATCGCTGAAGCTTTCAATCATTGCGATATCTTTAGGGTTTACTTCTTCAAATAAAGAGAATTTAATTAGATGTTTCATATTGTCTATATATATAAAATTAATATATACTAAAAATTAATGTGAATTATGCCAGCTCGTTCAAAAACACAACAAAGATTAATGGGTCAAGCTTATGCTTACAAAACAGGTGAGTTAAAGTCAAAAGATATGGATCCAGAGTATGCTGATGAGATAAAGAAATTAGCTAAGTCAATGACTGAGAAACAGCTAAGAGATTTTGCTAAGACAAAACATAAAAATCTTCCTGAGAAAGTAGAAGAAAAAATAAAAAGATTTGATTCTTTTAATGAATCTATTGAAGATGGTATGAATGATAGAGTTGTCTATATAATAATAGACCAAGATATGCACAGTTATGAAGCTATTCTAGGTATATATGACACATTTGAAAAGGCAATGAACTCTAATGTGTGGTCAAATAGAGGTATAACTCCTAATGAAGAAGGTGAAGGAGATTCTCTATTCATCTATAAAGAGTATGTGAACAAAGAACTACAACCAAAATATAATTAAAAACAAAAACCAGTCATTTGACTGGTTTTTATGTTATAACTGCATATACATTATAGTCTGCTATTTGAAATAGTATCTCCATATATTCCTGATATCTTTCGGGGTCTTCATAAAAGTTAACTTGTAATTGATAAGATATTGAATCTAATTCAGGTATATAATTTTTTACTTGATTTCTTAATTCCGCTTCAATTGTTTCGGCTGATAATCTTGTCTCATGTAAATATCTTGGTAAATCTCCGCCAAAATTTGGCTCACATAATAATTCACCTCTATTGGTGAATATCATCATCTCCCATTTTTGCACGACAACTTTAACAAGATCATCTTCAATGATTTGAGAATCATTAAATCTTGGGTGTCCAGTGTATTCAATATAAAAATCTGTAAAGTCAAAAGCCATAACATATATATTAATATATTATGGCTCTTTTGTTATAGTAAAATCTCTCTGAATTTACCAACTATTGTTAAACCTAAAACAATAGGGTCAGTGTTGGTTTCTAGCTTGGAAGAATAATCAGCAATAATAAAATTACATTCAAATAATTTATCTATATTCTTACTCTCTGAGATAGACCAATCAATAAATGGCCTGCCTAATAGTTTAATCATGACATCAATCTTTTCAGCGCCAAAGTTAGTCATTAAAAAGTGATATATTTTCTCATAATCTAAAGATTTATCATAGATACAATTGTATAAGTCTGTTTTTACTTTATTAGATACATTTGAAGTATTATCACCAAGACTACCTGTTTCTAAGTAGTTTTGAACTTCAACCATTATAGACCTAAAGTCTGGAAACTTCTTAGTAATAATAGAAATTAAATCTTCTTTAGGTATTTGTTTACCTTCTTTAGGTAGAATTACATTATTAATTCTTTTATAAATCTCTTGTTTAAGATATTTCTCTTCTTCAACACCTTGACAATCAAAGTTTATTTGAGGAATTCTTGATTTGATTCCATCAGAAATCTTATTTAAGTGATTGGTGGTAATAATGAATCTAACATTCTTATTGTACTTTTCTATAAAAGCTTTGAATGCGTCTTGGAATTGAGCAGATACTCTTTCAAACTCATCTAAGAAGATATATTTAATATCAGAATCTGTCTCCATCATTGGTTTGAATTTACAAAAATCTTCTATTTCACTTCTTAAAACATCAATAGATGTGTATAAAGATGAGTTTAGTTCTAAGTAAGGCTTATCTTTTGTGTACTTACCAACAAGTATTCTAGCTAAGCTAGTTTTACCAGTTCCAAAGTGACCGTAAAATATAAAGTTTTGATTTATACCATTTTCAAAGTGTTTCTTGATTCTTGGTAAAAGAATAACATCGTCCATATTCTTTGGACGCCATTTTTCCCATAAAAGTAAAGATTTAACTGACATATTAGGTATATAAATTATTAAGAGAAAGTTTATATTTAATATATACTCGTATGATAGGTGAAAGATTTAATTTTGAAGATGTATTTTTTAGAGATTTAACCGTTTGTGTTTTAGATACTTTAGAGGGACAAGTTAAATGGATCAACAGGTTTTCATCTGGTGATGTTTTTGTTGAGGTTCCCTTTTATTATTCACTTACGGGTGACGAGAGATTTCTATTAGATTCATTTGCGGATGATATAGTATCAGAAAACAGATTTGTTGAGTTAAATACAGATATGATTCCAAGAGGTCATTTAACAATGACTGGTTTTAATATCAAGTCTGATGAATTTGCTAACCCAAATGTTTGGCTAAGAATGGTTGTTGAGAATGAAGTAGAGATTAGAAAAATAATAGCTAAAGTTAGAGCTGTTCCAATTACCGTAAACTATGATTTAGAAATATTACTAAACTCTGAAATTGACACATTCAAGTGTTCTCAGGCTATTATGGATACTCTTTGGTTATATAAGTTTATGTACTTTGAGTATAACTTCATGAATATAGATGCTGTTATTTTAATGCCTGATTCAAATCAAATTGAAATGTCAAGAGAGAAAAATCTAACATCAGATAATAGTATTAAATTAAAAGTTTCTTTTACGGTTGATACTTATTATCCAGCTTTTAGAAGTGATAGAGTTAATGGTACTGGTTACCCTCAACAATATGGTTCAGGTATGAAAGATAGTAATGGTTTTGCATTTTCTGGTGGATATTCAGAGTATTTTGACCAACCTAAGCAAGCAACACCTTATGGTGCTACTACTAGTTTTTATAATACGCAATCAGCTTCACCAAATAGTGCTTATGGTCAGTTTGCTAACTCTGATTATATGATAATATCACCTAAAAGAACTAGATGGTTTAACAACATCTTAAAAGCAAGAGAAAAGGCAACCGGTAATATAATTAACCCTAATGGTAAGGATCCAGGTGGTCCTCCAAATCATTAATACAACTAATTTAAAAAATGGTAAAAAATGACTTTTTATCTATAATATATAGAGTATATAAAAAAAAATATTTTAAAATATGAAGAATCTTAAACTTGAGTTATTTAACTTCAAAAAGGATCTTACTCTAGACCAGGAGGAAGTTTCTGTGATAGTTGAGGGACATATGAATGCTTGTAATCAGTTATCTGAGAAGCAAATCATAGTTTCTCTTAACGAAAGACTTAAACCATACACTTATGATAAAAGCGTTAAATCTTTATTAGAAAGTCTTAACGATGATATGAAGAATTATGAGTTGTTATATGAATTGAAGAATTTATATAATGTTCTTAACTCTAAGAATCAAGGAGAGCTTTACAGACAACCTTTGAATGTTGTTCTTCAAACAATTAATTTAGAAACTGATCAAGATAGAATGTCTAAAATTCTTAATGAATTAGCAGTTTATGACTGGGTTCCAGAAGTTAAATTATTCGTTCATAATTTAACAAAATCACCTGAAAAGAAAACAAACCTTTTAAGTGGCGGTAAAGCGGAATCAACATTTACTATTGTTGAGCAAGTTGAAGATGGTCACATCGCTTTAGTTAAAGATTCATGGTTCTTATTATCTGAAAATACAATTGAAAAAACATTATTAGAAACTCATGTTAAAGATGAAGAGTCTTTGAAGTCTTTAAGAATGTTAGAAACAGCAATGAAATATGCTCAAGTTACAGAAGATAGAGTTAATTTCAGAATTTCTGAATATTTAACAATCGGTCTTGCAGTTGGTAAAAAATCTGGTCTTTTTATCAATGATGACGAAATGAACGAAGAAACAACATTAGAAAGTTTATTCTCTTCTCCTATTGTTCCTATCGTTAACAAAAATTTCTACCCTATTTTATTAGAAGTTTCTAAAAACTTAGATAAATTCGTAGAATTAGATGTTGTTAAAAGAGTTAACAACTTAATCAATCCTTATTTGGAATTATTTGCTTTCAATTACAAAAACAATACTTTTGTTTACAGATGTGATGAGAGATATGGTAATTCATTCTTCAAATACGAATCTGCTTTAGAATTAGTAAACGAAGTAAGAAACGAATTAAACTATGATTTAACTTATTTCTTTGAAAATAAATTAGATAAAGAATTAATCGTTAAAAGAAAATTAGAAGATAAAGAAAGAGAAATCACTTTGAAACTTGAAGATGTTAACTTTAACATCGCTAAAGTTAAAGGTTCTATCCAAATGATTGGTGAATCTGAAGTTTTAACTACTGCTCTTAAAAACTTAGAAAAGAGAAAAGATAACTTAGATGTTGAATTACAAGCTACTAAGGAACTTCAATACAAAGAAAGAATTAAACTTTAATATCAAATATTAATAAAATCCTCAAAGAAATTTGAGGATTTTTTATTTTAAAATAAACTTTCATGTTGCATGTATGTATAACATGAAAGCATGAAAAAAAGGCTCTACTCTTTAGAGACTTAAAAAATAAGTACTTATGAATGTATTTAAATAATAAAGACCTTTATATTGAGGTAATCGTATCAAAAGCACAAGGCAAACTAACAAGAAATGCTGAAAAAATGTTAGAACTACTTGCCAAAAAAACAATCAAAAAAATGAGATATTGGTCTAATGATGATAAATTAGACTGCTACCAATCAGGACTATTAGATATGTTCCAAAACTGGTATAACTTTAATGAAGATAAATCCGTAAATGCTTTCGCATACTTTACAGAGGTATTCAAAAGAGGAATCGCCAAAGGTTATAACGAACTTTATAAGAAGAAAGGTGATAACGAACACTTAATCAAATTAATTTCAATTGAAGGTTCAAACGATGGACAAGGACTTCACTCACTCTAATATTAATATCAAAACATTTGATATAGTTATGGAACCCGCCTTTGGTGTGAGTTCTATACCTATAACTATACTTCCCTCTCGACAGAAAAGAATAAAGCAAAAAATTGAAAACATCTTTAAAATAAAAAATCCACTCAATTGAGTGGATTTTTACTTTATAATCATTTATTATGCTTCTGTTGAAACTTCAACTTCTGAGTAAACCGTTTGTAACATTCTGAGTGATACTTGATAAGGGTCGCAGTTAGAAGCAGGTCTTCTATCTTCAAAATATCCTTTGTTTTCTACAATTGCTTGAGCTGGAATTCTTATAGAAGTGTCTCTTGTAGAGAATCCATAACTAAAATCGTTGATACTTGATGTTTCATGAGCACCAGTTAATCTTTGGTCGTTGTATAATCCATAAACTTCAATGTGTTCTTTTTGATATTTTTCCAATCTACTCATAGTATCTTTGATAATATCTAAACCACCTTCTTCTCTCATTTCTTTAGTAGAGAAGTTAACGTGACAACCTGTTCCGTTCCAATCACCTTTAATTGGTTTTGGGTGAAGTGATACATTTACGTTATGTTTCTCCGCAACTCTATCAAGAATATATCTTGAAACCCATAGTTGATCAGAGCCATTTAAAGCGGTAACTGGTCCAATTTGATATTCCCATTGTCCTAAAAGAACTTCCGCATTTATACCAGAGATATCTAAACCAATTTCCATACACATATTCATATGTTCTTCGACAATTTCTCTACCAATTACATTGTCAGCGCCTATACCACAATAGTAATCACCTTGAGGTCTTGGAGCGATGTTTTCTTGAAAGCCTAATGGTAAACCAATACCTTCACCAAAAGGTGAACCTGACTTGTGCATTAATGTGTATTCTTGTTCCCAACCAAACCAAGGAAGTTCATTTTTAACATAATTTTCGTTTAACTTTAATGCTTTTAATTTTTCGGATAATGCTTTTCTGTGATTTGTTTTGTGTGGTGTTCCATCTGGGTTTAAAACTTCACAAAAAACTAATTTATTTGTTCCTTTTCTGAAAGGATCATAGGTTACAAATACAGGCTTTAGTAAACAATCTGTATTTTTACCTTTACCTGATTGAGCTTGTAGTGTTGAACTCCCATCAAAAGACCATACCGGAAAATCATTAGGACTCATTGAGTCGATTTCATTAGTAATTTTAGTTTTACTTCTAAGTCTTTGTGGATTTGAACCATCAAGCCAAATGTACTCTAATTTGATATTACTCATATGTTATTGTTTTTTTTTATTTTATATCAATTATTAAACTTTGTTTAATTTAATTCCTAAAATATGTACAAAATTTAAAATAATGAATAAGGTAATTTTACAACTTTGGGAGGAATCTAACACCAAAGAAGGTTTTCTTAGTAATGGGTGCTCATTACATATAAATTTAAAAGAAAGAGGTGACTACGTTGCCGATGTTTATAAAGATAGAGTAGATTCATCTATCCCTAATGAATATGATAGAATAGTAGGTGAATGTGTTGAGGTCTTTGTAGATGATAGATTATACAATATGATTGTTGAGGAAAAATCAGTTAAAATAAATGAGGCTTCTTTTCAAAATCTACTAAATTTTCAAGAGATAATTTTTAACAGAAATAATATATGATAACTTTTTTATTTTACATAGTATCAATTCTTTTTGCCTGTAACGAAGTTTATTATGTACTTAATAAGCTACGATTAGATACTAATTTTAAGAACTTGGATCTTACATCATCTAGTAAGGTAGATATAGCACATTATTTATTTAGAATTATGTTTTGGGTTTGGATGATTATTGGTATTTGGTCATCTCAATCTGGCTTATTTATATTTCTGTGTATATTACACGCTGTTAGATTTCCTTTTTATCATCTTAGTAGAAGACTTTATATAATTTGGACTAATATCTTACCAAGTATATCCTTTATCTTTATACTTATAATATTAGTTTATAAAATTAAAGGTTAAACTTTTTTAGATGTTGTTCAGTTATGATAATAAATTCATAGCCTTTCTTATTACACCAATTTATCATAGTCTCCCATTTTTGCTTATTTTTATAAGCCATTTTAAGGTCATATTCAAAGTTTTTTAACTTCTTCATTCCAGACTCTGGTACGTTAAGGTTGCCTTCATTTAAGTCTTGAACCATCTTATACTCTTTGAATGGTTTAACCTCTACAACGACTTGTTTAAGTACTCCATCTGAATTTCTCATCTCATAGTAGAAGTCAGGATAATAACAATGTTCTTTTATCTTAGTATCACCGTTATCAAAGTGTGTCATTTGATATGGTATTCTCATACACTCAGCACCCCACTTTGTAATGGTTTTATTATTATCTAACCAAGTCATTATTTTCTTTTCCCAAGAACTTCTGTAATAAACACCACCTTGTGTATTTAATTTAATTACTTTGTCTTTGTACTTTGGTATATAGTTGCCTTGATTATAGTTAGTGTTATTTGGTTTTGAATTTAACATACCTTGGATTAGTTTATTTTATATATAAAAGAAAATAGATTTCCATGGGTGAATTAGTAGATAGAGTCGGACTAAGAATGTTAGTTGATGGTGATGGGTTAGTAGATAACTTCAAAAACAATTCATTATACTTCTATGATAAATATCAAAAATCAGATAAAGATGTTAAAGCTGTTGATGTTAAAGATATTTATCCAGGTGGCTTTTATCACTTTCATTATTTAGATGATTCTAATTGGATGAAATATTCACCGGTATTTATTACCAACTTTAAGAAGATATCAAATCAAATAATAATATTTGGTGTAAATTTTAATTTTATTCCACTAGAGATAAGAGCTTACTTATTTGATAAATTTATAAAAGAAGAAGATTTTGATAAAGATAATTTATTAAAAGTTAACTACGAGGGAATGTATTCTGAATTAATTAAATATGGCTTTGAATATGCTTTAGTTGAGTATAATGCTATACAAATAAGATTAGTACATAAAATAAGTATGAATCTTGTTCCTAGATTTATAATGTCAGCACACCCTAAGAATAAATACGACCCTGCTAAGTTATTTGATATATGGAAAGCTAAAATAGGTGATAAGAGTAAGAGAAATCAAGAGATAATGAAATCAATGATAGATGATTTTTATGACGTTAAAGGTGAGATTAATGAGAAGTATGTTTTATTAAAAGACCATATACAAAGAATACAGAATAGTATGAAAAAATATGGTGGTGGATAATAATATATACACTATAAAAAATTAAAACTCTAAATGAAACATTTAAGAAAATTTGAAGAACTTCAGTATTCTACATATATGAAAGCGGCTGATAAGATGCAGTCTTATGGTCAAACTGGTAAATCAGAGGTAATGAGAAAACATGCTAAAGATATCTCTAGAAAAGAGATAGATGAGATGACATTTGGTATATTAGTTGGTAATGTAAAAGAGTTTCCAAATGCTAAGCTTCAAACAGCTAGACTTTTTAAATCAGCTTCTTCTTGGGTTTTACAAGCTATTTTTAATTCTAATGAAAATACACATAGTATAACTTGTAGTGTTTCAAATAAAGGTGAAATTACCTGGTCAAGTGGTAATAAGTTCATCAATAGAAAATCAGTTGCTAAATTTCAACATTTAGTTTTATTACTTGCTAACTACCAACCAGATTTTTTAACATTCTTAAAAGATAATAACCTTAAATCTGAAGATTTAAAATTAGTGTCAAGAACATTTTATATCTAACACCTAATCTGGTTCTGACTTTAGAGGAAGGTTAGAAATTTAATATATAAACGAAATAGTTATTTTAAAATAAATGGCATCTTATAATCAATTTCAAGCCGGCTCAGGTCAATCAAATTTCACTTATACAAATAGTGCTGTTGAAAATAAAGGACTTTTTAGTAGAATTTTAAGAAGTTTGTCATCATACGGTATGAACTATGATGATATGATTGTTAGAAACCAAGTTGGTATTGGTATCAACGAAGATCCATTTGCTGCTAGAGGAAACTCAATGTATGATTTCTTTTCACAAAGAGCAGTGGCTTCTGTTTTAAACAGAAAATCAATTCCTTATTTAGATAAAGCATACGCTGATAAAAGAAGAATTCTAAGAGAATATTCAATTAAAGATGAAATCAGAGATTTCGTTAGTTCTATTACAGATGAAAGTATTGTTTATAATGATGAAAGAGATTTTTGCTCACCTGCTGCTTTAGGTAATGACTATTCTCAAGAAATTAAAGATAAATACCAAGAATATTTTGAAAAAATTTATAATAAATATGGCTTTGGTGATAACATCACAGCTTGGAATATGATGAGAGATTTCTTAATTGATGGTTATCTAGCATTGGAAGTTATTTATGATGATAAGAAAAAGAATATTATTGGTTTTAATAGATTAAGACCTGAAACATTAGTTCCCGCATTTGAACCAACAATTGGTCACTTGTGGATCCAGTTTCCAGAAGATCCTCAATTAAGAAGAATCTTCTTAGACTCTCAAATTGTTTATATCTCATATTCAACTCAAAATGATTATTCAGAAACATCTTATGTAGAGGGTTTAATTAAACCTTATAACCAATTAAAGATTCTTGAACAAACAAGAGTAATGTTTAACATTATTAATGCTACGGTTTATCAAAAGTTTACTATTCCTATTAAGGGTTTATCAAGACAAAGAGCCGAAGAACAAATCGGTCAATTGATTAATGACTATTCGGAAGAAGTTGAATGGGATGATTCATTAGGTACATTAACTATTAATGGTGCTAAACACTTACCTTATAATAAACAAATTTGGTTCCCTGAAGGAGATGCTGGTACTCCAGCTATGGAATTGGTTTCACCTGAAGGACATAATTTGAATGAGTCAGATATGTTGACTTGGTTCTACAATGCTCTAAAAAGAGCTTCTAAAATTCCTTTCCAACGTTTTGATAAAGAAAATGGTGGTGGTAACTTAATCAATGACTCATCAGATATGACAAGAGATGAGATTAAATTTTATAACTTTATTAATAGATTAAGAGCTAACTTCAAAGAGATTATCGTTAAGCCGTTAAAACTTCAAATGTTAATTGAGTTTCCTGAATTAAAAGAAGATGAGGTTCTTATGAACCAAATTGATATTATCTTTAACTCAAATCAAGTATTTGAAGAATGGAAAAAATTAAATAATTTGGCTAAGAAAGCTGAAATATTTGGTACTTTAGTTGGTATTATGAATGGTGAAAAACCTTACTTCCATATTGAGTATTTAATTGATAACGTATTCAAATTAACTCCAGAAGAAAAAGCAGAAAACCAAAAATATTGGGCTAAAGATGCCGCTGGTGCTCCTGGTGGAGGCGGTGGTGCTGGTGCTCCAGGTGGTGAAGGCGGTGGTGAAGGCGTTGTTCCTGGTGAAGGCGGTGAAGCCGGTGGTGGTGAGGCTCCTGAAGCTGGTGGTGCTCAAGCTGCTCCTGAAGCTCAGGCGGCTCCTGAAAATCCTCCTCCAGCCGAAGGTGGTGGTGAAACCGAATTTGAATTCTAAAACATATTATAAAAAAAGCCTCTCAAAATTGAGAGGCTTTTTTATGCTGCTTGTTTTGGATAATCTATATAAAAGTATTTTATATTATTGTCAATGATTAATTGATTAATTTCAATCTCTACATTTGATTCTATCAATGATTTTAACAAATCACCCATATCAGTACTTAATGGCTTTATACCTAATGTTAGTTTTTCAACTAAGTCGTCTTTTATTATAAAGTGCATAGACTTTACATCAAAACAAGCTTCTTTTATTTTTGCTTCTTCTTTAATATTTGGTGTCATCATACCCCAAATCATTCCTTTGTTGTATATTTCTTCAATATCAAACTGAACTCTTCTTCCTTCTAATAAGTTAGTTAGTTTAATCTCTCTTTTAAATGAAATCCAGTCGCTAAAATTTTTAAGTATATCTTCATAATACTCTAATTTAGCATCTTTTAAAATGACATCATATTTATATGTTTCACTATTTAATGATAAAAGTCCCATTACAATAAAGTAAAATCTATTTGTTTTCTTTCTAAATCTACAGACTTAACCACAACTTTAAGAGCATCTCCTAATCTAATTTTATCACCAGATTCATTAGTTATTGTGTAGTTATTTGTATCAACTGACCAAGTTCCTTCTAAAGATTGATATCTAACCATTCCTTCGCACTTACTTTCAATCAATTCAACATACATACCCCAGTCAGTTACACCTGAAACAATACCATCAAATACATTACCTATCTTATCTAAAAGATATTCAGCTTGTTTATATTTAATTGAATCTCTTTGAGCCTTAGCCGCAACCAATTCTCTAGCAGAACACCATTTAGCTTGCTCTTCAATCTTACCTGGATTTCCTTGACCTGCTTTGTTTAAGAAATCAAACAAAATTCTATGTGTAATTAAGTCCGGGTATCTACGAATTGGAGAAGTAAAGTGAGAATAGTGAGTAAATCCTAAACCATAGTGTCCGATGTTCTTAATTGTATAAGTTGCTTTAGACATACATCTAGTAACTAAAGTCTCAATCATATTTTCTTCAGGAGTGTCTTTAATCTCTTTTAGTAAGTTATTAAGTGATTTTTTAATTTCAGCTGGATCATCAAAGATTTCCACATCATATCCAAAAGTTTTACAAACTCCAACTAAAGCATTTAACTTGTCTATATTTGGTGTGTCGTGAACACGATAAACATTTGCCCAAATAGCATCAGATAAAGTTTTAGCAACTGACTTATTAGCAAGTAACATAAACTCTTCAATTAACTTGTTGGCTTCTTTTTGTTCTTTGAAATAAACTCCAATTGGCTTTTTATTATCTTCAGCTAATTTGAATCTTACTTCAATGCCTCCCATTTCAATGGAACCTTCATTAATTCTTTTCTTTCTAATCTTTTTTGCTAGTGTGTCAAGTAATCTAATTTCTTTAGAATAATCACCATCTTTGCCTTCAATGATTTCTTGTGCTTCTTCATAAGCATATCTTCTATCAGAATGAATAACGGTTTTACCCATCCAAGTATTTAATATCTCACCATTACTATTCAAAGTAAATACAACAGAAAATGCTAATCTGTCTTCGTGTGGTTTAAGTGAACATATACCATTACTTAAACGTTCTGGTAACATTGGAACACATCTATCAACTAGATAAACAGAGGTAGCTCTTTTGAAAGCTTCATCGTCTAATTTAGTTCCTGGTTTAACATAGTGACCTACGTCAGCAATGTGAACACCTACTTCAATTTTATTATCACTAATAATATTAACTGATAAGGCATCATCAAAGTCTTTAGCATCAACTGGGTCAATGGTTAAAGTAGTAACACTTCTCATATCTTTACGAGACTTTATTTCTTTTTCAGTGATAGTCTCAGGAACTAATTGAGATTCATCAATAACTTCTTGTGGAAACTCAACAGGTAAACCATACTCAATCATAATTGAGTTCATTTCTGTATTGTTGTCACCTGAATTTCCTAGTATTTTTGTGATTTTTCCTTGTGGTGATTTAGAATCTTCCCACTTTGTTAGTTCAACTACAACCTTTTGGTCGTGTTCGGCTTTTAATCCGCCTTTAATATAAAAGTCAACTGGTACTTTATAACTATCAGGTACAACAAATATTGTTTTTTTACCTATTTGTACTCTACCGACATATTCAGTTTTAAATCTTGAAACAACTTCAATGACTTTCCCTTCTAATTTTCTTTCGGCTTGAAATATTTGAATTTTTACTTTATCTAAGTGTAAAGCCTTACCTGTGTTTTTCTTGTAGATAAAGATTTCTTTATCTTCTACTAATAAGGATGCGTTACCACTTGTCGCAAATTCTATCTGACCTTCAAATACATCCCCTTCTTTTAATTTTATCATATATGAGTATTCTATTTAAGAAACCTCATTTTGTTTATCTCTTTTTGATATATTATCTACACCATATTTCTCAATAAGTGTATTCTTCATCTTATTAAGTACTTTTTTATTTTGTATTGGGTAGTCAACTCCAAAGTTTTTTCTTAGGGTTTCTTTTCTTTTTACCTCTGAGCATTTTCTACAATAGTATTCTCCAAACTTGTTATCATATTTAACATAGTTCTTAAATATTACTTCTTTCTCAACTCCACATCCATCACACTTACATTTTATTTTATAATGTGATCCTTTTGACATTAATTCAATTGGTATTTTAATTATTTCACCAATTGCTACATCATATCCTAAATCATCATAATACTGATAATTTGATTCATTAATTTTTATCTCTATCTCTCTTGTTAGGATCATAAAAAACCGCTCAATTTCTTTTATTTATTAAATTTTATTCCTTTCCTCTTGAATCTATCTATAAATAATCCTAACTTTTATAAATATGGTTTTCCTTTTAATAAATAGTGTATGGCTTTTAAAAGAAAATGTACTAATTGTTTTTTTATTGGAATGGATGATCAATACTTTACAAATAATAAAAAAATTTGTAATACTTGTTTTGATTTAAAATCTGAAGTTAAAATAAAGAAAAAATTAGAATCAAAAATAAAAAAGAGTGAGTATCTAAAATCTTGGCGATTAAAAAATAAAGAATATCTGAAAAAATATTCAGATAAGTGGATAAGTGAGAATCCTGAGAAAGTTAAAAAGTACTCAAAAAAAGCGTATTTAAAGAACAAAGAGTCTATAAATGAATATCAAAAATTTTATGTAAAAAAAAGAAGATTGAGTGATCCACTATTTAAATTGAAAACCAATCTAAGAAATCTAATAAAGAATAGTTTACAAAAACAAGGTTATACTAAAAAATCTAAAACCTATGATATAGTTGGGATATCTTATGATGAATTTAGAGAGTATATAGAGAGTCAGTTTACAGATGGTATGTGTTGGGATAATTATGGAGAATGGCACTTAGATCATATAATTCCTATATGTTCTGCTGACTCTGAATCATCAGCTATTGATTTATGTTATTATAAAAATTTTCAACCATTATGGGCGGTTGATAATCAAACTAAAAGTGGTAAAATTTTATAGGTTGGAACGTCTAAAATGTTGATTTTTATTTAAAAAATCAACATTTTAGACGTTTTATTTTTACACACTCTTGAAACAAAATGCCCTGATAGATTACACTCGGTCTGTAAATAATCCACCTTTGATTTTTTTGAATAAATAAGGTCTTATATATACTCTATATTTTAAAAAATAATAAACTTAAATGAAACCAGTATTAATTATAGAAAATTCAACAAACTCTCTTATTAGAGAGAATAATGGTTCACAAAAGAAGGATTATATTTTAGGTGGTACATTCACAGAATTTGGTGTTAAAAACCGTAATGAAAGAATTTACACTGCTGAGAAATTTCTTCCAGCGTTACAAGAACTAAATGAAAGAATGAGCAGCTTAGGTGTTGTTTATGGTGAGTTTGATCATCCAGATGTTTTCGATACATCTCTTTCTAGAGCATCACACATCATTACAAAAGCTAATTATGTTAAAGAGTCAAATCTTGTTAGTGGTGAAATCAGATTATTAAATACTTATTGGGGTAGAGAAGCTAAGGCATTGGTCGATGACGGATGTCCTGTTTTTGTTTCTTCAAGAGCAGCTGGTATCACTGAATCAGATGGTACTGTTTCGTTAAAAAAATTATTCACTTATGATATCGTTGCTGATCCGGGTTTTGCTTCAGCTAAAATGTCTATCAAGACGCTTAATGAATCATTAGGATATAATGAAAACTCTAACTTTAGGATATATGAAATGTCCGATGAGTCCAAAATAAATCAACTATTTGATATGAACAAAAATGAATTTGTTACAAAGCAACAGTTAACTGAATATTCTCAGTATTTAGTTAAGGAATTAGCTTCTACTAAAAAAGAAGTTAAAGGTGCTCTTACTAAAGGTAACTTATCTCCAAAGAAAATGGAGCAACTTTTAGAGTACTATGAAGAGTTAAATTCAACAAATGCTCAAGTTGTTAAATATCTAGATTATTTGGCTGAAAAAGTACAAGTTATGGTTAATGAGAACAAGTCGTTAAAAGAAACAACTGACAAACTTATTAAGCACAATGACTATTTAGCTGAAAATTTAGAGAAAGCTGTTAACTACTCTGAATATTTAGCTGAAAACTTAGACAAAAATATTGAGTATTCTGAATACTTAGCTGAGAACTTAGATAAGAACATTTCTTACTCTGAATACATTGCTGAAAACTTAGATAAGAACATTTCTTACTCTGAATATTTAGCTGAAAACTTAGACAAAAATATCGAATACTCTGAATACTTAGCAGAAAATCTTGATAAGAATATTGCTTATTCAGAATATATCGCTGAAAACTTAGACAAAAATATTGCATACGCTGAATACATTGCTGAGCACGTTGATAATTCAATTGCTTACTCTGAATACTTAGCAGAACATGTTGAAGGTAACATTGCTTACTCTGAATACATTGCTGAACATTTAGATGATAACATTGCTTATTCAGAATATATTGCTGAAAATCTTGACAAATCAATTTCATATCAAGGTTTAATCGTTGAAAAGTTAAATTCTAAAAAATTAAACGAATCAATGAATGAAGAAGATGAGGAAGCTTTCCCATCATTACATGATGCTGGTTTTGAAGATGCTCACGAAGAAGAAGGTCATGAAGATGCTCACGAAGATGACGAAGAAGATTGTGGTCCAATGGGTCATGAAGAAGAAGGTCATGAAGAAGAAGCTCACGAAGACGTTCACGAAAATAAAGAAGAAGATGACGAAGAAGATTGCGGTCCAATGAGTCATGAAGAAGAAGGACATGAAGATGAAGAAGAAGAAAACTGGGAAGTTAAAGGTAACAGCGATTCTGAATTATCTGAGTCAATAAATAAATTAATTGAAGAAGCTAAAAAACGTAAAGTTTCTGAAAATAGTGATTTGAATTTCTTAAAATTCTTAAACAAATCACAAGTAGATAGTTTCTATGCTTTGTCTGATGAAGACCAAGAGGCTGTTAAATTTCACATAAGCGAAAGAAATTACTTCACATCTAAAGATGTGTTAAGCCTAATCGCAGAAGCACTATCATCTAAGAATGAATCTCTTGAAGAAAGAGTTATCAGATTAATGCCTGAAAACACTAAGGCTATCTGGAGTCAAATGAATGAATCTGCTAAAAAATCTATCTTATCACAAGCTAGACTTTACCCAGCTGAAGTTTTAATGACTGAATCACAAATTGAACATTTCTGGTTAACTAGAAATTTCAAGAAAAACGAATCTGTAACTAAAAAGTTAGTAGCTCATGAAAGTTTAATACAAGAAGATAAACTTTCTGATAATGACGTTACTGCGATTATGGAAAGATTCAAAAACATCTAATCTATAAAAAATCCACACTTACGAAAATCAAGTAAATAAAGGGTTATATATAGATCATAAAAAAAAATAAAAAATTATGTCACACATTAGAATAGACAAAACAAAAGCAGTTAAGAAATGGGCTCCTGTATTGGAGAACATGGGCGTTGCTGCTGATAGAGTTGAATGGATGTCAGAAATGGCTGAGTATCACTCAATCAATGAAAACGCATATGTAAATGCTTCTAACGTAGCAGGTATGGGTAGTGTATTGAATCCAGTTGTTGGTTCATTAGCTGGTAACCCAGGTAACTACACAAATGCTTACGGTAACGTAGCAGGTTCTGGCGACGTAGGTCAAAACTTACTTCCAGTAGCTATGAAAATCGCGGGTCAAACTATCGGTTTAGACTTAGTAGCTGTTAAACCAACTCCTGGTCCAAAAATCGATTTGTTATATATCGACTTCCAATATGACGATATTAACACATCATCAAATGAAAGACCACAAGTTTTCAAATTGACTTGTGATAACGTAGCAGCTATCGAAGCAGCTATTACTTCTGATCTTTCTGGTTATTCAATTAATCAAAGTCAAGGTGGTTTACAAGGTGGTAGAGTATTCTACGGTATTACTGCATCTAGCGTTTATAAAACAACAACTGAACCAGGTACTAAAACAAACATCGTTGAGTTCTTAGGTTTCTCTCGTGTTGATGGTTTACCAATGTTCAGAGCTTACAGACAAAATAACTCTACAGCAGTAGGTGCTTATAATAACACTTTTGACGCAACTAAAAACACTTTTGACCAAACTAGTCCAATAGTTTCTCAAATTTTAAGTATCTCTGGTGTAACTCCAACAGCTAACTCTAATAAAGCAGTTCAATTAGTATCTGCTCTTGAAGATCATCTTCCTGGTTTCTCTGCAAACTGGACATCTTCTACAGGTGCTGCTTCTGGTAACTACCCAATGGGTCGTCAAGCAGATGATGACAGCTATGCTGGTGTTATCGGTCCAAAAATTTCTTCTAAAACTGTTGCAGTTGGTACTATTGAAGTATCTTCAGCTCTTAGAAGAACTGAAATTGAAGATATCAAAGCTAATACAGGTATGGATATCGTTCAAAAAATGGAATCAATCCTTGTTAACGAACTTTCTCAAACAATCTCTAAACAAATTGTTGCTAAAGTATTCGAAATGGGTGATTTGAACAGAACAGGCGCTCCTGCTTCTTCTGCAACTGCTAACCCTAACTCACTTTCAGGTTGGACAATTTTTGACTTGGATACTGCATACGCATCTAACCAAGTTGGTGGTGAAACAACTCACGCTGTTCAACGTAAGTTGATCACTAAGATTGCTCACGCTTCTAACTATATCGCAACTGAAGGTCGTGTTGGTCCTGCTCAATACCTTATCACAAACGGAGGTCTTGCTGCCGCTTTACAAGATATCGCTGGTTATACAATTAACCCAGTTAAATCTAAATTAAACGGTCAAGGTCAACTTTATCCAGTTGGTTCAATCGGAGATATCTCTATCTATGTAGATCCATATCAAAGATACAACGATAATAGAATCGTTCTTGGTAGAAAAAACAACCCAGATCAACCAGGTATCATTTTCGTACCTTACTTGATGGCTCAGTCTATCTCAGTTATCTCTGAAGCTACATTCGCTCCACGTATGTTACTTCGTTCAAGATACGCTGTAACTGAAGTTGGTTGGTACCCACACAAGCAATACATGACTATTAAAGTTAATGATGCTGCTCAATTACTTAACTAATTTGAGTTACCAAATATTGAAAAAAGACCCTTTATGGGTCTTTTTTCTTTTTAAACAATTTTGAATTTAATATATACTTTATGAAAAAATACTTACTTATTGAGGTAAATTCTGATGATGATATCATTGTTAAGTACTTTGATGATTTAACTGATGTACATTCTTATGTTTGTCATGAGTTAATGTACGAGGACTTAGATATAGAAGATTTTAAAAATGACCCATATGGTAGTGTTGAAGAAAGAATTGAAGAACATGAGTCAAGTTTTTACTTATTTGAAGATGAAAAAGAATTATTTCATTTGATAATAGGTGATATAAAACAAGGTGATTGGGATAAATTTACAGATTTATGTTTAAAAACTATGAAAGAAAGTAAAATTATGAACTTTAAATTGTTCACAGAGGGTAAAAAAGACAAATTTCCTAATATTCAAAAAGTTGATATTGATGGATTTGTTGTTTATGTTGGTAAAGATGCTAAATCTAATGACCACTTAACATTTAATGTTGCTGATAAAGAAGATATATGGATGCATGTTAAAGGTGTTCCTGGCTCACACGTTGTTATTCGTGTTAGAGAAAATCTACCTGCTGAAAATGTTATAAAAGCAGCAGCACAATTGGCTAAAAAGAATAGTAAAGCTTCTAAAGATGATAGTGCTACTGTTGTTTATTGTCAAAGAAGATTTGTTAAGAAAGAACCTGGTATGAATGATGGTCAAGTTAAAGTTGATTATACAAATTCATATCAAATTGTAGTTTAATAATTAATATATACACTAATAAAATAAATTAAGAAATGGCTGATAAAAAATCTACACGAGTTAAATTTTCTGAAGAATTACATGATTTACTAAGAATCCTTGAGGATGATGGTAGTTATGTTGCTTTTGAATTACTTTGGTTAAATGAACCAGATTCAAAATATCATAATGGATTAGATGTTGAAGATGTTGATATATCCAAAACAAGATCTTGCTTAGATGTTAATATTAGAGGTAGAGTTCATCCTATGAAAATAGAAAACTTTATTAAATATTTTTTCAAAAATTATTTCCAATCAGATGTTGTTTTAGATTTTATTGAACAATATAACATATTAGCTGGTGGTGGCGGTGAGTTACAAGATACAAGAACTAAAATTATACCAGAACCTTTTAAATATAATCCTAAAGACGTTAGAAGTACATTTATTTCATTAGTTACTAAAACATATCCACACGGACATGAAGAAGAAGTTATGCAGTTTATGCCTAAATTGGATAAAGATTCTGTGGGTAACTATTATAAAATTATTGGTGAGAATCCAACAACTATGTTTACATCTCACTTAGATACTGCTGATAGAAAACAAGGAATCACTAAACTTCTTTCAATGAAAGACGAGAATGGTGATGAAATTATCTATACTGATGGTTCTACTATCTTAGGTTCGGATGATAAAGCCGGTGTTGCTGTTATGTTATATATGATGGCTCATAATATACCGGGTCTTTATTATTTCTTTATGGGTGAAGAAAGAGGTGGTATCGGTTCAGGTTTACTTTCTTCTGTGTATGATGAAACTCCTTATCTTAAAAATATTAAAAGGTGCGTTTCATTTGATAGAAGAGATGTTAAATCGGTTATTACTTCTCAATTAGGTAGAACTTGTTGTTCTGATACATTTGGTACTGCTTTATGTAAAGAATACAATGCTCATGGTCTTAAATTATCTTTAGATCCTACGGGTATATACACAGATTCTGCTTCATTTATTGACCAGATTCCTGAGTGTACTAACATTTCTGTTGGTTATTATAATGAGCATACTGGTAAAGAAAGACAAAACATTAACTATTTAGAGAGATTAGCTAAAGCAAGTGTTTTGGTTAATTGGAATTCTCTACCAACTGCTAGAAAGATAGGAATTGATGAGGAAGTTATCAGAAAATATGGTAGATTCATTAATGAGCTAAAGGCTACTCCAATGGGAATTGATATCAAAGTTATGGCTGAAGAAGGTGGTGGTACTGTAATTGCTTGTGATATGGAAGAGGGTTATATTGATGCAACGTATGAGTCACTGACAATGTTACAATTCTTATTAAATAAACATAAAATCAATCAAACAGTATATTTTGATGGTGATTATATAAAAATAGATTTATCATAATGAAACTTAAAAAATTCAACCAGTTATTTGAACGTGAAGGATTTGATGATATAGACCAACCTTTTGACGAAGAAGACGAATATTCAATTCCTGAAGAAGATGATTATGATCCAAGTAGTGATGATGATATGGAACATCTTTGTTACTTATTAAGACAAATGTTTAATAATAGCAATATTGATGTTAGTGTTGAGAATAGCGGACTGGATGTATCTATAACTGCTCAGTTTGATAGAAAAGAATCATTAAAAGATGTTATAAGACTATTTGAGATTGTTAAAAAGATTAAAAAAGATATTCTTGCTCAGTATGATTCTTCATATGAGATGTGGGAAACAAGATCTGGTAATCCTATGATTACTTTTGATTTTAATTTAGATGAAGATTCTGATAAAGATGGTGTTACTACTGGTGATAAAGATGATTATCCTTGGTAATATTTAAATAAATTTCAAACTTTTTTCTATTTTGAAATATTATATATATCTTTGTAAGATAATAACACACTTGGGGATGTTTTAGAATTGATTTGCGGATTAGTGGTAGTTATGCAGGTATCGGATGGTTAAGTACCCGATTAATAAATTAAGTGATAAATTTGTAAACGGCAACGTTAATGAAGTAGCAAGCAATGAAGACTTAGTATTTGCTCTACAAAACAACATGCTCTTGGTAGAAGAGCCAGCAACTGTCTAACAGCAGTTCCTGTAGAAAAATTCTCCACCTTGTATCACACAAGAATAAAATGGTGAAATGGGTTTTTGTTACTTATTAGAGTTTATCAAAAAAAGTAAATAGTTTGTGAGTTTAGAAAAATTTAACAAGCCTGTAAATGAATAATTATTAATAACTGAAAAAGACACGATGGGCAGTACATCGTCATCTCCACAAGTCCGATAGTAATATCGGTTTTTTAGACCTCACTTCCTGTGAGGTCTTTTTTATTTTATGAAAATTTGAAAAAATTATATATATTTGTGTTATGAAAAATTTAAGAGATAGAGTAGATATGTAAGTAAAAATAAACTTACATTATGTCTAAACACAATAATAAATACTGGTTGAGAGAAAAGCAATACCGTTCTTTACTAAGAGAGCGTGAATCTATATGGGATGAAACCACTTGGAGATACGGTCTTAGATCTCAACATAAAAGACTTCAAGAGATATATGAAATCTTAAAGCAAAGATTCTACGATGAAGAATATGGCTGGTATCAAACTGCGCCTAAACATTATCGTAAAACCTTGAACCGTATCCAAAGAGCTAAACAAAAACAAGTAATGCACAAAATTATCTCTGGTGAAGAAAACTTTGTTTTTGAGGATAGTTATAAAGATGCTCCTTGGTACTGGTAAACTTTATCCTATTCATTAATATAATAATTATGATTGATAAATTTGAAGGTCGTTGGAGATTTCTTTCTAATTTCTATGCTTGTCGTATAGAACACCAAGGTATTACATATCCTTCGGTTGAACACTTCTATGTAGCGATGAAAGTAAATGACCAACAACTAATTGATGGTAGATATTACACACCTGGTGATTTCAGAGAAATGATTGCTAGGATTTCTAATCCAGGTTCGGTTAAAAGAATTGGCTCTAAAGTTAAGCTAAGAAGTAACTGGGATGAAAAGAAATTAGATATTATGAATTGGGCCGTTCGTCAAAAATTCAAAGATGAATCTTTAGCTCAAATGTTATTATCTACTGATGGTCAGGAATTAATTGAAGGTACTTACTGGCATGATAAATTCTGGGGTATATGTACCTGTGCAAAGTGTTCTAATAAGGGTGAAAACCACTTAGGTAAGATTCTTATGCAAGTAAGAGAAGAATTAAAATTAGCACATCAAAAACCTTCAATAGAAGATATAATAAAAGATAAAAATAAATTAAATTAATTTATTTTTTGATAGTAGGTTAAATTACTTCGGAGGGAAATGGTATTTTTTTATATATAGTATATGAGAAAATTAAAAGACCTATCTGATATTGAAAAATCAGAAATTTTAAATCAAAGAAAACTTGGAACTACAGAAAAAGAAATATCATCTAAATTTGATATTTCTTTAAGGCAATATTATAACTTATTGAAGCTAAATAACGTTGAAAGAAAAAACAAAGTAGTTAGGTATAATTTTGATGAAGATTATTTTGAATCTATAGACACTGAAGATAAAGCTTACTTTTTGGGATTTATTGTTGCTGATGGTTGTATTAGTGATAAGACAAATACTATTAAGATAATACAGAAGGAAATTGATATATTATATGAATTTAAAAAGTATATTAATTCAGACGGTGGTATATTTACATCAAAAAATAGAAATATTTCAAGCTTTAGTGTATCATCTGCTAAGACTAAAGATGATCTTGAAAAGTTGGGAATACATTCAAATAAAACAATGGTTGTTAAATATCCAAGTATTCCTGATAATTTACAAAATCACTTCATGAGAGGTGTCTTTGATGGAGATGGTTGTATTACATTGAGAACAGATAAAAGAGACAATCAACAAAGAGGACAAGTAAATATATGTTCAGGTAGTTATGATTTTATAAAAGAATATTATGATAAATTAGTATTATTTGCTAATTTATCAGGTAGGAATAAAATAAGATGCCCTAAAGGAACATATCATGTGGTTGACTGGGGTGGTTTATCAGATGTTGAGAATATTTATAATTTTTTATATAAAGACTCAACTATATACCTCAAACGAAAAAAAGAAACTTTCGAAAAAGTAATTAGTATAACTAAAGATAAAAATAAATATAGAAAATAATATGGCATGTATAAGTTATTTTGGTGGCAAGAGTTCATCAGTATTCCAAGAGTTTATTAACTCAAAAATCCCTAAAGATGGTACTATTAAAACGTATTTAGAACCATTTTCTGGCTCAATGGGAACGTATATGGACGACCCAAAACTAAAGTTTGATGTAGTTATCTATAATGATAAAAATCGTCACCAGGTGAACTTATATAAGTGTTGTGCTCAACCTGAAATCTTTGCTCAGCATTTAGAGAATCTTAAAAATACTTTACTTCATACAACTGAAACTGATCCGTTAAAAAAGTGGGATTTTTACAAAGCTATTTACAAAGAGTATATTAAGAATGATTTCTTAGATGACATGAACTTTGAGATTGGTGATTACGAAAAAGCGGCTATCTATGCTTTCTTAATTACTTCAGCTCACAATTCAGTTTATCCTCGTGGTGCTGGTTTTAATGGTTATAAAAAAGATAAAGACCGTTTGAAATTAGAAGTTCTTATTAAGAAGTTAAAAAAGAATGATTATACAGATAAGTTAAAATCTATTACAGAATATCTTAATATTGACTTTGAAGAGTTGATTAATAAATACGACGCAGAAGATACTTATATGTATTTAGATCCACCATATGCTCGTTTTGATGAGGCTAAAGGTGAAGATGATGCTAAAAGATTGTTCTGGTATGGTGCAGATAAAGATGGTATGTTTGGACCAGCTTCTCATAGAAGATTATTAGAACTAATTAAAAAATCCAAATCTCGTTGGTCATTATCTTATTACTATTTTCCTTTGTTAGAAGAATTGTTACCAAGAGACCAATATATCTGGACTGAAAAAGAAGTATTTAGAAGTTCAGCTCAAGGTGGTAATAACTCAGATGGTAAAGGTGAACAAGCTAAAGGTGTTGAGTTGTTGATTATGAACTACGATCCAGCTACTGGTAAAAAATTAAACATTCAAGATGGTGTATCCGTTACCGAGACAAAGATATAAGCATTATAAAGGTGGTACTTATGAAGTAATTACTTTAGCCACTCATACAGAAACAGGGGAAAAGTTAGTAGTCTATAAGTCTATTAACTTTGGCTCTATTTATGTTAGACCTTTGGATATCTGGAATTCAACATCAGAAGATGGACAAAAAAGATTTGAACTTATATGAGTAATATAGTTGATTTATTTAATAATAACTCTAAAGAGTTTATTGTCACCCAGCGTTGGATGGTTGAAAATAAAAACCTTACCAACTTTGAGACTAGGAAGTTCTCAGTTCCGGTTTTAACATCAGAAATGAAAAATGAATATCTTAACATGGATATGACACCTCATCTAATTAGTGTTATTAAAAAAGAAATTAGTCAAGATGTAAATAACTTATTTAATAAAAAATTATTTACTACTAATAAGTTTGATTATTTAGATTTAAGACCTGATGGTTCTTTAATGACAGGTAGATTATATCTTGAGAAATTGGTGAGTTTGATACTTAGTAATAATTACAAGAATTTAATTACTACTATACTTATATCTTCAGAGTTACAAGATAGTGCTTTTTTTTCGTCTTATATGACAACACATGACTTAAAGACTAGTGGTTTGCTTGAGTGTTATGGTAAATTGGGTAGTGTTGAAGTTTATGTCGACCCATATATGAGGTATAATGATGGAAGAATATGTTTATTCAATGAAGTTGAGTTCAATATAGGCGAAATGAAGGCTTATGAGACTACACAAATTGGCTCCTTGGTTCCTAGAATTATTATAGAATATGATATTGATTATAATGTGGGAGATTCAAAATTAATCTTTGTTATTGAGAATGAAAAATCTGAGGCATATATGCAGTATAAATCTCTACAAAGAGATATAAAAATTGACAACATTTTAGATGGCGGCACTACTTCCTAATACATTTCAAGTTACTAATCCAGGAGGATCAAACGCAATGACTGTTGATCCGGATGGTAATACAGTTATAAATAAACTGGTTCTTTTAGATGAGAAAACTGGTAATAAATGGCAAGTTAAAATATCAGATGGTGAATTGGTCGTAGAACCACTAGAATTAGAAGATAAAAGAGAATTTAAATTAAATGAAATACTAAAATGAAAAAGTACAAAGTTTCTATATATGGATATGGAGCAGAAGTAACAATTGGCTCTGTAACTGAAGAACAAAAATTACTACTAACTAATCCTGATAAAGAATTGGTTGATTGTGTTCTTGAAGATTTAGAAGATTGGGGTGGATGGTATGAGATTGATAATCAGTACCATCGTTGGGGAGCCGCTGGTAATTTTACTATTCTTATTGAAGATGAAGAAGGTAAGATTTTGTATAAAATTGATTCTGAGAATATTCATCAATTTGATACAGATGATTTTGAATTAGTTGACTATGAGTGTATTGAAGTTGATGAATCTCAAGACTTATTAATGTGTGTTGCTTATGAAAAAGGTTCTTTCTTTGAAGGTGATATTGAAACTGATGATTTTAATATTTCTAAATTGAGAATTAGAATTGACGGTGAGATTGGAATTGATGAGTGTTACTATGGTGATATGGTTCGTGGTGTTTACTATGATGATGAAGAAGTAGATAACTATGGTGGTAGCACCGATGGTAAATCATTTGAAGTTTATAAGAACTTTTAAAAAGAAAAAACCTCAGAGAAATCTGAGGTTTTTTAATTTATTAATATTTTACATCCAACCACCTTGTTGATTACCATGTGGATTTATTTCTTGACCATCCACCATTAAGTGAATTTCACCACCAATATTTTTTAGAGCGTTTTGTATAGCTTTAACAGCATATCCTTTTACAAGACCTTCTCCCTCAATTGAGATGTTACAAATACCTGGTGAGCCACCAAATTCTTCGTTAGTACCTTCTAACTCTTCAATTGCGTCAATTTTATCTTCAATCTCAGCTGGACTTAAATCGTCCATTTTATGAGTTACTTTATTGTACTTATATCTTGAATTAGCAAAATTCTTTTGATGCTCATCAGAATTTGGCTTGTTTTGTCTGTCCATTTTCTTCAATTCTTCTTTTTCAGCATTAGGATTAGCCAAGAAGTCCTTGAAGTTAACCACTTTTCTATTTACATTGAAAGTTGGTTGGTTATCTTTATAGGTCATTTTATAGAATTACTTTTTTGTATATATTAATTATCAAATCTCATTTATTTTATTTCAGAGACTCGGTTTTTTATATATAACTATGATAGAAAACAAAAATCAAAAAATAGTGTATAATAAAGACATGAGTAAATTAGTAACATTAAACGGAAATAATGACCAAGAACTATTAAGTTCAATTTTCGACAATGAAATTGTTGTATTTGAAGATATTCAAGGGTCAAAGATATGGGTAAATTGGAACGGTAAGGAATTTATTATTAAGCCAAAATCTACAAATAATGACCCAATTAATCTTATTGATATGGCTATTCAAAATTATTACAATCCGGGTATTAAATACTTAGAGTCTTTAGATACAAGAGTTAAGTCATTATTGAATAAAAAATGGTGGTTTTGTTTTGAGTACTTTCCAGATGAGCAACCAGCTAATATTGAATATTCAAAAGTTCCTAAGAATCATTTAGTTTTAACAGCTATTAATAAAGGTGGTAAATACGACTTTAGTATTGAAGAGTTGGATGAGTATGCTAGATTGTTTGATGTTGATATGTTACCTATAGTTTTTCAAGGTAAGTTAAATGAAAGAATGATTGAAGCTATTAAGTACTTTATTAATACAAGTGAAGATGATTTAGAGTATGTATTTGGTGAAAAGTCATTTTCTTTTTTCTTCTATAAGATATTAAATCCAAGTTCTACAAATTCTTTTTTAATGGATGATGAGAATTATCAGTCAAATTTAGAAAAGTTAATTGTTAGAACTAAAAAAGGTGATATTTCATTTGAAATATTAAATCCTTTATATAAAAGATTGAGTGATAATAACTCAACTGATTTTGTTGAAATTTATACATTGATATTAGTTAACTTCTTAAATTTCTGTCAGTCATTTAACTTAGATGAGATTAAGTTAAAAGGTGAAAAAAGAGACGAGGTTTATATTTACCTAATGTCTAAGTTATTCAATGTTTATGTATCTGAAGTAAAACAAGATTTATTGGATTTTGACTTTGTGGTTCCTGAATTTTTTGATAAAGAAAAATTCAAAATCAATACAGAATTAATTCCTAATAAATTAACTAAAGACTACATTAAAGAGTCTGACAAGTTAGAATATATTTTTAAAGTTGTTCTTGGTTCATTTAACAAGAAAAGAAAAAAAGCCATTGGTGTATTTACTGATAATACCGTTATTTTATTTAATACGTTTGTTAATGATATTAACACTTATATTGAAAAGTATTTAAATAAAGTTCATGAGGTTGAGCTAACAAGAGCAGGTCTTTTAGATTTTGGTGATTTCTTTGAAATTCAATATGACCAAGATTCAGAAGGTGATGTTTATCCAGATGTTTATTCTGAATTTGAAAAAGGCGCACCAGAGCAAAAGAAAAAAGGTAAAGGCGGTAAAGGCTTGCCTGTACCAGAAAGTCCATCTAAAAAGTAATGAAGTCTATTGATCTTAATATAAACTCTGTTGAAGTTAAAACCAGTGTAAAATCTATTAAATCTACTTGGACTCAACAGCTAGCTTTTGATTTAGAATCATTCCATGGTGTTGATATGAATGAGTTTGAAAGAGTTTTTATTAGGGAAAAAAGAAAAAATGATAGAAAAAAATCTATCAATAAAATCTTCCAAAATTAAGAAACATACACTTTAATTTTCATATAATTTGTATGACGGTTTCAAGTGTAATTAAGTTAAGTGATATAGAATCATATTCATCAATCAAGAAGAATTTAGAAGGTAAAAAGTGTAGTTTACAATTTCTTCCAATTTCGTTAGAAACAATTTCCAAACAAAAGAATTTTACTTATAAAGGCCAAAAGCTGAAGTCAGCTTATTTAATTGATATTATTCATAATTTAATACTAAAGTATTATTTTAAGAAGGATAATAAATTTCACTTAATGTCTCCTATTCTAAAGGAGAAGTATGGCTACTTATATAACTATTATATGGACTTCCTTATAGATAATGGCGTTCTTGTTTTATTATCAAAGCATCAAAAAGGCAAAAGCTCAAGAGTATATGCTATTAGTGAATATATTCTAAGAGGAAGTATTATACGATTCAATAATAGTGATAAAGTCTTATTAAAGAAATATAAGGCAAAAGTATCTCAGATTGAAGAAGATAAAATGGAAAATTCCTTAATAGATAATGATATCAAGATTAAATTAGTTAATGACTTATTTAAGGTCCAAGTTCAATTTGACCGTTCTATATTTTACTTAGATTCATTAAAAGGTGATGATGTTGATATCTATAATAGAAATAGATATTCAGTAGAATGTATTAACGACAAACACATATTTTATCACTTTGATAGTTATGGTCGTATGCACACTAACTTTACCATCTTAAAATCATTTATTAGAAAGAATTGTTTATTGATTAATGGTGAAGAAACCGCAGAAATTGATATTAAAAACTCTCAACCACTTTTCTTAACTAAGTTAATACAAGATTCTGGGTCTAAATGGGTTCATAAAGACGAGTTTGAGTTGTTCAAAAGTCTTACAATAAATGGTACTTATTATAATTACATAATGGATCATCTTGGTACAAAAGATAGAGGTATGGTAAAAGAATTAACTTATAAAGTTCTTTTTGGTAGAAATGGTGTTAATAGTAAAGCTGATAAGATTTTTAGTAGTTTATTTCCTACAATACATTATTTTATTAAACTTTATAAGAAAGAACATGGTGATTATAAAGTGCTAGCTTATGAGTTACAAAAGTCTGAAAGCAATCTTGTTTTCAATAAAATAATTAGACAAGTAATGACACTTTATCCAGAAATAAATTTAGTTACCGTTCATGATAGTATAATCATGCAAAAGTCTTACAGGGATTCGGTTTGGGCTATATTTCAGACTAAACTTTATGAAGAATTTGGGCTTATTTAAGTATTAAAAAATTATATATAGTTATATGGAATTCAAACAATATCATTTAAAATCTAAATCAGCAAAAGAAACATTTGCTAAATATATGGCATCTAGTTTAGAAAGTGCTATTGAATATTTCTCAAGATTAAAAAGATTGCCTGTCCAGGATTTACTTGAAATCTATATTGTTACAGATCAAGTATAATATTTTAATATATACTTTATGATCGGATTAGAACACAAAGATGCTTCTTTTATTTTACTTTCTTCCACAAGGCTTGAAGATATGATTTCAATTCTTTATGCTAAAGAATATCAAATTATCCCTATAAAGGGTTATTATAAAGGTCAATACGAGGATTCTGTTATGGGTTATGGTCGTGTTGATAATGATACTCTAAGAAATGATGTTCTTTTCCTATTAAACCACTTTCATGAAGAGTGCGCTATCATTAAATATAATGGTGAAACTAACGCTAAAAAGATATTCAGAGATGGCTCTGAAAAACCAATGGGTATTGTGATGTATAATACAGATGCTGATAACATGTCTTATTTATATAATGGTACATCATTTTCTTTTGTTGAGTCAAAAAGATATTGGAAACCAACTAAGAAAGAAGATTTCAGAGTTGGTATGTTAGTTGAGTATTTTAATAATAATAAGTGGTATGAAAAGCTTGTTGAAAATCCTAGTGATGAATATGAAAAGCTTTATAAGTTACTTATAAAGTATGATAAAGTTAGAGTAGCTTCTAGATAATTTCAAACCAATTTATACACTTTTCAAAATTTGGTGTTTCTTTTAAGAAATATCTCATGTCATTTGGACAATTTATTACATTTAATCCATTATCAGTTTTCTGAACATTTCTCATCATAATAATCTTATTTGATTTAATATAAGGAGAAGGTATAACATTCATACCGTTAATATTTCCAGTTACAACACCGTCATTACTAGAAACCATCATTACATAAGACATAAGAAGATATTTATAAGCATCTAAACCAACTATAATAGTATTAGCTAACCCCATTCTACTTGTAGAAGCTATTAAATTACTAATCATTGATATTCTTGTCATAATTCTTTTAGATTTAGACATTTCATTTTCATAATCAGTTAGATTTCCATCTTTTATATAACTAATATTTAGATTTTGTGGAATATTCATAGGATTTGATGTTAATAATTCTAAAGTATTCATAACATCTGTATAAATATCTGTTAAATCTAAATATGTTTTACCTTGTACATTAATAGAATTAACCTTAGGTGATATAGTTGACATATATCCTTCATTGTCTAATGAGTTTAAAAACGGTTCTCTATTCTTAAACTCTTCTACTTTACCATCTACAATAGCATCAATAGCAAGTTCTCTATTCTTTCTTTTTAACTCTCTTTGATACTCTTCATTTGGAGTTTCTTCAAAATCAATATACATCATCAATGTTTGAGGTTGTGATGGTTTTGTAGATTCTACATAGTTACAGATTTTTTCTAAATCTTTAGATGAAATTATCATACTTATTCTTCATTCCAATTTTTGGCAATTGGTTAAGAATAACCTTTTGTAATTGTGATTTGTCCATATTGGCAGTTGTGTTTAGTATTTGTAAGTTTCTTTGATACCATCTTGTATCTGGTTGAACTTTTTCATGATAAAGATGAAAACAACGAGCTTGTAATTCTGTCCAGGTTAAAAAGTTTTTTACTTTTAATGTTTGAAAATCATCTTCTCCACCCCAACCAATAAAGTCTTCATTCCAGCCTGCAATTCTCGTAATAGCATCTCTTCTAAACATAGCAATACCACCTGAGATATTAATTTTTTGATTATCATTTTCACCTCGACCAGGTCTGTTGATTTGAATCATTTGCTCAAATGGTAAAGTGCTTTCTTGTTGTGTTAAATCAACAACTGAGTGATAAGGGCTAACCATTTCATATTGGTTTAATTCATTCAAGCCTGTGATAAATTGATTTGGTTCCATGATTAAGTCAGAGTCACCAAATACAATGATATTTGAATTAGCATTTTTTATAGCCACATTGAATGCCCAAGAACGATTGTAAGGCATATTTGATCTTGTGAATATTTGTTTGGCTTTAAGATTTAGATGAGATATTTTAGAGTGTTTATCTTGTTCTATAAGAAGAACTTCAACATTCGCAAACCCATTAATCCAATCGAGAACCCTTCTTAGATTTTGTAATCTTTCGGGATTGTGTCGATAACCTATAACATAGGTGAAGGAGTAATTTGACATTATGAATATTATTTTTTATTTATATCAAATACTCTTCTTTTGTTTACTATCAATTTTTATTGATTTGGTAACTTTTTTATTTTTTTAATATACAATTAACATTAAATGTAATTAATGGATAAAAAAGTAGGAAGAACTGAAAGTATTTCTTTTCCAGAACTAAATATAAAAAGCGTTAATGCTAAGATTGACACGGGTGCTTATGGTGTTGTAATGCATGTGGATAATGTGGAATTAATTGATGATAAGTTGCACTTTTCAATTAATTCTAATACATTTGTATATGATAAATTTAAAACCATATCTGTTAAAAACTCTTTTGGTAAAGTTCAAAATAGATTTTCAATTTTGACTAAAATAGTAATTGGTGATTCAATATATAATTTTTATGTATCTTTAACCAATAGAAAAAAGATGAGATATCCTGTTTTAATAGGTCGAAGATTTCTTTATAAATTCAACTATTTAGTTGATGTAACAAAAAAGAATATAAATGATAGAAGTAAAGAGGTGTAATTATATAACTGGTAATCCTTCAGATGTTTCTTATGCAGTCAAAAAAATAGTTGACTTTTTAGAAATTGAAGGTAGAAACCCTCTTTTGCTTTATAAACCCTCTGAATCCAATATCAAGTACTTCTTGTCTACAAAAATAGAATTTAATAATCTTAACCAGTTTATAGAAGTTATACATGATAAAAGTAAGCTTTTCAGAGTAGATTTACTTATTTTTGATTTCTGGCATTTAAGTGTTTCATCTATTATTGAGTATAAGTCACACATAGACAATTTAGGTATTGACTATATAATACTCGCTAAAGAATATCATTATAAATCATCTGATGATGTTAATGATTTTCATGTTAAGTCTGAAAGAAAAGAAAGTTTTTCTAATGAATATTGGATAACTGATAAAATATCTGGATGGACCTCTGATCTTTCTGGTCTTACAAAATCCTACATTCGTAATAAAAAAATTGATGATATCTTTAATAAAGATTCTGAATAATTTGTATATTGTTAATAAATTATTTATATTTGTATAAATAGTAATATAATAGCAATATAATGAGAATTAGACGCAAGTTTTTACAACTTACAAGATATACTTATCCTTATGGTACAGAAGGATTTCTAAAGTCATATCTACCCGAAGGTACTAAAAAAGATGCCTATGGTAACTACTATCACCTGGTAGGAGAAAATCCAACAACTATGTTTACTTGTCACTTAGATACCGCTTGTTCAAAGCAGGTTAAAGTGAATCATGTCTTAGTAGGAAATACAATTAAAACTGATGGTAAAAGCATTTTAGGTGCTGATGATAAAGCCGGTATGGTTGTTGTTCTTAACATGATTGAAAATAAAGTTCCAGGGCTTTACTATTTCTTTATAGGTGAAGAAGTTGGTTGTATTGGCTCTGGTAAATTAGCAGAGAATTGGGCTAATATTAAATTTAGTAATACTATTTCCAAAGTTGTTTCTTTTGACAGACGAAGTGATTGTTCTGTTATTACACATCAATTTTATGGTCGTTGTTGCTCTGATGAATTTGCTGAAGAGCTTTCTTTTAGATTAAATTCAACTGGTCAAAGATTAAATTTAGAACCAGATGATACAGGCGTTTTAACTGACTCGGCTCAGTTTATGGAGATTGTACCAGAGTGTACAAATATTTCTGTTGGTTATATGTATGAGCATACTACAAATGAGTGCCAAGATATTGATTATCTTCAAAGATTATGTAAGGCTGTTTGTTTAATTGACTGGGAATCTTTACCAGTTGAAAGAGATCATACAGAAGAAGAATATGATTATGATTACTATGATGAAGATGATTATGAATATGAGGAGGTTAAGTTTGTTGAGGATTTCTACTCATATTTTTTGGTGAATGGTAAAACTAAAAAGATGTATATATCAAGTGATGTGATTGCAAAAGAACATGATATAATTTTTAATTGGTTACAAGCTTATGGCTATTCTGAATTAGAAAGTATTGACTGGAATGGTAACTCGTTACATGTTAAAACTAGTAATGGTGCTCAAGAGTTTGTTGGAAATAGAGTTGAACTTATGGAGATGATTTCTGAACTAAGTTCAGTTCCTATGAGTAAGATTAAAGAGAATTTAAATAATGATAAGTCGGAATTAGTACTTTAATAAAAAAGAGGACTTTAAGTCCTCTTTTTTTATCCTAATATCAAACCAGGTGTTTTATATTGTTTTTGAGATACAATTTCTAACATTTGGTTAGTTGATAATTCTTTTGGATTCCAACCTTTACTTTTAGAGTATTCGTTTAAGAATTTTTCTCTTAGTAAATTTAGTTCTTGTTGTGATAAACTTGAATTTTTGATTAATTCTGAATCGTTGTTCATAAAAATTTATTTATTTTTTATAATAGGAATAGGTATATAAAAACTTGAGCTAGTATACCAACTGACATAGCCAAAGTTCTTTTTTTATAAGATGTTAATGGCGTAAATGGTGGAAAAGTTTTGGACTCATCTGTCCATCTTTTTGGATAAGACCTTCCGTCTAATTTATTTCTTGTGTAATAGTAAGTTCCGTTATGAAAAAAGCTAAACATAAACACCATTGAGGCTACACTGAGTATTGAAATAATACCTAAGCTTAAAAATAAAAAACCTCCCATTGTTAATAAAACTAAAGCTCTTTGTAGATTAAATATTGGATTGATGTCAAAGTCACATACTCTTCTGCTATTATTTTCATAATGCCAGTAAAAACCTTCTCGTACACCTTCTGTTAGTGCATATCCAACCCAAATTAAATTTGATAATATAAGTGTAGTTAATATCATATTCTTGATTATTTATTGTATATATAAAATTTTATTTGTATCTTTGTATCATGTTAGAAATGAAAGGCATATTAGAATTTGACCCAGTTAACGTCACCAAGAAGCACTTAGCTCAGTCTTCTTGGAAGAGAACTGCTATGGTTCGTTTTGATTGTGACCTTTGGGAATACTATGCTTGGTTTCTTCAAAAAAGATTCAACTTAAAGTTAAATAAGCCTTTAAGAGGAACCCACTTAACTATCATTAACGATAGATTTGAATCTGATGAATTATATGCTCAAGCTCGTCAATTATTTCATGGTAAAGAAATTACCGTGCAATATGACCCTTCTAAAATAAGAGCAAATAATAAAGGTCACTGGTGGATAAATGCTGATAGTGCAGATGCTAGAAATATTAGAAGTGTAATAGGATTAGATCCTAATCCTTACTTTGGTTTCCACATCACTATTGGTTTGGCTACTCACTTGCAATTAGAACACTCTAAATATATCTTAGATCAATGTATAAGATTCAACCTGTAATAGATCATATTCAGAAAGCATATGGATTTGAAATTGTCCCTTGTTCAATACCAAGGGACAATTTTCAATATTTTAAAATGTTTGTTTATTTATTTATACTTGATAAAGTAAGCAAGAGGTTGTTCTTCTTTTTAAGAGATAAAGTTTCACCTATTAGATATTTAGATGAAAGACCAAATAAAGAACTTTGGTTTTGTAAAAAAAATTCAAATGGTAAAGTTTTAATGGAAGTTGAGATAAAGCCTATTCTAGTTTCAGCGTGTATTTATACAACAGATTATAAGAATATATTTAAACCAACCTGTGGAAATTATAAAGTAAAGTTATATTTACAAGGTCAAGGTGAAATAATGACTTTTCCTCTAAATCATATTAGAGGTATTGAAAATATAGATGCTCATTTTAGTGATGTTCTGGAGTTGAAAGAGATATTAAGAGATTATAAATTAAAAAATATTCTAAACTAATGGATGACTTCTTTGATAGTTTTAAGGGTAAACCAAAACACGATCATAAAGTCAGAGTAGTTCACTTTAAGAAAGAACCTTTTGATATTTATATTGGTCGTCTTCCAAATGGTAAATATAACAAATGGGCCTACCCAAAAGAACTGCGTGAAAGCTTTCCAGAAGGTACTCCTCGAAAAGTTATTGTAGATGCTTATGAACAATATCTTCTTTCTAATGAAGAACTAATGAATGATTTACATGAACTAAAAGATAAAGTTCTTGGTTGTTGGTGTAAAAATGAAGGTGGTGGTGGTAAATCTTGCCACGGTGACATACTTGTTAAATGGGTTAAGAAAACTTGTAACTAAAATTTGATATAATCAATATCAAATTTATATCAGATGCCAGAACTAGCAGAAATCAAAATAATGTCCGATTATATTAATCATCATAGTAAGGACAGAACATTCAAAAAAATATATCACGTTGAAAAGGGTAACATACCCGTTGACTCAAATCTAATTGAAAACTTCAAAGTAGAAGCTGTTTCTAATGGTAAAGAGTTAGTTCTAAGGGTCTATCATGATGATGCCGATCTTAAATTCTCAATATTTATGGGTATGTCTGGTAATTGGCTATTTACGCCAACTGAAAGTTGGTCTGATAGAAAGTTCACCAGAATGAGATTAGATACAACTGATGGTAACTCACTTTTACTTTATGGTCTTTATATGGGTCCTAAATATCGTTTAGGTGGCTTTACTGGTGTTAAGAGAGGCTTTGATCCAACTAAAGAATTTGATAGCTTCAAAAAAGAAGTTATTTCTAATTTAGATAAAAAGGTATTTGACAAACCTATCTGTGAGGCTTTATTAGACCAAAAATACTTCAATGGCATCGGTAACTATTTAAGAAGTACAATACTTTATTACTTAGATGTTAATCCATTTGAACAAGCAAGAAAAGTTATCAAGGATTTTCCTAATGTTTTAGACTTATGTAAGGATATTCCATTAATGGCTTATAAATTAAATGGTGGTCAGTTAGCTGATTGGAAGAATCCTTTTGATAGTGACTTTGAAGAGTTCAAAAAGTGGGTATTTTATCAAAAAGGCATTTCTTGTAAGGATAAAACAGGTAGAACTTTTTGGTATAATGAAAAGTGGAAAGATGATTGTCCATACTAAAACATATTTACAATAATTAATATAATAATTGATGTTTGATAAAAATTTCAATATTATACATGGTGATAGAGTGTCTGGTAGAACTCAGTTTATACTCACTATATCTAGAATTTTCAATGAGTCAGGTGTTAAACTTTTCTTTTTAGCTTGTGCTGGTGATAATATTGATAGTTCTCCTTTTGACGATTATAGAATAATAAACACATTTGATGAGGTTAATAATCAAAAAGTTATAGAGGTTATTAAAGAACTAACAGATAAAAAGAAATATAATTTCCTAATTATAGATGATATTGACTATTTACCAAAATCTTGTTTAGATTTATTATCGAATATAGATGTAATTAAAATAGCAACTTGTCTAACAGATAATTGTAAAAAATTACCAGAAGAATCAAACTTTTATAATATTAATGATGTTAGTGACTTATCTGATATCAATGATTTTATAAAGGGTATAATTAGAAATCAAAAAATAAATTCAGTATTAAAAGATGATAAAAGCAGATAAGTATTACATTGACAATCTTAAAAGAATTGTCTATGGAGATGGTGATGGTACTTGGGATGAAAATCCAAGACCAAAATATGCCGATGGTCAACCTGGTCATAGTAAATTTATAACCCAAGTTTTTGAAGAATATGATATTTCAAAAGGTGAGTTTCCAATTACTACATTAAGAAACACCGCAATTAAAACCGGTATTAGAGAAGTGCTTTGGATTTATCAAAAACAATCTAACTCATTAGAAGTTGCTAGAGAAATGGGTATCAATTGGTGGGATGAATGGAATGTTGGTGATGAAACAATTGGTCAAAGATATGGAGCAACGGTTCAAAGATATGACCTAATGAATAAGTTATTAAAATCGTTAAAGGATGATCCTTTTTCAAGAAGACATATTATGAATATGTATCAAGAGTCAGATATGGCTGAAACTAAAGGTTTACATCCTTGTGCTTATGAAACTATGTGGTCTGTTAGAAGAGTTGATGGTGATTTTTATTTAGATTTAACATTAAACCAAAGAAGTAACGACTACATTATGGCTGGATATATAAACAAAATTCAGTATGTGGCTTTACAAATGATGGTAGCTTCTCACTTATGTTATAAAGTAGGTAAGTTCTGTCATTTTGTTCAGAACCTACATGTTTATGATAGACACTTTGAAGCAGCATCTGAGTTGTTAAATAGAACACCATTAGATAAACAACCTATGATTGAATTAACTTCTAATAAGTCATTTTATGATTTTATGGTAGATGATTTTAGAATTATAGATACTGATGGTATTAAAAAAATAGAAAGTAAGTTAGAAATAGCTATATAAAAATATTTATAAAAATGGGAAGATATGATAATTTAGTTAGTCAGATTCAAAGTATAGAAGTTGAACAGATTAAAGACTGGGATTCTAATACTGATCCGGCTATGAAAATAGTAGAAGAACAAAAAGTCTATATTTGGATGAGGCTTTATCTAAAAGAAGAATCTAATGTTGAAATTGGTGATGATATTATGATGACTTATACACCAAGTGGTGAGAAGTTGGAAACTAAGTTTATTTGTTACGGTAAAACTGATATGGGTAAGGATCATGATGATGAGATTATTAACTATAATCCAGAAGATGATAAAAAAGTTCTTTGTTTAATGGTGGATCAAGAAAAGATTAATAAAGGAACTGATATACCATTTATTAGAACTTTATTTAAGAATTGCGCACACTATCAAGAACAATTATTTAAAAGAAGTGAATTACTATTCATGAATAACAGAACTGGTGAGAGTTTAGAATATTTTGATTGTGATTATTAAAAAGTAAAAAAGTGATTTTTATAATATAATATATACATTATAAAAATTAACAGATCTAATATGAGATATTTAAAAACTTATGAATCATTTCAAGTAAATGAAGAATTGTTTGGTGGTGCTAAATTACCTTCAAGAGAAGAATTGAAAAAACTAATGGATGAGGCTAGAAATAAACCAGAGTATAAACAAGCTTTTGCTAATTTAGATTCTGAGTTGAGTAAACTATCACCTGAAGCTAAGGCTGATTTAAAAGAACTTTCAACTAAAAGTCCTGAAGAAATTAAACAAGAACTTCCTGATTCAGTAGAAAAAGAAATGACAAACGAAAGTCTTATTCTTGAAGAAATAGATTGGAAAAATATTGCTTCTAAATTCTTTAAGGGTTTAGGTATCTTAACCGTATCTAGTGGATTGATATCATCTATAATCGCTGTAATTAAAATGAGTATTACAGGTTCTGGTTATTCTGAATTATTTGGATCACAAGCAGGTCACGTTGCTGGTATGGGAATGGTTACTATGTTATGTGCCCTTATTCCAATGGCAATCTCTATCTTATTAGAACCTAAAGAAGCACGTTAATTTTAATTAATTTAATATAATAAAAAAGAGTGAGAATTAATTCTCACTCTTTTCTTTTTGTTCTTTGTAGTATTGCTTAGCTAATTCATCTAATCCACTCATTTTTAATGAGAAATTAGAAGTAAAGTAAGCAATTACTAAAGCAAAGATATCAAATAAAGGATTTGCCATATCAGCTTTAAATCCAGCTAATAAAAAAATACCAAAAGTTATTGCGATTCCACAGATGTGAAACATTGCTTTGTAGTTGTTGAAGAAAAATTTCATAATTGTAGTGATTATTTTGTTTATTTATTACTCAACAAAGATATGACATTTTATTTAAAATACAAAATAAAATAACTTTTTTATAAAAATATTCTATAATTAGAGTAAAAATATAAAAATGATGAAATGTTAATTGAAACACAATATTTAACAAATAGTAAGAAATTAGTAGTTAGTTACGTTGATAAAAGTGGTGATATAAAGCTTAAATATTATAATTGGGACAATCCAATGAAATATGTTGCTTGTGAAGACAGCGATCCACTTAGACACCCTGAGTTTAAATCTTGGGATGGTAAACACGTTAAGCAAGTAGAAGTAAATCAACCTGATAGATATGCTATCTATGAATTTTTAGATGGCTTGCCTGAATCAGAAAAAAATGAAATCTTTGAATTTAATCTTCCTAAGATTTACTTTATAGATATTGAAACTGAAATCGTTGATGGTTTCCCTGAAGCAGCTGATGTTAAAGATGTTAATGGTAATGTAACTAAAGAAGGTGCTTCAACACAAGTTCTTTCTATCTCTATTGTTTATGATGATAAAATCATTCTTCTTGGTTTGAAAGAAATGCCAGAGGAAATGCAAGATAGAATTATCACTAATACTAATAAATACTTTGAAAAGTTTGGCACTGAGTATAAATTCAAATATATCAAATATGATGATGAATTTGATATGTTGTATGCTTTCTTTTATAAGATGATTCCTAAGATGCCTATCTTAACTGGTTGGAACTTCTTAAAATATGACTGGTTATATTTAGTAAATCGTTCAAGAAAAATTTCAAAATGGGCTAATGGTAAAGAATATAAAATTGACCCAGCTGTTTCTTCTTTAACAAAAAGAATGAACAAGATTTGGTCAACTGAATTTGAAGTACCGGCACATCGAATGATTTTTGACTATATGCAGTTGTATGAAATCTGTGATACTTCTATTAAAGTAAAAGAATCATCATCATTAGACTTCGTTGCTAATAAACTGGTGGGTGTTGAAAAGATTAAGTATAATGGATCTTTACAGAAATTATATGAAGATGACTTTGAAACATTTATGTACTATAACGCTGTCGATAGTGTACTTGTTCAAAAAATACATGATGCTCGTAACTATATCTCAATCATTTACGCGATTTCATCATTAGCTCAAATCAGAATTATTGACGTTGTTTCTCAGATGAATAATGCGTTAGGTTCTTTGGCTATTACAGAAGGTGTTTTAAGAAATAGATTCCGTAAGATGGATAACATTGTTCTTTTCCGAGATGAGAAAGGAGATGCTGAATCTACAATTGCTGGTGGTTGGGTTAAGGATCCTGTAGTTGGTATGAATCAGTGGTGTGTGACCTATGACTTTGCGTCACTTTATCCAACAACTCAAAGACAATTTTACATTGCACCAGAAACATTTGTTGGTCTTCAAGATGAAAAAGATAAATCTAAGTGTACAAATGGTAGACCAATTGATTTAACTAAGCACGTTCTTTGTGTGAATGGTGTTGTATTTGAAAAGAGAAAATCGCCTACTTTGCTTATGCTCGAAGATGTTTATGCTGATAGAAAGAAAGCTAAGAAAGTGATGATGGATAAGAAAGAAGATTTGAAAAAAATAATGGATGAGATTAAACAATTAGAAGCAGAAATATAATTTCTGCTTTTTTATTTTACTCTAATAGTTGTAAAATCCAAGTTAGGTAGTTTTTCCTTAACTACTTTAGTAGCTTTTTTGATATATTTAGCGTTGTCATCGTAAAATATAGCTTTAGTAAACCCTGTTTCATTTATTAACTCAACTATCTTTTCGCCTTTCCAAGTTCCTAGGTTTTTAGCACCGGTTGGGGCCATATGTAAACCGTACTTTGGAAGTTTTAGACCAAGTTGTTCTAATCTACTAACAATTTTGTTTCTGATAGATTCATCTCTAGCTGTAATTATACATTTGTTTTCAACTGATTTGTATAAATCAGATATTTCTGTTTTAAGAGATTTTGGTAAACTAATATCAGCTGTGTGAAAAGAATTTGGTGAGAATAGATATAATCTATCACCTTTTCTAATCCAATTAGCATATTCTTTATATTTGTGTTCTGGATCTAAAATATAGATTTTACCATCTTGCCATTTTAAATCTTTTAATGAGACACCTATTCTATTAACTGATTGATTTAATAAATCTTTGATTGTTATATCTTCTTTTAAATATTCTATTGCTAAATCTTCAAAGCTTGGGGAATTTACAAGCGTGTCATCAAAGTCAAAAATGTAAAATACATTCTCACTTGTAAAATCATTGTAGTTTTTAATCTTCATATTCAAAAAATATATCTATAATATCTTTAAACTCTTCACCAAAGTGTTTAAGACATAGACTATATATTTCTTCCTTCAACTCATATCCTTGTAAAAGTAGTTGCCCTACATAATTTTCTACATCATCCGTAGATGTGTATATGTTGAATTCGTCATAGTCTGGTATCATTAGCATAAAAAGAGAATATATTTTAGTGTATATATTACCAAAAACCTTTGAAAAATTGATTTTTTCAAACTATTTTTGAAAAATTAATATAATTTTTACAAAAAAGATCTAAGAAGTATGTCGTTGAAGAAAGACCTTGCTAAATACAAGCCCAGAACAGAACAAAGAGAAGCGTTAAATTTTATTGAATCAGAATATCAAAAGAATAAATTAAATAAATTTTTCTTATTAAATCTTCCAGTTGGTTCTGGAAAAAGCCATTTAGCATTAATGATTGCTGATTGGTATAAAAAGAATGTTAATAAATTAGCTAAAGTTGACATTATTACAAATAGCAAGATTTTACAGGATCAGTACTCTGGTACTTATGAATCTATTTCCGATCTTAAAGGTAAAGAAAACTATGAGTGTGAATCTTATGCTTGTTCTTGTGCTCAAGGGTCTGAATTTAATCGTTTGAATAAAACATCTTGTGAATCTTGTCCTTATACTTTTGCTAAAGAGTCTTTTATTAGTGGTAATATATCATTAACCAATTTTTACTTATACATACTTTATGCCATCTATAATCCTAAGTTATTAGAAAGTAGAGATTCAAGAGTTCTTATTGTTGATGAGGCTCATGAGTTTGATGATGTTATGTCTGACTTTATAACTATTAAAATAACTGAAAACATAATTAAAAGATTCAAGTTTGGTGGTGAATATGATATATTAAAAAAACTTAAAGATGTCACCACAATTAATCAATATGTTGAGTTTTTAAGATATTTAAATGGTGAAGTTGTTCAAACTCTTGACTCTATGGAAAAAGGAATGTCAAAGACACCAAGAAATGTAAAGCAAGATAAAAGAGATTTAAAAATCAATAAACTTATTGGTGGTAAAAACTCTGATGTTAAGATGATGCAATTGGCAACTGATTTAAGACAACTTCAATTAAAAATTGAAATTTTCTTAAAAGAGTATAAAGAAAATCCTAACAATTGGGTTTTAGAAACATACTATAATGAAAAAGTAAAGCAAAAAGAATTATCACTTGAACCAATTTGGGCATATGATTACTTAGATAAGTATGTTTTTAGTAACTATGATATGGTTATTTTAATGTCAGGTACTATTCTTGATAAGAATCTATTTTGTCAATTAAATGGCTTGGATGTAACTAAAGCTGTTTATTATTCAATTCGTTCACCTTTCTCGGTTAAGAATAGACCGATTTATTATATGCCTTTAGGTAAGATGTCTTATAAATCTAAAGAAGAAACTTTTAAGAAGTATGTTCCTTATATTAAGAAGTTACTTGAGAAGTATAAGAATAAAAAAGGCATTATACATACTAACTCTTTTGAATTGGCTAAATGGATTGAACAATCAATTCAAGATCCAAGATTGATATTTCATGATTCTTCTAACAAAGATGAGATGTTAAGGCTTCATAAAGAATCAGAAGAGCCAACGGTTATTGTTAGTCCTTCTATGGATACTGGCGTTTCTTTTGACAATGATGATGCTCGTTTTCAAATTATTGCTAAAGTTCCTTATCCATCTTTAGGTTCTCAAAAGAATAAGTTAAGACAATCAAATAATCCTGATTGGTACTCATGGAAAACGGTTGCTGGTTTAGTTCAGATGACTGGTAGACCGGTTCGTTCAGAGATTGATTATGCTGACACTATCATATTAGATGGTTCATTTGGTGATGTTATTAAACATAGTTCACACTTTATACCTGATTGGATTCAAGAGGCTATAAAAAAGATTAATATTAATACTACTGCATAAAAAAACCCACCAAATTGGTGGGTTTTTATTTTATATTAATTTTAATTATTTCTTTTTCTTTGCTTCAATTGCTTTTCTTAAACCTTCTGGTAATTTCTTTTGTGCTGCAGTTAAACCTTTTCCTTTAGATTCTTCTTTTTTGCCTTCTTTTTCTTTAGCTTCTTTAGCTGCTTTTTTCATAGGCTCTTTTTTATCACCATCTTTGTCTAAATCTAAGAAGTCAGGTTTAGCTTTTTTGCCACCTTTTTCTTCTTTCTTTTTTCCAGCTTTTTTATCTAAGTAAGCTTGAAAACCAGCGTTGATTTTTTTCTTCTCAACTACTTCGTCACCCCAAACTTTACCTTTTTCTTCTTCTCTTTCTTCTTCGTAAGTTTCATCTTCATGACCTTCTTCTTCGTCATCATCTTCTTCGTGATGATGTTTGTATTCATCTTCTTGCATGTCTTCATCCTCGTCAAACGCTTGTTCGTTTTCTTCAGGGCTAATCATAGACATTTTATTTTCTTCTTCATCAGAGAATCTACCAAGGTCGAAGTTTTCGAATTTTTTTAAGTATTTCATTTTAGCACAATAATTTTTTATAACATATATATTAATTGTAAAAGTCGGAATCTTATATTTTTTAGTTGTTTTGAAAAATATTTTTAATATTAATAAAAATGATAGTTTATAAAATAATATATACCTAATATGAATATTCAAAGATTTAGTGATTATAATTTACAATATGAAATGGCTGATGAATTCTTAAAATCATTTGATAGAATGGTTAAAGAATCTGAAGGTGGTTCATTTAAAAGAGTCGCTAAAAAAGTATTGTCTGACTTAAAACTTAATACTAGCCTTGTTTTAACTTTTGGTGCTGGTATTGGTGCTTGTTATCCAGTTGTTGAGAGTTTAATGAAAAATATGGGAATCGATTCTTTTAATTTATCTGAAGAATCTATAGTTCTTTTAACTATTTGTGCCCTTACTATAATTTATTTAGAAGAAAAGAAGTTCAAATCCTCTAAAGAAGAAGTACAATTAACTAAAGATTCTAAATCTATGTTAGAAGAATTAAAATTGAGAGGTTTTGGAAATGGGATTGTTAAAAAACTTATTCAAGGTTTAAAATCAATCAAAAACATATTTTCAATAATTGGAAAACATCTTGGTGCTGTTGTTGGAGGTGTTATTGATATGTTTGCTTATACATCACTTTTAATACCTATATTAAATGGTGTTATGGCTGTTATACATAAATATAATTTGAATATGGAAAGCCTGCCTCAAAATTTCTTAGGTTTAGCAACCGGTGTTGGTACAATTATAGCTAAGCACGGAATTGTTGAAATTATTAGCAGACTTAAAAGTAAATTTACTATCAATCAAAAAGAAGTTTTAGACGAAATAGAAACGCCAGTTATTCAGAAATTTGCAACATTTGGTGATTCTGAGAAGAAACAATCAGGGGATTTAATCAAGGAGCAGTAAGTTAATTTTAAACTTAGTTCTATCATTTGATATAATATAAAAATGAAAATGGTTAAATGACTCCACAACTAGAAAAGGTATTTTTTAATTTTATACTCAAGAACAAGAAGTACTTTGATATTGTAAAGCCTTACTTTTTTAGAAACTCTGAAATCCAATTTGTATATGGTGTTATTCGTGAGTACATGATTAAAGGTAACGATACTCAAACTCCGACACCCCGTCAGATTTTGGATATGGTTTCTTTAGAAGATAAAGAAGGCATTATTACAAAGGAGATACTTAAATCTATTTTACAGATTGATCTTAAAGAATATGATGAGAAAAACTTTATCGAACCTAAGTTTAATGCTTGGGTGCTTTCTAATAGATTAAAAACTGGTACCGTAGATATTATAGATGAAACAAGAAATCTTGACTCTATATCTGATTTTGAAAAGGCTATTGAAGCCGCTGATAGAATTAGAAGTATAGTTGATGAGATGTCATCTACCAATTTCGTACAAGATGATGATATGGGTTCTGACTTTGATGACCCAGAAAATCACGTTCAAGACTCCTCTAAATTTAAAGTAAAATGTGGATTTGAATCTATTGACCATATGTTAGGTGGTGGATGGGATATTTCAACTCTTAATGTTGTAATGGCTGAAACTAATAATGGTAAGTCATTATGGATGCAGAATTTTGCTTTTAAGGCGGCTGATATGGGTAATAACGTTCTTTATATAACACTTGAAATGAGTGAAAGAAAAGTTATGAAAAGGATTGGTGCTATGCGTTTGAGAATTCCTATTAATGATTATGATGTCATGTCAAAAGACACTGAAATGATTAAGAAGAAAATTCAAGGTCTTAGTAAACCAGATGGTGGTGGTACTGACTTATTTGAAAGAAAAGTTGGTAAAATCTACACTAAGTTTTGGGCGGCTGGTACAGCAACGGTAAATGATTTTGATAATTATATCCAAAAGCTAAAAGAAAAAAAGGATATTAAAATCGATTTAGTTATTGTTGACTATATCACTCTTGTAACAGCTGGTAAAGTTGCTGCCGCTGATAACCTTTACACAAAAGGTAAATTTTTAGCAGAAGCTCTAAGAGCTTTGGGTGCTAAATATAAAGTTCCGGTCATTACCGGTGTTCAAGTAGCTAAGGATGCTTGGAACTCAGCTGATATTACATTAGAAAGTGTTCCAGAATCTAAAGCAATAGCTGAAACTGCTGACACATTTTTTGCTATAATAAGAACAGAGGAAATGAAAAGACAAAATATTTATAGATTCAAACTATTAAAACAAAGAGATGGTGACTTCTTAAAATCACAAATCAGATTAAGTTTGAATCCTATTTATTTGACTCTTGAAAATGACCAGTTTATAGACCAATAATCGGTCTAAAAAAAATTAACAAAAACTCTATGGCTAAAAAAGTTAGAGATGAAGAGGAATTTGATGATCTAGAAAATGATGATGAAATTGAATCAAGTGAGGAAGTTTTAGAAGAAGATCAGAAAGATGAATCTGAAGATACTGATTTAGAAGGTGAAATAAGTATTAATGATGATGATGATGATGACATCGACCTTGTTATTGAAATAGACGAGGATGATCTTGATATTACTGAACCTGATACTGAGGTGAAGACAGAAGAAACCACAGATGCTGAAGATGTTGTGCTTTCTAAACATAAAATTGAGGGTAAGCACTCATTAAAATATGACTCTATCTTCAAAGGTAAAAAAGAAGATCCTTTAGATGAAGAAGATGGTAGTGGTTCTTTTGATTTATATCAAAAAGATACAATTGAAGTAGATAGATCGTCTAACTATTATTTTGAATCTATTGATAATGAAAAATATATTAGAGCTAAATTAGTTAAAGAAAAAGTATATGAAGTACTTGCTGAAAATACTACAATTAATTTCTTAAATAATCGTAGAAAGCCTTCTAGAGCTGATTTTAATCAATATTATAATATTTTGAAAAACAATCTTCAAAGTGAAAGCTTCACTAATGTTGAGTTGTTTAATGAATTAGCTGTTTATTTCTCAGATAATTTATTTAATATGTTCAAATTGTTAGATAAAAAATGGAGAAATCTTATAATAACTGAATTACAAGATCATATTGGCAGAACTACCAACTCCAAAGAAATTACTAATAGAAATATTTATGAAGGTACTGAGATTGAGTTTCAATGGCTTGATGAATTCTCAAATCACTACATAACAATCACTGGTGATGTTGTTGAAGTTGATTATGAAAATTCAAAGTTTAAAGTTAATTCTTATGAAAGAATTTATGATGTAAATCTTGACATGATTAGTAAGATCCTTAACAACACTAAGTTTAAACACAATCTAAATAAACTTAATAATATTGATTTTTTATAATTTTTTAGGGTGTATAAAAAACCTCAAAAAAACAAAATTATAGAATTTTTAGTAAAAAAACGAACCAATATATAAAAGACAAAAAAAATTAATAAAGTATGAACATAAAAGTAGTAAAAAGAAATGGGAAGAAAGAACCGGTAATGTTGGATAAAATCTTAGATAGAATTACACAGCAGACATATGGTTTAGATAAGTTGATTATCCCTTTTGAGGTAGCTCAAAAAGTAATTGAAGGTATCACTCCGGATATTAAAACATCGACATTAGACCAATTAGCAATGGAAACTGCTGCGGCTTTGGCAACAAAACATCCAGATTACTCAATCTTAGCGGCAAGATTAGCAATCACAAACCTACACAAAGAAACTAAAAAGAGTTTTTCTGAAACGGTTACTGATTTGTATAAGTATATTGATCCAAAAACTGGTAAGCACTCACCAATAGTTTCTGAAGACTTCTATAACATCGTTAAGAAAAACGCAGATGATATTGATTCAGCTATTGTTCACTCAAGAGATCATAACTTTGATTACTTTGGTTTTAAAACATTAGAAAAATCATATCTTTTGAAACTGGATGGTAAAGTTGCAGAACGTCCTCAATATATGTATATGAGAACAGCTATTCAAGTATGGGGTGAGAACTTAGAAAAAGTGATAGAGACTTATAATACACTATCAGAAGGCTACTATACGCATGCAACACCAACTTTATTCAACTCTGGTACAACAAGACCACAATTATCATCTTGTTTCTTATTAGATTTAGAATCAGATTCAATTGAAGGTATCTTTAATACTCTTAAAGAATCGGCTCAAATCTCTAAAAACGCTGGTGGTATTGGTATTGCTTTCACTAAAGTAAGAGCTAAAGGAACTTACATCGCTGGTACTAACGGTACTTCAAACGGTATTATTCCTTTCTTGAAAATTTATAATGAAACTGCAAGAGCCGTTGACCAAGGTGGTGGAAAACGTAAAGGTTCAATTGCTATCTATATGGAACCTTGGCACTCAGATATTATGGAGTTCTTAGACCTTCGTAAAAACCAAGGTAAAGATGAAGTTCGTGCTCGTGACTTATTCTTGGCTATGTGGATGAATGATTTGTTTATGGAAAGAGTTGAACTTGATGAAGATTGGACTTTAATGTGTCCTCATGAGTGTTCTGGCTTAACAGAAACTTATGGTCAAGAGTTTAGAGACCTTTATATTAAATATGAAGGTATGGGTAAAGGTAAAAAAACTCTTAAAGCAAGAGAAGTTTGGAATAAAATTCTTGAATCTCAAATTGAAACAGGAACTCCTTACATTCTTTACAAAGACTCTATCAATGAGAAATCAAACCAAGCTAACATCGGTGTGGTTAGAAGCTCTAACCTTTGTGCTGAAATTGTTGAGGCTACAGGTATTACAAAGACTCAAGGTGATATTTTGAAAAACAAAGAATTACTTACTAAATTAGGATTAGGTGAGTTTTATGGTCAAGAATCGGTAAATGAAACAGCTGTTTGTAATTTAGCTTCTATTGCACTTCCTAAGTTTGTTAATAAAAACAAAACTTATAATTTCAATAAATTGTATGAAGTTGCTTATGCTGCTACAATCAACTTAAACAATGTAATTGATGTGAACTTCTACCCATCACCTGCTGCTAAGTTTTCTAACTTATTACACAGACCAATTGGATTAGGTGTTCAAGGTTTAGCTGATGTATTCTTTATGTTAGGTTTGCCTTATGAGTCAGACGAAGCTAAAGTATTAAATAAAGAAATCTTTGAAACTATTTATTATGCTTCTATTAAAGCTTCTTGTGACTTAGCTAAAACAGAAGGCGCTTATGCTACTTATGAAGGATCACCTATCTCTCAAGGTAAATTACAATTCGACTTATGGGGTGTTACTCCAACTAAGAGATGGGATTGGGATAAATTAAGAGAAGATATTAGTAAGTATGGTGTTAGAAACTCGTTAACAACTTGCATCATGCCTACAGCTTCTACAGCATCTATTTTAGGTAATGAAGCATCTTGTGAAGCTCAAACTTCAAATATGTACACTCGTTCAGTTCTTTCTGGTACTTTTATCTTAGTTAATAAATATTTAGTTAAAGAATTGATTAAATTGAACTTATGGGGTGATTCTTTAAGAAAGAAAATTATTGCTGAAAATGGTTCTGTTCAGAATATTCCTGAAATACCAACAAATATTAAAGAAGTATTCAAAACCGTTTATGAAATTAAACAAAGGGATGTTATTGATATGGCGGCTGATAGAGGTGCTTTTATCGACCAAACACAATCAATGAATATCTTTATGGATTCTCCAAACTTTGCGAAATTAACTTCAATGCACTTCTATGGTTGGGGTAGAAGAAACTTCATCTTAAATGCTGATGGTACTCCAAACATTCCTCAAGGTGATACAATTGAAATCATTTATGATAAAGATGGTAAACCAAGATGTTATCGTGATAAGAAATCAAATCTTAAAACTGGTATCTATTACTTGAGAAACAAAGGTGCTACTGATGCTGTTAAGTTCACAATTCAAGAAGAACAAAAGAAATCAGTTGAAGAACAAATGTCTGAAATCAGTTGTTCACTTGATAATCCAGATGATTGTTTAGCTTGTGGTGCTTAATCATTAATAATTAATATTGAAAGAGATTGTAACAACAATCTCTTTTTTTATTATATAAAATAAAAAGAATAATTTTTATGAATAAAATTGAAATAGATGGTAAGTTAGATAAAAGCTGGGTCATTGAATTGATGGCTAATGGTTATAACACTTATGATATAGCTACAAACTATGAACTACCAGAAGAAACTATTTTAGAATGTGCCGATCTTTTAGATAAAGAAGTTCTTTTACAAGGTTTGAACTTTTCAGAGAGTTTTATAGTTAAAGCTATAAAGTCTGAGTTCTTTTCTACTGAAGATATTGGTGAATTAAATATGACAACTTATTCTAATTTATCAAAAGAGTTTATATCTAAGTATGAAAATTATATTAATTGGAATAGAATGATTCTTTATATTTCTACTCAATCAGATTCATTTGATAAATATACTGATATTATTGATAGTAAAGGCTTGTGGAGAGTTATAAGTGTTAATGACTTACCAATTGATTTTATTAGACAATGGAAAGATAAATTAGATTGGTCTTATTTATCAATGGTTAAATATTTTAGCGAAGATGAAAAGCTAGAATTTGCTGATTATATAATGACACCTGTTCAGAAAGATTTGGGTAGTGAAAGCCTTATTAATACTGATGATTTGAAGTTTACTGATAAGATGTCTGATGAAGAATTGGAAAATTTAATTTACGAAATTTCTAAACATATTGATAAATAAAACATATAACTTGTCTGTAAATAATCCACCTTTGAAAAAATTGAAATTTTAGAGGTTGATATATACTAAACAAAATAAAAATTGAATTTTTTTTTGAAGATTTAAAACTTTTTGAATCTTCTTATATAAAAGAAAGACAATTAAATTATTCCAGTAGTGAATTGAAGTGTTACTTCGCTAGGATTGAAAAAACACACTTTGATAACTTACTCTGGTCAACATAATTAAAACGCAAGCATAGCGATAGTTTGAGATACTTCGATACAAATATCAATTACTATGACAGCCAAAGTGCCGAGCCGACAGCAAAGCTACCACCGACAAGTGTCACACTTGTAGGTTCAATCTCTAACGAGTTTGGTAAAATGGTGAAAAGTCCGAAAAGCAACCACGTTAAAGGTCTAAGGAATTCAGAAACTTCCTTTAAATAAAGAACTGAGTGAGATAGTCACTATAACCATCGGCAAAGTTTCGGGAGAATTCTTTGTAACGCTTAGGCTAAATTTACTTGTTTGCGATAATTATAAAAGACCAGATTAACAGAAATGTTATCTGGTCTTTTTTTTTTGTAAAAAAATTAATAAAAATTAAAAATATAGATTATGTCAAAATTTAACACAACAATGCCAAAGGCAAAGACTTTAACTGAAAACTTAGCAGGTGGACAAGCTTATTCACAATCTGATGAATTGGCTTTGGTATCACTATTATTAACATCATTTGTTAATGACCAGTTTTATAGAAATGCTCAAACATCATTAGATGAGTTGAGAAGACTTTCTGCTAAAGTGAAAGATAAAGAGTTTGTTGCTAAGGCGGCTATCTTTGCTCGTGACCGTTTCGGTATGAGAAGTATTACTCATGCTCTTGCTGGTGAATTAACTTCACAACTATCGGGTGCTGAGTGGGGTAAAAACTTCTACGACAAAGTAGTTGTTCGTGTTGATGATATGACTGAAATCATGTCATACTACTTAGCTTATAAGACTTCTAAAGATAGTCCTAAGTTTCCAAACGCCTTGAAGAAAGGTTTTGCTAAGGCTTTTGATAAGTTTGATGGTTACCAATTAGCTAAGTACAAAGGTGACAACAAAGAAGTGAAACTTGTTGACTTGGTTAACATTGTTCACCCAGTTCCTACCTTTAGAAACAAAGCGGCTCTTGAGTCACTTGTTAAAGGTGAGTTGAAAAACACACAAACTTGGGAATCTATGTTGTCTCAAGCTGGTCAAGTAGCTGAGTCTGAAGAAGACTTGACTAAATTGAAGTCTGATGCTTGGTCTGAATTGATTTCTACTAAGAAGATTGGTTACTTTGCGCTTCTTAGAAACTTGAGAAACATTATCACTCAAGCCCCAACAGCTGTTAAATCAGCTTGTGAAATGTTAGTTGATGAAAAGTTGATTAAGAACTCAAGAGTTCTTCCATTCCGTTTCTCAACTGCTTATGAAGAAATCAGTAAGATTGGTTCTTCTAAAGAAGTAAGAGATGTTCTTATGGCAATTAACCAAGCGCTTGATATTTCTGTTGCTAACGTACCAGTATTTGACGGTGAAACACTTGTTGTTATGGACGTCTCTGGTTCTATGAGTGGTAGACCATCTGAGATTGCGTCATTGTTTGGTGCTATCTTGGCTAAAGTTAATAACTGTGATGTTATGACTTTCTCTACTGATGCTAAGTATATGTCTTATAATCCAATGGATTCTGTAATGACTATTAGAAATAGCTTCAGATTCTCTGGTGGTGGAACAAACTTCCGTTCTATCTTCCAGAAGGCTAACAAGAAGTATGACAGAGTTATTATCTTGTCAGACATGCAAGGTTGGGTGGGTTATACTAGTCCATCTGCGGACTTTTCTCAGTATAAAAAGAAATACAGTGCTAACCCATTTGTATATTCTTGGGATCTTGCTGGTTACTCTACACTTCAATTCCCAGAACAAAATGTCTTTGCTTTGGCTGGATTCAGTGATAAGGTTTTTCAAATAATGTCTCTTCTTGAAGAAGATAAACAAGCATTATTGAATGAAGTCAGAAGCATAAAAATATAATTATGCTTCTGGTTTTCTAACCTCATTATTTTCATGTCTTTTTATCCAATTACAATTATGACATAATATTTGATAAGTGTTATCGGTATCCGATAACACTTTTTTGTAATATGAAAAAACAGATGAACGACTTTTAAGCTCTTTATAACCACCTCCATTTATATGATCTATACATAAAGCTCTCTTGTCTTCAAATCCACATCTTGAACAAGAGTGTCCTAGTTTGTCAAATATTTTTTCTTTAATATCACCTAATTTGTCTTTAGACCATTCTTTTTGATATACTCTTCTATAATCCTTATTATTTTCCTTCCACTCTTTTTGTTTCTCTTTCTTTCTTAAAATTCTTTCAGGATTTTCCAATTTATCCTTTTCATATTTTTTTTTATTTAGAGCTTTAATTTTTTCTGGATTATTTTTTCTCCATTGTCTAATATATTCTCTTTTTTCTTCTATTGTTTTCATTTACTTATTATCATTTTTTATATCAATGTAGATATATCTACCTGATGGAAGTGTTTCTACTTTTATCCATCCTTTTTTAACCCAATTACTAAGAGTATTTCTTGTAATGTTGTATTTTTCCATTATTTCTTTTGCTTTCATAATTTATATATTAAATCAGAAAAATCATTTTTGTATATTTTTGTATATTTAATAACAAGGTCTTAATAAAATAATATATAAAGAAAATAAAAATGACATGAAAATAGATAAATTTAATGAATTTGTTAGCTCTGAAATATACACTCTTATAGAAAAATCTGAATCCACGCCATTGTCTGATCCAATAGCTATTTCACAAAGAGATTCCTACAAAAAGTTACTATCTATGGGTGATAAAGTACTACCATATATTTTAGAAAGAAAATCATACATATGGAATATAGCTCTTAAAGAGTTAACCGGTGTTGAACCTATTGGTGATAAGAGTAGTGAGATAATGGAATTTTGGGAAAAATGGTCAATTGAAAATGGTTATAAGAAGTGATATTGAATATTGGTTTCCTAATATAGTAGGTAAAAATTTTAAAATAATAAAATCTGAAGGTGATTTTAATTGTGTCTCATATACATTGGATATATATGATGGTTGGATGTGGACAAATACTGAAATTTGGCCATATGATAAAATACCCAGAGATTCAGGAATTAATGGTTTTAAAAATTTATATAACTTATATGGATATTTTGAGTGTGAGAATGCAAATTTTGAGGAGGGATTTGAAAAAGTAGCATTTTATTCAAAAAATGGATATCCAACTCATGCTTCTAAACAATTTGGTAATATTTGGCGCAGTAAACTAGGTCCCTCTGTTATAATAGAGCACGAAAAAAGTAAACTAAAAACCCACTCAATTGAGTGGGCTTTTTTAATCTCTAAAAATATAATCATCGATTGAGTTGGTTATTTCAATTTCATCTATTGTGAATTGTTTAGTTGTTTTATTATATGATCCTACTCTGTATAAATCATCATTAACGAAAACACCAACTTGAATATAGTCTTCATCATCAACGGTATCCATATATCTATCAAAGTCTATATTATCCTCTTTATAAATATCTCTAAGTCTTTTTAATCCAGCTAAATATTCTTTATCTTGAAAATTAATATAATCTGTATAAGATTTTTTCAATTCTTCTGTACTTATTTCATTGCTAATAAAATATATTTCAAAAGTATGAACAACTCTTTCATGTCCGTTTGTTTTATCTATATTATATTCACTTTTTTCAAGTTTTAATCCTTCTTCTTCAACTCTATCTATCATTTCTTCTACAGAAATTTTAATAGTATTTAGATTTTCAAGAACCTTATTGAAATTATTTTTACCTGGAACTAAACTGTATTGAATTTGACAAGTGTAAAGTAATCTATATTTTTCATTATCATCAACCTCAGTATTAACAGCATGACCTTTTGAGTCAATTAGATATCTGTAGTTATTAACTCTAGCAAAGTCTTTGACATCAACTAAACTATCATTGAATATATCGGTTGATATAGCTTTAGATTTTATGAAATCCGAATATTCTTGAGATGTTCCAAAAGACTCTTTAATAAAGTCATTATACCTCTTTAATCTCATTTGAATGATTGATTTTTTAATATCATTTTAACATGAGTCGAATGAGTTAAATCTACATTAAAGTCTCTTTTTACTTCTTTTTTCAAATAAGGTAACACAAAATCATCTTCATATTGAATTGAATAGTCAGATGGTATTTTAGACTTTAGTGTTTCTAATGTTATTGGTAAATAGTTTTCATTTACTTCTCTTTGCCAGTTGTCAGTATATTTATACTTTAGTAAGAAATGTATAAAGTTTCTATAATCTGAGTTTATACTACCCCATATGTTTTCAAAAGAAAGAAGATAGTTTTTGTCAGCTTTTCTTCTTACCTTTTTAGCGTCCTCTTTGAAGTTATTAATCTCATTTCTTGTTAATTGTACAGATGGCATCATATCTCTTATTGTGATATATTTAAAATTACCACCAAAAACTTGACTATTCCAAAACTTATTAACCGTTAAACTATTTGAATATGAATAAACCTCATGTATAACAGAACTTAAATTTAGCAAAGGATGTTTTAATCCTGATAACTCTTTGATTACAATTTGCCAATCGTTAGTTAATATTGCATTCTTTGGTAATTTACCAGAAGCTTTATCTAACATTGTTTGGTCTAAATCATACCCAATGATTTTAACATTTGGTCTCATCTTAGATACACTTTGTAAAAAAGAACCATCGGCGCAACCAAAGTCAACAATAACATCAAATTTTACCTCTTCTAGAAAGAATAACTTATCAGACATGGTTGTATTCATGTCGATGATATACTTATCATAGTTAGATATAGGTTTTTCACCTACTAATTCTTCTAAAAATAATTGCCAAGATAAAATTCTATTCATAGTGTATATATTAAATTATTTCCAAATTTTTTCCAGGTCTATCTTTGAGTTTATATCAATTACTTTATTACCTTTCTTTAATGAGTACTTTTGAATAGGTTGGAACATTTTAATTATTTTCTTAACTTTTTTAGCATCAGAATCATCTATATCATAATTAAATATCTGAATTAGATTTTCTATCTCATTAAAATTAATACTTTTCTTATTACCTAAAAAGTATATAAAATCATAGTTATACTTATTATATCTAACTGCATCTGGCTCATCTGATTTACTTATAAGGTAATTAGTTAAACAATTCTCAACACCAATTGATGGTAGACTAAATTTAAAATCTTCAATGATAAACTCTTTTGATTCAGCATTGTAGCTTTTCATTACATCTTTATCAATCTTGAAGTAATTAAAATAATTTGATGAAAACTCAATATCAGTTTCTTGTCCTTTGTCATCATCAAAATATTTTAGACTTATAGCTTTTCCTTTTGTAAATCTTACTATTTCTAAGAATAAGAATACTATGTCAATGCTTTTTAGGTCGTTAAATGAGTAGCCATTTAGGAATATGGCATTTTTTTCTACAATTTTTTTAAGTTTAGTTATTACTAAACCCAAATCATCTTTGATGTAATTGTACTCGTATTCAATAATGTCCTCAATGTCGGCTTTTTTAATCACAACTTCAAAGTCATTATTGTAGAATAAACCTTGAGAAGGAAGTGATTTAGTATCTACTTTCTTTTGAAGATTTAATAACCCCTTTAATAGATTAGATAGATTCATATTTTACTGGTTATTTTTTATTATATATTATTTTTATGAAGGTCATGTTGTCGAATATATACTTTGATGATTTTACAAGGTGATTGTTTTGAATTAATAAAAAATGTTGAAAGTAAGTCTGTGGATTTGATTTTAGTCGATCCACCTTATTTAATTTCAAGAGATTCAAACTTCAAAAGTTATTCAGATGATGCTTCAAAAGAACTAATAACTAAGTATGGTAAAGTATCAATAGACTTTGGTGACTGGGATAAAGGTGAGTTAGATTGGGATTTTTTATTCAAAGAATACAATCGTATTTTAAAAGACGGTGGTACTTTAATTATCTTTTATGATGTTTGGAAATCAACCGAGATTAAGGCTATGGCTGATAAATACAAATTCAAACAACCAAGAGTTTGTCAATGGCAGAAATCAAATCCAGTTCCTATTAATTCTAAATTGAATTACTTATCAAATGCTATTGAATTCTTTTTCACTTTTGTAAAAGGAAAGAAACCTACTTTTCATTCAGTTTATGATAATGGTGTTTATAAATATCCAATTTGTCACGGTAAAGAAAGATATGAACATCCAACTCAAAAGCCATTACAACTGATATCAGACATTATAAACAAACATTCAAATCCGGGTGATGTGGTGCTTGATAATTTTGCTGGTACTGGTACAACAGCACATGCTTGTATATTAAATGATAGAAGATATATAGTTATTGAAAGAGATGAGAAGTATTTTGAAATAATAAAATCAAGAATTGATGGTTTAGTAGAACCAATAAAATAAAATATAAAATTATGTCTATTGTAGTAAGAAACTCAGATTTAAATGAAGAAACGTTAGCCGCTTTAAATAAATTGGTTGATGTTGATATTAATGCCTCGGTTGCTTTTAAGTTAATGAGAATTATTAAAGAAATTACATCTATTGTTGATGATAAAACTAAAATGGAACAACGCCTTATTAATAAACACGCCGAAAAAGATGAAGATGGTAATGTTATTAGAGTTCAAGATGATAATGGTAATCCAGTTGGTGTTAATATTAAAAATATGGATGCTTACTCAGCTGATATGGCTAATCTAATGGAGATTGAAAATGAAATAGGTTATGAAAAGATTAACTTTGAAGACTTAAATCTAAAGACAGCAAGAGTAAAGGATTTAATAAGATTAGAATTTCTTTTTAATTAATCCAATAAATAGTCTTGTCTTTTTAATATATACAAAAAAAGATTACGACTAAATGCCAGCTACATATAGTATAAATGTTGGAACTCCAACAGAAGCTTTAAGAAAGCAAGATATTAATAGTGTACTATTAGATTTACCTGATAATACTCAAAAACTAATATCCCCTAAAGATGTTAGAGATGCTTTTCTATCAGCTTGGGCTACGTCAGCTTTTAAACAAACAATTGGTCAGGCAAGTATAGAATATCTTGGTATTGATTCAGGTAATCCTGATAATAGAGATATTAAAGAAAAGATTTTCATTGGTAAGAGAAGTTATACTGGATTGGATATAATGAACAATTCTCTTCTTGGTGATAGTAACAACGATATTTATATTTATAATACTAAGCCGGACTCGGCTACTCAGAGTACTAAAATTGTTATTTTAGCTGGCACTAACTCATCATTACATGTTAATGCTCCTTATATTCAATCAAGCTCTGTAAATTCTAGCACAGCACTTGATTTAAATTTAGTTAACCCTTCTTTATTTTCAGGTCCTATTAACATTTATAGTAATACTGGTAGAGTGGCTATCAATGGTATAACTTTTCCAACCGTTGCTGAAACATCAGCATCAGCATCAAATGGTAAAATTTTAAAGTATTATGGTTCTTATCCAAATGGTGTTCTTAAATGGGCTGATCCATCTGTAAGTATAGCTTCTATTGGTACGCCTGGTTCACCAACAAACATTTATGGTAGTCCAAGTAATGTAAATGGTCACTCATTAGAGTTTGTTGATAATACAATAGTTCCTTTAAGTGTTGGTGGTGTTCAACAAGGAAGTTCTTTTTCAGCTGGTTCTTATCAAGGTCAGAATTGGCCTTTATCAGAGGTTATTAGAAAGCTATTATACCCTTATGTTCCACCAACCTTGTCTTGTAGTGTGACAAATACACAAAATAGTACAAATTATTTTTCAACCGGATTAACATATTCTTCAGGTTATCCAGGTGCTTTATTTAGATATTCAATTACCAGATATTCAAGTGATATTAGTAGTTATAATATAAGTGGTACAACATATTCAGGCTTATCATTTTCAGGAAATGTAGGTAGTCAATTAGTTGCTACTTTTAGTTCTGCTATTTATAGTAATACTGCTGGTACTCAAAGTTATGTTTTAAATGTTAGAGATAACAATGTACTTATGACATTTTCATATAGTGCTACTGCTTCCGCTGTATTTGTTCATCCTTCTTTTTATAGCTTTAACTCAACCTATATTGACTTTTTTGGAGGAATACCATCAACTGTTTCTGCTCAAGTTGGTGCTTTAATGAATTCTTCAACTAGATTGGCTTTTCCTTATATAGCATCGAATTCTATATTTCATAGACAAGATATATCTCTGAACTATGTAGGTAGTGGTTACATATATTTTGTAATTCCATCTTCGTATCAATTATCACAGATTAAGGATCCTAATGGATTTATAGTACATGACTATACAAGAGTAGGTTCATCGGCGTTTACTTATTCAAATCCTATTACTCCAACGGGTGGTAATAATTTACCAACTCCACCTACAACATGGGTGGTGTATAGAACAATAGCAACTTGTAGTTATACAGGTGGTGGTAATTTTGAATTTATATTTTAAGATATGATGACATTTAGTATTAATATAGGAACTTCTACCGAAGCATCAAACTACAACATAATTGGTGCTACAGCTGTTGATTTATCACCGGTGCTAAATGTTCTATATGATAACACAGATAAAGAGATAAATCCAAAAGATATAAGAGATGCTGTTTTGACCTCTTGGTCAAGCTCATCATTTAAGCAAACATTAGCAACACAATCCTCAATAAGCTATATTGGTATTGATAATGATAATACTGACTATTCAAATAAAGATGTTAAAAGTAAATTTTTAATAGGTAAAAGGTCTTATTTAAATACCGACATAATGTCACCTTCTTTATTAAATTCTGATGGTGATATATTTTTGTATAATACTAAAAAAGATACCGTTTCTAATAGTAAAACAAGAATTTCTATTTTATCTGGTACTAACTCTTCTTTATATTCATACTCCCCTTATATACAATCACAAATAATTACGGTTGGTACTTATTCATCCTTATCTTTGGATATAGTAAACCCTACTTTAACTGGTGGAACTGCGACAACTATTAACTTAAATAGTAGTTATGGTACTGTTTCAATTAATAATATATCATTCCCTACTAATCAAGAATCTGGTCTATCTGCTTCTGATGGTAGAGTTTTAGCTTGGAATAACGGCAAATTAACTTGGAGTGATATTACTTTTTCGGGTAGTAATTATATTGGTACTACTGGTAGTGCTATAAATATCTACGGTACTCCTGTTAGTGTAAATGGTCATCCGTTTGAGTTTACTTCTACTGATCCTTGTACAGTGGCAATCGGTGATATTAATTTAGGAGAAACTTTTAATTCAGTTTCAATTGTTGATATGTTGAGAAGAATTGTTTATCCTTATTTACCACCTTTGTGTAGTTTATCAATTTTACCACCATACTCTTCGGGGTATGTTGAAGTTGGTTCGGCTCCTATAGTAAGTTTGTCATATACTATTAACAAAAGAAGTTTACCTACATTAACAACTTCATTATCTTATATGATACCAAGTAGCTATCCACCTATAAGTAGCTCAGGTCAATCTACTATTTCAGGTACGGCTAATGGTGTTGTTATAACTCCGGTTACCTCAGCAACTTCATCTTTTACTATAACAGTTACTGATGGTACACAATCAAACTCTTCAACTGCTACTCTTACTGGTGTTTATCCTTATTTTTATGGATTTAGTTCGTTACCAACAATGACAACAGCTGGTTTGGCTTCTTTAACAAAGATTATTGAACCAAAAAGTGATAAATCTGTAGATATTTATGGAAGTGGTAATTTATATTTTATTTATGATAGTAGTTACCCTGCGTTGAGTAATATTTACGATGAACATAATAATGTAATTTCAAGTTCTTTTTCATCAAGTTTGTTGACTTTATCATCACCGACAGGTCTTTGGGCTTCAAAACAATTTAGAGTTTATCAGTGGAATGGAGTTCCTTTAATTGGACCACCATCGGTAATTTACCAATTCAAATATTAAAAAATTTATATATACACTATGTCAATACAAATTATAGATGGTTTTCAAGTAAATACAGCCTTACCAATAGATAATAGAATCGTAGCTTCTGGTTCAGTGGCTAGAAATGCTATACCTTATAAATATGAGGGTTTAAGAGTATTTGATACTTTTGATGGTATTCCTTATGTTTGGTTAAATGGTGCTTGGGTTGGTGAAAATGCTTCAGGTGTTGCAGGTGCTGGTTCAGCAAGTCATATTCCTTTGTACACCTCGTCTAATGTTATTGGTAATAGTTTATTATATCAATCAGGTTATAACATTCTTACTGTTGACGCGGGTGGTGGTGCTAATAAAATCTCAATGAATGCAAATAACGGTTTAATCATTGCTGCTTTTAGTGGTAATGGTGCCCAAGTTACTAATATTGATGCTGGTAATATATCAAGTGGTCAATTGAGTCTTAGTAGATTAACTAACGGTTCTACTAATTATATTCTAACAGGTGGTTCAGGTGCTCCAGTATATACAGATCCAAGTCAAGTTACGGTTGGTACTGCTTCGGTTGCTGTTGTTGCTAATGTTGCAACCAGTGCTAATGTTTTGAATAATGTGTCAAATACTACAAACTATTTAACTTTTGTTTCTGGTACTTCATCTCAAAATATTAAAATAAATTCTTCTGGCTTATCATATAATCCATCGACTGGTGTTTTAAATACTAATGGTGGTGATATTTATTTATCAGCATCTGCTAATGGATATGTTATAAATAGTTGTCGTAATTATTCAGCTAGTGGTATAGGTTATGTATCTGGAAACATAATGATAGCTAGTGTTGTTGTTCCTTCTCTTGCTTCTATAACTGTTGAAGTAACATTTACTGGTAATATCAAAGAATATTCTGGATTCTCAATTGTTGGTTCTCAATATAGAAGTGCTAAATTTGTTGCAGCTTATAGCACAAGTAATACTGGTGTTATAACACAATCTGGATCAACAAATACAATTTTGGATGTTGCTTCTTTGGGTTCTGGTTCCGCAACTTTAAGTACCGGTACAATAAATATATCAACTGCTGGTGTAATAAAGTTCTATCAAGGTTATACAGGTCCTTCTACTAGTGGACATACAGGTGCTGTGAATCTTACGGTTGATTACAAAATAACTATTAGTTAATCTTCTATTTTCTCAAACCACCAATTAAAGTAGATATAATTGTCACCGACTAGATTATAATAATCTGTTTCGTATTTAACAATTATTTTATTATCATGTGCTCTAACTACTTCAATTTCGATTCCTTTTTCCATTTTTAATTGTTTACCAGTTTCTGTTGAATAACAATATAGTTCATCGTTTAGTAGTTTATACATACCTGGTTCAGGTTTTAACCAAGTTTTTATTGTTTTAATAACAAGACCTTTTATTTTAATAACCCATTCTTTACTTTGATGTAGGTCAAAGTCTTTAAAAACTTCTGATGTAAATTCAGGATTAGCACTCATAATATTTTCAACAACGCCCCAATACTCTTCACCATCAATGATAAAAGTAATATAAACATCATAAAAAATACTATTTGATTTAACTATTCTAAGAATTTTCATCTTTTGGATATCTTGATGCTCTAGTGCTAGTTTGCTTCTTAAATTTCTATAAGCATTTGTACCAGAAAGGTTATAAAGAATGTCATTAATTCTTGACATTGCTTGTCTAATACCATCAGCATATCTATCAAACGCGTTTGTAGACAAAGTAGGATCATTTACCTGACCACCAATTGCACCAGCTGCTGAGTCCGGATTCATTCTTTGTAAATTAAATTCTGTGAATTCTAAGATAAGTTTATTCCTGCGTTTCATAATTAAATATATATATTAAAATATCAAACTATTATTATGAAAATTAGAAGATTTAATGAAGATGAACAAGTAGATATCTCATCTGAAAGAATTAGTGAAATAAATGACCAATTAAAAGATTTTGCTGCTACTATGTTAGATAAGTCAAAATATGTTGAATCTCTTCTAAACGAACTTAATAACTATAAGAGTGATTCTACAAAGGGCAATGACCAGATAGATGATTCTATTGCTGCTTTACAAGTTATTAAAAAAGACGTAGATGATTGTAATGATAAGATTGATACTGTTATTAATAATCTAACTGATTATAATGATGGTGGAAGAAAATATATGTACACTGAAAACAAGTAGTTAGATTTTTAATATAAATTTATGGCTATTTGGGAAAATATTCCTTTGATTAAAAGAGAATCTATAAAAAAATCTTTATATAGATTTGATAGAATACAAAGCAGGAAAAAGAAAATTATCAATTTGTTATGTCATTTGCAAGAGGTTGGGGTAAAGACGGCTGGAAACACAGACAAGAAGATTTAATGAAGGAATCTTGGGAGATTTTCAGAATAACAAATAGAAAAAGAATAAGAAAATCTAAAATTAATAACATATTTAATGAAGTTAGGAAAGAAGTCAAGTGATTTAGAACCAGGTTATGTTTATGTTCCTTATATTCCAATAACAACATCACAAGTTATAGTTGGTTATGGTTCTAAAAACATAAATAGAAAAAGAAAGATTAATAAAATATTTGATTTAGGTTTAGATATTAAAGATGAATTCTCACCAAGTAAATCAATTATGAGTAGATACTCAACAAAGAATATAAATAGTAAATATTACGGAACTATAGAAATAAAAAATCCCACTTTATAAGTGGGATTTTAGTTAAATTTCATCCATGAATAATGAATCTAAGTAGTCAATTGTTTCTTTATAACCACCATTTAATTCCCAATTGTCTTCTAAGTAACCAGCAATTTCTGTTGATTTTTCCTCAACTGATAAATTATCATCATTTGCTACTTCCATGAATTTATTGTAAAGGTCTTCTTTACCATCATATAATTCAAAATCTTTTTCATTTAACCAATCTTGAAATTTATTCCAATGTGATTCGTATCCATTTGAATCAAACTCTTCATTAAATCTTTTAAGATTCTTTAATTTCTTACTTTCACCAATTGACCAGATTTCTCTACCTTGTTCATCTTCACCTTTTTTCTTCATCTTTAATTGATTCATTTTATCTAATGCTGCATCAATTTCTTCTTCTGATAAACCACCGGCAATTGCATTTAACTCTTCTTCTGAGAAAGTGGCCATTAATTCCATTGCTTGTTTGATTTGAATTATTTGATCATAATCTTCTTGAGTTAAAAGATTTTCACCACACTCAGGACAAGGTTTATTAATTGACTTTTCATAGTCACTAAATGGAACTGACATATCACTCCAATTGCAATTAGGATTATCACACTTCAATCCGTGTACATCTAAACCTTCTGGTAAATCATGATTCTCAGATAGGAATTTTTCACCATCTAAATTTTTATTAGAAGGTTTGTTAGGTTTTCTTAAATTAACTTTAGGGTCAGCTAAGAATTTCTCACCATCTAATTTTTTATTAGAAGGCTTAGATGTTTTCATTGAAACATCCGCATCACTTAAAGATTTATCTGCATCTAATTTTTTATTAGATTGTGGTTTAACATGATCTTGTTTTTTCATATCCTTTGATAAATTTGATAATTTATCATTAACTGGATGTTTCTTAATGTGCTTCATATTATTTATTGTAGGTTAATTTGTAGATAGTTCTATATAACAAGGCTACTACCTCGTCTACTAAATTATGTAGATGTGTATCTTTCTCATCAAAGCATTTTCTTTCTGCTCTTATCCATTCAACAACTTCTTTGAAGTAGTCTAATTTATCTTTAGATTTAGTATCTGTTGTATCAATTTCGTCATATCCTTCAAGTAGACCATATTGACCTTGATAAACCTCAACAATTTCATCAATATGTTCAATTACGCCTTCATAGTAAGCTTCTAAAGCTAGGTGAGCAGCGTGTGAACCCATATCACCTTTAACTGTCCAGTGATAAACTTGAGCCATTTCTCTTGATTGTAATAATTTAGACATGAATTTAACAACGGTTACATCACCTGTTGTTTCTGTTTTTTCTTCTTCGGCCTCATCTTTATTATCTTCGGCTTCTTTAGTCTTAGATTGACCAGCCATTAACTTAATCAATTCTTCTTTTGACATATCTTCATAGTTTTCAGGAAGATTAGCTTCTGATTCGAATATCTTCTTTTTAACTGGTTTAAAATCTGAAAATTTTTTCATTTTTAATTTTTAATTTTTATAAAGTATATATTACTTTTATAAATCCGATATTCTTTCATCGGTTTGTTCAATATTATCTATTGTATAGTTAGAACCGTTTTCAATTGATGACAAAGCTGAATCTGCTAAGTATCCTGCTTCACCTTCATTTTCGGCTGGTATGATTAACTCAACTTGAGCAATTACTTTGTAGTATTTCTGATTTGAGTTATTTTCTAGTATTTTACTGAATTTCTTCATTTTTATCATTTATTATTTTTGATATTTTCTTTTTAATGTTGTCACCATTTTTATTGAACTGTCTACCCCAATACTCAATAAACTGTTTACAACTCATTTTTCTGAAAGTATCTAAAGGTATAATTGGTTTTGCATTTTGGTCTTTTACTTCTTTTTCATAAACTTCAACCCACATTTGTTTTAACTTATCAGCAACTTCTTTTTCATCTTTACAACCAGCTAGAAGCTCATTACTCGTATCTTTCCAATTGTAGTGAGCCGATATTTCATTAATTAGATATACATAAAACATATCAGCATCAAATTTTTGCATCTTATCAAATGTTTGCCAAATTTTAAATTCTTTAACATCCTTCTCAGGATATTTTGTAATAAAGTATTTAATTTCTTGAACATTGGCGTTCATCTCGTGTGATTCACTCATATAAATATACTTTAGAAATTCACTATTCCATTTTTGCCAAATAGCTTTAGGGAATTTCCATTTGTTATTTTCAGCGTATGTAAGAGATGTGTTAAAGCTTCTATCATAAATAGGTCTATACTCACCTCTTTTTGTTCCTTTTTTAGTTCTTTTATAGTGTTCGTAACAGTGATTTAACTCATGATATAAAGTAGAAGCTATCCCATCTATTATAGATTCTTTATGTTCTGGTTTATTTATATCAAAATTAATTTTATCAATATCAATACCAACAGATAATTGAATAATAAGTCCGTGATCTGTAACTTGTTTTACTGGTTTAACAATTTTAGAATAATTTTTCCAGTTTTTATTACCAAATCCTGAGGCATAACCACCTATGGCTGTGTAATTTGCATAACCATATAAAGAATTAAATTTTAAAGGCATCATTTTTTTGAAATCTAATATTAGTTCAAATCCAACTACTGGGAAGTCAGCATATAATTGTTTATCCTTTATATAAGGAACTAATGTTCTGTATTTTATCTCAACTCTTTCGTCTAATTTTGTTTCTTTTGAATTTAAAAAATCTATAAAACTATAGTATGTTTTATTCTCAAGAACATCAACAAACATTAAACTTGATTCGGAAACACCATGTCTTTCTAGTAGAAACTGTTTAAAATTAAAAATCCCCATAAGTCTATATATTAAAAACCTATGGGGATTTATTTAATTTATTAAATTAGTTTTTACTATCTAATACGTCACTGAGTTGTTTGTTTCTTAAAGATTGAATATCAATATCAGTTTCAACATACTCAAAGAAATCTAATTCTACCATTTCTCTGTATTTTTTTGATTCTTCTTCATTGGCCATGTTGTGTAGTCTATTTTCAACTGACTCCCATTTATTTTTAGCCTCTGGTTTACCATATTTTTTATTGAGAGATTCATTGAATTTTTCATATTCTTCGATGCTGACTCTTAGGATATCTTCCATTTCATATGTGTACTCACTAATAGAACACTCCTTAAACTCTTTAGTGTTCAGTTCATCAACTTTTTGTTGAGCTTCTTCTTTTGAAAAAACTATTAGATTTGGATTCCCACCTTCTGTTGGGTTGTAAATGTTATCATCATATTCAAATCCTTTTCTTAAAATTACATACGCTTTTTTCATATTACTTTATTTCTATATTAGTTAACCATTTATTTACTTGATGTTCCGCCATATCACAAATTTGTTCCTTTGTGAAGCCCATATTTGTCATTATATCAAATATCATTATTAAACAATCGGTTGATTCTAATAAGATATTTTCTTTTATTTTTTCTTTACTTTCGTTACTTCTTTTATACTCAATTAGTTTAAGGATTTCTGCTGATAACTCACCATACTCTTCTCCTAATTTTAAACCTCTTTCTAAAAGACCGTGTTTTTCATACTTAGAAGCATTTGTAACTAAGTCATATACATAGTCTATCAGTGGTTCTGTTGTTATATCTTCTTTTGTTGGGTTTCCTTTTCTTTCAAATTCTTCCATTAGAATTTCTAAAATTTCAACATTGTTGGATTCTTCTTCGTTTAGCTCACTATGGAAGATTGATTCTAAGTATTTCTGAGCTTGATTGTAATCGTATAGTGTTCTAATTGGTTTTATTTTCATAAAAAGTTAATTTCTTGAGTGTGAAAAATAATATATACTACAAATATAATTGTTTATACATGAAATTAATAAAAAAGTTTGAAGAATTTGTTTACGGTGCTGGTTCACCTGCTCCTTCTACAAATCCTACTACAGCACCTACAAAGCCTGCTACAAGACCTTCTACAAAGCCTGGTAAACCTAGTCCAATTAGAAGAGATAAGCCAGCTGTTGAACCAGCTCCTAAAGCTGAGAAGAAATTAAAAACAGCTACAATGGAAGAGGTAATTCATAAGTTTGCGGACTTAACAAATCAAAAATACTAATATGAAAGATTTTAAAAAATTCTTAGAAGAAGTAACTATAAAAGGCAACCCTGGTGTTCCAAACGAAGGTGATAAAAGACCTGGTGATAAAGACTATCTTAAAGATACTGAAGCAAGAGCTAAGGCTCGTTTAGGTTTATCTGGTCGTGAACACCCTATGCAAATTGGCCCTAGATTAATGCAGTTGGTTGATCAATCTCAACAAGCAACTCGTGGACACGAAGAAGAGTTAGAAAACTTAGCTAAGGAAATTATTACACAAAATTATGGTGAGATTCTTGATGGTGTTGAACTTGATATTAAATTATTAAGATCTGGTTCTCAAATTGCTCAATTTATGCAAGACTGTGAAGAAGAACAAGATGAAGAAAAAGAAGCTCCAAAGTTTAGACAAATTCAAGATCCTGCTACAATTAATAAAATACACAAGGCTAAATTAGGTAATAATATTATTCAAGGTGAAGCTAAAAACACTAAACATATTATTGCTACTGAAGAAGTTAAGAATGGTTTGATTGATATTTTTGGACCAAAAGCTGATCAGATTTTAAATATGTGGAAAGAAATTAGTAATCTAGCTGATAAAATGGATTGGATTATTCCTATTGAAGTTAAGGCTGATATGATGGAAAGAGCTCCACAAGGTATGGCTGGTGCTGTTTCTGTTGATTGGAAACCTAAACAAAAAGAAGAAGAGGAAGAAAAAGAAGAAAGTGATGAAGACTTTGCTACTAGAATTCTTAATGACTTAGCAAATAGTGAAGAACCAAATGAAGAGGATAAAGAAGAATTTGGTGAAGAAGTTCAAGGTGCTACTCCAAGAATTAGAGCTCGTGGTATTGACTTTCCAATGTTGATTCATGAAACTGTTAAAGGTATTTATGAATTGATTGCTTCAATTCAATTTCCAGCTGAAGGTTCTTCAGAAGAAGAAGTTAAAATGGCACAAACTGTTAAATTAAATGTTTCTTCATTTGAAGATGAAGCTGAGGATTTCAGAACAGGTCCAGAGATTGCTGCTGACTTTAGAGATTTTATCAATGAGAATCCAAATGTTGAACATCCAAATATGAGAGCATTTATTTTTGGTAAATTAATGGATTCAAATTACATTTCTGATGCTGACTTCTTAAAATTATTTAGAGGTATCTTAAATAAAACTCCAGAGGCTCGTAGAAAAATCGATGAGATGATTGATGAGATTAATCAAGAGTTAAATAGATATGAATTGGGTCAAGTTCTTGATGTTGAAGAACCATATGAACAAGAGCATGAAGAAGATGATGATACTATGATGCCAGGTAAAGCTGAGCAAGAGGTTCCTCAAAAAGCGGCTGAAGTAGATTATTCTGAATTGACTCAAAGAGAATTACAAGAATTAATTGATGATGCTTTGGATGAAGGTGATTATGATAAAGTTAGAATGTTATCTCAATATATGAAAGAAGGTAAAGAAATTTATCTAAAAGAATTAGAAAGAATTAATGAAGGTCATAACTTTCATACAAGAAGAAAATAATTATAAAAAATGAAATTATTTAAGTATAACCAATTTTTAGGTGATAAGCCATTAAATGAGAATCTAGACAAAGCTAAAAAGTTCTTGAAAGATAGATTTTTATTAAAGACTGCTGCTACTGATCTTGGATTTGTTCAAGGTGAGTTAAAAGCTCAGTTAGATCATAAAGAAAAAAGAAGCTTAGTTTTAGGTGATTTTACACCAGAACAACAAGAAGAGATAAAAGGTAAACTAAGAACTCTTAAATTAAAAGATGATGAAGTAAGAACTATTGAGAGAGATCCTGAGTTCTTAAAAATCAGAGAAGCTTTAGGTCAGCAATATATTGGTTGGACTTATCCTTTTACTTATTTCTACTTTGTTGAGATGGTTTCTATGGATGAACTATTCACAAATGAAGGAAGTATATTCAATAAACTTATTGAGTATAAAGGTTTGTTAGATAAACTACCTAAGAAATTTGACCAAAACTTTATTGACACAAATATTCCTAACAATGCTGAGGTTTTAATTGATGGATTAGATTCTTTAGAAGATTATAGAAAGATTAAGAAGGTAATTGATAAGTTAACACCGGTTCTTAAAAAAGACTATATGGATTCACCAGAAGTTATTAAAGGACAATTTGCCGATGTTTGTAGAGGTTTTGACCAATTAGGTGGTGAAGATGAAGTTAAAAAAGAAAAACTATGGAAGTCATTCTTTGGTGAAGTTAGAACTATTGATACTGACCAAGTTATTCACGGTAAAGCTTATAAGAAAGGTGATAAAAGATATTTTGGACCACTTAACAGATATACTAACATTAGAGAGTTTATTAAAGCGGCTCAAAATTATTTAAAATCATCTGAGAATGAAACGGTTCTTGCTTTCTATGATAAGATTAATGCTTGTAACGAAAAATATGGTACACAAGGCGCTGATACAGTATTTGAAGAAAATGGTATTTTAATTATTGAAGTTAAATCTTTCCAAGCTAATCAATTCTTAAATGGTCACACAAGACACTGTATTAAAGATTACTCTTCACAATGGGAAAACTATGTGGCTTCACATAACAATAAACAATATTATATTTATAACTTTAATATTCCTCAATATGATAACCTCTCAACTATTGGTATCACAATTGAACCTGGTCAAAAAATTAGAGCTTGTCACCTTAAAGATGATGCTGGATATTCGAGTAGTATTAAATCTACTTTGTCTAAATGGCAAAAAGAATATGATATTAAAGAAGACCTTTTTGCTCAACTTAAACCTATGACTGAAGAAGAAATTAGAAGAAGAGAAAGAGCTAAACTTGCTGAAAGAGAAATTATTAAGAAAGGTTTATCAATTGAACAAATTAAACAATATGTTAGAGAAGATGGTGCTAATATCAATAAAGATAATTGTGTAGCTCTTTTACATGCTGTTGAAGAAAACAACCACGAGAAAGCTAAAGTTATTTTAGAATTAGGTGGTTCTCCAAACTTGAGAAGTAAAGCAGATGCTATTATTAATAAGGCACAAGACTTAGATATGATTAAACTACTTGTTGCTAATGGTTCTGAATTAACAGGTGAGGTATTTAATAACATTTGTAATGACCTTGAGGCAGTTGAATATTGCTTAAAACAAGGATTAGATCCAAACTTTGATAACTCACTTCCAATCAGAAGATGTTGTAAAGGTGGTTGGAAATCTAAAGATGATATTGGTGAAGGTTATTTTGATGTATTCCAGTTACTTGTTAAATATGGTGCTAGATTAGCAGACGAGGGTGGTAGAAATATGGCTATCAAATGGGCGGCTGAATATGGTAGATTAAACTTTATTGATTATATGATTAGTAAAGGTGTTAAAACAGGTTTCAAAGCAGCTTTATCTTGGTTAAATCATAGTAGAAAAACACCAGATAATGTTAAGAAAACAACGGTTGCTTATCTTGAAGATAAAATTAAACAATACGGTGATGTATAATAAAAAACCCACTTAATTAAGTGGGTTTTTAATTTTAAATACTTGAGAATATTTATTTCTGAATACAAATATACGGAATATTTTTTATCTCTCCCTATTCCCTTTGAGGATTTGATATAAAAGCCACCCATCATTTATATCTTCATATGGTTTAGGTATTGTTGAAACAGCCATAAGTTCATCTTTTATAGATTTACAATGCTTAGACCAGAAGTCATTTATTTTATCATTTTCAATTATTGAAAGGGCCATGTCATTTTTGGTAAATTTACCACCAGGTATGCCTAACTTATTTCTATATTCTTCAACTATCTTAATCTTTTTGATACCAGTTTCTTTTCTAATTGGTTCATATGCCAGCTTACAAGCTTCTAATTTAAGAGTTGATGGAGACATAACTAAAATGTCTTCAGACACCTGGTCAAACAATTTTTTTCTCAAAAGTGTTGAGAAAGTTACTAAGTCAATAAGGTCACCTACTTGAGCACCAAAGTTATAACCTTCAATGCCTATTTTAGTTTCTTTATTAGGGTCAATATTTGCTAAGATATCTTCAATTATTTGATCAGTTATTGCATCATAATCTTTTAACTTAGTTAATTCACCTTCTGAATAATCCTCAAATTCTCTATACTCAATGAACTTATAAGTTACATATTGTTCAGCGGATTTGAACCATTTAGTGATTCCTTTTTTACCAAATACTTTAGATTCTCTACAATAGTTGTAGATTTTAAAACTATCACCAGAACTTACTACAAGTGCGGTTGATATTAATGAAGGGTCAATTGCTACTATATTCATAATTCTATATAGTAACAATTCATGTCTACCACTCTCTTTCTTTATCTTTTGGTTTGTGTCCTATTTTAGATATTACTAATTCATAGTAGGCATCAGTTTGACCAAAATCTGAAGAATACACATATAAATTAAACTCTTTTAGATGTTCATTTACATCATTAATTAGTTCAAATATCTTTGGTTCAACATAATGTAAAACAGATAAATCAATCATAGATTCATATCCGGACTCATTAAATACAATAATAAAACAATTATCATCTTTTTCAATTAAAGATGATTGTAAAGAATCTTCTACATAGTATTCTAATTTAGGGAACTCATCAGTTATATGATAAAGTATCTCACTTAAATCTTGATATGATATATCAAAATCATTTTGTAGTGAAAATCTTTCTGTTATAAATTGATTGTATTTCTTTATCATAATTAAACTAAGCTAAGGACTATAGTTCTCAAATCTTTCATCCCTACGTTCATTTTTGTTTTTTCTTTGTATTCACCTTTAAGATACTGTTCAAGTTCTTCCCAGGATAAGAGTTTATCACTTAGTCCACCAAATGATTTTTCAATATAGTATAACATTTTTACTCCTGATATTTCTTTTTCAGATATAAGATATTTTATTCTAGGTGTTACGAAGTCAATAAACTTATCATATTTTGACTTTATTTCATCTATATTATACTCATCTTTTAAACGTCTTCTATTATACTCTTCTGAATCATGATATATCTTGTCAATTAAAGCAAATACTATTGATGGTCCACGATCACTAAAGTTTTTAGAATAGTAGCAAACAGGAATACCAAAGTATTCATTGATATCCTCAATAAGGTCAACAACTAATATTTCTAAATCATCTTTAGATTCGTTTAGAAATTGATTATATTTCTTTATCATAAAGTATATATTAATTTTGACAATTCAAGTATTTTCTTTATCTTTGTATTATAAATCACTACAAATGCAAGGTCGTAAGTTAAAAAATTCAGATGCTCTTAAATTTATGTTTGCTGGTAAATCTATTGTTACTTTTTTGAATACCAAAACCGGCAATCGTTTTACTTTTAAGATAAAAGCCGCTAAAGACTCTAATATGTTTTTTGTTAGTATTTTGAATGGTCCTGAAAACTTTACTTATATTGGAACTTGCATTGAAGGTAAGTTTAGACACGGTAGCAAATCTAATATATCAGCTGATGCTCAGTCTGTAAAAGTATTTGATTTTGTTTTAACTAAGCTTGTATTAGGAACTTTACCAGAGTTTGTTGAAGTTTGGCACGAGGGTCATTGTGGTAAATGTGGTAAAAGATTAACAGTTCCTTCTTCTATTAAAAATGGCTTAGGACCGGAGTGTATTAAAACTCTTACTAAGATGGAAAAAAGAGATAAATTTTTACAATTGATACTATCATGATTGTAGCTTTAATGCCTTTTATTTTTATTGCTTATTATATTTTTCTAATTAAAAAAAGAAAGAGTATTTCATATGATCTTAAACATGGTTTAAGATGCTTTTCTTGTAAAGAAGAAATAGAAATGAGTGATATTGATAAATATAATCTACTATCTGATATACTTAATAAGTTAAAAAATAATGAAGATGCAAAGAAATTTACCATTTGTAAATCCTGTGAGCGAAATCAAAAATTAGATGATTTAGTTACACACAAAGGAGTATCAAGAATTAATAAATTAAAAATATTTCTTATATCTGAAAAATCAAATAAATTAAATTTATGGTTAATATTTGGCTTAGTTTTATTTCTGTTAATAGATGTCTTTTTTAGGATATTTTTTAAAATTAACTTTTTCAGCTATATTTATAATATCTATCTGTGCTTTTACTGGTGTATTATGATATACAAACAAAAAATTACTTCAATAAAATAAAAAAAACCTCTGAAAATTAATTCAGAGGTTTTTTTAGGGCCGACTGGATTTGACTCCCTTCCGCATCCACCACCTTATTTTTCTAAACAAGGAAACTTATTCGTTTCGATATAACTAATTATACCTCTTATGAATAATTCTTTTATCACAGACTCACAAGTGTATGTTTTATCTGAATAAAATTCAATGTTATTTCTAACATTATCCATTCCAATCTTATATAGGACATCATCTGGAAAGTTTTTAGTTTCCACATTTCTTTCTAATAATAATTGTCTTATCATCTGTTTCATTGGAATGTTATTTTTTTTACTTTTTACCTTCTTCAGTAGATGCTGCTCTGTAAGGAGTAACTAATTTCTTAATTTCACCTAAAGCTTTTCTTGCTCTTGAATCAGACACTTTGCTAGTAGCATTGTGATTTTTTTCAAATTCATCCCAAAGTTGTTTCAATTGATCAAAAATTTCTTACTTTGTCATTTTATTTTATTTTATTTTTGTAATCCCTTAGTATTAAAGGGATTTAGTTTATCCGAAAATATCGTCAGCGTCAGATGAGTCAGTGAAACCATTTGAATCATCTTCTTCGCCTATCATTTCATTAAATTGACTCTCTACTTTATCCATCTCATCAATTGACTTAAATCTAAAGTAATCGTTTACAATCGGAGCCATTTTTTGTAAAACTTCTGGTGTGAAAACATCAGAGTTAAATAATTGTTTAGTTGTTACTGTTTTATCTAAATGAGAAACATACCAACGATTTCCACCAGGAACAAATGTCATTTCACCTGTTTTTTTATCAACATCCATTTTACCTTGCGCAATACCAATTTGATTAAAGTATTCAGGACGACAAAAAGCATCTAAACCAGTATATGGATTAAGACCATTTAAGAAAGAGATATCAAATCTAATTTTCTTAGGTTTAGCTAAACGATTCTTTTGAGTTTTGAAAAGAACTGAAATACCTGATTGACCTAAGTCCATATCATCTTCTTCTCCAGTTTTTAATTTAGATTTAGAAAGAAATCCTAAAACTGATGCTGAGTAAACAAGACCCATACCACCTTTAGAAATCTCTTTTGGAAATAAATCCTGTGTTAAATAAGTGTGGTTACAACAAACCATTGGAATATCAAGATAACCTAAGTCAGAACTAATACTTCTGAAAAGAGCATTTAATTGTTTAGCTCTTGTCATATCTTGTTTGATATCACCTTTTAATAAGTCAGCTTTTTCTTTGTTAGATGACATCATACCAATAGAGTCAAGTACTACTAAGATTTTTGGAATTTCAAATCCACCCATTTTAGCTTCTTTTAATTCATCTAATAGTTGAGTTAAAGAGATATTAATATCTTCAACTTTGTTAGATCTAATTAATCTAAATTTGTTTGTATCATTGTCAATACCCATTTTAGTAATACCTTCTAAGTCAATAGAGTTTTCTGTGTCAATATAGATAACTGAGTAGCCATCTTTTTGAGCTGATTTACATATTGAGTAGGCAATAAATGATTTACCTGCTCCTGATTCACCTAATAGACCGAAAATACGACCTGCTAAGATACCACCACCTACTAGTTTAGCTGATAGAGCGGCATCTAATAAATAAACACCTGTAGAGATGTAACTTCTTTCTTTAATTTCTTTTTCAATTTGAATTGGAACTGACTTTGCTATGTTGTCCAAAATAGTCCCTACTTTACTGAATTCAAACTTCTTCGTTTCTTTTCCTGTTGCTTTTGCCATTTTAATAATTTTTATTTTATAATTTATATATTAAGAAACTTACTCCCCCTTTCAAAAAAAATTAAAATAATTTTGAAAGGGGGTTAGGATTTTTTATATATACTTTATGACAAGATTTGAATTCTTAGAAAAAGCAAGAAATATACACGCTTATAAATACAATTATTTAGATTTGTCGTTTAAGATAACCTTAAATGACAAGATTAATATTGAGTATAAAGGTGAAGTATATACTCAAACTGTTTCTAAACATTTAATGGGTAGATGTCCAGAAAAAGCAACTAAAAGAAAAACAACACAAGAATTTATTTCAGAAGCCAAGAATATATGGGGTGATAAATATGACTATTCAATTACTGAATATACCGGTGCTTTGAATGATATTAAAGTTATTTATAATGGCATTGTTTATGAACAAAGAGCCAGTTCTCACTTATTAGGTCTTGCTCCTGAATTTAGAAATAATGAAGATAGTTTATTAAGAGATAAAGTAAATCAATCAGATAAAGAAGGAATTAATGATATTAAAGAGTTCTTAAAAAAGTATCAGATTGAATACGAAGTGAATAAAAGCCTATATAATAATATATTTCAGTTTTATTTACCAAATAGAAGAACTGTAATAGAATACCTAAGTAAAGAACATTATCTAATTAAAGAATTAGATAAAAAGAAAGAAGACTACTGTGAGGATAACTATATTGATTTAATTAAAATTAACTACAACCAGTTTGATGATATTTATAGAATACTTTGGGATAACCTAATTAAAACAAAAAAGACTAGTTAAAACTAGTCTTTTTAATTAAATATAATCATCATCATCAAAGTCATGAAATGTTTTTAGATTAATGAAGTATTTTTTACCATCTTCAGTTTCTATATTAAGCAGATGACTAATACTTTCATCATCATCTTCGATAGTTACATACATATCAGTAACATCTTTTTTATTTTCGTTTAATAAAGATTCTTCAACCTTTCCAGGTATTTCTAAATATTGATCCAATACTTCTTTAGTTTGATGATCAGTTTCATCAAATTTAACCTCATTATCATAAAGGCTAACTTTCTTATCAGCAATCAACTTTTGTAAAAGCGGCTCGCTTGTAAATAAACTCACTTCTTCTGGAGTAAGTTTTACTGATTTTGAGTGTGATTCCTTAATGAAATCTGCGTATTTCTTTATCATTGTTTTCTGTTTGAGGTTTTATTTTATAAAATAATATAACTGCTAATATTAAAATATTAGTAGCGTAATTTAATAGTAATGGTAAATCTAATTTATCATAAACATATGCTAAAGCAAAGATTTCACCGAATGCCCAAAGAAGAACAAACCCCCAAGAAATTCCGTGAGAATGTTTATCTTTGATTGATTGCCAAGCTTGTGGAATTCCACAAATAGCTAAACATATAGAACCTAACCAACCAAGAATTTCAAATAGTGACATTCCTTTTGTTTGTTCTGATATACCAGCCGCTGAAATTTCATCCAAATTTTTTGGTTCAATCTTATAATCGTATTTATTTTCAATATGTGATGATAGCTTACTAAATAATTCTTTGAACTTTTCTTGATCATTATTTTTTATATTAGATTTAATTTCATCTAATAAAGCAGATAATTCAGCGTCTTTAGAAATATCTTCTTTTTTTCTTATATCAGAAATTTCTTGAGCTTTATTCTTAAAAACAATAACACCATCTTTTTCAGCAGTAATAGTTGTTGGTATTATATCTTTACTTTGAGACATAGCCGGAGTTGATGTTAGAAGTGACCCAGCTAATGAAGCTCCTATTAAACCTTTCTTCAAATCTAATTCTTCTTTCACCTTGGTTACTTTAACTTTAGGATCTGGCATCCAACCATATGTCTTTTTAGATGGTTTAGGATTGAAATTTGATTTCAAAAATTGTTGATATGTTTTTACCTTTTTCACTTAGTTATATATTAATTTTCATTATCATTTTCATCTTCAATTAAGTCAGCTGCTTTATTCATATTGATTTTAATATGATCAATTCTTTTGGCTTCTTTATCATTCTCATATACTGATTTGACCAATTCAACTAATTCTTTAAGTATTTTTGGATTAGCTTTACAATTTTCAGGTTCTCCTTCACAAATAATATTTAACTTATAGAATTCTTTATTATTATATTTTGAAATTTTTTTACTTGCTAAAAATTCCTGACTTTGTAAGTCAAAACCACCAGATTTGAAAGAAATAACAGCCCAGAGCTTAATTGGTGTATCTTCAAAATCAACTGTCCATTTATCAACTTTATGACTTGTTTGTCCATGAATCGCATAGCCACCATCGTTTTGCGTACTAGTAAATTCAATCTTGTATGGTGAAATATCTTTAACTTTCTTTAAACGAGCTATATACTCTAAAGCGATTTTATCATCTTCAGTTGGTTGACTCTTAAAGAAGTCAAAGAAACCTTCATATGTTTTTAGATTCTTCATTAAAGTGTATATATTAATTTTGATTTTATCAAAAAATGTAGTATATTTGAAGTATGAGAACTGTATTATTTATCATCTTAATGATTATTAACTCAATTGGTTTTGCTCAAACTAAGCTTGATAGTTTAGTTTTTGTTAAAGTAAATGAGTATAGAGTTTCTTTAGGTCTTAATAAAGTAGAATTTGATACCGCTTGTTATAAAGCTGCTGATTGTCAAGCTACTTATCAAATGGCTAATAATGTTTGTGGCCATACTCAAAAATCACCTGGATTTGAAACCTTAGATAAGAGATTGAAATACTTTGGTAGAAAGAATTATATGTTTGCTGGTGAAGTTTGTGCCGCAGTTCCTGTTAATGGTCGAGTTACTGATACTACTGTTTATGATAGATTAGCTACTGCTATAGTTGAAGGTTGGAAACACTCACCAAGTCACAATGAAGTTTTAATGGATCCAAAATATAAATACGCAGGTGTTAGTTGTAAGTTACAAATTACATCAAGTGGATTTAAGAACATCTTACACTACTTCTCTTTTGATAGTATGGAGTTTTTTGATAAAAAATAAAACCTCTCAATTGAGAGGTTTTTTATTAAAATCCAAAACACTTTGATATATTCTTATAATGCTTAACTTTTCCGTGATGATGGAATAGTTTAATATGTGGGAATTTAATTTTAATTCTGTGATATTCTTGAGATTTAACATCCTTACTTAAATAGTAAGTTTTTGATTCTTCCGGTGATATTTTTTTAATAGTATTAGATTTAATTACTACATCATTCTCTAAGTAAATAATTTTTACAGTTACAAATCTTGCTGATGGATCTTGTTTTCCTTGTCCCATTTCAAAAAGATGTGCAGTATCAATTAAGCTATCATCAATACCTTCATTCTCAATGATGTATTTTGAAATAGATTCACATCTTGCTTTAGCTAAACCTTTATTATTTGGTTCGTAACCTTTTGCTTTAAGTTCGTTTTGTAGTTTTATTGACAAACCTTGTTTATCAGTTGATGATTGAATTTGAATACCAATGATTGTATGGTTACTTGATTCAATATTATTAATTACTTGTGAAACACTATCAGCCATTTCAGGTGAAATAGTATAAACGCCAGAAGCAAAATATTGATTATCGCCAAAAATAATCTTTTCACCTTTTATAACTGTTTCAGGTGCTGTTTCTGTCAATTCTTTAAAAAGTGTATCAACAACTGTTGAGTCTAAGTTATAACCTTTTTTTTGTAATCTTTCTAATGATTTTTCATCAGTTACTTTTTTATGTAAAGTTTTTGTAACTTCTTTACCAGGCCACTTAACCTCGATGCCACTTTTGTTTACTTTTATAGGTCCAGGTCCACTTGGTGATGCCTTCATTTGACCGGGTAATAATGAACCAGCAGCTATAGCAGTACCTAAAAGAGCATCTTTCCAACCCTCTTCCTCATTGATTTGAAATTCATCAAATTTTTTAATATTCTTCATAAGTGTATATATTATTTAAATTTATTTGGGAATATATGTCTCCACTCGTGACCTTGTGGAACATCTGAGACTTTAACACCAAATATCTTTTTTTCTGGACAAGTGTCCTTACCATCCATTAAGAAGTTATTATTACAAGCCCAAACTTCTACATTTCTTTGTAGTAATTGACCTACTGAAAAAGGAAATCTAATTCCTGTTTCATTTTCAATACCAGTGATTCTACCATCTGGTGATTTAGTAACAACTATTTCTAATCTTGGGTTTCTTTTATTAGTGAATTTAACTTCTCTTTCGTGTATAGACTCATCAATTAAATCAGCCGCTGGATTGATTTCAGTTTGAATTCTATCCATTCTTTTTCTTTCGTTATCTTCTTTATAGATTTTATCTATTAGTTTGAATAATTTAATTCTATAAGATTCTTTAGATCTAATTCTTTCACATAAACCGGAATTATTACCAATAAATAGTTTCCATTTATTTACACACTTTTCTTCTCTTGCTGGAAGTCCAGTATCTGTGTATACTAGAGTATGTCTATCATTTGATATAATTAAATCAACATCATCAAATCTAACAACATATATAACGCTATAATATTCTGATTTAACTCCATTTTCAACACTATCTGCTGCTTTAGACATCCAAGCAGGTAACCTCATTTCTTCACTCTGTATATCATGAATTTCATATGGATTATTGTCTTTGACTTTTTCAAGACGATGTATCATATCCAATGTGATTTTATCATCATTGGTATCTTTCTTAAAGTAATCTAAGAACCCTTCATTATAAGATTTTAAGTGTTTCATTAACACTATATATTATTTTTAGAAACAAGAAAGATATTTTTCTCCTCTATCACATAATATAGTAATGATATTACCTTCCATATCTGGGTATTTTTCTAACAATCTTTCTGATGCTAAAATATTAGCACCTGAACTAATACCAACAAATAAACCTTGTTCTTTAGCTAATCTTCTAGCTCTTTCTTTAGCATCTTCTGTTGAAATAACCATAATATCATCTACTTGTGTTAAATCAACTAAGAATTTAGAACCATCACCAATTCCTTGAATTCCGTGAAGACCTGGTTCACCACCAGACATAACAGGTGATTCTGCTGGTTCAACGGCTACTACTTTCATACCTGAGTGATACCATTTTAAAACACGAGAAGTACCCATAAGAGTACCTCCAGTTCCTGTTCCATCCACAAATGCCGCAATTTTATTAGTATGTTGATGTAGGATTTCCACAGCAGTTCCTTTTTCATGTGCTTCAATATTCAAAGGGTTGTGAAATTGATTAGGATTAAAGTAACCATTTTCTTGAGCCATTTTATTTCTTAAAGCAATTGCTGCATCAAATTGACCATCTTCTACTTCGATTAGTTCAGCTCCATATAATCTTAACATTTGTTTTCTCTCATTGCTCATATTAGAAGGCATAACAATTATACATTTATAACCTCTTTCTGCTGCTAAGAAGGCAAAAGCAATTCCAGAGTTTCCTGATGTTGCTTCAATGATAGTATCACCTTTTTTAATTAAACCATTTTTTTCAGCGTGATTTATTATGTAAGAAGCCATTCTATCTTTTATCGAACCGCTTGGGTTTTGACCTTCAAACTTTGCGAAGATTCTTTCAGATATTTTAATTAAAGGAGTTTGACCAACGGTTTTAGATAGATTTGACATATTATAGTTGTTTTTTTGTATTTTATATATTAGTGACATGTAAGTTTATTTGAAAAAAATTGATATTTTTCAAAAAAATTCATATATTTGCTGTATGAATATATGGTTTACATCTGATACACACTTTGGTCATACAAATATTGCGGGTCCTAAAGTTTCTAACTGGAAATCTGGTTATAGAGATTTTAACTCTGTTCATGAAATGAATATGGCTTTGGTTGAAGGTATCAATAAATATGTTAAAGAAGATGATATTCTCTATCATCTTGGTGATTGGAGCTTTGGGGGAGTTCATAATATTTTACAATTTAGAAATTATATTGTCTGTAAAAATATACACCTGATTTTAGGTAATCATGACCAGCATATAACTGACAAGGAAATAAAGTATCATGATACTTCATTTAATCCAATTCAGCTTTTTTCATCAGTCCAAGATGTTTTACACTTGAAGTTGGGTAAAACTGAGTTGTTTCTTTCTCACTATTCTCATCGTGTTTGGTTAGGTAGTCATAAAGGTGTTATACATCTTTATGGTCACTCACATGGTTCAATTCCTGACTATGGAAAATCAATGGATGTTGGAGTTGATGTTGCTTTTAAGAGATTTGGTGAGTATCGTCCATTTAATATTGGTGACATAACAAACATTATGTCTAAAAGAGAAGTAGAAAAAATAGACCACCATGGATAGTTTATATAATAGATTATCTATTCTAAAGATGATTCTTAATTCGAGTTATGGTGAAGGTAAGACCGTAACTAATGTATATGAGGAATCTTATAAAATAAGAAAAAAGATACACTCAATAAAAACTAGAAAAGAAAAAATTAAACGAATATTCTATTTGAAATAGAAAAATAAAACAAGACTATCATGAACGATGTGAAAGGATTTTGTAAGTTAATGGATATCAGTGTTCCGGATTACGAACACTTTGATTATTATATCCATCAACTATCAAAAACAGAAAAGTGGAAAAATATTTACGACCTTATTAAACTATTTGAAGACGCTGAAAGTAAATACGGTGATCTTTACGAATATCGTTTTAAGAAGGCAAATGAAATTATTGAATTTTTAAAAACAACAAGAGCTTATAATGAGCTTCAAGATGATAATTTATTACCTGACTATCCAACAACTAAAAACTTTGAGTATTCAGATGATAAAAAATACATTTCTATTGATATTAGAAAGGCAAACTGGGTGGTTCTTAAAAAATATGACCCAGAGTTTGCACCGGAATTAGGAAATTCATATGAAGACTTTATAGCTAAATTTGATGTACCTGAAATATTCAATCATTCAAAACAATTAAGGCAGTTTATCTTTGGTAATATCAATCCAAAAAGACAAGGTAAAGCACAAAGAGTTATTATTGAGAGTTTACTGAATAAATATAAACACCTCAATTTAGAAATTGCTTGTATAAAAAATGATGAGGTTATTTATTCTTTTGATAGCTTTGAAAAAATTGAAGAAATCTTAAATACAATTGATAAAGATTTATTTAAAACTAAACTTTTTATCGTTGAAAGAATAAAAGATTTTCGAATCAATACATACTTATCTGAAAAAGGTGAGAAATTACATAGAGAAATGGTAGGATGTAATGGTAATTTATTTTTCTTATATTTAAAGAAGTATGTGTTGAATGAGCCGATTGATATAAGAGATTTATATTTTAAAATGGATGGTAACCTAGCTATCTGGAATGTTGAAGGTTTAAAAGTAAGTCTGTAATTATGTCTTTGTTGGTCAATGTTTATTATGGTGAAGATAAAAATCTTGTAGAATCTTTCTCAATTGAAATAGGAAGAAAAGTAACATCAATAGATGATGCTAGATTGTTGATAATTGAACATTTAGATAGTTTTTATTTTGATGTTAAATATAAAATAAATGTATTTTCATCTTTTGATGGTGATACAAGTATTAACTTAAATTTTGAAAAAGATATTTGTTTAAATAGAGAACTCTTAATAAGAAAAATATTAGAATGATTGATATATTTGATAAAAAGCCTATTAATCTGACAAAAGTAATTTGTCACTCTGGTGGTGCTCTCGGTTCTGACACCTTTTGGGAAACTGAAGGTGCTCTTTACGGAGTTACCACCAGAGCTTATTCGTATAAAACAAAGAATCATATATCACCTAATAAGATTGAAATATCAGATGATGATTATAAAGAAGGTGTTATAGAAGTTAATAAAGCAAATAAGTGGCTTAATCGATATGGGATTCATAAGTATATGAATCTTTTAGCACGCAACTGGGCTCAAGTTAAATACTCTGAACAGATTTTTGCCATTGGTACAATTATCAAACCTGGTGATAAAAATACAAAGGGTTACTATAATAAAGGCAAGTATGATATGGTCGATGGTGGTACTGGATATGCCGTTATGATGGGTATTAATAATAAAAGAGAAGTATTTGTTTTTGACCAAATAAGAAATAAATGGTTTAGATGGTCTTATTCAACACTTCAGTTTGTTGAAATGAAAGAAGTCCCTACTATTGATGTTCAAAACTTTGCTGGTATTGGAACAAGAGAAATTCAAGCCAATGGTATTCAAGCCATCAAAGATGTTTATGAAAATACATTTAATAAAAATAAAAAATAAAAATGAAAACAATCCTAACAAAAGAGGGTAAGGAAAAACTTCAAGAGGAATTAAACTTTTTAATGACTACTGAGAAAAGTCGTGTTATAAATGACTTAGCTGAGGCTCGTGAAAGTGGAACTCTAGAAGAAAACACACAATATTTGATTGCTAAAGAAGAATATGAAAAGGTTCAAAAAAGAATTGAAAAAGTTCAATCTATCTTATCAAATGTTGTAGTAGTTGATGCTTCTAATATTAAAACTGACAAAGTTGCTATTTTAACAACGGTTAAAGTTTTGAATATGGGTAGTAACAAAGAAATGACATTTAAAATTGTGCCGGAAAATGAGATAGATGTTAAAACAAGTAAAATATCAACAAGTAGTCCAATAGGTGCGGGACTTTTTGGAAAAGTATTAGGTGATATTTGTGATATTAAAACACCGGCTGGTTTATTAAAATTTAAAATATTAGAAATAAGTATATGATAATAAGCTTTGATTTTGATGGAACTTTAGTAGATGAGTTTGGTGGTCACCCATCAAATAGTCAAAAAGAAGAAATTCAAGGACTCGCTAAGAAGTATATTAGTTTAGGACATGAAGTAATTATTATTACTAAACGATTTGGTCCAGAAAATGCAGATAAAGGTATCAAAAATGAACATTTAGAAGTTCAACATCTGGCTAATAAGTTGGGTATTCAAAAGGTTTACTTTACTAATCGTGAAATGAAATTTTCATATATTATTAACTTGAAAGTTGATAGACATTTTGAAAATGATGATTATGAGGTTTCTTTAATTAATCAGGTTTGTAAAGAAAAAGGCCACAACTGTTTAGTTGTTCCGGTAGAAGACCCTTATTGGAGAGATTTAATATATTAAAAATGAATAAAACAAATTTTATAGAGTTTATTAAAGAGTTAGGATTTGCGCAAGTTTGGCAGACAAATCCTAACTATTTTAGTTTAACAACTGACGTGATTGGTCTCGCTAATCAAAATTATCAAGCTTTTTGTGACCAATTAAACGTTCATCTTGATGATGAAAATGAATTGGCACAATTATCACTCTCACAACTGAGTACTCATACGAGTGCTGGTAAAAGTTTTGGTAGATTTGACTTAAAAACATTTGGTGAACCAGGTGATTTTCAGATGCAGATCTTTATGAGTTTTGTGAAAGGTGCTTTTAAGAATCCACCAAATAATATAATTCAATATATGAGAGATAAAAAAATCAAAAGTATTCTAAAATAACTAATAAAATTTTTATATTTGTAATATGAATTATGATCAAGAAATAATAATTATAGAAATGACACCTTTTATATTTGAAGATGGTAATACTTACTATTTTAAAATAGTTAAAAGAGGTTCTTCTAATGATTATCATGATCTTTTTGTTTATGAAAAAATCAAAACAGAAACCAAAAATATCTTTGGTAGAGTAAAAATTGATGAGTGTTTCAATAAGATAAACAAAAGTCCTGAGCTCGTATCTACAAGTTTAGATACGAATGAAATTAAAAGAAATATTAAAAAAATATTGATTGCTACTAAAGCTAACCACCGATTAAAAAATTGGGATGGTTTTGTTGGTGACATACCTAATGATGTTAAAACGGCTCTTAAAAGAGAGAGTTCTTTGAAAAACATTTTAGGTGAATAATATATAGTAAATGATTAAATTTAGTAAAATGGTAACTGAAAATGCTAGTACATCTGGTTTTAAGTTAGGATTAGATGTTCATGGAGTTATAGATGCTATGCCTGAGTTCTTTGCTTTTCTAACTGATTCATTTGTTAAAAATGGTGGTGAAGTTCACCTAATAACTGGTGGTCATTGGAACGAAGGATTTGAAAAACAACTAACTGAATGGGGTATAAAATGGTCACATAAATTTTCAGTTTATGACCATCTAATTGAAACTGGTGCTAATATTGTTGGTGAAATTCAATTCCCAGATGGAACAATTCAAAAGAAATTTGAAGATGGTCTTTGGGACCATGTTAAGTCTGACTATTGTAAACAACATAATATATCATTACATATTGATGATACCTTGGTGTATAATGATTTTTTCCAAACACCATTTGCTAGATTATGGTCACATAATCAAAAACCAAAAGCGTCTCATAAAGACCTAAGACACTTAAAATAATGAAAAAATCCGCTGGTGTAGTTATTGTCTTGAGAAAAGACAAGGTATTTCTTTGTCATCCAACCAACTCAAATTGGTATGGAACTTATTCTTTTCCAAAGGGTGGAGTTGATAAAGATGAAACCACATTAGATGCTGCTATACGAGAACTAAAAGAAGAAACATCTATTGTAGTTAATACAAAACAAATATCAAATATTAAAGATCCTATTGTTGTTTATTACCAAAATAAAAAGGGTATCTTATATAAGAGTATAGCTTTATATACGGTTTATATAAATAGTGTCTCTGAGATTGGTTTAGAGTCAGAAATTCTTCCAAAAGAAAGACTTCAATTAGAAGAAGTTGACTGGGCCGGTTTTCTTACAAAAGAAGAAGCTAAATTAAGAATTTTTCATAAGACCGCTTCTGTATTAGAAACAATTTAATACTAATGGTGTATAAATAAAAAATAAACTTTATTTATGCCTTTACCTTTTTCCAATAATTTAAATTCTGCTGTTAATACATCAATACCTATAGCAATGATGTATCAAGGAGAAGAAAAAATTGAAATAAATTTAGACCATCCTATTTTTGTAGTTTATGTTAATACTAAAAATGTAAGTCCTCAAGTAGCTGAGGAGCATTTATATAAAACAAAAAAGATGTTTGATATCTATAAAAACATTACCGTTTGGGTTTTATCTTCTGATGAAAACAAAGTTGAATGTGTTTATGATGGTCAGTGTAGACAAAGAGATATGGAAATAAGTGACTTAATAAAAGAAATAAATACAAGAATTGACATTATGTCTAAATCAAACTCTTTTGAAGATTTCAAAATTAACATTAGGGATTGGCGAATAAATGAACTTGTAAATGGCTCTAAAGAAGAATAAAACAGAAATACTTGATAAGATAATAACCAATGAAGAACTTGGTTATTATCATTGGAGTTGGTTGGATGATGATGATTGGGATTATCATGATGGTTATTGTGATTGCTATATGTGTATGCCTGTTGACTATGATTACTTACCAGATGAGTTTCAACCTAAACCAATTGAGCATATTAGTAAGAGAGGTATTAGAGTAACCATAAGTTCATATCAAACAGGTAGATTAATAGATATGACTTCTATTTATTCTAAAGAAACTCTTAGGCAAAAAAGAATCAACCATATTTTAGGCATAGAATCAATGGAACATTCTCGTCCAACTTTTGCGGATATTTTGAATATTAAAAAATAATCCTTATCTTTGTATAACAAAATTAAAAGATATGGATATAACATTATTAGTTTCAGACGTTCTTGACAATCAGAATTTGGATGTTAATGGTGTAGGTGATTTTCTTCAGATGGCTGAAGATTATAAATATCAACTTTTAATGGATGAACTCAATGCTGAGTTAAATTCATAATAATAAGGTCGGGTGACCGAGTGTTTTAGGTGGAGGCCTGCAAAGCCTTTAACGGTGGTTAGAATCCATCCCCGACCTCTAATTTTATATTAATGGCAAATTCATATCGTTTAGGTACGGTTCATACCAACTATTTATCAAATGATGAACTAAAAACTGAGTTCAGAGATTACAAGTTAAAAGTTATTAATGGTGACGTAAAGTTTACACCATCTGAAAGGTTCATAGAGAAATATAAAGAAACTTTGTATTTCATTTCAGATAAATTTCCTAATGATATTATCAGTGGCTCACTAGCATTGAATTTATTTGGTCTTATTAATCGAGACACAAATGATATTGATATCATAATTGATGATAAAGATAGATATCCTAAATATCATAAAGACCATTATGATGATGAATTCTCTTCAGTAAACAGATTGGGTTTTATTGCGTTCAAATATAAAAGAGGTATTTTTACTTCTGAGAAAAAATATAATGTGGATTTCTTCCATAATACTTATGGTGCTTCTTTTATTACATTTAATTTCAATGGTAAGGAACTTAAACTTCACAATCCTTTAGAGGTTATGGATTATAAGTTAAATATGGCTATTGATCCAAAAATTAGTAGAACTACTTCTTTTAAACACAATGAAGATTTGACAAGAATTTTTGGTCAAATGTCTTGGCAATTAATGTAAATTTTAGTATCTTTGTGTTATGGCAAAGTACCTCAGTTATCGTTATATTTTTCCTCCACGTCCAAAAAACGCAATTCCAGACTCTGAATTATCTTTCTGGGATAATGGATCTTTGATTGCTCAACCAAAATTAAATGGTTCAAATTGTGTTATCTTTACAAATGGCGAAAAAACTATTGTAATGAACCGTCATAATCAAAGACTTACTAACTTTAATCTATCTGATAATGAAATCAAAGATATTTATCATGGTGAAGGCTGGATGATTTTGAACGGAGAGTATATGAATAAGTCTAAGTCTGATGAAAATAGCCAAGTATTCAATCACAAGTTTGTTATTTTTGACATTCTTAGTTATAACGGTGAATATCTTGTAGGTAAAACATTTGAAGAAAGAATTAAATTACTTGATAGTCTTTATGGTCAAGTAGATTCTGAAAAAGAATATCTATTCAAAGTAACAGAAAATGTTTATCGTGTTAAATCTTATGAAGTTGATTTCAAAAATATTTTTGATAAATTAACTCCGATTGATATGATTGAAGGCTTGGTGATGAAGCGTAAGAATGCTCGTCTTGAATTAGGTACTTCTGAAAATAATAATACTAAAAGTCAGTTGAAATGCCGCAAAGCAACCAAAAACTATAAATATTAATTTATGCCAAGTAACTGGAATCATTTTTGTCCTTATTGTTTAACAACGACAAAACAAAATATTAAATGTGGTACTTGTGGTCAAGAGACTATGACTATATCAAAACAAGCCAGAGTTCCTAAAAAAGGAGCTAGTAAAAAAGAGTGGAAATTACTTTTTGATACATTTCCCTATATTTTGGCTAATGCTCCTAGAACAAAATCTTTAGTTGATTTGGGGTTTCAAAAGTAATTCTATTAATTTAATATATAAGAAAAACAATCAAGATAACGTGGATAAATTCTCAAAATTAAAGCCAAAAGACGAATTTGCAGAAGGTAAAGAAAAAGTTCTTTACAAAGATAATCACTTTCAAATTGTTAAATTTGAAGATTGGTCAATCTTAAAAGAAAGAGATGCGGTTTGTTGCATTCCTTATTTGATTGAAACAAATCAAATAGTTTTGAGATATGAATATGTTCCTACTTTCAAATATGCTGATGGTCAAGAATATCATGTTACTTTAGTATGTGGTGGTATAGAACAAGGTGAGTCTGTTGAGAAAGCCTTGAGAAGAGAACTTGAAGAAGAAGCTGGTATTGTTATAAGAGACGATTTTCAATTTGAAGAAGAAATGAAGCCACTTTTTATCAATAAGGCTACTGCTAATAAATATTATCCATTCCTTATTCCCTTGAATGAAAGAGATTATCACGAGGTAGTTGCTAAAGGTGATGGATCTAAAGAAGAAGAACTAAGTAAGTCTGTAAAAGTTGATGTTAAATATATCAACTCACTTAATCCATCTGATTTAATAACAGATTATATGCTAATGAAACTTAAAGAATATCTTAAACCATAAAAAACTAAAAACCCACTCTAAAGTGGGTTTTTTATTTTAAGTATCTTTCTAAGTCAGATTTTATTTCACTATTAAGTAATTTTGAATCTACATCACCATAGTCTGAAAAGTTTGGTTGCATTTCATAGGTAAAATATTGTTCACCACACCAGTCCTTGAATATATCAAATAAACTATTATCCTTTAGTCTATCTGCATCTTCGTTATCTATCCAGTCATTGCTATAAGGGATAGTATAAAATGTATCAAGTTCTTGATACTCTTTTCTTGTTTGATTTCCATCAGCATCTTTAGTTGTATAGTATTTAGTGACTTCTCTTTTTTCTTTTGTATATGTAAATTCCTTTTCAACTATCTCATCAAACTCATTTAGAATTTCTTGGTAGTTAGCATCAACATGAGCATTCATTTCCCAATCTCCAATAGTTTGTTTAACCTCTTGACAGATTTCAGAATTTTTACATAGTTTTTTTAATGTATCATAATATCTTTCTTTTAGTAAATAGTTAATAACTTCTTCTTCTGATTTACCTTCCAAGTTTTCATTTTCTGATTCTGATATAAAATTTTCTAAACCACCAACTTCTTTAATCATAGCTTTGACTAATAGAATTCCATTTTCTTTATCTAATGTATATTGAAACATTGATGATGTATCTGGTTGATAATCAGAACCATAGTAATTATCATACATATTTTCTTCTCCGTTTACTAAAATATCTTTATAACTTGACTTTCTTGATAACATAATATCAGACATGTCTTCTAGATTAACTTCAACATAAACTTTACCTTCTTTGATAATAGCATCTGACCAGTTGTAATATTTTACAAGTTCTTCTTCAGTGAATTCAAATGTATCTTTTGATTTAGCAAAAATAGCAATATAATCATTTGCTTCTAATAATTCAGGCTCACTGGAATTCCAGTTATCTGTAAAAAATAAACCACCTTTAATTTCTACACCATCTATATCGCCAATATTACCATCCGCGTCGTGTATTGATACTTCAGCATTTGCTTCTTCTGCTATAATTGAACAAGCAAATTGAAATGTAGAAGTAACATCATCGTTTTTAATTTTTTGTCCTTTATGAATGCTAATCCAGTAAGAAGGTATAACTTTATCACCAGCTTTTACTTTATCAGTAAAAACATCTTTTTCACTTTCTACCCATTCTCCATTTTTATAAGCACCTCGTTTAACTTTTTCTGAAAATCCAAATTCTACTGAAACAAAATATCCAGCATCTGTTATTTCTAACATATAGTCGGTGATATCTTCTTCGGTTAGTTTCCAAAGAGTTTTCTCTTCTATTTGCTCTTTAATAGATTCTTTAATAAAGTCTAGATACTTTTTAATCATAGTCTATATATAAAAAAAGAGAGACTATTTTGTCTCTCTTTTTTAACTGTTCGCTTATTTAATTTTAGATTTTACTTAGTAATTCTGCTTTCTTTTCAGAAAACTCTTCATCTGTTAAGATACCTGCTGAATGTAAATCGCCTAATTTTTTGATTAGTTCAATTACTTCATCAGATTCTTGTTTAAGTATGTCTTTAAGACCTATTTTTTTCACATCTTTAACTTCTGCTGGCTTTCTACTTTCAGGTAAAATTTGGATAATAGTAGAAGCAATATAATGCTTTTCAAAGTCTATATCAACTTCAGTGAATTTTTGATTAGAAGCTTCACCTTTTTCTACTCTACCTGTTTCAACGGAATTGATAGGGGTCATATTACTTGATAGAGAACCATATGTTTTTGATAAATCAACATCAGAAGTGTAACTACAATTTACAGCATTGTTACTTGAGTAATAAGCATTTGTTGTAGTTGTAGAGCCTATAATACCTGATCCGTTTGTTGTTAAGCAACCACTATAAGTTGGAGTTGTTGTTCCAAACCAAACACTAGGTCTGTAGTAAGGATAAGACGGATAGGTTGGGTAATAAACCGGGTACCACTTTTCAACAATGATTTTATCAAATTTTGACTTCCAGTTATCTAAAGTAATAACATCTTCTTTATAGAAGAAAACTTCTAAAAGACCATTGTTCTGAGTAGCATCTAATGCTTCTCCAGAGTTTTCAATTTCGTAAGTTGAAAATTTGAATTTTTTTCTATCGTCAATAAAGCAGTCAAGATAAACCCTTTGTCCTGGTTTTACTACTAATCCTGTTTTTGAGATTGATTGACCGTTTAATTTAATATCAGCGAGTACTGAAACGGTTAGTGGGTTAAATAATTCGATTTCGAATTCGTCTCCATCAGTTAAGAAGACTTTCCCATTTTTAATTGATTTTCTCCCTCTGTCGTTAGGAGATACAATCCAAGCATTTGGCTTGGAATTGCTACTTGCAATTGTTTTTGCCATAGTTATTCATTTTTATTTTATCCTATATCTTTGATTCATTTCTAAATCTCAAAGGCATCCTGATGATACCCGACATAAGTGTAGCGAACAGCTAAATTATATATTGAAAAACTTTATGCTTGTTGTAAATTTGTTCCACAATTTGGACAAAACTTATAATTATTGTTGACTGAACCACAATTATAACAATATTTAACATTACTAGCAGTTGGTGAAATGGTAATATTTTCTGTTTTTTCCATATAGATAAAATTTGTATTTGGATATACTTTATCTCTTTTACCTTGTATAGTAATTTCTGGATTGTAGTCTATTCTATACACCCATGGACTTTTTATCCATCTTGTAAAAATATTTGTTTTTTGGTCTATTTCATTTCTATCATTACCATTTATATAAACTATTATTTTAGAGGCGTTTGTCTTTTCTATCAAACCACCACTACCTGTTAAAATATTGTATAATGTACCCATTGTTGAAAATACTTCAGAGTTGTCAGGTGTGCCACTTACTAAATTAAACTCTAAAGTCCATAAACCAGATCCACGAGTAGTCTCAACCAATCGTATTGAGTATTTAGTTCCGTTATCAGATGTAAAAATTATTACATTTGACCATAAAAGAGATTTATCTATTGTATAAGACATAAATTATATATTAAAAAATCAACTCCATTTGTTTTTTACTAATAAATGTTGTATATTTGTATATAATTAATAATTTAGATAAAGTGGATATAAAAGAAAATATAATTTTAGAAACCTTCCTAAGACTTACTAGTCGTACATATCCTCATGGTAGTGAGGATGTGTTGGTAGAATCCATGATTGAACAAGGTATTTTTCCAGTAGATTTACAAAAAGATATACACGGTAACTATTTCTATAAAATAGGTGAGTCAAGAACTATATTTGCTTCACACTTAGATACCGTTAGTAAAGAAGAAACTGAGGTTGTTCATACATTTGATGGTGATATTATTGGTACTGATGGTAAGACTACCTTAGGTGCTGATGATAAGGCGGGAGTTACCGTTATGTTACATTTAATGAAGAATGGTATTCCAGGTCTTTATTACTTTTTTATTGGTGAAGAAGTTGGTTGTATTGGTTCTGGTTTAGCTTCTTCAATGTCTATTCAAGACTTCAAAGGTAAATATGATAGAATTATTTCTTTTGATAGAAGGGATGTTGATTCTGTTATTACTTATCAATCATCAACAAGATGTTGTTCTGATGCTTTTGCTGATGCTTTGGCAAAACAATTAAATTATTCCGGATTAAAATATAGAAAAGATGAAGGTGGTGTTTATACAGACTCTGCTGAATTTACTTCTATTATACCAGAGTGTACTAACTTATCTGTAGGTTATTACAAAGAGCATACTTTTAACGAGACTCAAGATATTAAACACCTTGAAAGATTAGCTAATGCTTGTTTATCAGTTGATTGGGAAAATCTTCCAACTGAAAGAGACATGACTAAAAAAGAATATCGCTCTTATGGTTCATATAACTATGGTGGTTATAAAAACTATTCTAATTATGCAACACCTGCTACCAAATCTAATGATTGGAGAAGAAGAGATTATGGATATCACGATGATTGGTATGACCAAAGCACAAGTAGTTGGGTTACAGATGATGATGCACCAATAGATAATAGTGTAGATGATATTGACTGGGAAATTGAGTATGGTAAATACAAAAAAACACGCAGAAAAAATAAAGGTAAAACTTATTTTGATAACGGATCTGGTGGTTTAGTTCCATTCAAAGAAGCAAAATATCCTAACTATCTTGGTGATAAAAATTATTATGATGGTTTGATTGATAAAATTGTCAAAGATGATTTAACAAGAGAAGATTTAGAAATTGTTAAAGATCAATATTTAGATATGACTAAAGAAAATGATAGAATGTTTTACCAATATCTTTTAGGAAATATTATCGACTAAAATCAATAATATCAGAAGATTTAATAATTTCATCAGGAGCATTTTTTATTTCAGAATTTGGAACATTATGGCTAACTTTGTAAGAAACTTTAGATATTTTCTCAACAATTTTAACAGGAGTAATCATGTCATTGTACCAGTATTCTATAAGAACGATGTCACCTTCTTTATAAAACGATTTAAATTCTAATAAAAACTTCATAAAGTATATATAAAAATGTCATTACTTATTTTTGATAAAGAAATGCTTGAGTTTCTGAATCTTGCTCAAAGAGATTCAATTATTGCTGCCTTGCTTTTACAAGGTAATTCATCACATATTAATGATGAAGGTAATTATATTAAAAGAGTTGATGATGAAATAGATGCTGTTTCATTTTTGCCTAAATCTAAGTATGAAAAAGTTGAGGATCCTTGGAATCAAGGTCGTGTTAAAATAAAAGTAGGTAGATTTCTTAGAAAATTCCTAACTAGCTTTTCAATTAAAAACTGGACTATAAGTGACGCTATGATTGAAAGATTTGTTAATCTTTACAAGTCTTACTTTTCAAGAGATATTTCTAAATTAAAGATTGTTGAGGGTAATGATATTCCTAAGTATTACTTAGAAGAAAATTATCACACTTTTAATGGTAATACTGCTGGATCTCTTTGGAATTCTTGTATGAGACAAAGAGAAAGAAATAAGTTTATGAAACTTTATGCCATCAATCCAGAAAAAGTTAAAATGTTAATTTTCTTTTCTGATGATAATAAAGTAAGAGCAAGAGCACTTCTTTGGCAAGATGTTAAAGATCATAAGGATTCTATCAAAAGTTATAAGTTCATGGATAGAATTTATTATGTATATGACCATGATATTAACTTCTTCAAAGATTGGGCTAAAGAAAATGGATATCTTTGTAAATGGGAGCAAAGTGCTAAAACTGAAATGTATTTTGATGATGGTAGTGGAAAATCAGTTACAAAAGATTTATATGTTGAGTTAGACTCTAATGGTTTACTTTACTTTCCTTACTTAGATACATTTAAGTTCTTTAATGATGGAAAAGGTAGATTTTCAAATTCACAATCATATAATTTTGACTATATTTTAGTTCAAAGTAATGGTGCTGTTGAAAGAGAACAAGAGCCTGAACAGGAATGGGATGAATCATATGATGAAGATTAAAAAAACCCACCTATTGGTGGGTTTTTATTTTATATCTCTTTTTGTTCTGAACGATATTTATCGTACCTGTTTGCTATTTCAACCAAGAATTTATTTCTAACAATATCCTCATTGTTAAATTCAAACAAACATAGTTCATTCATACCATCAACCATTTTAATAAAGTCATTATAACCTGAATCTCTCTTTTTAACATCATATTGTGATGTGTCTCCCATCATAACAGCTTTTGAATCTTGACCTAAACGAGTTACCCATAACATTAATTGTTTAATTGAAGCGTTCTGACACTCATCAAGAAGCATAATACAATTATCATAAGTAGAACCCCTCATATAAGCAAGTGGTTCAAACATTATCTCCTCAGTTGAAAATAAAAATTCAACCGTAGCTTTTCCCAATATTTTACAGAATGTTGTATAATATGATTGACGATATGGATCAATCTTTTCATTAACACTACCAGGAAGCGCTCCTAAGTTTTCACCTGATTCTTGAATTGGTTTGGTAATAATTATTTTTTCTATCTTTTTATCAGCTAAAAGAGCTAAAGCGGTGTAACAAGTTGTGTAGGTTTTTGATGTTCCAGCTGGTCCGTGGACTACGGTTAGTGTGTTGTTTCTAATTCCTTTGTAAAGTTCGTTTTGTTTATCACTTAGACGAACATTTGATTTTTGAAATTCCTCTTTAGTTAAAGAGTTCTTTTTTCTAAGGTTTTTCTTGTACTCAAATTCTTGAATTCCTTCTTGAACTTGGCTTCTTAATTCGCTTTTTTGCTTACTCATTTAGAAGATTATTTTCTCTTATATATTGATATTTTTTACCGACCCTTTTCTATTTATAAGAGATACTAAAATTTAATATATAAGTCAAACATTACTCTAAAGGAAGTGAAAAAGGAGGATGACTTAATTTATGACCTGATTTTCTCAGAAAAAGAAAAATTCAAAATAGACATATCTGAATATATTGCGGATATATATACCTATGAAGAGTTTATAGAGAAAATAAAAAAGATTTTAAAAAAATCAAAGGTCACTATTGTAAGTAGCAGTACTTTAATGAGTAGTAAAACCGTAGTTTGGGAGTTAAAAGTTAAAAAATAAAATATGTGGACATACAATAGTGATTACAATAAATGGTTTGCCAACGATGATTCAATATCTAAAAATGATTTTGATTATCTAAAACAAGAATTAAAAGCTACTAGATATTATTCTAGAATTCTAAGTGGCGCCACATACTTACCAGTAAACGATCTTACCAATATCTATGATATTTTAGGTGATTATCAGTCAAGAGATTGGTATGTAAGTGCTGATCCTACTACTGGATCTCTTTATAGTGTTACTGCTATACCACCTCAACATGCTACTTCAATTGATTATAATAGCTATAATGATTATTCAAAGTATTTAACAGAATATGGTTTAACATTAAAGAATTTATTTACTCCTTATAGATTGATAAAAGATGCTTCAAAAAACTTTTATTATGTAGATGTTGCTACAACTGAATCAATTGACCTTACTGCAATTACTAAAAACTATACAATTGACAACATCTTACTAAAAGAAGGTCATCGTGTTTTAGTCAAAAACCAAGTAACAAATATTGTTTTATTATCAACAGCTGATCCAAATACTTACTTTACTGGTAATTACACAATAGTTCAAGATTTGGGTGCTACCATTGAATATCAATATTATAATGAGCAGAATGGTATTTATAAGTATATAAATGGTAATTTAGTAAGAGAAGCCGATTTAGATATTTATGATCAATGTGTTAGATATAGTGTTTCTGTTAAATTAGGTAATGTTAATGCTAATAAGCAATTTCATTTATCAAGATTATTAAATGGTTACTATCCAACAACTCTTTTAGTACAACCAATCGAATTTATTGAAAGACATAACTGGATATTAAGAAATCGAGTTGATTATAATAACTTATTTGAAATTAATTATTATGACATCATTAAACACGATTCGCAAACTTATAACTATCAAGGATTTACTTATAGTATTCCTGAAAGAGCTATAGCTATTGGTGAATTTGGAGTTATCTTAAATACACAAGAAGGTAAATCAAACATAATAAAGAATAAATATAAAGTTAATTTAAGAGGTATTTCTCAAACAACACAATATTATTGGATTTGTGGTGATGAAAATACGCTTTTAAGAGTTAGGAAGCACGATTTCTTTATTGATAGAATACTACTTGAAGACATACCTACAACATTACCTCAGTTGATTAAAACAAATTTAAGCTCTGTTTCTTTCTTTGATGATTTGAATGGTGTTTGTGTTGGTGAGTTAAATAGTGTTTTTTATACTAAAAATGGTGGTTTCCTTTGGGAAAGAATAGAGGTTTCTGACTTTAGTGAATACAACTATAATAAAGTTTTATACTCAACAAATTCAAGTTTTTATGTTGCTGGTAACACCGGCGTTTTAATTGAATTTGTTAATAGTATATCTGGTTGGACTGCTTATAAAAGAAGAGTCTCTAAGATTGAGGATGCTGTTGATGAGTACTTATTGGTTGAAAATATCAATGATTTGTATAAAACTAAAACTTCTTCTTGGAACATTAGTTACAATTATTATACACAATCCATACCAGCTGATAAAGAATTGCTTTTCTTAGTTACTAATAACAATAATATTATAGCTTATGATATTAATAATTCATTTTCTCAAATAGGTTCAGATTTTATTTACTTTGACTTTGGTCAAAAATATGGCGATATTAGAAATATTACACAAAAACAAAATAGCAATATTTTTTATTTTACAGGTGTTGACTCAGTTAGTGGACATGATGGTATATTTTCTTTTGATATAAATAACTTTAGTACTTTAGGTACTGGTAGCTCTTATTCAAATACTACTATTGGTGATACTGGTGCTACTTTTGAATATACTGGTTATGTAAATCAAATATTTGATTATAGTGGTAATGAAATGTTAATTTGTGGTAATACATCTTTATTGGGTGTCTCTACTTATTCTACTTTAAACTTTCAATCTCTTGATACGACATTTGAAGATAAGTTAAAATCTAAAATGTTGGTTGTTGATTATGATATTGCTTCTAAGTTGAACTTCTTTACTGATGCTGGTGATTATAGATTACCTAACTCAATTACATTTAGTAGTGTTATAAGTTCTAATATTGGTTTTAGTCCTATACAACATAATCAAACATCAACAAATAATGGTACATATTCAGAAACAAACTGGATTACATATTGGACAGATACTCAAAAAACATTTGAATATTTTACTAATACACCTATGGATAATTCAAAGGTAGTTCTAATGTCAACTACTTTTTCATATAGTTCTATTAGTGCTTCTAGTTCATTTACAAGTAATTTTATTACATCATCAGCTTCACTTGTTTCCTTATTAGGACCAACCGTTTTATATTCTACACAAAGTAGATTTGATTCTACTGGAATGCCTGCTATATCAGCACCATCTGGCTCTTATAAGCTTTTTATTTATGATTATTTATTAGTTTATAAAGTAAATACTAATTACCCAGTTAATGTTGGTGATGTTATGGCTTTTGAAAGTGATGTTGTTAGTGCTCAACTTGTTGTTAACAAAATAGTTACTATATCCACATATAAGTATATTTATATGTATAACGATTTTAATGAAAATATAATTACGGATCTTCAACTAACATCGAATAATATAACATTAACTAACTTAAACACATATACAACGGCTGATGACTTAAAATATAGATTTAATATTCATCCTATTTCAAATGCTTATAGAATGGATTATTTAGATTCTTATGGTAATATTACATCATCAGCTTCAAATGTTTTTCAACTAAGTGGTGTTTTCAATAATCTAACATCTTATTATAATTTACAAACATCTGTTAATCTTGGTTCTACTCAGTCTAATATGATTTATACATCAGGTTTCTTGAAATTTGGTTATTCGCCTACATATAACTTAATGGATTATCTAACAGGTTTGAATAATCCTAATGATGTTAATCCTAGATTTTATGCTACTAAAGAATATTTAGCAATGCCTGTCTATAAAGGAATACCTTTGGGTAGCTTGACTGCTTCAAATGCTTATATAGATTATAATGGTATGACCGCTTCTTACGATTTAAATTCACAGGGTAATAAAATTTTATTTGGTACAGGTCTTAAACTTGAATACGATACTATATTTATTAATACTTTTGTTGATGTTGTTATTCACGGTTCATCTGATTATACAACCGAGAAATTGCTTGTATTGAATAAATACTATGATTCTATAAATAATGCTTATGTTATTGAGTTTCATAAAAGATTAAATTTCTCTTTAGGTGATTCCATTATTGGAAATGGTGGTTCACTAGATATTATATCTAGAAGAACGTTAGCTCAAATAAGTGATGATTTACAAGAGTTAAATAACATCCAGAGAGCTAAGATGAAATCAAATTCTTGGCAAGGTCAAGGAGTATTTACTTATGACAATTATCAAAATGAATTAAATTTCAAAGTACCTACTGACTCATATACTAAAATTTTATTATCAGATTCTGATACGGTTCAACAATTATCAGCCGTTATTTATGTTGATTATAAGAATGAGTTAGCAATGAATATAACTAGATTGGCTAAAGAATATAATGTACCTATTTTAAATACTATAAATTATACTAATAAGCTTTATATTTCTTGTTCTGAAAAACATGATTTAGTTACAGGAGAAGGTGTTGTTTTAAGTTTTATTGGTGGTACTGGTTCTTCACAAGAATTAAATCCTCAATATTTTGGTTATCATGTTATTACAAAAATAAATGATTATGACTTTTTAACAGATATCGACTATGGTATCACACCAAGTGTTGGTTCTGATATTGGTTATGTTACATATACAAAACAAGATCCTTTCTTAAATTATCAACCAATTGACTTAATTGACTTAGGTGTTGATGCTAAGGGTAAAATAGCTTTAGAATTATCTATAGAAAATCTTAAATTAGCAAATAGTGTTTATAGTTTAATTAATGTTGACTTTGAGAAATATAGATTTAGACTGATTGATGGTCTTAATATAGAAATTGTTAACCTTTATTATGCTTGGTTACTTGAGGCTGAATTATCTGGTGCTATTATTGGATTGAATAATAATGATTTAGTTTGGTATGATGGTACTTGGATATACGGTAGATGGTTTGGTGGTACTTGGCACTCTGGTGTTTGGATGGGTGGTGATTGGTATGGTGGTACTTGGAATGCTAATACGATTACTGATAAAATTTTAACGGTTGATGTTGATACAAAAACTATTAACTTTGAGCAATCTTTCTGGTATGATGGTAGATGGTATGATGGTACTTGGAATGCTGGTATTTGGAATAATGGTAGATGGTATGGTGGTACTTGGAGTAATGGTATGTGGCATAATGGTATTTGGAATGATGGTACTTGGAACAATGGACATTTCGAGGGTGGTATTTGGGTACTTGGTACTTGGAATAGTGGTGTATTTAGTTGTACTAATGAACCAGCTTATTGGTTAGATGGTAAATGGTATGGTGGTGATTTTGAAAATGGTATGTGGTATAATGGTTCTTGGGAACAAAGAAATGGTTTATCAAGATTTGGTACTAAAGCTTATAACAGCAGAACAGCCAATTGGCAGTCTGGTAAGTGGATAAGCGGGTCTTTCTATTCAGCTATAGATACAGATGATAATGGAATTATTATACCATCACTTGTAAATAAATATTCTATATGGAAAACAGGTCAATGGTTATCTGGTGAATGGTATGGTGGTATTGCTTATAATATGGATTTTAAAACTGGTACTTGGTATGGTGGTATATTAGAAGAAATTGAAGTTATAGAAATTGATTCTGTAAATAATACTATTACATTAAATGGTGAGTTTTATTTTAATATAGGAGATACTATTTATATAATTGACAATCAAATAGGTAATGCTAATTCATCTTTGGGTTCTGATTCAAATCCTGGTTCTTATCAAATTTTATACTCATCACAAGATGCAACAAATAAGAAAACTATAGTTTATATTGATTATAATATAGTAGGGTTAACACAATCTTCTCCGGTTGATACTGGTTTAAGAGTTGTTTCTAAATTTAGTAATTTAAATTGGAAAGGTGGTATTTGGACAAATGGTATCTATGATAGTGGACTTTGGGAAGGTGGTATTTGGTATAACGGTGTGTTCAATGGAACTTGGACATAATTTATAAATTAAATTTAATATATACATTATGATAAAGAAATATCTACAATTTATAAAAGAAGCTGATGAAACAACAGAGGCTCAACCTGCTGAAAAATATCAAGATACTGGTAAATATACTGAGCTAAAAGATGAGGTTAAATCAATGATTGAAAAAACCATTGAAAAGAATGGTGGTGAGTTCAAATCATTTGTAGATAAATTTACAAAATCTCCAGAAGATACTAAGATTGAAGGATTTATTAACGATTCTGATATTTATGAATTTTATTTAAAATTCAGAAATGATATTGATGAGTTATTAAATAATATTAAGTATTTTAATGAGGTTCCAAGTGACTCAAACACTTTTGGTCTTTATGACTATATCATACATGGAACTGAAAAAGCTGTATCAGAAATCGTTAAAGAGTTATAAACTTCTTCTTTTCTTTTTTCTTTGTTTCTATAAATTCAATACCTTCAATACTTTTTACATTTTCACCTAATTCAAAGTGGTGTAGCGTATTTAATACTGATATAAATTTTATTTTTTTGTAGTCTTTTTCAATTTTAGCTAGTCTATCCAACATATTGATAAGTGTTTCACCATCATAGTGGCAAACTAAATTTAACGGATCGATAACAACATAAGATAGTTTGTTTTGAAAAAGTCCACCGTGACTTAATATTTCAAATTCCAAATCAACTAAAAAAGAATTTTTAAAGGCAGTAACTTCTAAGTTTTTGTTTTTTAACTCTAACGACTTTATACTTTTATCAAAATCTAGCGCAAAGTATAAACATTTTTTACTTAAATCTATTAGACTAAGTGCTTTAGAAGATTTTCCGGAATTAGATTCACCATGAATAACTACCATTTTATGTAATGTTTAACTATGTTATATGTGTTTTGATGTAAATAAAAGTGATTTACTATCAAATACAAATATAAACATAATCTACTTAATAAAAAAGTAAATGAGAATAATTTGTGAAGTATTGAAAACTTAAATGGTTTTAATATGATATTAAGCAAGTATGATATAGATAATACTACACCAAATAAATACCAACTAGTTGTAAAAAATCCACCTATAATCCAGAGTAATTCAAATAAGCCAAGTATACCGATTGACTCTGATAAAGAATATTCAGTTTTACTTCTATATTCTTTTTTTGATGGTTTTTTACCGGTGATTTTTTCATATTTTTCTTTCCATTCACTTATTGAATAAATTTTTCTAAATTTTAGAATAATTGATAACACAGAAAGTAATACTAAAACGCCTATTAAATAATATATATTTCCTAGCATGATTATTATATTTATTAAATATCGATTGTTTCCTTTTAAGAAACAGAAGGTGTAAATAATTATATATAGATAATAAAATTAATTGACAATTAAATGGCATCTACACCTCTTTATAAGTTTTTAAAATCGAACGGAACTTCGTTTTATGCTTTCCCAGGTGCGGCTGAGGATATATCAGCGGCTTACCAGAACTCGAATTACAAGATGTACTTCTCAAAATTTGTGTTATTAAACTTTCCTAAACAGAACTTAACATCTGGTACAATGTCAAATAAAATAGTATTTGACTTTGATAATTCATTCCAAAAGTCAGTTAATGCTACACCACCTCCTACATATAATGAAGCTATTATAGAATCTTTGAGAAACTATGTAGCTAACCAAGAGGTTGTTATTAGAGAATCAAGATTAAACAATACTAAATATTATTACGATACAAATGCTTTAGAAACACCAACTGAAAAGATATTTTTCAAATGGGCTAAAAAACTAAATCTTATTGATTTTGAACCAGCTATTCCTGGCGATCAATATTTTAGTAATTTATCAGAGTTTCAAAGAAATAATATTAATGATGACTCTTATTTTCCAGAATATTTATGGAGAGAAAGACAAGTTATTGCTTGGGATGCTATTTCATTTTATCAAACAGGTGTTTCTGGTTATAGTCAAAAGTTAGAAATTGAATTTAGTGGTACTACTAATTTCAAAGTAGGTGATAAAGTTAATATTTTTAATGTTAGTAATTCAAGCATTTATAACAATGATGGTTATAATACTCAACTTGTTGATTCTCAATACTCTACAGGTGTTAATACAAATGTTCTTTATATTATTCCTGCTGGTGCTACACAAGGTCAAAAAATTGTAATGGATATTGATTCTACAATGTCTCAACATTATGAAACTACTGGTCAAGTAAAATTAGTTTATGATAGATTTGTTCAATATATTGGTGAAATCACAGGTATTTCTAATGTTCAGGAAGCAAATAGAAACTATACAGAGGTGCAGGCTCTTATTCCTGACCAAGCTGGTGCTACTCCTGATATTTTATTTAGAACTAATTATGATGTTAACTATAAACCAAACTTAACATTTCCAATTTTACCAAGTCAATATCAGCCAGAGATTTTAGGTGCTGAGTTATTTACATCCCCTATTGTTAATACTCCTCAGAATTATCCTGGTTCTTATTTTGCTCAATTTGATACTCCAGATTTTACTTATGAAACAGCTACTGGTGATTCTTTAAGAAGAAGTGGTGCTTATTTTGGTGTTTCTGGTGATATTAACAACCCTATTGTTAATGGTTCAACAATTGATGGTGTTGGTGTTGATTTCAATACTAGTCACTATGTTAAGATGAATATTTATAACAGAACGCTAACAAACTTTGACCAATTTAACGCTTTGGAAGTTAACAATACACCACCATCCGATTTTGAATATAATGCTATTTTATGGTATTACACCGTTCAAAAAACTGATTTAACAGGTATTGTTACAACTAAGACAAATCTATATGGTGTTTCTTTCTTGGATAATCCAGATAATAATCCAGTTGATGCTGAAATAGGTATTAGATTTCCTATTTATAAGAAAATGGTTTCTAATGGTAAGCAAGATGGTACTTCTTATGCTTATAGCTTAAACTTAAATTTCAATATAGTAAATGATAACCCTCAAATGGCTTATAACCCAGAGGCTATTAATTCTTTATTTAGCATGAATTTATTTAATCAGGCTATGTCAAGATTGTCATCTACAAATGATAGTTTTATGAATGTTTTATCTAACCAAGGTGTTTTAGAAGATGAATTGAATTCTATAAAACAATTACTTTATACACAAACTGATATTTCAACAATTAATCAAAAAATTGCTAACCTTGAAAATCTTTTAAGATTGTATTCTTCAAATCAGTTAGTTAGTACTGATAGTATTTCAGTTGTTACAAATCCTGGAACTCCGGTTTCTATATCTTTGTATAATACTGAAACATCATATACGACTATCAATAACATTAATACAACAGACTTGTACAATACAAGTGGTATAATTCCTTTGAATTTAGTTGTTCCTCAAAATAAAAACTTTTTATTAAATATTGTTAATAACGATTCAGTTGCTTTAACACTTCCTAATAATGATAGATTGACTATTGTTTTAGATACTGACTTAGCTTATAAACAAAGTGTTGATGTTATGATAACTGGCACACAATTAGCTTCTCAAAATAAAAAGTTAGATATTTATATCAATACAACGGTGCCTTCAACTACAACTACGACATCTGCGACTACAACAGAAGCACTTTTAATTGGTAATATTGATTTACCTGTTTATTATAACACAACAACTTCATTACCTAACTCAGCTTATTTGTGGTCTGATTTTAACTTTGGTATTGATCTTAATCAAACTATACAATATACGATTGGTAATTTATTAGAAGTTCCTTTGTCTGGTAATACTTTAGTATTGAGTAACTCTATTAAAGCAGGTGATAGTTTAAAATTAAATAATTTATTTGTTGGTACGGCTTCTGTGTTTAATTTCTCAGGTCAATATAAAGTTGACTCAGTTGTTGGTTCTACAAGTTCATACATTAGATTAGATGCTACTAGCAATCCTGATTTAGTTGCTTATGGTGCTTCATCTTCATTACCTCTTTATATTCATGGAACATCTTCAACATTATTATCAAATAATCCTTATTTTAGTTTGAATAAAGGTTTGAAGATAAGAGTAACAAGAATCAATTCTTCAGATGTTTCAATTGCTGATAAATATCAAATAGACGTTCAAGATATAAAATAAGTGTCTTTAATTTTTAATATATAAGTTAAAATAAAAAGATACATTATGGGAGTTACATGTGGTGCAAGTCTATTCGGTAGTAATAACAACCAATTTATTAAAACTAATGGTGGCGATTTTATAGCTGTTGATGGTTCGGGTACCAGAGAAAGACTTATTCTGTCAGATTTAAGAATACCTTACAAACAAATTCTAAAAAGTAGAATCATACTTAAAGTAGGACAAACAAATTATTTACTTAATTTTTTAGGATTAGGTGATAATGCTACTTTTCTTTGCATGAGAGCAAGGTATGATAGTAAATCTGTTATTGAAGCCGATAATTATATAAACTGGAGTTATGCAGATGATTTAACTAGAGTTAATTATTTTGCTGATATGATGGTTTTAACAGGCAATTCAACAAATAGAGTTCCTCAATTGTATCTTACAAATCCAAGTACCAAATATGCTGTTTCTATTGATATTATGGTTGGTATTATAGATGATTCTTATTCAATATTTACAGACACTTTAAATCAAAGTGGTACATCATTTGTTAATCTTGAATATACTGATATTCATAGTCATATTATTGGTGAATCTATTGTTATTAATGATAAGAGTTCTCCTGTAAAACCTTTAATTTATATTAGATTAAGTGATATTAATTCTATTGAAAGAAGTGGTCAAATTTTAATTATTGACGATTCAAGCTTAGGTATTATTTTCTTACAATTCTTAACATTAAATGATACTTATCAAGCTCACTCGTTATTAAACTATGTTTTACAACATCCAAATACAAATATAGATACTTTACAACCAACGGTTGCTGATTACGCGGATCCTGTTCTTTATTTCTATGGAAATGTTGGTAATACCGCAAGTGGTGATTATATCACATTTAGTGGTGCTACAACAAGTATTCCTTATAATACATCTCAAGGATTTACATTCTCAACATCTATTTCGTTGGGAACATTTGGTACTGGTAGTACTGGTGGTTCAGCAAGTGCTTATTTGGATAAATCACAATTAATTTATTTACTAGTTGATCATATCACAGATAATAGAGATGGTAGTATGTATATGTTACCTTCTAATATAATAATATCAGGTACTGGTGGAAGTGTTAGTAATATTGCAGCTGCTGGCACTTATTCATTAGCATTTGATTTCTCTGATATAGCTCATAACTATTTAGATGGTGTAATAGTAAACCTTAATATAACTGCTTAAAAAATTAAAATAAAAAGATGATTTTTAGTTACAATACATTTTTGAGACCGGTAACACCAACTGATAATAATATTCAAATATTAGATAATAATGGTGTTGTTGTTTATACAATAAACCCATTTTCTATAGGAACTACAAGAGTTTCAAATAATGTTTTAGAAATATCTTTTAAAAGTGGTAAAACAATACCTCTTCAATTTTCTTCTCAAAATGAAGCTAAAGTGGCTTTAAGTTTACTTCAGTCACAAATTGATATACTTTTAACAAAGACTCCAACCGTTATTGATACTCAAATTAAAAACTACATTGAATATGTAGTTAGTTTAAGTAGCTCTTCTGGTACATCAGGTAGCTCAGGTTCAAGTGGTTCTTCAGGTGTTGATGGTACATTTTATGGTTCGTCAGGCTCTTCCGGTATTAATGGTACTTCAGGTATTAATGGTACTTCAGGAGTTAATGGCACCTCTGGTCATAATGGTACCTCAGGTGCTAACGGTACATCGGGATCTGATGGTACATCCGGACACAATGGGTTAAATGGTAGCTCAGGTACATCGGGGACATCAGGCATTTCTGATATTTTACATGGTACATCTTCTACTTATCTTTCGGTTCCAGATGTTGAAGAGTTTGTATTTTTAACAACACAACCTGGTTTAGGTTTTTCAACAAATCAAACAGTTGTTGTTTTTGATGATGTTAATGGTTACGCTAACTATTATTATATTGATGGTGATGATACTTTAGGTATATTTTATGGTTATATTGACTCTTATGATCAGCAAACAGGTGACATGAGTATTTACACAGCTTTATCTTTTAATGTTGGTTCAACATCAAGTAATTGGGGTATCAATTTAGCTGGTATACCTGGATCGAGTGGTTCAACTGGTGTATCTGGTACATCTGGTTCAAGTGGCACATCTGGTCACTCTGGTACTTCTGGTTCAAGTGGATCATCAGGGACTTCTGGTTTAAATGGCTCTTCGGGTACATCTGGATCAAGTAGCACATCTGGATCAAGCGGCACATCGGGTAGCTCAGGATCAAGTGGGTCAAGCGGATCATCAGGAACTACATCAACTGGTCCTCAAAACTATACTCAAGTTTTAGGATCAAAAGTAACTGGTGTAACAACCACAGGCGTCACTCTTGTTTCTGGTAGTATTACTACAAATGGTGGACCTGTTAGTATTACAGCTACTGGTGATGCAAACCCTCAAGGTGGCACAGCTTGGGTAAGATTGCAAATATACAGAAATAGCACACCAGTTGGTCAAATAATACAAGCTGAGAATGGTTCAAATTTAAATATACCTTATTGTGTTACATTTATTGATACACCAAGTGCAGGTACTTATACCTATTCAATGAGAACTGTTAGTGGTATAGCTGGAACATTGGACTTTGGTGAAGTTAATGGTCCAACACTAACTATGATTGAATTAACGGGTTCTGGTACATCTGGATCATCAGGTTCTGCTGGTACATCAGGTAGTTCGGGTACTTCACCATCAACAGATTTAACATTAAGTGGAAATTTAGTTGTTAATGGTCAATCAACATTTACAGAGGTAACAGAGGTTATCAATCAAATACCAGCTGGTGCTACTGCTTCAACTGTTACATATGATTTCAGTAATGGTGATATTTGGTATCATGGAACAGCTTCTCAAAACTTTACAGCTAATTTTATAAATGTACCTACTACAACTTGGAGAACAATTACTACTACAATTTTAATTAATCAAGGTCCTACTGCTTATATACCAACTACTGTAAAAATAAATGGTACTGCTTCTACTGTAAAATGGGCAGGTGGAACTGCTTCAGGTACAGCTAATGGAGTTGATATAATTGGATTTAGTTTTATCTATACAAATAGTGGTATTCCTACTCAAGTGTTAGGTCAAATAAATTCATTTAGTTAATATGATATCAAGAATTAGTAACTTTTCAGGACCTTTATCACCAGCTTTTAGAATACTAGTTGGTGGATTTACAACTGATGGATTAATTTTAAGATATGAAATATCTGATAATAATTCATATTCAGGTACTAATATTATTACCGACTTAGCTTTTAATAGTAATGCCACATTATATAATGGTCCAACATATTCTATAAACGGCTACATAAATTTTGATGGTGCTAATGATTATTTACTTACAAACACATCACTCAATTCTAAATTATCACCGATTAATACATCATCTATAATATCACATTTTATTTGGATTTATCCAACTGATAATGGTGTTATTGTTTCTGAACAAGGAAATCCACCATTAAATTCAGGTTGGCATGATTCTCAAATTGAAATAGTTGCTGGAAATTTAAAATTTGGATTATGGCAATCTCCTGGTGGTGTATCAAGTCTAAACTCATCAATTACAACTCCATTTTATAATTGGTATTATGTTGGTCTTACTTATGATGGTGCTATAATGAGAGGTTATGTAAATGGTCAATTTGCTGGTTCTAAATCGGTTTCAAGGTGGACACCATATAATAACGGAGGAGGTGTTGGATTAAACTATGCTATTGCTGCTAATGATGTTACAAGTTTAGGTGATGGTAGTCCAGCTAAAATGAAGTTAGGTGCTTTTCATGTTTATAACACAGCTCTTAGTCAGCAACAAGTTCTTAATAATTACAATTATACTAAATCTGATTATATTTATACTGGTAGTATGTCTATTTGGCTTGATGCTAATGATCCAGAAAGTTTCTCAGGTGGTTTAGTTAATGATTTAAGTGGTAATAATTATACACATACTCTAACATCAGGTGCTACTTCATCTACAATATTTGGTTTTAAATCTTTTGACTGTACCACTGGACTTAAAAGAATTGAAGTTAATGGTACAGGACCTACACTACCAACAACTGGATATACATATGTTGTATGGGCACGACTTATAAGTGATAATTTCTCATCATATAGAACTTTACTTTATACAAACATATCAGGTGATAAATATACACCAATTACTGTTCCCAATGGGACAAATACATTAGGATGGTGGGATAGAAGCGCCGGTCAGTTCAGATCTTCTGGGTATGGTCTAACATCTTCTGTTGATGTTTGGGTCCAATATGCTGTTGTTGGTGATAGTTCTTCACAAACATACTATATAAATGATACACAAGTAGGAAACTCAGTTCCTTACGGTATTAGTGGCACAACTACACATTGGGGATTAGGTAATAATGCTATAGCTGGTCAACCTTTTGGTTATGTTGGAAATATGATGTTTTATAGTAAGAAACTAGCACTGAGTGAGATTAAACAAAACTATGATGCCTTAAAGCATGTTTATGTTAATGGAAATTTTGTAATTAATAATTTAAGACTTTATTTTAATCCAGATAGTTATTTAAGTTATCCAGGCTCTGGAACAACTGTTAATGATTTAAGTGGAAATTCATTAAATGGTACAATTTCAAATATTACTTTTAATAAATCATATTTTACATTTAATGGTTCTAATTCACAAATTGCTATTGCTGATAATGCTTTATTAGAGTCCGGCTCAGGAGATTGGACTATGGAGTCTTGGTTTAATACTAACACCAGTTCCGGAAGTCAAGTTGTTTTAGGTAAATTTAGTGGAGGTAACTCATCTGATGTTTCTTATTCTATAAGAATTAGTGGTACATCATTATTCTCTCAAATTGGTAATGGATTGGGTGGTACATTAAATGTAAACTATGCTAATTCTACATCTTATACAATAAATACCAATACATGGTATCAAATTGTTTACGTTTATTCAAATAGTACTGATACTTTCAAAACTTATATAAACGGTAGTTTGATAGGTTCTATTTCTTGTACTATTGGTAACCTACTTAATAACTCAGCAAATTTATACATAGGTTCATTTAATAATGGTCAGTTTGCTCAATATTTTAGTGGTCAAATTGGTATAGTAAGATTATATAGCTCTGCTTTAAGTGATTCTGATGTTTCTAAAAACTTTGAAGCAAGTAGAAGTATCTATAGTATTTAAAGTTTTTATCTACTCAAATTGATAAAATTATATTTTATAATTTAATATATACCTTATAAAAATAATTAGACAAAAATGGGTTTAGTATTAAGAACTTCACATATGCCTATGCCAATAGGAGCAACCGTATCTAACCATAGATTAACAGTTGAGCAAATGGATAACAACTTTATCTTTTTGCAAAATTTATCACATAGTATATCACCTTTAACCGTTAGTGAGGCAAAAGATTTAATGTCTTCATCTGGGGTTGTAACTGGTCAGTTCTATTTAATCACAGATGCTGCTCCTTATTTATATGGCACACAGAGTGATTTTGGGTTTGGAGATGGTACAAATATAATTGTTCAAGGTTTAGATGAAAATACATTTTCTACAAATGGTTGGGGTAAGTTTTATAACCCTAAATATAACGATTATGATGTTTGGGATTACGGAGCTTCTTATAGCGTAAGTTCTATTGTTATTTATGGTGGTCGTGTTTGGCATAAGGCTACCAGTACAGGTAATGATGGTAGTAATGATTACTTGAATCTTGATACTGACTGGGTTCCATTGTCTCATCTTGATGAAACATATTATAATGTTGTTTGGGATGAAATCGAACATATTATTGATGCTGAAGTTTATGGGTATGGTGATCCAATTTCTTTTATATCTTCTAGATATGATGCTAGAAATAATAACTTAGTTAAAAATAATCTTGCTGTTTTATTTTATTACTGTCAAATGGATCCTATTCAAGGATTTAGATGGGGTCACGATTTAAATTTGATAGATAATAAAGGTGTTGGTAATTGTGAGGTTATTAACTCATACTTGGGTTGTTTGAATTTTGTCTCAGGTTCAATTTATGATATTTATTTAACAGGATTTTCTCATATTTATGATATAAATTTAAGATCTTCTTCACTTTACGGTATTAAACTAAGTAATAATTCGGGTTTACATAATTTTAGTGTTGTTGATGGTTCAAGTATTTATGGTGTTGAGATAGATAATGATTCTAGCTTTTATAACTTTGATATAAGTGGTTATATATCAAACGTTAAAATATCCAATAACTCTGATATACATAATTTTGCCTTAGAAGGTTATATGAATGATATAACAGTTGAGAATAATTCTGTAATTAATTTAGATAATGAGTTATATGGTACATTTGAATCTATATTGGTTAGTAATTCTTCATCTTTTAATAGTATCTACCTAGATAACAATAATTCAATTTCAAATATTACTGTAAGTGATGGCTCGGAATTTTCAAATGTAAGTTTATATGATAATTCATATATTGAATATGTAGAGGTTCGCCTTAATTCTAATTTTGGATATATGAATTATTATAATGATGCTTATGTTGAGAACATTATATGTGAGAATGAGAGTTCAATAGGTTATGCTAGTCTATATGATACTAACTTGGATTCTATTAAAGTTAGTAATGATTCCTATATTGAATTTAATAGTAATTTATATGGTGGTTATTTATATGGAATTGATATGACAAATGACTCTTCAATCTATGACTTATCAATGACAGCTTCTTCTTATATTGACACTGTTAGAATGGATAATGGTTTAATTCAAAATATAGAGATGACTAATAGTGGTTATTTGGAAACATTAACTATAGAAACAAACTCTTATATAGAAAACTTGTACCTTGATAACTCATATATTCAATATGTTAATATTTCTGAAAATTCTAGTATTTCTTACTTACAAGATGACTATGGGATGTACAATTCATATTTGACCTATATTGAAATATCAAATAATTCGGCTATTGCTTATACATATATGGATAATTCATATATGGAATATATTAAACTTACCAATGAATCATATATAGGTGGTTTATTTTTGAATAGAAATAATAGCACATCCGAGTCTTATCTTTCAAATATTGATTTAACAAATAACTCATATATATCTGATGATGATGATACTATCTATCTTGATAAAGGTTCTTATTTCCAATATGTAAATTTGGAAAATAACTCATATATAACTGGTTATATGAAATTAATTAGTTCAAATTTAAGTAATATAACACTTACTAATGATTCTTATATTGATGCTGGTTATCATGCTGATGGTGACAATGTTGATAATTATGGTAATTATAGCTATAAAATGGAGTTACATAACTCTAATATATCTCAGTTAACACTTAATAACAACTCATATGTAGGATATGGTCATATATCTTTAACAGCTTCATCTGCTATATACAATGTTACTTTAGACAACTTCTCTTATATTAGAAGCTGGATATCATTAGATGATTCTGGTATGGGTCATTTCTCATTAACTAACCACTCTAAATTTGGTAAAACAAGTAGCAATGGTTCAATTGAATTATATAATGGTTCGGCTATTGAATACTTAACTATGGATAATGCACTATTAGATGGTTTTATTTATATGGATAACTCATCTATGATACAAGTTAATTTAAATGGTTTGCCTAATCCAGATGATGGTAATTTTGGTAATAGTAATTATTCAAACTACTATGATTTTGATATCAATAGCGCAACATTTGGTGAGGATATTGAATTATATGATTCGTTCTTACAGGATATACAAGTTTCTAATGGTGGTCACTTTGGTGGTAATTATGGTAGCATTTATCTTGAATCTAACTCATTTATGAGATCTATAAAATTAGATAATGGTTCTATTTTCACAGATGTTTATTTAGGTAAGTCAAGAATGGAGTATGTAGAAGTAACTAACGGTTCTTATATCTATAATATAGATTTAGAAGGTACTGATGGTTCATCAATTACATATTTAACCGTTAATAACTATTCATATTTTGGTGATTATATTTATTTAGATAATGCTTCAATGCAATTTATTGAAATTGATAATAACTCACAACTACAAGGTAGTAATCACGGTGATGGTGATATTAGTTTGTATAGCGGTTCTTATTTAGAAAATATTAAATTATCTAACTACTCTCAAATTACAGGACCTTTATCTTTACATGACACTTCATATTTTACTTTAATTGAGTTAAGTAACTATTCTCAAATTACTGGTGCTAATAACGAAATTCAATTACATAGTGGATCTTACTTTGAAGCAATTAAATTAGATACTGAATCTGCTATAACAGCATATGATACTGATAATATTTACTTATCATCTTCTGATATTAGTAGTATTGACTTATCAAATCGTTCAACATTCTTTGGAGATGTTTCTCTTTATGATGGTTCTTATATGAGAAACTTTAATATCACAAATAATTCATCATTTGGTGGTGGTATTTACTTAGGAGATTCTGGTGCTGGTTACATCACTAACCTATCAATAGATAACAATAGTCAATTTGTTGGCTATATAGATAATGATAGTATTAATTTATATAATGGCTCTACAATTGATAGTGTTAAATTATCTAATGATTCAGCATTTACTGGTTATATAGAAATGGGTGAAGGTTCTTACTTTACAGATATTTCTATTGAAAATAACTCTTATATAAGTGGTGATATTTACATCTATTTAGGTTCTACCGTTAAAAATATTAATATACTAAATGATTCTTATATCGAGGGTTACATGGATATTTATGGTGGTTATGTTAATGATATTAATATTAGTAACTACTCATTTATGGGTAATACAACTGAACAAGGTGGTATAAAAGTATATAATAATGCCACATTGGAATATATTACAATTAATAATTATTCAAGATTTAATAGCGTTTATTTAACTGATTCTAATACTAAGTTTTACTATGTAAGCTTAAATAACTATTCATATATTGACCCTAATACTAATTTTTATGGCAACTCTTATTTAAATTTGAGTAGTGCCTCTGAGATGAAGTATATTGAGTTAGATAACCACTCTCATATTAAAGGAAATCTTTTGTTATCTGCTTCTTATATTAAGAGACTACAAATGGCTAACTATTCTAAAATTGATGGTGATAACTATCTTTCTAATTCACATATTCAGTATTTCTCAATGTTGAATGTTAGTGATAACTCTGGTCAATCTTGCTATGGTCCAGGCTTTAACAATTTCTATTTAAGTAATAGTTATATGGAAGGCATCGATCTTAAATGGTCAACTATGGCTGGTTTAACTATAGAGAATAGTTCTACAATAGAAGGTTTACAAGTATCTAATAGTGGTATATTTAATACACAATTATATAACAACTCTCATATCTATTCAACCAAGATTAATGATTCTTATATTGATGGTAATGTTAATTACAGTAATGGTTATAGATATGGTGGATTATATTTAGATAGTTCATCAATTATAGCTAGTGTTGATTTTAATGATGTTGGATTCCCTAATTGGAATGATAGTGAAAATGGTATCTACTTACATAACTCATCTTTTACTAATATATCTTGGAATGATGCTTATACTCAAAGAGTTGTAGCTACTTCTTCTAATATTGATTCACTTACGTTATTAAGTAACTCTTATTTGGGATATGTTAATTTAAGTGATTCTAATATATATGCTAGTGAGTTAAAAATATCATCATTGGATACAATATCTCTTAATAATGCTACCTGGTTTGGTTTATTCTTGAAACAATCTACTATATATGATTATAGACCATCGAGTGGGTTAGATATTTACAATCTTGATATGACTGGTTCAGAATTTAACTTAGGTAATACATCAGATACTTATGATTTTAACGAAACATTTGCTCAATATAACACTATAAAACATCAGTTCGAGTTTAATTTTAGTGGTTCAACTGGTAATGGTGCGGTTGGCTTAGTTGATATTCCAAGAGTTCTAGTACCTGGTGATTATTGGTATATAGAAAAAGTAATATTAGACTCAACTAACTTAACAACTTCTGGCACAGCTTCTTTAAGTTTAGGTATTCAAGATACCGATTCTGATTGTGGAGTTGACCATGCTCTTGTTAGTGATTTGAATAATAGAGTTAGAGTTTTTGATTTATCAAATGGCTTGGCGAATGGTGCTAAATCTTATTCACATGCTATTGACCAAATATCAATGAATGTTCACACTGCTAACATAACAGGTGGAAATATTAAGGTAGAAGTTACCCTTAAAAATACAAATTATTATAACAGCAATGACTAATAAACAAAACAAAGGTTCAAGAGGAACCCAGAGTATCAGCAAAAATTATAGTTTGACTACATCAGACTCAGCTACATTTAGTTATGAACAAGGTAATAACTTATTTAGTCAACAATTAGCTAGTAAAGGTATTACATTTAGTTCAATGACTGAATCTGTACCTAGAACACCTAAAGGTAAAACTCAAAGTGATTACAAGGGTTCTACATTCTCATATGATAAGAATTTATATTTGAGAACTAAGGAAAATACACCTCAAACTTTTACTTATAGTTTACAAAAAGGAACTCAAAGTCATGGTGTTACACCAAGTCATAATCCTTTAAATTTTACTAAAAATACTTTATCATTTAGTAAGAAAACTACAACTACTGGTTATAGAGCATTCAGAGAAGGAGTGGGTACTCAAAGTCATTTTGAAGTTAAAACTCAAATGCTTAGAAGTACACCAAGTAACTTTTATGTAGCTGGAACCGTAAGTGCTGCTTTTAGTAGACCAAGTATTAAGAAGTTTTATATAAAAACTACAGATACAACACCTAAGTTAGATGCTAAATCTCTTGCTGAATTTGTTTCAACTTTATCTAAAACAACAACTGAAGAAGCCACTAAATCAATAAAACTAAATAAAGTAACGGTTAATGGGAATTTAGTTACAGATCCTAATCACACGCTTGTTTCGGGTGATGTTGTTAGAGTTGGTTCGGTAGGACACTATGTAAATAACAATGAAGGGATAGCAATAGTAAAATAACAAAAAAAGAGAGTTTTTAACTCTCTTTTTTATTTTACCAATGAAACAAATTCTTCAAACTTATAATTTGGAAAATCATTAACATATTTAATACTTACATTAATTTCCACACCAAGTGCCGATTTTATTGTTGATATTAATGACTCTTCTTTTTCCAATAAAGGTTTTGATATTACTTCTACAATTAAATCTTCAATTGAAGTTTGAGTCATCTTAAACCTTTTTATACCATATTCTTCATGAATATCTCTTGTTCCAAGTAAAGGCCATTTTTTATCACCATTTGGTAGTACAAACATATTTCTTACTCTACCTTTTATTTCGGTTATTGTTTGTAAAGTTCTACCACAATTACATTCACCTAATTCAATATGGTCACCATGTTTATATCTTTTAATATAAGGATTAGTTAAACTGGTTACAATTAATCCGCCATCTTCATCAACCTCACAAATTATATTTTCCATAACATGTTTTACATTTGGATTATCTGGGCACTCAATAGCTATTGTACCACATTCTTCAGATGAGTATAAAGACCCACCCATTTCACCACTTCCTTTAATATCAATAATATTTAATTTACTTAAATCCAATTGTTTTACAATTGAAGGGTTACAATGTAAGTAATCAGGATTCTTTTCTTCCAACCATTTTTGTATAACTGAAATAGGTTCATAACCTATCTTAAATGTTTTGCCTTGTATTGGTTCTATATTTCTTGGTATACCCCAATCATTGGTATCTATTGTTTTAGAACCAGGTCTTATAATAGCTATGTTTTTAGTAACATCCCATTTACGCCATCTTATTTCTCTTATATTTGTAGCTAAATACCATACATAATCTAAATAAGACTTTTGTATAGTAACTGGTTCACCGGTGGACCCAGATGTTTTAGACATGTAATAACCTTTTTCCATTTCAATCTTTCTAAGATCCTGTCTGGATATAATAGGCATTTTATTTATTAGAAAAAAGTTTGGTTTATGCCTCCATTGAGTTTTTTCAAAACCGTCTAAAACCCTTTTAACATCAATATCTAACTTAGAATTCCCAGACATAGAATGTATATTCGTTGAAGACTTCAACATGATTTGGTTTTATTGAGAAGTCTGATTCTTTTGGAAAATTAGCAGCTATTCTCATTTTATCTAATTTATAATTAAATGACCTAACTATAAATCTTTTACAATATTTAGAAGCCATTTTTAATAAATTTTCTTGTAGCTCTTTTGTAAAATTAACAACACCATCACCTATTATATTATCATAGTAGGTTTTATTATCAGACCAATCACCTATTATCATAGTATCTGATTTATACATAGGGTCTATATCCATCTGATTATCGGTAAATGGTATAAGTTTTTTGGTATAACCTAATAGTAATGTAGTACCATTAGTCATATACTTTCTATAAGTATTAACATTCTCTTCAGATGGGCCGTATGGATAAGGAAATTCTTGAGCCCAATAACTATTTTCTATCATTAAATTTATAAAACTAAAAGTATTAAAAGTTTACTTAAATTTAGATTTGATATCATCAAGATCTTTCATTCTACTTTCATGTGTAGCACTTAACAAAGTATAACTACTTGAGTAAGTACCAGCTGAATATGTTCCGTGTGTATTACCATAAATATCAATAACTTCATAATTATCAATAATAATAGCATAACCACCTCTATCAAGAGTTAATGGCGCACTTAAAGTATTCATTCTATTAAAAGGTCTAGAAGTTGAATCTGGACTAAACCAATTAGGTAAAACATAATCAGACAAACCAACCTTAATATTACCTGCTAATGTATAAACTATTAAATTACTTTCAACTGGGTCACAAAGTTCAGCCGCCCAGAAAATACCATTATTATCTAAACACCATTTATTAACTACATTATTACCCATCATCTCTAATAACTCATGACATACACATTGAGCAACGGTAAATGTTGAATTATCTTTATAAAGAACAGCACCACCATAATTCAATATTGTTTTAGCAAATACTTTAGCATAAGCTCTGCCAGATGTTTCATCATGATAACCTAAAGCACCTGGGTAATCAGTAAGATCCATTAAAAATATACTATTGTTTGGATAGTTTCTACCAGTACCTATAACTAATTGTGTAGGTGCCAATCCCCAATCATTACAAACATTTGTAAGAAATGAATTTATAGCTTTAACCATATTTTGTAGATTAGTTGTATTAACAACCGTGCTTTGATTGAATATTGTATAGTTTATCATAATAGTTTTTTATTTATTGTATATATTAATAGTAAAAAATTTAATATATACAATTATGATTAAAAGATATTTAGAGTTTATAAAAGAATCAAATTATAATGGCTTTAACTCACTTGGTGAGTGGGTTGAAACTCTTATGGATGATGAGTATGTTAGAAACATAATCGCTCGTTATACAAAAGATTCTGATGCTTCTATTAATTTATCAAATGCTATTAATATCTTAGATGAGAAAGCTCAATCTGAAATTAAATCACAAATTGATAATTATTTACAAAATGGTATTGAAGAAAAAGAACCTCAGTTTTTAGTTTCAACTGATTTAGAAGAGTTAACAGAAGCACTTGCTGAAGAAATAACAATGGCTGGAAAAGGCATATTTACTTCTTTCTTAAAGGCTTTAACATCTTTAGGTCAAAAAGAAGTTGGACCAAATTGGTCTAAATGTCCAGATGACTTTTTACTATACTATTATTATCCTAATTTACAATCAGAACATGTAAAACAAGTATTTTCAAGATTTAAATCTTTAAGTAGATATTTGGACCACGTTGATTATCAAAAGAATGAAGTTGATTTATACTTTGGTATTAAATGTGACGGCAATTTTGAATATGGTTTACATTATGATGAACCAACACCAATTGGTCAATTTAAACTAAATCAATCTGTTATTAAATGGATTTGTCAGATTGAATCTAAATCCGCTCATTCATTAAAGAAGGAATTAGTTAATTTAAGTTTAGCTGATGTAATGACATTGAGTAAGATTAAATTAGATATGAAAGACTTTAATCCTGGGTTCCACGAGTCAAAAGATGTTGTGAAAATTCAAGATAAGATAATCTCTTTTGGTTACAAAGGTTTAGGTAAATGGGATAATGGTAAATTTGATGAAGGTGAATTTATGAATATTAAAAATAACTTTACAACTTGGTTACTTACGAAGAAATGGGGTAGTAGAGTTTTAATTAGTGTTAAACCAACATCATACTATGTTTACATACATATAAAATTAAAATAAGATATGAAATACTTAAAGAAATATAACGAGAATGTAGAACAACAAGACCCTGAGTTTGCTATTGCTAAGATTAAAGGTAGATATCCTGAAGATATGGCTAAAGAAATGTTAGACAAAGAAGTTAAACAATGGATTCCAGATGATAAGGATCCTGATTTCTACTCCACTTCAGGAAATGGTGAAGCAGAAGATGTTATTATTGATCAAATGATTGGTTGGTTTGAGAAAAAGTATTATGCTTTATCTGAAGAAAACTTTCAAAAGGTAAAAGAACTGATTCTAAAAGAGTATGAATTCTTAAACTTCAACTACTAAACTAATAAAAAAAAATTTTCTATAACAAGAAAAGTTTTTTTGTTTATGGAAAAACCAAGTAAAGAAGATATAATGAAAAAATGGGCTCCTGTTTTAGAGTCTATGGGTATGACTGGATCTCAATTGGATAATTTATCACAACTAACCGAAAATCAACCAAATCAAATATTAGAAGAAACTAAAACTGAAGAGTTTCCAAGTTTATTACCAATAGCTATGAGGGTAGCCGCTAGAACAATATCAAATGATTTAATATTTGCTTCACAAGAAGAAATTGACCAAGTTAAAAAGAAAGTTCAATCTGAAAATCGTGATGGTAAGATTGAAGCCATTATAGAAGATAAAGAATTTACTGAGAAGAAATTAGAAGATGATGAAGAGTATAAGGAATTGATGAAAAAAGGTGTTAAACCTATGTCGGCACCTTCAGGAACTTTATTCTATTTAGATTATAAGTATGGAGGAGACAAAGATGAGTAAATATGTAAGTCCTGGAGTTTATATTAAAGAAACTGATTGGAGTGGTATTTATCCAGTATTTCAAAGAAATCTTTTAAGAAAGAATAAAATAGCTAAAATCTTTGGTTTAGATGTTAGATCGCTTATTATAACTTCAACTCCAAAAGGTCCAAATAATTTTCCAATTATTGCTTGGTGAGGAACATGAGTGTATAATATATACTCATAATGATTACCGTTTATCTTATATGTGCTGAATTTGACGGCACAAGATTATTTAAAATAGGACATACTCGTAGAAGAGTAGAAGAAAGAATGAAAGAGTTTAGAACGGGAAATGGCTCTGATCTTTATATAGTCAATCAGTTTAAATCTAAATGGGGCACTAAAATAGAAGCTCAACTTCATAGAAGATTCAATTCAAAAAAAGCTAATGGTGAGTGGTTCGCCTTAGATGATGATGATGTGATGGAATTTAAACCTTATTGTGAACTAGCACATAATAACTTTGAATTAATAACTACACAAAATAGTTGGTACTTAGAAAGAGGTAAATTCTAAACAATCTAAGTTTTTAATATATAAAAATAAAAACATTAATATGGGTTCAATGAAAGAAATAGCAATTAGAGATTATATTTCTAAAATAGACTTCAAGCACGATGATTGGAAGCTTTCTCAATTAAAAGAAGACATGCGTAGATTCTTAGGTGAAGAACCAGGAATTGAAGTTGTTTATAAAAAAGATGTAATGGTGAATGAAGTATCCGGAGAATCTAAAGAATTCTTAGATATTGATAAAATTCAAATTGTATTCACTGATACAGATGACAGATTTAAAAAAATAGAATTTACATTAGGTGTTTAATATGAATTTTGAAAATTACTACTTAGATATACAAAAAATATCTCAAATACCTTCACTTGAAGATAGGGACCAAATACATAGATACTATATGGATATGCTTATTTTTTTTACTGATGGTTCTGGTAGAGAAAAAGTATCACAATCAATTATGAAAACACTTATCAAATCTGGGTATTTAATTGATTCTCGTGATGAAAAATTAGGTGAATTGTTAAATGGATAACCAAATAACCGCTGATATTATTGACTATCTAGGTAAATACGAGAATGGTGTTCTTGTTTTACTATCTATAAACTATAAAGATAACTTTACAGAAGGTACTATTTATTATTCTGATAAAGCATTGGCTTTAACCGTTGATGAGAGTATAGAAGAAGACTTAGGTATGCGAATTGAATTTTGGCCTGGCTATAGAGATTTACTAATCTCAATTCTTAGAAGAGTTGTACCTTATAATGAAATTATTAATCGTTTAGATGAGATTGATGTTTCTAAATACTCTGATGTTAATATAGAATCAAAAGAAGCTGAAGATGTAAACGAAGACGATATTAAGAAGTCAGAATAAACTATTTTTGATTATTTTGATATAAATAAAAAATAATCATTATGAATGTTAATTAGTGAATTAGGAATTAGAGGATTCAAGTCTTATGGCAATAACGAACAAGTATTAAAATTAAACACAGAAAAAGGAGAATTAATTCTCCTTGTTGGAAATAATGGAGCTGGTAAATCATCTCTTTTAGATTCCTTCGATTACACACTTTATGGTAAAGTTAGAGGTCGTAAAAAGAAATGGGCCACTTTATCAACACTTCCAAACAGAATTAACGGTGAATTACTTAATAGAATTAAATTTAATTCTTTAGGTACCGACGTTGAAATCAAACGTGGTATTTCACCAAGCGTATTAGAACTCATTGAAAATGGAGTAACCAATGAAAGAGCTGGTAAAGGAAACATTGATGAAAAGATTGAAAAGTATATCGGTATGGATATTGAAACTTTCAAATCATTTATCTCAATGTCTATCAATGACTTCAAAAACTTTATCTCTTTATCAAATGAAGAAAAACAACTTCTTTTAGACAAGTTATTTAACTTAGAAGTTATCAATATATTAAATGGTATCTTAAAAGATATTGCTAAGAGTAATAAAACCAAAGCCGCTTCTTTTGATGCTGAAATTAGAACTTTAGATGACTCTATAGCTTCTATTCAAAGGTCTATTGATAAAGCCATTGAAAGACAAAAAGAAGAAGCCAGACTAGCCTTAGAACGTGAAAAAGAAGATATTCAATCAGAGATTGATAGAATCACAAATGAGATGAATTCCAGAAAAGATGATTATAAGTCTTTGAAAGAAAAGATGGATAAAATCAAAGAAAAAGATTCTGAACTTTCTGATGAGATGGATAAAGAAAAAAGACAACTTATCAACTGTCAGAATGATATTAAGAATGTTCAAAAAGAATTAGATTTGTATGATTCTGGTAAATGTCCAACTTGTAAAACAGATTTTGATTCAGTTCACTTTGCTAATTTAAGAACGGCTTTAGAAGAAAAGAAATTAGGCTTTGAAAATATCAAAGCTGAAATTGAAGCCAATGTTACTAAAGTAAGAGAAAGGCAAGCTAAGTTAAAATCTTTATCAGAAACTACAACAACTACTTTTAATGATTTAAGTTATTTATTGAAGAATTATAAATCAGAGATTGATAAATTAACTCAAAAGAAAGCTAGTCAAACTGCACCGGTTAATACTACACCTTCTGTCGATATTCAAGAGTTTAAAAATACAATTGATGAACTTGAAGAAAAGAAAGTCATCAGTACTGATAAAATTACTGAGTGTAAAGAAAAAGATCTTTACTACAAAGAGTTAAATAGAATTTTTGGTGAAGATGGTGTTAAGAAATCTATCATTTCTGGTATTATCAAACCAATCAATCACTTTATTGCTGAGAATATCAAAAAGATGGGTTTACCATTTGAAGTTAAGTTAGATGAGACTTTTACAGCTGAGATTAAACAATTAGGTTCTCAAATTGAACACGATTCTTTATCAACTGGTGAAACTAAAAAAGTAAATATTAGTATCTTAATTGCTTACTTGAAATTGATTAGAACTAAACGTCATATCAATATTCTCTTCTTAGACGAGGTTTTCTCATCTATTGATATAGAAGGTATAGATTCTATTTTAGCACTCTTAAAATCGTTTGCAAACGATTATAACATCAATATCTTTGTTGTTCACCATGCTATTTTGAATCAAGAGATGTTTGATAGAATATTGAAGATTAACAAAGAAGTCTTTTCTTCAATAGAAGAAGTAAATCTTAACTATGGAAATTAATAATCTAATAATTGAATATTTAGAAACAAGATATAATAAAGTTATTAATATCAAGCGTCAAAATTATGATATGGCGGCTAATTTTAGAGATCTAGAAAGAGAGTTGTCTATTAAGATATTTAGAATTATTAAAGGTGATTATAATGATTTGAATTATAAACAATCAGAAGATGAAATTGGTAATTATTGCTTAAAAGAATTTAATTGTAGTATTTATGATTATAATTGTATAAAAGCGATTAAGCGACATATAAAATTAAAGGATTTAGGAATATAAAAAAGCCTCTGATTTCTCAGAGGCTTTTCTTTTAATATATTTTTTAGCAGTCGTAACAATCTACTGTTCCTCTACCACTACAATTATCACATTCTACTGTACCATCTCCGTTACATTCTGGACAATCTGTTTCATTTCCCTCTTCATCTTCAATGTGACCTAATCCTTCACAATTTGAACAATCAACACTTCCATCTCCACCACAATCGTCACATTCCATTCTACCCGTTCCGCCGCAAGTATCACAAGGTCTAACATAGTCACCACCTGTATCTTCTAAGAAATAACAACCACCAGTATCTTCACTTGAAATAGTTTTTTTACGAGGATTGAAATATTTAAGTGTATCTAAGTAAGGGAAATTATCCATACTAGCATCAGTTAAATTAACCGTTAAATCTAAATTAACTCTACTTCCATCCGGTGCTACAGCTTGATTACTATCTGAACTATTATTATATTCTTTATAATACCAACCATTTTCTTTAGCATAATCTCTGAATAATTGAACATCTGAATCATTTACCGTATAAACTCTGTCTAAGAATTCTTTACCATCTCTTAACTTCCAAAGTAAAGCTCTACCAACAATTTTTTCAGTATCATCCATTGATTTGTAAATAACTAAACCAACTTCTGGATTAGCAGTGTAAACTTCTAACCAACTATCTGGAGCACCAGCCATACAAGACGAACCTAAAGTCCCACTTCTTTGATAATAATTTGAGTTATGATACCAGTGAGCAATATCAGAACCCCTAACAACTTCAAAGTAAGAGAATTTATCATTCATCTTATCAATAGTAGCTTTATATAAATTTACAAATTGTTCAAAATCTCTATCAGCAAATGTAGTAATACCAGCAGCTCTTAAAAGTGCTCTCATAGCTCTACCTACTTTTACTTCTTGTCTGTTTGTTGACCAAACTTTTTTAATTCTCTCATCAACAGCTCTTATCTTTTCAACATTATAAACACCTTGACCAACATCATTACCTGATTGGTCTTTGAATTTAACCCAAGCATAAGTTTTACCTGATTGTTCAGATGTTACTCTAGCAATAACCTCACCTAAATCTGTAGATTGTGGTTTATAAGGCTCAGAGCCTTCTTCAAATGTATAACCTAGTTGAGTAAATAATTTTGCATTTGAATCTTTGTGTTTTAACCAACCACCACCAGAACCGATAAATCTAACTACTTCTTTAGTATCACCTAAAATCTCTTGAGCTTTTCTATCAGGAGTAAAAGTAATTGTATCGTTTTTTGTGAACTCAATATCAAGGTAATTAGCTTGAACATTGTAGTCATTATTTTCAGCATCTAAAATAGCTTTCGCTACAGGGCTGTCAATCTTAGTCATTGCTTTTCTGAAGTTATCGGAATAAACAACATTAGATTCTAGAATAAATTCTAGGTTTTCGTTTATAAAATCTGAATATTTTTTAATCATTTTCAACTATGTTATATTTTAAGATATAAGTATATATTAAATATATAAACTACAAAAAACAATTTTTAATATGCTAGAAATTAAAGTAGAAGGTGTTGGTATTGAAAAAGCCTTAAAAACACTTAAAAGAAAATTTGACAAAACTAAAACTCTTAGACAATTAAGAGATAGAAAAGAATTTGTTAAAAAATCAGTTAAAAGAAGAGCTGAAATAAACAAAGCTAAATATGTTCAAGAAAAGTTTGGTAACAACGATTAAGAATTTATTCAGTGATAATCAAAGAACATTTGATTTAGGTAAACTACAAAAGGTTGGTTTTATAAAACCTTTAGAAGATCTATCTGGTTGTCCTAATTGTAAAAGTAAAAACATATCTTGGAAGTTCTTTATACCAGTAGATGGCTCAAAACCTACACAACCATCTTTATCTATCTGTAAAGATTGTGGATATCAAGATATAAGAGGTGAATTTGAAAAAACAAACAAATCATTACTTAGAGAAAAGAAAATTAATAAGATATTAGATGGGATTCAATAAGAGATATATTAATAAAGATAGTTTATTATCAGCCGCTTCTAATGGCTTAGATTATTTAATTAACTATGTAGTTAAGCCAGATGCTCTTATTATAGAGTCAGATGGTATATCACATCAAATTTGTGATATTGTTGGTCTTACAAAGGACAAAAGTGAGATGAAGAAAAAATTAAAAGAAATAGGATTCTATGAATTTGAATAAAAATTATTATGCTATTCTTGGAGTTGATAATAACTCTGATGAAAAGACTATTAAAAAAGCTTATTATAAATTATCATTTACACATCACCCTGATAAGAATGGCGATCCTATAGTTTTTGGTGAAATGACCGAGGCATATGATGTTCTTTGTTCTGATAAAAGAAAAGATTATGATGTTAAAAGTAGATTTGGTAACAACTATAACGAATATTTTGAGTTATTTGATATTAAAATAGACTTTGACTATACTAAGGAAAAATCTAACTATGAAAAATTTAAGAAAAATGAGGTATTGGATATCTATATTAACATAGATGAGACTTTTGATGGCACCTTAGAATATGAAAGATGGGTTAAATGTAAAACTTGTGATGGTACTGGTAAGGATCTTTCCGCTAAAATTGTTATTAAAGACAATGATGGTAATATTATAAAAACTTTTGACGCTGATGATGGTTGTGATTTCTGTGAAGGTTCTGGTAAAGACTATAAAGGAGATGATTGTAATTTCTGTCAGGGTAAGGGTAAAGTAGGTTTAACACCTTGTAAAAAATGTAATGGAGAAAAAAGAATTTTAGGAAAGCAAAAGTTATCTGGTATTAAATTAACCGGAGATGAAACTAAAATAGAATCCATGGGTAATTGCTCTAAAGATATAGCTGGTATGGTTGGTTATCTTTTATTAAAAAAGAGTTAAAATCCTGAAGAAATTGGTCCAGTTGGAACAGAAATTGGAGTAGTATATATAGTAGTACCACCTGTTGGTGCAGAGCCAATACCAGCTCCAACCCCACTAACTACTGTATTAGAATTTTGAGTATTAATACTATCTAATCCAATTGATATATTATCAATAAAATTAAAATTAGCATTTGAATAATCAATAAAAGGTGATATCCCTTGGAACGGAATTTGAATACCTTGATTTATATTATCATCAGTAAAATATTGAAAGAAAGGTATCATATCTACTTCATAAAAATGTAAATTATCAATTACATATTCCGCTGTATCTGTCAATGCTGGTGATATACCATAAAAGTGCATAGCTAAATTTCTCTTATTATAGAAATATTCTGTTTTCTTCTTTTTTGGTGTAGTTATATGATTTACATTTTGATACACCGGTAAATATGTAGCATTAACCGTCACTGATGCTGTTGAACCGTATACCGCAGATGAGAGACTAGCACTTCTATTAACATAGTTTAAATTATTAAAGTGTATAGGTGGTTCCGGTAACAAAGCATTTAATCCAATCAATTTATATGAATAAGGCGAATGTTTAAGTACGGTAAAAGCATATTTACCACTACCAACCACATCATATCTATATTGACTAATATTATTTGAATAAGTAACTAAATCAAAATCAATTTTAGTATATCTAAATCTTTGAACATCTTCATATATTTTATTCTCTACAAAAATATCACTAAATGGTGTTATGTCTAATATACCACCATTTCCAATTGATTGTACTTTTAACTCCTCACCTATTATTGAGTTAATTCCTATATCCTCAGTTCTTGAGAATGTTAGTGATGAGTCATCCCATCTTGAGAATGTCCAGCCATATTTTACAAAAGTTGATTCACTACTTGAACTATATGTTCCGTAGTTTGATGCCCAAGAATCTGTGAAATTACCAGAGTCACCAATAAAGTCACCAAATATTTTGTATTTTGTTCCTAATCGGTACTTTCTAACAGTTTTTGAAAAACTATCTCTAAATGTTGAATTACTTTCAAGAACATCATTTGTTATATAACCATATAAGTTATTTTCAGAATATGTTCTATTTGATAAATAATTTGTTAATGTTTGTGGTTTACCTATATTAGAAGCATATGAACTATTATATGTAACATCTATCCAAGAATTATAAATAAAAACCGCATTACTTTCTAATGAGCTATTTGATGTTACACTTGATATATTGTTAGATCTAAAATCCACTCTTTGTAAAAGACCTTTAGATTTATCTATTGTTATTTTTCCAGTTTCTGGTAAAAGATCATTACCATAATCAACATCTATAACTACTTGATAGTTATTAACCACTGATGTAACATAGTGATCCCCATCATATTGAGGATTTACTAGTTTATTATCTTTATTTACTGTTATTAAATCACCAACCACTAAGCCATGTGGCGATGAGAATGTTAGTCCTAAACTACCAGACTGATATAATGTTCCAGAGAAATTAGGAACTGTATATAGTGTTGTATTAAAGTGACCACCATCAAATATACCATCTATCCAATGAGAGTCATACATCTCTGTAATTAAAGGGTAACCCTTAAATAAACCATAGTTCCAAATTCCGGTAAAGTAACCGTTCAGGAATCCACCAGATAACCAAACATTTTTAGTTACATAAATTCTATGATTGTCCGAATCTTTCTCAATTCTTCTAATAGGGAAGTTATTATCAAACTCAACAACAATTGTAGTATCTGTTTTATTAATAATTGTATAATATCCTTTCAACAATTTTCTTTCCTCATTTATATCAATTGCAACAATATTACCTATTGACACATTGTCACCAATATTAAAATTAGCAACTGAAGATGTCGGACCAGATATTTGAACTCTCCATCTCTTATCTTTATTATAACCAAAAAACTGATAAATATTATAGAAGGTGTGCATTTGATTATCAACTCTCCAACCACTATTCCAAACACCATTTTCCCATATACCTGCTTTGAAAGTACCGTTTCCTATTTTTGCATATATCTTACTAATACCTGGATTAATAAGAGAGGATGTCGCATTAACTGTATTACCAGCTCCAACAAAAGTTGTATATGTCGCACCAGTTAAGCCAGTTATTGTTGAATATGTTACATAATTAGACATAACATATTGTCTATTATTACCTGGATGATAACCACCTTCAATTCTAAGATTTCTTAAATATACTGATGAGTATGTTGTTCCTGATGCAGATGCACCCACAAATGGACCAACAATATATAAGTATTGATTTCCTCTTAGACTATAAAAAGACTCAGGTATATAATAGTTATATGATGAATATGTTCCTGAAAAACTTTGTGTCAAAGAAGCTATTAATACCGCATCAGATGGAGGTGTAAATGTATTAGTTACTATAGTTGCCCAATCAGAAGCAGCATTACTAGGTTGTGTATAAGATGTGTATATTTTTAATGGAAAATTACTTATGTTTTGATAATCAAAGTACAAATTAAAATAAGAATAAGGAATAAATTTTATTAAAAAGTTATTTAATCTATACCCTACACTTTGCCCTTTACTATTGTTCTGACCACCAACTGGTAGATAACCAGCAGATGTTGCATCTGATATTAAAGATGGTGAACCAGTAACTCTATCATACCAGTTATAAACATCAGCCGACTTATCATAATACCAACCAAGTGAGTTTGATGTAATTGGTTGTAATTCACTACCGGTTACTTTATAATAAGAAAATCCTTGTAAACCAAAATCTATTTCATTTACTGAAATATCTGTTATACCTGGTAAATGTGATGCCGTATTACCGAAATCACCATTAGCCTTATAAGTAACTTGTGCAGTTGAACTTACAGGTGATGTTGGTGTTGAGTAGTGGAAAAAACTTTGAGTAGTAGAAGGTGCTGTAGAAGAAGCAGTCAAACCATTAGAATAGTTTAACTGATCTGTCCAAGACCCAGGACTAACCGAAAATGAGCCATGTGCTGAATATAAATTCCAAGTATGTGTTACAAATTGATATGTCTTTTTAGTACTATATGAATAATTAGTACCATAGTGTGTAATTGGATAAATTGATGATACTGCCGCTGCTCCTATTGCTGAAGTATTTACTTGCATTCTGCCTGGAGCAGGTGATGCTGAGTAAATCCAATAATTATAACCTGTTGGTATTGGTGCTGGCATATTTAATTTTTTATTTTATATATTAATTTTTTTAATATAGCTTGTTAGAAAGGCGTAAGTAATACCAAGTCATTAGAATTTCCAAAAACCCAACCACTACTTGTAGAAGCAGTTGCGTTTACTATTGATACTTCCTGACCACTTGAATCTAAGAATATATTCCAAACATGGCAAGATGAAGTGCCACTCCAAGACATACCTCTGTGTAATATCTGTAAAACATAGTCATTTGTTACAGAGCCATTAAATTCAAACGATGAACCATACCAGTTACCATTTCTCCAATCACCATTTTCCCAGAAGATATTAAAAGCATTCATATAGTTTGCTGTACCATTCTTCCAAATCATACCAGATGCGGTTCCTATATTAAAAGTACCATTTCTCCATTGTGATATGTAAAACTCACTCTGGTCTAAATAACCATTCTCCCAATAGCAAGTACTATCATTTAGATTAAATGATGATTGAGTTGATCCATTTCTTTTAACATAAGGATTAAATGAACTTCCAATGAATTTACCTTTTTCAAAAGCACCATCTAACCAAACCGACCCATTCATTTCACCATTTGGGTGACTAAACGTACCAGATAACCATAAGCTATTTTTAAATTTAGCTGTTTTAGGCGGCTTATTACTTAATTCTAAGTTTATTGCTCTAACCGGTGTTGTGTAGAATTTTTGATCTTTAATGAATCTATCTTTTGTATTAGTAAATATACCATTTCTCCAAAGACCCCAATATGATTGACTATATGAATCAACAAAAGCACTAGCGTTTGAACAAGTTAGACCAGATACTGGACTACTTGTACCACTACCTTGTAATTCACCATAAGAGAAAACACCATTGTTCCAAACTCTACCCTTAAATATACCACCATCAAATTCACCAGTGAACCAAGTTGAATTAGTTAATCCATTTGCATTACCAAATTCACCACCATTAAATGTACCACTTTCCCAACCATAATCAGATTGAGTAGCAGAACTACTTTGAGTCCAACCATATGCTGATAGAAACTTGCCACCATTGAAAGTACCATTTTTCCATCTACCCATACTTATAAATTGACCTCCGTTAAATGAACCATTGTACCAAATTGCGGAATTTTTAGCTGTTTGTGATATATTAGAACCAAAAACACCATTATTAAACACACCGTTTAACCAGTTTATATTTTGATTTATATTACCACTATAACTTGTATCAGATGCGTATAAAGTAGCATTATCAACAGTTGTATAACTTACTGTACCGTTATAGATTCTAGTATCGGTTGTAGATACTTGATTACTTCCTATAACACCACCAATAATATTACCGTTGTAAAAATTAGAATAGTAAAATCTACCACCTGAGAAAGTACCACTTTCCCAATCGCCTTTATAAAAATCACCGTTTATGAAAATACCATCTTGCCATGAATTTCTATTATTAGGTAATGTACCACTCTTATAATAAGAGTTTATATTTTCTGAATAATAATAAGGATTTGAAGTAGTAGCATAACCATTAAATGTTTTTGAGTTATAAAACCAACCATTTAAGAATGTACCATTTACCCATCTTGAATCTCTAATAACACCATTACTGAATGTACCATTTATCCATATTGAGTTTTGTATAATACCACTATTCCAAATATCTGAACCATTATTTAAGAAGAACGAGTTTTCATAAGTTGCATTCGATAGTATATTTCCATTATTTGAAAATATAGAATCTGAAACTACCAAACCTCTAATATTATCTAAGTTGGATAAGTCCTTGTCTAAATAATTCAAATCTAAATTTTGTATTAATGAACCGTTTATATAAGATCTTCTTAAAAATCCAGATTTAATATTTGATTTATCTATTTTTAGTTTTTTAATATGACCATATCTATTTTGAGCACCATTTGTATAAAAATAACCATTTGAAGCTGATAAGCTAATCAACTGACTAACAGTTCCTATTTCTTTTAATTGATAAACACCACTTGTATTTGAAACAACTTTATAAGTATCTGGTATTCTTGATACAGAACCATAATTAAAATCAACTGAGTCTAAGAATACAATATCTCCTACACTTATTAAATTAGATTCATAATTAGCTGAATCATATGATGTAGTAGCCACAATATAATTTGAGCTATTAATTGATAAGTTATAAGTGCCTCCTGATATTGATGGTATTGTTATATTATTATCATTATTTGATTCTATATGAGACCCGCTATTCCAGTCAGAATTTTCAATTAAACCACTATCAAAATCAGAGTCAACAATGTAAGCAGATGTTACATCAATTACATTTCCTATAGTATTAGGACCTTGTAAAGTAGTAGCATCATAAACCGATGTATCGGTGTTAAAGTTTAAGTTTTCACTTGTTATATTATCATTTATATCAAATCTACTAACCCATAAATCAATTGAGTAGTAACTACTATTCGGATTAACAACATAGTTTATTGTTTGATATTTAATACCTGAGTATGAAAATGTAGCACTCGTAAACTTATAAGAATTATCTAATGGAGTTGATAAAAAGGCTGAATATTGATAGCCTCTTTTACCACTTGCTGTTAATCCAGCATACTCTTCTGTATATTCTACCCAAGATCCTATTTTAAACTTTTTATCAAAATAGTTAATTACATTTTTGGTTTTATCATTTATTCTAAGACCTTTTATGTAAAAAACATCACCTAACTGAAGTCTCTCATATCCATTTTTGTCTATGTAAAATTTATAGACCTTCTGTACAACATCATTTACATTACTATATGTTTGACCAACAATACTAGGATGTTCTGAGGCTGTTAATTCATCATAAGCAAATATTTTAATGATATTATCACTATTATAACTTGAGTTCTTTAAAACAGATTTTGTAAAGTAAGAATTTATTGATTTTGTTTGTTCAAATTTAGAGTTATTAGCTACCGTGTTTTTTAATTCAACATTAATTAAATGAGAGTTATTAAATTCACAATTATTAAAAAATGCTTGTTTAACAATATTTGAAAAAGGCGAATCATATCCTAATAATTCATTTTCTACTATTGAGTATGTAGCGGATTGTGTACCAAATGTTGTTGTATAAATAGAACCATTAGCAATCGTTGACTGATTCATATTAGAATTTACTACAAAGTTATAACCTCTACCTGCGTTGTTAGGTGAGTTAGCTTTTTGATAAGGTAAACCATAACTATCAAAGCTAGCAAAATAACTTTGAGATGCTGTATATAGCGAATTTAAAGTACCTTTTTTCCAATTAGTATTAATAAGTGTTCCTATATTCCAAACAGAACCATTACCATCCCAGTTTATTTTGTTATAATATTGGCCAAATATACCAGAATTCCATTTACCGTTAAAAACACCTCCTCTAAAGTTACTTTTACTTAAATATGGTGGAAAATAAGTTACATCAACAATCCAACTTGATTGTGTTGGTCCAATATTCCACTTATAAATAAATCCTTCTTTGTAATCTACTCCATTATATGTGAAGTCACCATTCATTATTTTTATTCTATTAGTAATAGAAGCGGTTGCATATGAATAAGAGCCTGTTGTTGTAAAATCTGATGTAATATTTGTCCAACTTGCTGTTGAGCTTCTAACATAAAATCCAGTACCAGAAACACCACTATTTTTACCCCAGTTTTGAGTAGTTACATAAATGTTATCAACATATATAATATTATTTTGATAATAACTAAACTTATTGTCAAAGTAACCACTTTTTGTTGTTATAGACCTATTGGCATGTAAAAACTCAGAATTGTTTCTTATGTAGTATATTTTAATAAAATCATCATCAGTATGTGATAAATAAGGTAAAACTCCTTTATAATCTATATCTAGTGTAACCTTACATTTATCTATAGCTAATACTTTATAACCATCTCTTCCTTTTTTATACTTATTCTTTTGAATTAGTAAATCACTATCATAAGTACCATTTAGTATAAATACTTTATCACCTACTTTTAATTCTGAGTTAACCTCTGTATAAAAAGTTGTTTTATATGTGCCGTCGTTATTATCATAAGGTTCTACCCAATTTAATAATTTAGGACTAAATGTTTTATTTGAGTTTGAAATAAGACCTGCTAGTGGGTCATAGCCTACAAGATTAATATTATTACCAAGATTATTAAGTTCAGCCTTTGTTATTAATTGAGGTTTTGAAGATATTACATTAGCAACGGTGTTAATACTTGAGTTTGTTAAAGTAGGAACATTACTAGTAGAATAATTAACACTTATAGGATCTGCTGGAATATCAAATATTTTTTTTCTAATATTTGGATCTACTGAATATGTTGCCATCTATTTAACAAAAGAATTTTATGTATATATTATTTATTAAGACTTTCTTTGGTATTAAACTTTATTTGATTATATTTGTAAAATAATATGCAAAAGAAAAAGATATTGATTTTTACCGGAGCTGGAGTTTCTGCTGAAAGTGGCGTTGCTACTTTTAGAACAGGAGATGATGGGCTTTGGTATAATCACAAAGTAGAAGATGTTGCCACACCTGGTGGATGGCGTAGAGATAGAGAAAAAGTTCTTAATTTCTACAATATGAGACGTGCTCAACTTAAAGATGTTGAGCCAAACATAGCGCATAAAATAATTACCGATTTAGAAAAAGATTATGATGTTACTGTTGTAACTCAGAATGTTGATGATTTACATGAAAGAGCTGGTTCAACAAATATAATTCATCTACACGGTGAATTAACAAAAGCAAGAGGTTGTATGTATGAACATAAATCATCTGCTTTAGATAGTATTATTGATATAGGTTACGAACCGATTAAAATTGGTGATAAGTGTCCAACAACTGGTTCACAATTAAGACCTCATATTGTTTGGTTTGGAGAAGGATTAGATCAATCTGATATAGACAGAGCATCAGCAGCTGCTAATGATTGTAATATTTGTATTATTGTTGGTACTTCAATGCAAGTAGCACCGGCTAATACTATTCCATTTTTAACAAAAGAATCAACTAACATTTACTATGTAGATCCATCTGATGCTGATTTTTATGTAGCAGAATATAGAAAAGAACTCTTCCACCACTATCAAGAACTAGCATCAACTGGAATGGTAAAAGTTATAGAAGATATAAAAAAATTATAATTATGAAAAAGGAATATTACAGTTACGATTGTTACAAGTCCGCTTCATCATATGGTGATTTTATTAAGTCATTAGGCACATATACCTATGATGATGAAACTGACTCTATCGAATATAATGGTTATATTGATAGTTCTAGTGTTTATTCAGATTTAACAAGTCAAATAATGAAGTACTATAAAGATAGAGAAACACCTGAACAAAAAGCTATCCGTGAAGCTAAAGAAAAAGCTGAAAAAAGAAATAATACTATTAATCAAATTTTAGGTGAATAATGTCACATATATCAATTATTGATTGGATTACGGCTTTACTAATAGCATTGCCTTTATTTACTTTGTTTATTTCAATTCCAAGTTTTGTTGCTATGTATAAACTTGGTTTCAAAGCTTATCGTCAACAACTTCGTGTTTTGAAAATTATGAATCGTAAGATATCAAGTGGTTATAAAGTCATACATAATCAAGTTTATACATATGCTGGAACGGGTTATAATGTGCCAAATACAGTAACTAGAGTTGAAACTAATCATTTTTTCCCAATTGTTATTGATAAAGACCATTTAATAATCTTAACAAAGAAGGAAGGACCTTTCAATACACTTTATATGCAATATTGTGAATTTAAAAATAAAGAATGGTCAAATGACAATATTGAAATAAAAACTTCAACTTGTTTATTTACTCAACTTCTTAATGATAGATTTCAAAAAAAAGTTGATAATCTTATGAAAGAATCTGTTCAAATTGAAGGTGTTGAAAATCTAAACGAGTTATTAAATAGCCAAATAACTTCTATCAAAAGAGAAGAAGTATTAAATTCTATATTAAATGGATAAGAAAGATATTGTTATAGTAGATTATTTTACTAAACTAACAACTACTGAGCTTTCTGATGATGGTATTGAGGCATTTCGGAAATTAAACTTTCGTGTTTTAAATATTCGCAAGTGGAGAGGAAAAATAGAAAGACGAAAAGAAAAAATTAAAAGAATCTATGGATAACAGAGACGTTATTGAAATCTTTGGTCAATTACTTAATAGTAATAAAGAAATTATGATGTTGAATTCTAGACAAACTGGTAAATCATCATCAGCGGCTCTTGTTAACTGGAGAAAAACATTTGATAAGTATAATCGTGCTCAAGATAGAAAAGAAACCATAAAACGACTTTTTAATATATAATTAATAAAAAGAAATGAATATTATGAATTTACAAGAATTATTAAATAAATGGGGTATCAAATGTGATGTTAATACTTTGCTTGCTATGTGGAATGAATCTCATAGATCTTATCACACTTTAACTCACTTAAATGATTTAATTGAACAAATTAACGAAAGTAAGTCAAAGTACTCTGAAAAAGAATATGAGAAGTTGATGTTAGCCGCACTTTTTCATGATTGTGTTTACGATCCAATGAAAAGTGATAATGAGGAAAAATCAGCTGACTTCTTTATGGAATGTTGCTCTGATAAATCAAATCCAGACGTTTTAGAAGTAAAACAAATGATTCTTGATACAAAGACTCACGAAGCTACAACAAACCTTTCAGAGTCGTTTAATCATTATGATATGAGTATTGTAGAAAGAGATTTTGACCAATTATTAGATTGGGAAAATGGTATTCACGAAGAGTATAAAGCTTATGGTGAAGCTTACAAAGAAGGTAGATTGAAATTTTTAGAATCTGTTTTAGATAAATACCCTCATAATACAGAAAACTTACTTAAATTAATTGAGTGGGTAAAAAATAATTATTAAAATGTTTATTAAAAAATTTGAAGATTTTAATCAGTTTAATTTAATTATAGAAAGACTACATATAAATAAAGAAATTGATGAATATTCTGATAAAATTTATCCTATAATATCCGATTCTGATAAATTTTATTTTGAATTTACCGATATACCCAGTAAATTAAATATATCTAAACTGGTTATAAATATTAAAGATATGGAACCTGGTTTATCTGGTCAATTAGATTTAAATAAATCTAAAGAGACTAAAAACGGATGGATTATCTATGTAGATTTGAAGAAAAAATTTCATTTATATACACTTAAACATGAGTTGAATCATGCTCTTAGACTTACTTTAATTGGTAAGGATAAAATGATTAAAAACCTAAACTATATAAAATCTCAAAATATATTCATATCTAAAGATAATGAAATGGAATACTTTTTCTATTTAATATATCTGGCAAATGATGAGGAAATAAACTCAAAGATTATGGAAACTAATGGGTTTATAAGAGAAGTTATGACTAAATGGGAAGTTAATAAATTAACAAAAGAACAATTTGATTATATAATAAAAAGTACTCATGCTTTTAAACAATCTAATGAATTAATTAATTTTAAATGTGATGATTTGTTTAAGAATTATGATGAAAATAAATTAAATAAGTTATTTTGTATATTAGAGGAAAATAAATCCGAACTGGACAGAATACAAGATAGTAAATTTTATAAATTAAAATTGATAATTAAGATATTTAAAGATATATTTAACAATAAGACCGGTTTTAATCAAGATGATAAAAATATCTATAAACCTAAAAAGGGTAAAAAATTTTATGATACTTGGATACCATCACAAGGAGATAAACTAAAAAAAAGAATCTATTCATTATATGAACACTACCAATAACATGCAATATGGAGTAATTTATATTAAAATTTGCCCTAAGGGTTCTGGTGCTTGGATAAAACATTGTCATATCTTATCAGCAACACCAATGTCATTTCAAAAAAATGTAGTTGATATTAAGAATAATATTAACTCAAAATACTCAGATGATATTGTGATTAAAATGGATCTTAGTATTCACCCCGGTTGTACTACAACGGCTGAAAGTGTTGAAAAGGTAGCAACTGATATGTATAATCAATTTTGTGAATTAGCCGAAAGACAAGGTATTCCTAATTCAATTAGATGTGTTTATTCAGTTGGTGAAATTAAAGATGTTAGTGTAGATTCAACACATCATATAATGCCGGTAAATGGTAAATATGATGATGTTATGATTAGAGTTGGTCACTTCTTAGACGAATTTGATGAACCTGGATTATTTAAAATATAAAAACCTCTCAATTGAGAGGTTTTTTTTATTTCTTTCTAATTATCATTTTATAAACTTTATCATTATTGATAAAATATTCACCACTTTTCTGTTCAAATTCTGGTCCTATTGTTTTTGCAATCTCACTTCCTAAATCTTTGATTTTATCTTTAATTGCAAATGCCCAAATATTAATTGTTAATATACCATCTTTTATAATCAGTGCTGAATTATTAGATTTATCTAACTTTACATTATCAGAAAAGTAGTTTGGATTCAAACCGTATTTTTTCAAGATAGAAAATATATTTTTTGATATTGATTTTAATTCTAAATCTGTATTGGCATCTTCATTTATCGACCAATTTTCAAATAATTTTAAATATTTCATAATGATTATTTTTTTATTAATGTATATATTAATTTAAAAATTCATAATTATTAATTCTGTACCCATAATTGTTATTTTAGAATCAAATTTACAATTAGGATAAAGCTCTTCTATTCCATCAAAGTAGTAATAGCTTAGTAAAAATCTACCTTTAATATTATTTAGAACTTCAGCAAGTTCTTTATGAGTTTCTTTATTGAAATCGTGATTGATGTAATATTCTTCTTTACCAAAATAAGGAGGATCTACATAAAAGAATGTTGATTCAGAATCATACATCTCAATTACTTTTTTATAATCGTAGTTGTGTATTTTATTTATTTTATACAAGTGATACTCATAAGCTCGATATTTCATTTTAAGTATATTGAACTCACTATTATCTCTCCAAGAGTCTTTTCCTATTTCATATGGTGATGAGCAGCAAAGTACAACTAACCAGTAAAGAGAAAGTAACATTTCATCCTTTTCGGTTATCATGTTTTTCAAGCAACTTCTGTAGTATTCTTCATCTACTTCAGTTTTTTTGAATATCTCAATAAAGTCAGGATTTTTTAGATTTTTGAATAGTAAATAGTTTAGATTGTTTTTATCATTATAGATAAAATTAACATCCTTAAACTTAGTAAAATCTAGTGCAAAAAAAATACCAAACATTCCACCAAATGGTTCCACATAAGTGGAAATATTCGTAGGTATGTTTGGTATTATGAAATTCGCAAATTTAGATTTTTCTCCTAAGTAGGGTATTAGCATCTAAACTTATTAATTTTTTGACTTCACAGATTTCTTAATTTCTTTGTGAAGTTGCTTGAAGATAGATTTAACTTCTCCAAATTTCATTTCCCCACTAATTGCTGCCATATAATCAGTTTCTAATTTACTAATTTTTTCATGAACAGGATAAACGGTTATAGCTTTTGTAGCTCTTGGTTTTCTTGTCTTTACATTAGAATTTGCTTCGGCTTTCATAGAAGGAGTTGTTTTTGAATTTTCCATATGTTTTTATGTTATAAAAGTTATATTAAAAAAATGTTATTTGTTTTATTTTTTAAATTCTTTTTTATCATTAGAAACATAAAAGTTATCAAAGTTGTAATATTTTTTATAGACTTCTTTAATCTTTTTCATATTAACATCATCTAGGATATCATAAACTGACCAACCTTCTGGATTAATATATTGATTAACATTCTTATATCTAAGAATCTCGTCTTTTTCCATTCTTACTTTATAATAATCTTTAACAAGATTGAATCTTTCTTTTGTTAAATACTTATCAGGATTTGTAATTACCTCTTTAACTGAATCAACTACACCATTAAAGTTTTTGTTAGAAGTTTGAGTTGAAATAGTATTAATACCTTGATTATTAACTCTTGATAAATAACAATGTACATAATAAACTAAGCCTCTTTTTTCTCTAATTTCTTGATAAAGAGGAGATTTTAATCCTAATGATAACATAGCATTAATAAAGTGAACATAAGCAAAATCCTCTTCAATTATTGGAGAAAGAATAGCAATAGATGTTTTATCTTTGAATTCATTACTTAATTCCAAATCAACATCATGATTTCCAAATTCTAAAGTTTTCTTAATTTCTCTTTTAGCAAAATCAATAGTGTTGTTTTTATAAGGCTTGTTCTTAGAAACATTAATGATTTTTGTTGGCTTAGCATATTGAAGTTCAAAAAAGTTCAAACAATCCATATACTTTAAGTTTTCCAAATCTTCTTTCAATCCAATTGGGTCAAAGTCACCAAATAATTTACGAGAAAGATTTAACATATGTGTTTGAGTTTGGTCATTAAAACAATCCATATACTCTTCAAGTACGATATTTCTTTCATTCTCAAATTGTTCCTTAGTAACATTAAATTCACCAAGTAAGTCCATAAACTCACCTTTCCACTTATTTACTTTTTCATCTAAACCTGTTAGATAGAAAACGATTTCATTTGAACTCGTGTAAGCATTCCAATCAATACCATCTTTATCAAAATCTTCTTGAAGATGATCAAAGTTTTTACACATTAAATGTTCCATTAAATGGCTAATACCATACCAACCTTTTTTCTCAAGGTTTGTTGAACCTTCATAAACTACATAAAAACCAGAAAGGTCTGTTTGAGATTTTAAATTTATTATCATTTATACACACTTTTATTTAGTGTTATATATTTAGTAAGTAAGAATGTTTATTATTTATTAATGTCAAATTTAGACCAAATAACAAGGTCACCATCTACATACTGTACTTCAGTAGGAACCCACTTTAAGTAAACAATAAATCTAGAAGATATTTCTTCACTAGTAATCTTAGTTCCAAATTTTGAATTTATTTTATCAGCAATACCTTGACAGAAAATAATTAATCTATCTTCTTCAACTACTGAAAATTCATTTATTGTTATAAATTGTTCAACATAGCTTTTTACCGATTTATTATAGTTTGCGGTTGTTGGATTATCTGTTAGGTTTTTAGTAATTATTTTTGACCAGTTTTCTTTTAAGTCATCTTGTAAATAAGTAAGAGCTACTTCATGGTATTTTTCCATTAAACCAGGAATTTCGTTAATATAAAGCTGACCATAAGGTGTTTGATGATATCCATATTTATATCTAATTATGATTTCATCAACACCATTAAATAAAGCCCAACCATCACCACCAAGAAAAATTTTATTTTTATCAAGTCCTAATTTATCGGCTGTAAAGTAAAGATAAACATCACAAAAACCATTTGTGCTATCTAATCTTGTTGACTTATACCACTCAAAGAAATCCCTACCTGTTATTTTATTTGCTTCCTCTGAGAAGATAAGTTTAATAATTTCAAAAGTCCAACCTTTTTTCTCAAGTTCTGATTGTAGATATTGATAATCTTCTTCTGGTTTTGCATTTTCTCTTTTACAAAGGTCAGAAAAAGACAAAGTACTAAAATTTTCAGTTACTCCAATAATATCATCAGAAAAAGTATCTCTTAATTCTATAAGTTCCTGTCTTTTATTATCAGCAATCATTTTTTTAACATCTGATTCTGATATAACAATTTGTTTTCCATTAACATCATAAACTACAATGTCTTCCTTAATGAATTCATTATACTTCTTCAACAACTTCTTCTTCATGTAAAATTTGTTCTTTTTCTAATTCTTTTTTTGCAACTTCAGCAACATAATTAGCCCACTCTTCATCCATATAGCCGATGTCGCTATTGTTATAAAATGATATTGGTTCTTTTTTCATAAGAGTATATATTAAGAAATTTTTCTGTTTTTTAAGTAATTTAAAAAATCAAAAGAGTTATCTTGATAAGTATTTAATATTTCTTTATTGATATTTATTTCTAAAATATCATCTAAATATTGGTTCTTTTGGAAGTAGTGTTCAGCCGGATCTTTAGCGACTTTACTGATAACAGTTTTAGTTTTAATATTATTGAGTTCAAAAAAATCTTTTAGAATAGCTGATGATCTTAACCCTACTTCATCTTTATCGGAAAAGATAACAATTGAAGAAGGTTTCTTTTTTATTACTTGATAAAGTTGAATACCTGACCACATTGCACTTGAACAAGTAATCGCATTTTTACTTAAATTGACTAATGCCATTGTGTCAAAAATACCTTCTGTAATCCATATTTCTTTATCTTGTCCAAACCTATCAAGACCCCAAACTGAAATATCAGGACAAGCTAATGAATATTTTAATGTTCTTGTAAAACCATTACTCTCGATTCCAATTTTTCTAATGGCGCAATTTATTAATCTATCATTTTCATCAAATAAAGGTATTAATATACCACCTTGTTCAATAGCATCTTGTAAAATTGGACTTAATATAGGATGTATAGTAGCTCCTAAAATCTCAAGATGTCTTTTGTCATTAAAAGCAGACAAACCAACAATATCCCAATCAAGTATTGTTTTTTCGCCAAGACCTCTATTTTCTAAATAGTTATATTCATCTGCACTTAGTAATCCACAATTTTCTCTAACAATCTCAGTTAAACTATATAAATCTTCTTTAGTAATAATAACATCTTCAGCTTTGGTGTTTAACTCTTTTGAATTCACTTCAACCATTCTGTTATCATCTTGCCAGATAGATTTACATTCTTTTAATTGGTTTTCAATCCTTACTAAAGTAACTGGATTAAGCTCAGGTAGGAAATTTGAGACAACACCCTTAACCGATCGATTATTATAAAGGATATAACCGAGTTCTTCATTTGTGTACATAAAATATTATAATTTAAAATAGTTGTCTCGTTTGAATATATTTACTATATTTGTAGAAATTATATATTAAAACAAATGATAAAAGTTGGACTTTCTGGTAATAGATATTCAGGTACTGATGAAATATGTAGTATATTTAGGCAGTATTCAATTCCTGTTTTTGAAGTCGATACTATATTGAAATTTATCATAAACCATGATATAACGGTTAGTTCTGATATTCGTTCAAAATTAAAATCTATTCATAATGGCGCTGGTTATATTGACCCAAGGTTGATAAGAACAAAGACAGAGGCTGAGGCTGTTATTAACTCTGCTAAACATGAATTGATGTCAGCTTATAATAAATTTTCTGAAAAACATAGACAATCAATTTATACAATATTTCATTCATCTATACTATTTGAAACAGGTTGGCAAAAAGAAATGAATTTTAATATAAATGTTTTTTGTCCAAAATCAACAAGAATAGAAAGGTGTAAACAAAATTTAAAAATTCCTATTTCAAGTGCAGCTGATTTGCTAAGAAATGAAATTGATGATTTGGATAAAAATAAAATGGCTAACTTTGTAATTCATAATTACAAAGGAAATAAAAGCCATTTAGATCAAGTTAATAAAATTGACCAGTATATAATTGATGAGTATTTAGATAGAAAACATAAAAATACTATTATTGAAACACACTTTTAAACTTATGGTCCTAAGCAAAGCGTTGAAAACTATTAAAATAAAGTTAGTCGAACCAACTCCAAATAAGTTAGCTTTTGTCAAATTGATAAAAGATTGCAGTGGCCTTGGTTTAAGAGAGGCAAAAGATTTATGTGATAATATACATGGTAATCCTGAAAAAGTACATGAGATGCCTATTCGTGACTGGGAAAGCATGGATTATAATACCGGTAAAACAACACCTGCAATTACTGATTTTAGAAAAAAGTTCAACACTGAGATTAAAAATGTTGGTGGTAGATTTATTGTTAATGGTGGTGTTCAATGGGATAGAAATGTAAAAATGTTGACACTTGGGATAGCTGAAAAATCTGATTATATCGAATTTATGAAAGATTATATTTTAAATAAATTTGGTAATTCAGAAGATTTACTTACCTTTGTACTCGATAAAATTTCTAAAGAAGATTTACAAGAAATTTTTAATAAAACTAATATAGAATTATAAATGGCTAACGCTTATATTCACTCAAAGTCCTCTGCTCGAAAGTTTGGAGGCGAACCAGAAGATTATCTTTCAATCCACATGAAGATGGATTGTTCTAAAGCTTATGTTGCTGATAATAGACACAGAGCACTAACACATACTAACTTTTGGATTCATGAAGTAATGATACCAATTTTTGGTTATACAATGACTAATTCGGCTGGTAAAGTTGTTTCTGTTAAAGATGTTTGTGAACAACACATACTTGAAGATTTTGGTATGAGATTTATTCCAACAGCTCAAGATTATCTTGAAAACATGGAATTTAAAGATTGGATGCAAAATGGAATAAAAGGTCATCCATCTTCTTTTGAGAAAATTTCACAAAAAGGAAATATTAAAGTTAATCTCGACTAATATGATAGTAATTTGCAAAAGAGCAACAAAAAGAATTGTTAAAGGAGTTCGCTACGAGACGGGTAACCTATGGAACTCTGGAAACAATGCAAAATGGAGAGAAGGCAAAGTGGAAATTTTAGGAATTGGTATATTTGTAGTTGATAACTTCACTGATACTAATGGTAATCCATTACCTAAAATTGACATTAGTGTACCTCGTCAAGTATCTGAAATATTAAAATATGAAGATGTAAAAAAAGGTGATATCTTAGTTTGTACATCTGATATGTATAAAACCTTAGGTAAAGGTTGTATGTACCAAGTTGAATTACTAAATCAAACATCTGAACAATTAATGGGTTGGAATAAACAACCTTATACACGAGTTGAACAAACAGTAAAGTTTGTTGGTATACCTCGCACACTTAAATTTAGTGGTTGGAGATTTAGAAAATTAACTCCACAAGAAGCTCGTGAGATTTCTCTAAATTCTGTTCTTCATGGTGAAGAACCAAAAATCACAAAGACAAAAGACATCCGTAAGATTGAAATGGCGGCTAACAAAGATTTAGAATTAATGTCTGCCATTTCAAAGTCAATAATTGACAATAATAGACACCATTTATCTATTTTAGATTGGGCTTGTCAAAAATCTAGTCAAAATCTAGGTATAACACCTGATGATTATGTCACTCTTTTAAATATGCCTTTAAAAGATATTCTTGAAAAAATTGAAACAAAGTAAAAATTAAATATACGATAACTATGTCAAACGAAAAGTTCGCAATTCTAAAAGAAAAGCAAGCAGAGATTCAGAAATTAAAAAAAGAAATGTTAGAAGCATCTAACAAAATCTTCACTGATTGTACAAAAACTATCTTTGAAGACCATCCAAAAGTAAAATCATTCTCTTGGACACAATATACACCTTACTTCAATGATGGTGATACTTGTACATTCTCAGCTGATACAAATTACATCACTGTAAATGATGAAAGAGTAGATGAAGCTGACTGGATGAGCCCAACAATCATCACTAAGTATGGTACTTGGAACCGTGAGAAAAGAGTGTATGAAGACCGTGAAGAGGAATTAAACCCTAAATATGATCCAGAAATGGTAAAAGCGGTTGATGAAATTAGAGATTTTCTTTCACACTTTGATGATGATTTTTTCCTAAGTCAATTTGGCGACCACGCTGAAATCACAATAACATCAGAAGGTGTTAGTATTGATGAATACGAACACGAATAAATTAAATAAAAAACAAATATAAATTAACAATTAAAAAAAGTAAAAAATGGTAAATTTCATTAGTAATTATTGGTGGATAGGTGTTATCCTTCTTTGTGTAGTGATGTATAAATTCATCCTACGAATGTTCTTCGGGTTAGTTATTGTACCTGAAAGTAAAATTGGTCTTGTAACAAAAAAGTTTGTTCTATTTGGACCTAATAAACAGCTAAGCGGTGATCGTATTATTGCGGTTAACGGTGAAGCGGGTTTACAAGCTGAAATGCTTATGCCAGGTTTGCACTGGATGATGTGGCCTTGGCAGTATAACATTGATATGCAAGGATTCGTTGTAATCCCTGAAGGTCATATCGGTCTTGTATCATCTAAAGATGGTGCTGTTCCACAAACAGGTCGAATCTTAGGTCGTAGAGTTGAGTGTGAAAACTTCCAAGATGCTGTTGCATTCTTAAAAAATGGTGGTCAAAAAGGTCGTCAAGCCGCCTTTATCCCAAATGGTGTTTATAAAATCAATACACACTTATTTGAAGTATCAACTGTTAAACAATCTACTATTCAAGAGAATATGGTAGGTGTTGTTACTACATTAGACGGTGAACCATTAAGTACAGACCAGATTGCTGGTAAAAGTGTAGAAGGTCATAATAATTTCCAAGACTTTGATAAGTTCTTAGAATTAGGTGGTAATCGTGGTCTTCAACAACAAGTTATCTTAGCTGGTTCTTATAACTTAAATCCTTGGGCTGTTCAAGTTGAAGAAGTTCAAATGACAGAAATTCCTATTGGTCACGTTGGTGTTGTTATTTCCTTTGTTGGTGATGATGGTGTAGACGTTACTGGTTCTGATTTCAAACATGGTAACTTAGTTAGTAAAGGACAAAAAGGTGTTTGGGCTGAGCCATTTGGACCAGGTAAGTATCCAATCAACAAATATACTAATCGTATTGAGTTGGTACCTACAACTAACCTTGTTCTTAACTGGGCAACTGCTCGTACTGAGTCTCACAACTTAGATAAGAACTTGTCTACAATCACTGTTCGTTCTAAAGATGGTTTCCCATTCAATTTGGACGTATCTCAAATCATTCATATTCCTATGAATGAAGCGCCAAAAGTAATTGCTCGTTTCGGTTCAATGCAAAACCTTGTATCACAAGTGTTAGAGCCAACAATTGGTAACTACTTCCGTAATAGTGCTCAAGATAGTGATGTAATTGCTTTCTTATCAACACGTCAATCTCGTCAAGATGCTGCTAAGAGTGCTATCTCTAAAGTATTGGATGAATATAACGTTCACGCTGTTGATACTTTGATTGGTGATATTACTCCACCAGAGTCTTTGATGAAAACCTTGACAGATCGTAAGATTGCTCAAGAACAAGAGGTGACTTTTGAAACTCAAAAGAAAGCCGCTATCTCTCGTCAAACTTATGAGAAAGAAACTGCGATTGCTGACATGCAAGCAGAAGTTGTAAAAGCTGACCAAGGTGTTCAAATCTCTGAAAGACTTGCTGATGCTTCTGTTAAGAAAGCAACAGGTGAGGCTCGTTCAATCAAGATTACTGCTGAAGCTAATGCTGAATCAACTAAGTTGAAAGCAGAAGCAGATGCTACAAGAACATCACTTATTGGTAACGCTGAAGCTGAGGCCATCCTTGCAAAAGGTAAATCTACTGCTGAGGCATATAAATTAGCCGTTGAGGCGATGGGTAAAGAAAACTTTACTACATTTAAGGTCACTGAAGAGATTGGTAAAAATGGTGTGAAAATCATGCCTGACTTGTTAATCAACGGAGGTGGACAAAGCGGGAACGGTGCGATAGATGGATTATTGGGAGTTCAAATTCTTAATATGATGGGTAACCAAGTTAAGAACTTGAATGACACAACAGTGAAGTCAACTACAACTGATGCGCCTGTTGAAGACATTTCGGTCCAAACGAAAGGTAAGAAGTAATCACTTCTATTAATAAGAAACCCTTTGATTAATTTCAAAGGGTTTTTTTATTTTAAAATATTTGTGTATATTTGCTTTATGCCAAGATATAAAAAAGGTGATATACTAGTTTGCGTAACCGATAAAATGTATGGAATGTCATACTCATTAAAAGTTGGTGAACAATACCAAGTTGATGATTTTATTGAAATGGCTGAAAAGAATTTAGTAAGTGTAAGTGATGTTAAAACTGGAGAACCGGTTAGTATATTTGATGATAAACACTTTATGCCATTAGATATTTGGCGTGAATTTCAACTAAGAAAGATATTAGAATAATGTTAAAAGGTAAAGACATATACACATTTGTAAGATTCGGTGGTCTTGATTTGAAAAATCAAAAAGGTTTCTCTCAAGTTCCTGAAACTTATCATCAACCACCAGCTTCTCGTGGTTTTTATGCTATGCCTAAAATTGCCCAAGAGTTCTTTCTTATTGGCTCATTGGATTCTACTCAACCAGGTGTTTTTGCTAAATCTGGTGAAAATGTAATCAACAAAAAATCACAAGATCCTAACTATTGGAGAAATAAACTCCGTCAAATCCGTAAAGAGTTCAAAAAAACTGATGGTGAAATCTGGCATCATCTTGAAGAATATACTGATATCAAAGATATTCTTCAAAGACACGGCTCTTGGGTTAAAACTGATATCAAAGTTTGGGCTAAAGCTTTCTCTAAAATGTCTACTATTATGAGATATGGTCGTGCTAAATATGATTTAGATAATGGTATGAATCAACATGGTGATGGTAAAGGTGTTGTTGGTTGGTATTCTAAAGACCACTGTGAAGTTTTTTTTGATGAAAAAGTATAATTATGTATAACAAGATATATGACTTTTGTAAGGTAAGAAATCTTGGTAGTGTTTACTCAAATGGAGATGAACCTACACCAAGAGTTAAGTTCATTACTGGTTTACTAGAATCAGAAGGAATTGACTATGAATTAGATATATTTAAGTCAAGAAATCTTTCTTGTTATAATGTTATTATGAAGGGCAATTCAACTAAAATGGTTGTTGCTCATCATGATATTAGCAACCCTAATATTGATAATGCTAATGATAACTCAGCATCTGTTATCAATGCTATTATGATTAAGAAGTTAATGCCTCATATGAACGTAGTTCTTTTAGATGGTGAAGAATGTGGCGGTTTAGGATCTCAAAGAGTCTCAGATCAAATCAATGAAGGTTACTTTGGCAAAATTGACTGGGTTCTTAATTTAGAATTGACTGGTCGTGGTGGTGATACCTTTTTCATCGGTGATTATAGAGGTGTATTATTTGACCATATTAAATCAATGTTTGATTGTGTAGTTTACAAAACTCCATTTAATGATTCTGTAGTATTCAGAAAAAATGGAATAGATTCATGTGTGATTAATCCTTTACCGACTTTAACTAACGGAAATATGGATTATTCTATGTTATATAATTGTCATAATCAAAAGGATACATTATCAACAATCGATGTTAATGATATGCGTATTTTTGTTGAAAAAGTTTTATGTAAAATACTACAATAACTTCCAACTCCAAAAATATCCATAACTTTTTTTAATATCACCATTACAACATTTTCTTATACATGCCCTATTGAATCCTAATTCTCTTTCAATACTACCAGTTGATATCCACTCTTTAATTAGGTTTTTATTAATATCATATTGATAAACACTTTTTTTATTTTGTTGAGACAATGATAGTTTTATTTTAGTTTCATCACTTCTTTTTACTCTAAGTTTATTTTTAGTCTCTTCAGTTTGTTTTTTTCTACTAAATTTTTCTTTAAGATGTCCTTGTAGAATATCTTTTTCATCTTTGTATTTCCAAACATATCCTCCAGATGTTTTATATTTACCACTAGCAGCATTGCCTATGTTGATAATACCAGTTGATGAAATAGCCTCTTTTATCGAATTAAACTCACATATTAAAATATTATCCTTAAATTGCATGACAGGCTTAGACATTAGTTCGATTCTTTCTTTACTCTTATCTTTTCTACCCTCACCACCATCTGTTAAATTAACTAATGGACCAAGTTTCATATCTCTTCTACCTATTTCATTTATTACGAGAGATTCTAATTCAAAAGCTTTTTTCTCATCTAGCTTCTCATAAACTTTTATTATAATTGGATATTTTAATTTAAAATATGATGGATATGATGAAGGTGACGTGCCTGATAGATTCAATATAGTACTAAGTTTATATAAATAAAAAAAACCTCAGATTTCTCTGAGGTTTTTTCTTTCTGTAAAAATCTATTAACCAATAGTTAAGAAGATTTTACGAGACATTCTATCCACTGATAAAACTTTCACTTTAATTGCTTGACCAGCACTGAATTTTCTACCAAGTTTCTCCATTTCTGAAGTGTGGATAAGACCAACTGTCTCATCATCAAGGTTTACTAAAGTACCAAATGCTTTGGTGTCTTTAACGGTACCTTCAATGATTTGACCGTTTTTGATGTTGTCCCAAAGAGTTTCTCTCAAGATTTGAGTCAAGATAATTTTATCTTTAATCACTTCTTTGATATAGAACTCAATTTGGAATCCTGGTTGGATTTGAGTTAATTTCTCAGCCCATTCTGGATTAACGTTTGCCTTGTGAATCATTCCTGTAAGACATTCGTTGAACTCTACGAACACACCAAATGGTGTAGTTCCTGTAACGTGACCGTTATAGATTTTGTTGTATTCCAGTTGTTTAACAGCATCTGGGATAAGTGTTTGAAGATACTTACGTCTTGAAACGATATAAGTTCCTTCACTCTTTGAGTAAGATTCAATCATTACATTGAATGTTTCACCTACTATTGACATAGGGTCGTGAAGTTTGTTGATTCCGGCTAAAGTATTTGGCATAAATCCTGGAAGTGTAACACCACCGTGATTTAATTCAACATCATAACCAGCTGGGTTAAGACTCTTAACAGTAACCATAACTGATTCACCTTCAACAAGAGATTTAAGGTTAGCGTGAGCTCTTGATTCATAAAGAGAAGCAACGCTTCCTTTAATCATAAAAGCGTCTTGGTTTACTTCAGTTATCAAAACATCAATAGCATCACCAATGTTTAAGTTTTTGAAGTATTTAGATTCACTAACTCGGTTATCCACTCTAACGTCATCTTTGTATCCTACTACACTGAATACATATTGGTCTGCTGACATGCCAATATATTTAGCGGATACTACTTGATTTTCCTCAGGGATATTGATTACATCAAGGTTATAAAGTTTAATCATTTCTTGATACTCTTTTGTGCTTCTATTGCGAGTACCTTTTCGAGTAAATACTGATTCATCAAAGATGTCCAATAATTCCTCATTTCCAATTGTGTTGTTATTCATATTCATATTTTTTAGAGTTACAAAGTAATATATTCAAATCGACTTTAATAGTTTAGAAAAAAAATTAATATCTTTTAATATTATTTCTATTCATATAGTCACGAACTCTTGCCGCTTCTTCATACTTCTCTTTTCTGATTAAGTCGTCAAGCTTTTTGTTTAATTCCTTAGTGACTTCTTCTATTCCTTTTTGCTTAGAAAGTTGTTGAATATCATCAATAAAAGAATTATAAAAATTTTCCATTTGAGAGATGTCTACAAAGTAGACAGGTACTGGAACAGGTAAGAGTTTTTGTTCAGAAGATTTTTCATCTTCATTTAACTCTTTTAATCTATCACTGTTTTTAATTTTTCTAATAAACTCATCAGTAAGTGCTGAATTTTCAACCAGATACTTAGCTAAGTGATAAGGTCTATTTTTGAACATTTTGAGTAGAATAACTAAACTACGATATAATTCCTCATTTTCCATACAACTTTTATGTAGGAAATGGTAACTTGTTTAGATCCTTTCGAAGAAAATATTAAAGTAATAATCAAAGTTATATTGAGATGATGACTTCTCTTGACTGAAGTAAACTTTTATTTGAGAATCATCATATGCCAAATCCTTTTGAATTTTTGTTAGTAAGTTAGAATTTGATATGATATTTGGATTCCAAGTATTTACATATCTTAATACATTTTGATTCATTAAGTCTTTATAAGAAAGATATAAATCTATTCTACTAAACTTATATTTATTTAACACATTATTAGATATGTATTCTTTTAAAGCAGTATTTACATCATTATTCTTTGTTATTGAGTTACTAACTCCTTCAAAACTTCTATATCTTTTCATAATAGCAAATAAGTAATCGGATAAAATCGATTTTAAGTCAATATTTAATATCCATTTAGTATTGCCATCTTTTTGGTAGGATAATTGAGACGGATCAATCGTGATTGTTTGATGACTTTTCATATTATCCGATGCAGAATAAACTTGTGTTGGTAAAGATGACTCAATTGATAAATCTAATTGCTCACCTGTAGCTTTTTGATAATAGATAATATTTTGATTTGAAATATAAATACTATCTTCAATATACAACATTTTAGCACTAAAGAAGTTACTTTCTTCAACCATGTTATAAGTTCCGTATATTGACGAATTAATGAATTCTGGTGATATGTAATTTCTTCTCATGTTATAAACTTATATTTTTAATTGGTGTTTGAATACCTCTTAAACCAACATCTTGTATAAGTGTTGATTTAGATTCTAATGATGTGGCAACAGAAGGGTTATTAGCTGTTAAATAATGATAGTTCAAATCCCAAGTTGACTTAAATATAAATGAGTCTAATATAGTATAACCAAACTCATCAAGCATAGGATAAATTGACTTTTCACTAGTTACATTATTTAATTTAAGAACTGAGTTAACATGATTTATTTTTCTTACCTTTCTTTCCTTTACAATACCGAATTCAGTTAAAGTTGTATCAAATTTATAATTGCTTAAAACCTGATATTGTGTTGATGTTGGTTCTTTAGGTGATTCAAATAATTGTATATCATAAAAAATAGGCATATAAAAACCACTAAATCTATAAATAACATCTTGTGTTATGTTAACATTGCCATTATAATTAGCAATTGGCTCTGGAACATCATTATTAGGTATTATCTCAGCCGCAACAGATACATTGTTATAATAATTTAAATTACTCAAATCAGCCGCAATGGATGTTAAAACTTTAGAAGCTTTAAGTTGTTTAGGTGTGTCTATAGCATTTGTTGTAATAGAATTGTGTTTCATCATAACTTCATCCGGTGTTTCACAAATTATATAGTGAGGCAATCCTTGAATATTGTCATAATTATATCTTTTAATACTACCATCTTCTCCTATTATTATATAATTGATAAAATCAGTAAATCCATACTTATTTGATAAATCATTTATACTTTGAATAAAATTATGAGCTGTTAGCTTTTTATTTAATTCATTGTATAAGGTATCTCTATCAACATTGCTTAAATTTGGAACCGTATTGTCAGATATATTTACATTGATAAGAATATTCTTCCACATTTTATTTATGTAGATATTAATACCGTTTTCCAATGTTGAGTTAGATGTATTACTATTTATCATATAGTATGAGTTATTCATCTCAATTATTGGATTTGTTGTTGAGTTATAGACAATAGAAGTATCTGGTAGTAAACTATATTGTCTTGTCCAATCTTTTGAAACGCCTGGTTCGTTACCCGCCATTGAAGATGTACAATAGTAAACTACTTCGTTATGAACAATATATGTATTTGTGTATGAAACACTAGGATTCCAAATACTTATAGTTGACCATTTTGGACTATTTGATTGAGTTGCTACCCAGTAGTAACTACCTGTGTTGTCATATACAACTGTGCCTTCTAATTGACTTCTAAGTGGGTTATAAGATGTTGTTATATTATAAGGTTGTTGATAATCTGGTCTATGATGGTTTGATGAAGTCATAGACATATAATATTGACCTTTGAATAAAACAGTTGAACCATAAGAATATCCGGGTGTATCAGATTGTGTTGGACTCCAGAAATCATCCGTACCACCAACATAGTAATAATAATCACCATGATTATAAACTATATCATTGTTAAAACCAACTCCAGATCCTGGGTAAGTACCTATTGGACTCCAAAAAACTGACTTACCACTTACTGTTGTGTATGGTAACCAACCAACTTGATTATATGGTGCAGATATTACTCTTTTCATTGATGTGTAATCCTTACTAGGAACTGTAACAATATTATTGATTATCGTAGATTGATATAAAATATCATCTTTAACTACAATGTCTCCAAGATTGTATGTTTTGTCCATTTTCCAGTTATCAAAAATAGTCCAACTCATTTGGTTTTGTGATTGAGTTAAAGCACCAATGTTGTTACCAAGTGGTGAATCAATAACTGACCAGTCATTATCTGATAATAATATAGAAAACTTATACCCATCAAATGTATTTGATGTTTTTAGGTTCAACATACTTATTTTACCAGTTTGGTCTTTTTTAATATCATCAATATCATAGATTAAAAACTTAATACCTTTGAAAACCGACATATTTGGTATAGAAGTATCTCCTGTGTTGAATAAAGAATACTTTTTAACATTTTTAGATACTTTATAGTTATCAAAATTAGCTGTTCTATTAAAGAAATAAGAAAAATAATCAAAACTATAAGTAGCAGAAGATCCAGTTGCTGTTGTATAAGTAGTTAAATTCAAATACTTATCAAGTTCAAAGTTAAATGATGTGTCTATACCAGACGATGTTTGATTCTCAACATGTAAAGTATGATGTATATAAGATGATGTTGAAGAATTAATAGTATAGAAATAGTCTAAATTTCTTTCAATTCTTCGTGTGTCGGGATCGAAAGGATTAGCCGTTCTATTGTAATCTTCAAACATCAAAGAGTTATTCAATAAATAAGGAACATCATTTGCTGATAGTGAATTTTGAAATCCCCATCTACAATAAGTAGCATTTTTTCTCCATATCTCAGAAAGACTACCGTTATCTATCTTAAATGTTTCATAATTAGCCGTATATTCAGATGATACAGGTATATTAACTACTTCTGAGTTATATACAAAGTCATCATAATGCTTTGGAAAAGTGTTGCTATTTAAATTTGTAAGATACATCTTAGTCTCATCTGTGTTAGTTAAGCTGAACTTATTTTCATATTCATATTTAGAATATTCAGTATCAATAATTTTATCATCAAAGTCTTTAATATCCGTAAATTTAAGTTTATAAATATTAAACTTTTTAGGTGGATTATTAGCATCAACAACAAAGCTTACTTTTTTAGTATAGCTAGGATCATTTTTATTAATCCAATATTGATAATCATTTTGATTAACCTTAAAAGAATAATCTGTATTGATTCTAATTCTTGTTGTAACGGTTTTAACCCCATTAACTAATTCTGGACCAGTTTCTCTAACTAAATTATGTAAAACGCCATCAATTTCAATTAACCAAATATCAGCAGAATCCCACTCATCAAATAAGTAGTTACTATTATCATAGTTTAATAATCTATTAGGATATATTGAGTCATCAGCACCTATAGTACCAAAACCTTTGTTTAACATAGATTGTTTACCAGATAAATCAATATCCGATATAATTCTATACTTATTAGTTACTTTATCTGTATATTGTTGAGTAACAACATTTCCAGTTTTAACTGGTTGTAAAACATTTGGTGTTGTTTGAGTGAACATTTCTACCTTATAATATTCTCCATTATATTCTACATAATAAATCTTATTATCTAAGAATCCTTCTACAAATGGGTCACCTGATGGTGAATATAATATATTACCTGGTTGAATAACAGCATCTGATTTAATAAATGGTGTGATATAAGGTGAAATAGCTTTTACCTTAACCATATCTTCTAAATAAAAACCATAATATCTATTAATAGACCATTTTCTAATAGAATCAGAATCAGCAGGCATGTCGTTAAAAAGAAAAGACATATTGATTATATTAGGGAAAACAACTTTGTGGTTTTTATAACCATCAAAAACGAATTTTTCAAATTCGTATATTTCTTTTTCGTTTTCATAAACTGACTCTAAAAATTGAGACTTACTTATATAACCACCTGTTTCATAATCTATACCATTCCATTTAGTAAACTCTAAGTTTTGAAAACTCATTTCAAATGGAGTTAAAGGAAAAAAAGAATTATTATTGAAATTTAAATCCAACCATTCACCTAACACGCTATTTTTAGTTAAATCAAATACCTTAACCGTTTTGAATTTATTAAGTATGTTAGATTTAAAATTATCTTTAGTAACTGATTCAATGCCTGTTCCATCTACTCTAAAAATAATAAACTTCTTAGGTAAATTATTTGGTGAAATATAAAGTGGAGAAAAATATTCAAATTCTTCTTGATAGTTTTTATTATCAGATATATTTCTAGCACCATACTGATAAAGTTCATCATATTGAGCAGAATAATCTTTACTCATAGAATCAACATCATTATCATACTTTATGTAAAAAGCTGTATCAGCTGGTAAGCCATCATAAAAATAAGTTACTAATTCATCATAGTAATTCTTTTTAATAAAATCAACTTTTTTGAATTTAGTATTTGACAGCTCTTCTTTTGATTCAATACTATCAAGTGATAAATTATAGCTACTATCCACCATTATTTTGATGTTAGTAGTTAATCCGACATTAGTTCTTAATATAGCAAAGCTCTTCAATTTTTAAAAATTATTTTATCTGATAGAAGTGTTAATTGCATTAGTTACTTTTCTAACGATTACTTTACTTCTATTTATATTAAACTTGATACTGAATACAAATGGTCTGTTTTCTGCCTCATTTTCTAAGAAGAATTTAACCTTCTTAACATGTTGTACCGTCTGTCTAGATGAATTTAGATTAATGTATTTATAGTTTAATCCACTTTGATTATTGTCTAAAGAATTCATTTTGAAGTAAATATTCAAAGGAATAACGGTAGAATTAGCATCACCAGTATCAATTGTTTTTATTTTATCTGAGTTTGTTTCTACAATTGTTTCTAAGTTATGAACAACTGGATGTATAGTTGTTAATAATTTAGCCGTAGATGATACAGAAACATTCGTATCTATCCACTTTGAAGGATCTAATAAAGATTTATTATTACCAACAAATGATAAAATAGCTGTTTCATTAAATCCTACATTATATTCATTAGAAGATAAAACATTAGTAATAGAGTTTGATGCGTTTGTTGTAAATAAATTTCCTACATTTTCTGTTAACTTAGTAACAGATGTGTCTAAAACAGAATCATAATTTATCATCCAAACATATTGGTTATCTAATTGTGTTCTGGTTTGACCTGAAATATCTGAAGTTATTAACTCATCGTGGTCATTAACCCAGAATGTTTGAGGAACACCTGTGTTATAAACACTTGGGTTTTGTAAATAAGTTCTATTAGAAAGTAATCCTAATGGAGAACTTGTTGACTTATTTCTAATCTTAACAACATAGTCTTTAATAACATAGATATTATTAGCATAAACTCTACCAGTTGGTATTCCAGAACCAGTATATGGATCAAGATAATCTTCACACTCAACATTAAATGTTGTTTCACTTCCATTAGCAACTGCAAACTCTTGGTTATTTCTAAGAATAACAACTTCAAGTTCACCTTTAACCATTTTAATTTTCTCTTCAAGAGTAGCAATTCTATCTTGTAAGGATTTTAAGTAAGTAAATAAGTCTAAAGCAACACCATTGGCATCCTTAAATCCAGATAATATCTTAGTTGCATCATGATGAAAAGTAACATTATTTACAACAATAGTATCTGATAAGTGATCATCTAAACCTTTAGCTGATAACTCTTGATTTACCTTAACTTTTAAGTCTTCAGATGTTGCTGCTTGTAATATAAAGTCATTTTCATTTAAAACATTATTTAAATCATTTGGAAACTCAATAGTTAAAATATCAGACCAATCTGATTCTACTGGAGACTCAGGCCAACCTACTTCAGATATAGATTTAATTCTAACATCTATTTTTTCATTAGCTTGAATATCTAAGTCTAATTGGTTAATATTAGGAGTATCAGCACTTTCAATATTTTGGATCTCCCAAGTATATTCACCAGTACCTTGATTATAAACTCTTTTTCTAGCATCTGTTTTAAATTCATTCCAGTTAGAGAATGCTGCTTTTGTTTGAGTATTATCAACTGCAAATGTTTCAACTGGTGGTTCAGTACCATCTTTACTTAAATATCTATATTGAACTCTAAATTGAACAATCTCTTGTGGTCTTGTACCTCTTGTAACAACAGCAGACGGTATAGTCCAGAAACCTCTAATTCTAAACTTAGGTTGTACCTTTGTTTGAGGACTATTTGATAACTGAATAATTTCTTGAGTTGTAGTAGCAAGTAATTTAGACTTACTATCTTTTTTTCTTGTAAGCTCTTCAATTTCAAGATTTGCTTGTTTTTTATCAGATTCAGATTTGAATTTGACAAATTTAGCTTTAGCATTTTTATCAACAATAGCATCAGAAATTTGTTGTATCTCAGATTGTAACGTAAGATGATAATTATGCTTTTGTTTAATTAAATTAGAATCAGGAGTATCTGTTAAGTGTTTATTAATTTGAACAACTTTAAAGTTAGCCGAATTCAATGTTGGTGCAACTGGTGTGCCAGCTAAAGAATTAGGAGTCTTTTTGGCAACCAAGTCTTTCAATACCGTACCATAGTCATATACATAGTCTGTATAGAATTGCTCCATTGTAAGACCATTTTGAGGTGATGTTGAATCTAATGTTAAATCATTAGTCCAATATCCTGTACCTAAGCTCCAATTTCTTGCCAATAGATTAACATCGGCATTTAATGGTTTAATAAAAACTACATTTCTCTCGTTATAACCAACACTTACTTTTACTGTTTTAGTGTAAAGAACTGGTGAGTAAATTTTAAGAGTTCCAATTCCAACAGGAATTGCTTCAACACCTTCAACTCTTTCAAATCTAACTCTTGGGCTAGATTCTGCAGTAGATACTTCAATTACTTTATATCTTGTTGAAGTTTGAGCTGAATTAATAATAACTTCACTACCAACAGATAATTGAGCTGTTTGATTGGATGCTCTAACTAAATATGTTAAAGTATCTAAAACATACCAAAGTTTTCTATTAATTCTATCTTCTTGAATTCTAAGAACTGAAAACTGACCATCATATAACAAATCTTGAGGGTCTAAATCAAATACTTGCTCATCAAATTGAGGATTAGTAGGATAAAGAACACCTGGTGTTGTACTATGCCAGTTTTCAAAATCAGTTATAACAATTGAAGAATTACCTCTAAATAAAGTATTAAAGCTATTCAAAGCTGATTGTCCAAGTGCTGTTAAGTTACCTGAAGCATCAGTTGCAAAATCTACAATGTATCTTCTACTTAAAACCTTTCTTACATTATCTTCTACTTTTCCAGTTAGATCTAATTCAATAGAAACAATTGGACTCATAAGTCCATCAAAAAACCAATTATTAACCGCCTTAAATTTAGTAAGTGTACCAAGTGTTCCGACAGCATTTGGTTCTCTATTTAAGTCAACTGTAATTATTTTTTTATATTTATTCTGGCTTGATGTTGATATCATCGAACCAGCAGTATCAATACTATAAAGTGAATTGATGTTGTTATTCAATCTATCTATATCAGCTTTTAATGAACTGAAAGAAGGAACTGCAAAATTTCTTAAAACTCCATTTTCATCATAAATTTGAATATTTACAGATGGGTCTTGCGTTGTTGTTAAAGTATTAATCTGACCTAGTATTTCTATAATATTTTTATTAGAGGAAATGACCTGGTCAGCTACCGTCGGAAATGAACTTTGAATTGGCATTTTTTAATCTATTGATTTTTCTTATATATTAAATTCTACTCATTTCTTTAATATTTGTTTTTGTTAAATTATTTCCTTAATTTTGTTTATGATGAAGATTTACAAAGTAACATTTAATGATGGTGGTTGGCATAGTGGACCACTACCTAGTACAACAATAGTTGCTGAATCTGGTGATGATGCAAAGGAAAAGGCACTATTATTAAACCCAATGTATAAAAATAGGTATGATGTTTGGGTCTCTGAATTCAAAATAGAAGGCTATGTAATAGAGGTTTATGATGAAAAAACATATAACCGTGAAAAGAATCTTAACAAAATTCTTTAATTAATAAAAAAATTAACTATCTTTGTAAAATGATTGAACAATTAAAAGCGCAAATTATTAAGGCTAATGATGCCTATAGATTGGGTAAGCCAATCATATCCGATGCTAAATACGACCAATTAGTTGAGGAACTTCAAATGTTATCACCATCTGATGAAATACTTTCTAAAGTAGGTCATACAGTTGCTGATGAATCCCGCAAATCTCGTCTTCCTATAGAAATGGCTTCAATGAATAAAATCAAGTCAATGGAAGATATCGAAGATTGGTCACGTCTTAAAGGTATTTCAAAATACGAATATGTTATTATTACTCCTAAGTTTGATGGTCTTTCATTATGTGTTAATGAAACAACATCCGAAGCTTGGACTCGTGGTGATGGTGTATTCGGCCAAAAATCAAATGAACACTACTCATTAATTCAAAATCATCTTAACCTACAAGAAGATTCATTTAGCTTTACCTATGGTGAAGTTATGATGCCTAAACAAGTATTTGTTGATAAATACTCAGCAGACTTTGCTAATCCTCGTAATCTTGTTGCTGGTCTTTTAAATTCAAAAGATCCAAGTAATATTCTTAAAGATTGTCAGTATATTAAGTACGGTGCTATTTGTAAAAGAAACTTCTTTACTAAACAAAATGTTATTAATGAACTTAATAAAGGACAAGCATCAAAAGTACAATATCATATTTGTCAACTATCTGACTTATCAGAAGACTTACTAATTGAACTATTCCATAAATTCTCTACTGAATATGAAATCGATGGTTTGATTATAGAATTAAACCGTCTTGAATTACAAGATCAGTTAGGTCGTGAAACATCTTCAAACAATCCTGTTTGGGCTCGTGCTTTCAAGCATCCAAGTTTTGAACAATCTGCTGAAACTGATGTTATTGGTATTTCTTGGAATATATCTAAACAAGGCTTATTAAAGCCAATTCTACATATTAATCCTGTTAAACTAGATGGTGTAACCGTGTCTAATGTTACTGGTAACAACGCCAGATTCGTAAAAGACTTAGGACTTGGTATTGGTGCTAAAGTAGTCGTAAAACGCTCCGGAATGGTTATTCCAATCATTGCTGATGTTATCACCCCAGTTGAATTTGTTCAACCTACAATTGAAGGTGTTGAAGTAGATTGGAATGAAGCTGGTATTGAGTTAATTACTTTAACTGAAACTGACGATCAAAAATTAAAAAAGATTGTTGCTTTCTTTGAAATCTTAGAAGCTGACAATGTGTCAGAAGGAGTTATCACTCAATTATGGGAAGCTGGTTACAAAACAATTAAAGATGTTCTTAATCTTAAAAAAGAAGATTTAGAGAAAATTGACCGTTTTGGTAAGAGAAAAGCTGAGATTGTTTTTAACTCTATTCAAAAGTCTGTTAGTGGTGTTCAGTTGTCTAAACTACAACACGCAACAGGTATCTTCAAAGGATTAGGTTCTAAGAAATTAGTTCTTTTAGAAGATTTCAAAACTAAACCAACATTAGACCAAGTAATGTCAATTGAAGGATTTGCTGAAGTATCAGCTCAATCTTATATTGATTCATATGACACGTTCTTTGATTTCATTAAAGATTTACCTGTCACAATTATAGAAAAAGTAGAGGCGGTTAAAGTTGGCACAGACCTTGAAGGTAAATCATTTGTCTTTACCGGAGTTCGTAGACCAGATTTAGAATCTGTGATTGAATCTCGTGGTGGTAAAATTGGTTCTGGTGTGTCTAAAACAACTACTCACCTTGTGATGAAGGCGATTGGTAGTGGCTCTTCTAAAGAAAAGAAAGCTATTGAGTTAGGTGTTGAAGTGATTACAATTGAACAATTAGAAAAAATGTTATCATAATATGTCACTAATATACCATTTAGGAAAAGCTGAGACTTCTCAAGAAGGGGTAAAGGATTTAGTAAAAGATTTAGAAACTTGTGTACAAACACTTGAGAATATTAATAGTATTCTAAAAGGTTCAAAATATGGAAGGTCATATGCGGAAACCGAAGTCAATAAAAAGATTGAAGATGGTATTTTAGATTCAATTCACAATGCTAATAATCACCAATTAAGTGTTATATTAAATGGTGGATATAGATTCAGATTCTATACTGAATTGAACGATAAAGAATTATTAAGAAACGAAATACAAAAAAGATTAAGACATAACAAATTAAAAGAATTACTAAATGACAGAATTTAATTATAACCCAACAATAACTGATAGAGTTATTAAGACAAAAGAAGAACAATTTGATAAGTTTTTTTATCAAGGGCATCCTAAGTTTTTAATTCCGGATTTTAATCAAAATCCTGAGGATATTTGGTTATCATATATGGACTTCTTGGAAAATAATCATTCTTGTGAGATATATGATCAAGATGGTGGTGAAGTTCACTCAATTGAAATCATTGATGAAGATTCTGGTTTGACAAAATGTATCTATACTGCTTGTGGTATAACGCTTGATGAAAGTGATGAACCGCAAGATGTAGATGTCGAGATAGAAGGTTATGTTGTTGAAATTCCAGAAAATGGATTTAATGACTATGTATTTGTTGCTAAAAAAGTTTTTGAAAATTATAAAATGTCAATTTAATTATGATTTGGTTAGGAATTTTAATAGGATTTATATTAGGTCTTCCAATTGGATTTATCAAGTGGAAGAAAAAGCCTGTTGTTGAAAAGTATTCAAGAAGAGGTTTATTAAAAAAGAACTTTTCTGTTACTGACAATCTTTCTAATAGAAAAAGTTCAGTTGATGTTATGTATGAGATTGGTGAGTTAGAATCAACTGATAAGTTATCAAAGATTGAAGTTATTGATCTTAAATCTGACCAATCTGAATACAATACAGATTATAATAAAAAGAGATTAACCGATATGGTTAATAAAACCTGGCTTGGATCTGATGAAATTACTTGGATTACAACTGCTGCTGATGTGAGAAATAAAAAAATCGACAAAATATTAAATTAATATGGATAATCAAAAACTAGAGAAGATATTTAGTTATCTACCACCTTCACTTGATAAAGTTAAAAATAACTTGAGTGAGAATGGTCAGAAAATTGGTCTAAAAACAGGATATGAACCTTACATTCAACACATTCCAGAAATGATTGAAGAAGCTCAAAGTGTTTTCATTGAGCTATGTGTTCAAGAAGGTATTTTAGACAAAAAGTTTTTAAGTGGTAAAGTTCATCGTCAAGGTATTATTGGTAGATATTTAGATGATTCTGGTTCTGGTATTTATAAGTATTGGAATAGATTTATGTGTATTGATGAAAAATATCGTGAGTGGGAACAACCATATTACGCAATCAACTTTGAAAAAGAAGGTAAAGATTTTCATGGCTGTTGTATAAACACTATGTCTCCAGAATTGATTTCTTTTTTTAGAGACCAAAAAATTAATGAAGTATTATCATGAACGGATTTGAAAGTTTAAGAATACCACATATAAAGTATATTTCTGAAACTCAATCAAAGAGTAAAGGAGAAAGAACTTTATATTATTTAGGTGGAGAACCAGAAGAAAATCATTCAAGATTAACCATAGGTAAACAATATGTAGTTAGAACTGCTTCTTACTCACCAAGTGCTGATATTGAGCGAGTTAGTGTATGGTTATGTTCTGATGATGAAAATAAAGGTAGATTATGTAGGGTAAATCTAAATAATTTCGGTACCTTTGCAGATGTGCGTGATAGAAAAATAGACCAGATAATTAAGTAAAAACAAACCAAATATATGACTATTGAACCCCATGAAGAATTAAAAATTTCCCAAAATTATGATGAAAAAAATCTCTCAGGAGAGCCAACTTTTGCTGATATATATAATATAAATTTAGGTGAGCAATCACCATTAACGGCAGAAAAAGGCAATACCATTGAGGATGAATTAATGACTCCTCAAACAAAAAATGAACGGCAAATTATGGAATCGAAGGCGATTTTATTCAGTGATCAAGAAAAACTATTTAGAGAAAGAACGGGTAAAGATTTCTCTACACTCTACACAAAGTATTACCCAAAATTAGTATATTTTACATCTAAAATATGCAATGACCCTCAAAAGGCAGAAGATATCTCAACAGATTCATTCATGGCAGCTTTTGAGAAGATTGAGAAATATGAAAAGGAAAAATCTCAATTCTCTACATGGCTATTCACAATAGCAAAAAACTTAGCACTTCAAGACCTTAAAAGCAACAAAAAAACAATGTCTTTAGATATTGAGTTTGATGATGAAGGTACAACAATGAAAGACTTTATTCAAGAAGAAGATGGTGATAATCTTATTCATGAAATTCATGCCAAAAAAGCTGAAATTATGAAGAAGCACATTCAAAACTTGAAAAATCCTTATCGTGATGTAATTGAAATGCGTGAGTTAAAAAGAATGTCTTATAAAGATATTTCTGACCAACTTAATCTTAACCTATCAACGGTTAAGTCACAAATTCGTAATGGAAGAGCTATCTTAGTTCGTGAAACTAAGAAAGAGTTTGATGCGATTGATGAAATGTTAATGTAATTATATGAACATAGAATCTCTAGGAAGACAGGCTATAGATAGAATCAAGTCTGAATGGGGCTTGCCCTTACACGGATTTGTCGCTGGAGGTGCCATCGCAAACATTGTTTGGGAATTGGTATCAGGCAACAAAGCAGTGGTCAATGATATTGACATCTTTGTTTTTGATGGTATTGAAAAAGAAATAGATTCAAATAAAAATTCTCTTTTCAATTACCAAGAAAAAGAAACAAAGTATTATGAAGACTATAATGGTATGAATTTTAATAATTATACCAAGGATTTCTATTCTATAGTTGAGTCTGAGAGAGACGATATGTTTAATACTATTAAATATAAATCAAACACATCAGATCCTTCTTTAATTATTAAATCATTTGATATTAATGCCACCCGCATCGGTTACGATATTGATAATGATAAAATCTATTGGACTTCTGAGTTTGAAGACTTCTTAAAAACTGGTGAACTAAAGATTACAAATCTTATGACACCTTCTCACACCGCAATTCGCATTGCTAAAAAGAATAAAGAGTTAAATGCTAAACTTGATGAATTTGAATTCAAATTAATTCAATATGCTCTTTCTTATAGATTTATAGATAGAATCAAACTAAGATTTAGAGAAAGATATTTAGAAATGTGTAGAGAGTATAAAGATGTACTAACTAAGTATTTTCAAATGTCAAGAGATTTAGAATCTGAGGAATGGGTTTTAAGAGAAAAAGGCGAAAAAGTAGAACTTTATTATCTAGTAGCTAGAGATTATGAACTGGAGAAAATTACTGATGAGTTTGAAAAAATTGTTTACAGTAGTTTACCTAAAATCTTTGATGATGAGAATATTAATAAGATATTCAAGTCAACCGACTTCTTATTCTATATGAGAAATATCTATAATAAAGAACAAAATATTAAAGATATGTGGTCTAAGCTATACTACTTCTTTAATGATGTTCACTATATAGATAGAGAAATTAACCAAGAAGATATGCAACTCTTAGAAAGATTTGCTAAATACGCTCCAGATTCTATTGAAAATCTTAAAGGTCTAAAAATCTCTGAGCAAATAGAAATTATTAAAAAGTTTTTAGATACATTTAAGGAAGATCCATTAATAGCAATTTCAATTTTAGAAAATACTAGAGTTGATAAGAACATTGTTTTAGATGAGCAAACTATGTTACTTTTAGAACTTTCTGTAAGAAAAAAAATTATTAATGATACTCGTGGTAAAGTCAATAAAATCTTGAATATTGAGGAAGCTGTTGAAAGTAAACCAGGTGATATCATCTGGTAATTCTAAACTTTCTTGATATATAAAATATAAAATAAAAAATAATAAGAAATATGGTAGCATATATAACAGAATTAAATGCAGATAACTATGACAACTTTGTTAAAGAAGGATTAGTACTTGTTGACATTTGGGCGGCTTGGTGCGGTCCTTGTAAAATGATTTCACCTATTGTAGATGAAATCTCATCAGACTATGTTGATAGACTTAAAGTTGGTAAATGTGACGCTGATGCAAATAGAGATAAAGTTATGGAACTTGGTGTTAGAAATATTCCTACACTTTTCCTTTACAAAGATGGCCAAATTGTTGAAACTACAAAAGGTGCTATAACAAAAAAGGCAATAACTGAACTCATTGATAAACACTTATCATAATGAAAGATATTGGTTACCTTTTTGACCTATTGAAAAAATCTAACATATCTCTATTGGGATATAAATTTAATCAAGAAAGGCTTAAAGATGAGATTATTTCAAAACTACCTCACTTGGTGGTTCATGAAATAAACTCGTCTTTTTCTTTTAAATCTTTTTTAAGAGATTTGAAACTTCAATCAATTTTAGAAACTAGTGAGACTATAAAAAATCCAGAGTATCTTGTTTTAGATTTGAATGATATTAGATTTAAATCAGATGATTTAGGTGATAGACAAAGACAAATATCTAATATTCTAAATAGGCTTAGAGAAGATATGTACTCTGGTTCTGATGTGCCTTATAAACTTTTGATACTCACCTCACTATACAGTAGTGGAAAGAACGTCGATGATGTTAATATTACAAATTTTTCTGGCGGTAGCAAACCAATCTTTATGAGTGACGTAGTATTTGTAATGCAAGAAGAATCAATGAAAGTAATAAAGAATAGATTTGATGAAAACAACATTGATATTTCTTACAATAAATTAAAAGATTATAACTATATTTGCAACTATGAAAATAACAACTAACAAAAAAGCTTATTACGAATACTTTGTCATTGAAGACTTTGATGCTGGTATTATGCTTTTAGGAAGTGAAGTAAAGTCAATCAGAGAAGGTAACTTGAGTTTAATTGATTGTTTTGCTTACATTTCAGATGGTGAACTTTGGTTAAAAAATATGAAAGTGGCTCGATATAAACAAGTCCATGTTGCTGAAAAACATGAAGAAAATCGAGACAAAAAATTACTTCTCAATAGAAAAGAAATAAATAAAATTGAAAAGTTACTTCAAGATAATGGAACAACTATGGTTCCTTTAGAAGTATTCACAGCACATAATCGAATTAAAGTTAAGATTGGTGTTGTTAAAGGTAAGAAGCTATATGATAAAAGATCCACTATTAAAGAGAGAGATATAAAAAGAGAGATAAACAGAGAAAGTAATTTTAATATATAAGTAAATATATTTATGTATTATGTTAAACAATAAAGAAAAATCAATAAAATATTTATTGGAGAATTACTCAGTTAAATCAAAGGTTGAAATACAAAATGATTTAAATTTATCTTGGTCTTATATACAAAAATTAGCATGTCTTAATGGTATTAAAAGAACATCAAATGAGTCACCAAATGATTGGAGATATAAAAAGTTAATAAACTATAATGATAATATCTCTATGTATTGGATAGGATTTATGATAGCAGACGGTCATATTTCTAAAAAGAAGAATATACAGATTAATATATCTATAAAAGATAAACTACATCTGTTAAAAATAACAGAACATATTGGTAATATTTCTATAAATCTAACTGATAGTCAAATAAGAGCTACTATAAACGATAGAAGAACTACGAGTGTTTTATCAAATGATTTTAAATGGCTTTCTAATAAGACAAAAAATCCAATAGAAATACCAAAAATTATTTCTGAGGATTCTTTATTTAGTTTAATTATTGGATTTATAGATGGTGATGGTACCATAAATAAAAAAGGACATATTTTTGTTAAGTGTGATGGTTCTTGGAAGAATAATTTGGAATATTTTTATTATATATTAACAGGTGAAAAAAAAGTATTTAATCTAACAAGTGATGGTTTATCCATAATCTATATTCTTAAATTTAAGAATTTAATTCAAATTAAAGAAAGAGCTAAATTATTAAATTTACCAATAATGAGTAGAAAGTGGGATAGAATAGAAAATAAAGTTTTCAAGAGTGATAAATATGAGATTGTTAAAACTCTACTTAAAGAAGGTAATTCTATTAAAGAGACAATTGATAAAACAAACTTTGGACAAACTCTTGTTTATAAAGTTTATAAAGAAATTAATAAAATTTAAAATGGCTCGTAAACCTAAAGATATAAATCCTCTTTTGGACAAACTCAGTAAATCACTTACTGAAGAAGAAATTCTTAAACATCTTGTTAAATTGGTAAAATCATTTGATCCTTACCAGTATAAAGAAGTCATATATAATAACCCTTATTACAAGTCTTTAATTCCAGATATTCAAGTTGATATAATCAAAGATTTAGAAAATGTTAAAGATTCTTTAGTAAAAGAAATTGAAAAGATAGAGTCAGATCTTAAAAAGATTGGAAATAAAGACTCTGCGGAACAATTAAAAAATCTTAAAAGAGATTGTTTGGCTTTAATCTATGAAATTGATGAACGTAAAAGAGAGATAGATAGTTTATCTTAATAAAGAGTCAACATATCTTTCAATGTGTTTAGCTTTCTTAATGTCTTCTATAATTTCTTCTTCCCTTCTTTTATCAATTCTATCAATATAATACTCAGTATCACCAGAATACTGAAATTCATTTAAAATATTTCTGGTATAAAAAAACGTAAGTCCTCTTTCATTAGATAAACTTTTAATAGATTTTAATTTAGCTATAACCATTGATAAATCTTCAATAGTTTGAATATTCTGAGAAAGTAAATAATTTTTGATCTTTTTACCAATTTCCATAAATATTTTAAATATTTCCTTAATTGCCTCATTATTAGAATTATTAACTATGTTAAGAGACTTAATATATAGCTTTATATAGTCCTCATTATAAGAATTTAGTGATTTGAAACTACTAACAATATTTGATAAGTAATAATGTCTATCTGATTCATCAGCTTTCATTATTTCATAAATATTATTAGACATACTATCTAAAGTGTCAAATCCTGGTCTACTTTTATAAATTGAAATAAAAGCAAAATCACTACAAACTGATTTTATAACTAATTTTTGAAGATTTTTAAGTTCAGTAATATCTTGTTTAATACCCATTTTACCAACTAATGCAGACATGTATCTTTCAATGTTAGCCTTTTTTATTTCAGAATCACTTACTAATCTAGTAGCACCTTCTCTTGATTCAGTTCTACTTTTTCTTACATCACTAACTTTAGTTCCAACAGATTTAAGTACATCACCAATCATTAAAACAATAGCAAAGTCTGATCTATCAACTGATTTATAATCATATATTGACCAATCTGTTTCACCCCACTCTCTTAAATTATAATTTTTATTTACTGGAAGATTGAAATCAAATGGATTTGATTCTTTTTTCTTTTCTTCTTCTTTTATTTTTCCTACTACATGTATAGGTTCATCTGATGGTGTATAAATATGTAGTTTACCATGGTCACTAGCTGGTGAATCCACATCACCCATTGTCCAAGAATCTATAAATCTTGAATCTTGATTTCTCCATTCTCTCCAATTTACTCCATCTACCGCACGGTCAGGTGTTCCACCATTAGCAACATTTTGAATGGCGTTAAGATGATCATTGTCATCTCTCCATATTTTAGCTAACGACAATCTATTTAAATCTTCATAATCTTCAGACCAAACACCAATAACTAATTGGCCATGTTGTAATTCATTATAATCTTTAACCGGTGTTAATTTACCTGTTTTTATATCTAATGTGTTTTTTATGTAATCTAATTCTTCATTACTAAATGGTTCATTCTGATTTGTTTTTGCATAACCTTTAAGATACTTATTAAAATCCATTGTAAGATCACCTGTACCTGTGAATCCTAAATATCCCTCATCCATTGAGAACCAGAATTTCAAACAGTATAGACCTCTTTCATCTTCCTCAGTTGATTTTATTTTAAGTGCTTGATTTTTATTAAGATACTTAACATTATCATCTTTGATTTTATCAATAGGAATATCTAATTTAGCTATCATAGTTTTTAATTTATCACGGAATCTTTCTTTGGAATTATTATCTACTTTACTTTTCAAAAATTTCATCATTTTTGACAAAGCATTAGATTCAAAAGCCTCAAATAACATTAGATATTTCATGTCTGACATACTCTATATATTAAAAAATATTTGGTAAAATAAAACTTTATTCTTAATTTTGTATAACAAACAAAGAGTCGTTAAGACAAAAGTTAAGAAATTAACAAGTTGAAAGACTTCACATTATAAACAATTTAGAAGATAAGTGTGAGTCTTAACGAAATTATGGTAGTAAGTAGCTGTTAAATATGTTAACACCCTTGTTAAAGCCAGTGAACTACCTTGTATTATATTATATGATAATAGTAAGGGTGTAGATATCAAAGTCGTGTTGGTGATAGATGTCTCAAATATAACTAAATGAATAAACCCAACTCAAAGAAGATTAAACCGAGCAGAATGGTAACACTGCTCAACCGAGGCGAAAGCATATTAAAAGGTAATCCTAAGTGATGAGGTCACTAAAAGTTAAGGTAAGGTTCTCGGATTTCGACCATACTTAGCAGGCGTTCCAAACATCTTCTTTTTTTATTAAAAATTATTAAAAACAAAGTATATGACACTGAAAGAAAAAATTAACGCAGACTTCATTACAGCTTTTAAATCTAAAAACGCTGTTGCTAAAAGTATTTTATCCGTAGTAAAGGGTGAAATTCAAAATATTGAAAAGAACGTAGGCTCTGATAATCTTTCAGATGTTGAAGTAACTAAGATTTTAACAAAGACTGTTAAATCTCTTAAAGAAACTATTGCATTAAGCAATGACGAAAAATCTAAGCTTGAATTAGCTATTGTTGAAGTTTATCTTCCAAAGCAAATGTCTAAAGAAGAAGTTACTGCTAAAGTAACAGAACTTGTAAATTCTGGTATCACTCAAATTGGTGCCATCATGAAAGAATTTGCAACTCTTCCAGCTGACAAGAAAATGGTCTCTGAATCAATCAAAGAAGTTACTAAACAGTAATTTTTGTTGTAGATGATGATGCACCAGCAACATTAACTGCATTCAAGGTAATAGTATATGTGTGACCGGTGTAAGCATAATTATAGTTATAGCTTCCACCGTTCACTACTGTTGTAGTTATTTGACTTGGGTTAAAATTCTGATTGTTATAAAGTTGGGTTCCTAATTCTGAGTATATTATACCACCTTCTGAAATAATCACTTGATAAGCATCAACACCCGATAATTGATTCCAAGAGATATTTAATATTACATTATTATTCATTGGATTTATAGAACTACAAGTAAGACCTAAAGAGCCGGAAGGAATAGCAAAAGAGGCAGCTCTTTCACTCCACTTTGATATATTTCCATAAGAGCCATTAGCCCATTTAACAGTTTCAACTGTTCCAGAGACTGTAACTTTTTTAATAGACCAAGTATTATCAGTATCAGCAGCATTCATATCATATGAATATCCATAATAAGTAACTGGTGGATTAATATCTCTTCTTATCCAATTTATAGCATTATAAGAACTAATAACTTTTTCTTCAACAATCATATATAATTGACCTGACTCGCTATATCTAGCTGACATACCACTACTACGAACTATTTTAACAGAATATGTATATGTACCTGCAACTGGTGTATCAATAACCGACATAGCAACTGTCATATTTAATCCACCTGTTGGAGTTTCAATGTGTAAAACCTCACCAATAGCTGTTGAATCTCTAAATATTTGCAATTCATGCCATCCAGATCCACCTGGCTCAGCATCACCTGTAACAGTTACTTGAACTGGAAATCCACTCGTTGTTATAGAAGCGGTTTGTATAGTACTACCCGTAGCACTTAACGTTACTTGTCCATTGTTACCAATTGTATAATTTAAATCTATCATTTTGAAGTTTTATAGTTTATTGTATATATTAAAAGTTTTTGTTTTAATTTCAGAAAAAACAAATTAATAAGTTTTCTATATAAAAAATAAAAATAAAAATTATGGCTTATTTAAGAGATGGTGGAATTATCACTGAAAGAGATTATGTTGGGAAAACATTAGAAGAAGCAACACAATATGCTGAAAGTGGTGGGTTTGAAGTAAGAGTTGTTGAGGTTGATGGTCAATCTAAAATGCTTACTATGGATACTAAATCAAATAGAATTAATTTCAGAGTTCGTGGTGGTTATGTAACTGCGGCTTTTGGAGGATAAAAATTTAAAATAATTTGGTGAATTAAAAATGTCACCGTATATTTGTATTCACAAAACAGAACTGATAACTGTAAATAATCAGTGGAGCCGTTATTGAAATTCACGTTAGAAATTTCCTTAAAATTAAAAAGGAAAATCTATGAAGTCATTATGGCAATGGGAAAAACACGATGTTGTTAATTACCTAAGAGCAAATTTTTTAGAGACAGATGTTGAGTTTACAACAGAATCTCTAATTAAAAAGATTAACAAATCAAAATCAAAATCTTACGGTTTTGGTTATATTGATAAGATAATATCAAAGCACTTATCTGATTTGGCAACAGACGGATATCTAACAGTTAGATATGTTTCTGTTAAAATGGAACCAAATGAAGAATACTGGTATTCTGAAAAATGTAAAAAAAGATTTGGTTCAAAGACAGTATCAGTCTATAAAATGGTAGGAAGAGAGGAAAAAATAAAAAAAATATTGAAATAAATTTGGTAGAATTAAAACTTTTTACTAATTTTGTATAAAATAAGAACAAAAATAACAAAAGAGACAATAACTTTTTAATATATAAAGAAATGAGAACAAATAATACACATAAACATTTTAGTAAATCGAATAAGTGGTTTAGCAACCAGTTCGGTACTGAAAGTGTATTGCTCTCAAATAAGATGTTAAAAGTCTAATTTTAGATAAACAATATTCAAAAGTCCGAACTTCAAAAAAGTTCGGACTTTTTTGTTTTATATGGTGTCGTTATTGTTAACGGAGAGTCGAAAGACGAGCATCTGGCTCTGTGAAAGCCAGGGTACGGGTTCAAATCCCGTACGACACCCAAGAAGGAACCTAAGCTAATCAGGTGAAAGCACTGGACTGAAAATCCAGGGAGCCCGGATCGTTACCGGGAGGTTCCACCAAAATAAATGGTGTATGTAGCTCAATCGGTAGAGCGTCGGTTTGTGGAGCCGAAGGTAGCGGGATCGTAACCCGTCATTCACCCAAAAGGAGACTTAGCTGAGACGGTTTAGCGTTTGGTTGAAGCCCAAAAGAGGTCGGTTCGATTCCGGCAGTCTCCACAACATACGTCATACAGACAAGGTGTCGGTCAGGTCTCCAAAACCTCGACGGTGGGGTTCGATTCCTCAATGGCGTGCTAAATACGGGTATGGTGTAATGGCTAACATTTTGGTCTCCAAAACCAAAGATCTTGATTCGAATTCAGGTACCCGTGCTAAAAGGTTCGTGTCTTTTTTTGATGTTTCGGACTTAATATATAGAATAAATAAGTTTTATATATGAAAGAGGAAATATTAAAGTTAAGAAGTGAAGGTAAGACTTTTAATGAAATAAAAGAAATACTAAAATGTTCAAAATCTACAATATCTTACCATTGTAGTGATGAACAAAAAGAAAAATCTAGAAATAGAACTAGAAAAAGAAGAGAGAATTTAATTCACTCTAAACTTGAAAGTTTTATCTATAGAAAAGAAAAAAATGTAAAAGAAGGAATAAGAAAGTTTCAAAAAACTGACTCAAATTCTAAAGGAAGGGTTAATAGTAATATTAAAACAACATTTAATTGGGTTGATGTTTTGAATAAGTTTGGTGAAAATACATATTGTTATTTGTCTGGAGAGAAAATTAACCTATATGAAGATAACTACAACTTTGACCATATTATACCAGTTAGTAAAAATGGTAGTAATAGTTTAGAAAACTTAGGAATTCTACACGAAAAAGTAAATAGAATGAAATCTGACTTATCACCAGAAGAATTAATAGAATGGTGTAAAAAGATTTTAGAGTTTAATAATTATAAAATAGAAAAATTAGATTAAGAGTATGAAAACTAAATTGAAATATAAACGCTAGGCAACGATTCGAGTCACGGATCGTTGCCCTCAACAACAATGATTCCGTAGCTCAATTGGTGGAGCTTCCGGCTTTTAACCGGAAGGATGTGAGTTCGAACCTCACCGGAATCACTAAAATGGTTCTGTCGCTTAGCGGCTATAGCAACTGGCTTTTAACCAGTAGAGATAATGTTCTCAACCGTGGGTTCGAGTCCCACCAGGACCACTAAAAACACTCCTGTCGCTCAGAGGTCGAGAGCAACTGGCTTTTAACCAGTAGACGCAAGTCCATCGTAGGTTCGAATCCTACCAGGAGTACTAACGATTCGTCGCATAGTGGCTATTGCACCTGACTCTTAATCAGGCGAAGAAATTCAATCGTGGGTTCGAGTCCCACCGGGTCGACAAAAAATAGTCAAGTGGCGAAAAGGCGAGACGCATAAGAGTTAATCTTTTGGGGTAGACCGAAGAACCGCGAAAAAGAAGGTTCCCATACAGGTTCGAGTCCTGTCTTGACTACAAAAATATGGAGAGAGTAGCTCAGTTGGTTAGAGCACGTATTCATTCTCTGACAAGGATTCTCTGATTATGGTCAACATAATTAGTAGTGATGTTAAGAGATACTTCGGTCTGTTAAACCCGTGGTCGTAGGTTCGAGTCCTACCTCTCTCCCAAATATTAGATTATTAAAAAAATAAAAATGGAAATAAAATTAGAAAGTACTTACAAAGGAACAAGGATTCTTTTTAAGGACAGCGCTAAAAATAAAAGAAAGTTACTAAATAGCATGATTGATATTTTAGAATCATATGGTTATCAGGAAATAATGATACCTATTATTCAAAAACAAGAAACATTTCAGTCAAAAGTTGGTGATGAAAACAGAAATATGATGTTTAACTTCAAAGACAGAGGTGATAGAGATTTGTGTTTATCTCCAGAGTACACGGCAATTGTTCAACAATTATCAAGTGATAAAATGAAATATGATAAAGATGTAAAAATGTTTTATATCGGTGAATGTTTCAGAGGAGAAAATACACAATCTGGAAGATGGAGACAATTTACACAATTTGGAGTTGAAGTTATAAATCCAAGTAAAGATTATACTGATGAAATGGTTGAAATTGCCAGTAAACTAATTGAGTTAGTTACAAAAAATTATGAAGTAAATCTGGAAACTACAAGAGGACTTGACTACTACAAAGGTGGAAAAGGATTTGAAATTGCTTGTCCCGAATTAGGATCATCTAAGCAAATTTGTGGAGGTGGTTCATATGATGGTGGTATTGGATTTGCTGTTGGTGTAGATAGATTACTATTATGTAAATAAAAATAAATTGGGGATGTAGCTCAGTGGTAGAGAAAACTATCTCTTTTGAAAATTTACCTCATAAGAGTGTTGATTGAGAGAGTTACTTCGTATATTTTGAAATTATAAGGTCGTGGGTTCGAATCCCACCATCCCCACAAAAAAGATTTGGTAAATCAATAAAAAAGATTTACTTTTGTAAAAACAAAGAAAAGAAAATTAATATATAATAAAGTTATGAAAACAATTATGCTTACATCGAAGTCGTCAAGTAGTCGCTCGTCAAAACCGAGTGAGGTTCGATCGTATTCATAATATTCGTATAAAGATATTTTATGAAACCCTCGAACTTAATGTTTGAGGGTTTTTTTGTTTTATATATGGTTCTATAGTTTAAATGGATAAAACACTCGGCTACGAACCGAGAGACGTGAAGGTTCGAATCCTTCTGGAACTACAAATTGGAGAAGTCAACCGAAATTGGTATCGGCCTAGTCTTGAAAACTAGTCATCGGCGATGAGTTGGTGTGTCGGTTCGAGTCCGACCTTCTCCGCAACCGGAAGGAGTCCGAATGGACGAGGAACTTGTCTTGAAAACAAGCGGCTGTAAAAGGTTTGGGGGTTCGATTCCCTCTTCTTCCGCCAATGGAGAGTAAAGTAGCCAGGGTGCTACCACCGCCTGCTAAGCGAGTGGCCCATTAATTTGGGTGTGATTCGAGTTCACTGCTCTCCGCAAAAGATAACTGGAGAGTTGTCCGAGTGGTTTATGGAGCACGCTTGGAAAGCGTGTGTACTCGAAAGGGTACCGAAGGTTCGAATCCTTCACTCTCCGCAAAAAAATTATATTATGGATACAAGATATTTGACAAGACCAACATCATTTGAAACTACATTAGCTATTCTACAAGAATTGCTAAGTGAAAGATTATCACCGGAATGGAGGAGAATTTGGGTGCAAGGGTCTAATTCTGGTAGAACAAGATTCTGCTTTACTATATTTCCCAATACTGGAACATATACGATGAGATTTCATGATGTTGGTTCGTTTAGACAATTTAGAACCGATGGTGAATTAGAATCTGAATTTGAGCTATTAAATAGATTTATTACTTCTTTATCTGAAGGTGTATTAAAAGACATAATTATCTGAAATTAAGAAAGGCTTTACTAATATATAGATTTATGAAAATTTTATCTATTTTAGTAAAGCCTTTAATTATGTATGTTAATTGGAGAATTAAATCTAGGTTAACTAACCATTGATATCATAAACCAAGATCCTCCTCCATTTTTAAGAATTGTTATTGAACCATAATTACTATTTATGGTTTTTGCACCAGTTGAACCATCAATAGTTTCACCTAAATGTGGAGTTATAGTAATATTATTAGAACTTGCATTACCCGCTTCGTCTTTTATAATAACTATTTTACCATCTGTTAAAGTAGCAACACTTGCTAATGTTATACTAACAGATGTAGCAGTAGTATCTACCGGCCAATACTCTGGTTGAATTGATGGTAGTGCTAGAGGTGTTAATATAAAGCCAGATGGTGCTGAGATTGATGGATTAACAATAGGTCCGCCACTAACACCTGAAACACCTGAAGTACCGGATGAACCAGATGATCCGGAAACACCAGTTGATCCAATTTTACCATCGTAATTCCAACTTATAGTATAAATATCTTCATCTATCAAAGTTACATTTGCTGGAGTAACCGATGATGCTGAACCTGATATTGTAAGATATGAATAACCACCTGATACATTTTTAGCAACACTACCTCCTGTATTTTTGTTAATGGTATAGATACCTATAGGATCATTTGCTCCAAATCTTTTCAATTGAATATAAGCCACTCTTCCTCTAAAAACTTGGTTGTATAAATCATCTAATAAATAATAATAGTCTGTTCCAACATAATCAAGTTGACCTATTGTTATTTGAGTTAATGTTGTTACGTCAGTTGTATCAGTGTGAAAATGGTTAGGGTTATAAAGAGAACTTGAATACTTCCATCTACCTGAAAGTGCAGCACCATCATTACCACTTACTCCTGATGAACCGGATGAACCCGATACACCACTTGTGCCTGAACTACCTGATGTGCCTGAACTACCAGATGAACCTGATGAACCTGATGAGCCAGACTGACCCATAGTTACCCAACTAATTGAATAGTTTTTACCACCTATTGCCATTCCATTTGATGAAACCTTAGTACAGTTAAAATTCCAAGAAGAACCCATATCTAAACCATTATTAACTTGGTAAATAACATAGTTATTAGCAGCATCGATCTGAGTTATCTTCATATATCCTTGATTTGGATAAGAAGTTAAAAAACTTCCTAAAGATGCTAACCAACTTGTGGCATCACCGCTTTCACTATAATAGTTTATATTAACATTATTACTTACTTGAGAAAAATCTGTATTACCTAAATTATATTGACCATTAATAGAATTGCTACCATAAACCCATCTTAGTGTATTAGAGCCATCAGCGCCACTTAAACCCGAAGTTCCTGATGAACCATTAGGACCAGTAGCACCAACATGACCTGAGGTACCTGATGAACCTGATGAGCCAGATGACCCACTTCCACCACCACCTGAACCTATTACGGTAACATTACCTGATGTATCTTTTTGTTTAAGTACTCCGTCTAGATCTAGACCCATTAAAATACCTGATGACGGAGTTGCTGCTCCGGACATATCAATATAAGTAGAAAGTGAAATTAAACTCATCTATAATAATTTTTTTTATTACTCTATATATTATTTTGTTAAATGGCTTTTATATTTTATATTTGTGGTATGGGACATTGTATATCAGTATATCTAATGAATAAATCAGAGTTAAGAGACGAAAAGATTAGCTCTATACTAGATAATAAAGAAAAAAGTAAACAAATAAAATGGACTGAGCTACCAAAAGGTATTTTAGCAACTACTTATATTCCTAATGTAAGAGAGTTTGGTAAAGATAAAACAATTGCTAAAATATCAACTGACTACTTTGGTGGTAGTGGTTACCAAGAAGCAAAATTATTTATTAATAATAAAAAAGTCTATAACGAATCGGATGAACAAGTAAATTTTGGTATCCGCCCAATCAATGATGTATTGAAAATGATGGGTATTGTTGCAAATAGTGGCATGGATGAATTTGATACAATCAACCTAAGTAATTACAGAAGTAACGAAGATTTCAAATGAAAATAAAATTAATCCTAGCAATACCAATGCTTCTTTTAGCTACTCTAATATTTAATGAGGTTATCAACAAAGATTATGATATTTGGTATAAAATAATAATTTCAATATTTGGTGCATTTTTTATCTATGAACCAATTAGAATTCTTTTACATAAAACAAAGTAAATTAGTAATATGAAAATAAACGAGCAGTTTTTAGAGAGCTATCTTAATAGCAATTCACCAACCGGATTTGAATACGAGTTAGGTGGTCAAAAAGTTTGGATGGACTACGTTTCCAAATTTGTAAATAAAGTAGAAATTGATAACTACGGCACCGCCTACGGTGTTATGGGTAATATGGACTCTAAGTTCAAAGTAGTTATTGAAGCTCACTCTGATGAAATTAGTTGGTTTGTAAACTATATTGATTCAAAAGGCTACATCAAAGTAATCAAAAACGGTGGTTCTGATGCCCAAATTGCTCCTTCTATGAGAGTTAATCTTTGGGGAAGTAAAGGACCAGTTAGTGGTGTATTTGGACACCCAGCAATTCACATTCATTATCGCAAAGACAAAGTAGATTTAGATTCTATCTTTATTGACGTTGGTGCTTCATCTAAAGAAGAAGTTTTAGAAATGGGTATCAATGTTGGTACCGTTGCTACTTTCCAAGACCAATTCATGAAGTTAGGTACAAGTTATTACACTGGTCGTGCTTTAGACAACCGTATTGGTGGATTTATGATTGCTGAAGTAGCTCGTAGATTAAAAGAAAAAGGTAAAGAATTACCTTACCAATTATATGTTGTTAACTCAGTTCAAGAAGAAATTGGTTTAAGAGGCGCTGAAATGATTGCTAACACAATCAAACCTAATGTGGCTATCGTAACGGATGTTTGTCATGAAACTTCTTCTCCTTGTTATACCGCTTCTAAAGAAGGTGAACACGTTGCTGGTCAAGGTGGTGTTATCACAAGAGCACCGGCTGTTCATAACAAATTAAGACAATTAGTAATTGATACAGCAACTAAGAAAGAAATTCCTTTCCAATTGGCGGCTTCTTCTCGTTCTACTGGAACCGATACAGATGCTTTTGCTTATTCAAATGGTGGAGTTCCTTCAGTTTTAATTTCACTTCCTCTAAAATATATGCACACAACGTGTGAGACCGTCCACAAAGACGATGTTGAAAATGTGATTAAGTTAATCTACAATACTCTCTTAAAGATTGAAGAAAATCACAATTTTAAGTATAATGCTTAAAAAGAAAAACCCACTCAACTGAGTGGGTTTTTTATTAGTATTTAGGTATTTTCATATCTGTTGTAATTTCAATTCTGAAACCAAATCCAGTATCATCATCTGAACTATATTTTACTTCAGAGTCGTAACCTCTATTACCATCAAAAGTCATAGGTTTTGGACCATTCATTCTAGCTTTTTTTCTCATTTCTTCTTCTCTCAACTTGGCTTCTTCTTGAGCAACCATTTCTTCAAATGTTAATCCAGGATTTGAAGGTTGTTGAGGTTCTTCTCTAGTTGAAAATTGTTGAGGTTGATGTCCATATTTACGAAGTAGTTGTTCAGCCTCCCAACTATCAATATTAACTGGTGAAGTTTGTTCTTCTTGACTTTGTATAATTCTTACTTCTGGTCTGTTCATAAAATTAATTTATTTTATCTAAATATATTTCATTTCCATATCTATCTAATTCCCAACCCTCTATTGGGTTGTTTTGTAAATATCGGTAATATATTTTTGTTCTTTGATGTAGTGCATCTTTTTCAGTTCCTTTACCTAAGCCTTTAATAGTTATCATCTGACACCAATCATTCTTACTAATAAAGTCGGGTAGAATACCATCAAAGATAGTTTTTAATAATCTGAATATATTTGTTTGTACTACTTTGAAAGTCCATTCTTCACCTTCTTTAACACGATAAAGTATTTCTGCTTCACCTTCTGGTTTTCTATCTATTTCAACTCTGAATTCATTTTGACCATCTGAGAAAAAATAATAGTAGGTAGCACCTTCGTGACCACCGTATTCAAATGTGTAAAACTCAATAGATTCAAATATAGATTTGATGTATTTCATAGTGTATATATTAAAACTTTTGTTATTATTAAAGTATAAAATAATAAAATATAATTATGGCACATAAAGCACAACAAGATTTTTTTGAAAGCGTCAGAGTTAAATTTCCTGAGTATTTTACCGATGTTAAAGTTTTGGATATTGGTTCTTTAGATATAAATGGTAATACTAGACACTTTTTAAAACAACCTTACTACTACACTGGTTTGGATTTAGATAATGGTCCTAATGTTGATGTAGTTTGCCCAGCACATTTATATGATTGTGGATTTCAATTTGATTTAATTATGTCAGGTGAATGCTTTGAACATGATATGTTTTATCCAAAGTCAATAAAAAATCTTGTACGTCTTTTAAGAAGTGGAGGATTATTTGTTTTTACTTGTGCGTCCACAGATAGACCAGAACATGGAACTTTAAGAACATCACCAGAGAATGCTCCATTTTTAGAAAAGTATGGAGAAGAGTGGTGTAGTTATTACAAAAACTTAACAGAGTCTGATATTAGAGAAGTGATTAATATTGAAGAAACTTTTAGTGATTTTTATTTTCAAGAATCATTTTCTGGATACATTGGTAATGACTTATACTTTTGGGGTATAAAAAAATAAAATATTAAATGATATCAGTATTAGTAGTAAACTTAAATAATTTAGAATTTACAAAAAATTGTGTTAATGATTTAATGTTACAAGATTGTGAATTCAATCTAACAATTATTGATCAAAATAGTTCAGAAGAAGGAACTAAAGAATACTTTTCAACACTACCTTCAAATATAGAATTTATACAGAATGGTCAAAACACACATCTAAATCAACTTTGGAATTGGTTTGTAATGAAATCAAATACACCATACATATGTTTATTAAACAATGATGTTAGAATTGCTCCTAATTTTTTATCATCAGCAATTCAAGTATTTGAGAAAGAACCAAATGTTGGTTTTGTTAACCATGTTTCAAATAATAAAGATTATCAAGAATGGTCTAATACGTTAGATTATAAAATAATTGAAACTCCTTATAGACAAGGATGGGATCCAATTTTTAGAAAAGAGTGTTATAATCAAATACCTCAAGAGTTATCTTTCTTTTATGGAGATGACTACATTTATTCTAAATTATATTCATCAGGAATGAAAGGTGCTTATGTGTTAAATTCACCTATGATTCACTTTGAAAGAAGTACAACAGTTGGAAAAGGAGGACAAAGAGATGCTTCACCTGATAATTTATATTTTCATCAATTAGATTTGGATTATAAAAATATGTCTTTTGTGGAAGAATTAAGTAAATGGAAACCTGAATTTTTAACTTTAAAAAGTAAAAACACAAGAACTTATATAACACACGTTACTAGAGATTACTTAGAAGTAGCTCTTAATTTAGCAAAATCAGTTAGATTATTTTCTAACTTACCTTTATTGGTTTATTGTATAAATTTACAAGAAGAAGATAAACAAAGATTTGATGAATATGAAAATGTTCAACTTAGAAATGTTGATTTGGATATTTCTGAACGAACATCTGAAGATTACACATCTGTTGATTCTGGTAACTTTTATATAAATAGATATAGTGCTAGAATTTATAATATTTTATGTGCTAAGACTATTGCTATGGAAATGGCTTTAGAAGAAGGTTGGGATGAGGTTTGTTATTTAGACTCCGATTGTTTAGCAACGCCTTTAGTTGATGAATTATTTGACTGGATGTCTATTATAACTGACTATCCTATAGCTACACAGGGTATTCATGATTATATGATTTGGTTTGAAAATGGTATTGAACTTGGAAATCCTTTTGCTGGTGGATCTTGGCCTAATGTTGATAATAAACTTTGCTTAGAATGGCCTTTGATGAGTTTCTTAGAAGTTGATGAAAATCAAAGAGGTTCTTATAGAACAACCGGTATAATGTTGATGAACCAGGACTGTTTACCTTTTATAAAAACTTGGAGAGAATTTTGTTTTATTTTACCTAAATTAGTTAATATAAGAAAGTATGCTACTTATCACGAAGAAACCATTTATAATGTACTTTCTTGGAAAAAAACAAATCAAGGGTTTCCACTTTGTTATGTTAATATAGGCGAAGGCTTAGAAACTGTAAAACATTTTTATTCTGATGATGCGGTCGAGGGTAAATTAAGATGGGATGATAATGATAATTCAAAAAACTTTTATAAAATTCCAGATAATAAAAGAAACTCTAAAGTTTTACATGGTGAAAAAAGAACATCAGAAGTTGATTTAATTTTAGACTACCTAGTAGAATTAAAAAATAATAAATATTTTAATGATTAGATTCGAGCAACCATCAAATGAAAATCCATTTGGAAAAATCTTAGTAAATATAGATTCAAATTACGATCATTCTTTATTTAAACTACCTTTTACTTTTAAGGTGGTAAATGATATAGATAAACAAGTAAAATGGCAGACTAATGATATGCAAAATGGTTGGTGGGCAACTTATGTAGAGCCTTGTAACTCAGAAGCCTTTTTACTTGACTCAATGGATAATATATTATATAGTTGGAAGTGGGACACAGATAAACATGGTGATAAATCTCATAAATTCTTTTTAGATTGGTGTAAAAAAAATAAAGGGTCTAAAGGTATAGCTATTGGAACACATAATGGTACAACAGGTGAATGGGTAGTTCCTGTTATGGATAATCTAATCGAGGCTTATTTAGTAGAAGCATCAGATAAACAATATAGCGAATTAGTTGAAAATTATAAAAGTAGTTCAAATGCTCATACTATAAAAAGCCTAATAACTTCTGATGGATCGGAAATTGAATTTTTTGAAAGTGAGGATGGATTTACAAATTCAACTTCAAAAGAACATGTTTTAAAATTTCATAATGATGTTAACTCAGTTATTAAAAAATCAATATCATTGAATGATTTAATAATTCAGTGCGGATTACAAAATGATTTAAAATGGTTACATTTAGATGTTGAAGGTATTGATGATGAATTAATACTTAGTCTAGATGATACTAAAGTTAAATTGCCGGAAATAATTATCTACGAAAGTCTTAATCTAAGTGATGAAAGGAAAAAGAATGTCATTGAGTGGTTAGAATCAAAAAATTACCAATGTGAAGAATCTGGATGGAATACAATAGCTATTTTGAATAAATTAGATTTATCCTTATTAGTACATACTTGTGATTCTTATGAACAATTTTGGGGTGGTATGTTTTATACTTTAGATTCATACTGGGATTATAATATTCCTGTTTATTTTGCAAATGAAGAAAAAGAAATGTCTGATATAGTTATTGACTGCAAAGGAACACCATATAAACCAGATACAAGAATAAAGCAAATATTAACTGGTAAAACTGATAAAAATGGATTCTCAACTAGATTTATTGAAGCAGTTAAACAAATACCAACTAAATATGTTCTTTATATACAAGAAGATATGTGGTTAAAAAGAGGAATAGATAATAAAGTATTTTCAGATATAATTTCTTTTATGGATGAAGTAAATGCTGACTCTGTTAAAATTCACGCAAAGTTATTTTATTATGATAATTATCTTTTAGAACCTACTGAACATTTTATTGATAATCAAAGACTTTTAAAATATTTAGATTGTGACGCTTTATTAACACATAATGCTACAATATGGAGAAAAGATTATATTTTAGAACATCAAATACCCGGTGAGGATCCTTGGGTAAATGAAATATCAGGTAGTAGAAGAATGTGCTCGAAAAAACACAATCACTATCACTATAATATACATTGGTATTGTCAACCAGGAACAGTTGATAAAGGTGAACCATCTCAAGAATTTGTTGTCTATGCTCATATAGTTGATGAAATGAAAAGTATGGAATTAAAATTAAATTTGAAAAAATAATGAAACCCAAAGTTAGTGTAATAATACCTTGTTATAATTATGATAAGTATATTGAACAATGTCTTATGTCTGTTGTTTTGCAAAATCGAGATTTTAATATTGAGGTTTTAATAGGTGATGACAATTCAACAGATAAGAGTATTGAAATTATTGAAAGATTTAGTAGGTATTATAGATATGATAATTTAAAATATAAAATATACTCACATGATAAAAATTTAGGTGAAATTAATAATACAAAATTTCTTTTAGATAATTGTGAAGGTGAATATATTGCTTATTTAGATGCTGATGATTACTGGACAGATCCAAATAAATTAAAAAATCAATTAGAGTTTTTAGATAATAATAAAGACTACTCACTTTGTATAACAGGCTATATTCAATTAAAAAATGGTGTTGATTATAACCCAAATGTTAATTTTAAAAGCTGGCTTTGCCCTAAAGATATAAATAATATGAATTCTGATGCTCTGTCTAAAGGTAATATAGTTGGTTCATCATCTTCTAGAGTATTCAGAAATTATAAAGATTTAGTTAAAGATTACTTTTATGATTTTCCTTATTCAGATTGGGTAATGAATTTTGAATTATCTCTAAAAGGTAAAATAGGTTATTTAAATTTTCCAAGTTATGTTTATCGAATGCATGATAATTCTTTATCTACAAAAGATTTACAAGCTGAGAATAAAGAAGAACTATATAATAAAAGAGTTAGTATTTTAAAGTCTGAGCTAAATAAATATCTAAATAATTAAAAATTTTATTGTATATTTGTAAAAAATAAGAAAAGGGACTAAACTTTTTTAATATATACACATACAATAAAAACATTGCGGGGTAGAGAAGAGGCATCTCGCCAGGCTCATAACCTGGAGGTCAGTGGTTCGAATCCACTCCCCGCTACAAATAGAAAGACAGGACAAATATCTGATCAGCCCCAAGAAGGTAGGGTAGAGTACTCTGAACAAGTCTTTCTAAGGAATTAAAAAAATATTAAAAATATTTGGTGAAATAAAAATTTCACCGTATATTTGTAAAACAATTAAGAAATTATAAAAACTAAAACAATGACAACTATTACTAACATAGCGTATTATTATGAGGGAGAGCGTAGCTCAAACGTCAGACTAATGTCTATGTCGTAATGGTTTCATTATGATATTTTCTAACCCAGTCTGACTTTCAGACTGGGTTTTTTGTTTTAAAATAAATTGGGAGTATAACGTCAGCGGTGTGTAAGCCGCCCCTAATCAAAGAGACGTATAGAGGTAACTTGTGTGCAAATCCAGGTACTCCCACAAAATGGTCCTGTCGACTAATGGTCAGGTTACAAGACTTTCAATCTTGAGATGCGGGTTCGATTCCCGTCAGGACTACAAATATGCTACGGTATGCAAACCGGAATAAGCGACCAGACTTTCAATCTGGACATCGAAAGATGTGTGCGGGTTCGAGCCCCGTCCGTAGTACAAATAAGGGAGAGCGCCAACGTTGGAGAGTTGGGCTTGTCTGTAAAACAAGTGGCTTACGCCTGAGTGGGTTCGATTCCCACCTCTCCCACAAAAAATTAAACAAAAAAAATGAAAAGTTGAAAGTGAAAGATGATAATTATGTTGGTAGTTATCTTTTTATCAAAACCAGTAATGTCACAGAACATTATTAAATACCAACAAAAAACAAAAATTGATTTGAGATTAAATAAGTCAATTGAAAACCAAAAGGTTCTTTTTAAGAAAACTAAATTAGAATCTGATAACTTTGAAATTAAAATTAGTCACGATTAGCTGATTAATAAAAAGTTTAGAATCAGGTTTACTTTATGTTTAGACATGAAAGAATTTTTTACCAAAGAGTAAAAAATGATGCTATCGACTAATGGTTTAGGTCGCCATCCTCTCAAGGTGGAAATACGGGTTCGAATCCCGTTAGCATTACAAAAAATTAAACAAATGTTTGGATATTAAAAAAGTATCCTTATCTTTGTAAAAGAATAAAAAATGGTCCCGTCGTCTAATGGTTAGGACAATGCCCTTTCACGGCATAGATTTCGGTTCAAATCCGTGCGGGACTACAATAAAAACAGATAACTCCGGTATGGTCTCAATCATTACTTAGAACCGGGCTTTGGAAAGTTACAAGTTGAGATTCTGTTTTTTATATTGGAAGGTGGCCGAGTGGTTAATGGCGCTTGACTGTAAATCAAGTCTCTTGCGAGTACGGGGGTTCGAATCCCTCCCTTCCAACAAAAATAAAAAAAATTAAAAGGGAAGACAAAACTTTTTATATATACATTAATATAATTAAAACGATGAAAAATTTAACTAACATATCAACAGCAATCATAGGAGGCGGCGCGGGAGCGAATGTCACTGGCTGGACTATGTTATAATCTTTCATCAAAAGAATTAAACGTAACCCAGTCAGTGAAAATTGACTGGGTTTTTTTATTTCGGCAGGTACCGATGGTGTCTTATACACACTATAACCGTAGCGGGAAGTTGAAAACGTGGGTTCGAATCCCACCCTGCCGACCAACTGAGAAAACAGTAAATCGTGAGCCAACACTAAAACCATCCCACCAGGATGTAAAACTCGCGGGTATCGTATAGTGGCTATTACTCCTTCCTTCCAAGTAGGAGACGTCGGTTCGATTCCGGCTACCCGCTCAAATTTTGGGGTCACATGTACCAAGGCTAGGCGATGATGCTTTGCAAGCATCGTGTGGTGAGTTCGATTCTCACTGGCTCCACAAAAAATGAATAGTAAAAATGACTATATTCAAATATTTAGTAGATGGAAAACTTTACTTCTTGTACAATGGAGTAAATGGATATATTGCTATACCATTTGAGCATAGTGGAAATACTATATCAAATCCAAATCTTGATGAATTTGTACCAGTGAAAATGGGCAATGGTTCTGATGGATTTGTATAAAATGCGAAAGTCGTATAGTGGCTATTATATCAGCTTGCCAAGCTGAGGACGGCAGTTCGATTCTGCTCTTTCGCTCCAATATGCCGGATGATCCACCGTTGAATCGCGGTGCCGGCTCCAGGGGAATTAGCTCATTTGGCTAGAGCGCTTGTCTGGCAGACAAGAGGTGACGAGTTCAAATCTCGTATTCTCCACTAATAAGCGGGTGTCGTATAGTGGCACGTAGTAGATTATGCCGGTCTTCCAAACCGGAGATGTGAGTTCGATTCTCATCACCCGCTCAAAGATAGTAGTAATGTACGAGTGTTACTTCGTATTTCCAACGACTAGTTCAGGTTCGAATCCTGGGTTCCGCTCAAATGATAATATGCGGGATTAGTGTAACGGTAGCACAGTAAAAACACACTCAGCAAATTTTCTCTATCTTATTAGGGCCAGATGCCAACGGCAGGTCAACTCGCTTGCACCGAGATTGTTTGGGTTCGATTCCCACTGTGTCCACTATATTTATTTTTCATAGCTACCTAAACTTCAATATATTAATTATATATATACCATTAGATTAGATTAAAGAAAGGTTTTTAGACAGTTTAGTATTTTTAGATTAAAGAATGACTTGAAGTTAGACAATTAACTAAAAAATAACTATGCTAAAAAATGAAAAAGATCCTAAAGTTCTTACTAGTGTCATTGACTCTAGTATTTTTTGTGCCTAAACAAGCACAAGCCTCTCATTGCGCTGGAGCTGAATTATTATTCCAATGGCTTCATGACTCAACTTATCAACTTTATTACAAGTTTTACCGTGATTGTGCCGGTATTAATGAGCCAACAAATGTTACAGTTTGTTGTAGTAACAATTGTAATTCAACTACAATCAACGTAATTTTAAACAAAGTTACTACACTTATTCCTCCTGGTGTAAATAATGGAAATGAAGTTGCTAGAGTTTGTCCTGGTATACATACCACTTGTGGTAATCCAGCCGGAACAACACCTGGCTACAGAGAATGGTGGTATGCTAATACTGTAACTCTACCATCAAGATGTAACCACTGGACTTTTTCAGTAAGTCAGTCAGCTAGAAACTCTGGTATTACTAATTTATCTAATCCAGGTTCTCAAAATCTTTATACAGAAGCCACACTTGATAATAGAGATGCTCAAGGTGATACCTCACCTTTCTTTTCTGTTAAGCCGGTCCCGTATATCTGTGCTAATATACCATACACTTATAACAATGGAGCTTATGACTTAAATAACGACTCTATGGTGTTTAAAATTGTTCAACCAAATGGTGGCTCAGGTTGTCCTCCAACCACGTCAGCCATTGCTTTTGCTAATACAACACCAAGTTTAAATCTAACTGATAATCCTTTACAAACAAACAATACTTTTTCTATAAATGCTCAAAATGGATTGATGAGTTTTACTCCAGCTGGAACACAAATTGCAGTTGTAACTATTCAAGTAGATGAATATAGAAATGGTAGAAAAATTGGTTCTGTAATGCGTGATATTCAAATTATTGTTTTGTCTTGTAATGTTCAGCAACCAGAAGTAAATATATCTGCTGCTTCTTTAAATAATGCAACTCTTGATAATAATGGAAACATTACAGCTTGTGCTGGAACACCTTTTAGTTTTTGTTTTGATGCTACAACACCAGATTCAAATGGTATTTTACTCGCATCTGATAACTCAAATATTGTAATGCCTAATTCAGTAGTATCATATACTAATCAAACTACAGATACGGTTACTGGTTGTTTTTCTTGGTGGCCTTCTGTGTATGATACAGGTTATAAAATTTTTACAATAACTATAATGGATTCATCTTGTCGTCCTCCTGGCTTAATGTTTTCACAAACATTTACCTTACCAATTTATGTTTGGCCTGCGACTAATATTCTAAGTGATACCACAATCTGTAGAGGTGGTGCTGCAAATTTACTTGCTGTTGGTGGTGGAAATTTTATTTGGTCGGTTTTACCAGGAGGTTCTGCTTTATCAACTTTAAACTGCACAAACTGCTCAAATCCAGTTGCTACTCCAATAATCACAACTCAGTATGTAGCTACATCTCAAATAACAAATGCTATTTGTAAAAATAAAGATACGGTAACAGTAGCGGTTATTCAACCATTTCAGATTATACTACCTGATACAACAACATGTGTTAATAATTCTTTACAATTAAATGCAGTAGTTAATACAACAAATAATTATACTATATCCTGGACACCAAATACTTATTTAAGTAATGCTGGTATTAATAATCCAATTGTAACACCACCATCTGGTCAATCATTGATAACTTACTATGTTAAAGTTTCTTCAATTGGTTCATCAGCTTGTTCAGTTACAGATACATTCAAATTAAAAGTTTTACAAGGATTTACTATCTATAATCATGATACAACAATTTGTCTTGGTAAATCAGTAAATATAGCCGGCTCTGGTGATGCTTTATATAATTATACTTGGACACCAACCAGTGGTATAAGTACAATACTTACACCATCAATAACACCAAATGTAGTTACAACAACAACGTATATTTTAACAGGTAAATATCCTGGTTGTAAAGATTCTACTAATAAAATTAAAATCACAACAGAACCTGTACCAACTGTAGTAGCTGGTGCTGATAGACAAATATGTAGTGGTGATACTATTCATCTTACACCTTTAGTTACTCCAAGTTATCCATATGTTTACACTTGGACACCAGGATCTTCATTAGATAATCCAAATTCTGAATTTGCTATCTTTTCAGGATTAATCACAACTCATTTATCACTAACTGTTAAATCACCAGTTGCTAATTGTTCATCAGCTGATAGTTTAATTATTAATGTAGTTAAACAATCTTTCTTAAAGGTTTCACCACAAGACACTTCAATTTGTCCATCTGATACAGTTATGATTAAATTAACCACACCTAATGATAAGTTAGTTATTTTTAATTGGAGCCCTCATAATTTTATCAGTGATTATAATTCAGTTAATCCTTATTTATACCCACCAACATCAATGGTTTATACTGCTTGGGCTACTGATACAGCTGGTTGTAATGATACTATATCAGCTTATATTGAAATTAGACCAGGTGCTGTAATTGACATGCCTACATCAATTGGTTTATATCCTGGTGATTCTTATCAAATAACACCTCAAACTAACTGTACTAAATTTATTTGGTTTCCATCAAGTGGTTTAAATTATGACTCATTATCAAATCCAACAGTGACCAACTTAGGAGTTAATACTAAGTATATAGTTATTGGTCAAACAGAATGGGGATGTAAAGTATCTGATTCAATAAATGTAATGGTTATTAATGATTCTTATATTGATATACCTAATGCTTTTTCACCTACAGGTGATCACAATAAAACACTAAAAGTAATTCATTTAGGTTCTGCTACTCTTGAATATTTTAGAATATACAATAGATGGGGTAATAAAGTTTTTGAAACAAATGATATTAATGTTGGATGGGATGGTACTTATAATGGTCAAGCTCAATCACAAGGTGTTTATGTTTATGAAGTAAAAGCAATAACATATAAAGGTAGGGTCTTTATTAAACAAGGCAATATAACTTTGATGAAATAAAAATAAAACCCATCTTAAAAAGATGGGTTTTTTATTTTAAAACTTTTCCAGTAATAATAATTGTCTATTTGTTTAAAACATAATTTTGGTACATTGATTCGATGTCAATATCTTCTGTACCTCCAACACTAGTAACATCAAAAAAATCAAGTTCATATTTCTCTCTTTCAGCAGTAGTTAATCCATTCCACCATTTTAGTGCCTTATCTCTAATTTTTTCAGAGTTATCACTTTTTGAAAAAAATTCAAACAATTTAATATATTTCATAAGATAGATTTTATTTTATTTATATATAAAATTTGTAGAATTAGAATCTTTATCGTATATTTGTAATATAATATCAACTATCATTTTTCTTTGTCAAAAGGTGGTGAAAAAATTTCAAAGAAATTTGAATTAAAAAGAAAAATGTAGTATGAAAAACAAAGACTTCGGTGATCGTATGAAAATGTACGAAAACCAAACCTGCGGAATCAGATTGATTCCCAGAATTCCGGTAATTGCTCGCCTTGATGGAAAAGGCTTTTCCAAATTCACTAAAGGTCTTAAAAGACCGTATGATGAAAGATTATCACGTTTGATGGCTGAAACAACTAAGTATTTAGTTAAAGAAACTAATGCTAATTGTGGATATACTCAATCAGATGAAATTACTTTAATGTGGTACACTGATAAGATTGATGCTTCAATTTACTTTGATGGTCGTCTTTTCAAAATGTTATCTGATCTTTCAGCAATGGCTTCTGTATTTTTTAACAGAAAACTTAGTGAATATCTTCCAGAAAAGTCTGACAAGATGCCAAGGTTTGACTGTAGAGTTTACAATGTACCTACTTTAGATGAGGCTATGAATTCATTCCTTTGGAGAGAACAAGATGCTACTAAGAACTCAATTACTATGGCGGCTTCTGCTTATTACTCTCACAAAGAGTTAATGAATAAGAATGGATCTGAAAAACAAGAAATGCTTTTTCAAAAAGGTGTTAATTGGAATGATTATCCAACTTTTTTCAAAAGAGGTTCTTATGTACAAAGAAAAAGAGTTTTAACTCCTTTCACTGCTGAAGAAATTGAAAGATTACCAGCTAAACACAATGCTAGAAAAGACCCTAGTATGTTAATTGAAAGATGGGTTATTGATGTAGTTGAACTACCTAAATTATCAAGTATTGAAAACTCAGTTGAAGTTATTGTATTTGGTGAAGAACCTAAACTAAAAAGTCCAGTTATTTAACTGGACTTTATTTTAAATCAAAGACTATAATTTCCGACTCTTCTTTTGGTGAAATATCTATTAAATTCTCTTCTATGTAACTTAAACCATCACCTTCGATTAGTTCTAATCCATTTATAGTAACTGAACCAGTTACAATGTATAAATAGTATTTTCTATTATTATTAATTTCAAAAGTAAAATCTTCAGTAAAAATACCTGCTAATAGTTTAGCATCTTGTTTAATTGGTAACTTTTCTGTTATATCACAGAATTTATTTAATTTATCTTCTCTTGTGAATTGATACCAATCGTGATAAGAATCTGTATTAAATTCATTTGGTCTAATCCATAGTTGTAAATAACGATTTGGTTTATCAGAAGCATTACCTTCAGTGTGCCAGATACTTTTACCAGCGCTCATTCTTTGTACAGCACCTGCCGGTATATCTAAAACTTTACCATGACTATCTGTGTGACGACAAGTTCCTTCCACAACATATCCAAATATTTCCATATTTTGGTGTTCGTGCCAAGGAACGTGTCCATTAGGTTGAACTCTATCATCGTTGATAGTTTGAAGGTCACTAAAGTTCATATAACGAGCATCATAATAAGCTGGAAAACTAAAAGTTCTATATGAATTAATCCAACTAGCTCTAGGGTTACCTCTTGTATTATATGGTCTATGTACTATCATAAATTATATATTAACACCAGTTATTACCCTCTGATGATACTAAAGGTGTGTAAATTGTAAATGTAGCAGGGAAGTAAAATGTTCCGGCTAAACTAGGGTTTACCGGATAACCTGGTCCACTATTTAAGTACCAATCATTATAAGCGGTATCAACCGCGCTAATAAGAAATTGATTATAACTAGAATTTACTCCAATTCTAACAAGTCCAGTACTTATAGAACTACCAGCACCCCAAGTTACGTTAAATATATAACCATCAGCATTTGTTCCTAAACTATTAGTGTTAAATATATTTGTAATTTCTGATAATTTTTGAGATGTTAATGCGTAATTAACAATTTGAAATATTATATTATCATTACCAGCTGAAATATATCCTAATAATCCATTAGTAGTAATTCCGCTACCAGTACCCAAAAGATTTGCGATGTCTGCTGTAGCTATTGTAAATGTAACTAAACCCCAAGAAGTCCAGTAACCATTATTATTTAACCAAGTTTTAGCATCATCACCAGTTGTGAAATTTTGACCAGTAAGGTTATTTGCTTCTTCAAGAAAAGAAGCTTCTGTTAAAGTTGCTGATCTGCGAAAAGCAACATAAGCAAAAACACCATAAACCGGTGTGTGTTGGTCACCATTTAAATTAGGCTTAGCGATTACATATCCTATTGATTCATCTGGTCCATTCCACCATTGTAATCCGGTTGAATCAAATCCAGCAATTGGTGTTCCAATTGCTAAACTTCCAACTTGGTCAGTTCCGGATATTGGCGCACCGGTGTTATATGCGAAGGGTCTACTTACTTGAGGTCTTGACATCTTTATTAAATATTTTTTCTAAATACAAGTAAATGTATTTTTTGTATCTATTAATTGTTTTTTCATCACAGAAACGTTTAATATCAGCCCAAAGGTGACCAGCTTGTCCACCAACACCTCTTTGTAATTTCTCCATACCTTTTTCCACACTTTTTGTAACTTTAGCAAGTTCATTAGCAATTGTAAAAGAGAAAGCCATAACTTCTTCTTTATTAGAAAAATAAGATTTTCTATCAAGAGGGCTTGGTAGATTATAATCTATTTTACCTTTTCTTAAACTTTGTTCAGCGTGAACTCTTTCGTGACTAATGATATCTAACATAATTTCCTTGAAGTTAGGAATAAATCTAGCAGCATTTACATCTACTAAAACAAACATAGGTTTTTTTCTAACTGGATTGAAAAGAGCAAAGAAAGGAACACCCATTCTTGGCGGTGCTGATTTTTTATTTTCTTCACTTAATGAATTAAAGAACTCATCATAACCAACAACATCAAAGCCATTTCTTTCACCGAATTCTTTAGCTGATTCAAAAGAATTAACAGGTGCTTTATCCTCAATTGGTGTTGGCATAATAACTGCTTCAAATATGTTAAAAGGTTTTAGATGTTTCATAAAAGTATATATTAAAATAAACAAGTTGATAATTTTAAATTATAAGATTTATGGAATTATTTCACTTTGATATTGAAACTGCGGGAAATTATAAAGATTATGATTCCTTCTTAGATAATGATGAAAGAGGAGCTAAACTCTTTGCTGGTAAGTATGAAAAAATGAACTGGTCAGAAAAATACACTGATATCAATGAGGCTTATCTCGAAAATGCTGGTATCATTTCTACTTATGGTAGAATCGTTTGTATTTCTTTTGGGTATATTGATAATGAAGGTAATAATAAAATATCATCTTTTTATGGAGATGATGAAGAGGATATTGTTAATTCATTTAACAACTTGTTGAAGAAGATTGAAACTAAGAGTTTTAATCTTAGTGGGTTCAGAATCAATTATTTCGACCTGCCTTGGTTGCTCCACAAACTACATAAATACGGCATTGAACCAGCAAATATGATTTACTTATATGATAAAAAGCCTTGGGACTTGCGTGTTGTTGATATGTCGGATGATTGGAAAGGTAAGTTTGCTTGGGCATTCTCGTTTGACGAAATGTGTTATGAATTAGGCGTGGTATCACCAAAAGATATTATCAATGGTTCTGATGTTCATAAGTATTACTGGTCTGGTAAGATTGAACAAATTAAGACTTACTGTGAGAAAGACGTTCATTCATCAATTGAAGTTTCTAAAAAATTGTATAAGTAGTGAATAGAATAATACTATACATTGACCGTGATTGGAATTATATAGATTTAATAATATCAGATAGAGACTTTGAGACTCTTAAAGAATTACATACGATTAATTTTGATGTAGAGTTTGATATTTCATTTGATAATAAAACTCTTGATGAATCGTTAAATCATGAAAATCTTAAATATAGAAGAGATTATTTATTTGATAGTCTTTTACAAAATGGAGTTGATAAAATATTTATTGAAAAATCACTTAGTTTAGGTTTGCCAATACCTGGTCATCTTTATAGAAACAATCATCCATTTGATATTGATAAAGCTTGGAGAGTTTCTTATAATAGAGACCAAAAAATAAATAAAATATTAAAAAATTAATTTTTTTCAGATATTTATGATTTTGAACATTGTTAAGTCAATTAACTTCCTTATCTTTGTAAAAATAAACACCAAATGAAGGAAATCATATACGTCTATACAACAGATACTTACAAAAGTAAAAATTGGTTTAAAATTGGAATGACTAATCAAGAGTCAGGCTCAGTTCGTATTTCTCAACAGGATGGAACATCAAATCCAGAGAGATTAGAAAAAAAATATGAAATGGACATTTCGGGAGAAACCGAATTATCTGCTTATGAGGTTGAACAAAAAATTCACAGGTATTATGATAGACTTGGTAAAAGAGTTCGTGATAATCGTGAATGGTTTGAGGTTGAAGGTGGTGTTGATGAAATTAAAAAAGTTATTGAATCTATTTTAGATAATTCGGACTTACATAAATCTCAAATTAAATTAAAGCCACATCAAATTGAAGCAAACATTAAAATTAATGAATGTTTTAATTCTGATGATAAAAAATGTCTCTTGGCGCACAAACCAAGATCTGGTAAAACATTTACAACAATCTTTAATATTAAAGAAAATAACTACAAAAATGTTGTTATTTTAACTTCATATCCTATCTTAAATTATCAATGGGAGGAAGTTATAACTAGTTTTAAAGGATTTTCTAATACTGAAATTATTATTGGATCTGGCTTATCTAAAATTGAATTAAATTCAGAAAAAAATTCTATTGTTCTTCTTTCATTACAAGATGTTAAAGGTGGTGAAGAAGTTTTTGAAAAAGAAAAGTTTGACCTAATTAAGGATATTGAGTTTGATTTACTCGTTATTGATGAGGTTCACTATGGAGTTGAGACGGAGAAAACACAAAATTTCCTTAACAAGATTAAATTTACAAGAATGTTGGGTTTATCAGCAACACCAACAAGAAATCTATTATGTGGTAGATTCTCTAAAGATCAAATTCACAATTATACATTAGTTGAAGAGGTTCAATTAAAGAAACAATATCCAGATTTATATCCTTATGCTGATATTAATTTTCTTATTTGGAATTTATCTAATAATGAAAAGTCCGAGTTGAAATATTTTTCAGATGAAGAGCAATTCAAGTTTGATAAGTTTTTCAGAATTGAAGGTGGTGAATTCTATTACAAATCAGATATTATATTTCTATTTAAGAAATTAATTGGTGATAAGGATATTTGTCGTAGAGATAAGCTAGGAACATCATATCCATTTAAAAATAATGGCGAGTTTTCTGTTATAAAGTCAATTTTATTATTTGTTCCGGGTATAGATGTTCAATATAAATTGAAATCACTTCTGGAAGAATTAGAATCATATGATGATTTTAATATTCATATTACAAATAGTAATGAGTATTCCTCCAAGAAATTAATAAGTAAGATTAAGAGAGACTTCAAGTCCGGTGATAAAAGAAGTCTAATTTTAGCAGTAGACCAATTAACAACAGGCATCACTTTGGATGATTGTGATATGTCAGCTTTAATGAATGATTGGAGATCAGTTGATAAATATGTTCAATCATCATTTAGGTGCCAATCACCAAGAGAAGGTAAGAATAATTGTTTTGTATTGGACTTCAATGCTGCTAGAAGTTTTGAATTGATGTGGGAATATCAAAATATCATTTCAAAAAATAATGGTAAACAATTGACTGAAAATATTTTGGACTGGGTGGAATGTGTCAATATTTTCAATAGAGTTGACGGTGAACTTAAAAGAGTTGATTTTGATGGTTTTAATAGTGAGTACAACAAGGCTGTTTTAGAGAGACCAAGGTTTAATTATCAATCTGTTATTTTATCTGAGAAATTATCAGATGTTGAAGTTGGAAAGGCTTTACAAGCAATTGGTGTAAAAGGTGGTTCATCTTCTTCTGATGAATATTTAAATGATGATGGTATTGAACGTGGTAAGAGTAAGGAAGGTGTCAAAGGTGGTAGTAAAAAGACTGATAAGAAAGACGAAATAAGTCAAGTTAAATTAATGGAGATTGCTAAAGCATTAGTTGATAAAACTATGTTGTTAAGTATATTTACTTACTTTAAACATGATAATGTTGATGATTGCTTTAAGGCATTGTTGGAAGATAATACGATAGTTGAAGGAATTGGAGAATTGGGAAGAAAGATGTATTTAGAGACATTATTACTAGGAATGAATGATGTTGACAATATTAATTTAGGTGTTATTAAGTTCATTTATGATAATATTTTTGACAAGGATGTAATCAATAAAAAGTTATATCTATTCAACCAAAACGTAAATTTAATATATAATAGTATCGGGGAAAATCCTGGTGATATTAGTACTATGTTAGTAAATTTAATGGAATTGGTGGATAGTTATTTGAAGCCCTCAAATACAGAGAAGAAAATGCTTGGTGAAGTTTTCACCAGTTTAGAATTAGTTGAAGAAATGTTGAATAAACTTCCAGTTGAAGTTTGGTCTAATCCTGATTTAAAATTTTTGGATCCATCAAATGGAATTGGAAATTTTCCAGTTATTCTTGTTAAGAAGTTAATGGTTGGATTGAAAGAATGGCAACCTGACTCAGAATTGAGATTAAAACATATCTTAGAAAATCAAATTTATGTTTGTGAATTACAATCTAAGAATATGTTTATTTACTTACAATTATTTGATTCAGAAAATCAATATAAGCTAAATTTTCATAGAGGATCTTTCCTAGATGAAAATTTTACAGAAGTTATGAAGAAATGGGGAGTTGATAAATTTGATGTTGTTGTCGGTAATCCTCCTTATAACAATGACCAAAAAGCGGAAGGTAAAAGAGGCGGTGGTGATACTTTGTGGGATAAATTTGTTATAAAAATCATTAATTCATTTTTAAAGGAAAATGGATATTTGGTTTTTGTTCACCCTACTCTTTGGAGAAAACCTCAATCTGATAGAAGTACATCAAAAGATGTAAGTGAATTAATGATGAAAAAACAAATTCATTATTTAGAGTGCCATGACTCAAATGATGGAATGAAAGTTTTCAATGCTGGAACAAGATATGATTTTTACGTTTTGGAAAATTGTTCTATATATAAAGAAACATTAATAAATGGTGAGGATAGAAAAGATGTTTTAGTTAATCTTAAAAATTATGATTTTATTCCAAATTATAATCTTCAACTATTTGATAAAATAATAGCCAAAGATGGTGATGAAAAATGTCCTATACTTTTCAATGTTTCAAATTATGAGACTCGTAAATCATGGGTATCTGATGAAAAAAATGAAGAGTATAAATATACACTGATACACTCTACTCCAAAAGGAGGAACAAGGTATAAATATTCATCAAAAAATGATAATGGTCATTTTGGTATATCAAAGGTTATATTTGGTGAGAGTGGAATAGGAGATGTTATAATTGATATGAATGGTGATTATGGTATGACGCAAGGTGCTATGTCAATAATAATATCTTCATTAGAAGAGGCCAACAATATTAAAAAAGCATTGATGAGTGGTAAATTTAATGAATTTTTAAAGACAGTAATGTGGTCAAACTTTCGTATAGACTGGAGATTATTTAGTTATCTTAAAAAAGACTTTTGGAAGGAATTTATATGATACTAACTAATATTGAGTATAAAATAAGATTAGATGATAATCTAATAGTTATAGATAAATTAGATGGTAATACTTATATAAGTATTTCACTTCCTTTATATTGGACACAACATGTTGATGATTGTGATGATTGTAAATCATTTTATTCTAAATTAAAAAATGAATCAAAGGATGACTGGTTTGTAAATTACAATGATGAATATTATAAATTGGAATTTTTAGACAACCAATATATTGGAAATGGACATAATACTATTATGGATTCTAAAATAGACTTAAAAAAAGTTGACATATCAAATATTAACCATACTGAGTATTATAAAATACAAAATATTAAATTAATAAGTGTTAATAAATATGAAAGTATTGAAATTAATAGAAATGATAAGTTGGATCACTTAATTCCATCAGAATATAATGATACAGATAAAGTTATTTATAAAAATATGTTCTTCACTCCTATATCAAAAGAATTTTCAGAAGATATTACAAATAATGAACAAACTATTAAAATAGAATTAGATAAATTAGAATCATTTGATTTTAAAATCCTAATTTCTAAAAAATAACCCTATGAAATGGATATCCAACAATATTACCTAATAATTAAACAAAAGCTAGAATCGGGCGACTACACAACAACCAATCAAAGAGAAATAAATACTCATTTAGAAGCGATAAACTATCTACAATGGGAATTTATGTCTGATAGAAAAGATCCAAGAATAAATAGAGTTTTCTCAGATATTTGTATTCCAAATAATATCAATCAGGGAGAACTTGATGTTGATTTTTCTAAATATTCTGTTGAGGAATTTCTAAGAGATATCATGACCTTGAAAGATTAATTTCTAATTCAAATTATTTTCCTTATCTTTGTATTCTAAACAAAATCACTATGGGAAGAGTAAAAGAAATCTATATGGAAATCCAAGAAAAACTTGGAGAAGACGTTGAAGTAACTGAAGAAGTATTTACTCAACATCTAATTGAAAAAGGAATTTACAAAGAAGACAATTCCGACGAAGAAGAATAAATTTGTTAGACATAAAATAAAGAAACCCATCTAATTTTTTAGATGGGTTTTTTTATATATAGTATAATGAAATATTTAAAAACATATAAAATATTTGAGGCTAAGTTAAAAACTATTCAGTATAAAGATATGACTGACTGGGGAAGTACTGAACCACAAAAGGTTAATAAGCAAATAGAACCTGAATATTTTAATTTAGTATTTGCTGATTTTATTGATGATGGCGCTGAAGTTGAATCTAATACAACCGAAGACCATATAGAAGATTATTGGGAAATAATTATTAAAGAGCCAGTATTAAGAGGTTCAAGAGCAGTATCAAGAGATTCAATAGATATTGATAATCATATTAAAACTATTGAAAAGTTAAATGAGTTATACTTAGATATTAAATCTTGTATAAATAAAATAAAGGATGAATACCCTAATATCAATGTAGAATTTTCTATTGAAGAATTTGGAGAGAATAATGCTTGGGAAAATAAAATTGAAAGAAATATACACTTAATATTTAATTACAAACAATGAGATATTTAAAAACATATAAAATATTTGAATCTTCAGATGATATACAATCTGAGATTATAGATATATTTCAACCGCTTATAGATATAAGTAATGTGAAGATGAGACATCATCCGAGCTTACCAGAACTTGGTAATAAGAAAACTTTAGAAATATCTATTAACTTCGACCGTTTAGCTGAACCTACTTCAATAAAAAGTGAGTATGATGTAGATTACAGACCGGTTAAAGATGGTAATTCTATAGCTACTGAGTTAGCAGATGCCATTGATAGATGTGTTAATATTTTAGGAATAGAATTAAAAAGAGCCGAAGTTGGTTGGATAAATGCTGGCGAATGGTCTCAATGTGCTAATAACGGATCACTAGGTAAGATATTTACATCTGATGGTGTAGTTGGACCTTTAGATAAATTAACTAAAGGCGAATATTCTACTGATTTATTACCGGAGTTTATTGTTCAGAAAGGTGATAGAATAAGAAATATTAAATTAACATTTAGATACTAATGAGACACTTAGAAACATATAAAATATTTGAATCACTAGTTGATAAAAAGATACAACTACTAAAGGACCTTGCTATTGAATTACAAGATGCTGGTCTTCAAGTAGAAGTGATTAATGGTTCTCATTCTCATTTACTTAGAGACCCAAGGGTTTCTATTCACACCGGTTCAAGATATACTAATGATTATAAGAAGTTTATAGTTATGAAAGTAACTGACGATGATAATAAGTTTAATGCTGATTTATATTTTACTGATACTATACAAGATTTTATAGAAACATTGAAGTCATATGGTATGAATCCAAGAGGAATGTCTGGTGGTAATCATTTTACCGTATTCAAATTTGATAAACATGGTAGTATGACCAACTCACCAATTGTTAGAGAGTCAAAGATATTTGAGGCTAAGAAGTCTTTAGTAGATGATTATCTTTCTAAGATAGACGCAACTCGTCAAGATGTGATTGATGTCTTTCAAGGTATTATAGACTTAGGTTTTAATCCAAAGTTTAAGTTATCTTACATAGATAAGAATGGTAGAGCAAAAGAAGAGAAAACAAGTGGTCAAGAAACGCCATTATTGACTATTAAGTTTGAATCATCTCGTGAAAAGTATATTGGTGGCTCTGTTAGATTTGATAACTTAGATTACTTAGAAAATCTTTATCATAGTTTAGCTATGTTTATGTCAATGTATAAAGACAAGTGTAATATTGAATATGATTTAGATAATATGATTGAATTAAAATTAAGATTACAATTTGATACTGAGTATGATGAGAATAAATTATCTATAAGTAGAGATGATGTTTATGATGCTTTAGAATCGGCTCTTCAAATTATACCACAAGATTATTCAAATAGTCTAAGATCAGATTATCGTACAATTAGTTTAGATATAGAACCAACTGATGATGTGACTGAAGAATTAGCTAAAGAATTAGAAAGTTCTAAGGATAAGAAAGAGGTTGATAATTCTACTGAGGTTAATAAGATAGCTAAAGATGTTGTTAATGAAGTGGCAAAGATAATGTCAGTTAATCTTAAAAAAGATATTAAATATGAATCCAAATATCGTGCCAAATCAGGTCTTTATTGTGGTGAGCAACTACTTTGTAATGTATCTATAGATGAAAGTGATGATTCTAAGAAATATTCATATCATGTTAAAAGAGGATTTTTAAGAACTGATAAATGTTATATTAAGATAGCCCCTATAAGAATAGAAATTCAATTAGCATAATGAAACATATAAAGACATATAAACTATTTGAAAGTATTGATACTGATAAAATTTATAATAACATAGATACTTCTGATAATGATGTTTATTATCAAATACCATTCCAATGGTTTTATGACGGTAAAGAATTTGGTGATGACTTTAAGTTATTTCTTGGTGAAAGATTTATTTATGATTACATAAAAGATGAAGAAATAACAAAAGAATTAGAATCTGATTTAAGTAATGTTGATTTAAGTAAAGGGTGGGAATCTGATACATTTCATTCTGGTGATAATAAAGATAACATACACACTAAAAGGATTGCTAAATTAGTTCAGTCATTACAAAATAATGAGCCACTAAGACCTATATCTTTTTGGGTATCAGAAAATAGTTATATGCATGATTGTTATAATTTCATAGAAGATGGAAATCATAGGTTAAGAGCTTTACAGTATTTAGGTTATGATTATTTCCCAGCTTATGTTTATGGTTCTCATGAGAAGTTTATTTTAGAAGAATTAAAAAAATTAAATAGTTAATATATACTATAATGAAACATCTAAAGACATACAAGATATTTGAAAATATTGATACGATAATAAATGATCTTAAAGATATCTTATTAGAGTTACAAGATAAGAACTTTAACATACGAATTGCGAGTATTGAACATCATGCTGGTGAAAATGCCTTAGATATAACTATATCTAAAGATGGTGGTAATTTTGATTTCTGGACAGAAAGTAATATAGGTGAACTCACACCTTTCAATTTTATTGAGGTTAAAGAGGATCTAATAAGATTATTAGAATATGCTAATAGTGAAGGATGGTATGACTTTAACTTTGAAATTATTACACCATCAAACACATTAAATGGTAGTAAAAAATTTAATGATGGTACATACCAAGCTTCGGTGGAAGTTAAAGGTGATGAGATTGTAACTAATTACAGTTGGAATCAAGGTGAACCAATTAAAGATGATGAAAAGATCCTTTGTGTTTATATTGGATTGTTGAAATAATATATACTCTAATGAAACATCTAAAATCATATAAAGTATTTGAGTCAACTGAGACAGAGCAAGACTTAAAAGATATCCTACTTGAGCTACAAGATGAAGGATATAAAGTTATACATAATGATGATGTTATGTTAGGGGTTACTGGTGAACCAGGAAATATTAAAGCTATCTGGGTAAGAGATGTTAATAATCCAAGTTATAGTGAAGGTAAAGATTGGGAAGAGTTAAGAGATTACGCTTTAAGAATTAAAGATTACTTAGGTGATAAGTATTTGAGCTTTGCTTGGAGACCTATTCTTTTAGGAAGTCAAGGTAAAGAAAATCCTTATCATACTGTTAAGTTAAATGAAGATACCCAAATAGATGAAAAAATATACTCATTCGTAATAAAATACAAAGAATAAAAAAGCCCTCTTAATGAGGGCTTTCTTTTTATCTTAATAAAGTGATATTACCTTTCTTATAGAATCTCTTACCTTTATATGAATAAGCTTCTGCTTCATAAACATAAACACCAATCGGACAAGGCTCACCTTTAAATCTACCATCCCAGCCTTCATCTATATTCTTTGTTTCAAATACCATCTGACCCCATCTATTGAATATTCTAAAATGATCCAATGTAGCAATACCATGATGTTGTACTTTAATTATATCATTAGGTGAAGAACCCGGTGAAAAAGCATTAGCCACATCAATATAAGAATCATCTTCTACAATCACAACAACTGTATCAGTTACTTCACAACCATATTCTGTTTTAGCATTGACAGTATAAATAATACTAGATTGTACTGAAGTAATAGGTGATGATATACAAGGATTACTTAAACCATTAAGCGGAAACCAATTAAAGTATAAACAATTACCACCTGGTGTAAATTGATATGATTCACCTGGATATAATCTAATCGTATCTGGTAGATTAATACTTGCTAAGTTTTTAATCTCTACATTTACAAGAGTAGAATCTATACAACCTGTTACTTCTTGTGCCACGACTAAATAAGTAAAATTACCTGGAGGCCATACTGTTGGCTCTTGAGCCGTATCACTACTAATATATAAATTAGGGTACCAATGAATCCAAGTTAAAGGAGCGGCAAAAGTACTTAATAACTTAGTAGAATCTCCAGGACACAATGGTTTTATTCCTAAAGGTTGGAAAAAATTACTTGCAATTACCGTATAAGTCGCATCATCACTTCCATTACATCCGATTGGTGTTGTTACCGTTAAGTTAACATTTTGACTCAATACACTATTAAAGATTGGATTCGCTATTGATGGGTTATTAAACGCACCTGAAGGTGTCCAAGTGTAAGTGTAAAAAGGATATGTTCCTGGTGTTATTATTGGATCACATTGAATTGTATCACCATTACATATTGTTCTGTCCGCCCCAATAAACACAGTTGGATTTGGTTGAACATCAATATAGATTGTCTTAATTGAATCTTTACATCCTGTCTTGGTTGCTTTGATTGTATATAACCTTGAGGTGTCAGGTGTAATCGTTGGTGACATTATGTTTGGATTACTCACAAATAAATTAGGTGTCCATTTATAAGTATAACGATTATCACCAGTTACATTTATGTTAACCGTATTACCCTTACAAATCGCAGTATCTTTATTGTTTAGTTTGAACCCTTGTAATACTTTTATTTTCAATGTATCATAACGAGCACATTGATTTAATCCATTTGGAGTTATCTTAACAATATAAGTCGTATCTTTTGTAGGAGTACAAATTGGATTATTAATAGTATCCTTATTCAAAAAAGTTGAAGGAAACCATTTAACACTAAAAATTGTGTTAGCACTTGGAATTAAATTAGTATTCAATAATAACGAGTTATTGATACAAGTTACAGTATCTGGTCCCAAATTGAATATCGGTATTGGTGATACTGTTACGGTAGTCGTATCTTTGTATTTATCACAAACACCCATCAAATTACTTGTAACCACATATTGAGTTGTTACAGTTGGATTAGCAAATGGAGCAGGACAATTAGTACAAGTTAATGAAGTCACAGGCGAACCACCAGGTAAAACTGACCAAGTGAATTGGGTACCACCAGCAACTTGCAACATAGCATAATCACCAATACATATTATTGGATATGTGGTGATATGAGTTTGTTGCCAAATATAAATTGGTACAATAAATGTTTGTGATACAGGAATACCAGGAGGTGTACAAGTAGAATCTTTAATAGTAAATGTTAATATCCTTAAACCTGTATCAATTAATGAAGGAGACCAATTAAAACAAGTTCTAACTGAATCTGTAAATGGATGAGTTGTAGTAAGTGTTGAACCAGGAGTGGTAATGCTATTATTAGATGATACAACTAATATAGCATTTGAATTAGTTGATTTGGCATCAAAACAAAATGATATTGTATGACCACCACATCCTTCTATTCTACCATTGTTCCAAGTACCACCTACAATAGATACTGTATCTAAATTCAAGGTTGGTGGAGGGATGGTACAAGCTTTAACAATAATTTGTATATCTCTCATCACAGAACCTATTAACACACCATTTCTCCATTCTTTTACAAAAACAGTAACAACTGCAACTTGTTGAATGTTAGGTGTAAATGATATCTGTCCTGTTGTTGGACTAATAGTAAATGTATTGTTTGTACTTAATGGGTTATTAGTTAAGTTATAGGTTACGGGTGGTGAAGTTGTGTTTGTAAATCCTATGTCTGAACCCGCAATAACATTACAACCGGCTGAACTTGTTTTTGGTTGAATTATAGAAAATGACATTGAATCGTTATTAGGGTCAACAGCGCCATTATTATAGTTGTATGGCATATTAACACAAAGATAAGGTACTGGTTTTACGGTAAAATAAGGTGATGAATTACCTTGAGCATATTGATTGTTAAGCATTGCTTCAACATACATATTCTGAGTACCAGGTTGATATAAATTAGTAATGGCATTATTTCTAGCACCTTCAGAAATATAAAATTTCCATGAATTACATCTTGAAGGCAGTGTGATTGTGTTTTCATATATCCACTCTCTATAACCAGGGAAGGTACCACCGTTACAAGTACTTGGGTAACCAGGACAACCGGTACTTACTTCTTGTCCATTGGTTGGACTTGTAATTTTACTGAGTGTTATGTTAGTACACCAATTAGTACAAGGATTAAAACAATAACATAAAACATCACTGGGTTCTGGAATACCAGTACAATCTCTATAAAATTTGAATGTAATTTTATATGTTGAATCTGATATCCAACTATAAAGTAGTTCACCGCCAGCGCAGTGAGATGCTTTGCTCACGTTAGCAAAGGAAAGTAGCATAATTAATGCTAAGAGTAATCGTTTCATATTTAAGGTTTTACATAAAGTTATGACACTACCATGACAATTCCAAAAATTATTTTTTTATTTAATATATACTTTAATGAAACACTTAAAGAAATATAATGAATCTGATCAAGAATTCACATTCATAGACATTATTGATATCCTACAAGATATCATTGATGAAGGTCATGATATTGTTATTTATTCAGCTACAGGTAATTATTATACACCTGAAGATATTAATAAAAGAGGTGTAGAAACTGAATTCAGGTTTCAGAGATATGCTAATGAAAATAAAAAGTCATTTAAGATTCAAATCAACTTCAAGATGAGTTTAGAGTATAGTTATCTTGTTGATTTCTTTGATGAGATGAAAGTACCTATCGCCAGATTTGAAGATACTGGATTTTATCTAAGCCATATGGAACCAAAAGTAACTGACGAATCGGATCTCTATCGTTGTTATGGGGTTTACTACAATTTTGAATCAGATAATTAATAAGCTATAATCCAGATTTTTCTAAACAATCCTTTAAGAAAACCTTTGCTTCTTCTGGTGTTAAATCATTAGCATCTTTTCCACTTGGTACGGTATAAGCAAAATCACCAGCTTTAATTAGTCTTCTACCAGCCGCATCATTATCATAAATAACAATCTTCTTTTGTATTAAAGTTTTTAACCAAGATTTTAGTGAATCACTTGGGTTATTACAAAGAACAGCTATAGCCGGATAACCAGCTTCTTGAATTCTAGCCGCATCAAATATACCTTCAGTTATAAATACAAACTCATCACTCATAACATCTAAAGATTCTAATCCCCAAACAGCAATCTTTTTACCTTTACCTTCATCAGAAACCCAAGTGAAATATTTAGCCATTCTTGGATCTTCTAAATTGGATTGACCTGTTTTTTGATAATCAGGATTGTATTTTTGATAACCCACCATTTGACCAGACAGGTTGTAAAGAAAGAAATAAGAATCTCCAGTATCTTCATCCATAATGACTCTAGTCTTCGTAGGATCAACGCCACGACCTTTTAGATGGTCTGTTAGACTACCTTCAAATTCTTCATATAGTTTTAAATATCTCATAGTGTATATATTAATTTTAAATTAATACAAACTGGATGTATATACATTTATATATACTAAAAATATAATCTTACGATATGGCAGCACCTAAAGACAAAATGTTCTCACTACGAATTCCTGAAAAACTCTTAAATGAATATAGAGAGTTTTGTGAAGAAAATTCTATTAACATTTCTATGAGATTAAGAAAATTTATTGAAAGAGACCTTGAGGGTTATAGGGCTAAAAAGCTTCAACAACAAATACAAAGAAAAAATAATAATCAATCTTAATATATAGATTATGAGATATATTAAAACATACGAGTCATATAAAACTAACAAACTTCTTCAAGAAGATTTTGACAGAAAGATAACTATTCTACATAATGTAGAATTAGATGGTACAGATGAAGAACTTTTTAGAAGAATTTTTGACAAAGTTGTTGAATCTATCAAAGATGAATCTATTAAACAAGAAATCAAGAATTATGTTTCTGAAAATCAATTACTAAATGAAGGATTTTTTGATAAATTAAAAGAAAGATTTCCTAAAGCGGCTCAAGTTTCTAAATCACTTTCGGATAAAGCTGAAGGTATTTTAAGTAATATCTTACAAAAGGTTAAAGATGCTGTTTCTTTTGTTAAAAAGATTACTGAAGGTATATCAGAGTTTTTCAAAATGGCTATTGAAAAAGGTAAAGCTTTTTATATTGAGCAATTGAAAACTGGTCAGTTAAAATCAAAAGTAGATGAATTAGTTAAAACTAAAAAAGAAGGTCTGAAGACTGATTTATTTACAATTGAAAGTGTTCTTAATTTTTATAGAGTAGATTTTATGGGTAAGATTAATAATACTATTACAACCAATCTTACTAACTTCTTAAATAAAGAACAAACTCCAATTGCAGAATCTATGTTAAATGAAGGTGGTAATGTTATTTCTACTTTAGTTCATGGTATTGAAGCTATTCCACCATTCTCTTGGTTGGAAGCCCTTGCTAAATCTGGTGAAAAGGGTGCTGCCGCAGTTATTGCTGCTTTAAGCTCTTTAACTCAAAAATTAGGTGGTCATGCTTTTCAACTTCCAGTTGTTGCTATTTTAATTGGTTTACTTATAGAACAAATCATTAAAGGCCAAGCAGGTCACTGGTTATTAGAATTAGCTGGTCCTACTCCACTAGGAATGGCAATTAAAGGTATTAAAATGACAGCTTCTATAATAGCACTTATTGTTGCCATTGATTCTGTTGTTGGTGGTCAATTGGGTATTGTTAATAATCATCACGATGACCACACCGAACACGGTGAACATGCAGAAACTGAGACTACTGAAAACACAGCATAAATAAAAAGAGGAAGTTAAAAACTTCCTCTTTTTTATCTTATTAAAGTAACATAACCTTTTTGAGCCATCATAGTTCCATCACAATCATATGTGATATACCAGTTATAAATTCCTAAATCTTGAACAACTCCATTAAAAGTTCCATCCCATCTTTTATCATTTAATTGAGATTCAAAAACGGTTTGACCCCATTTATTTTTAATTATAAAATTTAATATTTTATAATGATTACCAATTGGTCCAAAGGAATCGTTTTTACCATCATTATTTGGTGTAAAAGCGGATGGTAATGATAAAACACAAGATTGAGATCTACCTAAATTAATAACACCTATTAAAAGCGCTATCATAAGCAATGTTTTTTTCATAAATTATAACGTTATTTTCTTTATATATAATACTGATAATCAAATGTTTTTATATTTTTTTAAAACAAATTAGGTTATTTAAAATAAACATCCTATCTTTGTATAACAAAACGAAAAAATAAATTACAAATTAAAAAAAGATTAAAAAAGATTAAAAAAATTAGGTAGAATTAAAACTTTTTCTTAATTTTGTATAAAATAAGTCAAAAGGGACAAAAACTTTTTAATATATACAACAATGACAACAATGAATTTAAATATGAATATGAATCTAACGGTGGTGCTTAATACATTATGTATTAGACGCTCTGAGGGCTTCGTCATATCTAAACGATTTGTTGACTAAATGTATAACAAATTTTATAAAGGATAAAATCGAAACCCTCAGACAAAAAATCTGAGGGTTTTTTTATATGTAATAAATTTGGGGTGGTAGCTTAATGGTGAAGCAATCGGCTGTTAACCGATAGATTATAGGTTCGAATCCTATCCACCCCGCAAAAATAAACTGGTAGGTACCCGAGCGGTCTTCAGGGACTAGTCTGATATACTAGGTGAGAAATCACGACGTGGGTTCAAATCCCACCCTACCAACAACATTCACTGGTAGCTCAGAGGCAGAGCAACCGCCTGTTAAGCGGTAGGTCGGGATATCGTAATTCACCCAGTGAGCAAAACGCCTCAGTAGCCGAGGTCGCCTTCTAAGCGACTAATCGTAACGGAACTGAAAATGTAGGTTCGAATCCTACCTGGGGTACAAAAAAAAGGGACACTAGTCTTATTAATATATAAGTAAAATGTAGGTTTGTATTATGTTAGACTTTGAAAATATTCAAAAAGACTTTGAAAGTGGTCTTTTTTATCAAAAAGATATACTAATTAAGTATAGTATATCAATTAAAAAATTAAGAACTTTTGTAAAAAAAGGTTTATTGAATAAAGAAAATTGGAAATTAAAAAAATATGAAGTAAAAAGAGAAACAAAAAAGTTAATATCAGAAGGTAGAAAAAAATGGTTGAAAGAAAATACATCTAAACATCCTTGGAGAAATGGAAATAAATCTAAGCCTTGTGAGGAGTTTAAGAAATTCTTAAAAAGTAGGAATATTTTCTTTTTGGAAGAGGTTATGATTTCAAAAGAAAGATTCTATTCGGTTGATATTTTAATACCTGAGTTCACTTCGGTTGTAGAAATTAATGGTAATCAACATTATAAATCTAATGGAGAACTTAAAGATTACTATAGTGAAAGAAATAGTTTTATAAAAAATAAAGGATGGTCGATATATGAAGTACACTACTCAATTGTTTATAATTTAGAAATGTGTGATTCTATTTTAGAAAATATTAAAAATAATAATAAAATCGATATACCATTTTATATAAAAAATAAGAAAGAAAAAAAATATAAGAATAGGGAAGAGTACTGGAATAAAAGAAAAATTAATAAATTGAATAGTTATAGTGAAAGATTAAATGAATTAAAAAACAGTAGTATAGATTTTAAAAAGATTGGATGGGTTAAACTAGCATCTGAGATATTAAAAGTTAAAAATGTAAATAAACTATTAAAAGAAATCGATCCAGAATTTTATAAAAATTGTTATAAAAGAAAACAAAATGCCGAGGTGGTGGAATGGTAGACACGCTAGCCTTAGAAGCTAGTACCCGCAAGGGTGTGTGGGTTCGAGTCCCACCCTCGGTACTGAAGTGAAACGAAAGTTCACTACAAAAAAAATTGATAGGTTGCCGTAGTGGCCGAACGGTCCGGACTGTTAATCCGGTGACGAATAGTCCATCGTGGGTTCGAATCCCACCCTGTCAGCAAATATAGTCCTGTAGCTTAATGGGAAAGCGCTTGCCTTACATGCAAGAGAGAGTCGGATCGTTACCGACCAGGACTACAAAATTGGACTGTAGCTCATTTGGTTAGAGCGCCACGCTGATACCGTGGAGGTGGTCGGATCGTAACCGACCAGTCCAACAACAAGGTACTATGGCCGAGTGGAGTCTTTAAGACGGGAGGCAGTGGTCTGCAAAACTTCTCACACTGGTTCGAATCCAGTTAGTACCTCAAACGCTTCTTAAGCATTAATGGTGATGCACTAGTCTTGTAAACTAGAGAAATCGGATCGTTACCGGTAAGAAGCTCTAAATTGTTCTGTAGCTCAATGGTAGAGCGCTTCTGTGACATGGAAGAGGTAGTCGGATCGTTACCGACCAGGACAACAAAATAATGGATGGTGATTAAGAGTGTTACTTCGTGAAATGGTATACACATTTGTCTTAAAAACAAACTTTTGAGGGTTCAAGTCCCTCAGTAAAATCACTCTTTGAACTTTCCTCCATTATATGCCGATGTGGCTCAGTGGCGACAGCACTGGTTTTGTAAACCAGAGACGAATAGTCCAACGGGGGTTCGAGTCCCTCCATCGGCTCAAAATAAATCACCTGCCTGGGTGGTGGAACGGTAGACACGCTGGACTTAAAATCCAGTGGGCAGTAATGCCCGTGAGGGTTCGAGTCCCTCTCCAGGTACTGAAGTGAAACGAAAGTTCACTACTAAATTATTGGGATAGTTTAATGGTAAATCGTGGGCCTGATATGCCCGTGTTCTTGGTTCGATTCCAGGTCTCAATACAAACTTCGATATGGCCTATTGGTAGGGTGCAGGGGGACATGTTCCTGAGGACTTGGTTCGATTCCAGGTATCGATACAAACATCGCGGGGTAGAGTAGAGGTCAAACTCACTGGGCTCATAACCCAGGGTTGCGCAAGTGACACGTCAGGTTCGAATCCTGCCCCCGCTACAACAAGCAGTCATCGTATAGTAGGTGATTACACCACCTTGGTACGGTGGAGATTCCGGTTCGAATCCGGGTGATTGCTCAAATGCCCAGATGGTGGAATGGTATACACGCCAGTCTAAGAAGCTGGTTCCTTCGGGATTGAGAGTTCGAGTCTCTCTCTGGGCACAACATACGCCGGTGTGATCCGATGTGGTAATGGAGTTCGGCTCATATCCGAATTGGTTTATCCTATTGCTGGTTCGACTCCAGCCACCGGTACAAATGTCAGAATGGTGGAATGGTATACACGCTAGTTTCAAAAACTAGTGCCGAAAGGTATGAGAGTTCAAATCTCTCTTCTGATACTCGATAAAATAAAAAATAAAAATGGAAAAGATTATCGACATCGTTAGAGATAACGTTGCAAGATTCGACTGGGCTTCTGAAGGAGTCCTCTACTACAAAGTAGAAACTGAAAAATATATCTATCACTTCCCAGTAGATATGAATAACAAAGAAGATGTGGGAACAGCTAATTTTGAATCAGAACATAAGGCTATAAATCTTATGAGATATTTAAGAAAAGCATCAGAAAACTTAGAAAAAATTAAAAACGATTCAGGTACGCCTGATTGGAAAAAGACATTAAGAGTTACACAAAAAGTATGAAAGATGAAAAGTATATATGCGTTATGTTTCCTTACCCAAGTGGTTCGGGATTGCATGTAGGTCACTTTTATAATTATGCTATAATTGATTCTTATTGTAGATACTTTAAATACAAAGGTCAACAAGTTTTTCAACCTTTTGGTTATGATGCCTTTGGTTTGCCGGCTGAAAACTATGCTAGAAAAGTAGGTCGTGATGCTAAAGATGTTACCTATGAAAACATCAGTCAATTTAGAAAACAGATGGAAAAGATGGATACCAACTATCAAGAAATGTTGGTAACATCTGATCCTTCTTATCAAAAATGGACACAATGGTTGTTTTTGAAATTGAAAGAACATGGCTTGGCTTATAAAAAAGATGGTGAAGTAAATTGGTGTCCTTCTTGTGAAACCGTATTGGCTCGTGAACAAGTTAAATCTGATTGTTGTGAAAGATGTTCAACTAAGGTAGAAATGAAAACAATGAATCAGTGGTACTTTAAGATTACTGATTATAAAGAACGTTTGATTAAAAACTTGGATTGGATAGATTATCCAAAATCAACTATTAACGCGCAAAGAATGTGGTTGGAAAACTTGCACGATTGGTGTGTTTCTCGTCAAAGAAAATGGGGCTGTCCAATTCCAATAGAAGGTGAAACCGATACAATGGATACATTTGTAGATTCTTCATTTTACTATGTTAGATATTGTGATGCTACTAATGATAATGAATTGTGTGCTAAAGATAAATATAAACAAGTAGATGTTTATGTTGGTGGTAATGAACACGCTTGTATGCACTTGATTTATGCTCGTTTTATTAATATGTTTTTGTATGATATTGGTGTTGTTTCAGAGGAAGAACCATTTAAGAAAGTTATACATCAAGGTATAATTTTGAACGAAGGTGAAAAAATGTCTAAAACAAAAGGTAATGTTATTAATCCAGATGATTATGACTCTGATGAATTGAGATTTTATATGATGTTTATTGGTCATTATTTTGATGGTGGTTCTTGGTCTGACCAAAATATAGCTGGTATTAAAAGATTTATTAGTCGTTTTAAGGAGTGGATGTCAAGAGAAGGTTCTGATACTTTTGATATTGAATCATTTAAGAAAAAAATATTTAACTACACTGAGAGTTTTAAGTTTAATAAAGTTGTTAGTGAGTTTATGACAATAGTTAATCAAAATAGAACTAAAAACATAACACCTGAGATAAAAAAAGAATTGATTGAATTGATTAAGGTGTATATGCCTGGAATTAAAATTTAAATTAAAAAAGTCCTCTATTTTAGAGGACTTTTAATTTATTTAAGATTTTAAATATACACAATAAATGTTTATCACTATCATATCTTTATTTATCAGCTATAGTTAGTTTTAATCTTATTGTTGTATTTTCATCTGTGATATTACCAGTAGTTACTCTAACACCTTTTACCCAAACTTCTGACTCATTTACTTTAAAAGCATTAGTAAGATTTAATCTACTAATTGATTGAGTTAAAAAATCGGCTACTGATAAGTCAGTATCTAACTTCATATCAAATGAAGGTGATGGGTAAGAACTTTTATTGCTCTTTGAATCTACATAAGTAATATCTGATTTAACGTGAAATAGTTTCATATTTATTTTTATTATTTTTTATTACCAAGTTATATCATTAATTTGATAATTAATACTACCTAAGCCAGAACCTGTAGTAAATGTTTTAAGGGTATTACCTGAACCAAGAACATAAGTGTAGTTATTTGAATTATCGTGGAATGATGCAATTAAACGACCATTGTAATAATCATAACTATCATTGTGTTCAAATCCATTAATAATATCTAAAGTGTTACCACTAAAGTCTAAAAGTTTAACACTCCAACTACCAGAATATGTTCCACTTGTATTGCTATATATACCCATAATCCTATCCAAACCAATTATAAAATAACTAGAGTTCATTGAATCACTACTTACTTCAAACTTACTAGACATGCTATTTTTATTAACAAGTCTGTAATAAGGACTACCTGAGTTATAAATAATAGTAGTATTATCAGTGTAATCAAAATCTGAACCTTGTTGTGTTTCGGTCCAACCATAAGCAACATTGTCAAAAGTACTAAATGATCCACTTAATTTATTACTATACCAATCATTACCATCACCATCGGTGAACATAAATACATCCCCAAGAGAATAGCCTATATTACTTGGTGATGTTCCATTCATAGTTTGTTCATCTAATTTAGTACCACTTGAATTAAAAGTTAAAGCAGTTGTACCACCTGAGTTATTAACATAAACAGCATAGTATTTATCATCACCACCTGATAGATATTGAAAAGAAGAAAAATCTGTTAATGCAAAGTCTATATTACTTGTGCGTGATAAATACTTAATACTATAAACATCACCAGAACCATCATTAGTTCTAACTGATAAATATATACCATCTTTAGTTATTCTATTACTCCACTCATAATAGTTATTGTTACCACTATTAGAAAGTGCAACCGTTGTAAAATCATGACCTGGATATTTCATTAATGCTGTCCAGTTGGCTGAATAATCTGTTAATAAAATAAATAAGTTTTCAGTAGATACCGGATCATCAGGATCGGTAGCATCTATATAATCCGCAAAAGCATATTGATCATTAAATAAAGAACTATCATAGGTATGATAATCAAAAGTATCTGCATCACCATCATACACAACATAAGTATTTTGACTACCTGTATATGGACTATATAATTTGTAATAAAATTTATTATTACCATAAAAGTCGAAATTATGATTACCATATTGATAATCTGATGTTGATCCTAAATCAGCATAAACATTTATTCTTCTAATAGATGTACCACTAGTACTATAAACATCAATATAATCTAAATAGCTATATGTAGTATCATAGTTAAAGAAAGCGATAACGTTTGATCTATAACCAACAACATAAGAACCGTGTCTATCTGATGTGTAAACTAAACTCACAGCACCTGTATTAGTGTCAATTAAATAAGTATCATGATAACTAGATTGATAAACTCTAAAAAGAACGACATTACCGCTTCTTGAATAGTAATCATAAGAGCCACCAAACCAATAAGTTTGAGAGTTAGGAACATTAAAAGTAGTTTTTTCTGACAAACCTGTATAAGTTATATAATCATAACCACCAGATAAATCATCTACAACAAATGTTATACCTTTTTTATAATTATGATAATCCCAACTGGCTACATTACTATCATAAGTATCTGAATATTGAATCACCCCATCAGGACCAACAAATACCATTTTATACATATTACTATCACTATCATTAGTAAAGGTATACATTATATATCTTCCATCAACGGTATCATAGTATTGATAATTCCAGTCACTAGATGATAATCCAGAATCAATATCAGATATTAAAGTATCAGTTGTATAATTCATAACTGAAAATCCAAAATTTCCACTATTCATTACATAGTTAAAGAAAATTGCATCTCCTGAATTAAAATTACTAATGATGGTTCCATAGTTAGGAGAACTATTAAGCCAAGTTTTAGCATCATCAACATTTGAAAAAGTACCAGGACTTCCAGGTAATCTATTAATTAAGTGTAAAAGATCTGAATTTGTTTTTGTTGGAGTTTTCCAAAATGTCGGTTTATTAGGATCTGCGATACCTTTACCACCAGCAGTTGTTCTACCTGCTAAGTTTGTTGAAGTTGTATCTGAATAAATAACATACCCTGATACATCATCAAGACCTGCTATCCAACCACCTGTTGTGTAATCAACTGCACCAGTTGCAACTGCTAAATTTCCTATTTGAGTAGCACCAGTAATTGGTGTTTTACTTGGATTGTACTTTACATCATATTTTGCCATAGTGATTAAAATTTTTTATTTTATAGATTATATATTAAAATACCAAATAAACATTTTACAATCTCAGTTTTTTTCCATAAATTTGTAATCTAATTAATGAGTATTTGTACAAAACTACAAACAATAACAGGTATACATAGATATCTTTTCAGACTACTATTTGTGATATGGTTCATCAATAGCGCATGGGCTTTATTTTGGTATATAGTGATTGGATTAATTATAGAAGATTAATAAATTTATATTAAAAAATAATATATATGGACATGAAATACATTAAAACTAGAAATAGATTTCTTGCTGAATCAAAAGGTGAAATGAGCGACAACGCTCTTCATACACTTGCGACTCATGATGATGGACAATCTCCTGATGTTCAAAAAAGTTTGGATGCACTTGACGAGGTTTCTCCTAAAGGTAAAGTGGTAACTCGTTTTGCTCCTTCACCAACAGGATTTTTACATATCGGAGGTGTTCGTACAGCTCTTTACAACTACTTGTTTGCTAAAAAACACGGTGGTATCTTTTATGTTCGTATTGAAGATACTGACCAAAAACGTTTTGTAGGCGATGCTGAAAAATATATTCAAGACGCTTTAGAATGGTGTGGTATTGACCCAGATTATGCACCTTGGAAAGGTGGTCCTAATGGACCTTACCGCCAATCGGAAAGAGATTATTCTGGTCATATTCAAACTCTTTTAGATAAGGGTATGGCTTACTATGCTTTTGATACAGAAGATGATATGGTTAAAGTAAGAGCTGAAAATGCTCACTTTGCTTACGATACTAAAACTCGTATGTCAATGAAGAACTCACTCTCTTTATCTAAAGAAGAAGTTGATGCACTTCTTGCTGCTAATACTCCATTTGTAATTCGCTTCAAAACACCAGAAAATAGAACTATCACCGTTAATGATGTAATTCGTGGTGAAGTTAGTTTGAATACAAATCAAACTGATGATAAAGTTTTGGTTAAATCAAATGGTATTCCTACATATCATATGGCTAACGTATGTGACGACCACGATATGGGAACTACTCACGTTATTCGTGGTGAAGAATGGTTGCCTTCAACTCCACTTCACTTAATGTTATATGAAGCATTTGGTTGGGAAGCTCCTACATTTGCTCACCTACCTCTAATTTTGAATCCTGATGGTAAAGGTAAGTTGTCTAAACGTAAAGCTTTAGCTTTAGGTATTCCAGCTTTCCCAATGGGTGGTGAAGGTGAAGATGATAAAGGTCAAAAAGTAAAGTATCTTGGTTTCAAAGATGAAGGTTTTGAACCACAAGCTATGTTGAATTTCTTGGTGCTTTTAGGTTGGTCCCCAACAGATACTCAAGAACTTATGACTATGGCTGACATGATTTCTAAATTTGACTTAGCTCATGTTCATAAGGCTGGTGCTCGTTTTGATGTTGAAAAAGCTAAACACTTTAATGCTCAACACTTGAACACTTATAGAAGTGATGAAGAAATTCTTTCACATATTGATATGGGTGATACCTATCATTACTCACCAGAAAATCTTTCTAAGATTGTGGATATCTGTAAAAAGAGAGCAGTCTTTACTAAAGATTTACAAGCTGTTGCTGATATCTTCTTTAAGCCAATTGTGATTAAAGAAACAGATGTTAAGTTATTAACTGATGATTACAAAAAAGTATTCTCAGTTTTTGTAACTAAGTCAATTGATTGGACGGCTGAAACTATTAAACAAACAATTCACGACATTTGTCAAGAAATAGGTGTTAAAATGGGTAAGATAATGCCTGCTTTAAGATTGGCTATTGCTGGTGGATTACCAGGTCCAGATTTGGCAACAACAATGGAAATAATTGGTAGGGATGAAACCTTAATAAGAATTAAAAACACTTTATAAAAAAAGCCTCTGATTTTTCAGAGGCTTTTTTACTATTCAAATAGTGGGAATTTTGGCAAATATAGTCTCGTAGTGGCGTTATCTGCAAATATCATATATTTAGAATCATCTCTAATAACATATTGATTAAGTATTTTATTATGAACATCAGATGGTATAATATCTGTAAACATTCTAATATTAGTTATTCTCATATCAGAAGCAAGTATATCAAGATTTGTATTTTCAAGTTGATATTCAATTGGTATAATATTTTGAGTACTATTATACTCTAATCTAAGTATAGTTGATGTTAAATTAGGAGCATCACTTTCCTCTTCTACATTTCTCTTATAGATGAATTGACTCATAGTTCTTTGTCTTTGGTCTATATTAAGAACATAACAATACCAAACATCTTCTTGAAGTGCTGTATTATCACTTGATGCATGTCCTAATAGATCATAGTTATAAGTATTTGAATTTAAAGTAACTTGTATAGCATCATTTACCAAATTAACTTTCCAACCTAGTGAGTTAGTAACATCATAATAGTTCATAAAGTTATAAACCTCATCTGTTATATAATTATTAATCTTAAACCAAAGCATATATCCAATATTATCAGATACTTTAAGAATTGGATCAAAGTTTTGATAGGTAACTGCAACTTGCTGATAATTTACGGTAGACAAGTCATAATTAGCCTTACTAATAATAGTTGAAGAGTTTTCAATTAATTCTTTATCAATTGTTGCATTATAACTTAATCTAATAGGATCGGATGATAATGGTGTAAATTGTTGCTTATTAGCAATTGAAGCTTTATCTTGAGCATTCTCAATGCCAAATAACTCATCAATAGTAGAGTTCTTGGTAAGTTGTTGTAACTTGTCTTTGATTTCCTGAGTACCAGCTTTGACATTTGCTTTTTGAGTGTATTTCTTCAATATCAATTTATAGTAAATAGCTGAGTTATTGAAGTTTCTAAATTGCTGAGCATGGTCAACTTGAAACATTCTATTAACATCACAGAAATACAAGAAATCTTCTTTTGAAGGTCTTCTTTGAGGTCCAAAAATTTCTTTGAATTGCTTTTTAGTTATATGAACCGTCATGTTTTCAAATAAACTTAAATCAAATTGATTCATTACTATTTGAGAATCTGGGAAATTATTACCATCAACTGCTACTTTTAAGTTACCTTCACATACTACATTATATAATTGATACTCATGCATTGTATGGTCTTGACCTCTTTTATCTGGATCAGTAACAAAGTAAATAACTCTATGTCCAAACATTTGCTCAGAATCAGCACTTAATTTATTCAATAAATCCATAGCAGTGTTTTGCTTGTAAGGATTAAATAAGTTAGCTTTATCTTGAGAATTCAATTGTGGTAAAGTTGAACCATTACCAGTTGTATCACAAGCACCAGAAGAATTTGAAATACCACCACCAACACCAGTACCTGAACCATTTGTATTATCAGCAGGTATAAAATTACCACTTGGATCCACATAACCTACTAAGTTAGATTGACAACACTCTCTAATACCATAAAGATTAGTTTTGAAATAATCTTGACTGACATTTTGAAAATCACCAATTAAATTAATATCTTGAATACTTTTAACTGATTGAGAGTTATTTGTTATTGAGTATTCTATTTGGAAAAATCTAATAGGATTAATTCTAACCGTTGTTATATTTTCTTTAGTAAATGGTTCCCAATTAGACCAAGTTCTTGAATTATCTTGTGAGAATCTATATTTAATATCAACATCAACCGTTCCTGTTGCTGATATAATTTCTAAGTCACTTATATTAAAAACTTTATAAATAAATGGAGCTTTCCAAATAATATTATCACCAGGCACTAAACTAATAGTACTAACACCATCACCAGCATTTTCAGCAACAACTCTTTCGAGTTTACCGCCAATTGAGTATTCTAAAATTCTAATAGCACCAACAGCAGATGAACCAGATCTAACCCATTTAATATCTAAATAAAGTGGGTCTTTGGTATCAATAGTTGGGAAGTTATCAATAGCTCTTTTTAGATCAAACCAATCAGTCCAAGCATTACCATCTCTTGATATGCGATAATAGTTTTTCAAAAATCTAGTATCAGTCATACCTAAAGTATCATACTTAAATGTTGTTAATTCTTTAACATTTTGTAAATTAACAAAACTTATTGTATATTCGGATCCGATTGAATTGAAATATGGCGTCGCATCAACTGAATTGACTTGAGCATTTATATCAAATTTATCAGATATATCAATGGTGCCGTTTTCTAAGTTTGAAACTATTTGTTGCATGACTTATATATTAAAAAAGCAATTCCGGATATTAATTAAAATAATTCTATATAAATTTGGATATTGTGGATAAGTAATGTATATTTGTATTTAGAAAAATCATAACCCTAAAATGATGAATATAAAAGACAAGTTTATTGAGTTAACAAGTAGAACATATCCTCACGGAACTGAGGAAGATGTTTTTCCTTTGTTAAACCCTGAACTACAAAAAGATGAGTTTAATAACCTTTTTATTAAAATTGGTGAAAGTGATGTTATGTTTACATCGCACTTAGATACTGCAACATCTGCACTTACCTCTGTTAGTCACGTTTTTGATGGTAACATAATTAAGACAGATGGTAAATCTATTTTAGGTGCTGATGATAAAGCAGGTGTTACTATTATGCTTTATATGATTGAAAATAAAATCCCAGGACTTTATTACTTTTTCTTAGGTGAAGAAGTAGGTTGTATTGGTTCTAAGAAAGTTTCTAATAAATATAAAACTGAAAAACTTGAAGGTATCAATAAAGTAATTTCATTTGACCGTAGAGGTACCGACTCTGTTATTACTTTTCAATCTAGTCAAAGATGTTGCTCTGATAAATTTGGTGAAGAATTATCTAAACAATTAAATTTAGCAAATGATACTTTTTCATATAAGAATGACCCAACTGGTATCTTAACTGACTCTATTCAATTTATTAGCATTTATCCAGAGTGTACTAACATTTCTGTTGGTTATCGTTCAGAACACACATTTGCTGAACAACAAGATATTGAACACTTGACTAAATTAGCTGAGGCTTGTTTGAAAGTAGATTGGAATGGTTTACCTGTTGAAAGAGATCCTTCTAAAACTGAATACAAATCATACGGTGGTTACGGTGGATATGGTTGGAGTGATTGGGATGATTATGACTACGGTTATAAAACAACTACCAATAACACTTCAAAGTGGAATTGGAATAAAAATGTAACACCAAAGACTGATAAAATTTGGTTCCACGATAAGAAATATAACTATGTTTCTAATGTAGAACTTGATTCTTTAACTAAAAAAGTTATATCAGTTGATTTGTGTAAAGAACGTGTTGAGTATGAAAAGATGATAGTTGAAGATTTATTAATGTCATTGGATTTAAGTTATAAAGATTTTACTTGGGATGGTTTTAAGTTGAAAGTATTCTATAAGCAAAATGCTGGTGACCACACAACAGAGTGTGATCGTAATGACTTGTTAGAATATTTACCTGAACTTGACTATTCAAATGGTGATGATTTAGGTGATTATAAGAGTAACACAAATGAATTTGATGATTTTACTGATTCTTCAGAATTTAATTACTCAGAATTTGACTAATAAAGAGCCAGAAAACTGGCTCTTTTTAAATATTATATTATGAAAACAATAGCAATCTACGCTGGAAGTTTTAACCCATTTCACATCGGACATCTTAATATAGTTGAGAAAGCCGAAAAAATATTTGGTAGTGGTAATGTTGTTATCGCTATAGGAGTTAACCCAGAAAAGCCAAAATCTGATATTGAAATCAGATGTCAAGAAATCAGTAAAAAGATTAATCGTCAAGTTATTTACTATACTAAATTTCTTCATGAACTAATTGAAGATTATGAAAAATCTGGTTATAGTGTTGTACTTATAAGAGGTTTAAGAAATGGTGACGACTTAGCTTATGAAGATAACCAACTTAAATTTATCAATGATTTCAAAAAAGATATCAATGTTGTTTTCTTTCGCTGTGATGAAGAATTTAAACACATTAGTTCTTCTGCTATTAGAAATCTACAATCTTTCCGACCAGGTTCCGGTGATAAATATTTAGTATAATGAGGGATATTGAGGGTAGATATTTATCTGATAATGAAATTGAAGCAATTAATTCTTATTTATTACAAAATGGTTGCTCAACTATTAATGGCACACCAAATATAACAAATATACACTTTACTAATGGTTTTTATAAAACCGAATTTTCAGAGGCTAACAAAGCAACATTAAGTTACCTTGAAGTACCTGAAAACTGGGTTAAGTCATTTATAAGAGATAAGAAAATAAATAAAATAATAAATGGATAAGCAAAGATACTTCAATGTAATAAAAAACTATAAGAAAATGTGTTCAAACCTTATAGCAAGTATTTCATCATATAATTGGTCTGACGAATTTTGTAGAAAAGAAGTTAAAGAACTTTATGCAAAACTAATTAAAGAATTTGAAAATGTTGACTTCACTCAATTCACACTTGAAGAACTAAAGCAACTTGATTTTAATATGTTGGATGATGATACAATCTTAATGCCAGTTTGGGCAATTGATTGTTTACCAGATGGTGCTATTGTAATGAGTATTAATGGTGATGAAATCACTTTTGATAAATCTAAAGGTTTAGATAAAGATGTAAGATTTGGATGTACCGCCTATGGATTTTCTAAATCTCAATTAAGAGATTCTGCTATTGAGCAAGTTTTAGGTAAGTAGTATGAAAGAAGTAGAATTGCTAAAATTAGGGTACATAGTACATGCCGTTAGACAAGATAAAAAAAATCTTATAATGGTTGCTTTCAATGGTGGTCCATTATTTGACTATTATATTTCAATTTTAACTAGTCAATGTGATGATTACGAATATCTAAAAACTGATAAGTCTATTATTGGTGGTATAAATTTAAACTTGATGAATCGAAAAGATTTAGAAACATTCAAGTGTGTACCAGATGATAATCCAATTGTAGGTAAAAACTTTACAGTAAATAATCATTATTGGAGTACATCAGAAGTTAAAAAGATAATAAATAATAATATTATAATAACTAAAAACTCAGTCTATGCCATTCATGATATTTCTGAGTTAAGAGATAAAAAAATAAATGATTTAGGTATATGATTAATTATATTCCAACAAATAGAAACAATCCAAGATTAGCAAATGTAGGTAGTGCTTGGGGTAATATTCCTACAATAATAAAAGACATAATTGATAGGTTTAATTTAAAACAAGATTTAGCTCTTGAATTTGGCGTTGAGTATGGTTATTCAACTTCAGCGTTAGCTAACTATTTTAATAATGTAATTGGTGTTGATACTTTTGAAGGAGATCCACACTCTGGATTTAAAATAAATCATCTTGAAACAACTACTGAAAATCTTAAAGATTTTAGTAATATTCAATTAGTTAAATCAGATTACAGAGATTATATTAAAGATAATAATAATATGTATGATATGATTCATATTGATATTATACACACTTACAATGAAACATTTGAATGCGGTGAGTGGGCAATAAATCACTCAAAGTGTGTTGTTTTTCATGATACACTTTCATTTTATGAAATAATGAGAGTTTGTGAAGATCTATCAGCAAAACACAACCTTGATTTTTACAATTATGAGGAATCTTATGGTTTAGGTATTTTAATTAATAATAATCTATAAACTAAATAAAGAATAAAAGTATAACAAATGGCAATAATGCCATAATTAAAAATAAACAAGAATAAAAATGAAAACAGGAACAGTAAAGTTCTACAATGAGGCTAAAGGATTTGGTTTCATCACAGACGAAAACGGAACTGACGTGTTTGTACACGCTACAGGACTAAAAGATGAAATCAGAGAAAATGATTCAGTTAGCTTTGAAGTAACAGAAGGTAAAAAAGGATTAAATGCAATTAATGTAACAGTTAATGCTTAATATATTTTTAGTACTAATTAAAACCCTTAGATTTATCTGAGGGTTTTTTGTTTATAAAAATTAATATATAATGTATGAAATATTTACAAACAATAAACGAATATCAAAGAACTGTAGGTTTTAGATATTCTGAACCAAAAGAAAAATATAAAGTATCTTTATTATGTAAAGGTCAAGATATCAATGAAGATAAGATAAATGAAGGTTTATCAAAAGTTAGTGAATTGACTTATGACTCAAAGTCTATTGAAGTAAATTTACTTGATGAAGGTATGATTGCTGAACTACCAGAAATTGGATCTGTAGAGATTAGCGCAATTGTTAGTTTTAATGTAACTCTTTACAATGAGAAAGAAGTAAATGGTGTTGTTAGTGAATTAGGTCAAAAGTTATCAAAATTTGATATTGAAATATTAGATTTTAAATCAAAAGAAAATTTGGAAGATTAAAATATTATTTCTATCTTTGTATTCACAAAACAAAAAAGAATTAAAAAAAAATTAAAAAAATATTTGACAAATTAAAACTTTGTTGTATATTTGTATAAAATAAGAACAAAAGGAACAAAAACTTTTTAATATATACAGAAATGAAAAACTTAAACTTAAATATCGTTAACCCTCAACCGCAAGTTGTAATCGATCAGGATCCTGGTTCGAAAGGGGCTAACTATGTGGTTTTAAGTTAAAGATATTATAACTATGAAACATTACCCAGTTAGTCGAAAGATTAACTGGGTTTTTTGTTTTAGATACAGTCCGTGGGTATGTTGGTATGAATAACCTCCTGTCACGGGGAAGAAGCCGGTTCGATTCCGGTACGGACTGCAAAACGAGAAGTGACTAAGGTTTTAAGCACGCGCCGTCTGGAGCGGTGAGTTAGCAGGTTCGATTCCTGTCTTCTCGACAACAAGTAGCTTTTGAGGCGAAAAATACTCTTTAGAGAATAGAGTAAAACAATTCTCAAAATGGTCTCGTGGTTGAATGGTTACAATACCACCCTGTCACGGTGCGAGATGCCGGTTCGATTCCGGTCGAGACCGCAAAAGGACATATAGCTTAAAAGGAAAGAGTACCTCCAGTGGGAGGGGAGTCTTGGTTCAAGTCCAGGTATGTCCGCAAAAAGGTCTATTAGGGTAGTGGTTATCCTTCCCGACTGTCTATCGGGAGACACCGGTTCGAATCCGGTATAGACCGCAAATGGGCTTTTCAAGACAAAAAGTTTGTAGATTACTTAATGAAACGGTCTAGTGGTGAAGTGGCTATCATATCTGCCTGTCACGCAGAAGTAGAGGGATCGAAACCCTTCTAGACCGCCAAAAATTCGGGGTGTAGCGTAGTCCGGTTATCGCGCATGCTTTGGGAGCATGAAATCGTAGGTTCGAATCCTGCCACCCCGACAAAGAAACAAAATATTAATAAATAGAAATTATGAGAACAACAACACAATACCAGCAACAACAACAAATTAATCCAACGGATTGATAACGGTATCGTATTGTCTAAACTTTACAAACCCTATTCAATCTGATTGAGTAGGGTTTTTTATTGTCTGATGGTGTAGTGGTAGCACAAGGGTCTTTGATCCCCTTAGTTCAGGTCCGATTCCTGATCAGACAACAAATATTGAGGAATAGAATAATGGCAGTTCACCCGCCTTTGAAGCGGAGAGAGAAATCTCAGTGTAGGTTCGAGTCCTACTTCCTCAACAAAATTGCTTTATAGTATATGGGTTAACATATCTGTCTTTGAAACAGATGAACTTGGTTCGAGTCCAAGTGGAGCAACAAAAAATAATAACTACTATGAATTTCATTGAAGAAAAAATAATTGAAAAAGGTAATCTTGATAAACTAACATTGAGATTTCCACCAGAACCAAATGGCTATTTACATATTGGTCACGCTAAATCCATTATCTTAAATTTTGGTTTAGCTGAAAAATATAATAGACCTTGTAACTTGAGATTTGATGATACTAACCCAACTACCGAAGATACTCACTTTGTTGAGTCAATTATAAAAGATATAGAATGGTTAGGTTACAAACCCGCCAATATTTTCTATACATCTGATTATTTTGATTTTCTTTATGAATGTGCTATTACTTTAATTAAAAAAGGATTAGCTTATGTTGATGATTCAACATCAGAAGAAATTGCTAACTTAAAAGGAACACCAACTTCACCTGGTAAAGATTCACCTTATAAGTCAAGAAGTGTTGATGAAAATTTAGACCTATTTAATAGAATGAGATTAGGTGAATTTGTAGAAGGTTCTAAAATTCTTAGAGCTAATATTGATATGACTTCTCCTAATATGATTTTAAGAGATCCAGTTCTTTATAGAATAATATCTAAGTCACACCACAGAACTGGTGATACTTGGAAGATTTATCCAATGTATGACTTTGCTCATCCACTTTCAGATTATAAAGAAGGTATTACCGATTCTTTATGTACTTTAGAATTTGAAGTTCACAGACCTTTATATATGTGGGTTTTAGAAAATTGTGATTTAGAAAATCCGCTTCCAGAAGAAACTGAGTTTGCTCGTTTGAACATTGACTATACGGTTATGTCAAAGAGAAAATTAAAAAGATTAGTTGAAGAAGGATTTGTAGATGGTTGGGATGATCCAAGAATGCCAACTATTTCTGGTTTAAGAAGAAGAGGTTTTACTCCAAATGCTATTAAAGATTTTTGTGATAGAATTTCTGTTACAAGAAAAGATGGTATTGTTTCTTATTTACTTTTAGAAGAATGTTTAAGAACTGATTTGAACATAGTTACCAATAGATTAATGGGTGTTATGGATCCAGTTAAGTTAGTTATTACTAATTGGGATAGCGGAACTGAAATGGTTGAAGTTGAAAATAATCCTGGTGATGAAAGTGCTGGTACAAGAATGATTCCTTTTAGTGGTGAACTATTTATTGAAAGAGAAGATTTCAGAGAAGAAGCTAATAATAAATTTCATAGATTGAAATTAGGTGGTGAAGTAAGATTAAAAGGCGCTTATGTTATTATGGCTAACGAAGTTATCAAAGATGAATTTGGAGAAATCACTGAGATTAGATGTACTTACGATCCTTTAACAAGATCAGGTATGTCTATTGAAAGAAAGATTAAAGGAACTATTCACTGGGTATCTGCTGAACACGGAGTTAGAATGAATGTAAATGAATATGATAGATTATTTAATGATGGATCACCAGATAAAAATGAAGATGATTTTATCAATTATATCAACCCAGATTCACTTATAATTAATGATAAGGCAATCTTTGAACCTCACGTTTTAAACGTCAAGGAACCAGTTCAAATGATGAGAAAAGGGTATTATATTTTAGATACTGATGGTAAAAGTTTCAATAAAACGGTAAGTTTAAAAGAAGGTTGGGTAGGTTAAACTGCCTCCCATCTACCATCTGATAAAAATCTATATGAACCAATAAACTCAAATTTTGCCCATTGTTCCGGTGATATTAAAGAAAGAAATTCTTCTCCATTTTTGGAGTAAAGATGATAAACTTCACCAGATATTGGTTCAAAATTATGCTTTGCTTTATAAAGTCTTTCATTTATTTTAATTTCAAGCATTAGTGATTCGTATTCTTTAGCCATTTCTTCAAAACGAGCAGAGTAATATTTTTTTACTTTGCTTGTTTTTTCCAGCCTAAAAAGGTCGATGTTATCCGGTGAAAATTTTTGCGAGCCGATTTCCGTTGGATAGGTTTTAACCATTCTATCCACAACATAACTCATTGGTAATTTCTTATCTTGCATACAATTATATTAATAATAACTATAATGTTTTTATAAGGTTATCATGATGTTTCATGAATTTAAATTTCCTATATTGTAAAATTATTATTATATTTGTGAATATATACAATTGATGCTCTGCGTTTATAAAATTAAATTTAATAAGTCACCTTTTGACCTTAATGATGACTATGAAAGACTTTCTGACATAGATAAGGAAAAGATTGCTGATATGGAAGCAGAGTCATTTTTGGATTACGAGGAAGATGGTAGATATGCTTTCTTTATCATTGCTGAGCCAACTGAAGTTAAAAAATATACAAATGTTCTTAGTGAAAATTTAGTTCAATTTGAATTAAATAATATGTCTGATGATATATTAAAGGGAAATTTTAATATTGAAGACTCGGTTGGAAGTAAAGTAAAAACAATCAACTCGATGAAATATTCATTTTTTGTTGACGATTTGAAAGATTGGATATACAACAATTTAGATATTGATACTATATTAGATAGAATATCTTCTGTTGGAATGGCATCTTTAACAGACGTAGAAAAGAAATTTTTAAAGAATTATAACTTATGAACTTATTTTTAGATGATATTAGAATTCCTGGAATGGCACACAATGCTAAGAAAGGATTAGGTCTTGACTATCTACCTACTAATAAATGGGTTATTGCTCGTGATTATTTTGAATTTGTTAATATAGTTGATAAACACTTTGACGAAATTGAATTAGTTTCATTTGACCATGATTTGGCTTGTGTTAAAGATGGTATAGAATATACTGGTAAAACTGCTGTTGATTATTTAATCAACTATTGCTTAGAACATAGTAAACAATTTCCTGATTGGTATGCTCATACTGATAACACTTCTGGTCGTCAAAACATCATTGGTGCTATTACCAACTATTTAAAAGTAGTTGAAGGCAAAGACCTTTCAGATTTTAGATATTATCATAATGGTATTGTTAATGGAAAATTTGTATGAACTTTATCACAAAACACTTAATTGAAAAAATTGGCGAACAGATTAGACAAAAACAATCTATTCTAAAACATAACCACTTTTATTACTTTGATGAACCTATTAAAGATGGTAAAAAGCATAAAAGAGTTATAGATAGAGTTGATAGGTCTTATCCTTACGTTAAGAATGAAATTTTACCAATTACTTGGTATGCTTTAGATGCTTCTTCTTTAAGAGAGCTTTACATGAAATTAAAATATAACCAGTTTTACATCTATAAAAAATTAGAAGATGGTAAAAGCTATAAAACAAGAATTAAAAACAAATGATAGTAGGAAAAAGCTTTAAATATTGCACTGATTATGATTACAACACATATCGTGATTGTAGTAATCATGGGTGTGATGATGAAGGAATTTGTCGTTGTGGAACTATTGAAAATGCTCATATCATTTCAGTAAACATACCTTCAATGGTTGATGAAATATATTCAGAATATTTTGATAATAGTTTAGCTTCTAAAAGAAACTCTACTATCAATAATATATTAGGTGGTGTTTCTAAAGAAATTGATATTTATACCATTGATAGGATTTTAAGAATCAATGGTGCCTATGAACCATCTAATTGGGATATTCAAATTTGTGGTGGATATTATGGTCAAGAAATTGACGATATTCTTTTAGAAGATAGTATTGCTAGAAAAGTTGAGGACCAAATCAATGAAGCTTTTTCAATTATTGATTTAACATCAAGAGTTGAATATCTTTTAACTTTGGAATATGGAGAGGTTTTACCTGCTTTAAAAGGTCGTCAATATTCAATTGAAATGGTTGAAAGAGATAGTATCATTTTTGGTTCAGATGAACATTATAGAAAAGTAAATACTAAAAACCTTGACCATTATTCTGATAAGAATTATGAAGGTATTAGAGGTATTGCTTTAGTTAAAGACAATAAATTCAGATTGATTGATGGTTATCACCGTTGTTCAACATCTGAGAACATTAAGATTAAACTTTTAATCGCAAAATAATGATTGATTTTTTTCATAGTGGAAGTCAAGTAGGATTTGTAATCAACGGTGTTGGTGGTGCAATCCTACTTTTTTATATATTGATAGAACTATCTATGGTGGTTGTAACTGGTACATTTTTATGGCGTAAGTTATTAATTGCTTTTAATGTTCATAGACAAGTAAAGTCAACTATCCCAAGGTGGTGGAAGATTGATAGAATATCAATTATAACAATTGTTAAGAAAAAGAATAATCTTTTATCTTGGGATTACGAATGTTATGTTCATGTTAGTTCTAATTATATTGAGGGAGTTTGGACAAATGACCATGTAAAAACTAATAGTTGGGGAAAAATTTTAAAGTGTGACCTTTTTGATGATATTAAAACTATTGATTCAAGACACGGTGATAAAGTAAAACAGTATAATAGAGATAATACATTAGATAAACTTGGAATTTAGTTCCAAGTTTCATTATCTAAGTCTTCTTTTCTATCTTCACACTTAGCTCTTAACATAGAAATTCTATCTCTATATTCTTGTTCTTCTTTATTGTCAAACTTGATTCTTAACTGACCTTTATCATTTAAGATATCGTCATACTTATTATATAATTTATCAACTCTTTCAATAAGAACATCTAAGAACTCACTAATACTTTCAGTATAAGTAAACCAATCAATTACTCTTTTCTCTTCACCATCAACAGATTGTTCTATTAAAGCATAACCTAAAGCTTTAGCATCTATTTCAGTTAGATATTCAACTCCTGTTATATCAACAGCATTACTATCTTTAGCTTCTTCTATCTTATAAACCTCAGTTGCGAATTTCTTAGGAATGTAATTACCTTTATAATCAACAACTAATAAATCTTGACTTATGTAACTATAGCTAGACCAGTCGCTAAATTTATCAGATATTTTATCAAACCAAAACCAATCAGTGTCTATTAGAGTAATATTGTTATCACCTTCATACATATATTTATCACCAGGACTTGGTACATCACCATCACTATAAATCTCAGTAACTACTCTTACAGCGGTTTGATCGTATAACATTCTACGTTCAATATCAGACCAAACACCATCATCTACATGGAAATATTCATCATGATCTTCATCATAGAATATATCATCATAGTCTTCTGGGTACCAACCTTGTCTTCTTCTACTACTTGCTCTTCTAACTTCAACCGATCTATCCAGGATTAAATAATCATCAAGAGGGTCTGACCAAATAGCATCATCTTCAGAAATTCTTCTATCATACCATTCAGAGTAAACACCACCTTCAATTTCTTGATATCCACCACCAGTATCTTCTAAAATATACTGACCTTCATAGTCTTTATCTTGTTCATCATCATTGTGTAAAATGCCATTACTAACATCATATCTTCTAAAAGTATCCATATAAGGGTATCTGTTGTAATCTTTATCTTTAACCTTAACCGTCATCTGAACATTTTTAACTTCATCATTTATAGTAACCGTTGAATAACTATGATGGTTATTATATGATTTATAACACCAACCTTGTTCTTTAGCATAGTTTTTGAATTTTTGAACATCAGAGTCTTTAATAGTATATTGTCTATCCATAAAATACTCAACACCTTCAATAACATCACTACCTCTTTTTATAGATGATAATTTCCAAACCAAAGCTCTGCCTAATATTTTATCATCTTCTTTAAGTATTAATAATTTACAAACATCTTGGTTTTGAGTATAGATTCCAAATAAACCTCTTTTTTTAGCCATACAAGATGAACCTAATGTACCACCTTCTTCTTTATAATTCTCATACCAGTACCAATATTCAATATCTTCGCCTTCAACTAAATCAAAATGCTCTCCAGTTTTTTCTAAAGAAGCTTTAAATGAATTTACAAAATCTTGTCTTTGTTTATCATTATATTTTCCGGGAAATAGTTTATTAACAAACTTACCTAATGCTACTTCGTTTCTTGATTTAGTAAATACTCCAGAAGCGTCAGGTGTTTTATTCATATCAAACTCATGTAAGTCATTTGAATAAGTCTGAGGATCTGGCATTGCCTTGTTATCAATGTTTATAGACCAATCTATATCAGGATATTTAGCATTAATCAACGGCTTAGCATTTCTCATTGTTATAAAAGAAAGATAACCTTCTTTACCTAAATCAATAAAAGTCATATCAGGCTTTACATCGGTACCTTCTGAATTTAATAATTCAGCCGCAATATCATTATTCTTTATTCTACTAAGAGCTTTTCTAACATTTGGTGAGTAATACAAAAAAGACTCATTGATAGCCTTTTCTAATAATAAATCTTCAATAAAACTATTATAATTTGAAATCATACAAACTATATATTAATTTTATATTGGTAAATTAATAAATATATCATATCTTTGTAAGACAAAAAATTATACACAATTAATGGCAACTATAAAAAAGTTCAACCAATTTAACACATCTGAATGGATAGGACCTTTAACAATCCTCGATATTAAGGATAATATCGTTTATACTAACTTTGGTAATTTCTCTAATAAGTCAGAAAATAAATTAACTATAGGCTACTCTTATATTTTAAGAGTTGTAGGTAATGATATTGTTGATACAGGAATGTCCTGTGTTGACTTAGTTGTTTTAGTAGATACTGGAACAAATTATAAAATTCTTTCTATTAAGCGTGGTAAAGAACCATTCAAAGGAATGTGGGCTAATCCAGGTGGTAACATTGATGAAGGTGAGATACCTTTAGATGCCGCAATCCGTGAGTTAGAAGAAGAAACAGGACTTCTTATACATCCTAGAGACTTTACTTACGTTGGTGCCTTTGATAAGCCTTATCGTGACCCTAGAAATAAAAACTGTGTTAGTCATGCTTTTGCTACTGTCTTAGATGAAATCCCAGAAGTTGTAGCTGGTGATGATGCTACAGAATGTACTTGGAATGATGTTAGTTATGACGGTGATGTAACCGTTGATATGGCATTTGACCACGCAGAAATAATTAAAAAATCAATTCAATCAATTTAATATGAATTTAAAATACTTAAAAGAACCATTTGTTATTATCCTTATCGGACCACCTCTTTCGGGTAAATCAACTTGGATTAGAGAAAACTTTCCAACGACTGAAGTAATTAGTCGTGATGAAACCGTTATGGAAGTATATGGTTCAAGAAACTATACAGAAGCATTTAACAATGTTGATCAAAAAGAAGTAGATAGAGTTTTAACTCAAAAGTTTATTGATGCTAATGAGGCTAAGAAAAATGTGATTGTTGATATGACTCATATGGCTTCTAAACGTAGAAAGCAAAATCTAAACTATTTTTCTGATGATTACTATAAGTTGGGTGTTATCTTTCCTATTTTATCAGATGAAGAATATGAAAGAAGAAACAAAAAAAGAATTGAAGAGGAAAACAAAGATCTTCCAATGAGAATTGTAAAGAATATGATTTCTTCTTATCAACCAATTCAACCAGATGAAGATTTTAACAAAGTAATAACATTAAAATAAAATATATGTCAAGTACATTCGACGCATTGGTAGAAGCTATACAGGCTTCTGGTAAAAAATTTAACGAGATTGGTAAAGAATCTATTTTTGCTTATCTTCAAAAACAAGGTGAACCTAAAAGCACATGGGATTCTACTTATCAAAAACTAAATGATATGTTTACTCCAACTAAAAAGAAATCTAACTTATCAAGTGCTGGAAATTCTGGAACTTCTATGATGGTAGATACACATGTGTCTGTTGTTGATTATTCAGACTCATCACACAATGATGTTAAGACTAGACAACCAAGGAAGTCAATTTTTTCTGAGATAAAGAAAGTAGCTGGGTAAAAGAAATTATTTAATCATAGGCATACTATAAGTGTGCCTATGATTTTGTATTTTAAAAAGTATTTATTATATTTGTATTTCAAATAAAATATATACATGACTGATTTTATCTCTACATACTCTCTGAACACTAATGAAATTAACAAATTGGTTGATTTTGATTGTGTAAAATCAGATAGATGGATTGATTTAGTACTTGAAAATGAAGGTCAATTTAGTAGAACTGGTGAGTTCATGGCATTCGATATAGATGGTGTGGAATTAGTTATATTTTATAATTTATCTGTATATGGTAAAATAGAATATGATAGAGGTGATTATTGGACACCACCATATTGTGATGTTGATATCACTGGTGAATCTATTGATGTGAATCAAGTTATCTTAGATAACTATGATATTGAGTTAACAAAAGAACTCAAAGATTCATTTTCAAAAGTAATTAAAAATAATTTATAATTATGGCAAATGTTTATTTTGATAAGGAAAATTACGGTAACTGGGTAGTTTATGAATTAGAAGACTACTATAATTTTAAAGCCGTTAACTATCAAACAAATGAAGAATCAAATCATATTTTATCTTGGTCTAGAAATTATGATGAATCTGATTTAAGTGATAATGTAGATAGAATCTATGATGTAGAAATAGATGAAGTAAAATATTATTTTCTTTTTTGTAAAAATAATAAAGGCTGGGATTTAATCTCAGAAGATCCAAGTAAATTAGAACTACTTATAAAAGAAAAAGGTTTATTTTTTACTGGTGAGACTAAGATAGTTGAGTAAGTTATCCATCAATTGGTCAGCTCTTTCAAAAAATTCTTTATTCTTTAATACTTTTATATTCGCTGTATAATAGTCAACTCCTTTATTTACATAAAATGATTGTACCAATTCATCAGGTACATAAACACCGGAATACTTTAATTGATTTATAAAAGGCATAACAACATTTTTAGGATTGTGTGAAAAGCCATCATCCATAATATCATATGAATCCGGTAATTCTCTATCGTGATAATCATCGGCACCATCATCACCATGTACATAAAACCCCGCAACTTTACCTTCTAAATGATTTCTTAAAAGACTATCAAATTTTCTAGACTTTGATAGTTTACCAGTCACCTCGGCATTTTTAATATTCTCTCTACCCAATACATTAATAGCATCCCAAACATTCATAGTTAAGTTAGAACAAACTAAACGATCAAACATTGTTTTAACTTGAGCTGATAAAGAATGCCAATGAACAGGTGAAACAATTATAAAAGCATCACATTCTTGTAATAGATTATAAACATCTAATTCGTGTAGTAAGTCAGGTACTTTTTGGTCACCTTTGTTATAACAAGAACAAGGAAAGTGACAATGATAACCACCCGCAGTTGAAACACAACCTTTACAAGGTTGAATAGTTGGCTTCTTATATTGATTAACAGAAAGGTCTATAAGTTTGAAGTTAATAAAAGGAGACCACTCTTCTAAAATATAATCAACAATAACATGACTTTTAGAGTCCATGCCAGGACAAGTATCTTTATCTCTTGGAGAACCTTGAAATAAAACGACATTTGGTTTTTTGTCACCGAGCTTTCTAATAATCATATTTGTATATATTAATTATTTTTACTATCTTTGCCTTATGAAAGTTAGTTTTGATTTTGATAATACGTTATCTCGAAAGGATGTTCAAGAGTTTGCCAAAGAGTTGGTGAATGAAGGGCACGAAGTTTGGATTGTTACTTCTAGGTTTGATGATGAAACTGCTGAAAAAAACCTTAATAAATCTGGTCTTTTTGCCGGTGTTGTTAATCAAAACCAAAAACTTTTTAAGGTTGCTGAACAATGTGGCATTAAAAAAGAGAATATTCAATTTACTTGTATGGAATCTAAATCTTTATTTTTAGAAGGTAAAGGATTTATATTTCATTTAGATGATGATGATATTGAGTTGATGGATATTCATGAAAATAATAAATTTACTGGTTATAAATGTTTTCCAGTTCATGTTGACCATTTTGAGTGGAAAGAAACTTGTAAAGATATTTTGAAAAAAAGTTTGGCGGAATAAAAAATTGTTGTATCTTTGTGTAACAAAAAGAGAACACAATGATTAAATAATAAATGAAAACAATTTTCGTAATTAAATTATTTGTAATTCTAGGAATTACAAGTATGGGTCCGAAAAACTATTCTTACTCTATAACATTGGCGACACGGTGCCGATAATGGAAGAAAAACAAATTAGAGTGGATATTTATCCAAATTCTAAAAAGTGATAAAAATTTGCGGTTTTTTACAACTTTTGAAAATCGTAAAGTATAACATAAAGAGTTTTCGTAGTGGTTAACTCTTAATTCCTCCAACTGAGGGGTCTGTTTTTACAGGGTGGGTACTAAACCCCACGCAAAGTTTTCGTAGTGGTTAACTTACCTCTGAACAGAGGGGTCTGTTTTTACAGGGTGGATACCTAACTCCACACTAAAATTAATTCTATGAATGACACGGAAATGTATGCTTTAATAGCAACTCCTGTTATATTGTTTGGTTCAATAGCAATCGCAGTGTATAAGGAAAAGAGAGCCAAGAGAAAGAAAGGCGTTTAATCCCATCTAAGATGGGATTTTTTTTGTAAAACTTTTTAATAATTTTTAATATTAACATTAATGGATTTACTAACATCAGAAATAGATATTTTACTTCTTATATTACCTAGAATTTTAGTAGCCACAATATGTGGATTTCTTGTAGGTTGGGATAGAGAAAAGAAAAAGAAAGTAGCCGGTTTAAGAACAATGGTTCTTATTAGCGTTGGTACTTGTATATTTGTTTTATCAGCTCTTGTTTGTTCAAAAATGTATAATATATCAGACCCATCCAGAATTATATCAACTATTATAACTGGTATAGGATTTTTAGGTGCTGGTGTTATTATGAAACATGATGATAAAATTGTTGGTGTAACAACCGCTTCTTTTATATGGGTAATCGCGGGTATAGGTATTATGGCTGGTCTTGGAATAATTATTATGCCAATTGTTTTGACTTTTGGACTTTTATTCATATCTTCGTATTTCGAAAAATTAGAAAAGTACATACAAAGAAAAAATCAATAGATGAAATTAGAAATCGAACGCAAATTTCTATTGAAGGCTATGCCTGATATAGATCCTACCGAGGTTGTTAAAATTGACCAATACTATTTTAAAAATTCAAAAGGTGTTTGGGAACGAGCTCGATCATGGGAGTCTAATAAGAATGGTAAAAAATATATTCACACGGTTAAAAAAAGCATTTCTAAAGGTGTAAACCTTGAAGATGAAAAAGCATTAACTGATGTTGAGTTTGTTGATTTTAAAAATAAGTGTTTATCAAAAACACTTGAGTCTAAATTCATTTCCAAAGAAAGATGGATTTATCCAGATGGTAAACTTTATTGGGAAGTTGATATTTTTAATAGTGGTCACCATTTAATTGTAGCAGAGATTGAAATACCTACAAAAAGCTATAAATTGACTATTCCGGATTTTATTAAAGATAAAATGCTGTTAGAAGTAACAGGATTAAAACAATTCAGTAATAGAAACCTTTCTAATAAAATCTAATATAAAAAACATGAGTAATAAATTAGAATTAAGAATGTATGGTCTTGTACCATATAATATTTCACCAATTCAACAAGCTATCCAATTTGGACACGCTGTTGTTGAGTATGGTCAAAAAATGAAATACTTAGGTGAACATAAGCAGTCACTGAATACTCAGTACAATGATTGGGCTGATAACTGGAAAACATTTATCATCTTAAATGGTGGTACGACAAATCATAAAACTTCCTTAGAAAATGGATTACCATTTGGTAGTCTGAATAACCACTTACTTACTTTATCTGAAAATGATGTTGAGCTTGCTCATTTTAGTGAGCCAGATTTGGGTGACCAATTAACTGCGGTTGTTTTCATTGTTGATGAAAGAGTATTTAATAAAAAGAAATATCCGGATTTTGGATTTGACTATGATGAAATAAATGAATGCTTTGTTAGAAATACTAATTTTGGTCTAAAGCCAGACTCTGCTTGGAAAGAAAGTATAGGTGGTGCTAAAAATGTCTTCCTAAGAGACTTTTTGAAAAACTTTAGATTAGCTTAACTATGGCTGAAAGTTGGATAAAGATTAATGATGAAATATTTTACACTAAAGATATATCAATTCAATTAAGTATTGGATCACATGCTTCTTTATCATTGACATTTGATATTAATAAATATCCAAGCTATTCAAATATATTTTTTACTAAATATGATGGTCGTGAAAAATTTAATATTGTAGGTAAAGATTTTGAAGCAAAAGGAACTATAATTAAAACAATTGATATTGATAAAAGTACAATGATTGTATCTGTTAGATGTGATTTGCTTAATCATAAAGATATTTCAGAAAGAAGAGAAGAAATTCTTGATAAAGTACTAAACAACCCTGAAAATAATAATATAAAATAAACAAGTAAAATTTAAAATATGAAGAATATAAAAAACAACATCGAAGGCAAAGATTATGTCTCCCCAAACATCAAAGCCGCTCTCGAAGATGATGATGATGATGGTCCTTCATTTTCTAGTTCAAAGAAACCAGACTCTAAGTCTAAAACTCCTGTACTAGATACATATAGCCGTGATTTAACCAAAATGGCTGAAGAAGGTAAATTAGATGCTATTGTTGGTAGAGAAAAAGAGATTGAAAGGGTTTCTCAAATTCTTTCCCGTAGAAAGAAGAATAACCCAATCTTAATTGGTGAGCCAGGTGTTGGTAAATCTTCAATTGCTGAAGGATTGGCACTTCGTATTATCCAAAGAAAAGTAAGCCGTATTCTTTTTAATAAAAGAATTGTAATGCTTGACTTGGCTTCTATGGTTGCTGGTACAAAGTATCGTGGTCAGTTTGAAGAACGTATCAAAGCGTTAATGGCTGAAATGGAGAAAGAACCAGATGTAATCCTTTTCATTGATGAAATCCACACTATTATCGGTGCTGGTGGTGCTTCTGGCTCATTAGATGCTTCTAACATGTTCAAACCAGCTTTGGCTCGTGGTGAAATCCAAATCATCGGAGCTACTACGTTGGATGAATATCGTAAGCATATTGAGAAAGATGGTGCTCTTGAAAGACGCTTTCAAAAAGTAATTGTTGAACCAGCTTCTGCTGAAGAAACAATTCAAATTATCGCTAACATTAAGGATAAGTATGAATCACATCACAATGTAGTTTATACCACAGAAGCTATTAAAGCTTGTGTTGACCTAACAGATCGTTATGTTACCGATAGATTCTTACCAGATAAAGCTATTGATGCTTTAGATGAAGCAGGTTCCCGTGTTCATATTTCAAACATTGTTGTTCCTCAGTCAATTACTGACATTGAGAATAAAATTGTTGAGATTAAAGAGAAAAAGAATCAAGTTATTCGCTCTCAGAAATATGAAGAAGCTGCTAAGTTAAGAGATGTTGAAAGACAACTTAACACTTCTTTAGAGGAAGAAAGAAAGAAGTGGGAAGAAGAATGTGCTAATAACAAGCAAACCGTTACTGAAGATAACGTAGCAGAAGTTGTTTCGATGATGACTGGTATTCCTCTTCAAAAAGTATCTGAAAACGAAACATCTAAATTAGCAAAAATGCAAGATAGCATTGTTGGTAAAGTTATCGGACAGGATGATGCGGTTAAAAAGATTGTTAAAGCAATTCAAAGAGGTCGTGTTGGTTTGAAAGACCCAAACAAACCAATTGGTTCATTTATGTTCTTAGGCCCTACAGGTGTTGGTAAAACACAATTGGCTAAAGTCTTGGCTAAGTATCTATTCGACTCAGAAGATTCTTTAATTAGAATTGATATGTCTGAATACATGGAGAAGTTTGCTGTATCTCGTTTGATTGGTGCGCCTCCAGGATATGTTGGTCATGATGAAGGTGGACAATTAACTGAGAAAGTTAGACGCAAACCTTACTCTGTAGTACTTCTTGATGAAATTGAGAAAGCTCACCCAGAAGTATTCAACTTGTTACTTCAAGTATTGGATGATGGTCAGTTAACAGATTCTCTTGGTAGAAAAGTTAACTTTAAAAACACCATCATTATTATGACTTCAAATACTGGTTCACGTCAGTTGAAGGAATTCGGAACTGGAGTTGGTTTCAATACCAAAAACAAGGAAATGAAAGGTCAGCAAGAATCAAATGCGGTGATTGACAAAGAGTTAAAGAAGAAATTTGCACCTGAGTTCTTGAATCGTATTGATGATGTTGTAATGTTTAACTCTCTCGATAAAGAAGATATCAATAAAATTATTGGTATTGAATTAGAGAAATTGGTTGACCGTGTTCAAAAGATGGAATTCGAATTAGAAATAACTGAAGCATCTACTGATTACATCGCTACTCAAGGATTTGACCCAGAATATGGCGCTAGACCTTTGAAAAGAGCTATTCAGAAGTATGTTGAAGATGTTTTAACAGAAGAAATCATCCAACAAAACCCTGAGAAAATGTCAAAATTGTTGTTAGACTACAACAAAGATGAAGACAAAATGGTTGTATTAATTACTCCTCCTCAAAAGAAGAAAAAAACTACAACTAAAAAGAAAGATATTGAATAGACTTCCTTCTGTTCATATCAAAGATAAGAGAGAGTTGAAAAACTCTCTCTTTTTATTTTAAACAATTATTATAATAATCAGTATAAACAATATGGTACTTTACATTTTTATAACACATCAGAAAAACATAAATAACTGCTATAATAGAATCTTTAATATGATGAAGGATGATTTTATAGTCGTTCAGGGTGGATTTGCTAAAGATGAATATGATGAGGACAAAAAAATACTGAAATTGAATTGTAATGATTTATATGTAGGTCTGCCGGAAAAAGTTATGAAAACATTTCATTATTTAATTAGTGATGATAGATTTAGTAAATATACACACTTTTGTAAATTGGATGATGATATGATAGTTACTAAAAGATTTGAAAATTTAACTGATGATTATTTAGGTAATGTTTCTTATCAAGAGGGTAATAGAAATTGGCACATTGGTAGATGTGGTAATTTTTGGGATAAGATTCCATATTTAGGTAAATTTGTACCTTGGTGTATGGGTGGGTTTGGTTATGTTGTTTCAAGAAAAGCTTTGCAAAAAGTATTACCAAATTTTAACTATTTAGATCATATTTATGAAGATCTATACATGGGTATTATTTTAAATAATTCAGGCATACTACCTAAAATGATAAATACAAAAGAATATCTGATAAGCCCAGACCATAAATAAGTAAAATAGTAATGATTAAAATTTATACCTATGCTCATAAAAGACCAGATTTTATCGCAATTCAATTTGACTCTATTTCTAAATACCTTAAAGACGACTATGAATATGTTGTTTTTAACAACGCTATAGATGATGAAAATTTAAGTTCTCAAATAGAAAAAGAATGTCAAAAGATTAATATAAAATGTATAAAAGTACAGCTACAAGAAGATATTAATAATCAAAATTTTATTGATGGTTCTGAGATACAATTTATAAATAACAATGGTAATTACAAATACGCTAATCCAAATGTTGCTTGTTCTTACCCTCTTATTTGGTCTTTTAAAAATATTATATCTAAAGATGATAATGAAAATATAATTGTTATCATTGATTCTGATATGTTTTTTAGTAGAGATATCTCTATTAAAGATTTAATGACCGGTTATGATATAGCCTTTATTCCTCAATATAGAAATAATGATGTTCACTATATGTGGAATGGGTTTGTTATTATAGATGGTAGTAAAAATAATTTAAATGAAATAAACTGGTTTTGTGGAAGAGTTAATGGCCAACCTGTTGATGTTGGTGGACAAACTCATTTTTATCTTAAAAATAATCCTCAATTAAAAATAATGTATTTAGAGTTTTGGAATCTAAATGAATTTAATAATGATGAATATAGATCACATCTAAATGGTAATATGTGCGTTCTTTTTTCTTTGAAAGACAATGAAGTTGTAGATTTTACTCCAATAGATAGTAGGTTTACTGATAATAATAAATTATTTGATTACGAAATAGATAAAGATAGTTTTGATGAGTATATAAAATACTATACAGATAATATTAAATATATTAAAAACTCTGTAGAATCATTTAACTTTCCAAAACCAGAGCATATAGATTTTATAAAATGTTATAATAAAAAAATAGAAGACTCTTTTATTTTTCATTACAAGAGTGGTAGTAACTATCTAAACTTCCAAGATAATAATTATAATAAGTTAAAGACTAATGCTCTTAAAAAATTAATTGAATCACTATGATATTTTTTTCAATTGCCATACCCACTTATGAAATGAAAGGTAAAGGTGTTGAGTATTTAAGACAAAGCTTTCAAATATTAAAAAATCAAACATTTAAGGATTTTGAAATTGTTATATCCGACCATAGTAAAAATGATGATATAAAAAACTTATGTGAAGAGTGGAAAGATACTTTAGATATTAAATACTTCCAAAATACAAAAGATATAGGTAGCTCTTCATCAAATATAAACAATGCTATTATTAATTCTAAAGGTGAATGGGTTAAAATATTATTTCAAGATGACTTTTTATATAATGATCAATCATTAGAAAACACTCATAAAGTAATTATTGAAAATTCTGATAAAAAATGGTTTGCTTCATCATGTGAACACAGCAATGATGGTAATACTTTTTATCGACCACTTTATCCAAAATGGGATGATAGAATGTTATATGGTTTTAATAGCATTAGCTCACCTAGTGTTATAACTATTAAAAATGATAGCACAAGATTATTTTTTGATAAAGATTATATATGGTTAATGGATTGTGACTATTATCAAAGATACTTTAATAAGTTTGGTCTACCAACTATTATACCCGATATAACCGTGGTTAATAGAACATGGGGTGACCAGTTAACAAATACTATTCCTGATTCTGTTAAAAAGAATGAACATTATCAGATATTAAAAAAACATAGAATTATATGGTAAATAAAATTAATTTAAATAACGTAACAATAGTCTCTGTTGCTTGTGTTAGACCATTAGAAACATTAAAGGCTATTAAATATTCAATGAATGGAATTGAGTTTAATAAAGCAATGTTATTAACAAATCATAATATAACAGACAATGAAGTTGAAATAGTTAATATTAATAATCTAGATTATGAAGGCTACAATCGGTTCATTGTTTATGATTTACACAAATATATTGAAACAGAATTTGCTTTAATTGTTCAAGATGATGGATATGTTATCAACCCTAATATGTGGCAAGATGATTTTTTAAAATACGATTACATAGGTGCTCCTTGGGGGTTGCCTAGTGATAATTTTAGTTTTAGAGATCCATTTGGTAATTTAATTAGAGTTGGTAATGGTGGTTTTTCTTTAAGAAGTAAAAAGATATTATCACTTCCTACTCAACTAGGATTAGAATGGAAAAGCTATTTTGGTTTTTATAACGAAGATGGGTTTTTTACTTGTCACAATAGACATCATTTTGAAAAAGAAGGTTGTGTATTTGCTCCAATTGATGTTGCTAAGTATTTCTCACATGAAGCAGAGATACCAGAAACAATAGGTATCCAACCATTTGGATTTCATGGTAAATGGTCAAAATATTTAAGAATGTTATAAATATGTTAACAGCAACAATGACAGGTAATTTAGGCAACCATATGTGGAATTATGTTCTATGTAGAGTTGTCGCTGAGAAATTAGGATATGAATGGGGTGTTAATCCTGTTCCAACACATGATTATCATAATGGTTCAAACCAAATGTACTTCATGAATGTTGATTTTGGTAAAGAAGTAGAGGTTATTGGTAAAAACGAAAGAGGTCTTAATGTTTATAAAAACATACCTAATGAGTATTATGATAGTCCAAAAAAATATAATTACATCGGTAATGAGTGTTGGATAAATCTTTATGATTCTAATGTATTTAATGTACAAGATAATACAATGATTCATTTAATATCACAATCAGAAGATTATTTAATAGATAGAAAAAGTGAAATACAATCTTGGTTTAATATTAAAGATGAATATAAAAACGAATATAATAATAGACTACTCGAATCTGGTATAAATTTAGATGATAATTTATGTGTTATAAATTTCAGAGGTGGTGAGTTTTTATCAGTTCATAATTTAGTTCCTAGACCTGAGTATTGGAGAGATTGTATCAATCATATGAAATCTATAAATCCAAATATGAACTTTATAATAATAACAGATGATGTTAGATCCGCTACTAGATATATCGGAAATTACCCTTGTTATCATTTTGATATTGGAATGGATTTTTATATTATAAACCAATCAAAATATTCTATATTGAGTAATTCCAGTTTTGGCTGGTGGGCTTCTTGGTTAAATATTAAATCAAATTTAACAATTGGTCCAAAATATTGGGCAAGACATAACATAAGTGATGGTTATTGGTCATTAGGTGACCAGTATGTAAGAGGTTGGTATTATATGGGTAGAGATGGATTACTATATGACTATGATGCTTGTAAAAAAGAATCTAATGAATACTATAAAAATAAAAATTTAATATAATGAGAAAAATTTATGATTGCTTTCTATTCTTTAATGAATTGGATTTACTTGAGATGAGATTAAACATTATGGATCCATATGTTGATTATTTTGTAATCACTGAAGCCTCAGTAACACATAGCGGAATACCTAAACCTTATAACTTTGAGGCAAATAAAGAAATGTTTTCTAAGTTTCTACATAAAATAATTTATATAAAAAACGATGACATTCCAAATGACTTTGTTAATTTACCTCAAATTGAAAATCCAGATTCATATGAAGGACAATGTGTTAAAAAAATACATGAACTAATTGAATCTCAAAATGGATTATTCAATAGACAAACTGAACCTTATTTTGGTAGAGACTTCTTTCAAAAAGAATCTATTCGTAAAGGCTTAGAAAATTGTCAAGATAATGATATTATAATCTCATCTGACTTAGATGAAATACCAAACCCAGAGATATTAAAAAATATAGATGAGTATTTAGATAAGGCAAAGTTTTTCACGTTTGTTCAAAAAACATATTATTACTATTTGAACTTCTTAAAAGAATCTAATTGGAAAGGATCTAGATTAGCTTTATATAAAGATGTTAAAGACTACTCTTACAACAAATTAAGAGCTCAACAAAATTATGATTTAGAAAATGGTGGTTGGCATTTTAGTTTTATGGGTGGACCAGAAAGAGTTAGAACAAAGATAGCCTCATACTCACATCAAGATTTAAATAACCAATATGTTATGGCTAGTGTTGAAAGTAATATTGAAAAAGGTATGGATCCATTTTTTAGAGGTGGTTTAGCAAAAGTAGAAATAGATAATACATATCCAGAATATCTTTTAAATAATTTAGATAGATACTCACATATGATTAAAAAATAAAAATATTAAAAATGAATAATTACGACATTTTATCAGAAAACTCCGAGCATCACTGGCCTTTACTAAATACTAATAATGAAGTTTTATTAGATTTAGGTTGTGGAAGACACTGGGCATTTGAATTAGAAGATTCAAGTCCTGTTTATTTAGGTAAAGAAGCATTAAAAGTTATAGCAATAGATGCTTCACCACAAGAAATAGACTATTTTAACTCCGCTGATTTAGATAAAGATAAGTTTACTTTTCTTTGTATGAAGATACAATCTAAGCAAGATATACTTAATTTGATTGGTGAGTATAAACCAACCGTTTTAAAATGTGATATTGAAGGATTTGAGACAAATTTTTATGACATAACAAAAGAAGAAATGTCTAATATAAAAGAAATAGGAATGGAGTACCATAATTATGATATTTTAGATAAAATATCAAATAAGCTTATTGAGTGGGGATTTGATATTCACACAAAAGCAAGATTTGCTTTTGTTGATGCTCCTCAAATGGGTGTTTTGTTCTGTAAAAGAAAATAAAATTAAAATATGAACATTAAAAGAATTATTATTTGGGGTCATTGTATAAACGGTAATACTGCCGGTAGCCATAGTTGGATACACAGAGGTTACTATCTGGCATTTAAAAAATTAGGTTATGAAACACATTGGATTGACAATTTATCAACAATTGATCAAAATGATTTATCCGGAACTTTATTTTTTACAGAAGGTACTGCATCAGGTACTATGCCTGTAAGAGAGGATTGTTATTATGTTTTACATCATATTGATAACAATCCTTTTATTCAAAAAGGTGCTAAGTATGTTAATCTTTGTAACTATTTACATGTTGAGTTAAATGAAGGTAGAAATTGGAACTACCCTGGTTCATCTATTGAAAAAATAAAAGATTATGTTTACTATGATATTAATAGTAAGGCTATTTATCAACCTTGGGCAACAGACCTTTTACCGGAACAAATAGAAGAAAATATAGCAAACTTTGATATTAACAAGAAAGAAATAAACTTTGTTGGTAGTGTTTGGTCAGAAAATATCAACGAAATAATGCCATTTTTTATGGATTGTTTTAAGCGAGATATTAAGTTAAATATCTATGGTTGGTTTCAATTTCCAAATCTTATGAAATCATATACAAACATTTCTCATATGGCACCTTGTGGAACTAGTGAAGAAGTAGCAATTAATCTTATTAAATCTTCTTTAATATATCCTGATGTTAGAGGTGAGTTACACAGAAGAGTTGGATATATCCCATGTAGAACATTTAAGAATATAAGTTATGGTTGTATACCTTGTACTAATTCTTTGCCAGTTTATGAATTCTTTGATAAGATTTTACCATATTCTGAAAATACAGGTGAGTTTATTCAAAAGTCGATAGACTATTTAACAAATGATAAAAATAAAGAAAAATCAATTTATCTAATGAATAAGGTTAAAGAACATCACACCTATATTAACAGAGCATTGGATTTATTAGATTTTATAAAAGTTATCTATAATAATGGAGAATAAAATAGCAATTATAACAGGTTCAGCTGGGCTTATAGGTTCACAAGCATGTGACTTTTTTAGTAAGAAAGGATATAAAATTATTGGCATAGATAACGATATGAGAGCTTATTTCTTTGGTGAAGGTTCTTCTACTAAAGACTCATTAAAGTCTCTTAAATCGAAAATAAATGACTATGAACACTATAATATAGATATCAGAGACTATCAAAAACTAAGTGAAGTATTTAGTAACTACTCATCTGATATTGATATTGTAATTCACACAGCGGCTCAACCATCACATGACTGGGCGGCTAACGAGCCTTTAACAGATTTTAGTATTAATGCTACTGGAACAATGAATATGTTAGAAGTAACAAGATTGAATTGTCCTAAAGCTACATTTATCTTTACATCAACTAATAAAGTTTATGGTGATACACCTAATTATTTAGACTTGATTGAAACAGATACTAGATGGGAATTAATTGATGGTAGTATAAATGAAACCATGTCTATTGATAATACTAAACATTCTGTATTTGGTGCTTCTAAAGTAGCTGCTGATGTTATGTGTCAAGAATATGGTAAATACTTTGGAATGAATATTGGTATTTTCAGAGGTGGTTGTTTAACTGGACCAAATCATGCCGGTGCTGAATTACACGGCTTTCTTTCTTATTTAGTTAAGTGTATTGTTAATGATAAACCATATACAATCTTTGGTTACAAAGGCAAACAAGTAAGAGATAATATTCACTCTTGGGATTTAGTTAATATGTTCTGGGAATTTCATCAGAATCCAAAACAAGGTGAGGTTTATAATGCTGGTGGTGGTAGAGATAACTCTACTTCTATATTAGAAGCGATTGACACAATTAATAAAATTGCGGGAACTAATTGGTCTAATTACACTATATCTGAACAAAATAGAATTGGCGATCATATTTGGTATATTTCTGATTTAACAAAATTTAGAACTCATTACCCAAATTGGAATATAACTATTGACTTAGAAGAAACCATTAGACAAATGGTTGATTTTGAAAAAAGTAAATTAAATAAATGATTATAGTAAAACTAATGGGTGGTATGGGTAACCAAATGTTTCAATACGCATTTGGTAGAGCGTTGTCCTTAAAATATAATACACCATTAAAGATTGATTTATCATTCTTGAAAAACAGAAATATGGGTCCTGGCTTTATTTATCGTGATTATGATTTAAATCTTTTTAATGTATATGAGGATTTCAATGTTAATTATAATGGTGTTGCTGTTGCGAGTGAACCATTTTTTCATTATTCAAATGAGTTGGTTAATGCCATTGCTCAAGTAAAAGATAGAAATATTTTAATTGATGGCTATTGGCAATCACCAAAATACTTTTTAGGATTAGACTCTCAAATTAGAAAAGATTTTGAATTTAAAAATAAAGTTGATGATAGTAAAGATGATAATATACTAAATATGGTTAATCTCATAACCAATTCAAACTCTGTTATGATAAACGTAAGAAGAACAGATTATCTAAATACAAATCATCATGGTGTTATGGGTTTAGAATATATTAATAATTCGGTTAATATTATTAAAAGTAAAGTAGAAAATCCTAAGTTTTTTATATTCTCTGATGATATTGATTGGTGTAAAAGTAATATAGTTTTAGATAATATGGTCATAGTTGATCACTCATATAAAGGTGATAGATTTTCATACTATTTACAATTAATGATGATGTGTAAAAACTTTATTATACCCAATAGCACATTTGCTTGGTGGGCCGCTTGGTTGAATCAGTATGAAGATAAAATTGTAATAGCTCCTAAGAAGTGGCTAGCGAGTGATAAAATAAATACAAATGATATAATACCAAGTGATTGGATAAGAATATAAAAATTAAAATGAAAAAAATATTTATTACGGGTTGTGCCGGTTTACTGGGTGCTAATTTTTCCAGATATCTACTAGATAAAGGATATTTTGTTGTAGGAGTTGATAACTTTTTTGGAGGTTATAAAGACTTTTTACCAAATCATGAAAACTTTAAATTTTATGAAATTGATCTTTATGATAACAAATCAATATCAGAACTTTTTGAAAAATACGAATTTGATTGTGTATATCATTTTGCTGCTTATGCTGCAGAGGGGTTATCACCTTTCATAAGAAGATTTAATTATATAAACAATGTTGTTAACTCAATGTCAGTTATAAATGAATGTATTAATAGAGATATTAAAATTATATTCACATCATCTATGGCTGTCTATGGTGGTCAAACTCCACCATTTGATGAGTCTATGCTTCCTAGCCCTGTTGACTCATATGGTATAGCTAAGTTTTCAGTTGAACAAGATTTAGCTTGTGGTGCTTCTCAATTTAATTTAAGATATAACATTATCAGACCTCATAATGTACTTGGTACTTATCAAAATATTTGGGATAAATATAGAAATGTAATTGGTATTTTTATTAGACAATCATTGAATAATCAACCCATTACAATCTATGGTGATGGTCTTCAAACAAGAGCATTTTCTGATATTAAATACTATATGAAACCATTTGAAATGTTAATTGATGGATTTGATGGAGAAACTTTTAATATAGGAGCAGACAAATACTATACAATTTTAGAGGTTGCTAATAAGGTTAAATCGATCGCGGATAAATATGGCTACAAAACAGACATTGTTCATCTTGAACCAAGACATGAAGTAAAACACGCTTATTGTGACCACACTAAAGCAAAAGATAAATTAAACTTTATTGATGATACAAATATTGATGTTTTAATTGAAGATATGTTTATTTGGGCAATGAAACAACCTAAAAGAGAAGTTAAAAAAATTGAATATGAAGTAACTAATAAAATATATTCATATTGGAAATAAATTATTATGATTAAAGAAAAAGATATAGTATTTGTAACAACTACTCTTTATACTAAGTGGTTGGGTTATCAAAAAAGAATAATTAAAGAATTATTTCCAGATAGTCATCATATAATAGTTGATGGTAGAAATAATTGGCCAAACTCTTGGTTTTATTGGATAGATGAGGTTAAAAAGTGTGATCAGAAATACTACATTCACATTGATGAAGATTTTTTTATAACAAGTAAAGATGAACTTTTGAAGGTTATTGAAAAAATGGATTCAGAAAGTATAGATTTAATTGGTTGTCCAGATGGTCACCATCATTTTAGAGGAGCAAATCCAGTAGCTATCAATACATTTTTAATGTTTGGTAGAGTAGATGATATTAAAAGAATTAATACAGATTTAAAAAACATGAGATTTAATCTTACTTCTTTTGACGGTTCTACTTATTCGTGGCAAAATAGTTATGGTATTAGGTTCAAAGAATCTTATAAATCTGATTTTAATTATCAATTTGATAAACAAGGTGGTTCAAACTTTATAAATGAGCATGAGCCTTACTATGCCTTTTTGTGGACAATGAAAGAACTGGGTTGTAAATTTGATTATTTGTTTCCTTACTTTGATGAGAGATTTAAATCAACTAATGCTAGATTAACTACAGACTCACCTGACATTGGTATACACATGTGGTATACTAGAAACTGGCACGAAACATTTGATGTTCATGGATTACCAAATCGTGAGAGATATGAAAGAGTTGAAAAGGTTTTATTAGATAATAAGAAAATAAATATTTATATCAATGTTGCTATTATTGGTAGTGTAAATTACATACTATCTGAATTATTAAATACTATATTCAAAAGTGGTTTATATTTTGCTTGTAATAAGATAGTGCTAATTTGTAATGGTGATTTTAATCAAATATCACTAAACTTAAATATTCCAAAAATTGAAATTGTTAAAGCAAATTCTGATATATCTAAATGTGAATTTCCTACATTAGATAGAATTTGGAATGATTGTCAACAAGAAGAACTAATAGTTTTATACTTACATACTAAAGGTGTTACTAAACCAGGTCAACAAACAATACAAGATTGGACAAACTTACTTTCTTATTTTAATATAGGAAAGTGGCAAGATAGGTTTTATGATTTAAATGATTATGATTGTTCGGGTATAAATTTTGGAGGTAACAAAGAAGATATTAATGAAAATCCTGAAACTTGGGGATACGGTAAAGCACCTGTTCATTATAGTGGAAACTTCTGGTGGTCTAAATCATCTCATATTAAAAAGCTACCTAATCCTATAAGTTGGCTACCTGATAACAATTATAGAAAATGGAGAGTTATGGCTGAGATGTGGTTGTGTCAAATAGATGGTGATTACAAATCTGCATGGCAGTCAAATGTAAATCACTATAAACAAAATTACCCAAAAAATTTATATGAATCAAATTAAAACAGGAGCTGGTGGTGAAATCTATTCAAATCCAGAAGCAGATAAATTAAGTGAGCACTACGGTATTGATATAGCTGATCAATTAACATCTATGTTATCGGCTGAATTAGCCAAAAGTATTGATAGAGATATTCTAAGAAGTTTAGGTTTAGAACCAGATAGAAATAAAAGAAGGATAAATTCTATTAATAAGATATTTAAAGACGTTGAATAATAGTTGGTAAAGAACCAAGTTCAAGTACTTTAGATTTATCCAATAAGAACTCAATATCATAAAAGTTAAAGTGAAATGTCATTGTAAATTCTTTAGCATTCACTTTTTGTTGTGAATAGTTAAATGTATTATCTGAAAGACCTTTAAGAACTATTTCATAGAATCTAATTACATAAATAGCGTCTCTGTGTATATCAACACAAGTAATTGTAAAAGGATTAACCCAAGCATTTTCAACATCTAAATAGTGTTTAGTTAAAATATCAAACATTAACCAATAGTTCAAATCAGCATCAACAGATCTAAATGTGACATTTAACTCATGAGTTGTTGTGATATCTTGAACATTTTTAGCTGGTTTGAATTCTCTAATTTTACCTCTCATATTAGTTTGTTTAGGCATATCAAAACTAATTCCTGGAAAATTAACAGACTTAATAGTTGAGTTAATATAATCAATTACATTCTCATACTGAACCCAATTTTTTTCTAATATTGGTGTATAAGTTTGAATAACATCATGTTCCACAAAATCACTTGGTAAGTTAAATATAAACTGACTCCCTTGACTACTTAATCTCATTTATTATTGTTATTTTTTATCCAGTAAGACCTGTTGCTGATGTCGCTGATGATATTGCATTATTTGATAATACACCTGGTTTAGATACCGGTATAGACTCAGTTGTTATTGCTCTTCTAGTAACTACAGCAGTTTCTTTAGGTAAATTAGGATCTTTAATAATTGTTGGGTTAGCACTAGCCGCTTGATTCAATCCAGCAACATTAGCAACATTATCATGTACTCTAAATAAACCAGTATAAATAACAGATGTGATATTTTGAACATAACTAGTAATATAAAAAACATTAATACCTGATTCGTAAATCTTTTTAAGATCAGGATATTTATTTTGTGTAACTTTAAAGGCTAATTGACCAATTGATAAGTCAATTGAACCAGATTCTGTATAAAGTGGAAATTCAAAATATTTAGAATCCGTTTTGAATACCAACTTAATATCACCATAAGTAGTTAGATTCAAGTAGTTAGGTTTAAGAACATCACCATTAGCTATATAAAAATTAACAATATTATCAAATGGGTATAGAACAATAGTAATTTTACCATTTCCATAGAATGTTGTATTATTAAATAAAGCATTATCTGATTTACCAACAATATTAGCTCTGTCTATTAAAACAGGGAATGGAACATTAACCGTTTCAACCTTTACATTATTAGTATTAGTGCTAGGAATAACTCTACCTGTTGATGCTTTACTAACAGAGTTAGGTAAAGTTATCTGACCCATTGAGTTTGATAAACCTACTAATGAAGGATCAATATTAGATTTAATATTATAGATTTTTGGTTTATGAGCATTTGATAAATTAATCTTAGTTAGATTTAAAGCATATTTAGATACTTCATCTTGTAGCATACCATAAGAAGCTCTTCTAATAATATAAGAATCATCTACAGCATCTATTAATCTCATTTCAACATCTATAATAGCTGTTGTAGTTGAATATTTAATAATCGGTCTATATTCAACGGTTTCATTAAAGTTTTCATTTTGAGTAACCGTTGTTGTTTTACCTCTAATATTTTGTTCATACATTGTTATATTATACTGAACATAATACCTATGACCAATATTATAAGACTCTTCTATAAACTGGTTAAACCCACCAATTGTATCATTGTAAGTTCCGTATATTTCAAAGAAATCACCATTAGCTGAATGTGCTACAACCAAACCAAGTCTTTCAAATTCTGGAGTTTGTGGAAGAGTTGTTGTTACTTTAGATGCTAAAAGGTAGCTAGTTATACCATTTATTGTTTGTATATTATTTATAAAGTGAAAATCAATAAATATTGGTGATGTTGAATTCATACCACCACCATTGGTAAGATTAGCATTTATACTATTCTCTTTTGGAAGATTATTGGTCTTTTGAGAAGCAATATCACTTAAAGCAGGTACTAAAATAGTTATATTTTTACCCCATTGTTTTTCTTGAAAAAGAAGTGGAGGTGTTGTAAAATTTAACAAGTATTGCTGACTAACATCAGTCATATCAAAGTAAAAATTAGAAACATCAAATGTTCTTTGGTTTGAAACATCAAACCCATATACTTTAATATAAAAACCTAAATATTCACCAAATGTCCAGTTTATTGGAACGTGAATTTTAATAGTATCAAATCTAGTTGGGGTACCAGAAGCATACTCTTTTAATTGTAAAAATGAATAATAAGATGGATTTACTTTTGCGTATTTCTGACTTACTGAATCAACTCTAAATAATTGATTACCTAATGTGTTTGCAGTAACAGATGAGCTACCTGATATAAAAGATTGGCTTCTGTCTCTAGAATCTACCAAAACATCATAAGATTCACTTAATAAATTACCGTCATCATAAATGTATTCAAGTAAAATATTTTTATCTAGTTTTATAAATTTAGAAATTTTAGCCATCAGATAGATATCTTTTGGTTTATATATTAAAAAAGAAAACCTTTCTTATTAAGAAAGGCCCTCTTTTATTAATCTATCTTTAACAGATTCTACTATTTGATCTTCTGTTAGACTTGGATGGTTATCAACTATCTGTCGATATAATTCCATCTCTTCTTTGGCTAACTTTTCTATCTCTACATTTATTGGATTTACAAGATTCTCCAATCTTTTTCCTTCTTCCTCAACTTCATCAATAATTTTAAGTAGTTTTTCAAAAACTTCTACTTGACTCATATTGTTGTTTTTCTTCTTTGCGCTTTCCTCAACTTCTTTATTAAAGTCATCAAGTTTCTTAACGGTTTCTTCTAATCTATCAGAAACCTGTAAAGCTCTTGCTCTGTAAAGATCTAAATTATTTATTAGTTTCAAATAGGTTCTCCTAATAGAGATAGCCATCTGTAAGTATTTTTCATCTACCATTATTTAGAAACTTCTTTTTTAGCTCTAGGTTTTCTAGTAGTTTTTGGTGCTTCAGTTTCAGTTTTATTAACTTGAGTAACTGAATCGGTTATTTGTGAATTTACATCTTTAACCACCTCAGCGCCATAAACCAATTCCTTAATCTTTTGTTTAATCATATCTTCAATAATTTGAGGATTTCTTAAAAGATTATCAGTAAATTCTGCTGCTAAGAAGTCAATTATACTTGTATTATAAGAATCTTCCATCATCTCGATAAAGTCAGGACGTGGAATTTTATTTTTAATCTCAAGAGATATTGAAAAATCTTTAGATCTTTTAACATTCTTAAACATAGTTATAATAGGATCTTCCTGAGCAATTGGTTGTTGAAATGTTTGAACTGGTCTAGAAACTGGTTGCTGAACTTGTTCAACTCTACTAACCTCAACCTTTTGAACTTCTTCAGATTCAGGATTTAATAATTTATTAAATGCTTCATTTTGTTTATTAACAGCATCTTGTGTATTGGTAGCACCATATTTTCTAGCTAATTCAGCTCTTTCGTCTTCTTCAGTAGTCATTATTATAGCACTTTCATTCATTGCTGGTTTAGCAATGTTAGAATTAATACCATCGACATTTATCATAACTTCTCCGGCATTTATATCATCTCTAATTTTATCCACAGGAATACTTTTAATTTTTTCAGCTAAGCTGTTATAAGCGCCTTGATTATTAAAAAAATTAGAAACATCAATTTGTTCAGTATATAAATCAGGATTTAGAAGATTGGAAACTTTTTCTTTTCCTTTATTTTCAAGAATAGCAATATCTTCAAATGCGTCAATAACTCTTATAGACTCACCAGTTCTGTTATTCTTAAATGTTTTATTACTAATGCTCATATTGAAATATTATTTTTATTTTTATAGTATTTTTTATACTAAAAGTTTATTGAAAATCAACTCTGTCTTTTTTAATCACTCTATTTATGTATGAATTTAGTGGTTGTAAGTTTGTATAATGATTTAATTTTATTACATCATCTTCTGATTTAGCAGTTGATAGTGGTATTATATGATCAATATCCCAGAATGTTCCGTGGTTTTCCCAAGTCATTTCTGATGTAAATTTTTCTTCAATATAATTTTTGAAAAAAGTTACATCACAGCCTAAAATTTCAAATGTTTTTGATTTTTTTGTATAGTTTTTATTTTTGAATGCTTTTCTTATCATAGAGGATATTGAGAATTTCAATTTAAATAAAGGATCTGATTTTCTTCTTTCTCTCTGATAGTTTGATTTATATTCTGTAATCTTCTCTTTATTTAACTTAGCGTGTTCGGATTTATACTTTTTTATTTTTTCTTTGTTGTTTGTAGCATAATTCTTTTGATAATCCAACTTACTATCTCTGTTTGATTTATAGTTTTCTTTTAACCTTTCAAGAATTTCATCTTTATTTGAGTCATAATAATTACTCATGTATTCTTTAATTTTTTCTGAGTTTTTCTGTCTATGATTTTTTTTATACTCAAACATGCATTTTTTACAAGAGTTTCTACCCCTAACAAAAAGATCTATTTCTTTTTCCTCTCCACATTTTATACACTTTTTCATAAAGTATATATAAAAAAAATAAGGGTTCCTTGAAAAAAGAACCACTTATTTTTGATTGATTGACTTTTTGATTATAAATCAGCAAAGAAATCATCTTCATCAGCTGAAGCACTTGTAGTTGCCGCTGGTTTACCAGAGAAGTTATCTTCAAAATCAAAATCATCAGATGATGGTTTTGCCTCTTGTTTAGGGTTAGAGAAAGAAGAAGAAGCTTTACCAGTTAAGAAGTTTGAAATCTCAGTGATTTTAGCTTGTTGCTCTTCAGTCAATTTCTTTGGAGCAAATTCTTCTAAATCGTGGTCACGGTCTAATAAGAAATCTTTGATTTTACTTTGAACACCAGCTTCAATTTTACCATCGTTAAGAGGAGCATTTTTGAAAGCTTGTTTCTCTTTGAAATAAATTGGAAGAGAAGTTGTTTCTGGTTTGAACATACTCATTTTGTAGTCAGGGTATGTTTCGTCACCTGTTTGGATTTCTTTAACAACTAATACAAAATCTTTACCAGCTGCTAAGTCAAATACGTTACAACCTACACCAGAGATTTCACCATTCTTTTCAGCCATGATTTTATCTTTGATAGTTTTACCATATTGGAAGATTAAAATCTTACCAACTAATTCTGGTTGTTGTTCGTCTTCGATAACTAATACATAAGAGTAGTATTTCTTAGAGTACTTTAATTGCTTTGATTTTTCAATCAAAATCGCATTTTTTGAATTTTGCATTTGGTAATACAAATCAGTCAAAGGACACTTCTCGTTGAAGTTCTTTGGTGAATCAAACCAACCGCTTAATTCTTTAGGTTGTTTAATATCAACATAGTGAGTAATTTTCTCAATTGCTGATTGACCAACTTTACCTTCTTTGGTCAAGTTAGGAAGTAATCTTACTACAGATCTCCATCCTCTTTTTTTGTCTTTCACTTTTGAAAGATCTACACGATAAATACCATCGTTGTTGTTGTTTGCTTTCGCCTCATTAAGGAAGTCCATTTTGCTGTCTAAACCGCCATTAAATAAATCATCTAATTCTGCCATGATTGCTTTTTATTTTTTTTGTTTATCAAATACATTATTGTATCTGATTAATATTTATATTATAGGATTAAAAAAAGTTTTAAGATTGTTTGGAAGTGTGGTTAATATTTAATATATTATTGGAAATTTGAAAAAATTCCACACTTTTTATAGAAAAAAAATTATTAAAAGTTCAATAAAATCTTGAGAGATCAATCATTAACATCGGTATCATCATATTAAATGAAATAACCTTTTAAGAAATCAATTAATCTATTACCAACTTCAATTTTCTCTTCGTTTGGATTCCACATTGGTCTTTCATAAGCCCAATTTGCCAAAACCTGAGCTTTTGTAAGATATTCTACAGCATCTTCTAAAATAGTAATAATTTGTTCTGGTTCAACATTTTCACCTTCCTCAATATGCTTTTTAAGATCTTCAACAGAATCATCAAATCCCATTTCAATAGTACCTATAATAGCTTGAAATGCTACTTGTAAGGCTTGCATATTATATTCGGATTTAAGTTTCTCTAACTTGTTATCCATAACTAAAACTCTAAATTTAAATTGATCCTCATCTGATAAATCATACTTATCAACCATGTCTTCAATGATACTTAGAATATCTTCACCATCAGAGACTCTATACATAAACTCTTGTTTATTTGACTTTGGTAAAGCTTTAGCAAATTGCTCAGCTTGATATCCAATATTATATTTATCGGGGTTAGCATTATATGATTTTATAGTTGATTTAAAATCATCAGATAATGATTCAATAAATAATTTAAAGTTTTTTATATTTTTCATTTTGATTTAATTACTTTTATTCTTTCCAATTGATACTTCATAATATCAACTTCTTGATTCTGTTTTAAGAAATCAACTATTTTTTGATACATCTGTATGGTAATCCTGCAGTCTGTAAGAGCATCGTGATAGTTTGTCATATTAATTCCAAGCGCTGGTCCTACTTTAGACATTGATGATGATATTAATCCACCATCTCTATCAGATGTTCCAATAAAATTAATTATATCTTTATATTTAACATCAGTTTCAGCCAATGCTTGTAATAGTGGTAGGTAGTATAATTGAATTAACATCTTAGTGTCAAATACTTCATTCTTAATTTTATGACCATATCTACCAGATAACATAGCCATATCAAAAGCAGCATTTTGTGCTATAAGTAAACAAGGTTCGTAATTACCAACCCAATCAAAGAACTGATCTAATATTTCTTGTTCATTTTTATATTTGAACTTACCGGAACCATAATGATTGAATCCTAAAACCCATTTAGTTTTATCACCAGGTTTACTAAATTTTGACTTAGTTTCATCAGTTAGTTTAATCTTCTCATCAAATAAACCTAATTCTTTGAATGTATTTGAATTAAAATTATAATCAGTAGACAAACAAGATACTTGAGTTAATTGTTGTTTCTTAGGACCACCCAACCCAGTCGTCTCGGTATCTATGAACAACCACTTTAAATTAGATTTTGACTCAATCCAATTGAGAATCTCTGGTATACTTTTATACCACATCTTATTCTCATTAATTAATTCACTATATTTTAATATTTTCATAAACTATATATTAAAACCTATACTATGTTTTTTATTTTGGGTTGATACAGAAAGACATTAAAAAATTAATATATAAGTAAAATAGAATTTTATATATGAAAAATTGTTTAAAGTGTAATGAGGATATAACAAAAAGAGGTGCTAGATTTAAATATTGTAAAGAATGTTCAGAGATATCAAAAAAAGAATCTTATAAAAAATATCTAAGTAGTGAAGATGTTAAAATTTCAAAAAATAAATATAGCAAAGAATATTACAAAGAAAATAAAGACAAATTAAAACCAGTTAGAAAAAAATGGAGGGAAACTAATTCACAAAAAGAGAAAAATTACAATAAAGATAGATATCAATCATTTGATAAAGAAAGATTATCAAACTACTACACCGAGAATAAAGAAGAAATAAATAGAAAAAAATTAGAATATAGAAAAACTGAAGAGTATAAAAAATGGATATCTGAATATAGAATAAAAAATGCTCATAAGCAAAGATATAGAGATTCATTAAAATCTGTTATTAGGCGACTTAACCGTGATAAAAATGATTATACAAATAATCTATTAGGATATAGTGATTTAGAATTTAAGTTACATATAGAAAGCCAATTCACTGAAAAAATGAGTTGGTCTGAAAGAAAATCATTTGAAATTGACCATATCATACCAATAGTTGCTTTTATAGAAAATACTCCTTTGTCTATTGTTAGTTCTTTAGAAAATTTAAGACCAATGGATCCTGAAGATAATATTAAAAAATATACATCTCTGGATTATAACTATATTGAATTGTATGAAAAATATATTGAATTTTTAACGGATGATTATAAGAGTAAGGTATTGGATTATATTTCAAAGTAAATCTTTTCACCATTTGATAGTGAATAACAAATTTTATTTACATTCTTAACTTCGTATTTATAATCGGGTTTTACATATTTCTTACCAGTTCCTTTCTTAACATAAGAAATTGTAATATGTGGCTTGTAATCAGGGAATTGATCCGAGTTAGGAAATTTAGACAACTCATCGTGTAAATGTTGTAAAGCACCATCCGGTATTACATTAAACTTAACAACATCAAATTTATCGTTTTTTTCAAATATACCTATACCATCTACTTTAATATTAATATCATCTGAATAGTTCTCAAATACTGATTTAACCATTTCAGGAGTTACATCATCATGTAAACCATATAAAATAGTAACATGTGGATTATCTTGAATGCCTTTAGGATCATCATTTTCATCACCGTAAAATATGTCTTCTGGATCAATAGATGATGTTATTTCATCCCAGTTACTTACCGGAATATTAATCATTACACAGCCATATTTATGACCGTTAATTGATTCATTTACAAATTGTATATAGTTTTTAATTATCATATTTTACCTTGTATTATTATTCTATTAGTTTCCCATAAATTATTATATGAAAATTCGAAATCAAGTCCAGTTTCATCGTGCAATCTTTTTATAGCGATTATAAAATCCTGATAATCTTCTGAAGAAAAATTCACAGAATTGGTTGTTGTTCTTTTTTCCCAAGAAATATCACCACTAGAGTTTATCTCTCCTGTAAATTCAAATTTCTTATAATTATAAGGATCATACGAAAATATATGATCCTTTTCTCGTTTTTTCATTATATATTTGAAATGTGGCATTGGATGATATGATAAATTATTATCTGGGTCTTGTGACCAATACCAACCATTATCTTCAAACTCTTGAAAACAATCTTTAATAGTATCAAAAACTTGTTGATAGATTTTTTCCTCTATTGATTCATTAAATCTTTTAAGATATTTCATATATCTATATATATTATTTGTTGTAATCAAATTTATTTTATATCTTTGTAATGTTAATTTCTTCTTAGATAGAATTTAATTGGTGGCACAAGGACGGACTCGAACCCAGATTGTTAAACAAATTAAATTAAAGAATTATGAGTAATTTTAAAGTATCTAAAGAAAAAATCGAGCTCTTCGTTCACCCGAACGCTGACGCTCTTGAACTCGCAAAAATTGGTTCTTACCAAGTAGTAGTTCAAAAAGGTCTTTACACGACCGGTGATGAGGTAATCTTCGCACCTGAAAAATCTGTTCTAACCGGACAGCTTAAATCAGAGTACGAAAAATATCTTTCTGGTCCAAATAAAGATAGGGTAAAGGCGGTTCGTCTTAGAAATGAAATCTCTTCTGGGATTATCATTCCAAAAGAATTAGTTCCTAACTTTGAAAGCTATACGGTTGGTGTAGATATTTCAGAGGATTTAGGAATCACTAAATACGAACCACCAATTCCAGTTCACTTGGCTGGAAGTGTGACAAGATTTGATATGCCACACATCGGAAATCACGACTGCGAACATGCAAATGTTTATGTTAATGATTTAGTACCAGGTGAAAGAGTTGTTATCACTGAGAAAGTACATGGGTCTCAATTCATCTTAGCACATGAGATTGAAACTGAGAAAACGATTGTAAGTTCTAAGGGTATGTTAAAAGCCGGATTGTCTTTACAAGATGAAGAAGGTAACACATACTGGGTAGCGGCTAGGAACGATAATATCATTGGTAGAATTAGAAATAATTTTACAGAAGGTGTTGTTCAAGTGTTTGGTGAGGTTATTCCAGTTCAAAGTGGATATAACTACGGACAAACAAAACCAACCGCAAGGTTGTTTGATGTTAGGGTAAATGGCAAATCCATTCCTTACGATATGGTACCTGATGAATTGAGAGAGTTGTGGGTACCAATCATTTACGATGGTACTCTTAATTTAGAATCTAAAGAAGTAGTTCTTTATGAAGATGAATCAAGAGGAATCCGTAAGACAAGAGTTGACTTCATCCTTCCAAAAGATGTCGTAGAACTTTGTAAGGGAAAAGAGTTAGTGTCTGGTCAAGAATTACATATCCGTGAAGGTGTTGTACTTCGTCCTTACATTGACCGTGATGCTAAAGATGGTACTAAACTTAGGTTGAAAATCATCAACCCGGCATACAAGGAATCCGGAGAAGAAATTAACTAAAAGAAAAACCCACTCATTTGAGTGGGTTTTTTTATTCTTCGTCTTTGTGAATTAATTTAATTTCATCTTGCCATCCTTCTGGAAGTTCTTCCTCTTCTTCTGTATCAAAATCAAAACCCATTGAAACAAGATAATTCATTACTGAGTTTATCATAATATCATCAGCACCTCTTTCTTTCATATAATCTTCAAAATCTTCTACCGTATAAGAACCTTTCTCAGCTCTTAACTCTTCTAATTTAGGTAATATATCTACTGCGATATCTTCATGAATATCAGAATCTATTTTACCGTATGCTTCAAATGTTTTTAAGTATTTCATATAACTATATTATTTTTTTGACCAGATAGATTTATTAAAAACCTTTTCAGCTTCAGACTTTATTACAGAATACAATTGAGAGAATTTATTTAAATCAAATGGCGCTTCTTCGTCTGATTCAAAGTAACAATTTTGTATAAACTCTAAAGGTGGACAAGCCGCAACAACTCTATTGATATATTCTTCTTCATCAAAATCTCTATTGTGAATACTACTATCAATATTCATTAAGTTTCTGTATTTCTCACGGTTATAAGTTCCTATTTGTTGCATTATAGGATCTAATAAGATTGAAATATCAACTATTGTTTGAGTTAAGTTTTGCTCTTTACTCGTAGCTTGTGTTAACAATAATAAGCCGGTAAATGCTCTAGATAAAACTAAGTGTGGTACAACATTTGTACCACGAACCGTGCCTTTCCATTTTAACTCATGTTTAAATTGGTCATTATATACAACAAAACTATCATTTATATAATCATCAAGTGTATATTTTGATGATTCATTAAATCTCTTTAAGTGTTTCATAATTATTTCTTCTTTTTTGATTCACCTGAAAATGGAGACATTAAATGTTTAAGATTCCAAGAAGGTACAAATTTTTTATTATGCTTTTCAAAGTCTTCATATGATTCAATTCCTGTATCAATAGGATTTTCAATATATTGAATATTAGCACCTTGTTTATTCATATCAGAGATTCTGTTACCAATGTCGGTTTTAGCTGACATCTTCATAACTCTTTTAAGTTGATCTACCGTATGTTGTCTAGGTAAAGCTTCATTTGTTTGTTCAACAACATCAATTGTACCATCATCATTAAATTGAGCCAACCAAGGTCCGTTACAAATTATAATTGATTGACCTACTAGCTCTGGGTTAATGTTTTCTGGTCCGAATTCCTTAACACTTTTAACACCATCTTCATCTATAACAAAGTGAAAGTCATCTCCTTTATTTTTATCAAGAAGTCCTTTGATTCTACCTGCTACAGATATAAATTCAGTTACACCACCAATTGGTTTAAGTCTAGCTCTAATAATTTTCATAAAGTATATATTAAATAAAAAAACTCAATCTTTTAATTGAGTTTAAATAGTGTTTATCCAACAATAGTCATCATACTTAAACCAGTAAAATGCTCTGTTATTTCTTCTTAGTAAGTTAAAATAAAAATCTTTATTTTCATCTGTTTCAGTTAAAATAAAAACTTTTTTATTATTTATATCTGGTTCTATTTTTGACTTACCGCAAATAACAATGTTATCTGATTTAGAATTAACTGAGTCAAATGTAATTTCTATATCAGGAAATAATTCTATTAAAAGTCTTCTTTTAACCAATAAATTGGAAAATCCATAAATATCTATAGACTTTACATTTTTCCAATCAAGTGTTAAAAAGTTGTAACAATCTAGTTCAAAATCACAACCATCACCGGTGAAAAAGTAAGGAAAATAAAAAAAATCTCTTTTATTTTTTTGATACCATTTATCAAACTCATCATCTATCTGCTTAATTTGACTAACTTCTTCAGGTGTTCTTTCTTTTGTACTATTAGATACTTTATCAGTTTCATACTCAACATAACATCTTGGTAAACAAAGTACATCACCTTTTGTACTTAAATATTTAACAATATATTGGTCATTCATTCTAATCATTTTACTATCATCAGTAAATACATCAGACCAATCTATTTTAATTTTACTCCTCCAAACTCTACCTAAAAAGCTGAGAGCTGGCATAACTCTACCTTTGTCAATAAAGGGATTTAAAAAAGGCGTATGAACAAAGTATCTTTTTAATTTACCTGACTTTTTTATCCATTTTGAAGCAGATAAAATACAAACAACTTCCGGAAATTTATCAAACCAAATTTGACAATGTTCTAGATATGATGGATGATATAAATCATCACCGTCTATGTGAAATATAAATTCACCTTTAGCATATAAAGAAGGATTTCTATAGAATTCTCTCTTCTCAGTTTGTATAATTCTTCTAACCCTTTTATCTTTTTTAGATATCTCTAATAAAGTTTTATCAGTTTCTGGATTATCTGAAAAATCATCAGTGACAACCCATTCCCAATCTACATTTTGAGTTTTAGCACACTCATATAATCTGTAGATGTAAGATGGATCGTCACCGAAGAAAGATGTTACAATAGAGAATTTAGGACTCATTAATTAAAAATCGTCATCTAATTTATCAAAGTCAATAGCCTTGTCTGATACTTTTTGATATTCAGCAACTCTTTTCTCAAAGAAGTTAGTTTTACCTTGTAAAGAAATCATATCCATAAAGTCAAAAGGATTTTCAACATTATAAACCTTTTTACAACCTAAAGCACTCATCCAAAAATCAGCAACATACTCAATATATTGTTCCATCAATCTAGAATTCATACCAATTAAAGATACTGGTAAAGACTCAGTGATGAATTCTCTTTCGATATCAACAGCTGAGCAAATAATTTCTTGAATTCTTTCAGCACTTACTTTGTTTTGAATATATCTATTGTGTAACAAAGTAGCAAATTGACAATGTAAGCCTTCATCTCTTGAGATTAACTCATTAGAGAAAGTTAAACCTGGCATTAAACCTCTTTTCTTTAACCAGAAGATAGAACAGAATGAACCAGAGAAAAAGATACCTTCAACAGCAGCAAATGCGATTAATCTTTCAGCAAATGATTCAGAGTTAATCCACTTCAAAGCCCAATCAGCTTTCTTCATAATAGAAGGGAAGTTGTCAATTGCGTGAAACAATCTATCTTTTTCAGCTGAATCTTTGATATAAGTATCAATTAAAAGAGAGTATGTTTCAGAGTGAACATTCTCCATCGCAATTTGAAAACCATAGAAAGATTTTGCTTCTGGGTACTGAACTTCTTTTAGGAAGTTTTCGGCTAAGTTTTCATTTACAATACCGTCAGATGCGGCAAAGAATGCTAAAACCATTTTAATAAAATGCTGTTCATCGGCATTTAATTTTTCATTCCAATCGGTTAAGTCTTGAGCTAAATCAATTTCCTCGGCAGTCCAAAAGCTCATCTCAGCCGTCTTATACATTTCCCAAATATCGTGATATTTTAAGGGAAACATTACAAATCTGTCTTTGTTTTCTTGTAGTATGTGTTCCATATTTTTAATTTATTTGTATTTATTTATATAGGTATTTATTAATAATGTTTAGTTTCTTTTTTATTTAATCCAAACTTACTATATTTGTACTTTATAACATTTAAAAGTTGAATACCGCAGAAACAAATAAAAAAATGAAATGGACGAATAAGCGATCGAGAATAGTCGATGCGCTTGAAAGTAACGCGCATGAGAATAAATTGGAAAGTATGATAAGTAACTTATCACTTTTGAACTCAGATGAATTTTCAAAAGTAAAAAATCGACTACTTTTCTTGGCTTTAAAAAATGCTTCAAAAGAGTGTGCTGAATTTCTTTTAAGTAAAGAATCAAAGTTTAACTCTATTGATATATTGCGTAAGTGTGACTGGACTAAAATGGTTGAGGTATTTAATTTATTAAAACTTCATGAAGATAAAGACGACTCAGGAAATCATAAATCACTTCAAAAAGCATATCTAATAAATCGTTTAGTTGATCCTTCAAAAGTAGATGCTAATAAAGAAAGAGTTGATTTCTTATTCAAGTTAATATCTGATGGATTTTTTACGGCTGAACAAGTTAGAGACCAAATAGAAGAAAACTACAAAGGTAAGCCTGAAAAGAAAGGTAGTTTTATTGCCATCTACCGAGAATTGACTTTAAAAGAATTGGGTATATGAGAGACTTGTTTAAGATAAAAGATGAATATGCTTATCAAAGTTGGTATAGTGATGGTGTATTTGAATTAGATTATATACATAGTGATAGACATATGCCTAGTTTTGGCACTGATTGTTCTTGGACTAACTTTAAAACCAAAGAAACTATTAATATTTGGGATAGATGTATGAGAAAAATAACTGATGAAGAAGGTAAACAACTTATCAGAGAATATAATTTATCTCAATTAGGAATTTAATAAGCGGATTTTGTATCAGTTGATAAGTTATTTAGCTTATCAACTGCTGCATAACCCATACCAAATCTATTTACCATAGGTAACATAGAGTTAATTTGATCAGATGTTCTAACACCACCAGAGGCTTTAATATTCATTTGCTTACCAGAATCTTTGATTGTGTCAAACATAATTTGAATCTTATTCATTTCAGCACCAACAGCTACTTTACCGGTAGATGTTTTAATAAAATCAGCACCGGCTTCTAAACAAATATCAGTTGCTATTTTAGTTTCTTCTTCTGAAAGTAATCCAGATTCAACAATAACTTTAAGTATAACTTTTTCACCTTCTTTATTAGTATTAGAGTGACAAATATTAACCAATGAAGAAACTTCTTCAACTAAGAAATCATAATTTTCTTTCTTATTCTCAATTAACATTTTATAATTAAGAACCATATCAACCTCATCAGCACCATCAGAAATAACCTGTCTAGTTTGATCTTCTTTTTGAGTTAGTGATAAATTACCTTCTGGGAAAGAAACAACCGTACAAACTAAAACCTTTGAATGTATTAATTGTTCTTTAGCTAAGGCAACGTGTTTAGGAAGAACACAAACTGATTTTACACCTAGCATATCAGCTTTTTTACAAAGGTTGATAATATCTGCGTCAGTTGCTGAGTCTTCTAATAAAGTATAATCAATCATGTTGTTATACTGGAACATATTGTTCTCTTTAATAAATTGTGTGTAGTTCTTAATCTTTTTCATATTACTTTTCAAAATTTACCATTGTTTTTACAAACAACTTCATATCTTCAGTTGTTCTCATAATTTTAGAAACGTGAGGAAGATTCCAAGGTGAGTGACCAGAGATTTTCCACCCATCAATATACCAAGCAAACATTGGTTTATTCAAGAATGATGTTTGTTGTAATTCGCCAAATGTACCACCACTTGTTACTTCATTGAATCCTACAAATACAGCATCACACTTGTTCACAATCAATTCATCTTCAGGTTCAATTGTACCAGAGAAGATTCTTGATATCTCATCAAATTGTCTTGGGTCTTTAGTATCTTCATATTCACCAGATTTGAACTTACCCATTTCTTTACCAAAGTTAGGATTCTTAGTTCTATCCATTTCTTTTCTAACCGGATTAAGAACAGCTGGTCTATCATAATATTTAAGTGTGTAATTGTTACCTTCTTCAACAAATTGAGCTAAGTGTTCACCATCTACTACATAAGCAGGTTGTACTACAACATTCTGACCGTGATAAGGAATGTTAATCTTTTCCATTTCTTCATAAGGTGAACCAGGGTTATTTACTTCAAATTCATATTCTACTTGAGCTCTCCATCCTGCGCCAACATCTTTAGCTTTATCCATACCACCGGCAAGGTATATAGAATTTAATTCAAATGCTCTAAAGTTTTTCTTGATATCATCTAAAGTTGTTAAGTCAAAAAGGTCTAACTTACCAATCAATTCGGTATAAAATCTTTTTTTCTTGTTAACAATGTAGTTCATTATCTTTTCATCAAACCATTTAATAAGACGGTCTTTTAAGTTACTAAAGAAACCTTCATTTAGTGATTCAGTTAAAAGTGGTTGTAAATCTTTTTTAAGAGCTGGTATATCTTTTGATGAAATATTTTGAGCAATGTAATTTAGAATTGCTTCTAAATCTTTTTGTTCTTGATTATCATACGACTCATTGAATTGTTGCCAGTTTTGGATCATAAAAATCTTTTATGTTTTTTTTATATATTAAATTTTGATTTGTATATTTGTAGTTATGAAGTTATATTATAACGGTAAAGGATATCCAGTTAAATGGAAATCTTTAATCAGAAAAGACATGTGGTATAATATGGAACCTGTAAAAATTAAATTTACACTTCCAGAATCTGTATATAAAGCTATACTTTTAGATATAAAATTAGATAATGAAAATAAAACTCTAAGAGATATTTTCAGATTTAATTTACTTTTACAAAAAGGCGAAATGTCAAGAGATAGAAATAAACTTGTTGTGGAAACAAATGAGTATTGGAAGATAGATACTTACTTAGATAGAGTTTCAACAACTTCTAAATTTAGAAATGGAGATATTACTGCTATTTTTGAAGTTTCTATTTTTGAAGAAGAAGAATTAGACAAATCTGAACTTAGAGAAGTTTTATTAAATGAACTTGTTTAAAAGCGAAAACACCGAGGAGCGAATTCGGTGTTTTCTATAGTTACCCGTTGGGGTTATAACTATAACCGGTCCTAAGCGGTTTCAAATAATAAATTATATATTAAACTTTTATCTCTCTAAAACATAAAACAGAAGTAAATATAAATAAAATAAGAAATGATTAAACACGAAATTAAGGTTGAATTTTCAAACTCAGAAGCTCTTAAAACACTTATCAACAAGGCTTACTTCGAACAAGGACAAATGGGTAAGATAATGGGGAAAGAAAATTATATCAAAGTTGATGAATCAACAGATGATATTGCCTACACAATTTTCAAAGGATTAAACAGCACAACTGCTAAAATAACCAATGAAGAAGTCATTGATGGAACAATGCGATTTATGATTGATGAAACTCAAGGCGAGGTTAGACTTTATCCGATTTCTATTTATTGTATTCAAGAAGAAAGTAAGTATATCTTTTATTAAAGATATCTTTGGATATTCCCATATCTATCTACTATACAGGTTCTACCATCTTTTTTTCTAAGAATTATACCACTATCATGGAATCTGGCCTCAAAGCCATCATTTGATATAACTCTTCTTACGGTACCATTGATGTCTTTTAGCTCAACCTTTCCGTCAGTTTTTGTTACTAAAAAAGTAGATGTTGCTTCATCAAATGTACCAAAGACAACATTTTCGGAAATTCTACGACCTAGATTTCCCCACTTATCACAGATATAAAGAGTTCTATTTATTATTTTATATTCCATATTTTATATATATTAAATATTATGATAGTTGAATTTAATAAGTTTGTAGGTAGAGTAAAAGTTGATTCTTTAGATAAAGAAGAAGTTATTGAATTAGTTAGTGTTATAACTAAATTAAGACCTTCTTTGCCTGATTTAACTGATGCAAATATATCAAAACTTATAGACAATATAACTTATTATTTGTCCGAAGATGGTAAATATAAAATCTCTGTTTATTTTAGAGAAAGTGATGTTTATCAAAATGAAGATGGTACTACAACTTATGGTAAATTCAAATCTTTATACAAAGTAAATATTGTTAAGTTAGAAGGTGATTTCAAAATAGGTGATATTAAAGATTATACTTTATTAACATCAAGTATCATTCAAGAGGTTTATCCAGAGTCTAAGATTATAATTAAAGTCGATGATGAAAGAATACCAATGGGTGATTTCAAAGTACTTAATGATGATGAGACTATTGATAATCTGAAACTTGTTATTAGAATTCTTTAAAAGTAAAAAACCACTTTCAAGTGGTTTTTTTTTATTGTATATTTTTAAGTTTTGCTATTTGTCTTTCAAGACTTTGAATTTTTGCCTCGTATTCGGCTTTACTAATCTTCTTAGCATCATAGAAGCCGGTAGAGAATAATTCTAAATTATTTTTAATTGTAGCTGCTTTGATTCTAGCATGTAATTTAGAAACAGCTTTAACATTTATAATTGTTCCTATATTTCTACCATAATCATCTGTGTTATATACTTCATAAATATCCCATTCATCAGTCATTGTTGGGTTTAATACTGATAGATGATTAACTTCCGCTATTCTTTTATCATAGTATTCTGTATTTTTTGAAGATACGACTTTAGTACACCAATCTTTGAATTTTTCACCAAGCTTTTCTAAAAATTCGTTTACATCAGATTCAACATCAATTGGATCTTTGTAAGTATCTGATTCAAATATTTTATAATTATTTAAATGTTTCATATTTTATTTATTATCTTTTAACCATGTAGAACCAACTCGATGTTGATTGTCCTTTTACTTCTTCTTCAACTTGTTGAACTTCTTCTTTTCCTTGAGTAACCAAATCAGCCGCTTGAATTTTAACACCACCTGGTAAAGTAAAGTCATAACGACCCATTAAGTTACCTAGTTGTTGCTTAGCATATCCAACAACATACTTAAAGAAAATATCTTCTTTGAATAAATTCTCTTGAGGAATATTAGCATATGCCTCCATAATAACATGATAATTAACTTTAGTTAAGATATGTAATCTGTGATTTAATTGATTGAATTGATATCTTAAAGTGTATTTATTCATCTGATTTAACATATCAGACATATTATCTAATACGGTTTTATAAATACCCAATTCACCAATTGTAGTAACATATGATGATAAATAAGGCTGATTAGTAACACCTAAGTTAACTGATAAGTTAGGAGTATTAATACCTAGTTGGAATAAACTACTACCTCTAACCTCATAAAGATAAACAACGGTTTGAATCTCACAAGGAACATTTACATAACTATATTTGGTAAATTCTTCTGAATAAAAAGCACTTTGGTCAATAAAATAATATAACTTTTGAACAGCATACTGATAATTACGATAAAACCAAGGAAGTGCTCTTGTTTCAATAATTTGTCTGATATTAGCATCAGGTAAAGTCTTTGGCAAAGCACAAGATATAGTTAATTCGTTTTGAACTAAGTCTATCATTTCTTCAATTGTGTACCCACCTTGATAAGGTACATAATCTGCGTTTCCATAACCGTTTATATCTGCCATAAAAATTATATTTCTTTTGTTTATATATTAATTTGGCATTTTCACTTATTATTCTTATCTTTGCATTATGAAAAACAAGAAAACCACTACAATAGGAAAATTTACAAAAGAAGATATTAGAAAAGCTAATAGAATGACTGGTCGTGAAATTGACTTGGTTAATTCAGTTGGTTGGGTTGCTGTTCATAAATCTCATAAATCTGCTAAAGATTATACAAGAAAACCTAAACATAAAAAAAGCTATTCATTTGAATAGCCTTTTAATTTTTTTCTTTCTTTTCTCATTGTTTAAAGCATCTTTTCCAGAGACTCTTAACTCTTTCCAATTGCTACCATCAAATACATAAGTTTTACTTTTATTAATATCATAGTAAACTTCACCGGTTGATGGACTATGAGATTCCCAAGTATTTTGAGCTATCATACTTCAAAATTTTTAGATTTTTTTAACTTTTCAAGAACTAATTTTTCGTCAAGTTCAATCTTCTTAGGTATTTTTACTGATATCTTGATATATAAATCACCTAAGCCATATTGTATATCAGGAATACCCTTACCACTAATTCTAATAACTTTACCATGTTCTGTTCCTGGCTCAATAGCCACTGCCATTTCACCATGAGGTGTTTTAACTTTAACATTTGAGCCAATAATAGCATCTATCACAGAAATAGTTTTTTCTACAATAATATTATTATTCTCTCTCTTAAATGATAAGTCTCTTTCCTCTTCAACGATAATATGTAAATCACCTGGTTGACCATTTCTAATGTAATTACCAAAACCTGTCATATTCATTTGCATTCCATTTGAAACACCCATTGGTATTTCAACTTCTACGGTTTGATCTTTAACAATAGTACCATCACCTTTACAATCATTACATTTTGTATGAACAACTTGACCACTACCCGCACAATCTGGACAAGTTGTTGCTTGTCTTATTTGACCAAATGGTGTATTCTGAACTACGGTTCTTTGACCACTACCATTACAAGGAATACAATTTCTAACATCTGTACCACCCTTACCATCACAAGATGTACATTTGTCTTGTCTTTTATATTTTAATTTTTTTGTGGTGCCTTTTAATATCTCATCGATTGTTAACGTGACTTTAATTCTTAAATTAGAGCCTCTACTTTGTGGTCTTTGTCCACCATATCTTTGATTGAAAGCGTTGCCAAATATATCACCAAAGTTGCTAAAAATATCTTCCATTCCACCAAAACCACCATTATATGATGAACCGGGACCAGATGCTGATCCAAATCTATCATAATTAGATTTTTTATCTGGTGTTGATAGAACATCATAAGCTTCAGCAGCTTCTTTGAACTTAGCTTCCGACTCAACATCTCCATCATTTTTATCTGGGTGATATTTCATAGCCATCTTACGATAAGCTTTCTTAATTTCATCCGGTGTAGCATCCTTTTCAACACCTAATATGTTGTAGTAATCTTTACTCATATGTTAATATTTGTCTTATTTTTGAATCTCTATATATTTGTACGGGTGTTTCGGTCAGTTTTATAGTCACCCATCTATTGTAATTTATTCTAAACTCATTTTTATAAATTTGAGCTGACATAATTGGAAGTTCTTCTATAATTTCTTTGAAGATAGTATTAGCTTCTTCTAACTTCCAATCTTTCATCTCAGTTAGCCTTTTACAGAAATAATCCATACAAGGTGAAGCCGTATCTATAACATTCCCTAAATACTTATCTCCTTTGAATCCATCTGGTGCTGATTCGGATATTTCAACATACCAATCTATCATAACAACTCATCTTTATTTTCTTCAAATATTTGGTTTATATTTTCTTCTCTTTTCCATTGTTTCAACAAACTATCAATTGCTTGATCGTAGTCATTAATATCTCTAACTCTTTGAACTAAACCAGCTACATAATTATCAACTATTAAAGTCAATGTTTCTACCGTTCTGTCAATATGTTCGAAGTGTTCTAAGCAATTTTTTGACTTGATAAACATATCAATTAGATAATCAATAAACTCATCTACATTAAAATACATAGTAAATAACTTGTATCTTTTATTTTCTGGTAGAACTCTACCATAGTTAGAATCTTTGAAAAGAGTTGGTGGATCAATAAAGACCTTACCAAAAACTCTTCTAATAGCAGGTAGAACCAAATCCAAAGTTTCATCTTCTTCTAAATATAAGGCGCCTTTGAATTCTTCTCTATCAAATAAGTGATATTTTTTATCAATAACATATTCTAATAAAGACTTAAATGAGTTAAGATATTTACTATCTATACCCTGACAAAGTGCGTCAATTATAGTTTTTTTGTAAACTACATCTTTATAAAGATCTAAGAAACTTTTTTTATTCTCTACCTTTTTAGACATTATTGACCAAGAACAATTTTTGGATGTCTAAATGGTTTACCATTTAACATATAACCCTTAGTAACAACATCTATAACTTCTGTTTTACCAGTAGGAACTACACTAATAACTTCGTGTAACTCATCATCATAAGTTTCAGTTTGAATAGTTTCAATACCTTGAGACTTTAAAAAGTTTTCAAGTTTTTGAGCAATCAGTTGAATACCTTGTTTAGCTGATTCATCTTTAATGTTTTTAATAGCAATTGCTACATCATTATCCATATCAAGAATAGGAGTAACCATTCCAACTTTAGTATTGAATTTAATTTCTTCTTTTTCTTTTTGAACTCTTCTTTTGTAGTTTTCAAATTCAGCATAAAGACGAACATACTTATCTTCAGCCTCTGCCAACTTTTCAACTAATGTTTGTTCATTTTCAATTTGATTTTCTTGCATAGTATTAATAGTTAAATTTTAATAGTTTTCTTACATTGTTTGAGTTATAAAATTCATAAGTTACATTTTTATCTACAATCTTATGTATTTCTAATTTTTCAACCTCAATTTTCATTAATTCAACATAATCAACCAATTCTTTAAGACATCTTGTCCAAACAGAATTTGGTTCCCAATAATCAGGAAATTTATCAACGAATTTATCAATAGCAATATCAAATGTTTTCTTTCTAACAAGTAAGTAATCTTTTTCTTTAATGGATTTATTTGTTAAGAACTCCATTATATAAGTATTGAATTTATGAATAAGATTATCTGTTTCAATAATTTTCAATAAACCTATTACCAAAGCATCTCTTTCAGAGAGTTCCATTTCTTTGTTTTCTTTTAGTAATTTCTCTGCTTCTTTCTCTGAACCAACTATGTAATAAACATAATGATCCCACAAACACATTCTTACAATATCTTCTGGATAGATTTTAATAGTCATTTTAAAATAGTATTTTTTTATTATAGTTTAAGTAACATACAAAGTTTTTTTAAATTAAAATTAACTATGTACTCAATAAACTCCATAGTTTTAGAAAAACTTTTAAAAAAGTTGAAAATTATTTAAAAAAACAAGAAAACTTGTATAAATAATTGAATATATAATTTCACTTTTACGATTGTAGGAGCTGAAAAAAATCAATATTTATGAATTGAAAAACATTGTTAATTCAGAAGTGGATACACCTGATGGTAAAGCCACTCTAAAAGAAATCTATGTAACAGAATTAGGTTACATAATGGCAAAGATTTACTACCCTAAAAGAAGCGTATTTATTAATCATCATATAGGGTCAATTAAAAATCTACTAGAATCGGAAAAGTTGAAACTAGTAACTGAATGGACAGAACATATAGTATTGAAAGAAAAGTTGATTTAATAATCAACTTTTTTTACTTTTATAAAACAATAAAGGTTTTTTAATATATAAAACCGAATTAGAAGAATAGTTCTTTTTTAAAAGAACAACTCAATTTAGTAGAAATTGAGAAAGATTAACAACAATTAGACGAGGGATCAGATTATCTGATTAATTTATTTACAAAAAATTAATTCATTTATCATGAAAAAGATTAAGCTATGCTTATTATCCTTGTTGTTAATCCTTGGATATCATCAAACTTTTGCTCAATGTGGTACATCAGATTGTTACATTAAAGGTGACTATGTTGAAGTTGGTGTTTCATCAACAGGTGCCTTTGGTGGTTGCACCGCGCCTTCTGGTTATCACAACAACGTTGGACTCAATCTTGGGTTTGTTGCTGACCCAGACAAAGATGGTTGGTTAGTAAGTGCACCGGGTAGTGCAAACTATATGGGTGACTACTTCGTTCCAGGTTCTCCTTATGAAGGCTGGGACTTACAATATAATGGTAACGTTTATCGTTATCGAAATTGTCCATCGTTTGGAACTTGTCCAGGTTCTGCTTGTGCTAATACTGGTATTGTAACAACTGCAACAGATCAAACTACAACTTGGCAGGGAACAAACGGACCTTTATCTATCACACAAAAAACTGTTGTTAAAAAGGATAAATTGTATTTCGTTGTTTATATAGACATAGTAAATACTAGCGCCACTTTAGTTAATGGTGTTTATTACTTCAGAGGTCTTGACCCTGACAATGACCAACCTTGGTCAACATTAGCATCTTGTACTTTATGTGGATTCTCTACAGATAACCGTGTAGTATTTCAACCAAGTTCAATTTCAAAAAACTGTCTTGTTACTGCAAATGGTCGTGGATACCCAGTTCAAGCTTACTTGGGTTTAGGAACTAAAGATTGTCGTGCTAAATCTTGTATTTTCAGTTCTTGGCCGTTCACTGGAACACCTAGCCAAGTATATACAGGTACAGGTTCTGCTGCTGCCGGTTCTGGTTGGTGGTATTCAGTTGGCTCTTATACACCTAATCAGGATATTGCGATTGGTATGGTTTTTAATTTAGGTAACTTAGCACCTGGTCAAAAAACATCATTAGCATTTACTTATATCCTAAAACAAGCTGACTTAGATTCCGCACTAAGTGAAACAGCTCCTAAGTTTGAATCTGCTGGTGCTGCTTACTCACCTTATACTACTTTCCGTGTTTGTCCAGGTAAAACAGTTCCTTTGAAAATCTTAAACGGCGGTCAGTATAACTGGATTTGGACTCCGGGTACTTATATGACTGCTTCTGGTTCATCAACTACAATCCCAGTGGGAGGTACTATTCCTTCAATCACTGGTTCTTTAACATACCCATATGGTGCTGTTTACGGAGATTCTGCTGTAGTTACTGTTTGGGGACCAAAAACATATATCGCAACCGGTATTTCAAACTGTGATACTCAGTACTTAACTTTCTATGTTGATACTATTAGTTTTGCGGTTCCTCCATCTGTCACAACACCTATTAGATATTGTGAAGGTGATAAACCATCTATCTTGACAGCTAGTGGTGTAGCTGGTGGTATATTAAAATGGTATACAACACCAATCGGTGGTATATCAAGTCCTACGGCACCTACACCAACGACTACTTGGCCGGTTGGTAAAGTAGGTAGCTTTGATACAACAAGTTACTATGTTAGTCAGATGAATGCTGCTGGATGTGAAACTCCAAGATCTCGTATTGATGTAATTGTTACTAAAAAGCCTACACCTCCAACTACTACAAATTTAGTATATTGTTTAGGTGATACAACAAAATTACTAACTGCTGTTGGTTCTAATTTGAAATGGTATGATGCTTTAACAGCTGGAACTAAATATAGTACAACTCCTCTACCATCAAATTCAAAAGTTGGTATAACAAGTTATTATGTTTCTCAAAGTGTCAATGGTTGTGAAAGTGATCGTTCTAAATTAGATGTTGAGATTAGTAATGTTGTTGCTAGTTTTACAAAATCAAAGGATTCACTTTGTGGTGATGAATTACTTACCTTAATTAATAATTCTACAAGTAGTTCACCTGGAAGTTATGTTTCTCTGTGGACTTTAGGTGATGGTGTGAAAAGCACGGATAGTAATGTTAATCATAGTTACCTGGATATTAGAGGTACATATACTATTAAATTACTTGTTAAAAATGTTAATGGTTGTGTAGATAGTACATCACAAATAGTAAATGTATTTAAGAAACCTATATTAACATTATCTGCTAGTGATTCAATGATTTGTCAAGGTGAGGCAGTTGATTTTATAGGAACAGCCACTCCTGGTTATAGTTCATTGACTTGGGACTTTGGTGATGGTGATCCAGCTTATAACACTTTAAAAGTACGTCACGCTTTCACTAAATCAGGATTCTTTAACATTATACTAAATGGTACTTATCCTGCTTGTCCTGGTGTTGGTTCGGGTGTTAATGTTAATGTGATTGAAGTACCTCATGTAAATATTGGTAGAGATACGGTAATATGTCCTGGTAATTTGGCACTTGAGTTAAAAAATCTAAATACATCAATATTACCATATTCATATATGTGGAATACAGGTGATACAACACCAACAATATTAGTTCGTGCGGACGGTGAATATTCGTTGAGAGTTAGTTATTGGAAATGTTCAGCATCTGATAATATTACTATTAGTAAAGGTTGTTACTTAGATATACCAAATGCTTTTACACCGGGTTCTGGTAGTGATTATACAAATTATTTTATACCAAGAGATTTATTATCTAAATCAATTTTAACTTTTAGAATGAAGATATTTGATCGTTGGGGTCAATTAATATTTGAGAGTGATAAAGTAAATGGTAGAGGATGGGATGGTACATATAAAGGACAATATATGCCTTATGGTGTTTATGTTTATGTTATAAACGTATCATTTACAAATGGTGTTAGTGAGAATTATAGTGGTAACGTTACTCTTATAAGATAATATCAACAATAAAGTGAAAGAATAGTTGGCTTAGGTCAACTTTTCTTTTTTTTAAATAAAATTTTTATATATATTTGTAAAATGTCTAAATACAACAGAACATATCATTTACCTTGGTCACCTGGTTCTACCAACGATGATAGAATATCAAACGGAGTTGAAACTCTGTTAGGTGTTGATATTGTTATTACTGAAAAGTTAGACGGTGAAAATTGTGGTATGACTAAAGATGGTGTTTATGCTAGAAGTCATGCGGCTTTTACTACATCACCTTGGTCTAGAGAAGTAAGACAGTTACACAACTTAATTAAGAACGATATAGACGAAGATGTGTTCATCTTTGGTGAGAATATGGAAGGAATACATTCTATTGAATATACGAATCTTAAATCGTATTTCTATATGTTTGGTGTGAGAGATAACAATATCTGGATTCCTTGGGAAGGTGTTGAAGAGTATTCTTACTTATTAGATATTCCAACTGTGCCTGTTTTATTTAAGGGTGTAGTGAATACTGAAAAAGAATTGAAAGACCTTGTGAATAGTTTAGTTAGTAAACCATCACAATTAGGTGGACAAATAGAAGGTGTAGTTGTTAGAAATGCTAGTTTATTTCATAATGACGACTTTGCTGATAATGTGATGAAGTGGGTTCGTAAGGGTCACGTTCAAACAGATGAACACTGGACTCGTAACTGGAGACGTGCTAAAATTAATTAAAAAAGACCCAATTGGGTCTTTTTTTATTTTACTTTCTTGAATACAACTAAAATTTGTTTTAATTTTATTTCAGTTACTTTATTTCTTTCTTTCATATCATCCGCTCTTTCAGGATATCTTTCTAAGTCAACATTAAGTGACCAAGATTTAGTACAATTATCTAAATCAGATAAAAGAGTTTCTATATCAGAACCAGTTAAAACCAACTTATCATTGGAAGCATAATTCATACTTAACTTTTCAACATTAAGAGTTTTATAATATCTATTCCAAAGAGGTTTATCAGTATCATCATCATATCTGTTTGAGTATTCTTTAGCTGCTGGAATTATTTCAGTTCCAAATCTACCGGCACTACCATTATAGAATAAAGGTCCTTCAACTCTATAATTTATTACATAATTAAAATTAAGTTTTTCACTTTTCAAATAATCTTTAATTCTTTCTGAGACATCAGTTAGTAAGGAATTGACATCACTTGAATATAAAAGATTTCTACTTTCACCAACTCTTATATCTAAACTAAGATAATTTTGCTCTTTACTGAAATAAGGTTTCACATCAACTGGTAATTCATCTTCCATTTCTAAACAGATATCATCTACATATTGTTCAACCTCTTTTACTTTTTCTAATTCATCATATCTTGCTGCGATTAGAATCATTGGAAAGTTAGCAGGATCTTTTAGTTTATCTGGATACAACTTACCTTTAGAGTTCTTAGACATAATAAAATCATCTTCTGGATAAATATCAGAATCACTCAATCTATAACCTTTATAAGTATCACCTTTAGATATTTCATCTTTAGAAATAAAAATAACATCTCTGCCAATTTTACCGTGTTCTCCACCACCAGTTGATTTATAATCTTTAGCTAAGTAAAGATTCCAATCTCTTAAAAACATTGCCCATTTTAAAGAGTTAGGTGGTAATTTATCTATAGTTACTTTTTCTAATTCATGTTTCATTATTTGTGTATCACCTGTGTAGAATGGTGAATCTTTAAGACCTTTAGTAGCTCTTTTTAATTCACTCCATTTAATATTCAACATTGGATAGATACCAAGAAGTTTTTTACCAAGAAATCCTAAAAGAGCATTTGGTATAAACATAAGAGATCTTTTCTCAGAAGGACTTAGTTCTTCGTTTACTTTATTGAAATTGTTATATGATTGTAAGTGTTTCATTATATTAATCTATTTTTCTGAATGCAAATGTAACAGAGTCAACCATTTGATTATCTGGTAAAGCATCTACTGAATTATAATATAAATACTTAGGAATTCTCATAGTAAAAATATATTCTATTTCAAGACCTAATTCACCCTTAGCATATGATTCAGCAAATTTTAAATCTTCTTTAATATCAGATAAATTAAACTCTTTTAATGTAGGTCCAAAAAATCTTGTATTGTCTTGAGCCAAAACTCTTTTTTCAATCTTAACATCTACTGTTTTTATAGATTGAGAAGTGCCTGGTTCTTCTTGCATATAATGAATATCAATTACATTTGATTTAGAAAAATCTAATTTTAGTGTATTTGATTCTTTAACACTAACTTTAAATCCTTGGTCTTTTAGTTCTTGAAATATATCCAAGAATATACTAAAATCCTGAGATTCAAATATTTTATATGATTTCAGGTGTTTCATCAAAGTCTTTAAATCTTTTTATCTTAAAAATAGAACTGATATTTTTAAGTTTGCCTTTTATCTCATTTAACATTAATCTTTGAATTCTGTTTAATCTTCTGTGTTTTTCCAAAGCATCAACAATTTTTGATGTTTCCTCAAAGTATTTATTTCTAAATTTTTCAGAAGCGGTAAAAGCATCTGATATGTTTTGTAATCTATCTGCTAGTTTTATAGTTAAAGCACCTTCACTCATATTAACCATTTTAGACATTAAGTATTCGGCTTTTCCACCATATTTTTCAATTTCATCTTTGTTGGATGTTAATTCAACTACAATATCAGCAACTCTTTTACCAAATTTACTTTTAATTAATTCATATCCTTCTTCAAAATTATCAAAACAATCTTCTATTGTATCATGTAAAAGACTAGCACAAAGCAAATCTTCTTCTGTTGTATATTGTTTTACAATACCGTTTACTTTTTGAACGTGTGCTTCAAAATAAGGCTTACCTATGAACTTTCTTATTTGTCCACTATGTAATTCTTCAGCTAATGTCCAAGCTTCTCTTTCTTTTTGTGTTAATGGTCTATTTGGCATATTGTATATATTAAATAAATTTTGTATTTTTGTAGTATTATAAAATAAATTAGTTTTATAATCGTCTATTTACAAGATAGTATAAAAAATTCAATTATACAAATTATTATTGACTTATTTTAATATATAAATTATGAAGCTATTTAGATATAAAGAATTTTTAAGAGAATCATTGGAGTCAAAAAACTACAATATTCCCACATATGAACAAGCACTTGAACTTTGCTCAGGTGAAGAATCCCCATTTTATGAATCTAAGATGGTTGTTGATGGGTTTAATGTATCTGTATTTAACTACCGTCTTGCTCAATATAAAGACTTTGCTAATCCTATTCCAGAAAAACCAGAGTTGAAAGGCTACGAAATGAGAGGTTTGACTTTTGTTTTTAATGAAGATGGTTCTTTATTCAATAGATATGTACTACTTGAAAAGTTCTTTAACTTAAATCAAGTACCAGAATCTTTATATTCAGTTGTTAAGAACTATAAAATTAAATTTGTGAATAACAAAGAAGATGGTTCTATTGCTTCATTTATTAAACTACCAAACGGTAAAATCGTTGGTAAATCTAAAATGGGGTTTGATAATGACCAAGCTGAAGGTATTAATCGTATTTATAAAACTAATAATCAAATCAAAAGTCTTGTTAAATGGGCTTTAGATAATGATATTGTGCCTATATTTGAATATGTAGCACCAAACAACCGTATTGTATTAAGATACCCAGGTGAAGAATTAATCTTATTGAGATTAAGAGATAATAAAACAGGTAAACATATTGATATTAGAGATCACTTAGATAAGGTTGGTGATATTAGAATTGCGCCATTTGAAGATGAAGTAAAAGACTTGGATCAATTAATTGAGTTGACAGCTACTCAAGTAGATAAAGAAGGTTCAATTGTTACTTGCGAAGATGAAATGGGTAGAGACTTTTTCTTTAAGTTAAAGACTCCTTGGTATTGTGAACGTCATGGTTTACTTACTGAAGATCTTTATAGAGAGCATGTTATTATTGGTTATATCTTAGATGATAAGATAGACGATATCTTAGGTCAAGTACCAGAAGATGAAAAAGAAGCACATGAAAGAATTAATAAGATTATTTCTATTGTTAAGAAAACCATATCTGACAAAGTGTCAGAAATTGAAAAAGCTTACGAACAATTTGTCAAGTCTGGTATGACTAAAAAAGAATATGCTCTAAAGCATAGAGTTGGTAACCCAAACTTTGCCTTTGTGATGAATATGGTTAAGGCTGATGATTTAAGGAAGATGTCTAAGGAAGAAATCCTTGACATTTATGATATTATGGAAGACTATGAAAAATCATTACAAAGATGTGAACCATATGAAATGGCTAAAGAATGGTTAAGAGATATGACTAAGAGATTACACATTGCTAGAGAATGGTTACAAACAAAAGATAAAACTTTGTTTTTCCAAGATCCAGAAGAAAATGATGATGATAACTAATGAGAATTTTAAAATTTAATGAATTGAAAGTAAACGATCCAAAACACAGATGTAAAATATGTGGTGAGCCTCTATATAGAACAGATGGTGGTGGTCACTCAGTTATATTACAATGTTCTTCAGATGCTGCTAAATTTTGGAACTTTGAAAGAGGTTCTAAAGATCAAAGTATTTCACATAAACATTTTATGGATTCTACAATGAGTATACCAGTTGAAGAATGGAATGAATTAGAAAAGATATGAAACTAAAGAAATTTAAAGATTTTAAGAAAAGAAAAAAGACCGTAATTAAAAAAATTACGGATGCGCCATATGATTGGAGACCTACATTCGATCAAAATAGTCCTGCTCCAGGATATCAAATTAATATAGTACAAACTAAACTTTCTTAAACTTATACCATACAAGTAATACAAGAAAATTAACAAAGAAAATTTCTGAATTTTTATCAGATTAAAAAACTTTGGCACGATTTTTGATTTATCATTAATAAAAATAAAAATAAAGTATGGCAAAAGACGTAATTATTGGAATTGACTTAGGAACTACAAACTCATGTGTAGCTGTAGTTGAAGGTGGTGAACCAATCGTAATCACCAACTCCGAAGGAAAAAGAACAACTCCTTCAGTTGTCGGATTTACCGACAAAGATAGAAAAATTGGAGACCCTGCGAAAAGACAGGCTGTTACCAATCCAAAAAATACCGTTTATTCAATTAAAAGATTTATTGGTAAAGACTATTCAGTTTGTACTGATGAAGTAACAAGAGTTCCTTATCAAGTTGTAAAAGCAGGTAAAAATGTACCAGCTGTTCAAATTGGTGATAGAACTTACACTCCTCAAGAAATCTCTGCTATGATTCTTCAAAAAATGAAGAAAACCGCTGAAGACTTCTTAGGATATGAAGTAAAAAGAGCTGTTATCACGGTTCCTGCTTATTTCGGTGACGCTGAAAGAACTGCAACAATCGAAGCTGGTGAAATTGCTGGTTTGAAAGTTGAGCGTATCATTAATGAACCAACTGCTGCTGCCTTGGCTTATGGCTTGGACAAAAAGAATACAGATTCTAAAATCTTAGTGTTCGACTGCGGTGGTGGTACTCATGACGTATCAGTTCTAGAAATTGGTGATGGTGTATTTGAAGTAAAATCTACTGACGGTGATACTCACTTAGGTGGTGACGACTTTGATAACGCTATTATCTCTTGGATGGTTGATGAATTCAAATCTGAAAACTCAATTGATCTTTCTAAAGATCCTATGGCTCTTCAGCGTTTGAAAGATGCTGCTGAGAAAGCAAAGATTGAATTATCTTCTACTACTCAGTCAGAAATTAATCTTCCTTATATCACTGCTCAAGATGGTGTTCCTTTACACTTTGTTAAACAACTTACAAGAGCTAAGTTTGATCAAATGACTTCAAGTCTTGTTGATAGAGCTATAGCTTGTGCTAAGTCTGCTTTGAAAAGTGCTGGATTAAAACCATCTGACATTGATGAAGTTATTCTTGTTGGTGGTTCTACAAGAATTCCTTCTATTCAAGAAGCATTGGAAAAATACACTGGTAAAAAGCCAAATAAATCAGTTAACCCTGATGAAGTGGTTGCTTTAGGTGCCGCTATTCAAGGTGCTGTATTAACTGGTGGTATTACCGACGTTCTTCTTCTTGATGTAACTCCACTATCACTTGGTATTGAGACAATGGGTAGTGTAATGACGAGATTGATTGAAGCTAACACTACAATCCCTACTCGTAAAACTGAAACATTCTCTACTGCTTCTGACAATCAACCATCTGTAGAAATTCACGTTCTACAAGGTGAGAGACCAATGGCTAAGGATAACCGTTCTCTTGGTAAATTCCATCTTGATGGTATTATGCCAGCACCGAGAGGTATTCCTCAAGTAGAGGTAACATTAGATATTGATGCTAATGGTGTACTTTCAGTATCTGCTAAAGACAAAGCATCTGGTAAGGAAAACAAAATCCGTATCGAAGGTGGTTCTCAATTGTCTAAAGAAGAAATTGAAAGAATGAAAGCTGAGGCTGAAGCAAATGCTGAATCAGATCGTCTTGAGAGAGAAAAGGTTGAAAAGTTAAATATGGCTGATAACCTTATCTTTCAAACAGAGAAACAAATTAAAGAGTACTCTGAAAAATTAACTGAAGATGATAAGTCAAATCTTAATGCTGATTTAGAAACTTTGAAAAAAGCACACTCTGAAAAAGACATTACAGCTATTGATGATGCCTCTCAAAAATTGAATTCAACTTGGCAAACAATCTCAACAAGATTGTATCAAGAAGCTCAATCAGAACCACAAACTTCAAACACTAACACTGGTAATGGCGGTGATGTTGAAGATACTTCCTATGAAGAAGTTAAGTAATGTCTACTTTTAGGTCGTAAGTCAGGGAAAGGAACGGATCGGAAACCTCTTAGAAATAAGGTAAGAAACAAAGAAAATATCCTGATGTTTTGACCCCGTTCAAGTTAAAGACAGAAAAACTAAAAACCCAGTCAAATGACTGGGTTTTTTTATTTTAATTTTCTTCATATCCACCATCGGTATCTTTTAGATATCTATCATATCCTATACTAGGATCATTACTAATTCTATAATTATCTAAATTAAGATAACACATTGTATCACAATAAGGATAATATTCAAAATCAGCAGAATCTAAATCAACTTTTATAGTAGCTTCTTTTATAGTTGAACCATCTGTAATTGATTCTTCTGGTTCCATTGATTGTCTTTTTTTATACCACCAACCATTCTTTTCAGCAAATTGCTTGAATAGTTCAACATCAGCATCTTGTGATGTATAAATTCTATCCATGAATTTAATCGGTTGACCATCAGCCTTAGCATCCCAAAGGATTGCTCTACCTTTAATCAAAAAATCTGTATATTTACCGTCAGTAATTGTACCACCATCACCATAAAGAATAACTAATGACACTTGACTATTTTGTGTATAAATATCAAAATAATCAGAATCAACTGAGGCCATACAAGAGTTATTTAGTGAACCACCACCATCAACATATTTTTCTGAATCATACCAATAAGCAATTTTACTACCTTTAACTATATCAAATTGTTTAAGTGCATCTTTTGCAAAGTCATAAGTTGCTTTATAAGTATTAGTAAATTGTTCTAATTCGGTATCTGTTATTGGTATTTTAGCCGCTGTTAAAATAGCTCTTGCTACTCTACCGATTTTAATATTATTTCTTGATGTTGACCAAATTCTTTGATCCTCAGCATCAGTTGGTTCCATAGCTTCCTTATTAATAACACCTATTTTCTCACCATTATATTCTTTGAACATAACAAATATTTTACCAGATGTTCTACTAACCGTTTCCGATAGAATAACGCCTATTTCACCAACAGAAGGTGACCAGCAATTATATTTTTTCTTATCATAACCAAGTGCACTGAATATACTATCATTTCTATCACTACTTGTAAGGTATCTACCACCATCAATTATTTTCCAGGTTTCTGGTCTATCTTTAATAATATCTTGAACTTTTCTATCAGGAGTAAAGCTAACAGCATCTTTAGCATCAGTAATATCAATATAGTTTTGAGCAATACCATCAACATCTTTTGAATAAAGACTTAGTAATTGACTTGCTATTTTATTAGCTTTCATTTTACTTAGCAAGTTTATAAACTTTTTAGAGTAAATAACCTTGGACTCAAGTAAAATATCATAAATTGCTTTTTCTGAAATAAAATCTCCGTATTTAAGAACACTCATAATAAAAATATTTTTGTTAGAATATATATTAATTTTAAAAATTTCAATATTTGATTTTTAATGATTTTAATACAATAATATATAAATTATAAAAATAACCCCAAAAAAATGAAAGATAAAGTAGCTGATATAATCAGAATTTTAGGTATGGGCTTTAATGAGCTTGTCTTTGACTTTGAAGTTGATGGTGTAGACTTCAATTCAATTGAGTGGGATCCTGAACAAGATAAAGTATTTCTTCATATCTTTGATGATGAAAATGAAATGGACCATCATTGTGATTTTGAGGGCATGGACATTGATAAACAAATCAAAGTTTATAAAATACTATCTGTTTTTTTAAATTAAAGACTATTTAACATTTGAATCATTTCTTTCTGTGGAAAGATATCAAAAACATCTTTTCTTACATGAGAATGACTTCTTATGCCACCATTTGAAATGTACAAAGAATTATAGTTAAACCAATTCTCATTATAAATTTTACCTTCAATTGTAATAGCATTTTTATTGATTAGATAAATAATTAAGCTTCTAGCACTATCTAACTGAGCATCTGTATATCTTTCAAAATAATCATAACCTCTAAAAGTTCTATCTAATTTAACGACATCTTTTTCGTTAACTAATTTATTAACTGAGTTATAGAATCTACCATCAACACCTAATGTTAATGGACCATAATTACAAAATTCAATACCTATTGATTTAGAGTTAAGATCTAAAGATTGATTATTAGTAATCCCTAAATGGTATGCCCAGTATTTATCATCAAATGTGTTTAATACTTTACCATCCCAGATTGTTTCATCAGTTGAAGATGATTTTCTACCAATAATATAAGAAACTCCAACTTTTAATGGCTTAACTCCACCATTTTGGTCTAATACCAAATTACCACCTAAATCTTTCTCAAATTCTTTATCCCATCCATTAACACTCCAATCAGGACGAGAACCACCACCAGTATTGTGTAGCCAAATAGTTTCTTTTTTAGTAATTTCTTGGTAGTATGAGTCAGGTGATAAAGGATAATTATAAATAGTCAACCCGTTTTGATTTGAATAAGATATATCATATGGTATTTCATTTTGAGAAACTATAGGTTTACCATAATTCATTAAATTATTCCAAGTAAGAGAACCAACAACACCATCAGATTTAGTGCCGATAGCTCTTTGGAAATTAGTAACTGAAACTAAAAGATTTTGACCAAAATAACCATCAATTCTTTCATTAAAGAATCCGTTTTCTTTTAGCATTGTCTGTAATAAAGTAACATCTTCACCAGACATTTTTAATGTTAATATTCTTTTTAGTTTCATAACTTATATATTAATTATTGCTTATATCTTTGTGCGTTTTGTTGCTCTAAAAATGCTTTTAAATCTTCATATCTAACCGATCCAGGATTCATCTTAACCAAATCAGCATTTCCGGTTGTTTTAGTCTCAACTTTCTTTTCAGCACTTGCTTTTACTCTTTCTTCATGTTCATCTTCAACTTTCTTCAGAATATGACCTAAGTAAAAATCTATGCCTTTTTCTTTTATTAGTTCAAAATCAACATTGATTATAAACTCTTCATGTTCTGGTCCAACATAAACAGCAATTAAAGGCTCCTTAATGAAAACATCAACATAAAATTTTATATCACCTACATTTCCTTGAGCATAGATAGTTGTCCTATATTGAGTATTATAATAATAAGCAAATTTATCTCTATCGTTAAATTCTCTATTTCCGTTTTTATCAACGGTTGATGCTAAACCCAGATTAGTTTTGAAGTATCTACATCTTTTAACTTCTTGCATCACAACAGAATTAGTTACCACATTATATGCCATAGTAACTTATTTATTAAATAGTAGAAGTTTCCTTATTTTAATAAATAATGTATATTTGCAAAATGAAAATATTGGACTTAAATAAAATAAACTATGATGTTTATAGATTTATATCAGATAATCAAAATAAATTACCAGTTTGTATAGTTTCAGAAAGTATAGATTCTTTGAAAAAATCAATAATGATTTTAGAAGAACATGATTTTAAGTTTAGATTGGACGGGTTAAAAATAATTGTATTTGAATAGTTATTCAGTTTCGATTTCAAATTCCTCTTCTTCACCAAATTTATCATCCATTTCAATTTTTAAATCAACTAGAAACTCTTCATCAATCTTTTTAATTTCAACATTCTTTGTTATCTGACCAATAACTTCAAATGTATCAAGGTCGTATTTTTTGAATTTAATGTAACACTTCTCAATATCTTCATATGAGAAGTCTTTATTAGGATCTTTTGGTAAAGCTTCTTTAATATCAATAGCTATGAAAAGATTATAAGTAGCCTCATCATCAGAAAATTTAACGGTTAGATTATCATACATTTTTGAGTATTTAGATATCTCAGAACTTTCAAGTCTAACGCCTAAATCTTTTAACGACATCTTAGATTTATCCTTAGCTTCAGCCTTAGCTCTTTTAATAGATTTTTCAGTTTTACCTTCTTCTGATGGTTCTTCTGACTCATTTTCTTGAAATTCAAACATCTTATCAATCTTTCTTTTGATTTGCTTTAAAGCAAGCTCAACATAAGACTCCGGAGTGTCATTCATTTCTTCGTTAATAAAATCCGCATATTTTCTAATTTTCATAATGTATATATTAAAAATAATTCCTTATTTATTAGTTTGCCAATAGTTTTTACCTGGCATTTCTAATTTATTTTTTTTAATACACCAAGTTACTTGCCTTGGTGTTACATTCAGCTCTTTGGCTATTTTTGGAACTGACATCTTCCAGATTAATGGTTTAATTAGTTCTAATAATTCACTATCATCCTTGAAATAACCATCTTTTCTTTTTTCTTTTGTTTTAAGAAAAACATTTTTGTAAAAATCCTCTAGATCGGATTTCAGATATTCTTCTCTTTTCTCATCGAAGTTTATAAAGCAATGTTTGCCTATTAGATATAGAGCAACCTTATCATACATCTCAGCCGCTTCAATTTCACTATTTGTAAATTTAATTTTTGATATTAAATTATTATCAAATCTACACATCCAAGATTTCTTGCTTTCTTTCCAATAAACACCTTTATACTTTGAAGATTTTTTGTTATCTGGTTTATAATCAGTTCCTATTCTAAATGTAGATAAGTGTTTTTTTAATTCATCGTCTACAAATTTATTATCACCACAACCTCTTATATTATATCCATTTGGTCTATAGGTGTTATACTTTTCAGCATATTTAATTTCTAATTTATTTAATTCATCTATATCCTTAATATTATCTTCTATTATTTCAAAATCAAAATTTTCTATACCATATTTATTAACAGCATTTTTAAGAATTAAATTATGTGTATATTTTACCCAGTCACCTCTATACCTCTTATTAAAACTCACAACAGATTGACCTATATAAGATTTCCCATTTATTTTATTAAAAATTCTATAAATTATCATATACTATATATTATTTTTAGTATATTTGTATCATGGGTAATATAGGATATTGTTGTATTAATATCTCGTTGAACGAGAGTAAGAGTAAGAAAGACCAAGTAACGGTCAATAGAGGAATGACCAAAAAAACATTTGAGACTAAAGGTCTTGAATATGTATCTGAGTTAGCAATACAGAATATTAATGATTTTGAAAAAATACTTCAATGGAATTTTAGAAACAATATTCTTGTTTATAGAATGTCAAGTGATATGTTTCCATGTATTGGCTTCTATAAATTAGAAGATTTGCCAAACTTTAAGATTATATCTAATAAGTTAAAATTAATAGGTGATTACTCAAAATCTAAAGGAATGAGACTTTCCTTCCACCCAACTCACTTCTGTATTCCAGCTAGTGAAAACCCAGTTGTTGTAAAAAACGCTATTGATGAATTGAATAAACATGCCCAAATAATGGATTTAATGGGACTAGAACAGACACATTACTATCCAATCAATATACATGTCAACACAACTAAACCAACAAGAGAGGAAGCGGCTGAGAGATTTTGCCTTCAATTTTATAATCTAAGTGAATCTTGTCAAAAAAGATTAGTAGTTGAAAATGATGATGGTCCAAATCAATATTCAACTAAAATTTTATATGATTTGATTTATAAAAAAATAGGAATTCCTATTACACATGATTTTCATCATCATAACTACGGACCTCAGGATATCTCACAGGAAGAAGCAATTAGACTTGCCTGTTCTACCTGGGGTGATATAACACCAATGACTCATATGAGTTCACCAAAAACATTAGAAGATAATTCAGGAAAACAAACAGCCCATGCAGATTATATTTATGAAGAAATTAAAACGTTCGGTCTTGACTTTGATACAGAAATTGAGGCGAAAGCAAAAGACCTCGCAGTTATTAGATACAGAAATCAGTTTAAAGTTCTCAAAGGGTGATCGTGTTGTTATAATGTCACGAGCTTATGAGGATCTTAAATATCGAACTGGTGAAATAGTTGCTGGTGGGAAATCAACGCCTGACTTAAATATCTATAGAGTTGCTTTAGATTTATATCCAAGTGGATATCAAATACAACAGCATCTAATTCCTATTGTATTTGCAGAAGAGGAATTAGCATTTGAAGATAACTCTAAAGAAAGGGATTGGAAACTTAAAAAAGTATTAAATTGATAAAGAAACTATTATCTATATTCAAGAAAGATAAGGTAGAAAATACTTTTGGTTTTATCAAATTTGAAAGAGGTGATGAAGTTAAGGTAACTATTTACTCAGAAGTGCCAGAATTTTGGTACATCGGTAAAATATTAGATATCAATGCTAGATATGCTGTTCCTTCAATCCAAGAAAGCTGGCGAGTTGAATACTATGTTTCTTTTAAGAACAATAATGGTAATGTATTGAAATATTGGTTTCTAGAATCTGAGTTAAAAAAATACTCTTTACAAGAAGAAAGAAATTCAGTTATTGATATGATATTAAAAGAAAAAGAGAGTCAATGACTCTCTTTTTTTAATACTATACTTTTTGTTTTTTGGCATTTTCCTTTTCTTTTTCAAGTTCTTCTGGGTGAAGTAAGCCTCTTCCATAAGTTTTAAATCTCTCTGAGTATCTTGTTTTAACTCTTTCAGATATTGGTATTGGTGAACCTTCTTCATCAAGTTTTACAAATACCATTTTTGTGGAGCATACTAAATCTTGTTTTCCAGTATGTACATTGTGCTTTCTTGCTTCTAAATCTATTGTTACTGAAGTATTACCAAATTTATTTACTTTAGCATAGATTTTAATAAGATTTCCAACTTTAACTGGACTTTTGAAAACTACTTCTTCAATTTTCATTGTGACCATCTTAGCTGAGTCACAAACCTGACAGGCATACGCTGCTGCCGCTTCATCTAAGAATGACATCATTGATCCACCAAATAAATTCCCGTGGACTCCTAAGTCTAATGCCATACAGATTTTTGTTGTTACTAATTCCATATTATTTTAATATTTCTTCTAATTTATTATCTCTTTCTTCATATTTTTCTGTTATATCAGCATATCTAACCCTATATGATGAACTTAAAGCAACTAAGTCAACATATTTAATAATAGAAAACATAACAAATGTTCTCCATCTGCTTTTTTCAAAAAAATCATTGATTAATTCATCTGACTCAAATTCTTTTGTTATACAATTGTAGCTCCTTGAAACTATTTCATTATTCTCTACTTTCATTATATTAAAAGAAGGTAATGAAGTAACATAAGAAATTTTACTCCAATGTCTATCTAAAAATTGACCTAACCAAATTGATGGGTCAATAGTTGCTATTTGAACATTATTGTTGTCATTCCCCATTCGGAAGCAATTATCAATAAGTATTTTTATACCTTCAAGATTATTTTCACCAACAGGATAAACCTGTATTGATTTAGCATCAATATTAGGTGATATATTAGCTGATGATTTAATATTTTGTAAAAGTTCTTTGAATATCATATCTATTTTATGTAATAATATAATTTAAGTTTATCACCCCAAGAAACTTCTACATTAAATTCTTCCTTCATTATTTTACAATCTCTAATATCTCTGGATGATATAAAATGACAATTCTTAGGTAGTGACTCATAAATATCTAATACCAATTTATCATCAAAACTAACATCGTTCATAAAAACAATTGTTGCTATAGATGTGTCAAAATCTTTAATATCTTTATTAATAAAGAAAACTGAATTATTTTCCGGAAGAATTTGTTGCTTTATATACTTAGCATAGTTATTTCTATGAGTAAGTATTTCAACACCAACTAATGTTTTTATATTAGACATTATAGCGGTGTGTAAAACTAACTTACCACAACCAGAACCAATATCAACAAAAACGTCTTTTTCTTTTGGTTTTTTATACTTATTGATTTTACTAATTATAGTATCAACACCGGTTCTTAAAATCTCACCATAAACAAAATTATTATCATAATCACCTTTATAAGTAAAATGTTTATTAATACGGCTGTCTCTTTTAGTGATATTTTCTAGTTTGAACTTTTCTTCTGATGAATATTCATCCCAAGTACCAAGTAATTCACAAATAGCCTTGATGCTAAATAAGTTATTCTTATAAAGCTGATCTAATTTAGAATTATCTAATAATGCTTTAAGTTCTTTATTCACCAAATAATCTTTTAATTTTTTCTTTTCTAATACTTTTTCGCAAATCATTAATAATATTAGCAACAGCTGATGAGATAACCATATAGTTGCCACTTCCTCTTGTAGATGCTTTATGAATCTTTTCAGAAGCCATTAATAACTTATCCATTAGTTCCTTACTCATGTGTTATTCTAATATCTGTTTTAACACTCCAGTCTTTTGGTAGGTGCTTACAATCATTATGTTCTAAAAAGTGTGATCTCCACATTTCTATAAATGTTTGTATATTATCTATCCTAGATATAACAACCTCCCCGTGTGTTTTTCTAAGAAAAGTAGTTTTAGTTTCAGATATACTTTTAAGACGAACCATTGTCAGTCTTTTGATACCAAAATACTTTTTGATTTCATTTTTAAGTGATTTAATTCTTTTCTTTGGTATATTTGAAGTATCACCAATAAGAGCCCTGGCTATCTTTATCCACTTGATCATATCACCTTTAACTTCTACTTCTCCGTTGATTGGTGCGTTATATATAGTAGCTAATTTTTCTTTTAACTCATCAGCTTTTCTTTCATAAGCATCATGACAATCAGCACATAAAGAAAGAACATCGTGAAAGTTATGTGATTTTAGTTCTGTTGGAAAATATCTACGGTAGCAATAAGGCACAACATGGTGTCTGGTAAGATATTCTTCATTACCACAGGTTACACACTTGTTACCCATTTCAGATAAACCAAATGATTTATTATGATTACCAAGTCCTTTTGGTTCAAAATTTAATTTGACGATTAATGGTGACTCAGAAACTACGGTACCTAAATTCCTGTTAAGATACCAATTAGCTTTTTTCTCATCACATCTAAACATCAAAATCCCACCCGGAGATAGGACTTGACAATTTCCATAAATCTTACGGTCTTTATCTACACCATATGATTTGTATATAGACATTTACTAAACTATTTTATCTATTTGATTCAATTCTAAATCAACTATTGTTTTTCTACCAAAAATCATAACACCAACCTTTACTCTTTGTTCATTAACACTTTCAATTGTTCCATTGAAGTTAGTGAATGGTCCATCAATGATTTTAATTTCTTGACCAGCGACAAAATTAGTTTCTGCGATTTCAATAGTGTCTTTACTAACACCTATCATTCTTTGAACTTCTAAGTCAGATACTTGTTGAACTTGACCACTTTTTGAAGAAAGTAAACCAATTGCGCCATCACAAGCTTTAACAAAATGTGTTAATTCACCAACAGATGACGTTTCTACAAAAATGTAACCAGGATACATAATTTTTTCTCTGATAACCTTTTTACCACTTTTAACACTAACGGTTTTCTCCATTGGAACTATAACCTGACCAATTTTACCAGTCAAGGTTCCTTTTAATGATTCTTTAGTTAACTTCTCAGAAACTGATCTTTCACGATTGGCTTGAGCTCTTACTATGTACCATTTCATAGTTTTTTGATTTTCCATAATTGTATTCATATTTATTTTTTAATTTCCTTTTTCTATTTGTTTGTAATATTTTAGCTCTTCTTTAACAAAATCTAAATGATTATCAATTAGGTAATCTAAATCAAGATTTTTAATTTTAAGCTTTTGTAAGATAAGTTTGTAATCTTTTTCACTAATATCCGACTTTCCGGATTTCTCTGACTTTGACCAAAACCAACTAGGGTATGGTTTTCTTAACATAAAATAATACCAAGTATCAAATGCTGATACTTTATCTATATTTTTAAGATTCAAAAGTTGAGCTTGCTCTGGATATTTTTTGGCAAAATATCGGTTAAAGATAAAAAAGAACTTCTCTTTATCCTCATCCGATATTGTGGACCATTTATCTTTGTTTGTAAATAAAGCATTTGCTACATCTGTTATCTCAGCCATTATTTCCCAATATATTTACTTTCCATTTTATTAATAATCTCATCAGGTAAGTTATGTAATCTTAAATCAATTAATCTCATGTTGCCTTTAATATTCTCAACGATAGATTCAATTTGAGTTTTACTTAACTTCTTTTTTTCACAGATTAAATCGGCTATGTTCTCATATAAGTCTGGGTCGGCTAAGTTTACTTCACCAAACTCTAAAAGATAATCGTCATAAATTGTTTTTGCGCCTTTTTCACCTATTCCTCTTTTCTTACCATTTTTAGTAACTGACCACACAGAGCCAATATTATCTGAAGTATCACCTGATATTATTTTAACCATTAATGCTTCAACTGGATCAATCTCATTAATCTCATATTTGTTAAGAAATCTATCTAATAAAAGAATGAAGTCATTATTATCATTTAGATTAAAGATATCATCATTTGGTAGTTTTGAAACTTTATTCAAAAATACCTGATAGTTTCTTGGTATAAATAATTTCTCTTTATTATACATCTCATTAGTCATTATGTTAATAAAAAGAGGATCTAAACCGTAATTCACAATCTGTTTAATATCGTGGTCGTTTGAAACTATAATTGTTGATCTACCTTCTCTGTTAGCTTTATTAACTAAAAAAGAAATCCAATCATCACCTTCAACATGAGGTGCTTCTAATATTTTTATTAGACCTTTCATTGAATCCTTAAATTCACCGTAAGCGTTATAAACAAACTGCCAGTCAATATCAGAGTCTTTTTTACGAGTAGCTTTGTATGAAGTTGTTAATTGTTTTCTCCAAGATTTTTCCTTGGAATCGGATACAAGATAAACATTAGCAAATGGATACCATTTTCTATAATTATTTACCGTATTCTCTAGTGACTTATGTAGTGCACCGAACAATAAATTGTTCTTGTGTAATGTAAAAGTATTTTTGCTTAAAATATAGTTGCCATCGATCACCAAGTCGCAAATCATATTATTTAATTATTTTAATATATATACTAAAAAATACTAATTATGTTGTTAAGTTCTCATGTCAAAGTTGAAATGAATAGGGGTAACTTAGGTTATTATAATAGAGTAATGAATAGTAAATTTAAAATTGGTGATGAAATTGATGTTCCAATTAAATTAATTTCAAAAAGTAGTCAAGTTTTAGTTGATGTTTCTTGTGATATATGTAATTCTGAGTCAAAAACAACATATAGAAACTACAATGATTGTTTAAATTATGATTTTTATTCTTGTAATAAATGTAAGCATATAAAACGCAAAATTACTAATAAATCAAAACATGGAATGGATAATTACCAAAATGTTGATAAAATAAAGAGTACAAAATTAGCAAAGTATGGTGATGAAAATTTTACAGGTAGAGAAAAATCAAAAATAACATGTTTGAAGAAATATGGAGAAGACAATGTATCAAAATTAGATTTTGTTAAAGATAAAAAAAAGGTAACAAATAATAAAAATTGGGGAGTTGATAATGTTTTTCAATCTGATGAGATAAAAAAAATATCAAAAAGTTCAATGATGAATAGATTTGGAGTTGAACATCCTAATCAAAATGTTGAAATTTTCAATAGAGCTCAAACAACTGGTTTTAAAATAAAAAAGTATAAAAATGGTTTTTATAGAGGAACATACGAGTTAGACTTTATAAACTACTGTGATAGTAAAAATATAGATGTCATTAATGGTCCATCTATAAAATATGAATTTAATGGCAAAATAAAAATTTATCACTCAGATTTTTTTATAAAAAGTAAAAATCTAATATGTGAAGTGAAATCGTCATATACATATAATTTTGACAAAGATCTAAATGATGCTAAAAAATTAGGATCTATAAAAAATGGATATAATTTTATCTTCATAATAGATAAAGATTATAGTGAGTTTGATAAAATAATTTCTAATTCTATTTAAGAATATCTTTTATTTTTCTATCTCTTTCTAAAATCTTGAACTTTACTTCTAAGTAGTCTTCTATCTCATTTGGTAAAGGAACTTTATTCTTTTTTAATTCATCATAAAAAGGTTTACCTAAAATATTAAGTGTGGCTATTGCTATAGCAATATCTGAACTACCATAACCCTCAACTTCAACATCTTCACCTAAAACATGATAAGTTGTTTTCTGAATAGTATAGTTAGCGGTGCTACCACCATAAACTAAATACTGACCGTTTCCTACTGAAGTTGTGATGTTTGAATTTGTACCAGATATAGTTAAAGTACCAGATGAGCCAGTTACATATAATGACCCGGTAATTGAAGGTGTTCCAAAGATTGGATTACCTATTGTGCTTGTATGAACTATTTGTCCGCCTATGTTTACAAAACCCATATAGGATTATATGAGTATTGTAATAAAAGTTTATAATATCTTACTAATTTGAATATGACGATAAAGTCTTTGAAAATCTTCTCTTACTTCTTCTGAATATTCATAGCTATATTTATTTGCGTAGAAGTCAAATTGTGTTCTCTGTACCATTTTATGTACTTCTTCATAGTTGGATTTGACTTTATCAAAACAATCTTCTTTAGTGGTCCACTTAACCATATTATCAATTAAATCAAAGTCTATTTTTCTAAACCCGTTAAAGAAAAAAGATTGAGCATAACTAAATAAATAGTGCTTAATCACTTTATCATGATATTCATCCTCATTAACTCCTTTAGGATTAGATAATTCTGGTGTTGTAAAGTAAAACTCAACATCTATCTCAATTAAGTGCTTAACTAACTTTATTATAGCATTTGGAACTTTATTATCTAAGAAAACATAAACAACATCATTTTCAACAAAGCATATTGGAATATGTTCATATTTTTTAAACATAAGAAATTTACCCTTAACCACCCAAGTAGGGTTGTGTAAAGGTCTAAATTTATCAGGTATTAATCTATTTAAGTCCATTTTCTTTTAATATCTTCAAAAATAATCTTTTATCACCTTCTCTTGTTTCATCACGTCTACCATCTCTCCAATGACATTTACCTTTATTTGGTGAATACTTAACCTTATATCTAGAATCCCATTTTGTTGTTGTGTGTGTTTTAGACCTAAAATTTATCTCTGAGCCAATAAATGATGATACTGATATCTTTTTAGATATAAAACTATTAGCATCTTCAAACCCTCTCCACCACCTATTGGCATAAGCAAAACGAGTCATTCTACGAATAACTATTCGTTCCTCCATATATCTACGCCATGCTCTATCTCGGATCATTAGGCAAAGATATGAATTAAATATTACTTTAACAACTCAGTCTTTCTTAAATCAGAACTCTTACCAAACCAGATATCTAAAGAGTTAGCAGACATATCATCTTTTGAGATTAAAGTCATTTTAGGACTATTGATAATATCTTGATATTCATCATCAACAAGTGCGGCTAAACCTTTCTTATATTTAATCTCGTAGTTCTTTAAGTCATTCTTAGCGGCCCAATCATTGTATTCTGTTTGAGAATAGAAAAGAACTTTCTTTTTAGTTTTAGCTTTTGGTACAGCAACTACAATAGGAGTTTCAACTTTGTAAATCATTCGTCTTTCAAACATATCAGGCCAGTACTTGTAAAAGAAGTTTAAAAGTAAACCAGCGATTGAATTACCATCAACATCAGCATCTACATAAAAAAGAATACGACCATATCTTAAATCTTTTAATTCAATTCTTTGACCTAATTTTAGACCAATAGCTGCCATTAAATTTACCACTTCATCATTTTGAACCAATTTTTGATTAGTCATTTCAGATACATTCACAAATTTACCTTTAAGCGCAAAAGCACCCATAGTTTCTGGGACACGATATTTTCTAAAAGCCGATATAGCAGAATCACCTTCAAATAAACCAATAGAGTACTTCCATCTATCTCTACCTTTAGCATCAATAAGTTTTTCTACTTTTATTTTATCAAGTTTCTTATTAAGATCTCTTTGTAATTTAGATTCTTCGGCACTTTTCTTTTGTTGAATCCAATCTAAAATAGAGTTAACAATTTCAGATTTAATAATTGATTGAATTAACTTAGTGGAAACTTCAAATGTAGAACCAAAATCTTTAACCTCTGTAATTAACTTTTCTTTAGTTTGTGAAGAAAAAGATGGATTAATTATAGTTGAGTCTAAGAATAAAAACATGTGGTTTTTTAATTCAGATGGTTTAACATCTACTTTATGTTTCTTCATAAAGAATTCTCTTAACTGCGCAATGATTTGATTCATTACATAATCAACGTGAGTACCACCATCATAAGTATCAGTAGAGTTAGCAAATGAAACCTGTTGAAATCCATTTTCAGAAAGACCGATGGCTAAAGACCAAGTTTTATCTTTCTTAGATTCATAGAAGTAGTCTTTAGTATAGTATTTAATATAGTCTTCAAATGATTTGAAATTAATTAATTTACCGTTGAAATAAACTTTAAGATTAGTATTACAAGCCGCAATATCATAAACTCTTTTCTCAATCATCTTAAAGTGGTCATCATCAATACCAGTTAAGGCAAACTTTTCAAAATCAACTAAGTAATTAATTTCAGTAAAGCCTTTTGTGGATTTTTTAACCTTAGCAGGAGTTCTTTTTCTCATATTATTAGAGAAAGTTTGAGTAAAGTGATTAGCACCATCACAAGTAGTTACCGTAAATTCTTTTGAATAGATATTAGTAAGTGTAGAACCTACGCCATTTGTACCAGCGCCGGTTCTTTGTTCATCATCGTTAAAGTTAGAACCTGCTTTAAGATTTGAGAATATCATCTCAGGAATCCATTCTTTGTGTTGTGTGTGTTTAACTACAGGAATTCCACCATTATCCCAGATGGTTATGTAATTTGTGGCTCTATCAACATCTACTTTAACAATGTTTAATTTAGAACCTTTTCTTTTGCTTTCATCAACAGAGTTGGTAACAATCTCATCAAAAATTTTAAGCAATCCTGGGTTATAGGTTACTTCTTTTTGAGTCATCTTATCTTCTTCAACAATCCATTTAGTAGCTTTATGAGGTTTAATTGAACCGATATACATACCAGGTCTTAATATAACGTGGTCTATATCATCTAACTTTTTAAACTTTTTATCTACTGACATTCTTTATTTCAAATTTTAATTATATATGGTAAAGTTTTGTCTTTGTTTAGATATTTGTTTTAAGTGATATTTTTGCTAAATTTACTTAACATAAAAATAATATACAATAATAATTTGAAAAAATAAACATTTTGAGTAAAATACAATTTAATATACTTATACATACATTAATGAAAATTTTATACGGAATACAACTTAATGGAAATGGTCACATAACAAGATCATTGGAGTTGATAAGCAAACTAAGACAATATGGCTACTCAGTTGATGTAATTACATCTGGTGGTAACTCAAGTTTGACTCTACCAATAGAAGTTATTAAAAGCTTCCAAGGCTTCTCTATGTATTTTAGTAAGAATGGTAAAATAGACTGGTTAAAAACTACACTCTCATCAAATATATTTAAAATTATAAGAGATATCAATTTTGATTGCCGTGGTTATGACTTAGTTATATCCGATTTTGAACCTATCAGTGCTTACTCAGCTAAAAAATACGGTGTTAAATCAATTGGTATATCAAATCAATGCTCATTAATGAATAATAAGTCAATAAAATACTTTTTCTCATGGCAATTTATTAAATACTTTGCTCCTTGTGATTCTTATATACCTTTAGATTACAAAGGCTATTTTCAACCTATAATATCTCAAGATTTATTAAATAGTAAGAAGTCTGAAGAAGAATTTTATTTAGTCTATTTAGCCGCTTATAGTTTAGAATATATTATGTGTGAACTTGAACAATCTGATAAAAAATTCAAAGTTTATAGTAATGAGATTATAAAAGATGGTGTTATAAATAATATAGAGTTTAAAAAACCTGATAGAAAAAACTTTCAATCTGATTTGCTTAATTGCTCAGGTGTAATAACAGCTTCTGGATTCTCAACAACATCTGAAGCACTTGTGCTAGGTAAAAAACTTTGGTCAATTCCAGTTAGAGGTCAGTTTGAACAAATTTGCAATGCTAATAAATTAAATGAGTTAGGTGTTTATACAAAAAAGCTAACATATGATAATCTAGATAATTGGCTAAATAACTATAAAAAAATAGAATATCACTGGATTAATCCAATAAAAAATATAATTCATAAAATAAATGAAAATTAGAACATTATTTATATCAGATATTCACTTGGGTAACCATAAGTCACAAGCTGATAAATTACTTGAAGTGTTAAAAAGTTATGATTATGAAAATTTAATTATAGTTGGTGATTTCATTGACTTAACATCACTAAAGAAAAAATTCTATTGGAATTCTGACCACTCTACCGTTATTCAAAAGGTTTTAAGATCTTCAAGAAAAGGTGTTAAAGTTACTTACATCTTAGGTAATCATGACTTTTATTTAAGAGGTCTTATAAAAGATGAAAATATAAATATTGGTGATATTGAGCTTTGTGATGAAATGTACTATCAAACATTAAAAGGTGAAAAAATATACATTTGTCACGGTGATCAGTTTGATGGTTTTGTTAGATTACATCCTTTCTTATATGTTTTAGGTGATTGGGCTTATGAATTTAGCTTTAAGATTAATAAAGCTTATAACTGGTTTAGAAGAATATTTGGACTTGAATATTGGTCTTTATCACAATATCTAAAATCCAAGGTTAAAAATGCACTAACTTATATAAATGATTTTAAGCTATTATCTCTTAAAAAATTAGATGAGGTTAAATGTGATTCAATTATGATTGGTCATATTCATACACCAGCAATTGAAAAAGTAGGTAATAAAAATTATTACAACACTGGAGATTTTTGTGAAACCTGTTCGTTTTTATATGAAGACTTAGAAGGTAGTATCAATCTTATGATTGCTTGATTTTCTAGCATTGTTGTGATGCCAGAATGATGGGACTTTTACATAATAACCCTTGGGTAAGGTGGAATTGGACCATGGTCCGCATCCTCCTGGTTCATTTACTATAAACCCAAAATACCATTTATATAAGCGGTCATTATAATCTATATTGGCTTTATCACCATCGGTTGAATAAAAGCTATTATTATTAACTTTAAACATTTGCATATCTAAGAAAGGATTATTATACTCTTGTGATAAAAACCTTGAAACTCTTCTAATAGCTTCAATAACATTTGAGTCTCTCTTAAATTCTCTATTAGAATAAATTAAAATCTCATAAAAACAAATACCATCTTTATTATCATAAATAACATCAGTTTTTAACCCCAAGTCATTTATCTCAACAAGGATATCCTCAATATCTCTTTTTATACTTTGCGGGTCAGCACTTTCAACAATTAAAAACTCGTTGTATTTCTTTAACCTTTGCATTTTTTTCAACAAAACTACATTTTTAGTATATATAAAATATGATGGCTGAAAAAACTATATCTGATTTCTTATCGAATGAGTATAAGGAATTCGCAATGTATGTAATTGAAGGAAGAGCTATACCTTCAGTTATTGATGGCTTTAAGCCAACTCAAAGAAAAATAATTCATGTTTCTAACGATATTTGGAAGAGCGGTGGTGAAAAAACACTTAAAGTATTCCAACTAGCTGGTAAAGTAGCATCTGATGCTTTTTATCATCACGGTAATGCTTCATTAGAAAATGCTATTATCACCATGGCTCAAAGGTTTAAGAATAATGCCGCTCTTTTAGAAGAAGATGGTCAGTTTGGATCTTTAAGATCACCACAGGCGGGTGCACCTCGTTATATTGGAACTAAGTTATCTGAAAACTTTAGATTGATTTATAAAGATTTTGAACTTCTTGAATATAAAGAAGAAGAAGGTGAGTCAATTGAACCAAAGTTTTTCTTACCTATTGTACCAGCTGTTTTATTAAATGGTTCATCTGGTATTGCTGTAGGATTTGCTTCTAATATCTTAAACAGAGATATTAAATCCATTATTGATGCTTGTGTTAAAGTTTTATCAGGTAAAAATCCTGGTGAGGTTAAACCATCACTGAATGAGTTCACCGGTGATTTTATACAAGACACAGAAAATAATAAAAGATGGGTAATTAGAGGTAAGTTTGTAAGAGTGAATACTTCTACGGTTAAAATTAGCGAGTTACCACCTTCGATGACTTATGAAAAATACGAAGAAATATTAGATAAATTAGTTGATGATAAGCTAATTACAAGTTATGATGATAATTGCAAAGATAATATTGATTATACAATTAAATTTACAAGATCTGATTTAGAAAAATTAGATGATGAGAAGTTAGTTAAATTATTAAAATTAGAAGAATCATCTACTGAAATATTCTCAACCTTAGATGAGAATGGTAAGTTAAAAATATTTGATAATACAAGTGATATCATTAAGTATTTTGTTGAATTTAGATTAACATATTATCATAAAAGAAAGCAGTTCTTATTAGATAAAATGAATAGAGAGTTAAAAATACTTTCTAATCGTGGTCGATTCATCAAAGCTATTATTGATGGTAAATTAAAAGTAAATAATGTTGCTAAAGTTATTATCATTGAAGGCATTGAATCAATGGGATTAGATAAGATTGATGACTCATATGACTACTTATTGAGAATGCCTATCTACTCTTTAACAAAAGAGATGTATGAAAAGATTAAAGAAGATTTTACTACTAAGAAAGAAGAGATTAAAGTCTTAGAGGCGACAGATCCTAAAGATATGTACCTATTGGATTTAACTGAATTAAAAAAGAAGTTTAAATGAAACCACACAGAACTTGGTTTAAAATAATATTTAATCCTATTTTAAGAAAGTTTGGATGGTCTATTGTTAGTGTATTTGATGCTGATGAATTAAAAGGATATCAATTAAGAAGATATCCAGAAAATTGTGAAGTTTTAAAAATTAAATAATGAATCAAAGGTCAATTAATCTTTCGCCTTGGAAAGAAATATCCATATCAACTGAAATACAACATCATACAATGATTGAAATGGCTACAATTATTGTTGGTAATGACGATGACTATTATATAATACAAGATGATATTGAAAAGATACTAGATGTTAGTTCAATGCCTAATTACATAAAAGAAGATTGGATTAGATATAACAAGAAAGAACTTAATCAAAATATTTTAGATAAACATATCAAAGTCTATATTGATATATCTGATATGCAATATCCACCAGATGAAGAAATTGAAAAGATAATTTCAACATTGAAATCAATAAAAAGACAATTAATTATTAAAAAGATAATTTAATTCCTTATCTTTGTATTTAATGAAACACTTAAAACCAATAAAAGATAGAAAGGATCCATTGGAAGACTTTATACCAATAGGTAAAAAGGATTGTCAAGGTATGTGTGATCGTGAAGTTATAATGACTAAAGATGGTCCGGTTATTGTGTGTCATGGATGTAATAGAATTGTAATGGATAATCGAAATAAAAAATGATAAGTTTAACACCAATAGTAAAGCAATTACTCAGAATTAATGTTATAGTATTTATTATAACATATTTTTTACATGAAATGAATATTCCAGTTGTTGAGAATTTTGTATTATTCCCAATGCAGTCTGAAAATTTTCATATCTATCAACTTGTAAGTTATATGTTTTTACATAGCTCGGTTTTACATATTGTTTTCAATATGTTGGGTTTAGTAACATTTGGTCCTGAAATTGAAGAAAGATTTGGTAGTAAGAAATTTCTTAATATTTATTTACTAATGGGTGTAATATCTGGTCTGTCACATGTATTATTTATTAATAACCCTGTTTTAGGTGCATCCGGTGCCATTTGGGGTATTATGATGATATATGCCTTATATAATCCTAATCACGTTTTTAATCTTTATTTCATCATACCAGTAAAAGCTAAATATATCATAAGTGTATTCTTCACTATAGAATTATACTTAGCAATCATTGGTAGTAATGATGGTGTTAGTCACATAGCACATGTAGGTGGAGCCTTAACAGGTTTATTAGTTTACATTTTTAATAGAAAATAATATGAATAAGCAAAGAATAGCAGATATGGTTGATAGAAATATCATAACAAGCCTTGGTGAAGGACATGCTATACAATATATCAAAGAAGAACTTGGTCAGAAAATGAATAAGTATGTTGAAAACATCAGACAATATGATAAGAGTGTTGATGTTTTAAAATTGCTTTTATCTGATCCAGAAACTATAACACCAACCAGAACAAGGTACCAGATAATGTATATCAATCAGTGTAAACAAAGAGTAAAGGATTTAGATTGGGTTGCTAAAAACAAATCAAAATTTCCAAAACTTAGTCGTTCTCAAGTATTTAAAATGATTAAATTAAAGGAAAAACTTTCAGAAGAAAACGCACTTCCATTCTAATTTATTTGGTGATTTGCAGATATATGCGTATATTTGTGATATGAAAATCACTACAGAAAATAAAGCAATCCTTTGGTCAATCCTTGAAAAATACGATGGTATTTCAGAATATAAAAACCTTTGTGATTCTATCTCAAGAATTATACAAGATAAATTAAATAGTGATGATTTACTCACTATCTATAACAATCTATTAGAAATTGATATGATTGATAAGAAAAAAATTGATGCTACCATAGGTGCTGATATTGATGCTTGTTTGTTCTCTATTTAAAAACCATGCAACATCATGATGCCTAATCTCTAATAATAACACTCAAAAAATTTCAAAATTCGATACTGGATTTTTTACAGAAAAAGAAAACCTCTCAATTTGAGAGGTTTTCTATATTTTAATCCAATTTCTAAATTTCATTATAGATTCTTGTAATGACTCTACAAAGTTAAATTCTTTTAAGAAGTCCGAAAAGTCTTCTTTATAGCCTTTTTTACTTTCATCATACTTATCTTTAGTCCACTGCCAGTTAAATGTTAAAACATCTGGAGTTTTAAAACCAAAGAAAGAAAGTACTTGTTTTTCTAACTTAACAGCTTCTTCACCGTTCCAGTTATGTCCAATAGCAATGATACCTGCTTCTTTATCCTTTATAAGATTAGACTCACCTAAAGTAGTATGTCTGTTTTCTAACCAAGTTAATCTTTCAATGATTTGAGTATAAACAGCATTCATTTTACCCCAACGAATAGAACCAAAGAAAATAACTATATCTGCTTCAAAAATAGCATTAGCTACTTTATACATTTCATCTGATGGATTATTTACAGCCGCCCAACATCTGATATCACCAGTTGGATTCTTTTTATCATCTTTAAGTTTAGCTTCTTTTAAACCACAACCATTACCTTTCTTATTTGATACATTGCCTTCACAAGAAAAGATTTTAAGTTTAGAAACATCTATGATTTGACAATCATCTAATCTTTTACATAATTCATCAGCAACAATAGAAGATTTAGGAAGTTCTTTTTCACCTTCCCATCTATTTGATGTTGTTAAGAAAACAATCTTCTTATCCTTTTGTTTCTTTAAGTAATTATAAAGTTTCTTTAAGTCGTCCATTATGAAAGTATATATTAAATTTTATATATAGGATATGAGATATTTAAAATATTTTGAATCTAAAGAAAATCCAGAAGAGTTAATGTTGAAGTATGCTGATGATATCGTCAGAGTTTATGTTACTTATGATAGGGAGTTTAGTGGTGATGATTTAAGTTATAGATTATCAGAAGTAGTTTGGAACACCTCTGTAGGTGATGAATATGGTGAAACAGGTGTTTTAACTGAAGATATGATGCGTCAAGTGATTGAAGATCACAAAGGTGCTTGGAGAGCTATTGACAAACTACTTGAAGTTTATTATGATTGTAAACCATTTGTTGACTCATTAAACAAAGATTTAGAAAAAGACATTCAAGAAATATTTTTAGATTACTCTGATATCGGTCAGGTTGAAGTTTCTAAAACTTCTAAGTTTAACGATGATAGATATGCTGTTAATATAAAAATGAAAGATATATTCTTTCAAATTAATTTTGAAGAAGTATTTGGTAGAATAAAAGAATTAGGATTTGAAAGTTATCACGTCGATGGTGTTAAAAACGGTTCTACTGAATATATGAAAATTGAATTTTGGAAACCACTACCAAAAGAAGAAGAATAAAAAAAACCCACTCTAAAGTGGGTTTAATTTTTAGTCAAATAAGTTATTATCAACTCTTTCTCTTAATTTATGAATAGCTCTAGTTAATTCACCAGCTACTTGAATAACAACAGGGTGATTAAATCCTGATAAGGTATTAGCTATACCATCAATATTTCTAACCTCTGCCTCTATTCCTTTTAACTCAGCCTCCAAATCATCATATATTTTACTTTTATTAGCTTCTGTAATTTCGTTCATTTTAGATTCCAATTTAGATTCCAAATCTTTAACTTTTTTGAAGCCTGCTTCTAATTCTTTTTCTCTTTTAGAAAGATCAGCTAAATCAGAATCAATTTTACTTTGAAGTTCAGCATATTTTGTATCATACTCTTTTGCAGACATAAGAGCAGTTCTATCAAGATTTCTTTCTCTTTCGTTTAGCTCTTGAGATTTCTCTTGAATGTCTAATTCTTTTTCGGTTATAGTTCTGTTTTTAGATCTAATTTCATCATCTTTCTTTTCTAAAGTTTTAAGATCTAGTTTGTACTCATCTTCTCTTTTTTCAACTCTTTTAAGTCTGATTTCAATTTCGTCTTCTCTATCTTTAATTCTTCTTTCTCTTGAATCCAAATCTGATTCTTTTCTATCTAAATCTCTTTTAAAAGTGTTTAATTCAGCTTCTCTTTTTTCAACATCTTTCATTAAAGCAGGATCCATAGAAGGACCTGATTGTTGTTGAATTGAAGACATAATCATATCTTCAAAGAAAGGAATAAGTTTTTTACCTAACTGAGCAGGTTGAGGCATTTTCTCAGCTCTCATAAATGAAAGTAATTCAACTTTCCAATCAATTGGGTCAAAAAGTTGAGGATTCGCTTCTACAATTTCTTTATCTATTGGGATTGACTCACCCTTTAACTTGTAGATATACTCTTCAATTATAGTACCTGTCTTAATAAGAAAAATCTTCTTATCAGGCGATGTGTATTGATAATCTGATAAAAGTTTGTGTTTAATTTTCATAAACTATATATTGTTTTTTAATATCTCTATTTATTTTACTACAAAGTGGCTGAAAGTTTGTATAATGATATAATTTTTTTATTTCATCTTTGTTTTTTGCTGATGATATAGGTATTTTGTGATCTAAATCCCAACCATAATTAAATTCACCATTATATAATCCATAATTATCCCAGTTCATCCAATTCTCAAAATTTGACTCTAAATATGTTATGAAGAACTTATATGTACAACCTAAAATATTAATCATCTTATCATCTTTTTTATCATTTATTGACTTTAGATGTTTTTTTAAGTTTACTTTTATATTGTGTTTTATTCTGAAGTTAGTATCTTCTTTCAATCTTTGATTATATCTTTTGTTTCTTTTCTCAAAAAGGCACTTTTTGCATGTTCTATAGTTCGTGTAATACTCATTAACATCTTTTGTAGTTTTACAAACTCTACATTCTTTTTCAGTAACAACTGGTATTTTATTTCTGATAGAACATTTTCTACATCTAGTATTAGGAACCTGTGTTGAATAAATAATTGTTTCATATTCACAATTGCAGTCAATACAAGTACTTTTAACTATTTTTTTATTTTTTTCTTTCCATTTTTTGTTATTCTCAACACCACAAGACCTACAAGTTCTTTTCCATTTTACAAATAAAGAAATATCTTTTTCGTTATTACACACTTTACATATTTTTGTTTCCATATAGTATATATTAAAAAATAATTCTACTATTTCAAAGAAATCTGGTTTATTTTCAGTATATTTGTGAGATGATATCACTCAATAAAGAATATAATCAAATTGTGAATCTTGTAAAGTTCAATGTGAATTTCAGTAAGTTTATTCATAATAATGAACTTTTGAGTCATGATCCTTCTTATATTCTTGAAAAGTATAATCACTGGATTGGCTTTGAACCAAGGGTTGAGTATAAAATGTACACACCAGATGATATGATTACTTTTTTTCTGAAATATGGTAAAAGGTGGGCAACATATGATATGTATTGTAAAGTTGAACCAAGTATTTCTAAAAGAAAAAGTGGAGTTAAGAATATTTTGATGTATCTTTACTCAACTCAAAGTATGAACCTTATAACAATGGTTGATAAGTTTGAAGAATATATCGGTCCAATTAGTATGATATCAGATACTTCAAATAAACCGGGGCTACATCCTAAAACAGAAGAGTTTGCTTTGAAGGTATTAGAAGAAAATAAAGACAATGTAAAAGTTGTTTTACGAGATATGAAAATTAGTAACTTAATATAAATTAAAGGACCTATCGCTGGTGGTAACACTGGAGGAAGTTCGCGACTACAGAACCTAACACGGGAGAATAAGTAAAGAAATTGAAAGTTCGTTTGCACCGAGGAAGTAGCAACACATACAGACCTAGAGTGTCGGTTCCTCTATGATGGTCGGGTTGTGGCATAGATAAATGATGGGATAAAACAGGATCGCGGCTACACTTGATTTATATTATTTTACTAAAACTTTTAAGCATATTTGATACTATAATTGAACATGGATAAAATTTGGATCGTTTATAACAAGGGAAGTTATAAAAAGAAATACAGGATATTCAAAACTGAAGCCGATATGGCTAAGAATATCAGTGATAGTGACAGGTACACTATATTAGAATATGAGTTGAAGTCCTCAACCGTAGCATCTGACTACATGAAATCTAAAGAAAGAGATACTCAACTTAGAACTATCTTAGGTGAGTTATCAGAACATGAAACTAATGGTCTTAAACTAATAGAGCTTTATGATGCTTTAGTTCCTGTTAATCCTAATGATAGATACAATCGTAAACAAAATCAGATAAACCATCTTAAAAAAATAGTATCTGATAAAAAAGCATTTGCTAACTATTTGGTTAACAACAAAAAACAATTCTTTCAAGTTTCTGATAGTTTAGAATGGGTATTGTCAATACTTAAATGTCATAACTTCCAAGATTATATTTATGATTCTGCAAGGTGGGATTCTGTTAAAAGGACTTATGTTAAAGTAGACAACGCATCTGATGCACTAAAGGAAAATTTCAAATTAGCAAAAGCCGAATTAAAAAAGATTAAAAAGAAATAATTAAAAATAAACTCAAAGATTACACAGGTGATAAAACCAACTACAAAAACTCGTAGATTTGTATAAAATTAAAAACTAAAAATAGATAAAAATGAAATCAATTAAATTTCTGATGTTGGCTCTTGTAGCAACAATGTTAATGACTTCTTGTAGTGAAAACTATTCTAATGGTGAGCGAATTGGTCTTGTGACTAAGTTCTCTGAGAAAGGTTTCTGGTATAAATCTTGGGAAGGTGATTTAACTATCACTCAAACCGGTATGAACCAAGCCAACTCTGACTTTATGTTCTCGTTAGATAACGATCGTAAAGACGAAGAAGGTTATGCTAAATGTAAAGCCACTTTGGATAGTGCTGCTCAGTTTGGCTGGAAAGTTAAGGTGGTCTATCACCAAACATTATGCAAGAACTGGTTTAGTAACCGCGGTGAAACCGATTACTTTGTAAATCGTGTTGAAGTTCTTGACCGAAATCCTCTTAAATCAGTATTCGGTACTGGTGGATCACCTACTACAAGTGGTAAAGTTATTGATACAATTTATGTTGTAATTGTACCAAAAGAAAAAGTTATCAAGTAAGATGGCTATAAGAAAAGGAGATAAGTTTTTGTGTACCAAAGATGTGAATAACTACTTTGGTATGCCTCTTTTTAAGAAAGGCGAAGTATATGAAGTGCTTTGCGTTGACAACGAACAAGTAAAAACATATGTTACTTTAAATCATATTCTTTATGATAATGAGTATGCAGAACATGAATTAAAATGGATATTAGAAAATTTTAAGCAATTATGATAAACGAAAAAGTTAAAATGATTATAGAAAATCTAACACTATCAACTAAGAATGGTGAGTTAGATTGGATTAATAAAGGTTCTGCTGATAAGAGAAACTTCCATCGTGAATATTATGCTATTGCTGAAGATGGTACCAGATACGAAACTGAGGTTAAGTACACACTAAGTAATGGTGCTTGGCAATTAGAATCATCACCTTCTATTTTTGTTAGAAATGAGAAGCTACCAAATGGTGTTTATTATATTTATGGTGGTAACAATGATATAAAAGATATTATTGGTGAATTCCGAAAAGTAATTATGGATAAGTATTGTCAAGATATGAAACCATCTGAGAAAATAGTTGAAGATGCTTTAGAAAATATCGCTAAAGGTATTAGTTTATCTACTTATCGTGATAATAAATTAAACAAGATTCTTGGCGTTTTTGGATTAGGTAAATAATGGACTACAAACAAATATTAGAAGATGTTTTAAAACTTGATGAAAGTATAACTATCATAAGAGGGTTTTCTGATATTATAACAATACCAGATCCTAATCAAAAACTTGGATTCTTTCCACAAGAAAAAATATTCAAAGATTTTAATAAAGATAGTTTCTGGGTTGTTATGGGCAGAGGAAGTGAAGATTTGATAATAGAATCAATGTCTGAATTTTCTTGTAATGTTGATAAAGAAGGTGAGTATGAGTTCAAGGCAGTTCTTAGATGGTCACCAAGTGAGTATGATGATTATGGTCGTCTAACAATGAGAAGTTACTTAGAAGTTGAATACATTGAATTTAAGTTTATACAAACCTTTTTAGAAAGAGAAAGAGAATCTAAATTAGATACATTACTTGACCTTGATAATTTATTTTTATGAGATTAAACATAAGTGAATTAAGAATAAAATAATGGCAAAAAATACAAACGCAAAAGATGAGTTTTTGAGACATATCTCTAATAGAGAAGTTCTTTGTGCCCAAATTCAAAAAGGTGATGATTATGATGAAGAACAATCTGTATTTAATCTAACCACTGGTTGGACTAAAGAAGATTGGGATTCATTTCTATCTAACCTTGATTTTGAGTATGACTCTGGTTATGGTGGTCAAAACTTATTTGGTACTATCTGGTATGTAGATGGTACTTGGTCTGAGCGCGCCGAGTATGACGGCAGTGAATGGTATGCCCATAGGTCATGCCCAAATATTACACAAGAATTAAATAGAGTTGATAAAGTTCGTGATAAAAAGTTAAATCAAATATTATGAGTAAGGAAAGAGATAAAGTACTAGTCAAAGAAACTGGTGAGATAAAAGATGTTGAAAGTCAATATGAAGTAAAGTATATTACTATGACCTTCAATTTTGATTTAACTGATGATCAAAATGATAAAATTCAACAAATGACACTTGTTCATGATTCTGAACCTCAAGAAGAAGGTAAGCATTACACTCTTTCTGATGGTAAAGTATATCATGAAAAAGATGTAGTTGTTGGTGTGGATAATATCCGTGAAGAAAAGTTAAAAAAGATTATATGAGTACAAAATTATACAACGGAATAAAATTCAAATCTAATAACATTAAATATGTATTAGACCAATTAATGTCTATTAAGAAAAGGGCAAATGAGATTGCTCTTGATCTTTTAGATGATGAAAGTCTAGCTCTATTTATATCAGCTAATAATCTTTTAGATAAAAATAAGTGGGAAATTTCAAGAGAAATGCTTGATGCACTAGAATCATCTAACTATAACAAATGGAATTTTAAACCAAGATTACACTTCTCGGTTGTTGTTTACCCAACAACAGAAGGTGATATCTATGGATATTACTTTGACTCAGATAAACAAGAGTTCAATGATTTATTAAAACCATTTTATACTGATTTTCACTATCAAAATCAAACAGATTCACCAACCGATGTGACTGAAGAAGAGTGGAATTTTCGTAGAGAAAAGTGGGATGAATTGCTACCAGGTGATAAATTCGCAGATAGTGGCTTACAATATAATATTGTAACTGGTGATAGTTTAGATATCTGGGACTTACAAGATAAGATTGCTTTAGTTTTAGAAAAGATAAAAAGACAATCAAAAATAGATCAAGTTTTAGATAAATAAAACTTATTAATTTTTATAGAATATAACGTCTATGGAAATTAATGCTATTCATCAAGGTGATTCTTTAGAGTTACTGAAACAACTACCAGACAACTCTGTTGACTTGGTAATAACATCTCCACCATATTCAACATTAAAAGTTTATATAGATAATGGTGGAATCTTAGCCAAAGATTATGTCAATTGGTTTATCCCCTACTGTAAAGAAATAGAAAGAGTTCTTAAACCAACTGGATCCTTCATCTTAAATATCAATGATAAAGTTGAGAATGGCTTTAGACATCCTTATGTCTTTGATTTAATATCAGAATTACATAAACAAACAGGATTAAAAATGTTTGAGAGATTGTTCTGGAACAAATTAAAAAGTCTTCCTAATAGAGCCAGATTTGGTGATAGAGTAGAATACTTATTTTGGTTTGCTAAAGAAAAAGGATTCAAGTTTAATCTTGATGAAATGAGAACTGAGTATTCTGAGAAGTCTATTAAAAGAATGACTAAACCTCTAAAGAAAAGATTTGCCAGAACAGAAGGTGATGATAATTTAGAGTATAAAGATTGGGCTCCAAATCCAAAAGGTGCTTTACCAACTACTCTAGTAAATATCTCATCTGAATCAAAAAGAATTGCTGATAATCACGTTGCTGTTTTCCCGGTTGAACTTATTGAGTACTTTATTAAAGGTGCTACAGATAAAGGTGATTTAGTATTAGATATTTTTATGGGTACTGGTACAACTGCTGTTGCTTCTAAGAATCTTGGTAGAAATTGGATAGGATTTGAATTACAACAAGATTACATTGATGTGGCTAATAAAAGATTAGGTGAGTATGCAGAAGCGCAAGATTCTAAGTAAAGTGGGAATTATATTCGGTATACTAGCATTTCTAATGTTGTTTGTTATACCATTTTTTATTAAATCTAATGATAAAATACTTGCTGGTGTTTACTTTGTTTTATTTTTAACCTGTACTGGTGTTGCTAATATAACAATGGAAAAATCAAATAAACCTATAACTCTTGAAGAAGAAAGAGAAGAAAAAATCAGGCAAATTATTAAGTGAAAGTTTATTGTAAAAGAACCTATTTTGAGAAAAACACATATTTCTTTCCAGTAAATGGAAAAGAATATGGTCAAGATTATGTTAAGTGGGCTTGGGGTAAACTATATGAATGTAGAGAACCTGATGGTTATGAAAGAGGTGGTCATACAGAAATGTTTCCAGGAATTTATTTGTACATAGAATCTGAAGTTAAAAATACTTGGTACCCGATAAAAGAAAAGGAATTTAAAAGACACTTTGAAACTTTAGAAGAAAATCGTGATAGAAAATTAGAGCAAATTTTAAAATGAAATATTTATCAGATACAGAAATCCTTAATTGGAATAAAAGATTAGAAAAAAGTGACTATAGTGTTTACGCTCTTTCTAATACTAGATCAGGCAATCCTGATATTGTCTTTAGACAAAAAATTAACACTGGTTTTAATGCTATGGGTCAACAATTTGTTGAAACCTTAGATCCGTTCATTCGTTATGACTTTACATTTTCAATATCTTCTAATAGAAAAGAAACATTCTTTGATTTATTTAATAAATTATCAAAAGTAACTTTTGGTACTAAGTCTTGTTACATTGATGATAGGAGCAACTCTTATGATAGAAAGTTATCAGATATTAAATTTAATGATGATGTTATTGAAAGTAAAGAAGAAAATACTCATATGGTTTATGAAAAAGAGTATGTTAGATTCACATATCACTTTGCGGGTAAATTAGGTTCTATAATGGCTTATATTTCATATTTAGAAGATGCTATTAACTATTTGTCGGAAATGTGGGGATATAATGAAGATGGTACAGAAGTTTGTTTATTGAAATATCCAATTGGTACAATCGTTTCTAAAAATTCTGATAAATCAACTGATTATCTAGTATTAGATTATAGATATACAAAAACAAATGGTAAATACTATATTGATTTTATTGCTAGTGAAATGATGAATACTAAGGGTTCGGTTATAACTTACGGTGAGGTTTATACATTCACAGAGGCTGATTTGTGTTATAGTCGCAATTCAAGAATTGACGATATTTTAAATTAAATATTTGCTATTTGAAAAAGTTTTACTATCTTTGTAAAACAATTGCGGGTAGAGTCTAATGCGGCGTGGATGTCGCGGGCGCCTCTAAAACGTCTGGCATCGGGTTCAAATCCTGCTATCCGCACTAATGATAATTAAACGAGACGATGATTTTATGGTTGGCTTATACTGGTTTTGGGATAAGTATGTTCATTATAAAACTAAAAGTAAGCGAGGTTTGCCAGAAAGATTTGAGTCTCAGTTTAATAAAATGTTAGCAATCTTAGAAGTAAAATATCCACATATGTCAGGCAGATGGAATGGTCAAACCAAAGCAGAGTTTGAAAAGAATTATAAAAGAGTTAAAGACATCGTTGATAAATCAACCGGTGATGAAGATAAAGCGGTCGCTTTAGCACAAACACAAGCCAACCGAATTACAGATGAATTTAAAGCCATTAATAGAGCAATGGCTGCTAAATCTATGAATCAAGAACACATTTTTGAAGTATTCTTTCAAAGAGCTTATGAGTTAGGTTCTGTTAGTAAACAAGAGTATCGTGAATACAAATTAGAAAAGTTAGGTATTTAATGATAGTTAAAACTAAATTTCTTTGTAAGAGTGGTAGTAGAACTGGTTCTGGTATTGCTGGTGATGTTTGGATAGATAAGTTCATAGAAGATAAGTGGTATGATGGTGAGTATCAAACTTGGTCATTTGAAGATGGTTACAGAATCAATGGTGGTTGGAGAAGATACTGGGCAATAAATGAGCAAGGTAAAAAAGAAGAAATCTCAAGAGCTTTGTTTAGAATAATATTTGAAACTGATATTCAACAATTAAGAGATAAAAAAATAGAAGATATAATAAATGAAAACGTTAATAGTTAATTTTTACGGTGGTCCTGGTTCTGGTAAATCTACGGCAGCAGCAAGGAATTTTTCAGAATTAAAAGACCTTGGATATAATGTTGAATTAGCAACAGAGTATGCTAAAGATTTAACATGGCAGGAATCTTTCAATGTATTAAGAAACCAGATTTACATTTTTGGCAAACAACAACATAGAATTTGGAGATTGGATGGTAAAGTACAAATCATCTTAACTGACTCACCTTTATTACTTAGCACGGTCTATGCCGCTGACGAAACAACCGAACTATTCAAATCAATGGTAATTGAAGAATATCGTAAAAGACCTACAATTAATATCTTCTTAAATAGAACTAAGCCATATAATCCAGCAGGTAGAAGCCAATCAGAAGAAGCCGCAATTGAATTGGATAAAAAAATCAGAGAGAAAGTTCTTGAGATTGATAAGTTTCACTTAACCGTGAATGGGGAAAAAGAATCAACACAAACAATAACTGAATTCATTATAAACGAATATAATAAATTAAACAAATAATATGTACGATTACGAAAATACACAGCCTAAGAATATCAATGTTTCAAAAGATTTTGTTGATATTTATACAAATTTCAACGTGGTTACTCAAGTTGAGAAGATGAAAAAATTATCTAAGAAAGAATTGTATTTATTACTAACCGTTTGCTTAGACAAGTTTTCAGATGAGGACCCAGTTGTTAAATACAATTTACTTCCTTTCAAAGATGAATGTATGGCTATCTTTGATATTCAAGATGATAAAGAAACAACTGATGTTGATCTTATTAGTCTTATAGAAGAGTCTGGTGATAAGTATATTGAAACTGATAATATTGTTTATAATGAAGATCAGAAGCTTCCTGAACCTTTAACAAAAGAGCAAGTTCGTGATGCTAAAATAAATATCATCAACGAAGACTAATTTTAAAATATTTTTACTATATTTGTAATCTAAATAAATATGATGGATCAAGAAATAATCAATGAACAAGAGGTAAAACAACCAGTGATTGGTGAGTTCAAACCGAAGCGTGCTTTTCTAAACTTTGTATCGGCTGTAAACGGAGCAAGAGTTCGTTTCATCCGTGATGTCGCATTTGTGAAAGGTGAGAAGCTTTCCGGTACCTTAGAAGGTATCGTTTTCAAAATCACTATCTGTGATGAAGGTACAATTAACTTTGAAGAAGTTGATACAAATGTAACTGATGCGGCTCAACGTCAAAGACTTATTGATGATATTGATACAACTGATGTAACTGGCTATGCTCAAAAGTATGTAGTTGCTGGTATTCAGTTCGCTGATGTTAATGGTGACATCTGTTATCTTGAAGTTGAAGAAAAGAAACCAATTGATAAGTTGAAATCATTATTTGATGAAGAAGAAAAACCTTCTTTGTCTAATAAGGGTATGAGTTTTCTTGATGATTTGTTAAGTGGTTCTGACGAAGTTGAACCATTGGTACTTTCTGAACAAGATGCTGAAATTTTTGTAGAAGCAATTGAAAATCCAGCAGAGCCAAATGAGAATTTGAAGAGTGCGGCTACTTCATATATGGAAGAACAATTCCGTAAGATGAATGAAGATAAAGTAAACGAATTAAAAAATCGTGTTGAAGACTCTGAAAAAGAAGTAGTTAAGTTAAAAAGAGAAATTTCAATCTCTGAAAGTAAGTTAAAAAAACAAACAGAAGATTTGAAAGTTCTTAACTCACGTCTTGAGAGTTTAACACCAGGTGATGAACCAAATGGTTATGTTTTCTATGTTTCAGAAGAACAAAAAAATGATGTTGGTTTAGACGAATCAACCAAACACGTTGCTGATAAAATTGCTGACCTTTTAGGTCTTAAAAAAGAAGTTCTTTTTGAACAATTGACTGGTGGTTTTTACCGTATTAAGATTGCTAAGAAAGATGATATTACTAATCAAGATTTCAAATTAGAAAAAGAAATCTATGATAAGATTGCTACTATTGATGTAACAGGTAAAATGACCGTTGTTGATGGTGAATTTGAATATCGTGGTGATATGACTTGGCATCAATTAGTTGGTAAGATGTTGCGTAAAGGTTTTGAACAAGATCCAGAATTTGACAAGTTATGTCAATCTAATTCTTATGAATCTCATGAAGAAGAAAAAACAGGTTCCTTAACAGAATCAATTCAAGAAGTTAATAAAGATATGTTGGAAAAGATTGAAGAGTTGAAAAAAGAAACAAAAAATACTTCACTTGAAATCAAGTCACAAACCGTAAGAACCTACAATGAGGAAACTACATTAGTAGTTATGGGTACAATTGACCACAATGAGAATCGTGATGTTGAGATTACTGATGATTACACCTCATTTGGAGTTTATGTTGGTGATAAAAGAATAAAAGGTTATTATGAATCTGATGGGTTTATCTCAATTATGACTCTACCAGAATTCAAAAAGTGGCAAGCTAATTTTCCAGATGCTATGACTGATGGTGGTGCGGTGGATTCATTCTTATTACCTAACTTCAAGGGAACTATTGGTGTAACTGCTATGGTTGATGATGAATTCACTTCTGATTTTGATTTGGGTGATTATATTCAACATCAATTAGAAGATGCTGATGTGTTTTTAACACTTCCAGAAGGAACTGAGATTATGAAGATGGACGACTACCACAAAGTTCCAGTAGCCGCAATGAGAGATATTAAAATTGATAAAATTATTAAGTAATGACTAGTATTAAGAAATTGAAGTATAAGTATTTCCGCCTTATTATAAAATGGCGTAGATGGAGAACATCTATTAATGATAAGATGGTTGCTGAAAGGTCAAAACTTACAGCATATGAAGAGAAAGCTCTTAGGCTTTGGAAGATACTCTTAAAAGATGAAGATACTAAAATGTCTTATAATACTTTTGGTGTTCGTCAAATTGAGAAGAAGAATATCTTTATGAAGCTTCAACCAGGTGGAAACAATGATTGTATAATGACATTGATAGATATTACCACAGAACGCAGAAGTTTATATGAGATACATATTCCTCAAAGTCATGCTGATGTGATAATTGACTATTTTGATTATGAGTTAGAGAAGAGGATGAAAAAGGCTGAGATAAATAAGCGCATCATTATTGAAACTGATATTGATAACCTTCTAGAACAAGAAGAAAAAATGGTATTAGAAAAAATTGCCAAAAAAATAAATACATAATATTTGTGAGATTAGAAATAATTTCATATCTTTGTAAAAAGAACATATAAAAATGATATTAAAGAACATACACGAAAAGCTATTATCAGGTATCCAAACAATGTTAATTGATACCAAGATTAACTTGCCTTACTACGGTGAGTTTAACCTTCATATCAACTTTGTTGAGCAAGACTCTGTTGGTACTTGTGGTGTTAACGTAACATCAAAAGGAATGAACTTCTTCTATTCACCTAAATTTTTAGAAGATATGTCTCAAAAAGAAGTGAACTTTATCACTCTCCACGAGGACTTCCACTTGCTTTTCAATCACCCTAAGCGTACCGTAACTGGTCAATATGACCACAAACTTTCTAATATCGCTCAAGACATGATTATCAATCACGTTATTTGGGAAGATATTCCACACGCTTTCGTTGAAATTCCTAAGAGCAAAGATGGTAAAAACATGGCTTTGTTCGTTCCAAAAGAATATACTGGTAAACTTATCTTTGAAGAGTTATATGAGTGGTTGAAAGAAGAAAAAGAAAAGTGGCAGAAAGAACAAAAGAAAAACCAACAATGTAAATCTTGTAACGGTACTGGTAAGAAAGATCAAGGTCAAGGTCAAAAACAAGACCAAAAAGGTCAAGGTCAACAACAACCAGGTGATGGTCAAGGTGAAGGTGAGAAACAAGAAGGTCAAGGCAAAGGTCAACAACCAGGTGATGGTCAAGGTGAAGGTCAAGACTCTCAAGACCAAGGTGGACAAGGTGAAGGTCAGGGTCAAGGACAACAAGGTCAAGGACAAGGTGGTGGTCATTCTCATGGAGAAGGTGAACCTTGCCCAGATTGTGGTGGAACTGGTAACGAAGGTGGTAAAGACTCAAGTGGTAAACCTTCTTACGGTCCTTATGGTAAGAACCCATCTAAAGATGGTGAATCATTAGACACTTGGTCTAAAGAGCAAATCTTCCAAGATATGGAAAATGGCACTGGTGAGTATTTAGACAAACACATTGGTGATGATGTTCCAGAAGAAATGCGTGATGCTATGGTTAAAGATGTGATGGAACGTTTAGCTGCTCGTGGTTTATCTGCTGGTAATGTTGAACAAACATTAAACAAACTTCGTAAGAAGCGTAAAGATTATCTTCGTGAAATCAAACGCGCTGTATCAAATATGATTTTCGGTACCGTGAAACAAAAAACAATTGTTAAACCTAACCGTCGTCAAATCGCTGGCTTGAAAGGTAACCGTAAAGTAAAAACCAAAATCAATTGTATCTTAGATACATCTGGTTCAATGGGTGGTACTTTTGAAAGAGTTCTTTCTTATGTATATCGTAATGATATTGAAATCAATTTGATTGAAGCTGATACCGAAGTTAAGTGGATTGAAAACATCAAGAACAAACGTAAATTGGAAACAATGAAGATTAAAGGTCTTGGTGGTACTATCTTACAACCTGCTATTGACTTAGTAGCTGACCAATTCAATGAATTTAACACCGTAGTCCTAACAGACGGTTATTGCGACTCACTCGATTTGTCAAAAATCAAAGGTCGTGTTCTTCTTATCTCGATTGGTGTAAAAGTGCCAATCTCAAGAAGCAACGGTAAAATTAAACATATCGTTGTTGAGAAAGAAAACTAATAAAAAGTCCCTTTTGGGACTTTTTTGTTTTAAATACTTTCCTTATCTTTGTTAAATGTCGGAAGTATTCCGAGATATAAAGTTAGAATCAATAGTATGAAAGTAATATTTTTAGATAATGATGGTGTAGTTTGCCTTTCCTCTGAGTGGGGTGGTCGCAAAAACAAAAAGCTAAAGTACTTGAAAGAATTTCCAGGTACTGCTGAAGAATCTATGCCTGCTTGGATAAAAATGGATAACTTTAATGACAAAGCTGTTAAGGTTCTTAATTCAATCTTAGAACAAACTGATGCTGAGATCGTTGTTAGTTCTGATTGGAAGTTATATTGTACTTTAGAAGAACTTCAAGAAATGTTCTTAAAATATGATGTTATTAAAGCACCAATTGATGTAACTCCAAACAAGGAACTTGCTATGCCTAAACAATGGTATGATAAAGGAGAATTAGCCGAATTTAGAGTAGGTGAAATTAATATGTGGTTAAAAGAACACCCAGAAGTAACTCAGTGGGTTGCTGTTGATGATTTGCCTTTAGGTGAATTATATGGACCAATCTCTGGTAACTTTCTTGGTGGCTTAAAGAACTTTGTCTTAACACCAAAGAGTTCTGAGGGTATTAAACAAAGTGGTATTAAAGAAAAAATATTAAAATTTTTATTGTGATATATCGTTTAGATTTTACCAATCTTTATGAGTGGAATAATTGTAATTCTGCTAACTCTAAGTTACTTGAAATGGTTCATAACTTAGTGCCGGATTCTTTATTACTATATCGATATAGGGTTAGGAAATCTATTGTTAATAAATATGGCGTTAATGATCCTGAGAAAATTAACTTTGATTTGATTAATCATAGATCAATTATTGTTTACCATTTAGATATCTATAGAGAGAAACCTACTTTGATAAATGATTTAATTAAATTCTGCTTAAAAACAGATAGAGATTTGTTTATACCAACTCAACAAAATATATACTATGGTTCTGACGATAACTACAAAAAGAAACATGAATATAAACGTGATATAGCACTTGAGTTAGATGCTTATGATTATCAATACTATGATATGAATTTGGATAGCTCTTTAGTACAATTAAAAAGGGAGTTAGTTCTTAACTCCCTTTAATTTATTATTTTTTAATATTACCATATCTTTCTAATGGCTCACCAAAATTAATATCTGTTATACGACTTGGAAAATTCATATTTTTAATCTTTTCAAGTTCATAACCCAGTGACATCTTTGACATCTTTGAAATATCCATACCATTGAATTTAATATTATCTAGAAATTGCTCAGCCATCTGTTCTCTAATATCAGCTTTGTGTATTCTACTGGCAACCTCTTCTATATTATTTAGGTCTGTTGTAGATACACAATCAGTTACTTCTATTTTACCACTCTCTGGGTTATATACATGTTTCTTGTAAGTTACTGTTTTACTTGAACTCTCATTAAACTTATTTAAGTGCTTCATTATTACTTATTAATTTTTATTTATAATTGATTCGTTTTGATAGTTGTGATTTAAAGTAATTCTTAAAAAAGTTCTTCTTTTACCTTTACTGATTAACAATGTTTCGTGAGGTGTATTACTTGACATAAAGTATAATTGATTCTTTTCAAAAATAACTTTTCTATCGTCAGTTAATTGTTCTTCCATTTTTTCAAATGAACCTTCTGACATAATTTCACCGTGAAAATCACCTGTCCAAGCTTGACATCCAACTTCAGTTGATACTGTTAAAATACCACCTTTTGAAGATGAAACATATTCAGAAACAGGGATAGTAATATCATAAGGTAAAACCCAGTCCATTTTGACGTGAGAGTTATCTGGTTGTGCTTCAAATTGTGACTCTCTAACTAAAGAGTAAACATCATTATCACCTTTTACTAAAGAGTATTTAGGATAAGAAACTGATTCGTAAGAAGCACCACCCCAACTTGGTCTTGGTTCAGCACCACCCCAAGATGATTTGATATCTTCAACATTTTCTGAATCATAAGTAGCTCCACCCCAAGATGGCCTTGGTTCAGCACCACCCCAAGAAGATTTTGATGGTTCTTGATAAGAAGCACCACCCCAAGATGAAGAATTATCATCATAACTAGCACCACCCCAAGAAGCTTTCTCTGTAATAGCTGATGAGAAATAAGGATCAACACAGAAGTTACCATCAATATGAACACCTTCTCTTCTCAAGAACTCATCAGTTGTAAAGAATTTAGTATCTATTGTAACATAGTGAGTGTTAGCACCTTCTTGTAAAGGAATATATTTTAGAACTTCATTGAAAGATTCTTCCCATTGTTTGAACCCTTCTGGTAAAGAAACCCAAGAACCATTGTTTTCAAATGGCATAACACTTAATTTGAAATCACCGGTATTTGGGTCTGGTAGAATAACCTCACCTAAGTTTTTAACACTTGTTCTGTGATAGTTAACATTCTCAATAAGCATTTTTTTAGATTTACTTTCAGGTTTTGATAGTAAACTTTCTTTGAATTTTAATAAGTTTTTTAGATACTTCATAAATTACATTTCTATTTTTTCAACGTCATTTAAATCGACATTGTATTCTTTTCCGTTAATCTCAACGGTGATTAAACCATCTTGATCAATATCAACTGGAGTCATACCTTCTTCAGGTTTATTTTCAGGAAAATCATGAACAATTGTAGCATAAATAAGACCTCTATTTTTTATACAGTTTATAATATCCTCTTGTGTTATAAGAGTTCCTTCTTCATTGTTCTTCTTAAAATCCTCAAAAAGTTTCATCCATTTCATGAGTTTATATATTAAATTTAATATATACATAAAAATATTTCTCAATAAATGGCATTACAATGGCAAGGAGGCTGGGTTGGCTCTGGGGCACCTGGTACAAGTTTAGTAACATATTATACGGGCGATGTTGTATTATATGAAAATATATCATATGTCGTTCAAAAAAATGTAATATCGGTTCCTATAGGATCACCGCCACCTCCAAATGATATGTCTAATTGGGATGTACTTGTTGCCGGTGGTACTTCAGGATCTTCTGGTACATCAGGTGTTGGTGGTGGAAGCGGTACTTCTGGTTCAGACGGATCTTCAGGATCAAGTGGTACTTCAGGATCAAGTGGTATTAATGGTGTTTCAGGCTCTGCTGGATCTTCCGGTACATCAGGTGTTAATGGTAGTTCTGGATCTGCTGGATCAAGTGGTACATCTGGATATGGAATTCCAACAGGTGGTACATCTGGTCAGGTTTTGGCTAAAATAGACGGTACTAATTATAATACACAATGGATTAATCAAACAGGTGGTGTTGGTTCTGGTACATCTGGTACTTCAGGAGTTAATGGTGGTGGATACCTAAAGATGACACAACTATTGGATAATGTACAAGCTACATCAAGATCCGGTTCAACCATAGTAACTGAATGGACGACATCATATACATCAGTTGCTGGTAGTACATTAATGTTTAATCTTAGCTTCACTGCATATGTTCCTTCAAGTGGAGCCACAAAACAATTCGATCTCTTAGTAGATAGTAGTGTAGTAGCATCTACAACATTTTTCTTTAATCAAACAAATGTTCACACAACAATACCTTGTTTATTTAATGTTGAAAGTTTATCAGCAGGTACTCATACCATTCAAATAAGAATTCCAGCTGGTGTGGTTGTAGATACTGGTGATTATGCAAAAATGACAGTTATAGAAACAATGAGTGATGGTGTTACTGGCACATCTGGTTCAAGTGGTACATCAGGTACTACATTGAATTTTGCTGCTAGTTATATGAGAGGTTCTCGCTCAACTCAACAAGCAACAGGTTTAACCGCTGGTAGTAGAGTTGTATTCACACAAACAGATAACTCAACTGGATCTGATATATCATTAAATACAAGTACTGGTCAAATTACACTTTCTTCTGGTAAAACATATAGAATTTTAGGACAAGTTCCTAATATAACTAGCACTGGAGGAAATTTGGCACTTTGTTGGTACAATGAAACTGCCGGTGCTTATATAGGTAGTCTATCATCAATATACTCACCTACTAATGGTGCTGGTTATGCGGCTTTTGGTGGTCTATCAGAAGTATTATTAACCACATCTACATCTACGATAATATCATATAGAATAACAAACAACAATTCAGTAACAGGGTTAGGTGGAAACACTGACTTCACAACCACAGGATCTTATCCATGGTTTGATATTGAAGTTATATCTGGATATTCTCCATTGGTTAATGGTACTTCAGGTTCTGCTGGCACTTCTGGCTCCTCTGGTTCAAGTGGTACTAGTGGATCATCAGGTGTTAATGGTAGCTCAGGTCAAACTGGGTCAAATGGTTCGTCAGGTACTTCAGGATCAAGTGGATCATCTGGGTCGAGTGGATCATCTGGGTCGAGTGGATCATCAGGATCAAGTGGTACTTCTGGTACAAGTCCAACTGGAGTTGCTGTATCTGTAGTATATCCATCATTGTTACTTGCCTCAAATAGTGCTGACCAAAGTGGTGTAGGAAATGGAACAGCTGTAGCTTTCCAAACAACAAACGCTTCTAATGGTTCTTTAATTACAAAAACATCAAATACTCAAGTAACTCTAACTGGTGGTAAAACATACAAATTGGAAGCAATCATTAGAAGATTCGTATCAAACTCAACATGGGGTACTTTTAAATGGTATGATGTTACAAACAGTGCTTATGTTGGTATTGAAGGGTTTGGTGAAGTTACTACAAGTAGTCAACCAGTAGCATCTACAGCTATTGCTACTTATATTGTGACACCACCAATAAATACAACATATGAATTAAGACAAACAACCGCAAATAGTATTACTGTTAGTGGGGGGTATGCTAGTTATGAGATTATACAATTAGATCCAACTATAATGGTTAATAATGGAACTTCTGGATCATCGGGTACTTCGGGTTCTTCTGGATCAAGTGGTTCATCTGGTACTTCAGGTTCATCAGGTGTTACTGGAAACTCATCACTTTTAATTAGAAAACATAGTGCTACACAGAGCATTCCAACATCAAGTGACACAGTGGTTCTATTTGATACTTTAAAATCAAGTTCTGGAAGTCAAACTCTTACTTATAGTAATGGTACATTCTCCAATACCTCATCAACAACAAGAACGTATATTGTTGAAGCTACTATATCATTTGCTCTAAATTCGACAGGTACTAGAGCGGTCTATATTGGTTTAAATTCGGCTAGTACTGCCTTACCAGAAAACAGATATGCAGAAACATTAATTCAAACTGCAACTTCAGATGGTACTGGTATAAATGTTTGTGGAAGCATACAATTAGCACCTAGTGAATATTTTAAGATTTACACATGGCAATCAAGTGGGGGTAATTTAACTATTGGTAATTCAGTGGGTTTTAATGGTTGTCAAGTAACAATTCAAGAAACAGCAGGTTCTGGTACTTCTGGATCATCAGGAACATCTGGATCAAGTGGCTCATCAGGCTCTTCTGGATTAAATGGCACTTCAGGTTCAAGTGGCACTTCAGGTTCAAGCGGAACATCTGGATCAAGTGGTTCATCCGGAACAAGCTACAATGGAACATCAAACTATTTATATGCTACAAGAACTGTAACACAAACAATCGCTTCAGGTACTTGGTCTAATAGAGATATTATATTTAATACTAAAAATACTGGTAGTGGTATAACTTATGCGACTGCTAGTGGTATTGCTTCTTTAACAGGTGGTAGAGTTTATAAAATAAATGCTGGTGTTTCTTGGAATATATTTGCTAGTAATTATGTATTACAAATTGGATTATATGATAGTTCTAATAACTTATTAAGTCCGGTATTTGAAAGTTTACCACCAACATCAACCAGTAACAATGTATCTGAACAGATGCTTGATTTTATATATGCTCCTGTAAGTAATACTGATGTTAAAATTAGAACAACTGGTAATACTACAGCTTTGAGTGGTGAAAATGTTAGAGGTGATGTTGCTACTTTCTTCTCTATTGTTGAAGTTGGTAATAACTCAGGTACAAGTGGTTTACTTTCATTAACTGGTGCGACAAATAATGGTTTAATTACATTAAATGGTTCAGCTCCTAATGGTACAGTTGAATCTAATCTAACATTTGATGGTACAACTTTAACAGTTACAGGTACGGTGAGTACTACAAATAACGCTACTTTTGGTGGTCAAATAACAATTGGTAAAACAACTGCTGCACTTAATGAAGGAGGTCAGATTGATTTAGCAACTGCACCAAGTGGTGGTTTAACTGGTAGTACTGTTACTTTAGATATTTATGCTGATAAATTTAGAATATTTGAAGCTGGTGGTAATAATAGAGGTGTTAGTATTGACCTTAGTAAGGCTCCTAATACTGTTGGTGGTGAATTGATGTGGAAAACTGGTGGTTATGTGAATGCGGGTTCGTATGTAACTTTAGATAACTTAAAAGCAACAGTAACAACATCGGGTAATCGTGGGTTAAGTTTGGCTACTGTAGCAGGAACAGTTAGTAGTACAATAAGTGGTTCATATGCACTCTATGCTGGTGGTATCAGTGGTACATCTAATGCTTTAACAATAACAACAACAGCAAGTAGTTCATTATTTAGTTGGAACTTTACTGGTCAAGGTGACACAGCAACATATATTATTAATGATACGACAAATAGTAGAGTATATCGTATAATATTAATGATAGGTGGTAGTTATAATAATAACTTGATTACAATTGAAAGATTAGTTTAACATTTTTAATATATAAGAAAGAAATAATATTTACAATATGAAATACTTAAAAAGATTTAACGAAGAACTTAAACCAAGTACATATATGTCTGCTGCTAAAAAGCTAACAGCAATTGGTCATACAGGTAGAGCCAATGCTCTAAAAGATTGGGCGAATGAAACTGAAAAAAGAGAAGAGATGTCTAAGTGGAAGGATCGTTTACAAGACTATGGTCTTTTTGGTTCTTATAAGATGAATATTGTTAATCCAGAAACTGAAGAAAAATTTACAGGTGATTTTTACTTAGATATTAATTTTGATGAAATGGCATTTGAGGATAGCTTTGAATATGAGAAAGAAAATAATCCAGATAATATTAAAGGTGTTTCTATTTTATTTTTTATTGGTTTAATTCCAACATCTGAAGAAACACTTAGAAAATGTATGGAGATTATGCCTTGTGCAGAGTTTGGTAATGGTATGTTCTGGGGTATGAGTTGTGGTTTAGACTTACAAATTCTAAACGATAGATTAACATTTACTAAATTCAGTTTAGATGATTATGATGATAACCTATCAGGTAATGTTTCTTTTGCTGATAGAGCTTCTGCTGGTAAATTCAAAACTTTATTAAAGAATATATTTAGTAATCCAGAATTAAACTATCCAAGTGGATATACAGATGTTGAATATATGTACCAAAAATTAGAACAAGTAGTTTGTATTAGACAATCATTCTCATCTGATTATGGATTTGAATTAAAACAAGTGGCTGATTTTATTAATGCTCAGTCACCAAATACAATGTATAAAACTATTTAATATGAAACACTTAAAGAAATATGAAACCTTTAGTCCATATGATGATGAGCCACTAACAAGAGCGGAAGAAATCTTTGGAAAACAAACAAGATTAGAAAAACAATTTTCTGAAATTATGATAGATGGTTTATCTAGCGACGATGTTGATGTTGCTCACTATTGGTCTACAATTAATGCTATTGTGGTAAATATAAAAGAAGATAAACTTCTTGATGAAACATCAATTAAAGAATTACAACACAGAGTAGTAGAAGGTGAAAACCCAACAGAAGTTATAAATGATATTTGTTCAAGAATAAAAAAGCCTACTAGTGAAGTACAAAGACTATTAAAAAAACTAAATTCATTTTAATGAAACATCTTAAAAGTATTAATGAATTAAAATCAAGCACTTTTAGAAATGCTGCTACTAAATTGAAGCAGTTAGGTCATATTAGAAGAAGTCAAGAAATTGAATCTCATGCTATTGATGTTGAGGAGAGAGAAGAAAAAGCAAGAATTGAACAAAGAACTAAATGGTTAAAAGAACAAGCACCATTTAGATTACAATATTATAAAACAAAATATAACTCAGCCACTAAATCACATGAAAAGGATTTATTATGTGAAGGTAACTTTTATATAGAACCTTCTTTTGATGATGGTTGGTTCTCAGATTCAGGATATGATTATAGAGGTGAAGGTGGTAGATATAGTTTATTTATGTACTTTGAATTTGGTACTACTCCAGCTGATGTGGAAACTGCAAATACTTGGAAATCAATTGAATCTAAGTTATCAGAAGAAGCATATGATGGAATTTATTATGGTACAAGATTAGGTATTGAAATTATACCAGAAGGTAATGCTTCAGTTGTTTCTAATGGTAAATGTTACTGGGAGTCAAGAGATAATGATATTTTTATCTTTGCTAATAGATCAGAAGCTATGAGATTTAAGAAACTTTTAATAGAAGCTCTTGAAGGTAAAATTGAATGGGGTAAAAACAAATGGAATGTGAAAGGTATTATATCTTGTTTTGATAGATACTTTTTAAACGATGCTAATTATATACAAAGAAAAATAGATAAAGGTGAAACTCCTGAAGAACCTCTTTTTACAAAAGAAGATATGCCTAAATTAATTAACACTCTTAAAACAGGGTTAAGTGTAAATCAATTATATAAAAACTAATGAGATATTTAAAAACATATGAACTATTTGGATTTGGTTCTAAGAAATCAAAAACTTGGCAAGAAAAGTTCCAAGACATATACAATTGGTATTTAAAGAATAAAGATAAAAAAGATATCCGATCTATTGATTTACCACATGCTGATGTTAAAGATGACTCTTTATCAATATCACAAGGTTTAGATAATCATTTGGTTTTCTATGGTAAAATAAAAGGTGGTAACAGACATATGGAATTAGTTGATTTCTCTGAAGCTGATTATGCTGATCCAAAATCAACAAAAGGTGTTTATCCAATCACTCAAGAAGTTTATGATGAGTATGAGAAAAAGATTCAAGAGATATCAGATTGGTTAGATGCTAGAAGTGAAAAAGAGTTTGGTAAGTCAGATAGTATTATTTCAGATGATGGTGAATTAAACTTAGATTTTGATGAAGCGGATTTAGCTTTAGAAGAAATAAATGATAAGATAAAATCTGAATTAGATATCATTGGTAAAGAATATGAATTTGAAATGTCTTACCATCTTTGGACATCTAAATCAACAAATGAATTAATAGTTGAAAGAATACAATTAGCTATTGATGACTTAAAATTTGGTTTTGGTGGTAATAGATTTTATTGTCAATTATTCACAAAAGATCCATTCGGTGAAAGAGCTGATATCTGGTTAGAGTCATATTCCTCTTCAGAGTATTATGACTTTGATGAACACAAGTGGCCTTATAGTGATGATAAAGATAAGATTATTAGAATGTCAACTATTAAAAAAGAGATGACTAGAAAAGAAGAAAGAGATTTTGAAAAGAATAGAAAATATCCTTATGCTTTTGCTTATGATATTACACCTTGTAAATGGGAATCTATGGAGCTAGTAAAAGAGATTACTTCTCTATTACAACAAATGAATGATAGTATAAAGAAATGAGATACTTAGAAAAATTCAAATCATTTGAAAATGTTTCTGTTATAAATTCATATATTCAAGATATAAATGATATTTTACTAGAATTAAGTGATTATAACTGGGTTATTCTAGTTGACTATGTTCCAAAAAGATGGGAAAATCCAAGTGCAAACTATACAATAAAATCCGACTACATCGGTGTAGTTATCAAAAAGAAGCAAAATAAATCACAATCAAGATATCCAGAAGGATCTGAGTTCAAATTCTCTGATGTTTCTGATTATATACATAGAATAGTAGATTATTTTATGACAAATGACTATAGAATTAGGATTTGTGAATTAAATAATGCTTGGTACAATGGTATGCCAGGTCACTCAGAGAAAGGTATATGGTCTGATTGGACCGATTCAGAGATGCCTGAATTAGATAAAAACATTTTGGGCATAGAAATTAATATATACTTACAAGGTGCTAACCTTGACGATTTTAAATATAAATTTAGATGAGATACTTAAACAAATATAATGAAGAGTTGAAGTCAGATGTTTATAAATCTGCTGCTGATAAATTAACAAAATTAGGTCATATTAAAAGACCTGAAGAGTTAATGAAGTGGCATGAAATCACTAAGCAAAAAGAAATTGATGCTTCTAAATTAGCAACTCTTAAAGATTGTGAACAAATGGGTGTTTATCAACTTTCTCTTTCATATAGAAAAGGTGGTCAAGATTTTAAGTATAAAGGTGATTTCTATATCAATCTTTCTTTTGACGGCTATAATTTAGATGAACAATACCCAGAGTGGAAAGAAGGTCAAGGTAATCTTTGGATTAGCTTTAGTTTTGGTGTTATACCTGTAGATGATGAAGGTAAAGAGTTTTGTAAGAATGTAGTAGAATCAATAATCGGATTGGGTGGTGATAAAATAACTTATTGGTTAGGTGCTTTTTGGTTAAATATAAGTAAATCAATAGAAATAAATCCTTCTACAGGATTACCAGCAGAAGAATTGAAATTCGTACCAGAAAATAAAAGTTACTTTGAAGAGTATGAAGGTAGTTGGCACTTAGATAATAGAGCATCTGCTATAAAATTCAAAAATACTTTATATCAAATATTTAGTGGTGATATTATTATAAGAGAAACACCGAGTGTTCCAGGTGGAATGAAAGAGCAAATAATAGATGAACTTTGTAATAATAGAGGTCACGATATTGATGAGTTTGAAGCTATTATGAACTCTATTAAAGTTCTGAATATAAATAAATTGTATAAAGATTAATGAAACACTTAAAAACATTTGAATCACTATATGAACTACCGGTTATTTTAGAGTTAAAAGATATGGCTCTTGAACTAACTGATATGTTTTTTAATGTTCAAATATTCAAGGATAATCCAAAACAAAAGAACTATAACGGCATCATAGATGTTGAATATGATGTTAGTGTTATAATTACATATGATAAAGGTTTGGGAATTTTTGGATATGGTAACTTTACAATGATAGATGACTTAAAAAGTTTCTTATTCAGAGCTATCGGTTATATGAAAGATAATGGCTATCAATTTGAAACTCATTCAAATATGGGTAGCTTACATTTTACTGATGATGGTAGAGTAATCATTTCCAGCGGTGAAGCAAGAGCAAACTACCCATCATTCACAATGATAAATATATTATTTAAAAAATGAGATACTTAAAAACATATGAAGGTTTGTTTGATTTCTTTAAGAAAAAGAAATCTAATAATGAATATAATGACATGATGGATAAGCAATCATATCTTAAAATTCATTTAGAAGATGTAAAAGATTGTTTTATTGATTTATGCTCTTATAATTCTTATGATCTAAAAGCATTTATTAGTGGTGGTGAAATACAAGTTAATATTTATCCACTTAAAGATAAATTTATGAAACTTGAAGATTTGATGGAAACTTTTAGATTTACTGACTCATATATAACCGACTTAGGATTGAAAATTATTAGATACGAATTGTATATTAGTGGTAAATATGATGGTATCAATTATATGGGAGATATCTATTATGATAAAATTTGGGAATTGGAACAAGCCCTGGATGAAGAAGGAACTAAACACATAGAAAGTTTATTAATAAGAATTAAAAAATATGAAATACTTAAAACGATTTAATGAATCATCCGACTTTAATCCTGAAGAAATAATGAAAGAATTAACTCTTGAATTATTAGATGCTGGTTTACAAGTTAATATTTATTCTGGTCAGTATAAATATTCTAATCATCCAAAATTTGAAGGTGAGTTACATGTTGAGATAACAGATAATGATAAAGTGTTTTGTAAAAACTATCCTGAAGATGATATGGATTGGTTATATGGTAAACCTATTATTATGAATTTCTTTGATGAACTAACCGATTTTGGTTTAATAAGAGACAAAGATTATAAAGTATATGGTGGTGGACTAGGAGTTAATTTAGTCTTCCAGAAAGGTGGACTTAAAAAAGTTAAACTATAACCTGAAAATCTTTCAGGTTTTTTTATTATCTTTGCTGAATATATAGGTATATGAAATTAAAAAGATATAATCAATTTTTAGAATCTAAATCTGATATGTGGGACATTATTCCACAATCAGTTAAAGAGTTACATGAATTATTTCAATCAGCTGGTAAGAAACTTTACTTAGTTGGTGGTTCAGTGCGTGACTTCTTAACTGGTGATAAGCCAAAAGATTTTGACCTAGCAACTGACGCACTTCCGGATGAAGTATTAGAAATCGTTGGTGATCAATTTAGAACTAACCTTCAAGGTAAGGCATTTGGTGTAGTTGTTGTTTACACTAAAGAAGTTCCAGAAGGAATGGAGATTGCTACATTCAGACAAGATGTTAGTAAAGGTCGTAACCCAGAAGTTAAACTAGGTGTTACTATTGAAGATGATGTTAAACGTAGAGATCTAACATACAACTCTCTTTTTTATGATTTAGATACAAGACAAATCGTTGACTTAGTTGGTGGTAAAGAAGATTTACAATCTGGTGTTACTAGAATGGTTGGTGATCCAATTGAAAGATTTGATGAAGATTCATTAAGAATTTTAAGAGCATTTAGATTTGCTTCAAGATACGAACATCCTTTACATAAAGATACTGAGAAGGCAATTGAGAAAAGAAAACAACTTCAAAACATTGACCCAGAAACTGGTGAAATGAAAAGAATTTCTCAAGAAAGAGTTTGGGAAGAAATGAAGAAAGCTTGGAAACAAGCCAAAGATTATAGATACTATTTATCATTCTTTACTAAGTTTGATATGTGGGAAGAAGTATTTCCAGGTGCTAACATCAATACTAACTTAGTTGATAGTAAAGATTTTGTAGTTGTTATTGCTAACTTATTTAAGAACGAAAGTCCTATTGGATTGGCTGACAAGTTGGCTCAAGAATATAAGATTGAATTAGAGTTGGCGACTAAAGTAGCTTTCTTAATTTCTTTATTAAATTTCAAAGTAGAAGATGTATTTGACATCTACAAGAAAAGACAACAATGTGCTATCACTGATGCTACTATTTTAGAGTGGTTGAAAGTGGAAGGTATTGATACTAATGAACTAATTAAGTTTGTTGAATACAGACCAAGTGTATCGGCTCAAGAACTAATGTCTCAAGGATTCAAGGGTAAAGAACTTGGAATTGAAATCAAAAGATTAGAGGTAGAAAAATTTAAACAAATGTTATGAAAAAATTCACAGAAAGTATTGAATCTATAAAAAAAGTACCATCAGAAACTTTAAAGTATTTTGACCTATTTCCTCTATTAAAAGGTTTAGAGTCAGAGAGACCTGGTATTAAAGAAAGAGTTTGGGAATGGATGTGTGATGAATGGGATGCTGCCTTTAAGCCATATAATGGTAGAATTTCAAGTATTAATTTATTTTTCTATGGTATTGGTGATGAATATCCGAATGATTATTTGAATCAATATCCTGATGAACTTGAACATTGTAAAAAGATACACCCTGAAGCTTTTGTAGAAGGTTCAAAGGAAAAAGAACTAAGATTAGATTTGAATCTAATCTGGTCAGTATATGAAGAAGAGATTGAAGATCCAGAATCTTTTAGTGTAAAGGTTTTTTGGTAAAAAAAAATTATAAATTAATGAGACATTTAAAAACATTCAAACTATTTGAAGAAGCGGTTCCGAAACCGTTAAAAAAGTTTCCTACAGAACCGGCTGTTCATTGGAATTATCTAATGAAAGTTCTAGAAGATGCTGGTATTAACCCACATGATGGTTTAGTGAAAGGACAGAGAGATACTTATTTTCAGGACTTTTTGCTAAATGTGCTAGTAGAGATAATGTTGTTTTCCCTAATATGTTAGACATTGAAGGTTGGTCTAAAGAAGGTCAAAGTGATGCTAGATATAAGAATTTTATCTTTGGTGAATCTGTGTTTCTTTTACCAATAAGCTACGATGGTTCTAATGATGCGGTAGAAGCAGTTCAAAAGAAAAAGAGCTTTCTTGATAATATGAGAGATTTCGCCAGACAAATGGGTAAATCTAAAGCAGAGGAAGATAAGTTTGTTCAAGATGCTGAGAAACATACACATTTTGGACCAAGTGGATACGACTGGGCTAACCCAGCACTTAAAGTTATTCATGATAAATTAGGACAATATTACAGGAATGATAAATTAAGAGTTTGGTTCCCTAAAGATAGAGATTATGATCCTTGGGAAGGTATGGACTATCCACATAAATATAATGTAGTTGGTGATTTAGATAGACCAAATGGTGTTTATTTCCTTTCTGATATTGAGAAGTTTATTGATGATAAATATGGTATTAAAGATGAACTATTCTATAAGTTTATTATTGATAATCAATATATTGAAGGTCGTTATTGGGAAAGAGTTTGGTCTCTTTCAACTGAAGATGAAAATGGGAAAGATACTGGAAATAAACTTCAGAAATCCAACTTTGGTCAATATGGAATGGAACCAACTGAAAACATTCTTGATATGTTGAATATCATAGAGCATGAGTTTGGTGATGAAATTCAATCAACTGATTATGAAGGATTCCCAATCTATGTAGATTATTACAAAAAAGTAGAACCAAAATATTAATATGACTTATTACTTAACATACTTAAAAGACACAATTGGCAACAATTATGTAGGAATTAATATTCCTGAAGCTATTGTTGAACCACATTTAGAAAAACTAAAAGAGATTTTAGGTGAAGAAGATTTTCAAATCTTTACACAAAATCAAAAGATGAGAGACCACGGTCACTATCATATCACCGTTATTAATGTAATGGATTGTAACCGCCTTTCAAAAGAAATGGGTATGGCTAACTTTGTTAAGTCAGTTGAACTTGCTTTTGAGTACCCAGTAGAAGATTTAGAAATGTTAGGTGTTGGTAAAGCTTCTAAGAACGATAATACGGCTTACTTTATAGTTTGTTCATCTGATAGTTTAGATGCTGTTAGAACTCGTTTTAACCTACCTAAACAAGACTTCCACGTTACTTTGGGATTCAATGCTAAGGATGTATTTGGTGTTCCAAAAAATGAGGTAATATTTTAAAACTTTTCTTCTTTTAAAGAATAAGAAAAAATAAAAATAATAAATTAAAATATGGAATTGTATAACTATTATAGCCTTGATGAATGTCCAGAAAGAAAGGTTATTAAAAAAAGACTAACACAACTTCAAGATGAAGGTAGAATTGAATTTGAAATAGATGGTGATGTTCTTAAATTAACTGATTTGGATTTAGATGAAAATGAAGTTGCTGAATTAATTGAAATGTTTGATAAATATGATGCTTTTCCTTATCCAGATTATGAAGAAGGATTGGATGATGAAGAAGAGGATGACGACTACTACGATAATTACGATGAAGATGATTATTAATACTTAATAAAAATGATTAAAATAGGAATTACGGGAGAAATGGGAAGCGGGAAAACCTTCTGTTCTAAGATATTTGAACAATTGGGAGTTCCTGTTTTTTATTCTGATGATATTTCAAAGTCTATAGTAAATACAAACAAAGCTTTGAAGCAAGAACTAACTCAAGAGTTTGGTAATATTTATGATGAAAATTCAATGATAGTTCCAAAACTACTAAGAGATATTGTATTTGTTAAAGGTGGTGAGCAAAAGCTAAAAATGTTGAATAAAATAATTCATCCTTATGTATTTAATGAATTTGAATTGTTCTGTAATAAAAACTCTAGCAGTCCTTATATTATTGCTGAAACCGCACTTCTTTATGAAAGTAACATGAGAAGATATGTTGATAAAGTTATTTATGTTTGTGTAGAAGAGCAAACAAGAATCCAAAGAACATTCAAAAGAAGTGGTTATTCTGAACAAGAATATAAAGAAAGAATGAAATATCAGATTAATCCAGAAACAAAGAAAAAACTATCAAATTTCATTATTTATAATAATGATGGTGATGATGTTAATAAACAAATTTTAGAAATACATAATACTTTAAAATAAAAAAGACCAATCATTGATTGGTCTTTTTTTTTATTTTTAATACTATCCAAATATATATCTAAATAGTAGGAATAATCCACCAGACATTACAATAGTGACAGGTAATGTTAATAACCAAGCAGATAATATAGTTTTGATTGTGTTTGTTTTTAAGTTAGTAACACCTTTGGAAGCCACCATTGAGCCAGCAATACCTGAACTTAAAATATGAGTTGTTGAAACTGGTAATTTAAACCAAGTAGATAAACCAATTGTTATAGCACCAACCAATTCAGCGGAAGCTCCTTGAGCATATGTTAGATGTGTTTTACCAATTTTCTCACCAATTGTAACAACAATTCTTTTCCAACCAATCATTGTTCCAAGACCAAGTGAAGCAGCAACCATCCACATAACCCAAGTTGGTGGGTGTGAAATCGTATCTAATGTATAAGCCGCAGGTAAGAAAGCCATTAGAATAATCATCACCAAGCCTATTCCTTTTTGTCCATCATTTCTACCGTGAAAGAATGATACTAAAGATGATGTTGTGAATAAAGTGGCTCTAATCCAAAACGGAGGTGGATTAACACCATCCGGTTCTTCAAATACATCTTTTCTTTTAACTACTTTTCTCAAGAACCACATTAGGAAGATAACTAAGCTGAAACCTAAAAGTGGTGATAAAACTAATGCTTTACCTATATCAATTGCTTTACCCCAATTAACTACATCAATACCAGAATATAATGAGTAACCAACACCAACACCAAGTATTGAACCTATAAGAGTGTGAGATGATGAGGCGGGAATACCTTTATACCATGTGATTAGATTCCAGAAGATAGCAGTTGTGAGTAGAGCTGTAACCATCTGAATAACATGAGATGTGTTAGCATCTGTTAAAATTTCCTTTGGTATAAGACCAACGATTGCCATTGTAACACCAACGCCACCAGTTATCAGACCTAGAAAGTTCATAAGACCTGACCAAACAACGGCTGTTGTTGGTTTAAGAGATTTTGTATAAATTACCGTTGCTACGGCATTTGCTGTGTCGTGAAATCCATTAACGAATTCATAAGCACAGGCTAATAATAGAAATAATACTAATAAGAATGTCATAATTTATTGTTTTTATTTTTTAGTGAAAATTTTATTAAAGTTTTCAAATATAATGTATGCTTGTAAGATATTATTTTTTTCTAAATAATCAATAGTACCATATCTATTAGCATATTGTAGACCATAACCTAACTCGAATCTCATAGGAACAGACATTTTTGGTTTATAACCTAATAAACAGAATGTTCTATTTTGGTCCCAAATTTTATTATCAGCTACATTCTTACCAACTGAGATAAACATCTCATTCCAAGTAGTTATATAAAATGTATTATCTTCTAACTTTTTATGATTTAGAGGAACAATTGCTCTTACAAAATATCTAATTCTTCCTTTTTGAGCACTTGGTAAGTAATCATCACCTAATGAATATCCTAAACCCGTAGATGTATTATCAACCTTGTTACCCATAAATCTATATTCAAATCTATACCTTTGATCAATAATAACTCTACCGATCTTATTACTTAATGTTACTTGAGGACATATTCTAAACTCTGGTTGGATCTTTGGCTTTCCACCACCTTCTAAAGAAGATGTATAAGTTTCCCAGAATCCAATAGGAGAAAGAGAAAATCTAACATTATCATTTAATTGATAATGAACCCATGGTCTATAAACATGTTGATATGGGTTCTCAAATATGTTTTTTGAAGTAGATAGATTACTTGGATCAGAACATCTGCGATATTGATAATCTAATTGCCACTTCCATTTGTTTTTGATACTACCATTGATAACCGTCTCTGTCCAAAAAGAGTAACGATTAAATGATTGTCTTGTACTTTGTGCGTTTGATGCTATTGAAATTAACAATAAAGCAACAACTAATAGTTTTTTCATTTTTTTCATTTTTATTTTTATAATCTATATATGATGTGTATTATTTACTATTTTATAAAAAAATCAGTTAACAATTTGATAACTATTAATTAATATCGATATCTATTGAGTTTCACTCTATTATTATCAAATTGTTAAGTTTATTTGTTATAGAAATTATTATCATAAATTTGTCTAATTGAAAAATCTTTCGTATCTTTGTATTCACAAAGGACGGGAACTAAGTAAGAGAAAAATAAAATAAAAAATCTCTTAAAAATTTTGACAGAATAAAAAAGTTCCTTATCTTTGTATAACAAATCAGATAAATAACCACTACTAAAAATAAAAATATTATGGCTACAAACTTATTCGCAAAAGCTAAAAAATCAGCACCAGCTAAAACAACTAAAGCTAAAGACCAGAAGGTTCGTCTTACCGTTGAAGACGCTAACTTCTTCGCTAATGTTCAAAAACTTGAAGAATTGAACGACCAGATGAAAGCTGCTAAAGCTAAAGCTGATATGATTTCTGATGAAATTCGTGATGTGGCTAAAGAAGCTTGGCTTAAACAATACGAAACAACTGGTAAAAACCCTGAGTCAGTTATGGTTTGCCAAGAAAGTGGCTTAGATGTGGCTCAACTTATGTTTGTACCTACTGACAAGTATATTACAATCACTGAAGCTCGTGCTGAAGAACTTCGTGAAGCATATGGTGATGAAATCGTTACAGAAGATACAACTTTTGGATTCGATGCCACTATGATTGAAAAATATGGAGAAATTCTTTCTCGCCTTATTGAAGAATCTAATGAGATTGATGAAAAAGATAAGGAAAAAATTATCACTGCTAAAACTTCATACTCTGTTGCTAAAGGTACTATTGATAACTTTACTAAGTATGGTGATGTAAACGAAGTGATGGATGCTGTAAAACCAGTAGTAGCACTTAAAAACGTAGAAATTATCAAAGGATAATAAACTTTATGAAAGTGAGAGAATATACATCTTTCACTTTCAAACCTGGCCGGGTGGTGGAACTGGTAGACACGCAGGACTTAAAATCCTGTGGACCGAAAGGTCCGTGCGGGTTCGATTCCCGCCCCGGCTACAAAAAAATATATGGTTCCATCGTTCAAAGGATAGGACATCTGCCTTCTAAGCAGAGAATCTAGGTTCGATTCCTAGTGGGACTACTAAAAAAAAGAGACACTTAAAGTGTCTCTTTTTCTTTTATTTCATGGTGTATCTCTCTGTGACAATTAGCACAAACTAATATACACTTATCCAATTCATTTTTTATTCTATCATCAAACTTATACTTCTTTAGATTTGATGGATTGAAATCTTTCTCATTTGGATCTAAATGATGAAAATCTAAAGCACCTTGGTACTTATTATACCCACATCTTGAACAACAACCACCTTTATAATCTATCATTTGAGATTTAATTTTTCTATTTCTTTCCATAGTTTGCTCGGTTGTACAACTTTTACAATATGTTGCGCTATTTGCCTTACCTCTTCTCTGATGAAAGTTTTCAGTTTTAACATCACACTTACATCTTGGACAAAATCTTGTTTCACCATATTCGGTCTTTTCTAAAAATTTAAATGTTTTATAAGATGATTTTAATGAATACTTATCTTTCCAGTATCTAATAGTTGTTAATGACTTCCCAGTTAGTTTACAAATTTTATTTAACGAAAGACCCTCTTGTAGGTATTTTTCTAATACTTCTTTTTCCATAGTTTAGTGTATTTTATTTTTATTTTATCCTTTTAACTATATATTAAAAAATATTTTTCCTTTTTCTTGTTTTATAAACTTTCTCGCTTTATATTTGTAAAACAATTCAGAACAATAAAAGAAATATGAAACGAATTAATTTAGTATTACTTTTTGGTGCTATGCTTGTTTTTAGCTTAGGTTATATGACATCCCGTGTTATGTACACACCAGATAACTATACTAGAGTTATGTTTGAGAATGACTCATTGAGGTTTACTAATCTTCAAAAAGATAGTACCATCTTTGAAATCTCAGAAGAAAAGTTATACTTCTCAACTCAGCTTGATGAAATGTATGATGAGCTTGAATTTAAAAATAAAGAAATTGATTCATTGAGTAAAAAAAAGTAAGTGTGCCTCGTCAAGCCTCTTGTCTTGAACAACGTAACGAGTGGGGAAGGTTAACACTGACGCACCCAATCGGTCCCTTAGCTCAGTTGGTTAGAGCAACTCGCTCATAACGAGAAGGTCGGTGGTTCGAGCCCGCCAGGGACCACAAAAAAAAAGAGTTAACTATGGATTTCATGTTTACAAAAGAACAGATTGATATTTTGAAGCAACTACAAAAAAAATATCCAAATGATATGGAGTATGGTGCTTCTATAAGGTCGAAATTTATAGATGAATCTTTTACAAGAGCAATTCCAAATGATATGGAACTTGGAAAAGAATTCAGAAAAATATTTCAAAATTTATAAAATAAATTTTGTTAGTTCAAAAAAAGTTACTACATTTGTATAAATAATTAAAAACAAAAAAATCAGATATGGCTGAAATGACTAAATCTACAATGCCTCAATCAATGGTTGAGAATCTTTCAAAGTTAACTGCGAAAGAACGTAAATACTTTGCCGTGATGTGGGCTAAGTATGGTGTATTAAACATTACATCTAAACCCGGTGTTGCGAAGTCTGCTATTGGTAAATCAATTGCCGATAAAATGAACTTCCGTTATATGGACTTACGTTTATCAATGGTTGACGAAACTGACGTAGGTTTGTACCCAGCTGTTAACGAAATTGAAGTTGATGGTAAAATGGTAAAATGTTTGGACTTCGTTGTTCCTCGTTGGGCAATTGAAGCTAACAAACAACCAACCATCATTCACTTTGAAGAGTTGAACCGTGCTTCTCAGCAAGTTCGTAATGCCGCTCTTCAAATCTTACTTGAGCGTCAAATTGGTGTTGATTTCAAATTCAACGATAATGTTTTGATGATGTCTTCTGGTAACTTAGGTGACGAAGACGGAACAGACGTTGAAGAATTTGACTCTGCTTTGAATAACCGTTTGGTTCACATCAACCACACCTTGAGTGTAGAAGAATGGTTAGGTGACTTTGCTGTTGCTAATTGTCACAAGTTAATCACTTCTTTCATTAAAGCTCACCCAGAGCAAATGTATAAGTCAAGTGAGAACACTAAAGCTTACGCTACTCCACGTTCTTGGACTATGATGTCTAAGTTCATCACTGAAAACTTTGGTCAAGATGCTTCACCTCGTGATTTCTTACCTTTGTTGAAAGAAGTAGCAAGTGGTTACCTTGGTAACTCTGCTGTGAAGTTTGTTCAATACTGCGAAGATATGTTGAATATCTCTATCAACGATGTAATCAACAACTACGATGGTATCAAGAAAGACCTTGAGAAATACAACCGTGATAAGAACTCTGAATTGATTCAATCATTGAAAGAGATTGACATCACCAAGTTGAATAAGAAACAACTTGACAACGTTGTAAAATTCTTGAACAACGTGGGTGACGATGAAAAGACAGCTTACTTGCTTTACATCTTAGATAACATCGCAGATGTAACAAACCCAACCTTGAAAGCTTTCTTGCTTCAGTTCGAAGACCTTCTTCGCACTATCAAGAAAATCAACAAGCCTGGTAGTAAGTAATCGGAACAGCCAATCTGAATTCAAGGGGGTATCATGAACTTGATATCCCCTTTTTTTCTAAACAAAATATCCATATATAGATATAACTAATATGGAAATGTATCAAGTTCAACTGGTTCTAATTAACAAATTCGGTGAGTTCAAGGGCAAGCCTGCCGAAATCGATGAAGAAACATTACAGAGTTTGATTGAAATGTCTAAGACATTTTATATGAGCGGTGGATTTGAACTAACCTGCGAAGATAATAAATATGTTATATTCGCCCCTGAAATAGTAAAAGAATCTATTTTGGTAATAAATAAAAAACTAATATCTGTTAACACAGAACAAGAAGAAGAAAATGTATAGAGCTAAATTCAAGAAGTTTGGTGGAGAATATATCCCAGACATCATACAATACTTAAAAGAAGCTATTGAAGCTGACCCAACGATCACTATTACCGTTGGTTGCGACTCTATTCAAAAGAGACGTAGAACCGTTTATGCTATAACTCTGATGTTGTATAATCAAGACATTAGAAGAGGTGCGCATGTTGTTTTCTTCCGTGAGTCTTGTACTAAGATAAGAGATAATAACGAAAGACTTTACAAAGAAGCTCAATATCTACACGATGTTGCTACTTTTTTAGATAAGGAACTTTCTGACTTCTATGTTAGAAAAGACTTAACAGAAATTGAAAGAAAAAGATATAAGTTTCACTTAGCAAAATGTAATGGTGAATACTCTGATATTCCGGTTCACTATGAAGATGGTGTTATGAAGGCTTTGAGTTTAAACCATGCTGATAATGTTGATTTCAGACTTGTTGATATTCATATTGATTTTAACCCATCAGAAGGAACAAAGAATGAAAGAGGTGTTAGTAAGAATAAATCTTATGCTTCTTATAAGTCTTATGTACCTTGGTTAAGAGGTTTAGGTTTCAGAACCTGGGCTAAACCATCTGCTTTTGGTGCTACAACTGCTGCTGACCTTTTATTACAAGACTAATATGTTCCAGATAAACTCAATGTTATTAATTAAGATGGGTTGGACAGAATACAAATGGGGTTATTCTAATAGCCCCTTTTTTGATGATCCAAATTTAGTTAAGTTTTATATAAGAAAAGAAACTAAATACATTATTATAAAAGAAATTGAAAGAAAGAAACAAATATTAAAAAATTCATATAAATTTGTAGTTGGTGATAAAGAAATTTATTTCAACTCAAATATGGAGTTATTAAAATTAGTTATTAATCACGAAGCTTGTAACGAAGAATATAAAAGACACTTTAAACTAAATAGAATATTAAAATGAAAAAAGAAGTAAAAATATTAGGCTTATCATATAGCCAATCAAACACTGGATCATATGTGGTTGTTCTTTCTGAGAAGAAAGGTAAACGTAAATTACCTATAGTAATCAAGCCATCTGATGCTCAACAAATCGCACTTAAAATTGAAGGTGTTAAATCACCAAGACCCTTAACACATGACTTATTTAAAAGTGTTGTTGAAGCTTACACTATCGATGTTCAAGAAGTTTATATCTATGCTATACTCGAAGGTGTTTTCTATACGAAGTTAATTACATCCAACGGTTTAGATGAAGTTGAGATTGAATGTACTGCGGGTGATGGTATTGCTCTTTCGATTGTATTTGATTGTCCTTTGTATGCTTCTAAAGAAGTTTTAGAAATGTCAGGTGTTTATATAAACGATGATGGTTCTACAATGAGTAACTCTGAAGTCGAAGTTGAAGATGATGAAGACTATGTAGAAGAACCAAAAAGGGTTGTATCTATTGAGAATCTACAACATATGATGGAAGAAGCGCTTCGTAACGAAGAATATGAAATTGCGGCTGAAATCCGTGATAGAATTGCTAAGATGAAAGAGCAACAATAAAATAAAGATTAATAATGATTAGCTATATCGGTGGTAAAAGTAAAATAGGATGTTGGATTAGAAATTATATTCCTAATAATATAGAAACTTATGTAGAGCCTTTTAGTGGTGCTTTCTGGGTTTTCTTTAAATTAAATACTCCGAGTTTTAAAAACCTTAAAACCGTTGTTTATAATGATGTCAACCCACTAAATGTAAACCTTTTCTTATGTTTGAAAGAATATAAGAAGTTCTGGGAAATGACTCAAAACACACCTATTGAGAGTAAGGAGTTATTTGATAAATGTAAATCAGATATCTTTGATACTGATTTTGTATTAGATATGAATAACCCTAACTTTGATATTGCTTTCAAGTATGCTTATGTGTTAAGTCAAGTTTGGTCAGGTACTGACCCAAGAAAAGGAAATCTTATTCTAAAAGGTGGTTATGAAGGTAAAGATGGTACTTACAAATCTAAGTTTGAAATCTTTAGAAGTAAACTAATTGATCCTAAATGGCAAAAATATCTTGACTCAATTACTAATATTGAGAATATGGATTTTGAAGATGTTGTTAAAAAATACGACTCACCAACAACTTATTTTTATTGTGACCCACCATACTTCAAAACCGAAGACTACTATATCAACCATAGTTTTGGTATTCAAACACATGAAAGATTGGCTAACTGCTTAAAATCTATTCAAGGTAAGTTTTCACTGAGTTACTATCATTTTGATTTATTAGATGAATGGTTTCCGGTAACAGAATACACTTGGAAAAATAAAGAGTTTGCTAAAACAGCAATGGCTGTTCCAGGAAAAGCTCAAACCAAAGGTATAGAGCTCTTAATAATGAACTATTGATATGATACTTTTAACCAGTCAGTTATTATTTGAAAACTCTAAAACTTGGCCAAATCGTCTACAACGGATATTAACATCAATTGTTTATGATGAAACTGGCAATAGATTTGTTAAAATAAGTCAAAAAATATCAGCTGAGCTAACACAAGATTTATCATCATCTAACCCCATCGTTGATATTATGGATGTAATTAATTTAGATTATGTAGATTATGTTTTCAATGAAGAAGAAATTGAAGAAATATTTGAAATGGTAGACGATGTTCCGGATAATGATATAGTTAGAAAAGCAAAAGAATTTATTGTTTCTTATAGAAGAAATAAAAAAATAGACAAATTATTATGAGGTACAAAAAGATAATTAAGGAATGGAATGAAGCAACGCCTAAAGAAGTTTGGGAAGGAGTTAGAGATAATTTTCTTTTTGGATTTATTGGTGCAACACTGGTTGTATTTATTGCAACTAAAATAGATTTCGCAGTTTTGATTGGATACTTTACCTACTATATGTTTATGGGTAGAATTGTTAACCGTCCTAAATATGTAACTGACTTAGGTAAGTTAATTGTATTTCCAATACCATCAGCGATAGGTGCTTTCACCGGATATAAAATATCATACTTGATGATAGAATTTATAAGTCAAGTATTAAAATAAAAAACCCTCATTGATTGAGGGTTTTTTTATTCATCATAAGTAAAATTCATACTTATTATTATTCTCTTTTGATTACTTAGATTCTTTGTAACACAATGTGGTAGTGTTGAATCAAATAATATAAATTTACCAGTCTCGGCTTTTTCAGTGTACATTCTTGAAACAAATGGATTCTCATCACATTTGAAAACTATATCACCGCTATTTTCCGGCACATCAACATAATAAACGGCACTTACTTTAGCACCTGCTTGATAATTATAATGAGTAGCGTGGTCGTGCCAGTTTGTACTTTCATTATGTTCATGTACAACCGCCCAAACAACTTCATTGATATCTTGTGACGGTACTGGTTTAAGTTTATCTCCATATTGTTGATAAAACTTATCCATAATAGTATTCATTAGATTTTTTACTTCTGGATAGAAATCTAATCTAATGTCTTCATTTCTTATACTTTCTGGATCTTCTTCCATAAATTTACCTTCTTCATAGTTTCTTAGGATATTTGCTTTAAGTTTAGCATTATCTATATTATCTAAATAACCAGTAAGATATTCAACCGTGTGTAAAACTTTAACTTCCATATTACATTGATAATGCTTTGCTAAATCCGTTGGGACAAGTTGATGTACAAATTAATGTAGCAACAACTGGTGCCACTGCTGCGCCGATAGCGATACCAACACCAGCTGGTGTAGCCCAAAGAGCCGCACAATCTAAACTATAATATATGCAGTTGGAAATTACATTTTTTAATAACTTAGCATTTACAGAACCTTTAACACCCGGTATTAATAAGAAAGCATCAACACAAACTTCAGCCATTGCTGTTGCAACCGCCATCTTAGCCGCCATATCTGCTGTATATAATACAGGAGTAGCCATAAATGACAATGAAGTTGATGTAATTGTTCCAGGATCACCAGGAGCTGGTTTTGGAGTGAAGTAAGTAACAACACCTAAAGAGATTGCTGATGTTAAAGCAAGACGACAAGCGTTCTCATCTAACCATTGATAAGCTTCTTCAGCAACATCTTTAAGAACTTCAACACCTGCGATTACTTGTTTTTCAACTTGTCTACTTAGATCATTAAATTCTTTTGATGTTGTGTCTAGGCCAGCTTTAGCCAATTCTTCTGTACTTTTAAGAACGGTAGCTTGTATAGACTCGGTTCTTTTAATTGTATCATTTGCAAAATCAACAGCGTAATTATAAGTATCTTTTGTGATATCAATAACTTTATTTGTTGTATCTACAATTGCATTACCAGCGTCTACAGCTGTTTTTTCAATTGCATTACCTGCATCTGTTGTAGTTTTTTCAATCGCTTTGCCGGTATCAGTGGCTGTTTTTTCGATTGCTTTACCGGTATCTTTAGCACCTTTATCGATTGCTTTACCGGCATCTTTGAATCCTTTACTGATAGATTTTCCCCATCCCATTTCGTTTATAATTATTTTTTATAATTTATATATCTAATGAGGTGAAGTCTGTTTTTTAATAAATAAATTATAAAATTATAAATTGTCTATGAAATTTAAAATTGGAGATGTCGTAATTAAAACCACAGGTGGTAATAAAATGACGGTATCTGATAATATAAAAGACGGTGTTTATAAATGCCTTTGGTTCGTTGAAAGTTCTTTAAACGAATCAATATTTAAAGAAGAAGATATCGTTACTCTGAGTGAGTATAAAAGATTTCTAAAAACAGAAGAAAGAGAAGATAAAATTAATCAGCTACTTAAAGATTCCAATTAACATTAGTTAATTTAGGTTCTGTATAAAGAGCACTAGAATAGTACCCATCAAATACTTCTCTGTATTTTTCCATCCACTCATCAATATTAGGAATATTCATTTCTTCCATTTTTCTACCTAACCCAGTGGACATATAAGCTTGTAGCTCATCTGGTAAAACGTGATCAGCATAACCATATTCAGTGATACATTTAAACATAGAATCCTTAACAACACTATCACATTCATTATTTAATTGAGTCATTGCTGATTTATATTCTGGTAATGTAAAGTACATAGCATGAGCAAATTCGTGTTCAAGTAAATGATTAGCCAACTCATCAACACCTAAAAGATAATAATTATGATCTCCCTCAACTTCTTTAATAGCTGATATAATAGATAACATTATTTTATCATAGGTATTAATTTCATCCTCAGGTACATTAAACATACACTCTTCTAAAACATTAGATGGAATATTAAATCCAGACCAATCAGAACCATAAGTAAACTCTTGTTTACCATAATGTTGCTTGTAGATATCCATATACTTTGATACCTTAAATTGTTTACCAATTATCTCATCAAATGCTGATTCATAAAACTCTTGAGATCTCATAAAAACCATAGCTCTAGAATGAGAATCATTAATCTTAACGGCCCAAATATGTTGACCACAATGATATAACTCAATTTTATTTAAGAAGTCTTCAGTTTTAGGAGCCAATAAGTGAGATGGGTCCGTAATTAATTTTTCTAAAAATAGTTTGTATGTTTTAATTATTCTCATAATCTTGTATTATTTTTTAATGAATATAGTTTTATTATGTTTTTTTGTAATTTTTCACCAGAACGATTGATTCTTTTTTGAATAAATGATAAAAACTTATCAACCGACATTGATCTAATAGCTTCTCCTGATAATGTAGGCTTATCTTGTTTATAAGCAATTGACTCTTCTCTTCTATTTATTAACTCATTAGCGAGTCCGTTTTTCATTCTCTTCAACATCATATCAACATCAGCATCTGGATAAACACTTAGGATTTTATCAGACATTTTTTGCTTAAAAGTTTTAGCATCAAATTCTTTCATTCTTTTTGCGAATCTCCAAGTTGGTGCTTTTTCTTTTACCTCTTCTATATCATATCTTTTAACATAAGGCCAAGCATCTTGAGTCATTGCGTTCATCTCATGTGGTTCACTCCAATAAATATAAAAGCCAATCTCATCATACCATATTTTCCAAATATCTTTTCTTATTTTAGCTCTATTAACATCTAAACCAAAAGTAACATCAGTTGATAACTGACCTTTATTTTTCTTCATTCTATTCCAACCTTCATATCCATGATTTAACTCATGTGTTATAGAGGATTCAACTTCAATTGATAAACCCTCTCTATCATTAAATGAATCAGAAATAACAGCACCAATTTCAAGTACCAAGTGAATAGTAACATCAGATCTATCATCAATACTAGGTCTAATTTCTGAACCACCTTCTTCTCCAATATTATAACAAGCACCAGTTCCAACAAATTTCTTTAATAATCCTGTAGTTGGAAACCTTTTATTATAATTATCATCAGTCATTACTTTTATTGAATAAGTAACCTTCATTGATGAAATAGGGTATTTGGGCCAAAATTCACTATTAATAAATAACGATAAGTCTTCTTTATTATACTCCTTTATAACTGAGTAATCTCTATTATCATTCTTATCGGCTAATTCATCTTCCTTAATAAATGAATCAAAGCACTGATTAAACTCGTCTAATAGGAACTGATTATAAATTAGAGTAGCTTCTGCTACACCATGTGCTTCAAATAATTGATATGATTTTATATGTTTCATTTCGTTATATATTAAAATAGATTAAGAATTTTTCCGGTTTGTATTGAAATAACTTCTTTAGAAATATTTGTATTTTCATTAAAAGTGTACCAACGCTTAATCATATAATATATATTAAATATGAAACTTGATATCAATGAAATTTACCACAATTATATTGTGAGAGTTGTAGTATTTGCTCTCTTTACTTTTAAGAGACAGATAAGACAACCTAATATTTATAAGATGTCTGTTATAGCTTTTACTATTAAAAGATTGCCTTGGAAAATTAATTTAGTAATTGATACAGGATTAAAACTAGATAAAGAAGATGAAAGAGAAATACTACTTAATGAAATATTAGAAGGTATTGAAACAGATTATTTATCAACCGTTACCGTTACATTTATCACACCACTAAAAGAAGTTACTATGAGTGTGGATTTAAGTGATGAAGAAAAATACGAACACTATCTTTATTCTTAATACTCAAAATTAACTTCAGCTCTTCTGTAGTTTAAGTCAAATGAACTAAATCCAAAGATATCACAGATTCTTTGAAATTTATCCTCACAACTTTCTTCAGATGGTAGTTGACCATCATAAGCATAAGAGCTAAATTCTATTTTAGTTTCTGAGTCGCCTATTTTTAGACTATCTACTCTGAATCCTAATTTTTCAATTTCATATTTTAAATCAACTTCGTCGGGTAATTCAAAGTTATCATGTTGAATACTTGGTCTACTGAATTCAAAAAATATATTAAATACTTTATTAACTTCAAAACCAGATAAAGTCCAACCATCATCTCCTAATCTACCTACTGCAGATTGCATATTTTCTAATATAACCATTAAGTTATTATAAGTGGCATCTTTAGGTGAATAAACAATACTGAACTTACTAACGGTTTTATTTTTAGATACAAGAACTGGTTTGAAATTTTGATATCTTATATTTTTTTCAAGATAATCTGAGTATGTCATATTACCGGTAGAAGACTTGAAGGTAATCTTTTCACCTTCATCAATAAAGTCCAACATAGTATCAACTATCTTATCAACTTCATTGTGTGTATCAGTTGATTCTTTGATAAAAGAAACATATTTATCAACCTTTCTTTTCTTTAATTTACCATTATCAAACTTATAGTATTTATACTTACCATCTTTATTAAGAACCACATAAAAAGAATCGGGTTTAATATATTTTAGATAAGACTTTGTTGTTTGTAATTGAGTTGAGTAAACATAATCAATATAATCTTCATCTGCTTTATGACCACCCATCTCACCTCTTGTTAGGTTTTGCTTTTTAGCTGTTGACAAATCAATTAAAATAAGAATAAAAATAACATTATAACCATACTTGTGAGCATCCTTAGTAATCTCAAAAATGTTTTTATCATTTGATCCGGTTGTATCGTAGATAAAGTTTTGACCGGTTCTTAAATATGATTTTAGATGTGTAATATTTAATTCTGATGCGCCTTGATGATATTTAGATTTATCTTTACTAAGTATATATGAAACATCATCGGTTGAAAACTTTCTAATATTAGAATTATAAGGCAAGATATTGTTATTAGCAAATGTAGATTTACCAGAGCCTGGAATGCCAAGTAAAACTATACCTAGCTTTTCCTTTTGTCTAATATCGGGTATAGGATCATTCTTTGACCACTCTTCATTTATAAACCCTTCAAAATTGTTAATAACTCTCATCTTGATATATATTAAATTTTAGGTAATCATTTTGTTTTTGATAAAAAATTACTTATCTTTGTGTAAATAATTTAGATATGAAAGGTTTTAGACCATATAACAAGGCAGATATTTTCAACACACTTGATAATATCACAATCACTAAAAATGAAAACAACCAGGTTATCACCAGTTATGGCGGTCGAGTAATCAACATTACCAATGTCTCTAATCGTTACGAGATATTTGATATTGTTAAGTATCTAAAGGATAAAATTGAATCTATCGAAAAAAACTTTACCATAAGTAAATACTCTCTTGGTCTTACAAGAGGTCGCCAATCACTAACTTTAGTTTCTGATGAAGTAGAAGTTGGTGGTGTTAAGTTTCATAAAACCTTTTACATTCTAAACTCAACTGATAAATCTCGTAGACTTCACTTCAGTGCTGGTCTACATTCTGATAAATTTTATTTTATTGGCGCTAATAATGTTGGTTTGACTAAACTACATTTAAAAGGTGTTACACAAGCCGCAGAGGATGCTTCTGCTGCTCTTAATGGTGAAACATTTGATGAGCAAATTGAATCACTAAATTCATTAGTAGGACATCGTATTCAATTTTCTAAAATTCGTCAAGTAATTCTTGGTGATAAGCAAGATGTTCCACAAATTAATCACCGTAAGTTTGATGCTTTTAAGAACTCTATTAGATATGCTAGCTCTGATAATAAAATCACTTTAACCAGTGACCAAAGAAATCAGTTGTTTACAGAGTCGGAAAAGCTTACTACTATTCAACATGATTTTTATATTGATGCTTTCTTTGCTTTTCAAATTTATATGAGATTGTTTAATAAGCAAGATGCTCATATTATCAAGAATGAAACGGCTCGTATTATGAAAATAACTCAATGGGCGGTTCGTAATAACGTTTTAGAATCACTTGGTATCTAATGAAATTTGACCACGATATATTATTTCAGTTCCTATCAGAGGAAGATCAAAAATCATTTATGGTTTGGGACAATGTTATTATTAACTATGCCGGAAACATTTTGGCAACTTTCAGATCACCATTTGATGAGAGAATTGTAATACCATTTGAAGAATACCAAATGAAGTTGAAACAAAAAGAAAGAGAAATTAAGTTAAATAAAATATTATAAAATGTTAAGAGAAGATAATTCAGGGTTTGTTCATTTCCCGTTGCCATCTAAAATGATAAACCGTTTAGAAACCGGTAAAACATTTGTGTATCTTGTAGCATTTGATGCTGAAGATGTTTCAAACAATGCTTATGAGTTATCTAATCTTAGGTTGGTTTTACCCGGTACTTTCATTGCTGATGATATTAGTATGAGAGCTAAACCAAAAGGTGGTAAAATGTCAATTGATGAATTGATTAAGAATAATCTAAAAGATGATGAATATGATAATCTTTATTTCCCAAATTCAGGTGATAAAGATGATCTTAAAAAAATGATGTCTATTCCTTTAACAACTTGTATCTGTATGGGTTGGTCTGAATATACATTTGATATAAAAGATGATTTAGGGTTTTGGAGTGCTTCATTCCGTGACTTAACCAATGAGGGTAGAAAACTTTACTACTCAATAAAAAAGTTACACAATAATAAAGAAGTTAGAATTCTAACATTTAGCAATATTTAACTTGCTAAATTAAAAATTAAGAATTAAATTTGTAAAAAAATATTTATGCCATACGAAAGAAAAACATTTGATTTAGTCATATCTGAAGAGTTGAGGAGTGTGTTATCAGAAATTGAGTCTGATTCACAGGTAGCAAAATTGTTGCTAAAGAAAAGACATGATAAAGATGATTTGGTCGAAGACCCAATCAATTTTATTTCAGTTGCGCATGATAAAACAAAAATCTCTTATCTAACTACAGATAGGATTGCTAAAATTGAAGATCCTTCTCAATATTGGTCTTCTTCTCGTAGATTTGCCGCTAAGCCAGGTGGATTTATCTCAAAACTATTCAAAGATATTCCAGCTAAAGAGGTAGAGAAATTCTCTAATCTTTATCGCGCTCAATCCAATAAACCTAAATTTGAATTAAAAATAGTTGAGGGTGGTGAAATCCTTAAATACTATCATTATAAGTCTTATCTTGATGAAAGAGGTACGCTTGGTGCTTCTTGTATGAAACACGATAGTTGTCAAAACTTCCTTGATATCTATATAAACAATAATAACATCGTTAAGATGTTAGTTATGTTAAATAATGATGGTATGTTGATGGGTCGTGCTCTTCTTTGGAATTTTGATAGTAATAAAATTATGGATCGTATTTATACGATTTCTGATGAAGAACTTGTTTTCCATTTCAAGAAATGGGCAACTGACAATGGCTATCTTTATAAATCAGAACAAAACTGGTACAACACTCTTAATTTTGAAAACCTTTCAACATCTAAACAAGAGTTGAAGCTTAAAATTAAATTGAATAACTCTTCTGTTAGAAGGTTTCCTTATGTTGATACTTTCAAGTTTTTAGACGAAGAAAATGGCTTATTACTAAACTATATACCAGATGGTGATTTTAGAACTTTGTGTGCTTCTGATGGTAGTAAGTATGGCTCTGACTATTTAATATTTGATGGCATTGATAGAGTGTTGAGACATAGAGGTGATAGTGTTTATCTAAGATATTTAGATATCAGAACACATGCTAATAATGCTCGTTACTCTGATATTAATGATGAATATATCTTACACAAAGATTGTAACTATGATGAAGATTTAGGTGATTATATCTTCAACAAGAATAACGATAAGTATAATAATGCTGAAAGAATTCAAGAAAGAAGAGACTATCTTAAAAATAGAAGAGAAGAGATGGAAAAAAGAGAATCTTCAAGTAGGTCTAAAAAAAGAAATAGCTGGATAGAAGAAATTATCAATAATAATGACTTATCAGATGAAGGTATCCGTGAGGTATATAATCGCATGACAAGCATGACTGGTATTCCGCGAGGTTATTTTGGAAGCTTTGATTATTTTGATGCTAGTGATATTTCTATAAGAGAAGAAAGACAAGAAACTCAATCTGAAGATCATTCGGAACCAACTCAAGAAACAGAAATAACTGAACTATAAAACAAAACCCTCGTCAAGAGGGTTTTTTATTTTAAACTTTATCACTATTTCCGTATAAAACATAAAAATATAGTATGATAGATGATAGAATTGCTACGCAATCAACTAGAGTGTTTTAACGACTTACAATTTGAATTTGATCCTAAATTACATAGATATACATACGAAGGTGAGCCTTTTGTTTCTGTAACTCGATTCATACAACAATTTCACAAGCCATTTGAACAAGACTATTGGTCTAAAGTAAAAGCCGATCAGGCCGGTGTTCCACAAGATTGGATATTAGCCGAATGGAAAAAATTAAATGATTATGCTAATGAAGTTGGTACCGACACTCACCAATGGATTGAAGATTACTTTAATCAAATTTGGAAACCTCTTCCTAATAACTTAGATGTTATACACCGTATTAATAAATTTAATAAGATTTATGCTAAACATCTTTATAAACTTGAGCCTCTAAAGTTTGAGGTGAGAGTATTTTCAAAAAGATGGAAAATAGCCGGAATGATTGACTCTTTATTTGTTTATAGAGGAAAGATTTACATTCTTGACTGGAAAACAAATAAAGACTTTACAGATAATAACCATAAGAAAGGCACCTATGAGAAACTACTTGCGCCTTTTCAAGATTACTATAAAAATCATCTAAACGAATACTCAATACAACTATCTATGTATGCCTTAATTTTAGAAGAGTGGGGCTTTCAAGTAGGTGGCGCTTACATAGTTCATATTGGACCTGGTGATGAAGAAGCAGAACTATATAAAGTAGTTGACATGAGAGACAACCTAAAATTATTTTTAAATGGATCTATACAGGAGTCTAACTAATAGTGATGATTTTTTAAACTACTTCTGTGATGTATTAGAAGATAATATATCAACTAAAGCAGGTTATAAGGTTAATATTAGTTTCAAGAAACATGACATGTCTATATTCTTTTTTATAGATGGATCGTCTATACTACAAGTAATACCTGATAAAGATTTACAATATACATATGCTCACGTTCCTTCTTATGAGAAGGAGATAAGACATTCAATTGGAGTAGCCGAGAAACAATATAAGAGAGATAAAACGATAGAAGAGATCATAAAAAAAGAGAGTTAATTTAACTCTCTTTTTTATTTTTAGTATGTTTTGTATTAAACATTTGGCTCAACTACTTCACCAGAAGCTACCTCTGTATAAAATAATCCTTTTTGTTTAATAACATCCAAGATAGTATTAGTAGCATCAATTCTATCTGTGTTAAAGATAACTTCCATCTTACCCATAACTAAATCAATAGAGTTTTGGTTAGCCCACTCATCGATGATAACCGACAATTGATCATAAACACTTGTATTTAGATCTTCTGACATTTGCTTAAGTTGAGTTTTAAATTCAGTATCAGCTTTCATTAGAGTATCTTGGATTTGTTTGAATTTCTCCATATCTCTTTTTTGAGATACTTCATCTACAATAAGACCTGATTGAGATCTTGTAATGATTGCTTGCATTTCTTTTCTAGAAGGTTCAACACTCTCCAACATTCTTCTTTTTTCAGATTCAATGTTTTTGTAACCATCAACATATGGTTGAAAATTTCTTGTTAAAACTTCAAAGTCTATTACTCTTAATTCCATTTAAAATATTTTTTCTTATTATAGATTAAATTGATATAAATGTTTAAGAAAGAAGATAATCAACAGCTATTTTATATCTGTTTAATAAATTAGTATCTTCTGAGTAAGCAGCATCTGTTGTATCAACAATAATACTAGATGTTGCACCTTGTTTTGTGACTTCTAAATAAGTTACTCTTGATCCGATTACTTTAGCAAATTGTTTATTTTGTAGATAGTAACTAGAATCTGGAGAGAATTGATCTACCTCAACTATCTGACCAATTGTTTGATTTGTTGAATCTAAATGAATATCAAATCCCATTTGATAAAGACTTTTCTTATCCATTAAAGCTTTTATTTTCTTTGATACAGATGGGTTTGTTTGGAATAAAATACTTTCCCATGTTTTGTTTTTAACATCAACTATACTTTGAAAATCGGTAATATCAATACTATATTTGTAATATAATGTCAATTCAAAATAATTATAATCACCTTTTGTAATTAAGTCATCTATCAATGTATGATACTCATAGATGTATTCTCTGCCTTTAGTAGCAAGTTTATCTATTTGAGAATATATTTTATTAATTTTCTTTTTATCTGGACTCATATCTTATATATTAAAAAATCCGAACTTGTGATTCGGATTTTAATTTATTTAGCTTCTTCGCCACCTAATTGTTTTTCAATTTCGGTTATCTTATCTTTATTTGCTTCTGGTTCTTGATATAGTTTAGCTATATCATCTAACTTTTTAATCGCTTCAGGATTTTTAGTTTTTACATCTGCTAAAGTTTTAACTAAATCTTCTTGACCTTCTGCTTTTTCAACCTCACCTTCAGCTTTCATAAGTATGTCAGCTATAGTTTTAGTAAAGTCAGCACCTTCAAAAGAAACTTTATCACCTTCAATTTTAGAAATCTTTTTAATTCCAATTTCATCAGTTTGAAGTTCTTTCATTTTACCTTCATTTGTTTTTTTCTTATCGTCATCTGTTAAAGCATCCCATTTAGCCTGGTCAAATTTATCTCTTTTATAAACTACGGTATCACCTACTTTATAATCCTGAGTCGCACCCGCTCCACCAAATGTTATTTTTTTAGCCTCAAGATTTTTATTCAACTCGTCTATCGTTATAGCTTTTTCAAACTTAACCAATTGAGGAATTAAAGTTTTTTCAACCCAATTTATAATTGCGTCTTTTTTCTTTTTACCATCATTTGCTGCCGCTAATAACTTTTTAACATCAGGAAGATGTGTAGTATCCTTTAAGTCAACATTAATCTTTTTAGGATCAACTTTACCATCAGTTGGGCCACCAGCAAATTTATATTGAGCTATTGCCTTATTTCTAATTGTTTCAAAAACATATTGAGTATCAGCAGGTAACCAGTTCATTGGTTCACCTTTTTTTGGTGGATATTTTTTATTAAGAGCATCTAACATTGGTTTTAATCCTTGTTTTCCTAAAGCACCTGTTTCTGGATTAAGTATACCATCAACAAGAGTTAAACAATCTTGATCATTAGCCTCTGGTCTTTTTTTGAACTCCTCCATTTGTTGTTTAAACATATAAGAATCATCTGTTGGATTTAAGGTATTTGTGCTTATCCATTTTGTTATATCTTCTTGCTTAGGATTTGCACCAAGCTTGTCTAATTCGGCAATAGCTTTATTCCAAAGATTCTTAAAAAAGTTAATAACACCACCTAATAATTCTTCATTAACAGGCTCCGTGTTTTTTAGTTTTCTATGAGACTCGAATGTTTTAATATACTTCATAAATTAATAATTTATTTATTTAGTGTATATATTTATTTTCTTAAACCAAATACTTAAATTTTCATATAAACTTCAAATAACTAATTTTATAATGGAACAAATCAATTCACTTAATCAAGTCGCTGACTTTCACAGGACATTTAATGCACCTATTTTAGATACACCTCAAATCCCATCTGAACAAAGATGCCAACTTCGTGTTAATCTTTTACAAGAAGAATTAAATGAACTATCACAAGCTATTAAAGACAATGATATTGTAGAAATCGCAGATGCTCTTTGTGATATTCAATACGTTCTTTCCGGTGCTGTATTAGAATTTGGCTTAGGTGAAAAATTTGTTGAGTTATTCAATGAAGTTCAAAGAAGTAATATGTCTAAAGCTTGTTCAACTGAAGAAGAGGCTCAAAGAACTTTAGAACACTATAAACAAAAAGATGGCACTGAAGGTTACTACAAACAAGTAGGAGATAAATGGGTTGCTTATAGAAACGGTGATGATAAAGTATTAAAATCAGTTGGGTATTCAGCTGCAAATATAAAGGGGATGTTGAATGATTAGTGATTATGTTGAATACAAACTAAGACTAAAAGTAACAACTCATCTTAGATTAGCCGGGCTTGATACTAATGTTGATATATCATCATTGGTTGAAAAGGTTAAAGAAATGGGTGACTATAAAATAAGTTGGCAAGAGAATATACCAGTTGCTATAAATATGTTTGACTTTCCACATAAAGTAGAAGTTGATTTTGGTAAGTACTTTATTTTAAACGAAGATGGTAGTTTTAAGCAGCAACTTTATTCATCAGAGTTTATAGATTTTTCTCTAAAAGAAATGAGAGAATATAGATTAAGTAAAATATTAAAAGAGTTATGAAAACAATCTTAGTAACAGGTGGATCAGGTTATATTGGATCACACACGGTAGTAGAGTTATTAAAAAACCCAGAATATGATGTTATCATTGTTGATAACTTCTCAAATTCAAACCCAGAGATAGTTAACCGTCTTTATGAGGTAACTCAAAGACCTATAAAAATCTACCACAGAGATTGTAGAGATCAATTAGATGATATTCTTTCTCAACATAAAGTAGATGGTATTATTCACTTTGCTGCTTATAAGTCTGTTGGTGAATCAGTTGAAAGTCCAATACAATACTATGATAATAATATTAATTCTTTGTTGAATATGTTAGATACTGCTAAGTATTTTGGTATTAAAAACTTTGTATTCTCTTCTTCTTGTGCTCTTTATGGTAATCTAAAAGAACTACCAGCAACAGAAGAGTCTCCACTATCTGAGCCAGAGTCACCTTATGCCAATACTAAATTAATGGGTGAACAAATTCTGAAGGATTTTTCAAAAGCCAATCCAGATATAAAAATTATATCTTTAAGATACTTTAATCCGGTTGGCGCTCACGAATCTGGTCTAATAGGTGAATCACCAATTAACAAACCAAATAATATCCTACCAGTAATTTGCAACTCAGCAGAAACTAAAGAAGAAATGTTAGTTTTTGGTGGTGATTATCCAACAAAAGATGGGACTTGTATTAGAGATTATGTTCATGTTTCTGATATTGCTGAAGCTCATGTTAAAGCTTTTGAATATTCAAGTGATAAACCCTATGATGTTTTTAACTTAGGATCAAATAATGGCGTTTCAGTCTTAGATATAATAAACTCATTTGAAAGAGTTAATAATGTTAAGGTTAATTATAAGATAAGTGATAGAAGAGAAGGTGATATTATTCAGATATATTCCGATTCAAGTAAAGCAAAGATAATTGGTTGGGAACCAAAAAGAAGTGTTGATGATATGGTTTCAAGTGCTTGGAAATGGTATAAAAATAAAATTTAATTAAAATATTTTGTATATTTGCATTATGAATATTTCCAATCGAGAAAAGAAAAGACGACAACATTCAAAAGAATTAAACTCTTTTAGAAATAAAATGGGTAAACATATTGTTTGGTTTGACTCTTTGTCAACAACGAAGCAATATGATTTGCTATTTGGTTGGAAAAGAGAGAAGAAAACAAACAAGTTACAATCACCTGAAGAAAAAACAATCTTGAGACCAACCTATGTTGGTTACAGAAGAAAAATGGTAAAACAAAAAATCACTTCTTATCCAGCGTCACTTAAACACTTTATAATTAAATGTAGAATGAACCCAAATTTCCAACCTCATAAAACAAGAGTTAGGGATGCGGCAATCGATATACTTTTAAATAACAAAAAATAATAAAAAATATAGTATGAAAATCTTTAGTGGATCATCAAGTCAAGTTCTCACAGATCAGATTTGTGAAATTTTAAATCAAGAGTTGAAAAGTTTCTCCTCAATGGGTATCACCAACGGTGAAATTAAACCAGGTAAATTACAAATTGATAAATTCTCAGATGGTGAGATTTTACCATTATTCAATGAATCAGTTAGAGACGAGCATGTTTTCTTTGTCAGTACAACAAATAGTTCTGATAATATTGTTGAAACACTTCTTGTAATTGATGCCGCTAAAAGAGCTGGTTGTAAATCATTTACTTTAATTGCGCCATTTCAAGGCTATTCTCGTCAAGATAAAACAGACCATCTTCGTTCATCAATTGGTTCTAAAATGCTGGCGGATGTTTTAACATCCGCAGGTATGACAAGAATTATGACAATTGACTTACACGCATCAGCTATTCAAGGTTTTTATAATGTTCCTGTTATTCACTTAAATGGTAACAAAATCTTTATTGATTATATTAAAGATCACAAAATTGAAGATTTAACAATTGTGGCACCAGACCAGGGAGCCGTTAAAAGAGCTTCTGATTTTTGTAAAGCTTTTCCAGATGCTACTTTTGCTATGATTAATAAGAAAAGAATTAAACCAAATGAAGTTCACTCAATGGAATTGGTCGGTGATGTTAGTGGTCGCAATGTTGTTATCGTTGATGATATGGCAGATACGCTAGGTACAATGAAAAAAGCCGCTGAACTTCTTATGAAAAATGGTGCTAAATCAGTTAGGGCAATTGCCACACATGGTGTTTTAAGTGGTAAAGCATATGAAAACTTAGAATCATCTGTTTTAACTGAGTTGTTAGTATCAGACTCTATTCCAGCTAAAGCTTCACCTAAATTAAAAGTTATATCTTGCGATAGACTTATTGCTAAATCTATTTGGGGTTTGGTTAATAGAGTAAGTATTCATGAACTAAATGTAATTTAATGAGTTACTTAAATGAAATAAAAGCTTATATGAGAGATATTAATCTTGACATCCTAATGAATTGCCCGGATGTCAAGATTGATATTTCTAAACGATACAAAAATAAGTTTCGTCTTTTTTATCCAAGCCGTAAACTTATTAAGTATGTAACTAATATCGGTGGTGTACTAACCGGTTCAAGAGCTATTCGTTGTTATACAATTGGTGGTAAACCAATTCTTGAAAGAAAAGTAGATGATTGGGATTTTATTGTTACTCTTGATATGGCTTTTAAGATTTGCGCAGATATGGGTATAGATGAAATTCCACAAGTTGATAACGTAATAAGTATTAGAAATCAAAGAATGTGGAGACATCCTGATTACTCTGAAGCTTATCGAGTTGGTCCAGTTGATGTTCAATTAATTGTGAAAGAAGAACTTCCAGACTATACAGAGATTGATGGTGTTAGAATTTCTAACTTTGGTTATTCAGTTTCACAAAAAATTGGATTGACTACCGAGTTACAAAGTAAACTTACTGGTGAAAAATCTGAATATGATGAACACTATCACAAACACATTTCTGATATGAAAGAAATGATTATAAAATTTAATAGTTTAAAATGGAAACAACCGGCGTAGCAAATATATTAGACGGTAAATTAGTATCTAACCACATACTTGATGGTGTTAGAGAGAATGTTGATAAACATGTAAATGAATCAAAAGAAAAGTTAGGCTATACAATCGCAAGACCAAGTATGGCTATCGTTCTTGTTGGTAACAATCCTGCTTCTGAATCATATGTTAAAGGCAAATTAAAAGCTTGTGAGAAAGCCGGTATCAATCATCATCTAATTAGATTTGATGAATCAATATCTGCTTTTGATTTATTAACAGAAGTTAAGAACTTAAACAAATCTTCTTATGATGGTTTCATTGTTCAACTTCCTTTACCAGAACATATCAAACCAGAGCCAATTATCAATGAGATAAGTGCTTACAAAGATATTGATGGGTTTCATCCACTTAACTTTGGTAAGATGGCTTTAGGTCAAAAAGCAATGAGACCAGCAACTGCTTATGGTATTCTAAAGTTGTTAGAGTATTATCAACTTGAAACAAAAGGTAAACATGTGGTTGTTATTGGTCGTTCAAATATTGTCGGTAAACCTATTTCTATTATGCTTGGTAATGACTTTAACATCGGACGAGCTACTGTTACCTCATGTGATATTAACACTCCCAAATCGCTTCTAATTGAAGAATGTCAAAAAGCAGATATCGTTATTGTAGCTGTTGGTAAGCCTTGTTTAGTAACGGCTGATATGATTAAAGAAGGTGCTGTTGTGATTGATGTTGGTATTAATAAATTAGAATCAGGTAAGTTAGTTGGTGATTGTGACTTTGGCGCGATTGCTGAGAAAGCAAGTTGGGTTACTCCGGTACCAGGCGGTGTTGGACCAATGACTATATCTGGTTTGATTCTAAATACTTATGAAGCTTGGAAAATGAAAAACTTTATCAATGAATAAAGTAATGTGTGTTAGTAATAAGGGTTGGGAACCTCTTCCGATAACAATCGGTAAGATTTATGATGTTATTAGGTTAGAGAATATACCATTCTCACCACATAGGTATGATGATCCAAGTGGTCCTTTTTATTTAATCAAGTGTGACAATAAAGAATTAAAACATATTGATGCTAATAGATTTCGTGAGTTAACATTAGATGAGAAAAGAGAATTAAAACTTGAAGATTTGGGAATATGATGCTAAATTGTAGCAGTGAAGAGTCTAAACAAGTGTGTCAAATTATTAATGAATTTGACAAACATAGAGAAAATTATATAAAAGTTTTTAATGTTGAGTTAACAAAAGGTAAAGTTTCTAATAGAATACATATCGGTGCACCATTAAGACAAGTAGAAGTTAATTGTTTTAAAGTAAGACATTCAAGTGAATTTGCTTACAATAAAGTTTCAACTGGTACACGATATATCTATGAAGGTGATATATTATACACAGAGATTTATAAATGGTATAATAGACATCTACGAGACAATAAATTAGAAGAATTATTTAATGGAATTTTATAACTTATTTAAGTTAGTATTTTCAATTGTAATTTATATTATATTATCACCAATCATTATTCCTATTTTATTAATCAATGAAGTAAGATGGAATAAAGGTGTTTGTAGAAAGTGTAACTCTGATAGATATGATTTAGATTTCAGACCAGATAAGTTTATTAACCATCACTATGTTTGTAAGAAGTGTGGATATAGATTCTTATCATCAAGACATAGAATTCAACCGAGTAATAATCAATTAAAAACTCTGATAAGAGAAAATAAGATAAATAAAATATTATAAAATGATTTACCCATCAAGAATAAAAGGTCAGGAATATCCTCTTAGTAAAGGGGATATTGTTGTTTGTATAACTGAGAATTTTGGTGAGTTTACTTTTGGTAAAAAATATACTTTATACTCTGACTTTGATGGTAATACTTTACCAATTACATCAGATTTAGGTAATCAACCATTACCTTGTTACTACGCACCAACTGGATATTATTTTCTACCTCTTCATATCTGGAGAGAATTAAAAATAAACAAAGTATTAGAAAATGAGTAAAGTGACAAAAGAAGAACTTGAAAGATATAAAAAAATCTTAGCAAATGAAATATCAGCTTTTTTAAAAGAATGTCCAATTTGTAAACAAAAGTTCAAAGATTTTTTAGATATCAAAATCATTTGCACTAATTGTGATAGAGAAGAGAAACTAAACAAAGTATTAGAAAAATGATAAAAGTAGGAGATAGAGTTAGAAACATCAGAGTAGAAGTATATAAAGATGAACCTATAATTGTGATTGATAAATCTTGGAGAGATAGATATCATATTAAATACCTAAATGTTTATACGGTTCAGAATACAAATATGTTATCTTGGGTTGATGAAGGTGATATAACTTTAGATATAGAATATTATAGAAATCTTAAATTAGAAAAATTATTAAATGAATAATATAAACGATTTTATTAAAACCTTATCAATTAAAGATAAGAAGACGCTTTCACAGAAAGGTCTTAAACTTGTAGAAGAAGTAGGTGAGCTAGCAAGAGTTATTTTACCTTATGATTCTGCTCACGGAACTAATCATAGATTTATTGACAGAGAAGCAATACTTGAAGAAGTAGTTGATGTTTATCTAACAAACATTTCAATTGCTCACTCATTAGGATTCACTGATGAGGAGTTTAATGATATGTTGAGTAAGAAGTCAGAGAAGTGGTCTCAGTTACAAGCAAGTGAGGAAAAGGCTGAGTTCCCTCTACCTTTTGAAATTCATGTAACAATTGAATCACCTAGTTCTATTGATAAATTCAAACAATCTTGTTCTTTAATTGAAGTTAAACCGATTGTAATTGATTTAGAGATTAATGATGGCTCTATTATTAAAGATGTTATGACATCTTCTAAACACTTTGGTGATAACAGAACAGCTTATGAAGAATCAAAAAGAATCTGTAGAGAGTTAGAACTACAAGGTTTTAGAGTTTTGAGAAATAAAATAGAAAGTGTGCCTTGGCATCCAGCCGCTCCGGTTATTTCAACTGGTAAAGAGATTCCAAATGGTTGTTACTTTGAGGCACACATTGGTGTTGTTATTAAACCTGAAGAAAAAGATAAATTAAGTGACTTTGTTAAATATCTTGTGAAAACATCTTGCCTATTTAAGTCTGAATACTTATCAAAAAATACAATTCCATTGTCAGGAACAGCCAAACTATCACAAAATTTCTTTAAGAAGTCTAAAGATGGTAATGAGTTTATCAATATGTTAACTTATAGAAGTAATAAATGTGGTTCTGATAACTTCAAACTAGAAGTTGAGAGTATTAAAAATAGCTTACAAGAAGAAGGATTTGAATTTGAAAAAGTTGAAGTTGAATACGCTGTGTATGATACAAATGTAACACACGACGCAAAATGGATTTTAGGATATGAAGTCGCTTGATATTAGAACTATACAAAATTGGGTAAATCAAACACAAGTTGTTTGGTTACCTGACTTTGCTGAGATATTAGATATATCTTTTGATGAATGGGGTAGTAATTTAAACATACTATATCAGTTTGACTATCAGTTAGCCGGTACCAATCAAAAAATGTTTAACATTTGGATAATGGATTCTAAAAACATATGTCCACCACCAGGTGACTTTTATAAATTCTTTGGAACAGTTGAAAAAAGATTTTCAGAAGTAAATTTGGCTAATGCTAATAACGGTAGAACAATCACGGTTGATACAGTAACAAAGTGTTATATTTTTATAGAAGAAGTAAAAACAATTGCTGAAAACAGAGAAGAAAAATTAAACGAAATACTATGACAAAAATATATTTAGCCATTCCGTATTCAAGATACGAAGAAAAAAGTTTTAAGTTAGCCAATGAAATTGCGGCTCAGTTAATTAACATGGGACACGTTGTTTTCTCACCAATCAGTATGTCACATCCGATTGCTGTTCACGGCAATCTAAAAGGTGACTGGGAAACCTGGAAAAGAATTGATTTTGAATTCATTAAGTGGTGTGATGAGGTAGTAGTTGTAAACTTTGATGAAGAAGCTGTTGCTAATTCAACTGGTGTTCAAGGTGAATTAGAATTTGCTAAAGAACTTGGTAAAAATATCAGATATTACTATGACAGGCCACGAGTGGAAAATAACTGATATGATTGAAAAAGGATTGGTCAGCTATGTTAAAGGTGAAAAGGTTGTCTTATTCCGCAGAAAATCAAATGGTTATCCGAAAGGAATCAAAGATGGTGTTGAATACACTATAAGAGGAATCTATGGTGAAGGTATTGAAGTTGCTTTAAATTCTTCTGATGGTGTGGGTTGGTTACAATCCATAAAAGTCCACAAGACATATATGATACCTAAATATGCCTTGAGAGATATAAATCTTAAAAAACTTCTTAATTAATTTCTTTTTGGTTGCTTACCATCATACCTTTTACCATCTTTAAATCTTGTTGAAGTTCTAACACCAGCATCATGTAAAATTCTACTGGTTATCATAATAGTTAAACCTTCCTCTTCAGATATTTCTTTAATGGTTTTACCATTTTCATATTTAGATATTACAGAATTTATTTTATCATCTTCAAGTTTTATAGAGTTTGTTAATTTAACCATATCTTTATCTATATTAATATTATTTGATTTAAAAAATCTTGATAGTCTTTGTCTTGATATATTATATTTTTTAGAAATTTCTCTAATTGATATTTTATTATTTAGATAATCATCTAATATAGATTTTGATATAATTCCTGATATATCTACATAATAGTTTTCAGAGTCATATCCTTTTGAAGTTAGTTGCTGTTTTATTATATCAAGCCTTCTTGGGTTATTAGATATAGTATCACCACCATCACCGCCCGTAGATGTATTATATCCATTTTTTATAGAGTCATATTTTAAAATAAATTCTATTTCTTTTTGATTTATTATGTCTATATCCTCTGTCTCAAAAATAATTTCCCATTTTATTGAATCAAAGCCATATTTATTTATAGCATTTGTAAGTTTTGTATTATAATATCGTGTACTATAAGAGTGTTTGATTTTTCTACTATCAAAGTCTTTACTTTTACCAATATAAACTTTACCATTTGGAAATTCTGCTTTATATATAACAAACATAGATTATATATTAAACAAAGTGAACTCTTAGAACTATAATTAAAAAAACATAATAAATAGATGCCAAAATTAATTTTAAATACTATCGTTAAAGATGAATCACATTGTATTTTAACAATGTTAAAATCAGCTATACAAATATCAGATGCTATAGTTATAGCAGACACTGGTTCTACTGATGGAACACAAGAAATAATTAGAAAATTTGGAGAGGAAAATAATATTCCAACATATGTCGTTGAAAGACCATTTGATGACTTTGAGAAAAGTAGAAATTTTGGAATGGAGAAGGCAAGAGAAATTGTAAAAGAGTTAGGTTGGAATCCAAATGATTGTTGGACTTGGTGGTGTGATGCTGATGAAACTATTATAGTTGATTCAAAGTTTGATAAAAAACAATTTGTTAATGACCTTTATATGATAAACACATACATAGGTCAAATGAAATATACAAGAAATACATTTGCTAGAGTTTCAAAACCTTTTAGGTTTTATGGTCCAATTCACGAGTTCATTGTTTGTGATGACCAAAACATCACATCTGGTTTAGCAACTGATATTCACGTTGATGTTAAGATGATTGGTGCTTCTTGGCAAGGTGATATCCCAACTAAATATAAGAACCACGCTTTTGTATTAGAAAAGTACATTGATGCTAATCGTCAAGATCCTCGTTGGATTTTCTATACAGCTCAGTCATATCACGACTCTGCTTCTATTCCTGATAATAAAGAAGAAAATGAAGAAAGATTGCGTAGAGCAATGAAGTATTACAAAGAACGTGTTAATAGACCGGATGGTTATGCTGAAGAGGTTTACTATTCACAGTTCCGTATTGGTACTATTATGCGTGCTATGGAAGAACCTTGGAACTTAACACACCAAGAGTTATTGAAAGCTTATAATATGGATCCAATGAGAGGTGAATCTATTAAGATTATCATTGATTACTACTTACAAATGAATGAGTGGAATATGGCTTATTTATATTCTAAGTTTGCTAAATTAAACTTCCACGGTAAGAATCCTTATCCTAATAGATTATTATTTGTTGATGAAGCTCTTTATGTTTGGAAATTTGCTGAAGCTCACGCCGCTTCTTGTTTCTACACAGGTAGAATGGATGAGGCTAAAGCATCATTTACTGAGATAATGCAAATATCTAAAACAAGTCCTCAGTACTTTACACCAGAAGATATGGCTAAGATCCAACAAAACGCACAATTCTTCTTAAAGTAAAATGGTAAAGATAATAGTAGCAATGTCTGAGAATAGAGTTATTGGAAACAATAATGAATTGATATGGAAACTATCATCTGACCTCAAACGATTCAAAGAGTTAACTACAGGACATCCGGTTGTGATGGGTAGAAAGACCTATGAATCAATTGGTAGACCTCTTCCTAATAGAAGAAACATAATCATAACAAGAAATTCAGAATATGAAGTTGAAGGTTGTGAGATTGTTTCTTCATTAGAAGAGGCTTTACTTTTAACAGGTAGCAACTGTTTTATTATAGGTGGTGGAGAAATCTATAAACAATCATTAGAAATAGCTGATAAGATATATCTAACAGTAGTTCATAAAGACTTTGAAGGTGATACATCATTTCCAGAATTGGATGAAACCTGGGCCAAGTTAGATGTCAAAGACTTCACATCTGATGAGAAGAATGAATATGATTATTCATTTATTGAATACGAAAGATATCAGTTTTAAAATAAGAAACCCATTCATTTCTGAATGGGTCAGTCAAGGGATGCTATCCTAAGAGGGGTTCTTATTTACAAGATTTTATAATAGAAGAAATCTCAGCTTTAATTTTACCTAACTCTTCATATCCTAATTCTTTAGGGAATTTATTACCTACTTTCTTAACACCAACATAGTCAGCTCTAAACATTACTTGACCAACGTGTTCATCACAACAATGAATCTCCAAGTCATCACCTACTTGTTTAGTTTTACAATCTTTATTTGATTCAATAATATCTTTGATTTTCTTTCTGAAAGAATCTCTCTTATCAGCTTTAACTTCTTTATGTTTATCTTTAGTTCTTACTGACTTCTCAGCAACACCTTCACCTAACCAACTTGGTTTGCCCATACCATCTTGCCAACCACCTTTTGAGTCAGAGTCATCATATCTTTCATCATCTCTTGGATACATTCCATCTGGATCTTCTTTCTGAGATCTTTTTATTCTTTTTTCTCTTTTCTCAGCATCCTCTTTAGCTTTGTGTGGAAAATTAGAGATAGCTGTTTTTTCTGCTGGAGATAACTCCTCATTAAATCTCTTTAAGTATTTCATATTTTAATATGTATTTTTATAATGTATATATAAAATTTTACTGCATAAAAAAACTCACCGAAGTGAGTTTCTTAAATTATTTACTTAAAAGTTTTATTAAGTCTTCTGTGATTTTAGTAATCATCTTTTTACCTTCAACTTCTAATAAAGGAATGTTTTTAACCATTGAGTATTTATCATTACCATCAACAACTATTTTAGAAATAGCTTCAATGAACTTTTTATCTTTACCATATTTCTTAGTATAGTATCCTTTTAACTCGTTAACGAATTTAGATAAATCAACACCTTCTTTGTAGTTATATTTAACCATTTGAAGTTCGTTGTCTTGCTTCTCAACCATAATATACCAAATAGACTTCTTAGAAACTTTAACATTCTCAAGGAAGTTATAAGCTTTAGATGCTTTAGTATTCTTAGGGAACTTAGCAACCTTACCAGTGAAGTTTACATTTTCATGTGTTTTATCACCTTTCATTTCAATATCATTTTCAAATTCATCTTCGTCAGAAGGTAAATCTACCGTTTGATCTTGAGGAATCAAGTTTTTTCTTGAAGCTGGTTTTTCGATTTTTTTAGAATCTTTAGGCACATTAGGATTTGCTGGCAAATCTGAATCAGTAGCCGGTTGAGCGTCTAACGAAGGATTAACCTCTTCAATCTTAGATTTGCTCTTGATATCTGAGAATTTCTTAAATCCAACAATCTTTTTGTTTTCTTCTGCCATTTGATTTTATTACGTTTTGTCTATTATATATTAAATAAATTATTTAGTTTTCTTGATTTTTAAAATTATCTTTGTCTATAGTGATATTTGTCTACCATATAGTTCTTCCAGTTCTTCATAATGTTCATTTGGTCAAACAAAATAGCTACCAATGGTTGCATTTTATTTAGCCAATTATTCATTAAGTCATTTTGAAAAATGTAAGGTGACAAAGACTTATCAAGTATAACCTCATCATATTTCACAAAATTAGTATCATCATCATGAAGATGTTTCATATGATATAATTCTGGTAACTGATTCTTTTCGTATAACATATCTTATATATTATTAAACAGCGGGTCTGTTTTTAGCATCTATAGTTCCTTTCTTAATAATATTAACAGATTTCAAACCATTGCCATCTATATCATCAGAATAATAAACACCATTTCTATCAAACCAACCACCTCTAATAATAGGAATTTCATTTGGTTCGAATATGATATCACCTAAAATAGGATCAAGACCTTTAACATCACTATATGAATAATCAGGATTCATGTTAGAAATTGATATATCAGTTTGGTAACTTGAGTTATACATATTTAATTTATTTTGAGCATCGGTCATTGCTTGTGTATGATAATCCTCATTCTTTTTAGATATAATTTGAATATCAACTGAGTGAATATCTTGTATGCTTGAAAGAGCTCTAATTAAATCTAATTTAGGTATTCTATCAATTCTGGTTAAATTCAAAAAGTAATCAGAAATAGCTTGTAATATTTGAGAATTAACAGAATCATCTAAAGCATCTGAATAAGACATCACATAGACATTCATCACATAATATGATAAGTCAGGTGATTTAATTCTATACTTCTTAGTTAATTGTAAGTTACCACCCGCCTTCAAATAAGTATCTATCTTTGATATCTCATAAGCATCTAAACTAAAAGCCGCAATATCAATCGTAAAATAATCAGAATCTGGACTTTTGAACAATTTAATATTTGGTGTTGCCACTATGAAAATTGTTCCTGTTTGCTCATAAGCATTAACATGTGAGAAAACACCTAATTTTTTAATCTCATAAGCATATTGTTGAGGCAAACCTAATACGAAGTTATTAGAAGCAATAGGAAGAATGTTTTTAGTAAACATCAAATCCTCTTTATCAGCGCCAAAATTAATATCAGTGTAAATATCAACATCAAATACTTTTGTTATATCTAGTGTGTCACCATTACCATCAAATACATCTTCTACAAACTTCCAATCATTTCTAGTTCTTCTGAAGATATTACCATTAGAACCATTAGTTTTTAAGTAGTTAATTTGTATTACAGAACCTATTGGAGGAATAGCACCGAATCCACTATTACCAAATACAACATCAATACCACCGTTGAATCCAGTTCTAACAACACAAGCGTTTTCATCTGGAATCATCTCCCAAATGTGTTTTTTTATTGACCAATAAACACCATTAACTAAAACTTCAACATTAAAATTTTCGACATCTTGATTAGCTGACTCTGAAAAGTTAAAAGTTTGTAAAGAAGTTCCATCACCTGTTCTAGTATTTTGAACCCACTCACCTTGAATTATTGGTAAGAAAAATTGATAGTTAGGAGTTATTTTATGACTAACTCTTTCAGTACCTATATTAAGAATATAACTTAAACTATTAGTTATGTTTTTAATTCTGGTTCTATTTATAATAACAACTCTACCACCTGGTATATCAGTTCCTAAATCTACATTACTTTTCAATGTCAGCCTTAATGTACCAGTAGCACTAATAGCTCTACCTGGATTATGACCAGCAAAAATAGCAGCATTTCTAATAATTCTTTCATTTATTGAGTTATTATCACCAAGATCAAACTGATTAATAGCATTCTTCAAATATAAGAATGACAACTGATGTAGATTTTCTAAAACAGATAAAATCTGACCATAAGGTGATGCAGGACTATAAAGGATGTTGCCTTTATTATGCTCGTTTCTAAGGAAAGTTTCTATATCAGCTTTGATATTTGAGTATGTAATCTGTATGAAATTATTTAATGCCATAAAGCTATTTATTATTTATTTACTTCTTTTAAGTAATCTTCAGAAAACCTATTTTTTTCAAAGATTTCTTTAATATCAGATGTGATATCATCAACACTTGAAAATCTTTCAACAAAATCTGAACTTTCATTAAGTGGATTTTCTGAATATCTCCAAGGGAAACTATAATTCTCTAAATCTTTCTTAGTCATAATCATTTTGACCTCTTTACCTTCATTGATAACAGAAACCTCAATGTAACTACCATATTTTAAGTTTGATTTTTCTTCTATTTTAATCTCTGCGTTATAAAACTGCGAAAGAAGATCGCTATGAATCTTATTAATATTATATTTCAAGTCCATTTTTATTAATTTATTTTATTTATATATTAAATTGGAGCCACCACTTACTTATTTTTTAATAAAAGAGTTTCAATAATAAATATATACTCCTATAAAATATAATTAAAGATGGATATAAAAGATATAGCAGACCTTTTAGGTAAATACGGTTTTAAAGGAACCTTATTTGCTGTTTTTGTTTTTTTACTGGTTACTATGTTGAAAAGCAACTGGTTTAGTGGTGTAATGAGTAAGTTGTCTGATAAGTTTGTTGAAAAGTTTATGAGAAGCAAGGTTAAAGAAGTTAACTCTCATGTTAAATCAATTACTGACTCTGATATAACAAATCATGATATATTCAACTATATTGACTTCTGGACTTATTCTAAGGTTCCTACTATTCAATTCTCAACTGAGTATAGAACCGTAGTATTTAGAAAATATTTAACAATATATCTTAAATCATACAAAAAGAAAATATCAGATTTTGTAAATAGCAAAGAATATCAAGCTATGGATGATGCTAAGGTTTGGAAAGCGTTACTTGATTTAATTAATCAAATTGTCTTTGATTACGAAAGAGAGATGATAGATGCTGGTTTACCTAAGATTGTTGTTGATAAAATGAAGGCTAAAAACAATGATACAATTACTTTAACAATAGATTTAATTGAGGGTATTTGTAACTCACAATTTTATGATTCGGATAAAAACTTCTTAAAAGTTTATTCTATTCTAAATATTTTATTATCAGTTTTAGAAAATACAATTTCTAATTCCGAAAATGTTTGTAATTCTATTAACGGTCAGTTAAAAGGATTAAAATTTGATGGAAAAATTGAACCGTAATGAAATGAAACACTTAAAATCATATAAGATCTACGAAAGTGATAATGTTTGTACTACTTGTAACGGAACTGGTGAAGTAGATAGAGAGATTAATATGTGGGGTGATATGGGTAGATATGAGTGTGAGGATTGTAATGGAACTGGTAAACTAAGCACTCAATCATTTACAAAAGATTTAAGATCATTCACAGATGAATCTCAATCAGAATTGAAATCATTACTGGATAAGTATGAAATAAAATACGGCGCTGTTTTACCTAAAGTTGAAAGATATTCTGATAATCATGAAGATGTTGAGAAGGTAGAAATAGAAGCTCAGTTATACTCAACTTCTACATTAACTAAAGAATTACTTGAAGAAATAAATGAAAAATATGTTGATTATAATATTCATTTTGATACTTACAATCACTTATATCTAATGGTTTATAAACTTTACTAATCCATAAAATCATAAATATCATCTGGTAAAAATTCTGGATCAGTTATTTTTAAATCATAGTCTCTAAAGTCTCCGAAGTCAATATCATCAGCATCTAGTCTTCTTGTAATTGAGTCATTTTTATCTTGTCGTCCTAATAGTCTTGACTCTCTAACCTCTCTATCAATATCAAGATAAACAACAAAGCAACCTTCTCTCATCTCAGGTGTTAAGTTAGTAAACTCACCAGGTGTCATAATAAATACTTGTGACTCATTGAATTCTTGTAAGGTTATACCATAGTACCATGTTTCTGGTTCTCTACCATCAGGTGTAACATAAAATGTTTGGTAAGCTAAAAATTTATTTTCATTTATAGATTGTGTAAACTCATAATCAGATACAAAATTGTAAGTAATACCTTGTTCTTCATTTAGTCTTTGAGGTCTTGTTGTCCATTTAAGACAAGCTTTTAATCCTTTTTCAACAAGCTTTCTCATTAAGAAGTCCTTACCTGAACCAGATTTACCTAAAATAATTAGTTTCTCATTTTTAACATTCATTATATTGTTAATAAATTTATTAATTATAATTTGTAAATATGAAAAAGTTTAAGTATTGAATTTTTAATATATACTAAAAACAAATAATAATATATGTCAGTTGGTACAAAATATGCTACAGCCTTTACGAATGGTGTTACAATTCCAGGTTTTACTAATATTGGTAAAGTTGCCATAGATACAAACCCAGGTGTCGGAGATTATACACTCGGTAACTTTGTTGGTGGTATAAATGGCTCATATGACTACACTTCATATATTATTATATCTGATACAACTACAGCTCTTATTGATAATAGAAGCACTGGTAATCACACGGGTTCGGCTTTACCTAATCAACCAACATTTTTTGCTTCTAAATTTAAAACTGATGAAAGTTTTTTAAGAATGGTTAATAGACTACCAGCAAGATCAGGTCAAACTGCTTTTACTGATCCTTTATTAGCTTCTTCCTGGCTTAGGTCAAATGGTTATTGGACTACTTATGTAACACCGGTACTATCATTAGATGCTGGTAACCCAGCAAGTTACCCAGGAACCGGAAATACATGGACTGATACTATTGGTGGTAAAACATTCAATTTATATAATGGCGTTGGTTACGATCCAAACAATGGTGGTAAGTTTTATTTTTATGCACCAGCGGGTCAATATGCTGAGTGTAATACAAGTTTACCTGATTTAAATACTTGGTCAGTTGGTGTTTGGCACTATTATACTGGTCAAAATATTGGTTCTGGTATGTGTATTGTAACTGAAGTTTACCCAGGAGTAAATAATAATATAAACTACTCTTTAGGAGATAACGATACTGGCGGTGATATAAGTGCAGGATTTTTTGATGGCGCTTGGAGAGTAAGTAATCCTTATAGTTTAACACCTAATAATTGGTATTATATCGTTGGTACCTATGATGGTAGTACAATTAGTCTTTATGTTAATGGTAGTCTAGTACAATCAAATAATTATAATGGTTACCCAATATCATCCCAGGGTGGTATAAGATTAATGAGAAGATGGGATAATCCTGATTATTGGGATGGTTATTTATCTACGGTTGATATTTATGATCAAGCATTAGATTCATCAAAGATATCATCTATCTTTAATTCAACTAAATCAAGATTTGGTTTGTAATATTATCTAATTGGTTTGTAATTAGGAATAGCACCTTTGTAATTAGTGTTACCTTTTCTGATTTCTTCATGTTCAGCTTCTACTGCTGCTTGATATTCAGGATCATTCTTTTCATCCTGTTTACAATTCATACAAATAACATCTTCATTAAACATAGACATTGTAGTAACACCATTAGTTGGCTCACCACATCTATCACAGATAGATTTATTCATTTCAAATGATTCGTATGTTTTTAAGTGTTTCATTATTTCTTAATAGTATTGATATCATTCTTTTGAAAGTCATCAAAACTCATAACTTTCTTTTCACCATTTTTAGATTGACCTGATGTGAAATCTTGTTTTTTAGCAAAAACACTTTTAAGAGCTTTTAAGTCTAATTTTTTAGTTCTTGATTTCTTACCGGTTCTTGGTCCGTGGTCATTACCCATTGGTGCTGGTATTTTCTGAAATACTCTATTAGCACCACTTGGATTATAAGGAACATCAACATCACCTGAACCTGTTGTACCACCGTGAGATGCCCAACTTGTACCAATTGTAGCACCTGCTAAACCTGAAGGTTGAGCATTAACAACAGCACCCATACCACCAACAGCTGGACCACCAGTAGCAGAAGTACCACCACCATCTTCAAGAAGACTTTCTCTGTTTGATATTTTCTCACAAAGTTTCAAATACCCTTCTTCAGAAGAAAGATTTTCTTTTTCCATTGTTTCTTTTAAAAGATGTAATTGGTATAATGATAATTGATTCATAAACTTATATATTAAATATTAAACTCACTATTTTGTTTTCAACAAAAGCAGTGACTAATTATATATAAACTACCTATTTGTATGAGCAAGATAAAACAACTTGAGATTAAAAAACTATTGAAAGAGTTAGATTTTATTGAATCTGATTATAACTATAAAAGTGAAATAATAAATGAGGCTGATAGTAATTTCATTAAAACGGTTAATGATCTACTTGAAGAGCATCCATTATTAAAAGAGGTATTTGACAAAAAAATTAATAGTAAGCTAGATCAAATATTTGAAAAAAAATCAGAACAGATAAAAGAAAAGATTGAAGTTGATATCGAAAAAGAAAATCAAGAGGAAGTATTTGAAGATGTTATAATTGAAAAGTTTGTAGATGATAAGGTTAAAAAACTTTATAGAGAAATAGCTAAACTAACACATCCAGATAGAGTCAGTAATAAAAAACTAAACGACCTGTATATTAAAGCAACCGATTGCTATCATAACAATGATAGACCCGGAACTTATACTATTTGTGATGAGTTAGATATAGACTATGAACCAGATGATTCAGATAATCAAATGATAAGTAGTAAGATTTCTAGCATTAAAGGTAAGATTAATTTCATAGAATCAACTATGACTTGGAATTGGTACCACTCAAATGATGAAAAAGAAAAAGAACAAATGGTGTTAAGATATATTAAAAATAGATTAGATAATTGATATTTTAACTTTTCTTTCGTTTAATAATGATTGTAACTCATCTTTTCTGAAAAATCTCTTATAAATATCGTTTTCCTTATCAAGGTTTTGAAGTTCCCAAGTATTACCATCAGCTGTTGTGTAGATATAATTCTCGTCACCATCTGCAACTTCAATAGTTTTAGATGAAAGTTTATCATAAAACTTTTTAACATCACCATTAATTTGAAATAGTTTAACATCTTCCCAGTCTTTATTAGTTTCATTCCATGTTTGAAAAGCAATATAAACAGGGTTTTCTAGTTCATTGGAATTAATATCATAAATAAACATCCATTTACAAGGTTTATTGACAAATGTTTGATAATCTTCTGTATTTTGAACTGGTGACTTTTTCAAACCTAAAGAAGATAGAGAATTAATAAATTCTATGTTATCTGATAAAAAGTCTAAAGTAAGTCTACCTTGATAAAAATCTTTAGGTAATTTTAAAGTATCAAAAATATCTTTTTCTTCAGCTGAAATAGCCGAAAGAAGCACATCATGCCATATATTCATCGATTCTAGTATATCAACTGACATAGTAACCAAGTCGATAACTAAAGATTCTTTGAATTGTTTGTATGTTTTTATTGTCTTCATAAAAAAAGAATTAATACTTTTAATATATATATTAAAATACTACATCACAAATCGAATGAAATGGTTGAGAGGTTATAAATTATTCAAAGAAGCTAAGCAAGAAAAATCTTATAAGAATTTAATTAATGAGATATGTACTTGTATGGTACTCTTAAACAATGAATTCTTAGATAATTTATTAGATAGAGGATTGAAAGCAAGATATTCTGAAAACTCAGAAATATTTGTTACTGACTTAAAAAATTTGTTATTAGCTAAGAATAGATTGAATTTAGGTAAGTTTGAAGGTGATACTTGTATTGCTGATGATGAGCTAGCAAAGGTTAATATGGCTTTTGATGGTATTGAGTTTGATATTGAGAAAGATTGGGATAAATTAGTTTCTGCTAGAACAACTGCTAGAAATATTATTGATAAGTTATTATTAGATTCTAAACTAAAACCAGAGATGATTAAAAATATCTACTGGATTGGTCCTAATAAAGATACCGATCATGAGGAAGATATAGTTATAGAAGATAAAAATGGTCAACAATATAGTTTTTACTTAAATAAAAATCTTGCTACACAAAAAACTGCTTCATTTAGTTTATTTGCTGATGACTTGATTGGTGCTGATATTGATAAATTATATAAAGATGAGTATTTACCTAAATGGGATAAATTAACTCAAGAATGGATTAGATTAATCTATGAGAATGCTAATAAAAATATTCAACAATTAATTGAGAAGTTTATTGACCCTAAAAGAATTGATACAATTGGTTATTTTGAATACTATGACATAAGACATAAAGACCCAAAATTCAAACACTTAGGTGAATTTGTTAGAGAGTTTGAAAAGAATATTTTAAAGTTTTCAGATTTAATGTCTGAAATATGGAAGAATAAAGATAATTGCTTTATGGACTCAAATAGAGTTACTAAGGAATGGATGGAAGTTAAAATAGTTATTCTTAACTCTAAAATTCTTGAGAATCTATTAACAACAAGTCTTAAATCAAATCATGTTGATGATATTCAAAAAGTTGAAGATAGTTGGAAATTGGCTGGTGGAACCGTTAAGATGAAACTATTTAAGACTTTAGTTGAAAAAATGGGTTGTCTAGAAAGACCTGTTTACTTCTTGGGTAAAAATGGTGACATCTTTAATCTAGTCCCATCAAGAGAATTCTTTAGAGAAAACTATGATGACTTAAATATTAAATTTGATTATCATGTTAACTTTAATGTTAGTGACGAAGAAGAGAATAATGATTTCACAATTAAAATAAAACTAGAGTTAGATGACAACACATTGATAGATATGTTTGTTATAGTTAAATTCTCTGGTGGTGAAATGTCTGGTAAATTATCAGCTAAATATAAATTTGATATCGCTGATAACTTTAATTATTTAATTTCCAAAAAACAATCTAGTGTTGAATAAATTTTAGGAATACATGATATAAAAATATATATCTAAAATTCTTAAAATTAAATGGCTTTACCTGGTTTATTTCCACTTTACCCCGATCCAATACCAATGAAATATCAAGTTTCATTAGGTCTACCGCCTCTTCCGGTAAGTGAAATAACTAAGTCAATTGGTATAACTTCATCAAGCTCATTTTTAGTTCCTAATATTGAATATCTTCAAAAGTTTATTGAAGGTGATTTAGGAATTGCTGATAAGGCAGTAAAAGAAACATTATATAAAAACTTTAATGACCCTATTGCTCAGAATAATGATAAAGTATTCAAAAGCTATGCTAGTCTAAATCAAATTGACATACCAGATATTAATAAGTATAAAGTAGATGGTAAAATAAAATTCCCTAAAGAAGATGTAACAGCTCCTAATTTAGATGGCATTGGATTCAAAGCATTTGAGAAAACCATTATGACTTCTATCTTTGAAACTCAGAAACCATATCTTGAAGTTGCTAAATTAGTTATTGCTAATGTTGCTAAAATAGAAGACATAACCGCAAGAGTCATGCCTTTATTGGGTGTTCCTCTTAAAACTAAATCGCTAAAACCAACAGGTAATAGTGGTGCGGGTGATAGACCTAAAGCAATTGGTTATCAAAATGGTGATGAGTTAAAGAAAGCTCTTTCTCAATTACAAACACTAACTAATCAAGGATCAAAGATAAAAATAGATAAAAATGGTAATGCTACTCAAAGTATAACACCAACCGGAACAGCAAGCGTTTCGGGTAACGGTGATAATACAAACTGGCAGATACTATCAAGTGTTTATTCAACTGGTAAATTCATACCAGGCATAGACTATCAATATACTTATATTGATTTACCAAGCCAAACAAAGAACACACCAGAAACAGCTGACTTAAATTTAGGAGATGATGATCCATATAGTGGTTATAAACCAGAGAGAATAATATTGGGTATATTTAGATCGGATGGAACGCCATTAGATCCTAATGAATATCTAAAGACTATTGGTTCAAATGGCAATAATATAACATATAATGAAACAAATTTCAAAAGAGCTGATTGGGTATTAAAATCACCGAAGTGGCATTTACCACCATATCTTTCAGATACAAGATCGGCTATTTACTCTTGGCCGGCATTTGGCTCACCAACATATAAGTGGAAAGGTCCTTTATTATTAACTCAAGATAGTAAGACGAAACCAGCGGATGGTTGGGAAATAATGAAATATGAAAAAGGAGATAAGAATGTAATTACCGGAGATGACGCTATCGAAGGTGACCCAATAATAACTGGGTTTGATACTAATCAAATTAATGAGTATAAGTCTTATTTTACCGATACGGTTAAATATAAAATGAATCAATCTGATGGTTTAGAACAAACAGAAAAAGATCAATATTCTAATGAAATAATTAGCAAACTAAATATTCAATCACATCTTCAAAATGTTTACTTATATGGTCAATCAAAGTCATCTGTTTACAAACAAATTAATAATAAACCGGCTTACCCTGAATCATTAAAAATATCTTTTAAGCCTTTTCAGATATATTCAGCATCGGCTTCTCAAGATGTTAATCTTGCTGCTTATAATAAATCAGTGGGTTTACAACCAGGATTTATTTGGATTGATCCAGAATCTGATTATGAAACAAAGATAATAAGAGTTGATCCTACAACTAAAATTGCTTTTGAAGAGGGAAAAGGTCAGCCTCAAATTTCATCAACAATTAAATCATTTGTTAAAAACAAAGCCAGTTTTAGTATATCTAATGGTCAAAACTTTAATATTGATATTCAAAAGAACGGCTTAGTAACGGAATCATTTACAAATGTTAATCAGTATGTTCTTGAAAATTGGAATTATAATTCAGATACTAATTTACCACCAGAAAATAGATTTGAGAATACTAACTTTTATAACATCTCTATTTGGTCAACAACACCTACAAAAGACTATGTTAATAAATCAGGAACAATAGAATTAAATCCTGACTCCTACTATCGTGAGTTAGTTAGAGAAAATGATAAATGGCTATATAAATCATATATCTATGATAGCAATGGTGATAAATCTTATGTCGTGATATCAGATGGTGATATACTACTTAATGATAATATGAAAACTAGAGTTAGAATTCAAAATGGTTATATTATAAGATGGTATTATGCTTATAATAGAGTATTTAATGCTACAAACCTACCCGCATTTGGAAAAGGAAGAAACTTAGTATTAAACTACACAAACGATTTGGATTCAAATTCTAACTTAATCATAAACACAACAGATACTGATATACCTTTATATCAATTAAAAGTCGAAAATAGTGATTTTCCTTATGGTAAAATTATAGACCCATCAAAAATAACTAACGACAACTTAATTAAAGACCAATTATTCTCAAAAGGTAAGTATGGTCATGGTGATGCTGAAAATCCACAAGAGATAGAAGTTATACAAAGATATATGCTAACTGATTTAGACACAGAGTCTTATTATATCATAGAGGGAGTTTTAACAGAAAAAAATACACAAACTGACACGGTACCTTCAACAGGCGGCGCTGCGTCCGGTGGTGGTTATTATAGACTACCACATGCTTTAGGTGCGACTAAAGTTTTCTTATCTTTATTAGTAGATATCTTTTCAAAGTTAATACCTCAAATAACTAAGATGATAGCTCTTTTCAAAAATCCAGGAAGTTTTATAATAGACATTATACAAAGAAAGTTAGGTGAAGGTTTTTCTATTTTTTCTAAACAATCATTTGATACATTTGAAAAGGCAAAATCTATTTCAAATAAGAAAGTTGATAGCACCAATAGAGTATCCGATAAGGTTAATAGGCTTAAAGATACATTTAAAAACTCACCATTATCTAATGTGGTTTATGTTGATAAAAAAGGTAATTACAAATTTTTACTTGATGGTGTAGCTATGTTACCATTTGAGATGTTTGGTTTAAGTATTCCTTTTGGTGCTGATTTGAACTTTTCTAATTTACCTGATGTGCCTATAAAATTAATAACAGATGTTAAAACAGCAAAAGCTAAAAATATTCAAGACTTCTTAAAACCTAAGTTAAAAGAATTTAACGGACCAGGTAGTACCGGTGTTGCGCCAACAGGAGCAGGAAAGCTAGCACCTGGATTAAATATCTCAGATATAAAGTCAATTAAAGATGATCCTATTTATAATACTAATGTAAATAATGGTAAAACCAATCCTAATGATTATCAGATTATTGATGTTAAATATTCAACTGGTTCTTATATAAATGGTGTGAATTATAATTATATTTATATTAATCAAGATGAAGATAAAATATTAACTGATGCTAATAATTTAGTAAATACTCCTAATGAAGCGGTCGATTTACCTAAGGCTCAAAAAACTTTACAGGATTTGAATGATGCTCAAAAGAAAGACCCTACAAATGAGGCAATAAAAGATATGATTAATAAACTTAAAAATAAGTTAGCAAATCTTTCTGATAATACTCAACCAATTATTAAAATGTTATTAGGCTTTGTTACAATACCTGTAAAAATAATTGGTGGTATAATAAGTTGGTTAATGGACTTTTTCAAAAGTCTAACAAATCCACTAACACTACCTGCTAAAATAGCAGAATTATTATCTTTTAGTTGGCTCATGAAGTTTTTCACACCTATTGGTATGATGGAACTTATAGGATTTAAGTTTGAACCAGCTAAACTAGCAGAGTGGCTTGCCTTGGTTAAGGTACCAAGTGTAAAACCACCTAATATATCACCTAAAATACCAGATGGTTTTGATTTACCAAGTGCTCATTATTACAAGGATGCAACACCAAAAGGTAGATTTTTAATACCAGATGATTTTGATATAGCTGACTTAAATATGGTAATTGCTGCTCCGTTTATTCCTAAATTACCAACCTATACAGCTAGACAATTCAGAGAGAATCCAACAAGACCTATTAAGTTAATATTGCCTTTTCTTTGTTTCTTTGAAAAAATAATAAATGGTATAATTGATTTTATTTGGTCAACATTAGGTATAGAAGCTTTAATACCAGCACCTCATATAAAATTATGTAGTAATTCAGTAAATCCTAGTATAAGTGATGCTGTTAAGATAGCTGATGACTTGAAGAAAACGGGAACTGAACCGGTTGCTACAGGTGGTACCTTTAGTAATGGTAGTAGCACTAATATACCAACAGATGCTGGGTTTTTATATGATATAACTCTTGATAATGGGACCGTAGTAAAAGGTTTAAACTATGAAGAAATGCAAAAGTATATTAAAGACCATGAGAATATTGGTTATGATTTTAAATTCTAATAAACATTTTAGTAAGCTTCATATATAACTAAAAACATAAATTAAATTAAAAATGGGAAAAGCAGCAAAAGAACACCGTAAGAAAGTTCAAGCAAGAAACAATCGCATCAATCAACAAAAGCAAAAAGTGCAAAAGATGCAAAAAGATTTTATCATGAATTTGATTAAGCAAGAGCAAGAAAAAGGAATGTTTGAGAATAATCCAAGTATTACACCAATGCCGGGATTGAATGGACCAGCAATCGATACAACAATAGAAGGACCTTCTATCTAATACTATTTAAAATAAAAAAAAGGCTTTGCTTGGTTGAACTAATTTAGTTCTCTCAAACAGAGCCTTATTTATTTTAGCAACAAGATATTTTCTTGCTAGTTCCGTCTTAGGACAAGATGGCTTTTCCATCTTACACTTAATAAGGTACCAATTTGCTAAAAGAATCGAATCTATGTCTTGTTTCATTTAATATTTAAACTTTTAATGAGATTATATATAAAAAAATAAAATCAATTTTCTTATTTTGAAAAATAAATCTACATACACAACACCTACACTGAATCTTAATGTAAATAAAGATGATGCTGAATTAAATGACTTTTTATATTGTTGGGAACAATTTGGAACTCGTCCTAATAAAATAGTTATACATAATACATACTCAACAAAGCCATTTAACCAGCTTTTATCAGAGTTAATAATTGAAAAAAATTATTTTACAGAGATTTTACCAGCAGAAGATGAGTTTGTCATCAATGATAAAATGTTTGTTAAAATAACAGATGAAGTTTATTGCGCATATGTGGTTGTTGATAGAAAACATGAAAACTCTATTATCAGCGAACTAACATTCTTTTACAAATCAGAAGAAGATTTCAAAACTATTCAAGAAATTGTAGAAGATCTAAATACTTGCACACTTAATTTTCAAGAAGAAGAATCTAATAATCTAAATACAATTGCGCTAAGCACTACCAGTGGTTTAGAAATAGAGCCTATTGAAATGTCTGAGCTAGATATTGATAATTTTGATTTGTATTACACAAAGAGTACCGGTAAAGATATTAACAAACTAGTAAAAGAGATTAAAAAATCTGATAAAGGTTTAAGTATATTATACGGTGAAAGAGGAACAGGTAAAACATCAGTTATTAACTTCTTAGCATCTAAACTTGATAGAATTGTAATATTCATACCAAATAGTATGATTGAACACACTATAAACAATCCAGAGTTTAGAAAATTCTTAAAAAGATATACCAAACCGGTAATTGTAATTGATGATTGTGAGATGATGTTTCATGAATATTTTAATAAATCAAATATGTTTGTAAATAATCTTTTACAAATGGTAGATGGTTTCTTATCTGATTCAATGGAGGTAAATGTAGTTGCTATATTTAATGTTAATAGTGATGATGAAATAGACCATTCTCTTTTAGAGTCAAATAACTTGATAAGAGTTATTGAATTTGATCATTTATCATCTGAAGAAGCAACGGATTTATCTGAATTTATAGGATACAAAAAGCAATATAAAAACAAAACAAAGGTTTTAGATATAATAAGGAATAGAAAACCAAAGGATGTGAAGGAGTTTGGTTTGTAAAAAAAATATATATACACATGATTTCAGAACTAAAAGATGACGAAATATTAGATTTCTTGATGACTTCCGACTTCGAAGATGATTATTCTCCAACAGAGCTAAAATATCTATTGGTTAAATGGAGATATTTTTACAGACTTCAAAACGGTGCGTTAGAAAGAAGGTCAGTTGATTTAGAAGGTAAAATAAGAATTTTAGAAGAAAAAGTTAATGCTCAAGAAAGAGAGAAAACAAATCTTCAAATTCAATTAGCTGATAGTCAAAACACCATCGATAGTATGAAAAACAGAAATCTTACCTTCAAGGAAAGATGGTCTGGAAAAATTATTCTAAAAGAAGATGAAAATACAAGAGTTTAAAAAACTAGAAGAGAAAATAACGGGTCAAGACTTCAATAGAGGTTATAAAAACATTAATACTTTAATGCTTATACTTTCTATTTTTGGACACTTTGCCTCTATTTTCTTGGCTTATTTTATGGTTTCTAAAGTTTTATCAGGTGCTATGACTGATAACCCTGTTGCTGTGTTCATAGCTTCAATCGTAATCCTTTCTGGATTAGAGTTATTAAAAAGAGATATCTTTGATAAATTCAGTATTCAATACTTGAAATTCAAATCATTTACAAAAGAAGTTTTACCGCTTTTTATTTTAAGTGTTGCTATTATAAGTATATCTTTCTACTCATCTATATCAGGTGCTAAAGAGTTTTCATCTAAAGCCGCAGTGATTGAGCAAAACAAAAAAGAAGTGGTTAGTCAGTTTGCTGATAGTTTAACTAAAATTTATGATGCTAAAGTATCTGAAATTGATAGTGAAATTAAATCAGATAAAGATAAAATTGATGCTAAAGATAAAGAACAAACAGATCTTGAAGCTATTCAACCACCTACTCGTTCTCAAAGATCTAGAATTAAAGACTTAAAAGATGAGAAGACTATTTTAAGAAATGAGATTACTAAATTTGAAAGTGATCAAAATAATATTAAAGCTGAGCTTGCTACTAAGTTAAAAGAACATGAAACTGAAGTAAGTAAAGATGCTGATAGTAAAAAGAAAGATAACAGCTCTAACTCTTTAGCATTTGTTTTAATATCAACTTTGATTGAATTGGTTATCTTAGCTGGTGTTTATTTCAATGAGTATTATAAATTCAGATCGTATAGAGAATTTAGAAATAAAATTGAAAAAGATCCTAACTATCAAAAATGGATGCTTTACGACCAAATGTTACACATTGTTTACACAGAAGATTCTAAAATGAATCAAAAACTACCAGCTAATAAAGGTATTGCTGATATGTGTAAAGTAAATGATATCATTGTTATGCCTAAAGATATCACAGATTTCTTAAAAGTTATGAACGGTCTTGGTATTATTAAAACATCTGGTTCAACTAGGTATATAAATAAGCAAAGAGATTTAGCTTTTGAGATTTTAAGAAGACATTTTAATATTCAATAATATGTATATAGATTCTGTAATGAATTACACGGGAAGTAAATTCAAGCTACTTGAACAATTACTTCCCGTTTTTGATTATACAAAACCTTACTTTGTAGATGTATTTGCCGGTGGTGGCTCAATCTACACAAATGTCGTTGATAAGTATCAAAAGGTATTAGTCAATGATGTTATATCTGATTTAGTCGGAATACATCAAAATCTTCTATTAGGAGACGAAATTATTCAAACAACTAAAGAACTATGCCCGGGTAAAAATAACCCAACCAAGTTCGCCGAATTGAGAAATTCATACAATTTAGAACCAACACCTGCTAAACTTTGGGCTTTGATGTTATCATCAACTAATAATATGATGAGGTTCAATCAAAAGTTCAAGTATAATCAAACTTATGGTGATAGAGGTTGGAATGCTAACACTGATAAGAAGGTAGAAACATTTACTAATCATATCAGACAATACAAAGAAAGGATTAAATTCATTTCTAAACCATTTGATCAGATAGAGATATCTTCAAATAAAATTATGTTTTATTGTGATCCGCCATACAAAAACTCAAATGCTGGTTATAACGCATATTGGAAAAATGAAGATGAGGATAAGTTATATGAATATCTAAAAAAAATAGACAACCATGGTTCTTCATTTATGGTATCTGGAGTTTTAAAACATAATAATATTGAATCTGAGTTGTTAAAAAAACTGATATCAGATGGATATAAGTATAAAGAGTTAAGATTTGATTATAATAAGGTCTCAAGAGTTGGTAAAAAAGAAACAACGGAGATTATAGTTATGAACTATTAGATATATTTAAATATATTGATCCTCCCTATTAAAAATCCAAAGAAAGCGCACTTTTTAATATATAAACCATAAAAAATAAAAATAAATTATGGAATACTTAGACAAATACGATAAATTGGTTAAGTTACTTACAGAAGATTTTGAGATTGAAGGTAAGAATTTTAATCTAAAAGATGACTTTGAAAAGTTCTTCGTAAAAGGCAACAAAACTGCAGGCACTCGTATTAGAAAAGCAATGCAAGAGTTAAAGAAATTATCTCAAGAAGTTAGAAATGATGTTCAAGAGTATAAAACTAAAATCTAATGAAAAGATATTAAAACCCATCTCAAAAAGATGGGTTTTGCTTTTTAATATATAATTATACAAATAAGATTTATAATATGAAAAAGTTCAGTAACATATCAAACGTAAAGGTTTCAGAAGAACCTAAAATAGAAGTTAAACAATTAAACGAAGAAGAAATGTTTAAGGTTAAGGTAATGAACCTTATGGAACAACTTCTTTCTGTAAGAACTTATGGCCCGGTTGATAGATATCTAAGAGCCGGTAACATTAAAGTTGTTGGTAAAGAAATGTTTTTAGAAGCTTTAATGGACTTACTAAAAGATAAATCTTCAAAAGATGAAAAGAAAATATTAGAATCACTTAAAGCTGAAGTTTCCAACTGGGAAGTGATTGATTCTAAAATTGATGAAGTAAATCAAAAAATTGCTGAGAATCAAGAAAAGGATAAAATGATTCCTCATAGAAACAAGCTCAAATCTCTTTATAATAACTACGGTCAAGACGAAGAAATGTTTATGAACATGGTTCAAGAAGCTTGTAACAAAATTACAAATAGCGAAACAGCTTATTTAAGAGGTTTAACAGCCGAATATATGGCTAATGAAGGTAAATACCCAAAAGAAGTATTTGCTAAAGTATCTGAATTATTTAAAGAAAAATCTAAACAATTAGGCTCATAATTAATTAATGACTGATCTAACAGACAATCAACTTGAAAAGCTTTATGCTATGTCTGAAATCCACTACAAATGGTTCCAGATATATTCTCCTGAGACTAAATATGAAGATGTTTTAAAGCTTAATCATATAAAGATGTTAAGTATAATGGAAGGTTGTTCTGATTGTTCAGAAGATATGTTAGATTTTATTTTTGATGCTATTATTAGAGATTATAAAGAAATGTTAAATGATTATTCAATTGGCTTAGACGATATTATCTAAGTTCTTTCTTCTGCGATACTTTTGTTTTGACTTTTCCACTTCATCTTCGTTGTTTCCGTACATATAGTTATAATAATAAAGAAGTGTTGCGTCTTGTAAGTTTTCTTTAATACAATCATCACAAATAGCAATCACGAATTGATCACCATCATGTGTTGAACCATAACCAGCGTCAATGATATGAATTATACCATTATCAATCATTTCATTATTGACATTAACCAAACTACCATCTTCTCTTCTTTCTCTTTTCCAAATAACATCCTCTTCACTTTGAGGGGGTGAATCTTCAGTTGAGATTTTAGAACCCATTCTTGGTGTATAAGGAATTACATTATTTTTCTTACAACAGATGCAATACATTAGTTAAATATCTTTTTAATTTTTTTCATTCTTTTCTTTTCTCTACTTAATGGTCTGTTATAAGTTATAATAGAAGATATTCTTGTTTCTAAATTAGGTAGAAACCTTATTTTAGCACCTGGCTTTAACTCAAAGAATTCTTTTTTCATATATCAAATATGTTTTTAATTTTTTTCATTCTTCTGCTTTGCTTAGAAGGAAACTTCATTGTCATAAAAGATGGATAAATAATTCTATCGTAGTTTTTAATACTATCTTGAATTTTACCCTTCTGTTCTTTTCTAAGTGATGCTAGTTCTTCTAACATCTTCTTCATTTGTTCTTCGTTCATAGATTAAACAAGTTCTTTATTTTCTCTTTTCTTTTTGTTCGTCTTGATGGTAGAATAGTTACTGAATGTGTTAAAGAGGATATACCACCTTGTAATCCACTTGGTAAAGTAAAAACAAAATCAAAATTCTTTATATTCATTTCTCTGCTACTTTTCTAAAGTCAGTTAAGATAGTGTTTCTTAGTTCTCTGAACTCTTCATCTAATTCCTCCCAAGTCCATCTTTTTCTTTTAATCTTATCCCAAATAAAGTTAGCACAAGAAAAATCTGTAATACGACCTGACGTTGCTATTTGAGTAGCAAACATAGGAATTCTCAATGAGTGAAAAAGAGATTTAACTCCGGTGTGGTATTCGTCAGTTAGTTCTAATTTCTTTTTGCACTTGACCCAGCTATTAGAACTTATATGAGAAGTTGCGTGTCTGAGTTTAGCTAAGTTGATTTTGAAATTATCAAACTTGATAGTTTCTTTTAACTTAGCCCAATCTGGTGCCCAAATACATTCTAGATTGTTTATACGATGCCATTCTAAATCAGCTTTGAACTTATCAGGAGTGTAAACGTGAATGTTGAATAAACCATTACGAATCTCAGTTGATTCAACAGAGTTGTTAGCGATCATAATAATATCCCAATCAGAATCAGAGGTAGCTGTTCCGTATACCTGAGACCCGAAGATGTACACGTTAAAGACCCGACTTGGGTGTATCTTTGATGCTTTAATTATTGTTTCTAATGTTGGTATCATTATCTTATCTATTTTAATATTTCTTACTGCTGATGGATCTAAACTCTCTAAAATCCCCTCAATACAATCTTGACAAAGAATTGAAACTCCACCATCTAATGTGTGTATAGAAGCACACTTCACAACGTGAGAGTCACAACCATCACATATCTTATTATCATCAACAAACATTAGAGATGCTTTAAGTACTTGTGGTCTTTCTGGAAACTTAGATAAGTGTATTTTTCTCATATTCCTAATTCTTTTAACTTGTCGTCTCTTAATTTACTAAGCAATTCATACTTACTACGAATGAATCTTGTTTCACCAATACAATTACCATTATCATCTTCTAAATCAAGACCTCTAATGTCATCATCACCTGTAATAGTGAACTGATGTCCTTTCTTATATACTTTACCGTTAAATTCAAAGTCCTCTAAAAAAACTACTCTGTCTCCAATTCTCATTTTAATATTTTATTTATTTGTTGTTCTCTAAATTCTTCTAACGTCATAAAATGTTTAGCATCCATCTTCCTAAACTTACCATCATCACACTTGATAACATATGATGGTGCTACAGGTTTTAATGTAACTGGATCATAAATAACAGGAGTCAATTCACACTCATAAAAGCTACCTGGCTTTACATAGTAAGCCATTTCATCAACTGGTGATATAGTATCTTTAAGATAGAGTGTAGCCATTTTACAAAGATAGTTATTTTTATTTAGATTCCTAATTCACTTAACTTTTTATCTCTATCCTCTTTAACTGAACAAGATTCACATTTTGTAGGCTCTCCTCTGAATCCACCTTTATATAGGTCTAATTCTTTTTTACAAGATTCACAAAGCTCACCAATACCAATTGAAAATAATTCATCAGAATCATATTTACCATATGACTTAGGTTCTTTCAAATCAAGATGTAAAATTGTTTTGATAAGATCTACAAATTTCATATACCTAATTCATTTAGTTTATCTTCTCTTAAATCTACTATATCAATACAATCTTCTGGTATTATAGCCCAACTAGTCAAACCATGTGACTTAATAACACGGTAATATTCATCTTTGTCATTAAGACCAACCTCAAATACTTCACCCACTTTATCATGATACCAATATCTGTCTGTACTAGATTCTGAGTAATCACAAGAGCATTTTATAATTTTTACTTTCATATTCCTAAATCATTTAGCTTAATATCTCTATCTAATTCAGTTGAGATATTTTTTAACTTCTTTGATAGAAACCACATTAAGCCAGAATCACCAAACTGATATGGTTCTTCGGGCCAAGAGTCTCTATCTTTTGAGTTCATCTGTCTTGCTTCTTCGCACCATTCTTCTGGTATCAATTTATAGATTTCTTCATCCAAGTCATTACAACCGTGATTATCAAATTCATCTTTAGCCATCATCAACATCTTTGATGATAACTCTAATAGCAATTTTATATCTTTCATATCCCTATGTGTTTAAGTTTCTTTTGTCTTAACAAGTTTAAGTATTCTGACTTTAATAAACAAAGAGTATGTCCATCCATTTGTCTATTTGGTACATCAAATGAAACTAAAATATCATTCTCTCTTTGAGAGATAGTATGAATTTTAATATCCATTGGATTTTCTAAACCAATGTTCCATTTGTATAAACAAATGTCATATAACAACTCTTCATCTAATATCATATACCCAAACCATTTAACTTTTGATCTCTCTTATATAACAAAGAAACTTCAATGTTATTATCTTCTGGATAACTTAAAACATTTTGTAAGTAGTCATAAACTTCTTGAGTTCTACCTTCGTCTGATTCATATCCATAAAGATATCCACCTCTGAATATTCTACCATCAGATGGATCATCAATCTCACCTTGAGCAGTTAGTATCAATGATTCTATTTCACCTTCATCAATACCAAAAGATTTTAATTGATTAAGTAAATCAATCAAATCTTCCAATCTTTCTTTATAGTCCCAACCCCAGTTGCCTCTAAGGTCTAATTGTAAGTGACCAATTGCGGTTTTCAATTCTTCTATATTCATATTCCTATTTTTTCTAAATTATCTATTCTTGTTTTTACTTTAACTGATATCCAATGTTCATCACCACAAAATTGAGATTCCGGATCAGTTATACTGGCTTCTGAGCCGTGTAAGTGACAAGCAAACTCAACACACCAATTAGCTGATGTGTATAGTTCAGGTCTGCTTTTATCAATAAAAAACAAACAATTTTTACAACACTTTTCTCTCATATTCCTAAATCGGTTAAAGTGTTATCTAATTTCAAATCTTTATTCCATTCTTCTAACTCATTTAAATAATATTCTTTGCTTACCCATTTAGCACCATTATAAACTGCCTTATCCATTCCATACCAAACGGTTGCCATTGCTTTATCAAACTCAACATAAAGACCGTTGTGAGGTGTATCTATGCTTACGAGTATACCAAACCCATCTTCAGTTTTAACCTCTTGAAATATTCTTAAAAATGATGGTTTCATATAGCAACTAAATCTTCGTATTTAAATTTTGTTTGTTTTTTCTTTTTATTAATGAACTTAACCTCATTTACCACTAAATCACCTTTTTCTATCTCAGATTTAATTTTATCAAATGTTTCTTTTTTTGGTTCAAATAATTTAAGTGAGTCCCAAATGCTACCAGAATGTATTGAAGCATTATAAACTTCTATCAAACCATCTTTATAGTCATATGAAAACCAAACACCTTCTACCCAAACAGATCTACCTCTTTGAATATTAAATGCGATATCAAGTGCAACTTCTCTCCAGTAAGATTTAGTGAGAGCTTCACAAGCTGGTTTTGACCAATCTAATATACCTCTAGCATCCTTGACATTCTCAGGAAAACTAACTTCATATTTTACTCCTTCAATTCCATCCACACTAAATCTTCTCTCTTCTGAATAGTGACCCGCGTATTTGAGTTTATCTTTTTGGTGAACTACTGGTATAGTCCATTCATCAATATTGCTAAATTCTGGATTTCTTTCTAAAAATGTTTTTAGCTTAATACTCACATTTGATGAGGTTTTGTAATGATCATACCCATTAACGCCTGTTATAAATTTAGGCGATGTATCTGATTTAGGATTAAAAAAGAAACCAACATTTATTGTAAGAACATCCCAGTTGTTAGCATTGAAACTTAATCCGTAGATATCACGACTACACAAAGGCCTGCTGTCAATAGAAGGTGGACAAATACCAATTAAATCCTTAGTATATCCTGGTGAGTTTAGAATTTCTTGTCTAATGACTTCTAATACCGGATGGTCTTTTTTTATTGTATAAATTTTTTTCATATTCCTAATTTATTTAATACTTTACTTCTAATGTTTGCTTTAGTGTCCCAATATTTCTTTGTGTCTAAGTAATACAACTCAATATCACCTTTTGATTGGTCTAAAAATCTAATCTTCCAATCTGCTGATGTTTCTTTAACATCAATAATAACAAGTTCAGTACCTTTTGAAATCTTCCACCAGTTTGGCTTCTGACTCGGATCGCTGTGATTGATATATTTCTTAAATATACCATCATAATAGAAATCTTTTTTAACTACAACTATCTCACCAACTTGAGGAACTTGATAGCCACTTCTATCAAAGTCAACCATTCCATCATAAATAAGAATTCGATAGAGACCTAAGACACAAAGTATCAATATCATTGACACACCGAAGAATAGATTGCCAGTTTGTATGTTAATCATACTAAAGGCAACAATCGAAACCATGAAAAGAAACTTAAATACTTCATTTCTGTCTAACCAACGATTCAATCTAAAAATACTATTCTTTAACATGCTAACCATATACTTTCTTTTGGTAATTTATCTAAAACTTCATCAATTTTAATTTGTCTTTTATAAGCAATCATCTTACTCAAAGTATCTCTGAGAAAGGTTAATGTTTTTTGCTTTCTCGTTTCACTTCTGAATTTAGTATTCTCGGTTTGTCTGATATTTGATTTCATTTGTTCAATATTAATCTTCATATCAAAATTATAATCATTAGCATTCTGCCAATAGAGAATTTCATCATTTTTTAAGATGATGAAATCCTTCTTTTCATTGAAAGGACATTTTAATTCCTCAATGATTTGATACCACTCTCCGTTATTACTTGACATTATTCTCATGACCCAAATAAACTATTTAATAAATCATCACGATGTGACTGAACATCTTCAAAACAAGAATACTGAAACCAATTTGAACGATTGTCGTCACCATAAATTAAAACATTTACATAACCATTAGAAATGCTTGTACTACGAACTTCATAATATTGGTCTTTAGTAAGACTTTTCTGACCATAATTATAAACATCATTCAAACACTTTAATCTTGTTCCTTCAGGAACTTTCATCAACTTAGATATCTTTTCAGAAATTGAACTAATGATATAATCAGAGTTTAATTTTCTAAAATCAATTTTACTATCATCAACAATCTGAGCCAAACTACTCAATAACTTACGAGTTACATCAATCTCACGCTTAGGTACACCAGAGAAGTCTAACTCTTTATCTATATACCAACGAACTGATGATTCAATTATTGATTGATTTTTGAAATAAGAATAATGTTCTTTACGATCATCATAACTATCATAGACATCAATGTTATTTTCCATGATATAGTTAATCATTGGGACAATACAATACTTGAAACCCTCAATATGTTCGTGACTTCTGCGACCAGAAGTTCTACGACCTCTACTAGTTACACTGGGTTTGGAAACCCAACGACCATTTAGATAACGATCAAAAGTAGCACCATCATTTAGTATCTCATTGAACTGACGTTGAGTTCTATTAAGTAAAAACTTCTTAAATCTTTCATTGTTAGTTTGTTCAACTAACATTGGTTTTAATCTACGCCAAGTCATACCTTTCATAACAGGATTAAATCCTGCGTTGAAACAATTAGTTAAAAAAGAACCAAAACTAGCAAAGTCACCAAGACCTAACTTGTTCATTGTACCATAACTAACTTGACCCTGCTCATATTCAGATATGATAGGGAATATCTCTTTTGCTTCTTTGTAAGTTTCTAAGTTCTTTTTAATTAGATCGTAGTTTAACTTCATAGTTTAGATATGATTTTAGAAACACTTTTGTTGATCTCATCAAAAGTAGGAACACCTTCACCGATGTAAACAAAAGCTATATTCTTGTTATTGATTGTTGATTTTCTAACAGATTCTTTCATTAATCTTTTGATTCTATTTCTATCAACAGCTCTTTTGAACTTCTTAGATGAAACAGCAAAAAGAAAAGAAGTAGATTCAGATTCTAAAACTTTAGCCAATACGATACCATTTGAAACGGACTTACCCCTTTCAAAAAGTGCATCAATTGATATCTTATTTTTTAGAATATTCATTAAGCAAAGATAAGAAATATTTTTGATAAAACAAAAAACCCACCAATTACTTGATGGGTTTTAATTCTAAAAAAAGAATTACTTCTTTTTCTTATCAGTGCCAGGTACTTGTAAGATTTCTCTTTGATAGTATTCATCGAAACCATCCATTAAAGTTGTGATTGAAGATGTTTTATCACTAATGATAATTTCATCAATAAATCCAAAGTCTAATGCTTCTTGTGAATTTAACCACTTGTCTCTACGAGCACTTTCCAAAACTTCTTCAAATGATTTACCAGAGTTTTCAGCCAACATCTTAAACAAGATGTAGTTGTACTTTTCAGACTCCATTTGAGAGATACGATTATCTTGAACGTGTCCTTGAGCACCAGAACTAACTTGGTGAATCATTACTTTAGAGAAGTTCAAAGAAGATCGTTTACCTTTTGTACCAGATGATAGTAAGATAGACCCCATTGATGCTGCCATACCAGTATTAATAGTTGCTACATCAGATTTGATATATCTCATTACGTCTACCATAGATAAACCAGATTTAACTGAGCCACCTGGTGAGTCAACGTGCATTGTGATGTCGCTGTTGTTTAAATTATCCAAGAACATTAACTGAGCTTGAACAATAGTTGACATATTGTCGTTAACAACACCGGCTACCCACAAAATACGATCTCTCATTAAACGAGAGAAGATATCCATTTGAGTTACACGCATTTCTCTTTCTTCAAGAATGTATGGTGTCATACTATTCTCCAAGTTTTTATCGAAATAGTGTAGGTTAAGTGACGAGATACCTTCACTCAAGGCGTACTTTTGAAATTCTTTTCCGTAATTCATATTAGTTATATTAGTTGTTTGTTATTTAGTTTATAGAATATTTTCTTTTGTGAATGATTTCTTTTACCTCAGATAGTTCTTTAGCATACTTTCTACGAAGATGATCTTTAAGATTACTTGGTAACATTCTTTGATTATCAATTATTTCTAAAACGGCTACAACACCTCGTTCTTTAATATCATTATCAATCTTTAGTAGTTCTTCATCTGAAAGCATAGTAGGTTCAACCCAAGTATCTAAAATCATTTCTCCTTTAAGGAAATTCTCCCAAAGGTCTGCTTTTTTGGTACCAGGTACAGGAATAGAATTGATATACTTATCAATCTGTTCGAACTTATCTTCTGATAGTAAGCCTTTAGCTTTTTCTTTTGCTGCTTCTAATCTTGTCATTTTTATTTATTTAACAATTCATTTATTTTATCGTCTCTAACAATAGACTTATCAACGGATTTTTTTACATCCATTACATATTTGTTTACTTTTTCTTCATCAAGATCTCTTTTCTTTTGAGTATCTAAAAAATAAAGAGTATCGAATATGAATTTTTGTTTTGAGTAAGAATTATCTTTTCTTGAGTCAAAAATTAACTCTTCAATATCATTACCATAGCTTTTATTTTCAGTAATAATAACGGTTGTTATATATCTATTGCGGAATAATCTTTTTATCCTATATACGTTAATAGCGTATCTATAATTCATACCATCTTCTGATATTTTAAATGAGTAGTAATCTGATTTTTTATTAATATCATCAATATCTCTATTTCTAAAAGAAATACGAGAAGTGTTTAACATCTTTATCCAATCTTTTCTACTTTTTATAGAATTTAAGATAGTATCTAATAACGGGTTATATTTATTCATCATAACTAATTTAATATTTGATTAATCTTACGGTCTCTTCGCATTTGATCATCAACAACAAGCTCAATATCTTTCCTAGAAATCCATTTTTTGTTCATGAAATCAATAATACCTTGTCGGTTTTGAGGATCTCTACCTACTTTATCAGTTGATGTGAAATCAATTGCTTTGACTTTTACTTTATCCGTTGAGACTTCAAGTATTTCAATCTCATAAGTAACCTTAAAATTCTGTTCTTCTTTGGTACCACCATGGTAACAAAGACCATAGTTTGGTATAATAGCTTTATCACCTGGTTCTATTGAGACCAATTCTTCAAGTTGGCTAACTTTTTCGTCAACTTTGGATATCATGCCGGTGATTTCTTTTCGTAAGTTAGTATTATCTGAATATAACTTACCAATAAAAAATAAACTAATTAGTAAAGTAAAAGACAATACAATTAATGATATTTCCATAATTAAATTTCTTGTGCTAACTCTGAATAAATAGGTGAACGTTTAACGATTTCGCGGATTATCTCTGAGCCTAAATCTTGTAGTGCAAACTTCAATATCGCATCATCTGTTTCTTTTTCAAGTATATCACCTGAGCACAATTTCTTCATATCAATTCTGGTGAATCTCACATCATAAGTACCAGAGAGTGTGCTTTGGTGTTTAATAAATCCATGCTTACAAATGTTTGTAAACATTCCTTCTGTTAATGATATTCTAATTTCTTTCATATTCAATTTTATATTTTTTTATCAGTAAAGTTTATTGAACCAATACAAACATTTTTTTCATCAATTTTGGTTTTATAACCCCATACATCTTTATTTATCATATGACAAGAATGGTTTTCTATCTTACCGAGTTTGCGCATCTTTTCTACATAGGTTCTGAATTTCAAACTATGTACATTATCATTTTTCCAGGGGCATTCTTTACACGGCTTTCTGCACATTCTTTTGAGCTTTTAAGAAGTTATCTTTTCTTTTATTAGACACCATTACTCTGGTATTATAACCATTAATTTTTTGATAAAAAACATCTACCATTTCTTTAATATCCAAAAAGTCAATAAGTATCTCAAACCATCTAACATCATCAGTGATCTCACATAATAGAAAATCTTTTTGTGATTTAAGATATTTGGTGATAACTTTTTTATCATTACCCAACATATTTAACTTATCAAGGAGTGGATGAATCATCAAACTTACACCCTTAGAATTTATATTGGAATATTTAATCAGTTCGGATTTGAAATTTTCAAATTTTGAAAACCAAGGATCTTTAGATACAATCGCTTGTATTTTACTATCACGAGCATTTGCTTCTTTAATTGAATCGACATAGCTTTGTAAGCTAGTTTCTTGTAAAACTTCTGCCTCAAGAATTTTTACTTCTTTTGATTGTTTTGATGTTTTTGGTGTAAATACATTAGGTAAAATTCTACTTTGTTTTAATAATTCCATATTAAAACTAGATTCATCAAAAAATACTTTATCACCTATAATCCAAATTTTCATAATTTTTTTATCTTTTCTTTTCTTAGTAAACTTCTCTTCTTTGATTTGTAATGTCTTAATGATATTTCATCGGATTCATCTGATGTCCAACCATTCTTACAATTATCACAATAGTAAGATAAATATTCATTACCATTTTGATTTTGCCACTCAAGATTCGCCTCAATATTACTTTCTAGTGAGTAACAAATTGGACACTTTATACTATGAGGTATAGAATCTGGTAAATTCATTTAGCAAATATAAGGAAAATATAAATAACAAAATAAAAATTATTTTTAGATTTTATTAAACTTTTTAAAACTTAATGCCTGCCTACATCTATAAGAATCATACGGATAATAAAGGATTCCGTAATAAAAAAATATAATGACACATGAATAAGACAGATTTAGTAAACTCGATAGCTAAACAAACAGGTCTATCAAAGTCAAAGTCTAACGAGGTTATCAACGCTTTCGTTTCAGCTGTATCTGAATCACTTTCAAAAGGTGAGAAAGTTACACTTGTAGGCTTCGGTACATTTACCACTTCCGAAAGAGAAGCTCGTAAAGGTCGTAACCCTAAGACTGGTGAAGTTATTAACATCTCGGCTAAAACCGTTGCTCGCTTCAAAGCCGGCTCTGAACTTAGCAAGAGTGTTAATTAATAACATCTTGATATTAAAAGCCCACTCAAATGAGTGGGTTTTTTATTTTAAACATAAAAAACCCCATTTGATAATGGGGTTTTGTTTGTGTGAGGGTTAACGGTTATTACCTCAACTTACTACCTGATACAAGCATGATGTATCTTCTATTGCCAGGGACTAATAGTATGTGCTACTTATATACCGTTCAGCCATCTAGGACCTTTTACACTACACTAATTCAACATATAAGTGAAACCTTTTGAAATAGTATCACCATATTCTTTTTTCATTTCGTGATCTCTGTATTTAATACCAACAATCAAATCAGAGCAACCATCTAATAATTCAAGTGTTTCAGCAATTATCAAGCTTGGATCAAAGTCTTCATCAGTTTCTAAAACATAGTTAAAGAAATTACCCTTTTGATAATCCTCTGCTGAAAAATAAGTTGTATCATTGAATTTATAATCATCTTCATACTCCTCAAATTCAAAATCATCGTCTGATTCCCAAACTACTTCACCCGATTCATCTTTAACAATGATTTGAATATTCTCACCACCGGGATAAATACCCATCACGATATCTTCACTATCTAAAAAATCAATACCTAAAACCTCATTGATTTGTTCGTGTTCCATTAAATCATCTTCAACACCACCTTCTTGTAGTTGTTCGTATTGTTCTTCATTTAATTTATGAATAAAAGCTTCAGCACCTTTACCATTAACTTCAATTGTATATTTCATATTATCTTTTTACATACATTATACAATCAACATTACCTAAAGTTTTTATGTTGATTTTTTTATACTCAAGACCTTCATATTCATCTATTAAAGGCATCATTTCTTCTGGTATATGAACAATTGCTCCTAAAATAGGTGATTTTTTATTCTCACTTGGAATAGCAACATTATAGTAAATACCACTCATTTTAACTTTTATAATATCCCAACCATTGATGAAGTCTAAATCAGGCTCAACATAAAACTCTTGACCAAACTCTCTAAGTTGAACTTCTTTTTCACAAAGTGTACCATATGAGAATAACTTAATCATTGATTATGCTTTTAATAGTTATATCTCTTTTAAGTTTTTTGAATGTTTCTCTATCACAATCTTTCCAATTCATTTTGAAATGAAATGCAAAAGCTTGTTCGAATCCAAACTCACCAACACCAACACTATCTTCTAATAATTTTCTTTCTTTTACAGGTAGTGATATCCAATCTAAACAAAATTCTGGTGTTGCTTTTTTAGCAAAATCTTGAATCATTCTATCCCACTCAAAATCTAATGAGTCTTGCTCATCAAATTTATGACCACAAAAACAACATTGATATAATTGTTCATCATCAAGTATGATAACTAAGTCAGTTGCCTTGCCATCTGGATTACAAGTTTTACAATCACATTTATTTATCTTCTCACATTTTGGACAAAGCAAAGCCATTATAAATTATTTTTATAATTATTAAGAAAATTCTTTTCATGTATTGATAAACTATCATATCCTTCTTTAGATATTCTATCTAAAATAGAGTTTAGTTTATCTTCTCTACCTTTACGCATAGAATTGAATTCATCATCACTGATAACTCTTTTTCTAACTTGCTTAGGTTTAGACTTAAATAAATTTTTGAACCAATTAAACATAATTAACAACCATATACGCTTTCGTGAGGTGAAAACCTAAGTGTAGGTTTTTCATCTAATACGTTAGCAATTTTTAACTCTCTATTTATATTTTTAATATTTTCAATTTCTTTCCAACCTCTATCCTCTAACTTAGCTTTTCTATGTTGTGCTCTTTTTTGAGAATACATTTTAGCAAACATATTAACTGAGAAAACTTTGCTCTGACAATGAACAATAGCATTAGGAAAATCCTCATAAAGTGTTTCACCATCATAAGAAACACCACAACAACTAAAGTCAACATTAGCAATTAAATCTGAAAATCCTTGACGATAAACTTGTTCATCTTTACCTTTAGAACCTATTGATGGTCTAATTAACTGAACAATCTTTTTACCTTTAATCCAAGTGTGTGGCTCATTAATAACGTGAATATCAGAATAAATTTCTTGAAGATCTTTACCATTCAACATTTCCATATACTGATAATCATTTTGTTCTAAAACAGATTCAATATACCTAAGTGCTTTAGAGCCACAAAGAATATCAACATCATTGATTGGTTGTTCTGCTAGAATATCTCTGATGGCTCCACCAAAAATTCTAACTAAATTAAACTTACTTTTGAATAATTCATCTGAATCAAATTCTAAATATTCATTTAATGATTGTCTAATCTTATCTTCTTGAGTTACTGCTATGTGCCTCAGTTTTTCTTCTCTCATAAATTGTAGGTAAATATCCTTCTTTATACTTAAAGTCTCGTATTTGTTTATAACATCATCCGGATTTTTATAATTAGTAAGAGTAACTGCAAAACTAACACTAATAGTATCTTCAATTTCAAATACTCTTGTTAATCTAATCTTTAGTTTATATTCATTAAGATTAGGTTTAAGAAGGGTGAATTTTTTATCTAACCAATTATCATTAGTTACCACATTGTAAACTATTTTCTCAACTAACTTGTCGTAGATTTCCATAATTTACAAATATAAAAAAACCCTTTGATAATTCAAAGGGTTTTAATAATTAGTTTTAAGATTTTATCTACCAGTGACGGTAACATTATCAATAATCATATCAGATGTAACTTGATTATGCTTATAGATTGTTATATTATATTCACCAGAAGTAACTGATTCTTTTGATAACTCAAAATAGAATTTAGTATAAGGTCTGCCATTTGAATTCAATGGAGTGCAACATCCTTTTCTACAAGATTTACCTTGCATCTTATCATCAAAGCCAAAGAAGTTCATAAATCCAACAAAGTATTTACTACCAGGATAATAGATTTCACTAGCTGGTATGTTTAAGTAAACTTCATAAATACCTCTTGGTACTTTATCAAAAGACACAGATACTTCCATATTCATTTTACGGAATGAATTATTATCAGATGTTAATAAACCATCAACTCTAAGACTTGTAAAACCTGAGGCAACCTTAACATTTACATTCTTATTAGCAATAACTTTAATAGGTGTTGCTTGAACTAATGTGTTTTGAGATTTAGGTTGAACCTTTGTATCATCAAAATCATAATCCATATTGTATATGATTTTAATAACCGAATCCATTGTATATTCTACCTTTTTACCATTCTCATCAAAGAATACATAGGGCCATTCAACAGACTTCAATTCTTCTAAAGTAATCATTTTACCATTTTCAGAATTAGTCCATTGTTGCCAGATTCTATCAATGTTAGAGTGATGTAACCAAAAAATTGGATCAAAACCAGCAGTTGGTACCCAACCCATTAATCCTGTATTAGTAACAGAGTTTGTGATAGGATTGTTAAATTTAAGTAACCCTGTTGTATCATTACCAGCACCAATATAATCATGCATTGCTCCGTGAGGTGCCGCATTGATATTCATACAAAAAGTATAATAATCTGTATAAGACATTAACTTAGTCATATCTAATGCTCTTTCGATTTCACCAGAGATAGGGTAACCATTGTTTAAACTATCATATCTACAAGATTCATATAAAGCTGACTTTGAATCTCTAAACATAACAGGCATCATTTTGTCAGAATCGTTTAAGTTTGTATAACCCCAATAAGGTAAAGCAAAGTCTTTCTTTCCTGATAATTTTCTTACAATCTTTTCAAAGTGCCAGATATAAAGTCTGTGCCAAACTAAGAAGTGTATTTTTTCTTTACCAGAAGGTGAGTGAGTACAATTGTCCCAAGCTTCTTTTAAATCAGCTACGGTGCTATAAGATTCACATAAAGGATTCTTACCAATTGAATCTGGAATCCAGTGCATTGCACCTTGATAGTACCAACTCATTGGATCAGTACATCCTTTCTCTCTCATAATAGTCAAAGCCTTATTCATAGCCTCAATATCTGACTGAGCTTCTGTCGAGTTAGCATTCTTTCTAACAAAACGACCTATCTTATTATGTGCGAAGTGAGTATAAACAACACCAGTCATGATAGATAACACCAATATAATGATTAGTGATGAAATTGTTTTTCTATTCATTTTTATTTTATTTTTATTTCTTATATAAAATCAAGGATTAAATGTTTAATTATTAATATATACAGAAAATTAAACCGTTAAAATTGGTTTTTACCAAAATAAATTTAATATATAATCTACTATGAAATGGATAAAAGACAGAGAAAAATTCTTAAACGAGGCTAAGCTTCGTGACGTTATTTTCCAAAGACAAGCTAAAGAAGTTAGCCGTATTTGGGGAGAAAAATTCCTTGATTATGAAGAAGTTACACCTACTGATAAAATTAAACAAGGTAAGTGGAAGCTATCTGAAGAAGATAAAAATAAAGTATTAGGCAAATTTTTTGATGCTAATATGGAAGTTGTTACTGGTATATTCAATAGTTTACCAGATAAATTTGCTGAAGTTTTGGCACAATCTATTAACACTGAATTACTTAGAAATGATAAATTCAAAGTAATAGCTAAAGACTTAAATATTAAAAATCCATCCATAGACCAAATTGTTATTATATTCGATCCTATCTTTAGAAAAATATCAGTATCTGAAACAATGGCTACTGAGATTATCCAAAAAGATGAGAATGGTAGACCAGTAAAAGATGAAGCTGGTAATATGATTAAAATTAAGAAAGAAAAAGGCGATTTAATGTTCACTAATAACTTAGTTAATATCAATACATTTGTTGATGACTTTAATAGATGTTTCACTGAAGAAAAAGTAGGTGTTAATTTTGAAGAAAGAAATATACAAAGATTAAGAAGTGCTGCTAGTATGGATGAGAATCAAGAGTATAAAGTTGATTTCAAAATTTTTGACAAAGATGTTTATTTATCTATCACACATAATCCAAAAGACATTTTGAATATGTCTATTTCTAAGTTCTATGCTTCTTGTCAACATTTATATTCAGGTGGTTATAGAGAACAAGTTTTAGGTAACGTATTTGACCCTAACTCTATTCCTGCTTTCTTAACATTTGAGACTCCAATTTATTGGGATGATGAAAAGATATCTGATCAATTACCACTTTCAAGAATGGTGATTAGAAATATTGAAACATTTGACGAACAATCAACTGAGGCTAAATTATTTTTTGATAGAGCTTATCCAGATAGAATGAAAGAAGTATTTGATGAGATAGTTGAAAAGTATGCTGATATGAAACAAAATACTGATAGAAATAGTATTACTTATGTATTTACACCAGATATTGACACAGAAGATAAGTTAAGAGATCCTTATATGGATAGATTAGGAATTCAAAGAAAACCTTATATCGGTAAAAACACTAGAACTCTTTACTTAAATAGAATGCATGACTGGTCTAATGTTAAGATTGCTCCAGATGCTAAGATTAAAGAATTAATTATTGAAACAACTGATATTCCTGAAGACTTAACTAAAGTTCCTTTGAATCCAGATTGGGTTAAATTCAAATACCTAACTATTAATTCATTATCAAACTTTGATAAAATTAAAACAGATTCAATTGCTTTTGATAAGTGTAAATTAGATACTTCAGTTTTAGAAGAGATGAACAAATCAAATCCTAATATCAAAAAGTTACAAATTGTTAGTTGTGATTTAACAGGGTCTTTAGGTTTCTCTCAATTCCAAAGCTTAGAAGAGCTACATATTATTTATACATTAGATACTATTGAAGAGTTAAAAGACCTAACTGAAAACCTTAAAATTAAGAAACTTGTTATATCAGGTGACTTGATTAAAAATAAAGAAGCTAAGACTCAAATTAACCAGGTTAGACAACGTGGTATAAAAGTAGAAATCGTAGGTCCAGTTATATAATATGAAACATTTAAAACACATACAAGTATTTGAAGCCTTTGAATCTAAGATTCTTAGCAAAACATTAGGTTATATTAAAGAACCAAATGATAGAGAAAAGTTTTTTGACCAAATCAAAAGACTATGTAATTCTATAGATTATCCTTATTCAGAAATGTCTGATGACTTCTTTGAATATTTACCATTTAAAAAAGCAATCAACAAAGCAGCAATGACTGGTGATGAACCTTGTGAAGCAACTTCAAAAAGTGAATTCCCGGAATATGCGGTAGATGGAGCTAAGTGTGAAGGTGGTAAACTTAAAAGAAAATGGGGAGCTAGGACAAGAGAGGTAGTTTGTCCAGTTTGTAATGGTACTGGGGTTAAACCAAAAAAATCTGAAGTAAAATTAGTTAAATTCTGGTTTACATCAGAAGGTAAATATGTTACTACAACAATTGTTGATGGTGTGATAAGAAGTGGTAAATCTGGTTCTAAAATATCAACTAGATTATCAGATTATATAGTATCTTCAAATGTTTCGGATATAAACACACTAACCGGTGGTGAAATTGTTAGTGTTAATATAAGAGGTGATCAAGTTATTGCCTACATAGTCAAAGAGTATGGTAGATATTTTGCTATACAAAATAAAGTCTCAGGTAGCACACCAAGTTCTTCAAGTTGGAGGTCATATGGTAAGTATTCATGGGCTTTAGGTCGTGGTGAATACTCTGATATGAAACTTCTTACAAAAAAACCAAAAAGTAAAGAAGAGGAAGAAGTAGATCCATATACTTGGAATGTTGGTGTTAATTTCTCATATGGTCAAGTATCAGTAAATAGTTCAATAGATGTTCAAAATGTAATTAAAGATGCTCACTTTGCTATTGTATTTGATTATGGTAAATTGAAAAAGTCTGAATTTAAAAATAGAGAAGAAACTAAACAAAAAAGAGAAGAGGCTAAAGAAGGCTCTAAATTAGATCCTAATCAATCAGATGTAGAAATAAGAAAAAGAAATATTGAAAGATATGTTAATTTACTTTCTCAAAAGTTAGACATATCGACTGATATAGGAAATTGTAATAGACTAGTAGTTAGAGCTTTAGGTCATAAAGCTGCTTTATATATTGTTTATGGAACAAACATCTATTCTTATTTAACAAACCTTATCGACTCTTATATGAAGTTTATGAAGGCTGATGACAATAATACTAAAAAATCATATGCTGAAGATATATCAGAAAAAACAAATGATATGTTTAAGAGTGGTATGAAAAGAGCTGATAGAGCCAACGATATTGTTAAAGATGTTAGATCCAAACTTAAAGCAAATAATGCAGATGAAAAATATATTCAATTGTTAGATTTAACTCAAAAACTAAGTGATGCTATCTATGATAATATTAAAAACTATCAAATAGATAGTATTGAAGATTTAGAAGTTGTTGCTCAAAAGATTAGCTCAATCAGAAACATTCTTAAATCAGATAGATATGGACTAAGTAGATATTTCAATTATTATATTTCTTATGTAGTGGATAATAGACCAGAGAGGGCATATGATTATTTATCAGATCCTTATTATGTAAATATTGATGCTGCCTTAGAAAACTTACCAAGAATAATAACAATTATCTCTAAACTATAAAATAAAAGCCTTTCAAATGAAAGGCTTTTTTATTTCATAACACTTAAATATCTACTATGTTGTTCTGCTGATTTTGAACCGTGAACAAATAGTAAACTCTCAAAGTTATTATTTATCAACACAATTCTATTATGTCTAGCTAAAGTCCAACCATGACTTAAAATGAAAGTGTCTTCATTATCAGCTATTCTATGACTAATATCAAATAAATTATAATATTCTTCAGATGTTTTAGACATCAAAGCCGCTTCCACTATATAAGGACTAAAATAATGTGTGCATAAAAACACATCACCTAAATTACTAGTCAGTTTATCACGCCACATTATACAATTAATAATACTTTCATCACCATAAGGATAAACATCACTACTAAAATCTTTATAGTATTTAAGAATTTCATTAAAGAAGCTTATACATTTTTTATTAAAAACCATACAACAAGCTTGTAAATAAGTATTACTAAAATCATTATTAGTAACACCTATTCTTCTTTTAGCTTCACCTAAGAAATTAGGATCGTTGTAATTTGGCTTAGGACTAGGCCAAATATGAAAGTTATTGAATCGTTCTGTTGGTAATAAAGGATAGTTATCAACTTTATAATCCCACACCTTATCTATATTATATGTAGGTAAGCAATCATTGTCTAACCAAACAACATCATCATACTTTTCTAATGCTTTTAAACAAGAAAGAACCTTATAAATAAAGACATAAGCAGGTTGCCAGTTCTCTGGTTCCCATTTAATATCAAAGTCTTCTGGTTTATAAACAATCAATTTATAATCAGAGAACTCATCAATACTATCTTTTAGAACCTCTGCTAATTTTTCATATTGTTCACCAGCGGCAAATGTTATAAATCTTTTCATTATTATAGTTATCTAGATCTTTCGGGTCTATATGTGTTGTCAATTATAGAATCACCACCTGCCTGACTAGTTAGTATAAAGTCTTTAAAAGCTGGCATTTTCTCACCTACTTTTTCAAATGCGTAATTTAAAAAGAAATCAGGCGAGTGCCAACCAACATTTTTTATTCTATCTAGCCAAAAATCCATATTTCTTGAATGTACCATATAACAATGACCAAGTGTCATCATATTACCTAAATATAAGTTATCAGATAACTTATCAGTGTAAACAACTTGATGATTTGGTGATTCAAATCTAACTATCTTATAATCAGAATTCTCTAATAGATTGATGGCTTCATCTACTCTATCCCTAAAGAATTGAGGATCAACGGTAATTAAACAATCACATTCACATATTAAAGTATAATCCTCATCAACAAAAGATGCTAGAATCGCAGACATGTGTCCCTGCCATGCGCCATAATGGCCCGATGTAAACCCAAATTTATTAGGATCCGGTTTTGTTATACCAACTATCCAATCAGTCCTCCCCTCAAAAACATTATGGGTTGGTGGATATTGCATATATCTTGGGTTAATAATTCTAATATATCTATAACCTAATTGAGATAAAGATTTATGTGACCTTACTTCTCTTTGCTTATCTGGTTCAGATGATACTTGTATAATCTTTACATCAGTTCTATTCATCTAATTTATATTTTTTATTTTATATACTAAATGGCTTATTTAGTTTAAAACTAAAAACCCATCATTTCTGATGGGTTTAACTGATTGATAAGATTATTTATACAAAGTCAGTAAGATTGCTAACAAAGAACCTAAAGTGATAATCAAGAAATTATACTTAGCATGAACAGAGGTAGAAGCCAAAACCGCAATCTTATCTGATGATGGTGGATTATATGGATTATGATTTTTATTAAAAGATTTTACATAAAAAATAGAAAAAATATAACCAACAACTGATAGAATCAAAGCTATAAACAAAGGCACACCAACAAACATATGAACTAAGCCAAATATAATATTAGCAGTAATTCGTTTTCTAACACCAAACACCATACTACGGAAAGTTTCTTCTTCACTTTTTGCTAAGTAGGGTAAAGCCAAGCTCAATAGGAACCAGAAACCAACAATGATTAAGACTGAATTAGATCTGAACGGTGCGGTGATGATGTTACCACTCGGAGCATCAGTACCACTACCTAACATACTAACCCAAGACCAAGTCATGAATTTAGGTAGACCAATAGAAGCTAAAACACCAACAGAAATAATCACAAAAATAACAATTAAGAAAGCCCATAGGTAGTCAATTTTGTTATTTAAGTAAGCATTCCTCAAAACTGAGGAGTCTTTGCGAAAGTCTTTGTAAGAGTTGTAAAAGGCTGAGCCAATAAGTAAAGTTGCGATTATATTAAATATCATATTATACAAATATACGGATAAAAAATAAAAAAACCTAATTAATTAGGCTTTTAATTTTTCTTTAAGATGATTAATCTTTATTTTTAACTCTTCTCTTCTAGCAAGTTTCAATTTACAATATTCATTGAACCTATCGTTTATATTCAACTTACCATCAAAGAACTTAGTGTTATTAGAAATTAAATAAACTTTATAATACATAATATCATTATATATTGAGTCTATTTCAGATTCAAGCTTCCATATTTTATATCTAATATACAGCTTTTTTAACATAAACTATATATTAATTAATATCATGGAAAACCTTTATTTATCTATATTTGATAAGATATTATTTAATTTATTATCTCTTACTCTTTGATTGATTAATTTCAATAATTCTTCTTCTTTTTCTGGATAATAGCGAGCTAACCCAAATGGCTCAAACTGCATATTATCAATCAAATCTTGATTAACATTTAACTTAAACTTATGCCTAATCGAATCATTATATTTTTTAACAAACTCAGTTGATCTATCAACTACTAAACCACCACCTGTTTGAAACTTCCAGAACCTAAATAACATCAAGCTTCTTGATAAAACAGAGTGCTCGAAATAAAAGTTATCTCTTTGTTCATCAGTCATTGGTAGTTTAGGTGACACACTACTTAAATGTAAATCAGCATTGTAAATATAAATAGCGTCATTAATTAGATAGAAAAATGATTCTACAAAACTAGTAGCAGGTGATAGAAGATTTTCTCTAACATTTGTATCAAATGGTCTTTGACGATTCCACTCTTCAGTAGCCATCTTACTTAAATGTAAACATTCATCGTAATAAGATTGTGTCATTTTGAACTTAGAATATTTATCAAAGACATATTTATACTTTTGCGGATAAAGATATTCTAACCAGTCAACTTCTTTTAACATTTGTTTAAGTGCTAACGATTGTTCTTTAGTTGCTTTAGGTATACCATATTTTTTATACCAGTTTTTGCGAGATTGAATTTTATAATTATCGAATTCAAACCAATCTAATTGAACAACTAAAAGTTCTTTTACACCAAGATTTGTATTATCGTTTGGAACTCTATCTATAATCTTTAACTCTGGAAATTTCATATACCTAATTCATTTAACTTTTTACCACGGTCTTCACTAATAATCTGACCAATGATATCAGAACCAAAACAATTTATCAACTCAGAACGCTTACTATAGATATCATTTTGTTTGAAAAATGTTTCTAAATCAGGTTGATTTTTAGTGATGAAGTTAATCCATTCATCACCAGAGTTTATATCAACTGGACAATTCCAATCACATGCAATAGGATGTGATTTATCAAAAATAGGATAACTATTCCTAACACTCATTTTGATATTCAAATGCCAGTTAGATTTTAACTCCAGTAACCGCTTATTATCAGTTATAATCTGCATAAGAGTACGACCAATCGCAATAACTTTTATCTCACCTTTTGTAGTAAGTGTATTAAAATAATACTTTGTGGACCTACTTATCTCCCTGTTCATAAATTTTTCATTAGTAGATCTATGATAGTAGATTTTTGAAACCCATTTGTACTCTGGATCATAAAGAACACTAAGCTGGCCAGTATCACCTTGATACATTAAACTATCAACTTTTGTTACCCATTGAATTTTACCATCAACTATTCTTGGGATAAGTTTAATGATATCACCATCTTCTAATTTATGAATTTTTATCATCTAATATCGTTTTTAATTTCATATCTCGAATAGCATCTTGGTTATTCATTTCATAAAGTCTTTTACGAATTGAACTAACCTTATCATTTATTTTATTGAGAATCTTACTATGTTCAAAAATTTCTTCAATAAACTCTTTTGTCATTTCATTTGGTATTCTTACTTCCACATCTTCTTTATTAACCCAAACACTACAATACCAAATACAATCTGGTTTAGATGAATCTTGATTATAAGTAAAAAACCTTAAACCAGGTAAATCAATAACAGAGTATTTACTTTTTGGCTCTAAATAAATTGATTGACCAACAAATACTTTATCTAATATGTCTAATATTTCTAACTTAGTCATTTCCTAAAACATTATTTAGTTTCTCATCTCTCTTTTTCTCAATTTTCAATAAATCTATATCTTCTCTTGATAATTTTTCATATTGCTTGAACTCACGAATGTTTTTACAATAGATAATAAAATCCCATTCCCAATAATTTTCATCATCAATATCTTCCACAATATGCACACCTAACCACAAATGAGACTTTGTTCCATAACTTTCGTGTGACCAAAGAATAATATTAAACATTTGATCACGAATAAAATCAGTAAAACTTCTAGCATTATCAAACTCCCAAAACATAGGTATATGGCTATATGATCCATTACCACCACCTATATTCATTGATACTTTTATCATAACAAAACATTTAATTTTAAATATCTAATATTATCTTTTCTCTACACTCTGGTATATTCATAATAATCTATCTAGTTTATACTGACGTTTCAATTGTTTCTCCCATTCTGGTGAAGGATACAAACCCAAAGGATTTCTATCAGACTGCATTTTATCCATCAAACTACCTTCTGCTTTAATCATAACTTTAACACTCCAGAAAGTTAAGTGTTGAGTATATTCAACTATTTCATAGTTATATATATCAGGTCCTAAACCAACCATCATACCAATTGGATACCACTTCTCTAAAATCTGTAATTGTAAATCTTTAGGAGTAGAATTAAAACGCAATAAGGCGGCCCTATCACGAGTGTGATAGTCCCACCATATTAACGATTTTTTACCAAATGTGCTCATTAGCTCTTTACCATATATTTAGCCATATCCACCCAGTTATCAGGATAAGCGGCTTTCATTTTAATTACCATAATCAACATACGCATATTCAAGTTGACTTCATTTTTAACACTAGCTAAGAAATTCAAAGCCTCAAGTTTATCTTCTAATACATAGTCTGGTAAGATTGAACCTATAATAGAAGTCATACGGTCAATTTTATCATCTGGTGTCATACTCAAATCTACGGTCAAACTTCTCGATAAGATAGCATCATTCATGCTTTCTTTAGATTTGTTAGAGATAAAGATTATACGACCAGTGAAGTCAAATTGTTGAGGGTACTCGTCATTTTTATTCATCTTAGCCATCCAAGTGATAGTTCTCTTCTCATAAGAATCTAACGCAGACTTCAAAATATTTAGTGCTACTTTATCTTCTAAAACCGAATCACAATCGTCAAAGATAATCAATTTACCATTATTATCATAAAGTGCGTTGTATAAGCCACGAGCAGTTGAGTAACCTTTGAAGAAAACATAATCATCTTCAGTCATATCGGTGCTCTCAATAGTTTGATTAACTGAGTGTGTCTTACCTAAGCCACCTTCACCAGTAACAATTAGTGATGGCGTAACACCACCAATAACCATATGAGTTAAGTTATTAAGAAATTCAAATCTTTGATTTATTGTAAATGTAGACATAGTGGTTATTATTTGTTATACAAAGATAAGGAATTTATACCAATAAACAAAAAAAATTGATTTTTAGAGATATGTATTTTTATATATACAAGTAATAAAAAAATAATTTTTTAACCATGGCAGGTAGATCAATTGAAGATATTTTGAGACAACAGGCGGCTCAACGTCAAGCTCAAATTCAACAACAACAAGCTCAAGAAAGAGCTCTTCATGAACAAAGAGAAAGAGCAAGACAAGACTATTTACAAAGAATGAGAATGTTTGAAAAGCTTTCTAATACAAATCCAGCGGCAGCAGCATCTGCGGCAGCAGGTGGTCACACGACACCAATAATTAACGGTCATACTGAAATCATTTTATTCAGTACAACAGACTCATCTAACTGGCATTATGTAATACTAGATTTTCAACATGATACTATCAGTGATTCTAAAGACACTGGAATTTCAAATTCACTAAATATAAATCACTATTATGTTATTGATAACACAGGTTATGTTGTAAAAATCAGTGATAACTATTTGTGTATAAATGATAGCACTCATATAGTTAAAACTATTACTGGTTCATATGGTGTTCATGCTAAGAGTGATTTAGTTATCTTCTATGATGAGACTGCTGGTGAAATTAATTACTTTGATGGTAAGGTTTTCTCTACATTTACTGGTGCTCCTGTTTCACCAAACTCATATAATTTAACAAGAGGTGGATATTTAATCATTGAATATAGAAATTCAGATAATGGTGATATTACAATTTATAACTGGACACCTACTGATGGTTTAACATCTATTTATACGGATGTTTATTGGGGATTCACTGGTGAATACAATGGTATTGATGTAGACCCATCAGTTCCATTTTTCTGTGTTGAGATTAACCCAGGTGGTCATTGGAAAAAAATTAAAATTATAGGTGAACAAGGTGATGCTAGATCTATACTTGATGTTGATGCTCTTAGTGGTGGTACAATGGCAAGTGGATATATTCAGTTTTATGGTGATAGTAAAGTAGAATGGCAGTTTAATGCTTTTGGTGGTTCTGTAAGATATATTGGTAACTATGACTATAATACAGATACTTGGAAAACAACAAGACACAATACAACAGCTAACTATGTTAACCAAGAAAATGTTTTTCAATATTCTCCAATAGGAACACAATTTACATCTCCATCAAATGGTAAAGTAAACTTATTTCATGATGGTGCTAGTGGTAGCCAATATAATATTGACCTATATAGACACTTAGATGTAATTTGGACAATTGATGGTGGCAACTACCTTACTTATTCAGTTAACAATACAACAACTTGGTCAAAAGGCGTTGACTTAAACGATGCTAGTCGTGATTATGGTAACAATACTTTGTATTGTGGTAAATCAATGTTCTTCCCTATGTGGTTGAACAATAGCTACCTTTCTTTATTATGTTTAACATCTACACAATCTGTAGTTATACAAGCTGGTTCAACTACAGGATTAACCGGTAGTCAAGGTTATGGTCATATTCCAGGATGGTATAATGGCCAAAGATATGCTACATTTAGAGTAGGTGATTATTTTGGTATTTGGTTAGCTTATGCTACTAGTGATGTTTATAAAATTTATGATTATACAGGTAATAAAGTTGTATCATTAACAATGAGTGTTGGTACTTACCTAAACTATAGAGGTAATATAGCTGTTATAACAACACCAACTACTGATTATCTTTTTGCTGAAAGTACATTAGGTGCTTCACCTTCTTACGCTACTTATTCAAATTTAGGTTGGAACGCTATAGGACAATCACCTGATTACTCTAGCACAGAAGATGCGTCACTTATAATTAATTCTAATTTATCAACTGGTCAATTTAGAATATTCAAAAATCCAGGAGCTATTGATGGTACGGTGCCTTCTGGAAAGATATCTTACGCATTTGCTAGTACTACATATGTTGGATTTGTGGATGATAGTAGTGGTAGTGTTGTTGTTTATTTATATGACTCAGATGCTAATCTTTTACAAACAGCTGATCTTGGTGTATCATCTATCAATAACTGGTTTATAGTAGAAGATAGAATAAATCTTGAAAAAGATAATGGTTCTACAAAAACATTCTGGTATGTTTCTCCAACTAAGGTAGATACTAAAGTAATAAAAAATGTATCATCATATGATGTTTACTATGACAATTACAACTGGTGGGCTCAACAATCTTGGTGCTAATAAAACTAAAAACCCTCTCAAATCGAGAGGGTTTTTTTATTTTAAAATATTATCAATCTTTTTATCACGTTCTTCTTCTAAATATTCATAAACCCAACCTGGGCAGTTTCCTTCTTCTTCACCTCTGAATGTATCTTCATTGATATCACATCCAGCAATATGGTCTTCATAACCATCTTCATGAGAAAACTTACAAGTATAACAATGCTTTGTTGCTTTATTAAAACAACACACTGGCTCATGTTTAGCCATCAAATCAGCATTTATATCTGTATGTGAACAATGGTCACACTTCCAAACTTGTTTCATTAAAAATCAGGTCTAACCCATTTAGTTTTATAATTCTTGTTATTAACGGCATAAGCCGCATAATCATTGACTTGAGGATAACCAGTATTGTAATAACCTAAAGTCAAGTCCCATCGACCATATATGCCATATATCTTTCTTAACATCTTACAACTAACATCAACATTTAACTCTAAATTAGTTCTTAATTCTTTGGCACTAACATGATGTCCAGCGTGAGCATGTGCAAACTTGGTTATAATTTGCATTGGGCCTTGAGCACCACCATCAGATGTTAAATAAGGATCATAATCCCAATCAAAAGGACCACAATACCTTGTTTCAAGCCAAGCAACATTATACAAGATATGTTTTGGTATTGAATATTGCTTTGACTTACGTTCAATTAAGTTATACATTTGTAAGCAAGCAGGTGAATTAGTAGAGTCACCTAACGAAATGATTTTCATTTCAAACTTAGACTTTTGAGTTTGTAACAAATAACCACAGGTCAGAACGGCACTAATAACCAAAAGTGTAATCAGTATTAATGTGCTTTTAATCTTCATAGAAATTATTTAGGTGTAACCGGAGTATGCTGACTCCAAATGTTTTTAGCATAAATATCAAAAATAGCTCTACCTACACTATCATCAAGTAAAGTATAAGTACCATCATTTTTAGTGATAATCATAAAATCCGAGTTTTCATCAATTGCTAGTGTAACCTCAGAACGTCTGATTGTAACGGGTTTGTGTTTAACTGAATAAGACTTTAAGTCTTTGTAGTAGTAGCCTAATGTAAAAAACATAGACATACCTAAAATAACTAATGAATAATGTAAAATTACTTTTAAAATCTTGAGAGCCTTTTCTTTAATCTGTTGTAGTTGTTCCTTCATAAAATTGTATTTAAATTGTTAATGTGACAAAGGTAATACAAAAAATTCAAAAATAAAAGTCAGATAAGCAATTTAATCTTATTATCTCTTATAGTTTCTTTTGATAAAGGTTTCAATCTATCTTGATCAGTACACTGATAACACCTGGTGCCTTGATGTTGATAATGTATCGTGAATGTATAAGAACAATCTTCACAATATACCTCACCACACATATCACATATCATAATATCTGGTTCAACATTAGTTGTATAGCAAATATGACAATGTGGTTGAATCATTTTAATATTTTACTTATTTTACTATCTCTTGAATCTCTTAACTTATAAAATTCTTTATATTCTTTTTTAGCAACTGATATTATTTCTTTAGCTTGTGTTTTAGTTGGGTTATCTGTTCTTGTGTTAGGTAAACCATCTACAAAATCCCAATAGATTTCATCATTTAAGTAAACAATAGCTTTTAGATATGAACCACCCCATTTTGAACTGGTGTAATAAACATAATCTACTCGCCAAACATCCTCATTACTTTGAAAGTAAAAACTTGACTTAATATGTTCCATTTAATATAGTATTAATTTTTTTATCTCTTAGAAAAGAAGCATAAGCCGACTTAAACAACGACTCATGCCTAATCATAGAAAGTATTTCATCTTCACCAACATTACCAGGTATAGAATGAATTAACTCATTTATATTTGAAATCTTTAACTTAACATCATTATACTCAAATAAAACAGCATCAAATTCAAAAGTAATATGATTATATAAAAATGACATTTCTAACATCATCTTTATTTGATCAGGTGAAAACTTATCATTGAACTTACCATCAATGATATCTTGAAAACTATCCTTTATAAACTGATTTGTGTCATTTAATTTCATAATAGTGCTTTTAATTTAATTGTTCTTTGTAATTGAATATCATGTGGATACTTCTTTGCTTCTTTCAATATTACTGAAGCAACCCACTCTTCTAATGTTACTGACTTACCTTTGATATCTAACATACCATCTTTATAAGAATACCAGTAACCATAAGAATCATCTGATATCATATCTTTATGAATATCATTCATATAAACCGTTATCCAAGAATCACCAAAAATAAATCTTTGAGTAAATACCGTTTTATCCTTTCTTTTCAAAGATTTCATTGCCGTAACATTCAACTCTAGTGACCAATCATTAAACACCCGTTCAATATGCTTCAACATCACAGATGGTCTTTTACTAAGTATTAATGTCTTATCAACACGACCATCTACATAATGAACCACATGATATGAATCTTCATCCCACTTAGTTAAGTAATCACCTTCTACTGCACGACTAACCGTTTCAGTTGAAATTGTAGAAACTTCTTCAAGCCACTTGCGAAGCTGAATATCTCTTTGCGAATTATGTATTTGTAAATCCATTATATTCCTATTTGTTCTAATTTTTTATTTCTTAACCACTCATTATATAATGATTCAAATGCTTCATCATCCCATTGAAAACCAAAGATATAAGTTGAACCACCACACCATCTTGACCAAACATCATAAAATAAATTCCAAGATTTAAATAACTTTTCTAATGACTCAGCTTCTTCCCTTGTAGTGTATAATTGAAAACCTGACTCAGATAAGTACATCATTAAAACATCAATCTTATGTGAACGGTTGCTCCAGTTTTCTAAGTACCACTCACCTTTCAAGTCTTTAACTTGTTGCTTTATCTCAGGTAAATGATGGTCACAATATCCCTTTGTAACAATATCAAATACCTCAAAAGGTTTTAGTTTCCTAATTATACGCCAACTCATATTCCTAACTTATTTAGTTTTAAATCTCTTTCACCAGCCAAATCCACAAAACACTCAATTGGTACAAACTCTTCATGAAAGTAATAAGGACCTTTTAACTTAACACATATTCTATCCGGAAAATGAAAATCAACATCAGTTACTTTATATTTTTCACCTATGATTAAACGCTCATTATCATAATCACCACCTATATAACCAATAGAATAAGAATTTAACTTAACACAAGTTAAAATATCACCTATTTTGAAATCTTTATATGTTTTCATATACCTAACTCACTTAATATTTTATCACGCTTAATCGCTTCATCTGAATCAAAGTAAATATCACCACGAAGATAAAACTCCATCGTCTCAGTATAGTTTTGACCATGTTGTGATGAACGAAACTGAACCGTTAACCTCTTTGCTTTAGCAACCAAATCTGGACAATCCAATATCTTTGATTTTAACTGCTCACGAATATCCTTTTTAACCCAATTCATCAACTCATGTGTTAAACACGAACCGTTCATTGTACTGCGCTCAACTTCTTCATAAGCATCCTGATATCGTGTAGGTAATCTAAACTCTAAAGTATCAACCTGCCAAAACATCCACCAATACTTGCGGTAAACCGCATAACCCTTATTATGTTTTTTAATATAACCCATCTAATATCTTATTTAAAACATTATCTCTTCTTAAAGCAACATAGTCAAAGTATTCATCTACCAAGCGAACCGTATAAACAAAACACGGCTTACCTAAACTATTACCACCTTTACCTTTAGCAGCACCTAATCTATACAATTCATCATCAGATAATAAACAAAATGAATTAATTTGACTATCTGAACAAAGGCATTGAAAGTAAGGCATATCTATCTTCTTGGTATATAAATCATGAAATTCTTTAGTAGTTTTATAACCAGGTATCACCTCATGTAAAGTTTCTTCAGTATAACCCTTACGAATCCACTCAATTGAATTACAAACCAATCCATTGTAATACCAATACTTATCATAATCAGTAATAATCTGAGTTGATTTAAAAACAATTTTACCAAGATACTCTTGACCAGGTATAAGTATCTCACCCCAATGAGCCGCCATTGATTTCTTACACTTCAATGTCAAAGATTCTCCTAATTTTGTTTTTTCTAAGTTCATTTCTCAAAGTTTTAATTGTTTGCCTCATAGCACGAGCAAACGTTTCATCAGCTAATCCATTCATCCAACTCATAAACCCAACTCTTCTATTTTCTTATTACGAAGATACGATTTAAATACCATCGGCTTTTTATTTCCTCCAATAAAAGCATCCACCACTTCATCTGGAATAACAATGTCTAATCTTTTCTCTAGCTCCATTGCCAACTCAACACAATCTAAATCATCATAACCATTATCATTCCAAGTTTTATTCATATCTAATGGATAACCTATCTTTTCATTAGCAACCTCCATCAAAATCTCTGGAGTTACCTTAACTATATCTGGACACTTTTCGATCATTTCTAATTCTGTCATAGTATTTGCTTTAATTTTTTATCTCTTATTTCTTGTAATAGTGAAGGTATATACTGACCCCACTTTATATAAATCTTCATCTTTTCAGCATCCCAATCAAAATCATCAATTGATTTATAACTATTTTTGCCATATACCGCCGTGTGATGATTAATCAACATATCAATACACTCATTCATAAACACCTGACGAATTCCAATATCCGATATCTCACCAGCCCAATCTGTTAACTGCTTATGAAATTCAGACCACTCATTTAACTTTCTCATTCGCTTACTATGTTGACGGGTTTCTTTAAAGAATCTCCAAACTATTCCAACAATTACAAACAAAAACACTAAAAATAATGCCGCTTGTATAATCTTAAATATCATATACCTAACTTATTTAACTTTTCTTGACGATTTATTAATTTAGTAATATCAACCAAATACCCTTTAGTAAAACAACCAGCAATAGTTAACCTAACACTCGTCATTTTATCCCAATCTATTGTAAATTCAGCATCATACTCTACCTTACCAAACACCACCTTAGGACCTTTATCTGAATACATATGAATAGTAATAATATCACCAATATCAAAATGATGATAATAATGAACATCAGTATCTAAACAGATACTAACACCACCCTTCATTACTTCTAAATAATAAACCGTCATAAAACACAAAGATACGAATAATATTTTAAAAAAACAAAAATCAATCTATTGATTGATCTTCTTACACTTTTTAAGTAAAACATTAATAGTTTTTACCACATCACCTCCAAAACTTAACCTACAGAATTTATAAATATGTCCTTCACGATTACGATAATATATCCTATCTACTTGACATATAATATCACTGCCATAATAATTATCACCGCAAGTAACCTTATCACCTACTTTTATATCACTACTTAAAAAATTAAACCATTTCATACTAACTCTTATTTATATTATACTTTTTAATTATTACGATGTTTTTAGTTTAAAAATTTTTTCTTTTCGAGTTTACGAGTTTAAAAATTTTCCAGGAATCTCCACCCACCACAACATTAAACCCTACTCAACCTATCTCGCAACCTTTTCATAGCTTCTATACGAAAATAAACACTATCCGCCCAACGATTAACCAAATCATCAACATCACCACGACCACAATAATATAAATTATTCATAATAGTCATATCATACCTATACTTAAATATATTCATCTCTAAAACACGAATACGATGGTCCAAAATAGCTACCTTCATTTTATTAGATATACTTACACACATAAGTTATATATTAATAACATATTATTAACAATGATAAATTTTACTTATTTTTTATAATAAAACAAATAAATAACAAATTCATATAAACACTATGATAGAACACTTTAAACTAACAGATATAAATATACAATCAAACGAAGGTAAATTACTAATGGCAGCAGTAGCCATTCTTACCTCTATCGATCATAAACATATCATCTCAGGTAGATGGGGTGGCACAATAACACCAGATACAGCAGTTAAACAAATAACAGAACTATCTAACAAAATCTACTACGAAGAAGAATACAAAGCAGAACAACAAAGAATCGAAAGAGATAATAAAATTAATAAGATACTAAGAAATGAGTAATTTAACTAACAGGTCAGCGTGGCACGGTGCTGGTATTGCACAAATAACAGGGTCTCAAGGCTCTATAGGAATAACAGGCGCTAAAGGTACACCAGGTAACCAATTCCAAATAGAAGAACTTGAAGAACTACAAAAAAAGTATCATAACCGCTTTATCATTAGAATAGAATACGATGATGTAGACTTATCTCCTACTAACCTAATAAAAGATACTCACGAAGTGAGAGTGTCTAAAGACACTACTACTACCAATAGAGAATATAAGCTCATACCTAAAAGTATTTCTAATATAGTAAACGAAACAGATAAATTCATACAAACTCTAATAGTAATGATTAGAGATGAAAAATTAGACAAAATCATCAATGGCAGAAAAAGTTAAAAAAATAGGTTGGGAAAAAGCTTCACTATTTAATAAGAACTTCGATAAAATATACGACTTCTGGAAAAAGAAAGCCGAAGACGAATATAACTACTACGATGACCTGAAACTAATCAAAGAACATAATAAAGTAATTATCTATATTATAATAGATGATATTGACCAATACACAGAACGTGAAGAATGGCATAATGACCCAGATGACCCAGAAACAATAATATAAGATATGGTAAGAGTACCTTGTTATAACTGCGGAATAGGAATTGATTTAGAACCAATCGGGATTCGGTCGGGTTATGATACCTTATGTAAAGAATGTAAATGCCATATAGAATCAGATAAAAGAGATAAGAAGTTAGACAAACTATTGAAAAGAAATATATGGCAACGAATAAAACAACTTATAAAAATATAAACGGGGTTTATAAATTAAAGATAATAGTATGTAATAATTGCGGTACTATCATGGATGGTGAAGTTAGTTCTTGTACCGTATGCAGAGATGCGAAATTGGGTAAATTACTGAAAAGGTCTATTTGGAGGAAAATTAGAGATTTTGTTAGATTATAAAAACATTACAGAAAAGTGCTACGTTTTTCTGTAGAATTTTGTGTTGATCCTATTCACGCTTATCAGCATCTACCGAAACCTTCTACTCTGTACTGATCCGTATATACAAGCACCTCTGAAAGCCGCACCCCCATTACGTTTCCGAGGTGTCATTTTTTCACAAAAAATCGATGTTAATTTGGCCTTACCACAAAGGTTTTCAGCGGCCGAATGACGATTTGACAAAACCAAATAAAGTTGTCCACATATTACATATACAGAAATTTGCTGCGTTTTTCTGTAGTCAATTATATACCTAATGACTCTAATTTATCATATACCTAATGATTTTAGTTTTTTATCACGACTTTCGTCTAAGTTTAATTCTGTATCGCGCCAGTGAGCGTATAAACTCTTAGTTTGTAATTGCTTTTTAGAACATCTTTTACATATTCGGAATAAGGTATGCTGCTGCCAACGGTAGGTTGAGCTGTTTTGCTTTTTTACCACAAGAGAGCCAAAAGAATCGCGATCTGTAAAGTATCGCCAGTTGTGGCCTATTATTTTACAAAGTATCATATTCCTAAATTTCTTAGTTTCTGCTGTCCTACTGGTGATGTAGCATCTTCATTTACATCACCATAGAATGTTATAAAGATAAAGATAAAAAGTGGGTCTACAAAATTATGTAGCGTTTTTCTGTAACTACTTTAGAATAGAATCTATCTTTGTTTCTCGCCATTTGTCTAATGGGGTTAGTATCCTTTCAATTGTGTTTAAGTGTAGTGTTGTTACCCGTTTATTTTCGGTGGTGAATATATCACGGTATGCACCGCCTAGTGATAGTGGTGTTTTTATTATATAGATGTTACCTTTTTGGAAGGTGATATCGTGTAGAGTAAAGGTTTTTATACAGATGTATTTCATACTTTTTCGAGTATTACATATTACAGAAAAGTGCCGCGGATTTCTGTAGTTTATTAGAATAATATTACTGGTGGTTGGTTATTTAAGTAAAGTGCATAGGTGAATAAGCAAATTGTGGTTATAAGCCATATCCACCAAGATTTTTTTGTCATAAATCTGTTTTCGGATTGAACTTCTTTGTTTTTAGCGAACAAGAGTAGATATAGATATGCTTTGATAGTTGATGATATCAGTATAAGTATTAAGATTAATGTTTTTAATTCAAATCCTATCATTTTAGAATTAGGTCCAAACTTCAGTGAATTAAAACTTAACAAATTAGTTGTTCTGCTTATGATAAATAGCATGGCAAATCCGATAATGAATGCTATTAGTTTGTGTGATGCTTTCATAGTTTTGTTTTAAGCAAAGTTACTATAATATAAAATAACTACCAAAATCATATGTAATCTAGCGTGTGTATTTCATACTTTATAATGATTCAATCTTAGCAATTACTTTATCTCTACGTTTGATAGCTGATTCGTTTTTATCACCGGTAGAGTTGTTAGACCAGAATGTATTGAAGTCAAATCTTACATAGAAGTTGTAGTTATCATTACCTGAGATACCACCTGAACGAGCATTATAAGATTTAGGGAATTTGGCTTTATAAGCTTCAGCTTCGTCTTTTGTTTCAAAGTAAGCGGTAATACTTCTTACTTCATTAGCATCTCCAATATCATTTACAGATGTTAATAAAGGTAGGGCGTAGTAGCCACTGGTATCTGTAGGGTTTTTATAATCTAGACGGTGAACAAGTAGTTTCATAGTGTAGTGATTTATACAAAGATATGAAATATTACTAACAAAACAAAATTGTGAGGTTAAATGTTATTATATCCCTCAACGGATTCTACTGGTGGTTTTCCAATCTCTTGTAGGAAATCGTTTAATCTATCGATGATTATCTCATCATCATGTATAATATCATAATCATTAAACAATTCTATATAATCTTTATTATAGAATAATAGCCAAATGTCACTAACTGGGTTATTATAAAGGTAAATATCACCAACAACCACCTTTGGAAAATGTTCTAACGATGTTAATTTATTATTTTTACAACTAAAATAACCACCAACGGATTCAGGACAATCTTCCAAAGATGTTAATTGATTATAAGAACAATTAAAATTACCACCAACGTATTTAGGAGCACCTTCCAAAGATATTAGTTTATTATCAATACAATTAAAATCACCAGTAACCTTTCTAAACTTTAATGGTAGCTTTGCTAATCCTTTATTTTCTAAATCAACATTACCATCAACATCAATCGAACCATCTTCGTTAATAGTATAATCTTCTATACCACAAATTTTACATATATCATCAATGTCATTTTCAATAAATGATTCATATAGTTTTAAGTATTTCATTATCTTATATATTATTATATCCTTCAACGGATTTCACTGGTGGCTTACCAATCTCTTGTAAGAACTCATTTAATCTATCAATGATAATGCTATTACCACGAATAACATCGTAATCGTTGAGTAATTCAATCTTATCTTTATCCTTGAATAATTGCCAAATATTATCAACCGGATTATCATAAAGGTAAATATCACCACCAACCTGTGGGAAATGTTCTAAAGATCTTAATTGATTATTACAACAATTAAAATAACCACTAACTGATCTAGGAGAACCAACCAAACTAGTTAATTGATTATGACTACAATCAAAACGATCACCTACCGATTCAGGACAACCTTGCAAACTAGTTAATCTATTGAAAGAGCAATAAAAACTACCACCAACATATTGAGGAGAACCCTCTAATGATGTTAATTGATTATTAGAACAATAAAAAGTACCAGTAACCTTACCGAACTTTAGTGGTAGCTTTTTTAATCCTTTATTATTTAAATTAACATTACCATCGACATCAATAGATCCATCCGAGTTTATAGTATAGTTTTTTATACCATACTTTTTACAGATAGCATCAATTTCATTAAATGATTCATATAGTTTTAAGTATTTCACAAGGTATATATTAAATGTCTTTTATATAAAAAAAGACAACCTGCCCTTGATTTCTTCAGACATTTTATAGTCCGCCCTTCGTACTTTGATATCCAGTCGGCAACCTGTTTATCGTTTCTGACAATACAAAGATAAGGAGGATTACTTAATTAAACAAGGGATTCTAATAATTTATTTCTTTTATATACTTTATAATCTTCTAATGGCATCCAATGTGTTGGTTGAAAAGGAAATTGAGGATGATTGTCGGTAAAGAAGTTATCTGAATCTTGTGGGTCTTGAAAGTTCCATTTATATTCACTACTCATAAGATACCACATAATAGCTTCTTGGTTACCATCAGTAGTCATAACATCATATCCTTCTGGTGGATAGTTGCTATCTGGTTGGTTATTTAAATCTTTATTATTAAAGGCTATCCACATTGTTATATTAGTTCTGATAATTTAATACCTCTTAAAATTGATTTCCATTTACTTACTTCTGAGTTATCTATAATGCTATCTGCTTTATAGATAATAACTTTATCATCAACTATTTCATAGATAACTTTTTTAGTATGATTTAAATGTGACATTGGTTTACCAATTAACATAATCATATTATCACCTATAAGTTTAACATCTTGTATCTCAGTGGTGTGATTAGGATAGTGTAGTTTAATAAGGTCTATAATTTCTTGTTTATCCATTAGGCAAAGATAATATTTAGCAATTAATTATTTTTATAATGTATAGGTTTATTTCAAATCCTTTACTGATAACTTACCTTTAAATAAACAACCTTGTGATTCAAAATCTTTTCTTTCAAGTCCTAAACTTGTTAAATAATTAGAAACTTCTTCTAATTTAGAAAGGTCAAATTCAAAAATACTAGACATATATTGTCCATTTTTATCTTTATTAAAACCTAAATTGAACTTATCATTCAACATATCCATTATTTTAACATTTACCTTGCTATCAAGATCCTTGTTTAATATTCTTGGCATTCCATTATTTGTGAATACCCAAATAAAAACAGATTCTGCATATGTACCCATAACATTTCTTTTCCAAGATGTTTTAGCACCTGAGACAATATCATTGAATAAACCTTCGTTAAATCTTTTTAAGTGTTTCATATATTTAATTTTTTTACAGGAGTATATATAAAAGAAAATATTTATTTAATTTAGTTAGCTTAATATTTGATTTAACTTCTCATCACGATATTGTGATATGTCTGGTTGCCAATCATATAGATAAGAATGTATTCTAAATCTTTTATCTACATATTTAGTCCATTGTGGTCCATTATAACTAAAAGGACCACCCAACTCTGTTTGTTGAAAAGCAGTTACTGGTAGATAATAACCAACCTCAGTAAATAACTTTTCTAACATATCTACGAATTGATTCAAAGCTAATTGTTCTTCTACATAATCATTATAATTGTCTTCTAAGTGCCATTGAAGCATATTATCTCTATCAATGGCGGCTTGAACACCCTGATTAACCATTTCTTTCCTAACATCACCAAGAATATTAGAGTTACCAAATGGTCGTTTGAATTCCATAGTGATGTAAGTGTCATCTTCATCCCAATCTAAGTAAAGTTGTTTTAATAAACCAATCTGCCAATCCTCTACATTATACTTTTGTATAAAGTCAGGTTTTAATTGACACGATATGGTGATAAACTGCATCGCAGGATAAATGTCATTTAATTCTTTTTTGGTTAAATACTCATTATCTTCTAAACGCCATTGAAGCATATTATCATAGTAACCACTCTCATCTGAGTGGTGTGCTTTCAATGACTTAATCCTTTGTATCATATCATCGGTAATATGATATGCTCGTGGTATATTTTTTGATACCCACTTACCTGAATAAAAGAATTCTGATGTGTACATTATTTAATTTCTAATACGTTAAATACGTTATCAATCTTAGCTTCTCTGATATCTGCTAACTCTACATAATAGATAATAGCAGAGTATGATTCAATTGATCGATGAGGTCCAGAAGAAACACCTATTGAGTATTCTGTTTTGATAATCTGTCTGATATCAATTTTTTGTAGAAAGTCATTAACCGCAACTTCTAATGTATGAGTATGGTCCTCATTAAATATCTTTACTTTAGCATTTATCATATACCTAGTTCTTTTAATTTCTTATCTCTTTCTTGTTCTACATTCAGCGCAACATTACGCCAATCCGTTTTTTCATCACCAGAATGTGCCACTCTAACTTGATTAATAAAACACCTTGGACAATATCTAAATTCAGTATTTACTGGAAAGGTATATGATGGTATTACTCTATGTGTTAAATTAACAGGTGATGTTATATGGGGAACATCTTCTTTATAGTAGTTCCACTTATGACCAAACAACTTACACTTCATTTGCTTCTGTTTGTTTTATCAACTCTAATATAATAGATTTATTATCTTGACAGGTTTGAATTAGTGAATGAAGTAATGGTATACCACCATCAGTAGCAAGTATCTTTTGAAATTTATCTTCATTTGACAATATGTCAGTTAAGGTCCAAAATGGACTTAGTTTATTTCTAAGCTTTGCTTGTGGGGTTTCTGGTACCCAATTACCGTTAATATCTCTGGTGCCGCTATCTTGCATATATTACTTTAATTGTATCATAGAAACAGACTCTACACCTCTGTAAATAAGAATTGTAGTTGAGTCATTTAATTGTACTTTATATAAACCGTGATCTATTTCATCCATTACTTTTTCTACTTTAGTATTAGATGAAGGTGCGGGTGAGTTGTTTTCAGTTGTTACCACTGGTGTGTTACAAGCAAAAAGACATAGTGTGATTAGAATGATAAGTATATTTTTCATAATGTAAATATAAGATAATTAATTGAATAAACAAAATAGATATAAAATATAAAAGTTTATATGATTATATATAAAGGTGTTTCTTATAACTCTACTAAATTAATTTGCACTAGTAAGCTATCTTTAATGTTAAGCTACCCTAATTATAACAAATTAGAAATAGGTAAGATATATGATGGTTTCTTAGTTTATGTTTATGGTAATGGTACATCTGGTTGTGTTGATAAACCAAATGGAGATAATACTCAACCATGTGGTTGGTATATAGATGGAGTTAGTAGTTCTATAAATGAGAACTTTGGTCTTGAGTTTTTTAAGCCACTTAGAGATTACAACTTATCATTGATAAATTTATAATATTCCTAACTTCTTTAGTTTCTTATCACGAGTATATTCAATTGATTCAAATCTTTTATGATGATAAAAACGTTTATTGCCATAATCATTAATAATAGCAAATGAATGGTCGCTAATAGAAACATTATCACCTAACACTTCATAAGCTTTACCAATAGTTAAATTGACATGTTCATCTTGAGCACCATCAACTTCACCATTATTAATACAAACTACTTTCATATTCCTAACTGATCTAATTTTTGATTTCTATATTCTTCTAAGGTAATAAAATTATTAGGGTCAACATCCATAGTTGTTTCTAATTTATCATGATGGATAATAAGATACGACTTACCATGACCCCTTCCTGTGCATTTATCATAAACTTCAAAGATATCACCTTTATAATAAGCTCTTTCAATATAAACACCTTTATAATAATAACCTTTCTTAGGTATCGCCCGAAATGCCTTTAGGGGCAGCGGCGCGTCATTAATAGCAATCACTTTCATAGAATCTTATCTAATTGTCTCCTTCGCCATTCATCTAATTTAAGGAATGTGCTTTTATAGTAATACTCTTTGTGACCTCTATCATTTATTATCCACCAGTTGTAATTATCAATACCCGGTAGGCCGCATCCTGGCAGGACATCATATATCTTACCATAGGTTAATTCATATTGTAAACCTTGTGACCTGTATTTCTTAATACAAACTACTTTCACTTCAATATCTTTTTAATCTTCTCTTCTCTGTGGCAAGCTTCACAAATTAACTTACTATCACCAATAGTTAAATCACCTGTTGGTCTCAATATAACATGAATTATAATATTTACAATGGTAACAAATCTACTAGGTTTCTTAACAAAGTATTTATCTTTTACTAAATCAAATTTAGATTGACAATCGGGACAAGTTCTTTCAGTTATTCTCTTACTCATATGCCTAACTCATTTAACTTTTCTTCTCTAAGAATAGATGTTATATCATTAATACATCTAATTGGTTTTAATTCACCATCAACTAAAGATATGTAATAACTATTATCTTTAACAGGATAATTCATTCTTTTTCCAGCTTCTTAGAGTATTATTACCAATCATTAAATTCAATTTATTCAATTGAATTTCATTGTCTAATCTAAATTTTATACCATAAACATTTTTCAAAAAGCTCATACCGAAATCATTTTCTAATAAAGTTTCAATAGGTGTACAATCAAATTCTTTTTTTACATTAGCAATAATGTTATTGTAAGAATTTATAAAATCTTCTTTAGATTGAAATTTAGATTTATAAATAAAATTCATTTTAAATATATCATAATTAATGTGTAAAGTTGTAAATATTTATACCTACAAAATTCCGCATCGTTTTTCTGTAGTTTTTAAATGCCTAACGCTTCGAGTTTATCTTGTCTAATAGATTGTGTATCTAATATCATAGTGCCACTATAATGACCTGTTACCATATTACGAAGTTGTTCATATGAATAGTTAATAATACGACCATTTTCCCATTCAATAGCAACTTCATACTCAAACGGAGCATTAACAACTTTCCCATGTGTATTTAATTTAGAGAGTGTATTTTCTTTATCAACCATTTCCTCTATCCAAATAACTTTATCACCTATATTTAGTTTCATAGAATCAATCATTATAAAATATTTAATTCAACTTCTTTGATTTCTAATTGGTCATTTGTGTACACTTCATGAGTGTATATCTACCCTAAATTAGGGTGTATTAAGCCCCTACCTTCCAAGCATTCTTAACAATCTTTCTAATTTGATTAGCATCTGCTTTATTACCAATCACTGAACCATCTTTAATAGTGAAAGCATGACCAGTTACACGAATAATATAAGTACCTTTATTATATTCTTTAACAAAAGTACCTACTGACATTTGTGATTTACCACCATTGGTCTTTAAATATTTACTATCAATCTTTTTAGTTACTTTACGATTAAGGCGAGTTTTAGCATCAGACATTCTATCCATGCCTTGAGGAAACCCACGAGTGCCTTTACGCATCTGACGATTGAATGTATCAGCTACCCAAGTATGAGCTTTATCATATTCCATACCATAAGCAGAAGCAACAGCACGAACAACGCAGTCAGCTCGTTCTGAACGTGCTAAAGCAGAATCGGAATAACCTTTAATAGCTTCGGAGGTGGCTGTGTATGGTATCTTCATAACTTGTAGTGATTTTATACAAAGATACGAATAATTTACCTAACTAGCAAGTTAATACTTTATGAATATATTCGATACATTATCCACTATTAAATAATAAGTGCCTGGTACAAACCAACTAACATCTATTGAACCACAACCCATCGGCATATATTTAGAATACCAGATTCTACCATCTATTGACATAATACTTACTTTACTATATTTAGGTAAGGTAACTACTATCTTACTATTAGTAGGGTTTGGATAAAAACTGAATTTAGGTAATTGATTATCTACAATAACCAATGGACTACATTCTGTAATAGTATCATATAAAGCATCAAATGCTGTTACTGGCATATTATCATGTGACCAAGATTTCCTTATAGTTGGTGGCATTAAATCATCATAACACCAACAAATAGAATCACTGGTTGAAACGGTGACATAAGTGGTTAATGTGGCAAGTGTTATTGGTGGGAAAGGTAGTAACACTTTATATTTAAGTGTGGTATCACCATAAATAGTAAATGTAGTATCTAATAATAAAGTCCTGGCAGCATCACTGGTGAATACAGCCATTTCTACATTTGATTTACAATTACTAGGGTTGATAATAGTTTCATTAATATAGTAAGCTTGTGAGTAAGCATTTATTGATATTAGTAAACTAAGTAAGGTTAATAGTTTTTTCAT